AGATAATAACTACATAGTATTTGCGGAAGATTCAACTGCTATGATGCAAGAGGCATTAATACAACAGAGCAATCCATTAACAAAGGAACGTGCTATTGAGTTTGCAGAAAGAATTAAAGATAGAGATAATTTATTTTGTGTTACTATTCTGAAAAGAGTTAGTAAAAAAGAATTAAACAAAAACAAAGAAGATGAATAGATGTCTTATACTGCTATTGGTGTTTCTGTCTTTACAAAGCTATGGACAGATGTACCGATGGCAGATGGACGAGGGAGATTTAAAAGTCTTTACCAAAGAACAATTCAAAACCCTAAGTCAATCTGGATTAGTTAATGGTGATATGACTCTGAAAGTACAAAAAATGAAAGATGATGAAAGATAAAATGATATGAAAGCTATAACTAACATATTAACGGATATTTTTCTTATTATTACTATATTAGTGTGTGGATTACCTACATTAGTACTAGCAATAGTATTTTATTACCTTATTATTAAGGATATAGATTGGAATAAAGAAATCCAAACACGTCAGGGACGGTGCAATGCAAGATTATAACAAGGGTAGGATTTGCGAAAATTGTAAATAAAAGCAATACTTTTGGTATTACATCCAATACATCAACTGTTAAAGGAAATGATTATATGGTGCTTATCTAAAAAATTGGATATAAAAAACACCATATAATCAATATATTATCCGTATCTTGTGATATTGTATAACCCAAAAACAAACATATGAAAAATATTATATTAACAATTGTACTGATACTAAGCTTTAATCTAGGCGCACAAGACTCCTACCAACCTTTAATGTTCATCGAACCATTAGAACCCATCGAATTAAATCTAAACACATCATATGGATATCCTGAGGAATCTAATATACCAATTGGTGTTGGAATGATGTTAGGTGGTGCTACATTCATTGTTGCTGGATTACTTACACCACCAAGTTATGTAGGTGGATCAACAACCGAAATGAAACCATTTTTTCAACAAGCAAAGATATGGCCAATTTTAACAGGAGCATTGGTGTTCACAGGTGGAATAGTAATTTCAATTAGATAATAAAAAAACTTATAAATAATATAGAGATATGATTAACAGTACTAAAGAATGGGATTTTATGGATAACAAAGAAAAAAAATGTTCTATATGTTTATCAACATATGAAGGATATGGTAACAATGCAGAACCTCTTAACAAAGGAAGATGCTGTGATGAATGTAATCTTAAAGTAATATTAGCAAGAATTGAATTATTAAACCAAAGCGAATGGAAATGTTCTTATGGTAAATCTTGTGAATGTAACAGTGATGTAGAAAAGTCTGAATGTGATTTAGCTTACAAAACAAAGGTGGTCAGAAGATGATATTAAAGAAAAGTTTATTCAAACAATATAAATGGAAATGATGTGTGATTTATGTATAATGTTTATGGGTTGGTTATTGGGTATGTCGATATTTATAATATTCGCGAAGCCAATTATAAAAGGATTAGAAAAAATAGTAGGGATTAAACCCTTAGATAAATGGGATAAATGAAATTAACATCAGGAGAATTCGTATTATATTATCTTAGATACTTAACTAAGTGGAATAAAACAGCTTCATTACTTGTATATGTCAAATATTATCCGTATATTTACATGATGCCTTTATTATAATATAATAAAAGTACAGAAAAACACACATATTTTTGTTAATTATAATAATTTATTGTATCTTTACGAGGATTAAAGAAATATAAACAATTTAAAATATAACACAATGGCCTCAAAAACAAAAGCAACCACAATCGGAAATTACATCACTAAAGTAAATAACTACGACATCAGACAAAAAGTGTCTTATAAAAAGGCTGAAGTAGGCAGAGGGAACAAAGGTAGACAAGTTGGATCTTCTGAGTATGTTGTTTGTCGTGGAAGAAAAGTAATCAAAGCAGGTATTAAAAGTTTAGCTGAAGCTACGGCTGTGACTAACGCACAATAATAATTAACTTCACTTGGTAGTTTTATTTATAGCAGAAGATATTAAAACTACCAAGTGAAGTTTATGTGCCATAAATTACAGAAAACCACAGAGTGGACTCCAACCTGCTTATATAATTTAGAAATATACAGAAATCCACACGGAATTTTGTATAAGTCCAATATAAATTAAGTTTAATAAAATACCTCTCAATGAGCTTATACCATTATCCTTAAATATTATTCCTCTTGCCATTTTATATAGTTTTTTTATTAATGTATATATTAACTTGATATATTAATATAGATTCCGTATCTTTATGGAATAGAAAGAATAGTAAAAGGGATTATTAAATCCTGTCCCATGGTGTAACTGGCAACACGTCTGTTTTTGGTACAGAAGAGTCTAGGTTCGAGCCCTAGTGGGACAACAAAACACATAACTTACATCAAAGTAAACCAAATACTAAATGGATACAAAACAAAAATACGTAAGACTAAAAGAATATAACCAGATTATAATCTTTCACACATGCACCGAACACTCCACTTTTAGATATCTGAATCCTATATCAGCAGGGTTCTGTTATGTACATAGTGATAAAGTATCTTGCTTTGGGAAAAGTATCTCACTTAACATAGAAGGAATGGAAGATGATTCATATATAGCTACTAAACAAATATTCGGCTGGGAAGCCGCAGATAAATTCAACAATCAAAAAAGAGGTACAAAATAATAACTACACTCCTAACGTCTCCAATTTATCCTGCCTATCCAAGATAACAGAAGTATAATATATCTCAACCGGTAACTCCATAGTACCCTCCTTCTGTATTTCAATATCAACATCTGAATTTAAACCAAAATATTCATACCACCTCAAATCTAATTTGTATTCACCCGTTAAAAAACACTTGGCGTTATATTTGAAACGAGAACCTCCAGGAGGTGCTAGTAAAATATCAGTACTAACAGAATTTGCATAGGACTTTCTCCGTCTGGTAAACTTACTGTTGGCGTCAAAAGAAATGTTTGACCAAGTAGCCTTTACACTCAGTACATGATTAGAAAATTTTGGCGCCAAGATAGTAGCCATTCTATTGTAATTACTACAAGTAAATTCAACACTTATAACCTCAGTACGCACTGTTAATTCATTCTTCATATCTTTCAAATTTTATCTCAAAAAAGTACCCGTCTGTGATCTAATGGGTGTACGGTGTTCAGACGATGGCTGCATATACACGTAAGTACCTAAAAAGGTAAATCAAGAGAGACTGATAGGATCTGATAGGATCAACTCAAAATCTTACAGAAATACAACCATTATTCTGTACTAAGTTCACTATGTATCAATTTACTTCAATTTACTTTTCTTAATTGATTCTTTCTTTTTACTTAACTATTCACCATATATTTTAATTATAGATGTTTTCCTTTTATTAGGTTTGTACCTTATAAATGTTTGTGTCAGGTAATTCGAATTTGTGCTCTTTATCTGCATTATCGCCAAGTCTTTCTCTTTAGTGCTTACTCCTGGACTTTTAAACTTCATTATATTCATTTAACTTCTTATCACTTTCTATTCTATCACTCATCATATATCTTTAGAATCTTACGCATTCTTATTATCGTTTTATTAGGTTTATTATCTTTCCAAGGTAATTCATAATCATAAGGATTATTATCATTCCAAGTGCTTTGTTTATTCATAAGTTTTCATATGTTGTTAGTAATGTTTTAGGTTCTTTGGTTATTGTTAATTTAAAGATGTTATTAAGTTTAGCCATTCTAATCTTATTTCCGCTCCAAGGAGATTTATAATTTAGTCCTGTTACTGTTCTCATAGGGTATAAATGTTTAGCTGTTATTTTCATATAATTTATATGTTGTAAGTTCTTGTAAGTTTGTAAAATTGTTCTTACTTAGAGTTGTTTATTGAAAAATAAACACTATATTTGTGATATTAAAAATCAATTAATCGTATTACATATGTTAAAATTTTCAAAGAAGTTTCGGGAGTTACTACAAAGGGTATCGTATAATAAGGTATCTAAAAATCTTTTGCTTATAGAAAGGTTATCTGGAGAACCTGACCACAGACATCCTGGGCTTGCAGCAGTTGGAATGGCGTTTGATAGTTTTGATTATAACTTTATAAGTATAGGTGATACGAATAGGTTAGTTACTTTTACTCCATCTGATAAGGTAGAAAAGATACTTAGTGATTTACCTAAGGTATATGGTGTTAGTTCGATTAGGAATTTAACTCATAGTAATTCTAATAATACTATTTTCGGTTTAATAGGATATGATAAGAGTGTTAACGATTATTGGTATCCGGAGCCATCGTGTGATTGTATAGATAGTGTTCTTATGGATGGTGGGTTATCGTGTGGTTGTGGTATTGGAGATAAGGGTAAAATTATAAATGAGGTTGTAAGTCCTTCTACTGATAAGGTTTATGTTTTATTCAAGTGTTTAGATACTGGTAGGTTATCGGTAGTAAATAAAAAGGCTATTATTATTTCTGACAATAGTGATGTTATTTTCACGGTGAATAGGAATTCGATAAAGGTGGGTAGGTTAGTTAGGCTTATACTTACTACGGCGGGTATAAAGTTTATTACTAAGGATATCGAGGACTTTGTAAATTTATATAAGTCTTCATATGATTTTTCTACTAATAAGGATATACAGTTTAATATAGTTACTGGTGATAAAATTGCTTTTTGGTATAATGGAGATAATTATGTAGGTGGTGGAGGTCAGTTAAGTAATTCTTGTATGGCTAATAAGCCAAAGGAATTTTTTAACATCTATTCTAAGAACAGTTGTTGTTCGATGGTAATTTTATATAGTGATGATGGAATTTTGAAACAAGGTTCATATGAATCTGATAGAATCAAGGGTAGGGCGTTATTATGGGATGTAAAGTATAATGGGCGTATGGTAAAGTTTTTAGATAGAATCTACTGTAATGTTGATAGTGATATAGAGTTATTCAAGACTTATGCTAAGAATAAGGGTTGGTATCGTAAGGTAGAGCAAACGATGTATCCAGAGGCTTGTGTTACTTTAGATGGAAATGAGATTGATGATAGGTTTGAGGTTGAATTAGACACGGTTGATATGGATTACTTTCCTTATATGGATACGATGTGTTTTTGTATAAATGAGGATGGTTGTTTAATTATTACGAATGATAAAGAGTTGGGTCATACAAGGGAGTTTAGGTGTACGAATGGTACATACTTAAAGATAAGGGATAATAGGGAAGTTGGATATGGTGGGATTGATGCGGATTTTTTATATCCGGAGTATAATGAAGACTTCGACCCTGATCCGGAGTATAATGAAGACTTCGACCCTGATGAAGTTGAGGATGAAGTTGAGATGCCAATAGATCAGATGGATGAAGGTGAGTGTGTTGAGCAATCAATCGGACGTATAAGAAGGGAAAGTAATGTATCAGAGGTTCAGTCTATCCTTCATATCGATAGGTTAACGGCAGGGGACTTGGATAGGGTTCGTGAACTTATAATAGAGTCTAGTAGAGTACCAAGGAGATACTTTGATAATATACCTCGTGAGGTTGATCCTACACCGCCGCCTTCTGAGCCGGTTTTTAATTTAGATGATGATCAATCAGATGTTAACTTTGGATATGGTGATGGAGATGATCTTCCTTTTTAGGACTGTGGTCGGCATGCGGGTAATCTCAAAAAAAATTTTAAACGTCTTCGACTAAGGTCAAAAAATTTTCTTCGATACTCAGAATAACTTATAACAAAGTAGAACTATATAAATATAACTAAAACTAATAATAGAGCTAATCAAAAAGATAATAATAAAATCAAATGAGTAAATTTCATTATAAGGTAGGGTCAGTAGAAACTAGCACGCCCTGGATAAGGCCTACGTATGATACGTTAAAAACATACTTGATAGATATCCGAGATAATACTGATATCATGGATAAATTTGAGATTTATATACATGGTAAGTGTTTATTTGATTGGCATACGTGGGATGTAGATTTGTACTTATACGGACCTTGTAATGATATGTATTCACTAGAACATGATATGGATACAATGTATAAAATGGCATTTGATAAGCGTCTTTTATTAGACCTTTCGTTATATGAAAACCATCCAAGAGTACGAGCCTATACTAAACAACAAAAAGTTGAGTTTACAAGAGATTATGAAATCGGTATGATAAAGCATAATACTAGAGTGAAAAAGGATTTTAGAAATCCAGAAAGGCTGATTGATTGGGAAAATAAATATACAGAAAAGTTCAAAGCATATCCAGTAGGTCCAACGGCTGAGATGGTCACAGATCATTTGGTAAGACTTTACTACCCTGCAAATACAGTGCCTTATCCAAAAAAGATAATAGAACTAGAACATAAACTAATTCAAGGGGCTCCTATCAATGCGAATATATTCATAGATACAGATATTAATTGGTGGTGTGCAAACAGAGACAAGATTATAGGTGATTAAATGAATTGAAACAATTAAGAAACCATAAGTTAAAATAAAGTATAACATATAAATAAAACATATAATACAATAACTAAGATGAAATCATTAGAATCTAAGCCGATGTTTAATAGAAATGGTAGACATTACCCAACAATTTGGAGGAACAATGCAGTAAAGATTGTCGTGGATGATTATGCAAAATTTCATAATTTAAAAAACGACTTAAAAGATATTTGTTTAGAAGTTACTGATGATGGTATAAATGCTCATATTTTTCATACGCCACTAATTCCAGAAGATTCTAAAGCTGAGCGATGGACAGGATCAAGACTTTATATAGAATTTCAATACAAATCGAATATATCTACACAAAGGGTATTTGATAATGATTATAAATTTATGAATGAGGACTTTTTAGATGAGGTTGTTGAAAGAATAACTTTATTTATGTGTGGTAATGGTTATACCACTAAAGTAATAAAGACTTATGATAAATGTAGTTCACATCATAACAATATAAGAAATGTTCGTGAATCCATTTGGTCTAGTAAAAAATGGTTTTTATCCTTGAAAAGGATTATAAATAAACGCAAGGGTCGTGTATATATTACTCGATTAGAATTTTTTAAAATAATAAACTAGTGAATATGAATAAAGAGGAAATATTAGATATTTTAGATAAAGAAGGAGATAATCTCAAATTTGAATATTTACATATCAAATGTGAGATGATAAGGAATCAGATGAAAAATTGGTGTGGATATATTTTCATACCAAACTGGCATCCACTTTTCGATAATGATGAAGCAGAGTCTATACCTTGTCATGGTAGTGTTACTTATTGTGAGGTGGTTGATAATGAATTGAAAATAGGATTTGATACTGCTCATTCTAATGACTTTTCTCCTTATTATATACTAGATGAATATTTATCCACGCGGTCTCCATTTGAAATGACTGGTACTTATAGAGATAAAGATTATGTTATTAACGAAATACACACAATGGTGGATTATATATATGATAATTATCCAGAAACAAAGAGATTGATTAGAGAATCAAAATTAAAAGAATTGGGTATAAAGGATTAATTTCATTAAATCACTTTAACATAGTAAAAAGTGTTAAACTAACGAGGCATAAGAATAGTAAATATATAGATGTATAGTATTGAAGATATAAGGGGTTTCAAATTATTAATAGAGTATCCAGGTTGTCGTGAAAAGGTTGGTTATTTTGAATCAAATATAAATGGGGATTTTATTAATTACCCAAAGATATGGAGGCCAGTTTTCACTAGAAGGTATTAAGAGACCAAAAATTAAAAAAGTTGGGAATATGATAATAGCTAAGTATATTTTTAATAAAGAATGTATTATTCTAGAAAGGGGAGATAGTATTAGTATGTTAACTAAATACTATGATATAGTTACTGAACATGATGATGGTGATTATATCATCAGTTTAGATCACAGACCTAATTTATTAGCAGTTGAATATGCAAATATAAAAGGTGAAAATCCAGGATTTGTATTAGTTTTAAGTGATGTTATCTTAGATGCTATGTATATTAAAAATAATATTAACAAATCTGATTATTAATATATATGTAGTGGATTATTTAAAATCATATAAATTATATAAAGTACAAGAAAGTTTAATAGAAGATATTTCAGATAGGTTTCTTGATTTAGAAGATGATGGTTATCATGTAGATATTAATAATGTTACTGATATACCAATATCATTCAAAGGTAAGAAAATGATACACTCTGATGATATTCAGGAATACTTTATTAGTGAACATGCTGTTAATTTGATACAAATAGTAATCGAAATTAAGCCCGGAAGTCCAAGACATGAACCGTTTGACCTTAGAAGAAGTGAGAGGGGATTTAATTTATCAGATATAAAAGAAACAATAATAACATCAATAGATATGGTATCTGATACTCATAGATTGGATTGCTATTTCATAACAACACCCGCTTTGAATAATACAGATAGATTTGGTAATAATTGTTATTTCGAAAACTTTGATGATTTACCAGATAGAGTAAAAAAATTATACATCTATTTTATTCCCTTGGATATCTGATGTTGAATTACTTTAATAGCGTGACGTGTCCGTGAGTTTGTAATTGATAACTATTAAGTGGTTTGTAGTACATCTTCCAAACATAAACTCCGTTTTGACATAACTTATTTTGATAATACCCATTCCAAGTTTCTAGTGGATTATGTGATTCCCATATCATTTCACCCCATCGATTAAAAATGTACATAATATATTGTGAATCATCCCACTCACCATTAAATACTGGTCCCCATGTATCATTCATACCATCACCATTAATAGTAAAGCAATTAGGTACGTAAACACCATCAAAAGAACATTCATCAATATCTACTAATAAATATGAAGTATCACCAATACACATGTTACTAATAACCGAAACTGATATTTGGTATATATCATAAGGTATATTTAACCAATTTACTGTAATAAAATCAGTACCTTGCCCATTAACAATAGATCCACCCTCCACAACCCACTCATATACACTACTTGTCGTGGGGTTATCCACCCAATAATCTTGTATATATGACTGGTCTTCGGTACACACTTTAATTGTCTGCACATTTTGCGCAGACAACCAAAGAGGTATTAAAAGTAATATGGATAGTAAATATTTCATTAATTATGTATAATTGGTCCCAATACGGGTGCAGCATTTACAGTTACGACCATCACGATTGAACACCCACCAACTGTGTAAGTTAAGTTAAATACACCATTACCTGACGTTACAGGACAAAATTCGTAAACACCTGCCGTTAATGTAACACCTGTTCCACTCCAAGCACCTCCAGCTGGAGTTCCTGTCAATGTTACACAAGGGTCACCCTCACAGAAAGGTCCTATTTGTATAAATGCTGGTAGTAAAATAAAGATATCCAAATCAACCGTATCAGTACATCCTGCAGCGTTTGTTTCTACCACAGTTACCGCTGTTGGGTATAACCCTGGAACATTACCCCAATCAACTGTGATTGCGTCAGTTCCTTGTCCAGATGTAATTGAACCACCCCCACCATTCAATGTCCAATCATAGGTTGATCCTGGTGTATTGGTCACCCAATAGTTTTCACCAACTGCACCAACACATACAGTGTCAGGGTTGGTTGTTATTTGCGAATAAGAATTACTCACAAATAGTGCTATAATTCCTAAAATTAATAATAGTTTTTTCATTTTTTCATTGTTTTTTTTTATTTTTAATTATGCCATATACCCACTATACTGGCTTGGCCTCCTGCTAATATAGTTATTGTTATTGTTTGTACACATCCATCATTATCTGTGACGGTGATAGTATATATATCTGGTGCAAGATTTAACATATTATCCGAACCATTTATATTATTTGATGTTTGTATTATATTTCCATTAGAGTCTTCCCAAACATAATCGAATGGTGCACTACCTTGTCCTGTTACTGTTATTGTTCCATCATTTTCACCTAAACATATTTCATCTGTGTGTATTTCAGTTGGTATCGGACAGCACGTAAGACTACCACTGAATGCAAATATAGGATCATTTTGACAAGCTATATTCGTCCAGCTACCAGTTTCACCATCAGCGTAAGTTTCTATAAAAACACTTAGGTTATCTCCATCTTGACCAGGTGGACAACTAGTTGTTGTTGCTTCCCAACAAAATTCCCAATTGACATTACCATTACAATTATCTCCGAAATTGTTTGTAGGATTTCCATTTGGATTGTTAAACAAATCACCATCAAAGAAAAACCCATTTGAATTTCCGTTTGGTGTGTTGATACCATTAAACCAAGTCCAAACCCCTGGACCAGTGTCACAAGTATTTGCTCCACTTATTGGTGTGATAGGACCCCAACCAGATGCCATTATAGGAACAACACCATGAAACCAATTTTGATTTTCTTGTGACCATTCTGTTACTGTAAAACAAAATGTTACAGTAGTTCCTGGTTGATAGGTTCCATTTATTGGTAATGGAGTGACGGTCATATTAGATGATAATAAACAATCATCACAACTATTATTATTTTGTAGTGTTAAATCGAATGTTCCTTGATCTGCAGGGTTTCCTCCACTGATTTGAATGTAATATGTTTGTCCGGGTGTTAATTGAGATGTAGTATTTAAGTTTCCTCCTCCACCAATATCACAACCGACCCCTATTAATGCTCCACAATTTCCTGTCCATATACCTACATTCGGTTGGTTTATATTTCCATTAATTGTAACATCTAATGAATTTCCTGTTGCAACGAATGAATACCAAACATCGGTAGCTGGAGAAGACATATTATTTCCTGGAGTTCCTTGGCAATTTATTAGTGTAGTATATGGAGCCTCTGTTAATGAGTTTACATTTGTAAGATTATTAAATGTGATTGGAGAACCTTGTCCATTATTCATAGGTCCTGGACCACAATTAGATGGGTTTGGTAGATTACCTAATGGTATTGCGTTAAGACAATCATCATTAGCTACTTGTGAATTGACATTTGTTAATGAAAATAATAATATTACCAATGTTAAAAAATATCTCATAATAAACCACCTTCTTCCTTTTTACTCATCTTTATATTTTAATTATATATTTAATAATTATTACCTCTTTTATAAAATTTTCCGTGGTTTTGCACACAAACCTACATATCTTCTGGTCTAAATTTCTCTAATCTTCTTTTTACTCTCTTAATTCTATACTCTAAAGTGCTATATATTATACCCATTTCTTTAGCTACTTCTGATTTTGTTCTACCTTTTAGAAATATTTCGTTAAATATTCGTGTATCATCACTACCTAAAGACTCTACCATCATTTTAATTAATTTTCGATAGGTTTTAATCTCTATATTTTTATATGTCTCATTAATTGAAGGTTCTGTTATGATTTCGTCAAAAGAAATCTTTTTATTACTTGGTATTCTTTTTTGTCGAGTTCTTTTCCGGTGACACTCTATCATAAAATTCTTCATCGAATTGGTAATCCAAGTACCAAAAATACTTTTTTCTGGATCATATAAATGTAATTTTGATGATATCCTACCTAAGAATTCCATAGCCATATCCTCAATCTCTTCGTTATTGTAGTTGTTGTTACCGTACCATTTTATCGCGTTAGTGAAGAAAATAGGTTTATATGTTTTGAACAATGTTGTAAAAGCTCTTGTGTCTCCATTTAAATATTTTTTAACCAACTCTTTTTCATCACTATTATTTTGTTTAGAATCTATATTATTTTTCATCTTAAAATGGTAATTTTTCTTCTGGTAAGTTAAATATTTTGCGTATCTTTTTCTTTCTATCCATTGCAGTAAATTTTGGGAATATATTTTTGAAGATGTGACAAGTGGAAAGTACTTCTATGGCGTTACCCAGCCCTTCTTCCCATAAATTTCATCGGTTTCTTTAATTCGAGCCTTCATTTCTTCAAAAGTAAGTCCCTCAGTTTGTTTTTCTGGTATTAATAATTCTACTTCTAAATCAAGGTTATGATATATCCCATTACCTATCTCACGTTTGTTTGCAACAACACAGTCAACATCATACTCATATAATAAAGTTAATACATTTTTGAAATCACATTCATATACTGGTTTACCATCAAGTGATGAATATCCTTTGAACGCAAACTTCTTATGAAATATTAACTTATCAGTTTTGTATAAGCTTTTATATTTCTTAGAAGCTTCGTATCTTTCAAGTATTTCCTTTGTTTCAGTCTTAACATAGTCTTCTTGTTCAAATTCCTCAGTACATCTTTCTTCATTAATCTCATTAATAAGAACTTTAGTTACCCAATCACCAATGTTTAAGTCCATTGAATTACAATACTTTTTTATAGATGAGTGTGTTTGGGCACTTATGGTTATAGTCTTAGGTTTATTCTTTTCCTTCAACTTTCTATCCATCTCTTTCATCTTTTCCTTCATCTCAAGGATTTCTTCTTCTGTTATATCATAATTATCTAGGTTATTTAATAACCCATCCATTTCATATCCTAATTTATTCTTAATCATAATAATTATTTATATTTTAATTATATATCTAATAATTATTTTCCTCTTTACTTGTCATTTTTCTTTAAAGTGTTTCATCCCATGTTCATCTATGTGAGAAACTTCAAACTTACCATCCTGATAATCTTTTAACATCTTTGGTTGGTAATCTTCTAATAGCTTACCTCTTGTAACTTCCCATCCATTTGATGGTAGTGTATCTTCTTCAAAATAAGTATACCTAATCATCCCGACAGCATTAGGGCCCAAGTCCTTAAAAGAACCGTCTTCCATTTCAGCAACGAACTTACCATCGCCTGTATGTCTGTATATTAAATTTAAAGTCTTTACATTTTCAGTTAATAATTCATCTCTAACTCGCATTATTGCTTCTCCAAGCCAGTTTGTTCCCCTCCACTTGGTCTTGTCAAGGATATCAGGGTCAGTCTCATGCATTCCAATCCCCCAAATAGAGTCTTCTGGTGATGCTTCTACAATTTCTCTATCACCATAAGTTTTTAACTCTTCAAGCATGAATGAGTTTTGTGTGAACTTAGCATAGTTAGCTTCATAAACATATTCTTTACAAACTTCTTCCCACTTATCTTTGTCAAAACCTCTAACTTTTCTTCCTAAAGCTTTTTGCTCTCTGGGGTTATTGGTTCTCATTATAGCATTTTCTACATCTTCATCTTCAAATAAAGAAGCTTTCTTATACATCATATACTGTTCTGCACAAGTATATTTTTGTCCATCAATTTCAAATTCAGATGCGGCCCATTGGCTGCAGATTCCACCCCAAAAAAATACGTATTTATCTGTTATCATATCTATTATTTATTTATTTTTTACAAAACGCTTAAAAGATTATTACCCCAACCCTCTAAGTTCATTATTAATTCTTTTTGAATCAAACTTCGCTTGAAGGGATTCAAACTCTCGACCTGACGAAACAGGTTGTAATCCGATTAGGTAGTTTACTAATGATTCTTCACTAGGCTTTCTACCCATATAATTAACAAACATATCCATACTTGGCAGAGATGAGCCCTTACTCAAAAATTCTTCATAATACTTATCACTATCATCATTTTCTCTAAATTTTAAGAAAGTATCAACTGAAAGAACTTCTGACCATTTATAAGAGTAATACCCTGCTGAGTATCCACCAGCAAAAATATGACTAAACCCACATTGCCATTTATTACCATCAAAAGATTCCAATCCAAAATCTTCTATTATCTTATCAAGTGTTGATTGTACATATTCCTTTGACGTATCATCTGATTGGAAAATTGTCATATCGAATTTACCATTCTTCACTTGTCCTATGATTCCATTAGCTGCTCTGTATGTTCTTAAATCGTTAATCTTTTTAATGAACTCATCCGGTATTATTTCACCAGTTTCATGGTGTTTACCAAATTTCCTTAATACATCTCCTTCATAAACAAATAGTTCTAAAAATTGAGAACTCCACTCAACAGCATCCCACTCGATACCACCTATACCAGCGTATGTGAAATCTTCCACTTCTGAACAGACGTGTTGTAATACATGTCCCATCTCATGAAATAGTGTTTCTACTTCATAGTGTGAAAGTAATGATGGTAACTTATCAGTTGATGGTGTGAAATTGCAAGTTATATAAGCAATTGGTAAAACCTTTTCACCATTTTCCTTTACATAACCAACTTCTGAATTATTCATCCAAGCACCGGATCTTTTATCATCTCTAGATTCTAGATCGATATAAACTCTTGAATGTTCTTCACCATTACGTGTTATATCATACACAGTAACCTTTTCATCCCAAACATAAGTATCTACTTTAGTAAATTTAAGCTTGAATTTTTCATACAGAAAGTCAAATAAACCATTTAACACCATTGATTGTTCAAAATATGGTTTCAAATCTTCTGACTTAAAATCATAAACACTTTCCTTATATTTATTTGTGTAATAACCTTTATCCCAAGAGTTTAAATGTGTTACGCCATACTTTCTTTCAGTGAATGATAATAATTCATCATCTTCTTTTGACTTAATAGGTAAGGCGATTGTTGCTAACCTATCCAAAAACCCAACTATTTCATTTGGACTATCAGCCATTTTTGTTAATATCGATATCTCAGCGTAATTTTTATATCCTAATATTTTAGCCTTTTCGTTTTTAAGAGTTAATATTTTTTCAATAAGTTCTTCATTTTCAGTAGCTCTTGTTGATAATGCTTTGGATAATTTCTCTCTTATATCTGTGTTAGATCCATACTTTAAGTAAGCTGAGTATGATGGTGCTTGTAAGGTAAATTCCCAATGATCAGTATCCTCTTTTACATGTCTTTGTAATTCATCATCAGGGAACTCACTAACATCTTCTGGATTTTTTACTTCTAGTTTGAAATCCTTTGTAGCTTTTAGTAGGTTTGTAGAAAATGAATCAGATAACTCAGATAACTCTTTGCTAATTTCACCAAGCCTTTTCTTAATTGAATCTTCTTGACCAATACCCTTTAGTTTGTTACTAAGCAATGATTGTTCGATTACTATGCGCTGACTTGGGTTAAGATTTGTTTTCGAAACCTCCAATAATGCTTGATGAATGTCATCTCGTTGACCTATCTTTGTGTACCAATCACTCATAATTGGTAAGCTCTCAGTTTCAACACGTTGTGTATCATCAGTATTCTTAACTGAATTTATGTGTGATAGATAAAAGTAATGATTGTTTATATCTTCATAAGCCATGAAATATGGCTTTAGGAAAGTATCATATGTTTTATTATCAATTTTTAACAATTCATTTATTACTAATTCTGACTTATTTAATATACTCTCAAGTTCTGATATATATGTTTCTAAGTTTGGGTATTTAAATTCTGGGTATTTATACATTTTCATTTGAATATTTTTTTAATTTTCTAACTCTTCTATCTCTATGTTCGGGTCTGTCTAGAACCTCTGGTATATCCTATGATTTTCGTCTTCCTTTCTCTCTTCTTTTTCCCCACCACATTATAACCCAATACTTATAAGTTTATCTTCTCTTATATGTGTTCTCATCATAGATTCTAGTTTTTCAAAACGGTTTAATTCCTTTTTAAGTAATCCTTTTATTTTAATATTATGATTCTCATCTGTATAAGCGTAACGCTTTTTAGCAATTAAATAAAAATAATCTACATCAACAATTTTATATGGTAGTTCTAACTCATCTATTAGTTTTTTAACATCTTGGCTTAACCCATTTAAAATAATACTATCAGTGTCTATATAAATAATTTCATTATTATTTTTGTATAAAAGTTCTTTGTAAAAATGGTGTAAGTAATCACACACAATATTAGCACCATTTTGATTTCTTCGAAAAACCCTACTCCATATCGAGTTGAAAACGTATCTCCAATTAGACATATCAGATTCTTCTACATCTTCCTTAATACTTAATAAATATTTTATTGATTCTATATTTACCTTCTCATCAGGTATAAGTCCTTCATCATCCATCTGTATCAAAACACGATTATATAAGTGTGTGAAGTCTATACGGACTACATCACTATGTATCTTTAATAGGTTGTATCTGGGGTTATTAACATAACAAGTTATGTGGCCTTGTGTTTTATTTAGATTAATTTCATCAAGATATCTTTTTACCATTGTAATGGGTTTACCATATTAATATATAGATTTATATATGAAATACTTAAAAAGTTTTAATGAAAGTGTTGGGATAAGTGCAGATGAAATGGATAATATCAATGATATCTGTTTGGATCTTATTGATTTAGGGCTACAATATCGTATAATATCATCAACAATGGATGGTGAATCTTTAACAGGTCATTTGTTTGTTGATTACAATCAACAAACTTCAATGCATTCTAAATCAGGTATTTATAATGATATGATGATTGAGATATATGATAAGTATGATATTTCTTCTGGTGCTGGGAGTGACTCTGGTGATATAAAAATAACAGAAGAATTGATAGATATTATTATGAGACTTGATGAATATTTAGATAGTGATTTAAGGTTTGGAGCATTTTATCAAAACTCCGCTTTTAACGTTGATTATACAGAAATGGGTGTGTGTGATTTAGATATAAATCTAGAAAAACTAGAGAATATTTCTGAATTCGATAGTGGTTATTTTAAGATATCACAAATAGATATAAAAACAAAAAAAACAAGGCCTCCGATTAGAATTTCATCGGGATATTACACAGAGAGTAAAGTAGAATCACCTCAGTTTGGTCTGGTAAGATTTACCGAACGGAAGCAACATTTGTTTTCGGACACCCACTTAAATCAAAACTTCCGGAACACCGAGAAATCTGAGTTAAGAAGAGATCTTGATGATATTTGTATTGAGTTTATTGATAATGATGTTGATTATGAGATTAAAGAGGGTTATTTCATACCATTCTATATTAATATAGATACAATTAATATGAGGGATGAGGTTGATAGAAGTGGATCACTTGATTTACCAGAATGGTTCGGTGAAGTAGTTAGAAGACTAGATGCTTATATGACAACTCTTGGTTATGAGTTATTCATCTCGGTCGCAACGGCATCCTTTCAAAATAAATGGGCAGATATGAAATCAATAGATGAGTTAATGAATTGCCATTATCACAGCTTCAATATTAGATTAAGATTTAAGATATGAAATATTTAGAAACATATAAATTATTTGAGAAATCAAAATATCCTCAATTTCCTCAAGCAATCCTCTTGGATTTATTTGATGATATCAAAGATATTTTATTAGAAGTGGAGGATTTAGGTCTTTTCATAAATAAGAAAATTACACGATCGAATCGTGGGGTTGATAGAATATTTTTTCAGATAACACCAACCAAGGATGGTAGTATGTCTGGGAAATTTGAAATAACAAAAGAACTATCTGATTCTTTATATAGAGTTTCACAATATGTTAAGTCAAAGGGTTGTAATTTTTGCACATATGAGATACATCTAAGTGGTAATGAATGGTACCAATTAAGTAGTTCAGATATTTTGGATTATATTGGGACAGAAGTTTGGTATATTGATATAAACGTAACTGATTGTAGTCTAAATGAGTCTATTACAAATATAGATAATAATGATGTCGGTGGTGATGTTGAGAGTATGTTGTATGATATGGAAGATTTGGGATATGGTTATATGGTCACCCCAAGTAGGGAAAGAAGTATGCCATCCAATGGATTTACAAAATATGGTATAGGTGTACTTCTTTATAAAAGAGGACAAAATACTATTCTATTAGATGATGTCGATTATAGAATCAACCAAATAAAGGATATAATTAAATATGATGTTGAAAACATTACAATTAGGTTTAGCCAACATAACAAAAGAGGGACATTTAGTTACCCACCTCATCCAGAGAAATTAAAAAGCTTAGATGATTTCAATATAAAGGGTTTATTAGATTTTTTAGATAAACATTTTCCTAACGGAATAAACAATAACACTTCACACAAATCGAGAGAAGAAGCAAGAAACCCATCTTTTGATCCAAATGGATCAATCCCAATAGAATTTCAAGTACTTGATAATGGTATGAATGAGTGGAAAGAAGAATTTTCATATGTTGGTAAGAAAGATGGTGAATATAAATTTAAATCTGAAATGCAGTTTGATGATTTTGAAATATCTATATCGGAATCAGATTTAGAGACTGATGTTAGACCAGTCGTAAAAGAAATAAGTATGAAATTTATAAATGAAGTACCTGATTAAATATAAAATATTTGAGGATATAACCAAAGAGGAAGAGTCAATTATAATTGATGACCTTAATGATATATTATGCGATGCTCGTGATCAAAATCTAGAGGCTACTGTAACTTCTGAAAGAAGGGGTGAAGTTATTGGTGATAGCTTAAGAGTTGAAATACACGGTATTTTTAATGAGGATCACGTACAAGATTTTTCCGTACCAACATTTAGATTTGGTGATGTTTTCGATGTTATATACAGATCAAATGAATTCTTAAAGACATATTCATATATAATACAACCAATATTTGCTATTAAAGTTCATGTGGGTGGTGGTAAACGTAAAGATGATGATAGTCAATTCATAAAAATAGATGATTTAGAAAGGTACTCAAATAAAGAATGTTCTCATGTATCACTTTATTGGAGAATACCAATCTCTTATGAGGAAATGACTAAGCGTTTAAGAGGAAACTCGGATGATTAATTCATCATCATCAGGTGGTAACTCTATCACAGAATAAACTATTATTTTGCCCCTCTCTTTAATGAATTTAAGATCTCCAAAATAACCAGCATCTTCTGCTTTTTGTTTATAATGGTCATAAACTTCATCAAAGTTAACCTCAAATACTCTAGTCTTCTCGGCTCCTATTTTGTGTAATCTAATACCATCACTCATACACTTTAATAATATTATCTATAACATCGCCCCTTTTATCACGGATTATTTTATTAAGTTTATTTATTAAAATCTTGTTTGTTTTATACATAATTTTTATATTATGTGTTTCCCCATCAAAGTTATCGAGTATAATCATTTCCATTTTTGTGAAAAATTCATTATTCCTATAACTTGGTGAGTGTGAGTGTAAGAATGTGGTCGAAATAAAAGTAAATCTATTATCGAAATGTTCTTCTACATATTTAATTATTCCTTTATATCCTGACATTCACATTCCTTTATTTTGTCTGTTACGTATTCTGTATATTGTACTGTCTTATCAAGTTCTTCAACCAGCGCATCCATATTTTTTATAATATCCGAACTAACAAAATCTAAATCATTAATCTTATTTTTTATTGATTTGTAATGTTCCGCCACGTTCTCACTAACTATGAGTAAGTCTTCGTTTAATAATAAGGTTAGCTTTTTATCTCTGCTTTCATAGGTTGATTTCCAAATTGATTCATTTTTATCAACCTCTTTGATTAAGTATGAGATATAAATACCTTCTTTTGACGATAAGAAATCGTACATTTTAATTTTCTTCATCTAATATTTGATTTAGTTTTTTATCTCTAACCACTGGTAAAGATTGTTTGTATAAATTTTCTACCATTTCAACTGGGTCGAATCCGGTTTGAAATTGATAGTCTGTTATATTTTCTCTTGTTATTCCTAAATTAATACCTTTATAAATTACTTGGTGTTGTTCGTTATAAGTTATATTATCATGCATATCTTTTAGTTTAATTCTCATCTAAAACACCTTCTAATTTAGATTCTCTTAACAGGAGTTCCTGTTCGGATTGCAATTAATAATTTATAAAGTTTGTTTATTTCCTTTCGTGAAAATTCATCTGACCAATTATCATAAGCAACAATATTTGCTACTAAGTTTGATAACATTTTTTTATAATTCCTCATTACCATAAATTAAATTTCTTTGTCTTTGTTCATTCTAATATTTCTTTTATTTTACCATCTCTTATATCAGATTTTGATATAAGTATTCGATTAAAGTGTAGAGTTTCTATAACCTCATCTACTTTCTTCCCATCACTACTTCTGCTATACCTACCTTGGTATATTTCCATATATTCTTTGATAAGTTTTCTAGTAGTTGTGTGGATGTACATCGCACCAAACCCTCCCTGATTTGATGATGGGTTGTCATTTTCATGTGAAGTTAATTCATTAAGTCTTTTAAAATCTATTATATAATCCGATTCCATTATTTGTATATTTGTATATTTGTATATTTATACTTATATTTGTATAATTGTTTTGAATTTTGATAAACATACTTAAAACCTTAGATTAAAATATTATATATACTCAATATGAAAAATGAGATTGTAAAAGCATACAAGATATGTCTTCTAACAAAGAAGATTAATAAGATTAGAAAAAGTATTCCTGAATATCATTTTGCTTTGTATGATCGTAATAGAGATTATCACAAAGGTAAACTTGACACCGATTCATTAATGGTGGATTTCAAAAAAGAAAAATATTCTGAAATTTTTTCTATTAAAAGAGAAATTGTTAAATTGAAGAATCAATAACGTAAACTTAGTTAGTTTTATATATTTGATTTATTTTAATAAGCATTTTAATACCCAATTCACTTTCTATAATAGAAAGAAAGGCTCTTGCTTCTTTTCTAGTTTCAAAAAAGAATCTTCTGGATAATGTTCTTTCTTGTTCTTGTTCATGTTCAGTACCTATTAGTCTTTTAAATTTAAGGTTTACCCTATTGATTGGTGATCCATCTAATTCTATATCATCCTTGATAAATTTCTCATTGTTAAATATAATCATCTCAATTCTTTCGTCACTTGTGGTTGATGATTTAAACTCAACATCGATTCTAAATACTAACTCACCTTCTGGTAATGATCCAACCCCATATTCATCTTTGGTAATACCGGTGATATAATAGATATCATTATTTATATGAAATGGTCTTGGGTCAAGATAATCAACATCAACTCTTTGTTGATCATCTACATATTTCCTAATATTCTTAGCTCTTGTTGGATGTAATCCTTCTAGCTTATCAGCAGCTGATAAATATGTACTTGTTTTTAATTCAAAAAATTTATATTTTTTTAAAAATTTCATAACTTATATATTAAAACCTCATATAACAATTGTATATTTTTAATATATAAGGTACATAACTACAAATTAAACATAATAAAAAATGAATAAAATAGTATTAGTACTAATACTGTTGATATCAACAATTGGATATTCTCAATATGATTCAACAGAATGGTTTATGCCTGATAAAAAAGTTGTTAATATACAACTTAAAGCTGCTCCTATGAATGATGATTGTTCATCAGCATCAATACTAGTTATTGATGCTGGTTTAAATTGTACAGGAACAACATTTGACGCAACTTTACAAGTTGGTGAATGTTATACTAATTATGGTGGAGGATCAACTGAACATTCTGTTTGGTATAGTTTCACAGCAAATAACGATTCTCTAGTATTCGCTTTTAATAAGATTAATTACACTAATTGTGTTAGTCCACATATTAGAATATATGATGCTAACTTAGGGTGTTTACCTGTGTGTGGTACTGAAATTTATAATTATTTACATAACGGGGATCCCGGACAAAACACGATGCTCACCAGTCTTACTATCGGAGCAACATACTTAGTACAAGTCGTTGATTTGTATTGTGGAGGACCAAATGATAGACACACAGAATTTTGTATTGGTGTTTTTAGTCCCTTGGTTAATAATATTTCTAGTGGATCAGCTGGTATAGATTCTTGTGGCCAAACATACAACGGTACTAATACCGGATACACACCAGAAGATTTAATATCAGGTGGTGAAAATTTAGATGGTAATATTGGAACAACTTGTCCAACATGCACACCGGGAGATGATGTTCCTTATGTGGTTAACAATAGTTCTTGGTTTAGTTTCTGCACAACATTGGCAGGGGTTTATAACATAGACTTTAGTGGAATAACAAACTGTGTTAACCCGTCTCCTAACTATGGATTACAGATGACAATATTTAGCGGAACTGCAAATAATCTAACATTTATTGAATCTGCTCCGAGTCCATCAAATCCAGGATCTAGTTGGTCCTCTAGCAATTTCAATGTAGCAGCTGGTGAATGTATCTTCTTAGTTGTTGATGGATTTGCTGGAGACCAGTGTGATTATCAATACATACTTAATAATATATCAGGTGGTTGTAACTTAGCCCCATTACCAATTGACTTAGTTTTTTTTAATGGTGAATTGATAATCGGTACTAGCGGCCGACAGGGGTTATTAAAATGGGTAACTGCCACAGAAATAAATAATGATTATTATAATATAGAAAGATCAATTGATGGATATAACTGGGAAACTATACACACTCTTAGTGGTGCTGGTAATTCAATAATGACGAAAAGTTATAAATATATTGATGTGAGTATAAAGAGAGGAGTTAATTATTATAAATTAACACAGTTTGATTTTAATGGTTTATCAAAAACATTTGATATAATAACAATAAATAATGAAATTAAAGAAAGGAAATTGATTAAAGTATTAAATTTTATGGGACAAGAAGTTAATGAATATTCTGAGGGATTATTACTTTATCATTATTCAAATGGAGAAGTGATAAAGATGGTAAGTCAATAACCACAATTTTATTCTTCATTCTTGTGTTTCATACCAAAATAAGTACCAATTATACCAATAAGTCCTGTTATTGTTACTTGTAATAAATTAATTACAGAATCATCAACCGGTCTATTTTCGTTTAATGCAACAAAAAAATCACCTACTACGATGAATCCCAATAGAACTAATATTCCTAGAACTAATGTATAAACTATCTTATTTTTCATAATATTATTTTACCAACCTACTAATTCATTGATTGCTTCTTGTATAGCCTCGTGAAAAGCCATATCGTGGTCACTATCACCTTCATCATAACCAGTATCAGCCGCAGATGAATCTACTTCGTTAGTAAACTCATGAATAGATTTTCTAAAATCTTCTTTTAACTTACCATAAGCTGGTAGTTGTTTTAGTTTATTCAAAACCTCTAAGTCAGTAGATGACTCATTAAATGATTTTATTTTAGATTCTCTGATACCCAATTTACTTTTAAATTTAGAATATGGGTGAGAACTATCAATATTCATTTTTTGAGTCGATAATAATTCATTTTTGGATTTCATTAATTCATTCCATATTTTTTCAATATTTGAACTACTTATTTCAACATCCAATCTTTCCCCTTCGCTAATTATCTCAATCACAAAACCATCATTACCATCATCCATAGAAACCAAATTCTTAACTACCAATTGAATAAAGTTTTTAAGTTTATATTCTGGACTATTTTCAATTCCTGTGTGTGGGTGTGAGGTTTTGTCAGTATTTAATTCAACAGATAATATACCCTCTGGGTTTTCTTGTGTTGCTTTTTGATACTTTATAGAATCCAAATCGTTTCGGCGTATGAATTTTTCGGTGTTGGATTTTATCATATCAATCAAAGATTTTGTTATTTTATATTCATCAGTATCTCTGCCCATTAATTTATTCCAAGCACTTTTAATACCTAAATTAAATTCCTCGTTTGTTTCCTCTTCCATCGATTTTAATGTATCATCAATGATGTCTGGTGTCAAATCATCCATCTTTCTAGTGATGTTGTTGAATTTTAATTTAGAGTTCTTAGGATACTTCTGTGTATCTGGTGTATTAGGTTTAATAGACCTTCTAACTTTCTTCAACTCTTCTTTTTCTTTTTCAAAGTTATTACAGTAGTCACCAAAATTAGCTACTTTTGTGTTTGTGTTGTATCTTTCCATAATTTTACATTTTTTTAATTATTCGCATTGCTGTTTTTATATCTTCTATTAAGTTAGGCATCTTCGAAGGTTCTATATAATATCTATCAGTTAAGTATCTATATGAATAATCAGAACTACGTCTGAATGAGTAATCCATATGATATGATAATTTAGATAGTGAATATCTATCAGATCTAACAATATTCTTCATACTCATTATCTTTTGATATAAAATTTCTAAATCTTCAATTGTTTCAAGCTCAAAACTATTTATTTTATCATAAATGACTAAACTTAATTCACTTAAAAGATCTAATACTTCAATATATTCTTCCTTATCCTCTCTTTTTAACCTATCCTTAACCTCTTTTAGAATGTTAGTTAAATCCTTATTATTATCGACGCTTTGCTTAAAAGAATATTTAATATTATCATTCAATTCTTTCAAATATCTTTCTTTACGATCATCAGGACTCTTTAATAAAAGTATATAACCTTTTAGAATTGTAGATATATAACGATCTGTATGTCCTTGTCTTAAAAAATATACTAAATTTCTATATCCTAATAATCTTTTTATAACCTTTGGTAGGTTAGTTACATCTTTACCATCAACTTCTAATCTAGAAGCTAATTTTTTAATATATCTTTCTATATTTTCTTTTTTAATTTCATCATCACTCATAAAAGATAAAGCTCCAACTTTATTATCCTCTCTTCCATGTTTGGTGTGTGTTCTAGTTTGAAATTCAGACTTTTTCAATTTCCCAAAATCCATAACAATAGCAAAGTGAGAATCTTTAATAAAACGCTCAATATTCCTACCATTCGAATTTATACCCCTATAATTAAAAGTGAGTCCTGTGTTCCAAGTATATGGATCAGCTTCTGGTTCTGCATCATCATTATCCATATTATTAAGACTAACTGGTATTAACCATTCAAAATCACCATCACCAATATCCCAAGAATAACTTGATATTTTTTTCCATACCCTAGAACTTGTATTATTAGGAATACCACCATTCATCTTTGGTTGTATAGCATATACATCTCTTCTTTCTGAAAGAATATAAGCATACATCTCTTCACCATTTATCTTTATATGTATATATTGTCCGGTTTGTAAAGTTCGGGCTCCTCCTGATCGATAAATTTTTTCACCAGATACCGTATATGAAGATGATGTTTGTGGTAATGGAATATCAGACCCCGAAGAACTACCACCATAATTTCTAATGATACCATCCACACAAGTAGTTTCTATATATTTACCATCTTTATTAAACCAAAATTTAACTAACTTAGGCTCGCCTCGTTTAGGCTTAACACCAGTACCATTACACACAGGACAAGAGACAGCTCTAATTCGACTACCCCATCTTCTTCTAATTTTACCTTCCTTACAAACTTCTCCAGCAATAGCATATTCTGGGAACTCTTCAGAACTTGTAGCTACACAAGGTTCATCTTTTATCGTATCAGCCTTTTTGAGCGCTGAGTTGAATGGTAAATATTCAAAATACTCATCTGATAATTCAGAATAAGGGAAATCAATTATATTACATATTCTTTTTATTTTATCTAAAAAGACATCTTTGTCTCTTTTCGAATCGATATATCCAAGTGTTTTAGATAACTTATCAGATTTAAAAGCTTCAAATATTTTTATGTGTTTTAAATATCTCATATTACTGGTCCTACTATTTCAACTCTCATTCTAGATTTCAATGAATTAACAAATGCTTTAGATTCTTTATCACTTAATAAATCACCTGATATAACAAGTTTTTTAATGTTTTTTAAATTTGATAATGTTGATTTTAATTCTTCTAATGAGTCTAATGTATAAATCATATGTAACTCTTCGAGATTTTCGAAAACAGAAATATTCAAATTATTAGCATCACAACTAACAATTTGTAATTTATCTATATTTTTGTTTATCTTACTTATATCTTCTAATACCTTGTTATCAAATTTACATTTATCAAAGGCAATAGCATTTGTTTTAATATGTGAGAAATTTTTCAATGTATTAATTTTCAAATATTTGAACTTTACCCACTCCAATTTAATATCAATATCTAACATATTTTCTGGAATATCATCAGTCTCAATTATCAATTCTTTAATCTTAGCATTTGGAGCTATTTTAACTTTACTCCAATCATAATTTCTGTTTAAGTGAAGTGTTTTGGTGTTAATACCTATATAAGGCCTCTGTTTTAATCGAATTCTATCCATATAAGGTTCTTTTATATCTTTATCAGTCTCGATATCAATATCTGGTGTATAGTAATAGTCCCTAGGATTATTCTCACTTTTTTTATTCTCACTATATTTTGTTATAATTTCATCAAAGATATCTTTCATCCTATCTGGATAAGCTCTATCAAAATATATTTGAGGCTCTTTACCATCACTCTCATCATAAGTTTCGATATTTCTAATTATCATTCTTGTCAATGGTAAAAATTCAGATATCTTTTTATCATTCCAAAATAAAGGAGTATCAAATATTAAATAAGCTGGCATACTATTAGGATCAAATACATTAGCTAATAACTGGCTTCTATATCCACCATTGTATAAATGTTGACAAGATGAATAAAACTTAGATATTGACATATTTAATATGTCTTTTGGGTTATGTGATATAGAAAGGTACATATCTCTATTAAATATCTCAAAATCAGCCTGGTAATCATTACAATGATCTGAAGCATAACTTTTCAAATTTTGAATATCATTTTGATTAAATGTATCTGTTTGTACTTCATCACTTCTAAAACATCTATTATAATCAGATATAAATGAATTAATATTAACTAAGTTAGTTGAGAATATAGGAGATCCCGGTTCTTTCTGTATTTTAATCATATTACCACTATCATCTCTCATTGGTCTACCATTCTCATCCTTCTGAATCATCTCAGAAGAGTTTGTTTCATTTACAGAAAGTTTTCTGAAAACATTGTCAAATAGTAAAACAATTTGGTCTATCGTAGGCTTTTTAATATCAAATTCCTTAAATATAACACTATACTTTTCTTTATCTCGATTATTGATTAAATCAAAATCAATTGATTGTGAAATAATCTCATTAAATTTATCTGGTAAATTTTCAAATAACTCAAATATATTACTCATATTACAATCGAAGAACTCTCCAAGTACTTTTAACTTATCTTCTTCTTCTAATTTCCACTTACCTTGTTTTATTTTATCAGTTGCAGCTACTTCTTCATAATCAAGATATCTCTCACTCCAAGAACTAGCGACTTCCTTTGATTGACTAGGGTACAAAACGTCTCGAAGTTTAGCTTCTTTTAAGAATTTATTTCGGTCCTTTATCCACTTCATAATTTTATTATTTATTTGATATCTTTATATATTAAAATGATTTTATCAAAATCTTTTATCATTCGATTTTTTTCACTATATTTGTTTAAATGAATATATTCACAAAGACAAGGATAAAGGAGATTCTAAATAGGAAAAAAGGATCGAAGGAAATCATTGGTTATAATCTAACTGATAAGGATTTACTTATATCTATTTTAACCAAACGGAAAAAGAGAACTATAAAGTATAAAGTGAATAGAAGTCTTGTATCAGATGAAGAATTATTAAAAATTCTTTATCGAAAAATACCTGGAAATATAGAATATCACTTTAAATTAGAAATTAGAAATGCCGAAATTAGAAGACTTATCGATTAACGATAGTGCCATAAAAAGAATAGTACACAGACACATCGAGTCTGAAATTGCTCCAACATTTAATAGACAAAGTAGATCTATTAAGTTAATACCATTTAATATCAATATTGTTAAATATAGAGATAGTACATCGATTGGTGCTGATGGAGTTGATAATAGACTTGCTAGTGCTAATTTCAAGAGCATACTCAATCCAAGTATTTGGATAGGATATACTATGAAGATTAAATCATCTTCTTTCCCAGATAAATTTGAAGAAATAGTTAAGTCAGTAAAAATATCATACAATGATTATATAACTGAGAATAGAAATCAAAAGATTAAGTCTCTTGGTGTGACACTTGGTGATAAGGTTAGAAAGAATATAAATGAATATATTGGATTTGATTCAGATGAATTATTCCCAATAAATTCATTAGTCAGAATATTTGGAGGATCTGTTAGGGATAGTATTTCTGATAGAGAGATACACGATGTTGATATAATATTAGGATCAGGTTCACTAGATTATGTAGAGAATATACTAACACAAAATGGGTATAAATATATGGAATCTTTAACACCAAAGGATTTATCATCCATATATACAGATATAAAAATTATAAACGAACCACATAGTTGGGTTAAAGAAGATAAAATAATACAATTGATAAGACCAGCGGGCGGTCTTCTGAAGACGCGAGAAACCACACCTGGGTGCGAGCAAAAGAGACGGGTAATTGGCTTGGCCAATATTTTGATACATGCTAGTGATGCTCTTAAAGAGATACAAAAACCAGAGATTAGAGAAAGTATTTACAAAAAATCATTCATTGATTTGATACGAAATGTTGATATAAGTTGTTGTGGTGTTTCTTATGATGGAGAAAAGGTATATGAGAACTACGAGAGTGCTGTATCACATTGTAAAAATGGAATATTCATTATTAACAAAGAGGCTAAGATGTATTCTAATAAAAGGATAATACATAGAACAACTAAGCTAATAGGTAGAGGCTGGGAAGAAGTAAACCCAGGTGTTGCTACTAATCGTGATTTGAAAATAGACAAAATATTAGATGAAGATATATTAGATTATATACCAGAATATAAAGATAATATATAAACTATGTGTGATACTAAAAGATTTAGAATTGATGAATTAATAGAAGGTGTTGACTTCAATTGGAAGGAAGTTGATGGACTTAGAATAAGAGTTTTCACAAAAGAATATTTATTGATGGTGAGACCATCATGTTGCAAATCTGGTTGTATAAACTGTCCTTGGGACTATACAAAAAAACCCCTGGAATAATCCAAGGGTTTTTAATTTTGATTCTGAGTAGTTAATTAATTAACACTTTTCGATAAATCTGATCCTGCTTTGAAACGTGCCACCGTTTTAGCCGGAATGTCAATAGATTCACCAGTCTTTGGATTTCTTCCTTTACGAGCATCTCTATTAGATGTTGTAAAAGTACCAAACCCAACTAAAGTAACTTTCTCACCTTCACTAAGAGACTCTGTTATTGATGATAAAAAAGCATCAATAAATTCGTTTGACTTTGTTTTTGTGAGGCCTGTCTTCCCAGAAATTGAATTTACTAAATCTGCTTTATTCATTGCCGTTTTTGTTTTTTTGTTAACGATTAATTTCGTATAATTCTTATATCACCGATGTGGCTTATGTTTTAAAAAGTTTAATCTTTTTTTACTTTTTTTATCAAATATTTATCCTTACCTTTATAAAAAATATACAAATGAGTTGTAGAAAGCCTTGTAAACAGTGCCCTTGGACGAATAGTAACCCACATAGCAAAAAATTCCCAAGTTATGTTAAATCCATTGAAAATATTGGTAAAATACAAGACAAAAAACACGGTTGTCACATGATAACAAAGGACATATGGGGATATGAATCAAAAATTAATAATAAAAATATTTGTGTAGGAGCTAAACTTAGTTTCAAAAATTAATAAATATAATATGAAAGAAAATAGAATTTTACTAACAGAAATAACATTTACAAATCTTTGTAAATCAGGATTTATCACACAAAAGAGTCCAATGTATGGATCTATTGATGTACATATCACTAAAATTGATATGGAAGTTTTAACAAAAGGAGAAATACTAACAAAAGATGTTGGTGGTGAATTGTTCAAAATATTATTACAAAATATTGATATCGAACTAATAAAAGAAATTATAAAAAGATCTCCAATATTTTCAGAAATGTATTATACTATATAAATGAAAAATGGTAAATTTTTTGGTAGATTAATCGTTAGGATTATCGAGAAATTTGGTATCAATGTATTTGATAATCGATTTAGACCAAAAATAACCAACCCATCTTGTAAATTAATTAACCCATTTACTCTGATGATAAATTTTACTTTAGATAATACAGATAAATATCAATTGGTATTACAAGGAGATTATAAAGAATATTATAAAGAAGCCAAACATAAGCCAAACATTCCAGAAAATGAATTATTCATATTAATTAACCAATCACAAGACAAGTGGTATAAAAAATACTAATGAAATTAACTTATAATTTAATTGACAAAAATTTAAAAATTTATAATGAAGCTAGGGAAAAGTTCCCAATTATACTTGATTATGAAAATAAAACTATCAGTAGAGCAACAATGACGAAAGTTGGGTTAATAAACTTTGCGGATTTTCATGATTTTAAAATGAGATTAATTGATAAAGGATTTGAACCAATTATTAAAATAACTTATCGTAAGTTAAAACCACTTATAATAGAAAATACAATAACTGAAAGATTCAAAACTTATATAAAAAATCGACCACAAAAACAATTTATCGGAATTTTTAATAATTATAAAAAGTTTAACAGACTTTTGGAAGGTAGAATTATATCAAGAAATAGAAGAGGTGATAATAGATCACATGAAAGAATAGAAGGTTTAACCTACTCAATAATACCCATATTAAATTATTTAATATCAAATGATATTGAAGTATCATCTTCAATATTTACTAACACTTCACATCTCATAAATAATGACATTAGATGGTATATAAAAACAGAGTTGGAATATGATAATATTAAGATAAAGGAAATAGAATTGACAAAGGACTTAATAAATAATTTTATTGATATTATAGAAGTTTCAAAAATAGATTTCAGAAAATTAAATATTGATTATATAACAGATACATTAGTTACGAGATTTAAAAATCTTATGAAGATAAAAGTGGGCACTAATATAAAGTGTCAATCCATAAAAAACTACACTGGTTTCCATAAGCTTTCGAGTTTAACAGAGGGTAAATTTTATACTGTTGAAAATTCATATATTCAACAAGGACACTTAACAGTTATGATTCGTAATGATGTTGATAGATTAGAGTGGTATGACTATATTTTGTTTGAAGATATGGCCATAAAGAGAGAACAATTACTAGAACAATTACTATCAAAATGAGCAAGTTAATTGAAGTAAATACAAAGTAGATTAGTTGATACTGGATTGATCAGAATTATTTAGTTAGAATAGATGAATTGAATAAATTAGAGACAGTACGAAACTTCATATGCTATATTCTCATATTAAAACTAACACACTAATCGGGTCTTTATCAAAATAATATTCAAAAGTTTCTTTATTCATAAAACATCGTGTGCTTCTGTCACCAAGAATACATTTATTTTCCAGTCTAGAATCGATTATTAAATTACCACAGAATCTATTTGGTGATATTTCTAATATTTTCCTAACATCAGGACCCATTATTACCCAATCATCTTCTGATAAACCATATAATATCTCAGTAATAGGCTTATTATTATATTTTCTGAATAGTCTAAGAATTCCTTTTTGGTGAAAGTGAATATCTTTTTCATCACCATTTTCTAATAATTCTGACAATAAATCATTTTTAGTTAAATCAAATATTTCTTCTTTTTTAATTCTTTTGATTTCACCACCTTCTTTGAAGACCGATTCTGTTTTGAGTATTAGTGGATTTTCGGTTGTGTATGTGATATTATTGAATATATCCTCAACACAAACACTTTCCCAATTTAGTTCTGTAATCATAAGAGTTTTACTCCACAGAATCTATTTGTTTAATTCTTTCGGAATATATTCCCACTAATTTAGATTTAGTTTCATCACTCAGGGTTTTGTTTTCCGATATTAATAGATTATAATCTAGTAATGTATTTGTATTTGTTATTTTCAATGATTTAGCCTCAACTAAAGTTACCAACATATCCTCATCATCACCATACATTTCTAATAACTTATACATTTTACTTTTATTATTAAGTGATGCTCTTTCTTTAGTTAAAGATCTGATCTTATCATCAATAAATTCCCAGTCTCTAATTTCTGATTTAAGTGATTCTAATAATATAGTTTTATCACTCACTGAAACATCAGCTAACATATCAGCAATTGCTTCAGCTAACATTTCTTTACCAGAAATTTTAATTGTTCCAGCTAGATCATAGTTAATAACTGGACCATAAGTAGTAACAGATAGTAATCTATCCATCAAATCTATCATTTTATATTTAATAGAAGTTGATTCATCTACACCAACCTCTACTTTTGGTTCTTCACCAACTTTCTGATTTGTTATCTTGCTAAACTTTTTCATTATAATCTACTACAATTTAACATATATATTAAAAACATAATATCTAAACATGAATAAAGAAAAATTAAATAATTTGAGTAAAAAAGTTAAACCCTTTATCGTATATGTTGCTAGAATGGTTATAGTAGGACTTGTTGCATTCGCTTCATTCTACCAAGGTAAATTCACAGAAAGACACAAGAATGACGATGTGATAATTATAGAATCAAATGTCACTAAAGTAAATAAGGATGAAGTTAACATAGCTATTGATGAAAGTAATAACCTTATCATAATTGATAATGAGAGTGGTAAATACACAATCTATCAGGATTCAATTGGTCAAACTATATTCAAGTTATATGCCAAGAATATTTGGAGACCGGAGACAAAATAATGAATTTTTTAATAAAGTATTCATTATTCTTACTATCATTAATATTCTTATTCTCATATAATACAAAGGAGAGTGTTGTAATAGTGGAGAAATTAAATCTAGAACCTTCAAGAGGCGAAGTTAATATCCCAAAATCAATTATTATGTATGAGATGATTGAGAAGTATTCCGACATATATGAAATACCAAAGTATATAGCTTATAACGTAGCTTATCGAGAGACTCGATATAAAGGACCTTTCCACTGGAACTATGTTCCTGAGCAAGGTTCTTATGCTGGTGCATTAGGACCTATGCAAATAATGCCAGCGACCGGTAGAGCTATCTATAAGATAATGGGATTCGAGGATCAAATAACCAATGAAGATTTAAGAAATAATATCGAACTTAATGTTATGTTGAGTATGAAGATATTAAGAAGAGCTTATGATAAACATGGGAATTGGGCTATTGTTTGCGGTAAATATAATACTGGTAAAGTAATGATTAATGAATATGCTCGTTACTGCGCAAGTCATAATAACTATAAAGATAAGTGGGTTTATTACGAATAAAAAAACCGAATCAAATTATGATTCGGTTTTTGTATAAATTTAATAGTGATTAAATTTTACTTTTATAGTCTTGAACATCTGTTCTAACTTCCTGTGACATTTTCTTAACTTCCTGCATCATTTTACGAATACGCGTGCCGGCTGTCTTATTCCCGCGTACGAAGAACTTATCAAAGTCATCTTTTAGATTGTATTTCTTACCATCAATCTCAACTTCTTCTGTTAATAACTTAACCAAAGAGTCATATTTGTCTTGATATTCCATAATTTTTTCTTTATTTTTTTGTATATATTAAAAAAATGTGGTTTCTTAGTCGTTTTTAGTAGTTTTTGATGATAATCTCTGTTGTTTCCTTATTACCTTTTCGAGAGACTTTATTATAATCAAACGATAGGACTTTATAATTATATCCATCAGATATTAATTTATCTAACATCCAACAAGTCTTATTATCATGGTTTAGAACACCAGATACCATAAACGAAGATCCAGACTCATCTATTAACTTTAAGTAATCATAAAGTCTTAAATCATCATCTTTCTTCCAAAAAGCATTGTATCCAGCTTCGGATATCTGCTTTTTACCCATTGTTCCATCAACATTCTTTATACGTCCGTATGGTGGGTCACAATAAAACATAATCTTATCTGATGATACTTTTATATCATCGAATGTCTTTGATGAGAACTTTATATTTTCTTTATATTTTCTGATGTGTTCGGTGAACGCCTCCACTTTTTTATCGGTGTTTGGATTCCATCCTCTATTACCATAACTTTGGTTATATTTGAATTTTTGATTAAACCTCATCATATTATTAGTTGATGATAACATCAAAGCCCATAGTTTATCAGGAGTTGGATTCTCGTTATAATCACTCCTAAGAGCTCCAAACCCCTCTGGGTTGGATTTACCTGGGCAAAGTGATTTAGTCGATGAAATGATGTCATTGGACTGTAATAGAGAGTCGTGTACCCCTATAAGGTCACCAATTATATCATTTGCTATTATTTTTTCATATTTATCTAATACATTAGTATAAACTGACCCGCCACCTGCAAAGACATCAACAAAATAAGGTTTTGTATAATCAAACTCAGGTAGTATTTGTTCTAATAATTTAAATTTAGATCCGGTGTAATTGAATGGTGTTTGTATCATATAAATTCTCTTGATGGTTCTCTCAAAAACAAATTAATCTATATTAAAGTGAGATTTCAACACATCAAACGATAAATCTCTTGTCTTATTAATATATCTTGATGACCCACTTGTTTTTATTATATCTAAACTGTTTATAATCTTTAAGAAGTTAATCATATCTCTAGGTAAAACAATCATACCATTAACTTTACACATCTCAATCATTGCTTTATTGGATGGTAACTTCTGACTATTAAGAGCACTTTCAGGATAAACGACTTTAAGTATTTCTTCGTACAACATCCACTTTTGGTAATTAGGATCTTTATCGATTCTATCTCTAAACTCTCTATATGATCTAAATTTATAATACTCATTAAAGAATACACCACCAAGTATTACAAACTCAATAATTGTCGATATAATAATGAATATAAATGAATTTTTACTATTATCTTCTTTCTTTGAATCTGTTTCATTAGTTAAATCTTTTTCATACTCAGATATATCAATATCTCTTTCTTCTTTCAATCCATCGATTTTAATTTCAGACTCATCTACTTTTTCATCTAAGTATTTTTTTTCTTCTGTTAGTTGTTTATTTCTACTTTTCTGAGAATTATATAAATAACCTCTATCCTGTAAGTCTTTGTTGATTAATGCTTGCTCAACATCCTTCTCATCTATTTTAATCTTATATGCTTTTATCTCATCTTCTATCAAAACTATCTTAGTTTCATAAATATTCGAAATACTATCACTATAAACTTGGACTATATTATCTTTACTCTCATCCATCTGAGCAGACTTTGATGAAAATTCTTTAGCACCATTAAGTGATGAGTAAAATGAGGCAGATATTAATAACATACTGAATATCAAAAGTGGTAGAACACCCCTTGCTATACTTCCTTCCTTCAAAAAGGAAATAGAAAATTTATCAAATATATCTCTCTTTAATAATTCTATACCTGCTAATATAACAACAGATGATATAAATACTGCAACTGGGTTATCTGTCATAGCAGAACCTATTACCTTTGACATAAAGAAATATGCCAAAAATATAGAACCTAGGTTACCAAGATAACTCAATATCGTCATCATGACATTTATTCCCTTATAGCTTTCACCAAAGTTCTGTCCTGTTATTTTCTTTTCTAATTTTTTAAATTCACTTATTTTCATCTTCACCCATAATAATTTTTCCAGAAAATCTTTCTTTGAAAGTTAGTTTTCTGTTTTTCAAACTATCTATGATATTTTGTTTATTAGCCACATCGATTAATGATCTTTGGTATTTACTTTCATTAGAAGATGATTCCTCTTTTAATTTTTTAATTACAAACTCACTATCATCTCTTAATCTATCATTCTTACCATCCAAAAGCCTATAAAAATATCTCCATTTATATAGAAGGTACTTGAATTCCTCTGGTTTGTAATCGTTTTCAAATTCGGATGTCATAAGAAAATCCATTATTTCATCATCTTTAAGTTCTGATATCATAGTCTATATATATTTTAGAAGCCAACCTTTTTATTTCCAATACAACCTTTCTTCTTTATTATATCAATAAGTCTTGCTTTGTTTTTATATTTTTTTCTACTACCGAGATGTTTAGCTAACTCATTTGACTCCTCTATGTCTAAAAGGTCAAATTTAATAACATCTAGTAGATTATTACAATCTAACAAAGACTTGTCGATTTCTTCAACATTATCTGTGTTAAATATAGATATAACATTTAATTCAATACTATCAGATAAAAACCCATCTATAATTTGTAATAAATTATTAACAACTATATTTGATTTATGATAAAAATCACTGAACATAATCTCACAATCATCCAATATGATTATCGGCTTGGGGTGATTTAATAAAAATCTTTTGAATTCTGGGTTATTTATTGTGTTTTCTATTAAATTATTTGGTATAAATATAACAACTCTATCAAGTTTAGAAGAAAGATGATTTATTATACTCGTCTTACCTGATCCTCTTGGTCCATAAAATATACTTAAACCCTTTTCTGATTTCTTAATAGTTTTTATTAGTTTGTTAACCTTTTTTAGTGATAATGAGTTATAATACATATCTAACTCTGAATCCATTTCTTTCAATTCCAATGACTCCATTTCTAATCCTGATTGACCAACAAAAAGAGTATTTAATTTTGTATCTTTAATTTCTTCTTTAAAATCTATTATACAGGAGTTTAACTTTTCTAATATCACATTGATAGTTTCTAACTCTTTCTCATAATCTCTAAAGAAGAAAGTTATTTCATGTATAACTGAATTTTCATTATTACTATCAAGTAATAAGTATGATACGTATAAGTCCTCACTAACCATAGCTAATACCTTATCATTTATTATACTTGATTCTTCCGTGGGTATTATTTCAGTGAAAACGTTTTTCTCTTTTGAGAATTCGCTTAATACTTCAATAAACTCATCTTTGGAATATGAATTATAAATGATTATTTTATTTGGTCTTGTACCAAATTGACCCCAGCAATGCAAAAAGTCATTTAACTCGGAATCATCTTTATTTATATTTATGTTAATTTTCGGATTTTTACCCACGATAAAAAATTATATTTTATATTTTATATATAATGACATATAAAAATGTTTGTTATGTATGAATTCAGATATTGATTCAATTTTATTAGCTAATTGGTACATCGTCAATTGTGTAAAAAACAATGGAGTAGGGTGTCCAAAAACTAATGCTGCTAGAAAATACCTGACAATGAAAATAAATGAAGTTTTGGTTGGTCGTACTAAAACTCAACCAAAGAAAACTTCACCATTACCATTTTAAACTATCTTATATCGAAGGTCCATCAATACTTGGTCCATCAATACTTGGCCCATCAACAATAGATATATCTGGTGTATTCTCAAAAGCACCATTTTCTTGTTCCTTCTTAATTAAATCCATTATGAATTCTCTTTGAGCTTTTTCAGCACGTCTCTTATCATTCTTTATTTTAAGATTACGAGCTGCTAATTTTTTCTTGTGGTCTTTTCTATTTCTTGACTTTGGCATAATTAAATTGTTTAATTTTTATTTTATACACACTAACTTTGAATAAGTTTAAAAAGTGAAGTCGTAATTCAAGTCTTTATTCTCCGATATGAAAGAATCCAACTCTACTCTATCTAAGAATTGTTTCTTCTCGCCATTAGGTAATTCAATTTCGTAATAGAAATTAGAAATTGCGTTGGCAGCATTATTTTCATCTTCACTTAATACCCCATCACCATCAAGATCAGCCTTGTCATCCGTGACCACACCTTGTCCATTTAATATCGCTGATATCTCTTCTGGGCTCATATTATCTGAATTAGAACATAGTTTTATATGTGGTGGTGGTATAATAGCCTCGATACCCAATGATGACCAAATAAGATCTATTATACCATTTATCATCTTCTCTATAAAACAAAACAATCCTTTCATTAAATTTAATGGTAAATCTGGTTTGATAGCTGAGAATTGTTCTGTGGTTAAAGTTGGTAACTTAACAAAAAAATCAATATCTAAAAATTCAGTCAAATCTGCAAAAGGTTCCTCTAGTGCTGCTGCCTTTTTAGAAGCTTCCGCCGCTTCCTCTTCTGATGGATCTACCGATGGATCTACCGATGGATCTACCGATCCTTCTGCCGATTGTTTTTTTGACTTAATTGAAGAGGCCCACTCTGCTACTTTAGCAGGGTTTATTGTTATACCAATCATATCTAATAGACCGACTGGTGTGAAGAAATCCATTATCCAAGAGAATGATAAAAATTCAGCAATTAGTGTTGGTAAATTAAGAGGATTACTCAGTTTCTTAAAGAATTCCATTATCCATTCTATTATTCCACCTATTATTTTAATTGGTAATGTTACTAACCCTAATATAAATTTCAATAAAGGTTGTTCACCACCATCTATCTTATCCAGTTTATCCTTTATTGATTTCTTTTTTAAATCAACTTCTTTATCATTTCCAGGTATTTCATCGATATCATCTAAAATACTAAGAGCCTTCTTTAAGTTTTCTGGTGTACCAGTTTCTACCAAAGCGTCAACTTCATCAAATTGTTTTTTTGCATTCTCAGAAATATAAACAAAATTATATTTACTACTGTTATCTATAACATAATCATTAACTGATCCATCATCGATAAATATTGTTGATCCATCAGCAAATTCTATTTTTGTTTTGTTATCGTTTTTACCATCAGTTTTATCTCCACTTGTATTTAGATTTAAATCATCAATTTTATCAGGCGGTTTATTAGCTTCTTTTATTTGACTAGCTAAATTAGAAGCATTCGTATCATCAAATTTTTGTGGACTAACAAATGATTGTAAGTTTTTAACTTTATCAAAATTAATCTTTGATGGGTAAATTAAGTTTATTGGTGAACCAGGTATCTTACTAAGATCCATTTCTAATCCAAAAGGTAATGAAGTACCGAATATACCAAAGGGGATACCAGCTATACCATCTATTACACTACCAAACTCACCATCCTCTCTAACAAATACATAATTTGATAGAGATGAATTCTTAAATAGGTCTGTTAATTCTTGAACTTTTCTTTTCTTTTCTTTTTCATCTACGTTTGGTGCATCTGGAGTGTTTTGTGCATCCGGAGCGTTTGGTGCATCCGGTACGCTTACATCTCCACTTGGTATACTTTTTTTAAAATTTTGACCTTTTATAAAAGCTTTTATAGAATCCTCAGATACAAAAATAAACGCATCTTTCATTTTATCCGATATTATACTAGTCACAAATCCAGGTGGATCTGTAAATAAAGCAATAACTTTTGTAATGAGGGGTATTAACTTACCAAAAATATCAGCTAATATGCTTATAAAAACCTTTATTGCTCCAATAGCATCAGGTAATTTATAAGTTCCACCACCGTCTTCAGCACCAGAACCAGCAGCAGATCCATCAGAACCAGCAGTTGCATCACCTCCAAAAATACCATTGTCATCAACCAGATCCGCTAATACACCCTCGATGATATAATATGATTCGGTGTCTAACTCAGTTAACATAAACCTTTTGATAAAATCAATATTTTGTGGTGTGCCTCCATCTGCGGCCGGTGAACCATGTCCATATTTACCTAAAGAAAATGGATCGGCTATTGTTAATTGTGAATTAAGAACTTTGGATGGATCAATTATACGACCATCCGAATCCTCATCAATAACTCTTATTTGGAATTCGTCTAAAGTAACATTGCTATCCGAACTAGTTGGAACTGATGTACCATTACCTACCGTGCTAATATCAACGGATATTGTTTTTTTAATTCCATTATTTGGAAGATCGGTATTGGATATATCACCATTACCATAATCCGAAGGATCCATATAATACCATTTTATAATGGTATTATTTTCAATTTCAACTAGTGAATTATCTACATTAGGTAGTAATCTTATTTTTCCATCTTCTGTTACATCATCTGGATAATCAAAAATGTCACGTCCATAAATGTTTATGTATATATCGGAATCACTATCACTCGGTTTAGAAATGAATGCAGTGTTATTGGATTTATAATCACTATAAAATTCAGTGAGTTCGGTCTCGGTTAATTGAGATAAATCATAATCCACAGAAGTGATAATAGTATCAAACCTTAATACCTGTGATTTCCAGTCTCCTCCAATTTTCTGGACTTCATAAATAAATAAATCATCTCCAATAATTTCACCATACATATAGTAGTCTTGACCATCACTATAATAAGGTGGTGGTGTGTCACCCCACATCGTCACCTCGAATCGAGCATTTGGAACATTTGTTGGTGCCAAATTAAGAGTACCAAAACTACTTAATAGTTCATCATTGTCTGTATAATTCCAGTTTTCTAACTCATAACTTGTTACGTTTTCTACATTATCATACTCAACAAACGGTGCTTGATCAGTGGTTGACGTTCCTACAAACCCAGGAGACCTAGTAATCTCAATATTAAATTCTCTATTATCTGATACTTGAAAGGTAGTAACATTCTTAACAAATGATTTTATCACAGTTTCTATTTCTGGTTCACCCTCAGCATATTTATATGTTATCTTAGTTGTTGGATCGATTCTTATTATCTTAGTAACATAATCCGATTCTGGATCAATCCATACCCAAGCAGCATCACTCTCAGGTTTACCTTTAGATTTAGCATAAGCTTTTAATTTTTCATCATTCTTTGCACTCTCAGAATATATCTTGTATGGTTTGAATGATTTCTTCATCGCACTTGGATAAGGATCATCTATCCCAGCTGATAAACCATCTAAACTACCAGTAGATAAGAAAGCTTCTGATGGTATGGGTATTTTATTATAAACAGATGATTTTGCCTGACCCCAAAGGAAAACATTTTCTAAGTGTGCTGGTATATTCAATTTACTTGCTACCTCAAGCCCAATATTATTTCTTTCCGCTTGTGTTAAATCCTCATTATCCAAAAGTTTTATACCTATTAGGTCATTGAAAAAATCACTATACTCAGAGACTTCATTTGCCTGAAACCCCTTTATTTTTGGTGTACCAGGTATCGCTTTTTCACCATTCAATATGTTTATATTACCATTATTATAATACTTAACTGCTCCCTGACTACCATCTAGGTTATTGGGATATCTCACATAAATAGGATCACCAAATCCTGGCCAATTAAAAAGTCCTTCACCAAATGCCCACTTAGGTGAATTAAGTAACCAACTAGCTATTTGAAAACCTGAGTCTGATTCGTTTCCGGCATTATCAATACCCTTTAACGGACTTGCTGGGTTGATTGGTATTCCTTTGGAATTAAATATTCCAAATATTATCGACTCGGGTTTATGTTTGTGATAAGGATCTTTTTCATCTAAATCTAAATCAGATACATCCGTACCTAGACCAGGATCCTTAGGTAAATAAACATATTCATATTTATAATCAACTTTTGGATCAAATTGACCAGTTGAATAAACAGTTGATATTATTTCCCAATTTGCATCACCCCCATTATTACCATCATCCCCATTATTACCATCATCCCCAGCACCACTAGCACTAGCACCACTAGCACCAGCATCTCCTCCAGTTGTATCATCTAGTTTACTAACCGTACCATCATTACCAACTTTAATACTACCTCCTTTTTTTTGTATAGCTTTCATTTTGGCTAATTCTTCCTTTACTGCAGCACCGCTTTTATATCCAATAGCATTTGGATTACCCTTTGGTTTCTTAGAAGTTGCAACTAAAGGAATACCAAGTAGTGGCATAATCCTTGCTGTTATATCTTCTAACTTAGCTAGAGTACCAATAACCATCTCAGCTATTTCTAAATAAGGTTTCTGTGTTTCAAATATTGATTTTAATACAGTTACTTCTAATCCTTTAATACCGACTAAATCATTCTCAGTACTAAGTTTTATTTCACTCTCAGGGAAAGTTAATTTACCATTTGGTTTTTTATATAAATTTATATCTTCGCTAATGTCAATTTTGTTGGTTTTAGCAAAACTTCGAAAGACCATTTCATCTGATGATGCTATTGGTGAGTTTAAATTCTTAAACATAGTAGCTTTCTGCATACTATCGGATATACCAATATTACCACCAATAAACTCAGCAATATAATCTGAATTGGGTATCAACAAAAGTGTGTCTTCACCTTCAGATATTATACTAGGTAGCCCAGGTAGTGAGAATTCAATTTCATAATAAGTTCCGGGTATGGTTCCGGATCCGAAGGGTAAAGGCATAATTTTAGAAATTTTAAGGTATATATTTCTATTCCTCGTTCTCTCCTAATTGTTTCTTAGAAATTAAATAATTGAAATTTTCAGGTAATTCGAATTTGTGCTTAGCAGATAGCTTACCAGACATCTCACCACCAGAGAATTTAACAAGAATAAACATCTCAATTAAAGTGGTATCATCCAATTCTAATTTAATCTTAACATTAAAATCATTATTATCTTCTTCTTCACTAACTGTGAAGTTAACGTGGTAATCAAATTTTATTTTTAAGTCATCATAATTCTCTCTAAAGAATTCTCTTGATGGTACCATATGAAATACGTTACCATTATTACCTAAGAAATACAGAGGTCTTTCTAAACATCCTATTTTCTCAACAAGTGTTTTGAATAATTTCATTTTAACTGTACCACTTGCTAACTTAAACCCATCTTCCATTCTCTCGATGTTCTCAGCGAAGTTTGCTTTCAATGATGTTGTTAATAAATTTTCCAATATCTTAGAGTTAAGAATAACTATCTTACTCTCAGTCCATTCTTTATAAACTTTTTCAGGATCAGAAAAACAAATGTCTCTCTTCTTCCAAATCTCAGTCATTAAATCTTGGAACTTTAATATGTTTTTATCAAAATCTCTTATAAACTCACCTAAGTGCTTGAATCTAACATCACTATGTCTTATATCAAAATACTCAAAGTAACCCATAGAATCAATCCTTTTAGGGTCTATGAACTTCTCAATGTGTAGCTGTATATTCTTGTTAGCATTTTCATAAATTACTCTTACCCATTCTTGTGTTAACTTATCCCATCTAGGTAAGTAATCTGCTTTGAATAATCTATCTAAATCAGATCCAATTAATTCTTCAGCAAATAAGTTAAATGATGATGTCTTACTTGAAGTAAGATTCTTATTTAAGAAAAATGAATATTGTCTACCATCTGTTAATTCGATAACAATATCTTCTTGGTAATCACCATCTTTATTAGGACCAACCCAGAATATATTTCTTATTCTATCTGATTCTAATTTCTCATCTGGTATTAATTTATCTATGATATTTCTAGCAGCGATTCTAGAATTAACTAGAATTTTCCAATCCTTTTCTATATCAAAAGTAACGTCACTAAACATACCATTAACCTTTGATATCTCATCATCAACAACACATTTGTTATCAACGAATTTACCAAGCTTTAATCTATTCTTAGCAAGTAAAAGATTCTTCAAATCTGTTAAAAATATTTGTGAGTTATCAGAGTATCTAGCTTTTAATCCTCTATCTAATATATTATCTAGGAATTCATTGTTTAATAGAACCATTGAGATACACATCTCACTTAACAAGTTCTTATTAGAATATGTTTTAGACTCTTTGAATAGTTCGTAATTTCTTAACCACTTCATATGATTTCCGTAATGAATTTTTAATATATATTAAAAATATAAACCCAAAAGGTTAATGCGTTACATAAAATCATATAAAATATTTGAATCTGAAAAAGTAAATATCATGTTACAAACAATAAAGGATATTTTATTACCAATATCGGATATGGGATATAGTCCAAGTGTTAAAGATAATACGGTTGATTGGGAACCTTTTACCAAAGACCCTACTGAGATAATAATAAGGATTGTTACATATACGGATTATCCATTAGAAATAAAAAATGATGTCATTGATGAGTTTAATAGATTGAATGATTATTTAGAATCATTAGGATATAATATATATGTTAGGTATGTTAGTGGTGGTGGACAGCAATTGATTTGGAATTCTCAAGTCGGTCAGGATACTTATAATGACTTTATTTCTTCTATTAAAGTTGTTAGAAACCTATTGTTCATAGCTAAAAAAGAAAGTGAAGGTTAATATGAAATACTTAAAGAAATATAAACAACACAAAGAATCGGTAGTTGTTGATTTAACATTCCAAAATGTAGAAGAACTACTTGAATCTTTAAGTTTATGGCACGATGCTCTACTAAACTCAATATCCGCGGAAGAGGTAGATATCTATGACACATTCAAATTGCCTAATGATGATTTCGCTGATAAATTAGATTTAGATACTTTAAGTGATAATGTTGAGTTTATCAATTCATTATCAAGTATAGCTCTTAAAAAGTCAGAATTAAAGAACTCAGAGGATTTTCAAACATTTTTGAACAAACCATGTAAGTTTATGTTTATTTTTGATATAAATACAAATGAGTTGGAAAACCCAATCTATTTATTATTTCAAGTTTGGAATGAAACTATAAAGAAATGGGAAGATGTTAAACTTTATAAGATAAATGATGATGTTAAGAAATTTTATGACAAACTAACATCAAAGGTTATTGAAATAATCGATGGTGATGAGAACTATATCTATGAAACATCAAATGGTAATGAATGGATATTACAAAATGCTGATGCGGAAACTGATGTTTATAAGAAAATATTCAGAAGAGAAGAGTTACAAGATCTATTATCAGATAGAAATGTTAAAGTAAACATACTATGAGTCTATACCAAGTGATTGGCCAGCTATTGAATTTATGAAAGATTGTAAAAATTTAATAAACACACTTAATGATAAGATGAGTTAATAATTATTGAATTCTTAATTTAAGATAATTAATGTTCTTCTTCATTTTTATTTTAAACAAAATCACTTTTTTATATAAAAATAAAAAATAATTTTTAATAATGATTTTATATATCGAAGGTGTTGTAGGTTGTGGTAAGTCCACTTTGTCTGAAAAAATTGGGGAAGTTTTAAACATACCTATCTTCTATGAATTACATAACCAAACTACAATGAATCTTCTTGAAGAATTCTATAAAGATAAAAAGAGATGGTCTTTTGCTTTACAAATTCATTTTCTAAATGAAAGATTTAGAATGATTAAAGAAATACACAAAAATGGATCAGGTATATTAGATCGTTCTATTTTCGGTGATAAGATTTTCGCAGAAATGTTAAATGAAGATGGGTATATGACAGATGATGAATATGATACTTATAAATCACTATTGAATAATATGAATCAACATATTAAAGGTCCTGAAGCTTTACTTTATATTGATTGTGATTTAGAAACTGCTATGAAAAGAATACAAATAAGAGGTAGAGAAATGGAACAATCAGTTGATGAAAATTATTGGAAAAGATTGAATGAAAAATATGTAAAATGGTATTCAGAATATAACTTATCAGATAAACTTTCAATTGATGCTAACTCATACCACCCAGATAATGATTCTGATATAATTAGAATCACTTCATTGATGAGAAGCAAAGTAACTGATATAACCATTAATATAACTAATAAAGAAAAGATATCACTGAATTCTTAATTTAATATAATTAATCAATATTTGATTTCTTTCTTCTTCATTTTCTGTTCTTGTCCATTTCCAAGTAAATGTGGTCTCTAAAAAAACAATTCTTTTTTTAAGTGAAGATATTTTCATTGATATGAATAATTCATCATCCTCTTCTATATCATAATTAATACTTAATTCATTACATATTTTATAGATACCAATCTTATCATTTAGGTTATAAAAATCAGTTGCCTTTATATAAATATCATTTAGTTTTTTCTTTTTTACTTTATCTGGGTGTGTTATCTTAACTATTTCTCTATAAAGTTTTTTTATTTTAGGTGAAATAACTCCTCTATCTTCCTCAACCTCCTCAACCTCTTGTCTTTCATCTTCATCAACAAGGTCTGAAACATCTTCTCCGTCTTCCTCGATGTTATCTTCAGTTTCTTCAGTTTCTTCAGTGGATTTTTTAATAGATTCATTAATTTTATCTGTTATTTTTTGATCATATATTTCTTTCAATTCTGGGTGTAATGATAAAAAGTTATTAACTGAATTAATGAATTCAGAATCAGCGTCACTTATTACTTCTGATCTATACTCAAAGTCAGACTCTATATAATCCAACTCTTTTAATAACTTTTTAATTTCAAGTATTTTTAATTTATCCATAACTTTTTATTATATTAATTTATATATAATATTATATGAGTCACGACAAGTCCTATAATAAAATTTGTAGAATTTGTGGTAAAAAAAGAAAATGGAAAATGTTAAACAAGTTGTTCGTAAGTGGAACAATTAATCGTGGCTTTTTTAGAAAATCTAAAGATTTTGAATTGGTTATATATTTTAGTGGATTAAAGAAATTGATATTTGAAGTATATTCAGATGATATAAATCTAAAAGATCCAAAATTGGGGATAGATTTTGGTGTTGGTGATAATTTAGATAAATCTAAGGAATGGATTAAAAAGAATGGATATGTGATTGGTGAAATTGACAGATTTAATTATTAATATATAATCTTATGAAAGAATTAAATATCATAGAACTTTATAACATCAAAAGGAGAATTATTAAAGAAGGTATGTCTGGTGACATTCTGATGGATGAGATATTAGAAGCAATCGAGTATAGAGAACAATTAATACTAGAAACTTCTGCTACTGGTGGCCCTGCTGTTGGTGGTGGTTCTGGAGCAGTTGTTTCATCACAACCCTCTGGATTAGCTGGTTCTACAATAGGACCAAATTGGTCAAACAACGGAGGAACTACTGGGTCAGGAGATGTTTCAGTACCTTACAATAGTGGATCAGCTAAGAATAATATGGATCAGAAAATAAAAATAGATTCCATGGGTAAAAACCACGGAGCTAGAACAGGAAAGAAAAGTAGAAAGAAGAGATTGGATATGAAAACTCTAAAGAATATTTTTGCTAATCGTCCTGACTTTTCAAAAGATGGTGAAAAGAAGAAACCAGGCGAAAAGAAAGTTATGGACTTCAATGACTTCGCTAAGAGTGATGTAAATACAATAAAGAAATAATGAAACATTTAAAAAAATTCAACGAAACAATAGATTATAGTGGTGTTGTTCCACATAGTGAATATGATAAAGAAAACTATCTTGATTATACTGAAGGTACTGTTGGTGAGGTCGAAAGAGCCACTGGTAAAAAGGTAACTGAAATAAGTGGTGTGTCGGGTGAGACCGAGATGGATTATGAAATAGAGTTGGATGATGGTAGTTCTATTAGAACTGATTATACCTTCCACCCACATAATGATAAACTAGTTATTACTTATGACTTACCAAACGGTGAATCATATTCTAAAAGTTCAAGAGATAGTGATTTCGAATATGTAGATGCTGGTGATGATGTTTATCAATTATTGATGGCTATAATTAAAGAAATTGAACCAGAAGTTAGTGAACCAACACACTACATATCTTTACCAAAAGAATCCTTTGGAACAGAAGGATATCATTATGAATTTCAAAACCATCCAGTAGATGGTGGTGAGATATATTTTGATTCAGAAGAAGATGCTAAACAATGGTTAGATTCATTAAAAATAAAGGTTTTAGATAATGGATAAACTAACTGATTGGGAAAGAGAATATATATTTACCCATTTACAAGAAAGGGGTGATGATTATTACTATGATAATCCAAGTGCTGCTATAGAAGATGTAGATTTTCTCTTAAAGGTTGTTAAAAAATTAACAGTCAGTGATGATGTGAATGAAATTAAAAAATTTAAAAGATTCAATGAATCAAATGAATCAGATTTATTATCAAGTGATATAAGTAAATCAATCAATCAAATTGATGATAGTATGTCATATAAAGATTTCGCAGATGCTGTTGCAACAGTACTTAAAGATGATTATGGTAAACATAATTTTCAACCATTCATAGAAGAATTAAAAACTAAATTAGGTGAATGAAAAACTTAAAAACATTTGAAGATTATTCAGCACGACATGGTTCCTTCGACATGAGAAGAGATAATTGTGATAGATGTGGTGAATCAACTAATAATATGACCACAATGAGTATGTTCAATGAAGATATAATCTGTATGGATTGTAAAGATAAAGAAAAGAAAGATCCAGAATATGGAGCTGCATCTGAAGCAGAAAGAGAACAACTAAAGAGTGGTAATAAGAATTACAAAGGAGCTATCCCAAATTATAAACCATTATAATGAATTATCTAAAGATGTTTGAGTCATTTAATGACGAAGATTCTCTGATGAATAATATAAGAGATGTATTACTTGAATTAGATGATATAAATTTCAAAACTAGTGTTACAAAGAGATCCGATTCATTAGAAAGAATAACAATAGATATTGATAAATCAACCAACCAAATAGGAGTTTATCCAGATAAGTATTTATTTAGTTTGAATGATGTCAATGAATATCTTAAACGAATTAACGATATTATAATATCAGAGGATTGTAAGATTAAAAATATACACATTGTATTATCTAATGGCAGTGCTAGATTTATAAATATCAAGAGGATTGAAGAATTCCCAGAATGGATCCTACAATCAATAAGCCTTCAATTCATACCAAATTAAAAATGTTATAATTTTAGGTAAAAGAGGTACTGGGTGTTTTTATATATAAGAAATGAAAAATGTTTTTATATATGCTCTATCTGATCCCAGAAATAACCAAATTAGGTATATTGGGAAAGCCAACAATCCGAAAGATAGATACACAAATCACTTTAATTCTGCTAGGGATAAGAATACACATAAAAGAAATTGGATTAACAACGTTAGAAAGGATGGATTTAGACCTGAGTTAATTATTATAGATGAGGTTCCGGTATCTGAATGGCAATATTGGGAAATGTTCTATATATCATTATTCAAAACATGGGGATTTTCATTAGTTAATTATACATCAGGTGGTGATGGATCTACCTTTGGTAATAAAGGATCCTTTAAGAAAGGAAATACACCACATAACAAAGGAGTTCCTTGTAGTGAAGAAACCAAGCAGAAAATTAAAAATAAATTAATTGGGATTCCTAATATCAATAGTTATAAATCAATAATACAATATGATATAAACTATAACATAATAAAGAAGTATAAGTGTATTAAAGACGCTGTTGTTGAAAGTGATGGTTTTTTTAGCACAGGTAAAATATCAGCTTGTTTAACCGGTATAAGAAAGCACCACAGAAAGTTCATTTGGAAATATGATGACGGTAGTGAATTGGTGAAAGTGGATATGACTAGGAAAGAAAAAATAGGTAAGAAAGTATATCAATATGATAATGATAATCAACTAGTTGGGGAATTTAAATCTATCAAAGAAGCTGCAAATCATGTAGGTAGTAACTCTTCTAATATTTCATTTTGTTGTAAGAATATTAATAGGAAATCTCGTGGATTCTATTGGAGATATGAACAAATTGATAAAAGATAATATAATTAGAAATGAAAAATGAAAAATGTATAATAATGGGACCTAGTGGATCGGGGAAAGACTTTCTATTAAGAAAATTATCTGATAAAGGTCTAAAACCCTGTCTAAAGTGGACAACAAGACCAAAAAGAAAATTTGAAGAACAAGGTTCTACTTATAACTTCGTAGATGATTCTGAATTTTTACAATCAATCAATGAAAATAAATTCCTAACACACCAAGAATTTGAGGTTACACCAGAAGATTCTGATAAAGAAAAGTGGTATTATGGATTAACTAAAGATGAGTTTAACTCATCACAAGTTATGATAATGACTCCTGGTGAATTCAAAGACATCACAGAAGAACAAAGAAAGTGTTGTTTTGTTGTTTATTTAGATATTGATAGAAATATAAGAGAATCTAGATTACATACAAGAGAAGATAAGAATGATTCTATCAAACGTAGATTAGATTCGGATGAAATAGATTTTAACAATTTCATCGATTGTGATTTGAAAATAACCGACCCAGAGTTTAATGCTGATGATGTTTATGGTTTAATGGATTGATTCTCCAACGTAACAACTAACTTAATTATACCAGGTAAATCGGATACTTTATGAGTAATATTATATTTATCACTCAATCTATTAATTGCTATTTTAATATCTTCCCATAAAAAAGAAATTGTTTCTAAATCTGTTGGCTTTTTAAACTTTAAGAAAATAAAATCATCTTGATAATCAAAAGAGTATTTACCATAATCACTTAATAATAAATCATCATCCATTATTTCCATAAAAACGTCTTGAGAATCTTGTATAAATTCCCAAAAGACCTCCCAAGGTATTTCATCCGAATTTATGTTATCAGATTCAAACAATATAAATGATTTTATGTATTTATTCGTGTTTGGCATTTTGTAATCTATTAATAATTTTGTCGATGTCCTCATTCCAACCATCAGGTAACATACTTTTTCCAAACTTATTTAGACTACCAAGAGAATCTCTTAAATTTTCAACATCATTTTTGATATCATCTAACTCTTCATAAGCCATAGTATCTTTGATATCTTCTCTTTCGTGGTTATAGAAAAATTCTGGATAGTTATCAACAAAATCAGCACCGGCTTGTTCTTCTTGACCAACTGGTGTCTTCACTAAATAACCATCATCTCTAACCTCACCAACTACTTCATAACCAAGCTTCTTAGCAAATACTTGAACATTTCTATAATCTAAATCCTTAGCATAAACAATAACCTCCCCCTTATTATGAGTGGGAAATCTTGGTACTAATTCTTCATTAAACTTTTTAATGTGTTTCATAATTAAGGCTCTTTTTTACCACCAAATTCTAGTCCTTTTAATTGGCCATTTATACTATTACAAATATTTTCGGAATTACTTATTGTGTTTTCTAACACAGATAGTAATATATTTACCACCGAATAAACTTTCAAATAATTCTTATCAGATGAATAAAATTGTGAATTACAAACACCTTGTATTAAATCAATTGTTAATGTTATAGTATCATTATTTCTAGCTTTCATCTTTTCTATAACAACCTTAGGTATACCTGCTTCTACCATTTCTCTTTCATAATCATAAACAATTGTGTTTATTAAATCTAATAAAGCTTTCCAAACCTTTGGATCATCCATATCTTGATAATCTTTATTGGTAACAAATTTTGATATATTTGATTTATAACTTTTAAGATATAGTGTTAAATATTTTCTAAATACTATTGTTCTATACTCAGTAGAGAATTGAAATGTTGGTATCTTTGAATACATCCAGAAATCAATGTAGTTAAATATATCATGATTTGATATATCTGAAACATTTATATTTCTAACTTTATCTAAATCCTTTGTTTTATTTTTCATAAACCTTTCTATGAACTTATCTGATAGCTTAGATAATGCCATACTAAACCATTTACTTTTAAAAATCGCAATAAGTAAAAATAGGAATATCACAAAAATTGCTCCTTTAATACCATACTTGTCTATTAATGATGTTATATCGTTTATTCCCATATATTTGTATTTTCTTGTTATATATATATTTAATATGGTTTTTCAAAAATTTTTGAAATGTACTCATAATTCAAAAAACACATTAAGAGTAAGAATTTTTTAATATATAAAAGAAAAAGTTTCACATGAACCTTAAACAAAATATAAACAGGATACACATTGAGTTATCGAATAACTTCGATGAAGTTATTATATTCGAGAAAAGTGACATAAAACTAGGAAACTATATTGAATTGTCTATTTTAGAAGGTGATAAGAATCTAAAATTAATTGTTTCTAAAACCGATTTAGAAGGTGATAATTTCAATTGGAAATATTTTACCAACCCATTGAATGAGAATTCAGATTTAGTGAATAGAAACTCTTCAATTAGTTTATTCATAGAAGATGTTAAAGATATTTTTGAAAAAAATAGATTTAACTCAGAATATATAAATGAACTATCTATATTCAATAGAACAGGAGAAATGATTGATAAGTCACGAGACTTAGTTAGTAATATGAAGATAGAAATGGATAAAATTAGTGATGGTCAAATTACTTGGGATATGGCTGATGTATCTATCAATGTTCTTAATCAACTTAACACAGTACTAGATGATATATTATCCAATGAAAAACTTATAAAACATTTTAATAAAATTGATAAATTAGATTTAGTTAAAAAAATTAAGTCTAATGTTGGTGTTAATGACTATGGTAGAAACAGAACTGATGGGTTGTACTTAGGTGATACTCATGGTTTATTCACTAAAAAGGTTGGGGACTGGATAAATGTTAATGATGATGAAGCTAAAACAATTATTGCTAAACAATTAACTACTTGGTTAAATAGTAATATAGATGATTTATTATCATTACTATAATAAAATAAATCGAGTGATAAAGGATAACTAAATTACAACTAAAATAAATTAATAAATTAAAATGGCTACTAATTTTTCATCAATAACTTTTACCGGTATTAAGGCTGAGATAGAAAGGTATTTAAAAAAAGAACATAACAAAGCGGGTCTTCTTTTTAGTCCTGCTTCTCCATATGGTCAGATATTATCTGTTATTGAAAATTTACACCAAATGTCAATCTTATATTTGAAGAATTCAATTGACCAATTTGATTTAAGTAACCCAAATGCTTTAAATAGGAAAGTTATAAGAAATGCGGCAATTTTTGCTGGACATATCCCGGGTAGATCAATAAGTGCTACTGGTACTTTGAAGTTTACCTTAAAATCAAATCTTGATGTGGCCGATCAAATACCTGGATCAAGATTGACATTTAATAATAGATTATTGATTAAGAATAAAACAAACGCTCTTGATTACTCATTTAGTATTGGAACTGAAAAAGTAACACACAAAATAACTCCTAATTATAAATTCTTCGTACCAATAATACAAGGTAAATGGATGAGAAAAACTTATACAGGTGATGGAACACAATTACAAACATTATCATTATCAGAAATAAGCCAAAAAGATATCGAGAACTTCAACGTTGAAATATTGGTTAATGGTGATTTTTGGTCATTAAAAAAGCATATTTATGAAATGTTGCCTGATGAACAAGCTTGTGTTGTTAGAACTGGATTTAACGGTGGTGTAGATATTGTTTTTGGTAATGGTGGGTTCGGATTGAAACCACCAATTGGTTCCTCAATAGAGGTAAATTATTTAGTATCTGATGGATCGACTGGTAACATATTTAGAAGAACAAGAGATGATTGGGAGTTTGTTGGAAATGTATTAGATGGAAATGGTGAAACCATGGATGTCGCTGATGTATTCAACATAGATATTTATACAGATATAAACTTTGGTGCTGATGCTGAAAATCTATTATTTACAAAAAATATATTACCAATATCGAGTAATAACTTTGTTTTAGGATTACCACAACAATATGCGTATGAGATTAAGAAGTTAGGAGTTTTCTCACATGTAAATGCTTATGAGAGATTCGGAACAATATTTATTGTCGCTACACCAAATATAAGATTATTTAAGAATCGAAATGCTGATTATTTCACAATTGATATAAAAGCTTTTGAGCTTGATAGATATGAGAAATCTAAGATAGATAAATATCTTAGGACAGGAGGACAGTTACAATTAACAAGAAAATATAGAGTAGATTCACCAAAAATATCATATTATATAATGAATATATTCGTTATGAATTATTCGGATGCAACTGACGATTCGGTTAATGCACAAATATTAGATAAGATATCAGAATACTTTTTAGACTTAAAAAGAATAGATAGAATACCAAAGCTTGATATAATAAGAGAACTATCAACAATAAATGATGTACACTCTATTGATCTTCAATTCATGTGTAAAAAGAATGAGGATTACCACAAAGAAAATAAAATAAATGTTGAAAACAAATTATCAAATTTTGATTCTAAGATAAATGTTGATATATCAACACCAAAAGCTGATCCAAATTATATTTCAAATAAAGTTATTGGTTTAGATCCGGTTCTTGATGATATAATATTTGAAGCAGATGAAATACCGGTTATTAGAGGTGGTTGGTATGATAGAAACGGTCTATATTATTCTGATAATATAGATGGTGGTGGTTTAAAATCAGTAAATATTATTAAAAAGGGTATTGTTGATTCAAAAAATAGAGCGGGTATATAATGTTATACGATAGACAACAACTTAGTGAACTTAATTACATGAAACACAGACATGATGATGATGATTCAAATTTTGATTATGAAAATAATTTACTTGATAAATCATTATCACCTTATATGTATGAGAATGATGTCATGAATACTTTCCTTAAAAAATTACAACCCTTAGTTTCTATAAATTTCGACCATATGAATGTTATGAAGAATTTTAAGAACTACATGGTGGATAAATATTACTATAAACAACAAGGATAAAAAACCATTTCAAATTTTAATATATAATAAACAAAAGTAATTTAAACGAATGTCAGATAAGTCAAACAATAAGAAAATAGTAGGTTTCAGAAAATTCTCTGATATTAAAACCGAATCTAAAAAGATTAAGGAAATAGATCCATCATTACCCTTTAATGGATTTAAAGATTCTGATATTCCTATGAATCCAAATTTACCACTTGACTCTAAAAAGATTGAGAAACCAGCATCTAGAAAGAATCTGATGCCAGAAGATCAAGATATTAATTTATCTAATGATGATGAAAACGAAGATTTCGGATATGAGTTTGAAGAGGAGAATGAAAATAAAGAGGTTGAGACTTTTGGTAAAATTGCTAAATTCCCTAAGAATATTAAAGCTTCTAAAGCTTATAACTTCCTTGAAAATGTTAAAGTACCTAAGAAATCAATCTGGTATATAATGGTTGAGAAACAAGATAACGAACTTCAAATGGTTAAATATAACTATAAAGAAGGTGTTGATTTAGGTAAATTTGTAACTGAATTAAAATCTTATTATATTGATAAATATAAAAATGAACCTAAACTTAAAAAATTACTAGAATCTGTTTATGTTGATGGTAATGATAAGTATTCAATGGTTAAAAATATACCACTTGTTACAGTTGAAGGTAAAAAGCTTATAACTATAATAACTGAGGATTTAATTAGATTACTTTCAAAATAAAAATAAAAGATTATGAAACATATAAATAGGTTTAATGAAAATACTAAAGTCAATCGAATTTTAGAGATGCAAGAAGAGGAAGAAGGACCATGGAAAACCTTAGATTTTTTCACAGACTTAGATGATTTTCATAAAGAAAATGATGTACACTCATCTTGTCATACAACCTTAGATAATTTTGTCTCATTTCTGACAGATAAATATACTAGAGAAGTAATCAATACTATACTTGGTGAGGACGAAGACGACTATCCGGGTGAATATACCGATGATAATCTTGACCAAATGTGATGTTCGAGATGGTTTGGGATAGATTTCCGATATAACTCAAACCTGTTCATCGATTAAATAAAATTAATAAGTTATGAACAAAAGTTTCCACATATCAATTTACACATCTTTCCTTATTATAATTACTTTTTTTGTAGTTAAAGTTATGTTGTTATCTGGATTTATTAATTCTTCGGTATATACAGATTGGTATGAGTTTATTAGTTTGTTATTATTTTTACCACCTTTTTGTATTATACTAAAAGAAAATATAGGTAATAACTCCAATTTCAATTCCAACATGTTAGACGCTATTAACAAATCTAATTCTGTAATAGAATTTTGTCCTGATGGACACGTAATTAAAGCAAACCAAAATTTCCTAGACATATTTGGTTATACAATAGAAGAGGTTAAAGGTAAACATCATAGTATGTTCGTTAAACATGAATATAAAAACACACTTAAATATAAAAAGTTTTGGAAAGATTTAAGAGATGGTGAATTTAAAAGTGGTGAATTTGTGAGAATAGATAGTGAAGGTGATGAGGTTCACATCAATGGTAATTACAACCCTATTCTAGATGGTAATGGTAAATGTTATAAGATACTAAAAGTAGTAAACAATATAACAGAAATGGTAGAACAAAAAGCTGAGATAGAAAAAACCAACTCCTACCTAGAACATGCTGCAAAAATATTAAGACACGATATGCATAGTGGGATAAACACCTATATGCCAAGAGGTTTACGTTCTTTAAAAAGAAAGATGTCTCCCGAAATTATTAAAAAATTAAAACTAGAATCCTCTTTAAAGTTAATAGAGGAAGGGTTAAAACACTCACAAAAAGTATATACTGGTGTTAAAGAATTTACAAATCTTGTTAAAAAAGATGCTACATTAGAAAGAGAAATTTTTAATTTAAAGGATATATTAAAATCACACCTAAGTACTACCGCATACTCAAAACAAGTTATTATAGAAAATTTAATAGAATGTAACGTTAATGAATCTTTATTTTGTACTGCTGTAGATAACCTAATAAGAAATGGGTTAAAATATAATGACAGTGATTCAAAGTTAGTTAAGATATATATGGATGAAGCGAAATACAATAAAGATAGAGGTTCGTATAGAAATTTACTAATAATAGAAGACAATGGAAGAGGGATGTCGCAAAAGGAATTTGAAGACTTATCTAAACCATATATAAGAAAAAATAAACAACAAGAGTCTGGAACGGGATTAGGGTTAAACATATGTTTAGCGATAATGAAAGAACATGGTTTTGGTGTTAGTAGTGAAAAAATAAAAATAGGAACTAAAATAAAAATAGAAATACCATTATGATTGATTCAATATTATTAGTAGATGATGAAGACTTATTCCACCTAGTCTTCGAAGACGCTTGCAGTCTTTTAGATATAACATTAAGCCTTACAAGTGTGTCTAGTTCAGATGATGCTAGTAATATGTTTAAAGAATGGTTTGAGAGTGGTAAAGGAAAACCTAGTTGTGCCTTTATAGATTTAAATATATTAGGTAGTTCTTTCGATGGTATAGAATTGATTAGAAAGATAAATTTTGAATACGGAAATGAGGTGGTTGTCGGAATAATATCCTCATCCAACGAGGAATCCGAAAAAGCGAAAGCAATAGCAGCTGGTGCTCAATTTTGGATAATAAAATCTGACGAGATAGAACCTAGACTTGAAGAGTTTAGAGAGGATTTTAAAGGTTATAAATCTAAAAGTCTTCCATTTAAGGTTTATAAATAATCTACCTTCTAAAAGAATTTCCTTTAGCCTTTTCTATATCTATAATCGGTGTCGATGGCATTTTTATTATTTGGTAATCGTCATCTTCAAATTCTTTTAATTCATCCAAAGAATTGATTCTTCTTAAAGGAATATTATCAACGGATGAGTTATCTAAAAATTCACCAATTTTCTTTTCTGTTTTAATTATTATCATATTTATTTTATTAAACTTTTTATTATAAAATCAACTCTATTATCCATATTCTCATTAGATAAATCAATATGTTTTATATTTTCTATTTCTAAATAAGACTTTATCCAAGTTCCTAACTTCTCAATCTCACCTTTATCATGAAATCTAATACCATCATCACTATCATTAACTGACATAGCTGGTACATAAAATATTTCATCAATCGTATTTATGTGTTTTAATATTTCCTTCTGTAAATGATTTATTGATGCTATATCTTTATTAGATAGTTTAGAATCGAATAAATTTCTGAAATAGAAATAATTTAGAATCGAACTAGAATCACATATTATATAATCCTTACTATCTAAAAACATTAATTCCTTATTCAATTGTTTATAAAAGATAACCATTTGATCATTAGGTGAATCTGGAATACCATACTCAGCAATATAATCAGTTGCAGATTCACCTACAAAAACAGAATTAATATTTCTCTTTTTCAATTCAGTGTGTACCTCAGAAGCTAATGTTGATTTACCACTAGCAGGAGGACCCATTATCATTATTAATTTACCCTTAAAATTTATATCTTTCATATTCTATAAATGAATAATTATACTCGTTTTTATCATCCTGTTCTTTATTCTCTCTTATCACTTCTACCCAATCCTCATCAATCTCAGGAAAATAAGTATCTCCTTCAAACTCCTCATCAATAAGGGTGAGATATATTTTATCAGCTATATTAATTGACTGTTTATATATCTCACCTCCACCAATTATAAAACAATTAGAACCACATAATAATAAAGCTTCTTCTAATGAACCAACAACCTCACAATCATCCACCTCATAATCTTCTTGTCTTGTTATTATTATATTTCTTCTATTTGGTAAAGGTCTACCAATTGATTCATAAGTCTTCCTACCCATAACAATTGAATTATCAGTTGTTAGTTTCTTGAAGTGCTTCAAATCTGATGGTAAATTCCATATCAAAGAGTTATCATTACCAATGACTCTATTTTTCGAAGTTGCTACAATTATCTTAATCATATCTACTTATTGTTACTAACATAATTTACCAGTATATGATATATTATTTATTAAAGAATTGACCATTTGTTTCAATCTTCTTCAAATCATCCGGAGTAAAAGATTGTGGTTGTGTTTTAACTAAATTGACTATCTCTTGAAAATTAGCCTTAGCTTCATCCATTCTACCAGTATAAAAACTAGCCGCGGCGTGTGCCTCAGCAAACTTCCAAGTATAAAGAGCCTCATCAACAAATAATAATCTCTTAGGATAAGGATTTTTACCGTGGAAATTAACCTTACAGAACTTCGTATAAAGATAAGCCATATGCCATTCACCAACTTGTAAGTAATAATCTATTATTGTTTTTATAGACTCACCTCTCATTGGATCCATAGAATAAGCTTTCAAACACTCTTGATGTGTTAAAGACCAAGGTTCTTCAAGAAGTCTCATAACTGTTCCTATTCTAAATTGTGAATAGTAAATTTCTTCAGCATAACCATCAGGCCTAGAAGTTCTTTCTCTATAATATTTAAGAGATCTTCTTAACCTTTCTTCATTCTCGTCTTTGTTATTTGGTAAAGATGCTGAATCATGATATGATTGAGCTGTATAGAAAATCCACCTTGGATCTTTTCTATCATTATCAATATAATTTTCTAATACGTGAGCATGAGATTTATATTTAGCTGGTATATCACCTTGCCAAGAGTTACCAGTCATCTTAACATCAACATGAATATTCTCAGCAAGTGCCGAGGTAATATTCTTATCTTCACATATGATAAATTCATGAACAGGACCATACCACTTAAATGGCTTAGACACTCTAAAGAAAGTATTTCTAGTATATTTCATTTGACCGATATACGTATTCATCATATATAAATCTTTTGTGAATTGTCTCTTATCGAATTTTGGCTGTATGATTACAGTTTCATCACAATCAAACCAATACCCGTATGTTTTATCTGCATTCCAATCCAATTCTTTAACAACCTCTCTTAGCTTCTCCATTGAATGGTTTCTACTATTTTCAAAGTTATCAAACGGTCTATCATAAACATACGTTGGTATGTTGTTATCTTCTCCGAACTTTCTTATTATATCCTGTGTACCATCAGTAGATCCGGTATCTGTTACGACAATTAGATCAGTGAATGATTTTGCACTTTCTAACATCTTTCCTATCACATGTGATTCGTCCTTACATATGAAATTAAGCGCTAATTTCCCCATTTAAATATTATTATTTTTTATTTATATCTACTATAACCGATTTGTTTCATTCAGTATAGAGTTTATTTTGATATCTCTTAATTTTGATTTATTTATTAGATATATTTTATTTACTTTATTATGGTTTACCCAACCAACACCATCAGTGGAATGTTGAGCAATAGTTATATTATCATTTTCTATATGAGTGATTATATAAACCTCATCTCCCTTAACAGATTTTGGATAACCATTTTTTTTTCTCTTCAATAGAACGACCTCATCTCCCTTACTAAAGGAGATTATTCCTCGTTTTATCATATCTTTTATTACCCACTCATTCATTACAAAGGTTATTTTTAGTCTCCGAATGTTAAAATTTCTTTATTCACTTTCTTCAAATCTCCCCACACTTCACTATATGTTATCCCGCGTACTTTACGATTATCTATCCAGATATATTCATCATCCTCACCTTTACACCTTGGTTTATCTGTTATTAGGCCATTATATTTAAACCCATTATCATCTAACCATTTTATTGTAACATCTCTATCTTTTGATTCACGAGCCGTGAAAAATGTAATATGATGTCCATCATCATACCACTTATTAATTTGTTCTAATGAACCCTCAATAACTTTTGCAGTTGCATATAAGTGTGAATCTTCATTACTAATATCATCACAACAGGTTCCATCTATATCTACTAAAAATACTTTCATACTAATTATTATTTTTTACACTATATTCAATTCATGAATACTCTTTTTCTTTGAGATAAAATTAATAGACTTAGCTAAAATTCTATCACAAGAAATGATGTTTAATTTTTGACCACCCATAACACCTTCTCTGTTTTTCAATGACTCATTAAACTTTTTATCAACAACTGTTGAGATACTATCAGAAACCATTAACTCAGTTAACATAGATGTTTCTAAATTATCAAGTGCTTTACCACTCAATACTCCATGTGTAGCTATTGCTCTAACACTCTTAGCTCCCATCTTCATAACCAATTCACTAGCTTTTTTTAATGTACCAAGTGTATCAGCCATATCATCAACGATAACAACATTTCTACCCTCAACATCACCAACCAATTCCATAGAGTGAATTTCATTTGGTTTAATTCTTTTCTTATTAATCATTGCAAATGTTGCTTCAGGGAAAGCTTTACAGAAATCTGTTGCTCTCTTAACAGCTCCTTGATCAGGTGCAATAATAGTTAAATCATCAATTTGGTTATTTTTGATATGTTCAATGAATATCTTGTTACCATTAAGGTGAACAACCGGAACATTATAAAATCCCTGAATAGCAGATGCGTGTAAGTCAATAGTGATAATTCTCGTCATACCAGCTTTCTCTAATATATCGGCTAATAGTTTAGAACCAATAGATGATCTCAAATGGTCTGTTTTATCTTGTCTTGAATATCCTTGAAACGGAGAAACTAACGTAAATGATTTACACCCTGCTCTCTTAGCAGCATCTATTATTAATAGAGTTTCCATAATTGTATCAGAAGACATTGTTGATTGAATAAAGAAAACATCTTCATCTCTAACAGTCTCTTCGAATAATGGCAATATCTCACCATCTAAGAACTTGTCTATCTTTAGTTTGCCTGGTTTGATATCGATGTCAAACTCTACACATAGTATATTACAAATACTATTTGCTAATTTCTCACTAGTTGATCCGTTGAAAATTTTCATATTATTTATTTATTTTTTAAAAGTAAGTCAATAGCAGATTCACGTAACTGAACCACATTTGGTTTGTAACGTAACTTCACACTATTGATGAAATGTTTTATATTTGGTGGGTAATTTATTCGCTCAACCCATTTGAACCTTTTATTACCATATCCATATCTTAGTGGTTTTCTATTTCTTGGTAGGAATAGTTTATCTATAACCTTTTCTGGTTGTGTTAATTTATTATGATATTTTTCTTTTTTCCATTGAAATAATATATCACACTGGTTTTTTTCAGAAAGAGAATTAAACCAAACGATATTAGAACCCATCCTATTTCTAAGAGAGTTTAATTCTTTTTGATGTTGTTTTCTTTTTTTCGATTTATTTGAAATCATATACATAAAGGTAATTAAAATTATTAGTTATTACAAGTTTTTATGCCATTTCCAAGCAGATGATACCATATCTTTAATATCATATTTAGTTTCCCATCCCAAAAGTTTTTTAGCTTTTGATGAATCAGAGTATATTTGAACTATATCACCTTCTCTCGCATCACTTATTTTATAGTTTATATTAACACCATTTACCTCTTCAAATGTTTTAATCAACTCTAAAACAGAAACACCATCACCTGATCCTAAATTAATAACATCACAAATACCAACATTTGATGACATATAATTAAGAGAGTCAACATGAGCTCTAGCTATATCTGAGACATGAACATAATCCCTTATACAAGAACCATCACGAGTATCATAAGTATCACCAAACACCACCATTTCTTCTCCTGTATCAGCAGAGTTACATATAACCGGAAGTATATTATTTGGTTTTGTTATTGGATATTCTCCTATCTCTCCACTTTCGTGAGCACCAACAGGATTAAAGTATCTAAGTGATACAACACTAATATTCGAATTTGAATTACAAAAATCTGATATTATTCTCTCACCAACCAACTTAGTATAAGCGTATGGTGATTGTGGATCAGATAACTCAGTATCTTCATTTACTGGTAATTTATCAACATCACCATAAAGAGAACAAGAAGATGAAAATACTAAACTTCTAATATCAAATCTTTTACAAGCATCCAAAATATTTAATAAAGAATTAATGTTATTATCATAATATTCTAATGGGTTATTAACCGATTCACCAACTGCTTTAGATGCTGCAAAATGTATAACACCATCAATCTTATGATTAGTTAATATATCATCTATTGTATCTCTACAATCTCTAGCATACACTTTTACATTATTAACCATCTTATTAAGTTTATTAATAATCAAAGGGTTTGAATTAGAAAAGTCATCAAGTATTAAAACTTCACATTCTTCACTTCCTTCTTTCAATAATTCTAAAATTGTGTGTGATCCAATATACCCAGCACCACCAGTGACTAAAATTGTTTTCATCCTTCTATTATGTTTTTTAAACTAGTAGGTGAGTAGTTAATTGACTTCAATACTTTATTATCAGAGTTTCTGTAAACAACATATTTACCATTTACTTCTTTATAATTACCCTCTGTACCATCTTTCTTTTTGTAGTGTGATAATGTAGCCAAAGCTTCTTTCATTGTATCACATGCCTTTGACATATTACTTCTTTGTACCTCATCGAATAACTCAACAAATTTATCACCTAAACCAAATTCAAGAACTGCACCAGACAATACATATTGTAAGTCACAAAGAGCATCAGCTACCTCAACAAGGTCGTTTTCTTTTATTGCTTGTGATAACTCATCTAATTCTTCTTGTAGAAGGTTTACACGTAGTTCACATCTATCCTCACCTGGTATTTGTGGGGTATCTAAAATGGGAGCTTTGAAAGTTTTGTGGAATTCAGCCACTTGATTTAAAGAATCTATCTTTTCCATAATTATATAATACTTTTTGTTTATATGTTTAAATTAAATTATAGTTTAGAAAACTAATATATAGATTATATAAAAATATTATAAAATTATGAAATATGTAAGAACCTTTGAATCTTTCAAGAATAATAATAATAATAAACCAGTCAATGAAGAATTTCTTGGTGCTATTGGTAAATTCTTCGGAAAAATGTTTAAAAAAGCTGGAGAAAATATAAGAAAGACGCAGGGTGGTAATGAGATTGAGGTTATTTATAAAAAATATCTGAAGTTGATAAATGATGCTATTGTTAAACAAACTGGTTTAAACTTAGAATTAGGTAAAGTTTCTGTCAAAGAGTCTAAAGTATTCGAAGCAGAAGAAGCAGTAGCAGAAGAAGGAGAAGAAGGAGCAGTAGCAGAAGAAGGAGCAGAGGAAACTACTGATAAAAAACCAGGAGAGGCCGAAAAGAAACCAGCTGTAGATCCTAAGATATTAAAACAAAAGCAAGATATCTTAAAAAAGATAATTGTACAAATGAAAGGTATGGCTATTAAAGAGATGGATGCTGTATTAGTAAAACAGGGTGGTGGTTCTAAGAACCCACAATTACAAATAATAATTAATATTAAAAAGGATCAATTCACATTGGATTTATTGAATGCTGAAATATCATCTTTAGAAAAATCAGAGGATCCAGAATCTAAGAAACTAGCCGCAGCTAAACAAATAGAAGCTAAAACACTTGGAGAGAAACAAAGAGAAGACTGGGTTAAATTTGAAAAAACTGGAAAACCAGTTGAGTATAAAGAAGATGATGTTGTTATTTATAAAAGAAAGGATTTCAAAGAAGAGGAATGGAATAAACTTTCAGATGAAGAAAAAACAGATGAGGATAAGTGGGATGATGTTCAAGTTGGTAGTAAATCAATTACTAAAATTGATGGTGATAATTTCACATTCAAGAATAAAGATGATAAAGATATAACAAAACCTCTTACTGATATTTTACTTAAAGTTAAGGTTAAGGAAGAACCTAAAGAGGAAACTGATGAATCCACAGAAGAAACAACTGAGGATAAGGCTAATAAGTTAATGGATAAGGAGCAAGAAGACGCTAAAGCTGCTGGTGTAAAAGCAAAAGCTGATAGAGCATCGGAAGATTCTAAAAAATAAATATAAATAATATGAAAAAGAATTACATAAAAACATTTGAATCGTTTAGAAATGCTCCCGTTAATGAGGAATTGTTTGGTGGTTTAATTGATTTTTTTAAGAAAATGTGGGGTAAGGCTGTACAAGATCTAGAAAAAATGGGAGGAGATAACCCAAAAACAGAAGATATAGACACTTGGATAGAAACTAAGATATTTAACCCATCAGATGGTACTTATTTATTCAAATCTGTTATTGAAGAGTTTGAAAAGAAACCAGAAGCAAACAATGAAGATTGCTTAACCTTGGTTGATAATATTCTAGATCCTGAAACAGGAGCTCTTGGTACACAAGGACTTGAACCATTATACGAAAGTCTTAAAAAGGTTTATGGTGATAATTTAGCACCATTAGAAACTATTAAATATTATTTTGAAACAGCTAGAAACAGAGCAATAAAACAATTTAAATATGCTGGGGGACCAGACTTGAAAATTGGAGAAGCTAAGATTGACCCGGCTTCTAAGAAGATGGATATGGCTGACACAACACATTTACCAGATTTTAAGAAGGTTTTACAAAGCGCGGGAGAAGATGGTGTGAAAAGAAAAGAAGCAGCTCTTGGATGGGTTAATAAAACACTAACACCGACATTATTAAAATACGTAGAGGAAGTTGATTCTTCAAAAGTTGAAGAATACTTGGATTCTAAAGGTATAGAAGCATCATCAGAAGGACCAGGTGAACTTAAATCTGGAGATACAATTGTTTATAAAAGAGATAAATTCAGTGCGGATGAGTGGGAAAAGTTAAGTGATGATGATAAGAAAAAAACTGATGAAGGACCAATGCAAGACTTACAAGATAAGGAAATGATTGGTGTTAAAAAGGTTAAAGATGTTTCTGGTGATGATATATCTTTCGAAGATGCTGATTTTAAAAAGACAAAGGAAGATATCTTAATGAAAATTGAGGTTGACCAAAGTGAAGAAGCTAAAAAAGCAGCAGAATCTTTGGGTAATATAAAGGATGATGCTGATAAAATGAAAACTGTCGCTGATTTAGCTGATATGTTACAAGATGATTCTAAAAAAGACCAAGTAGAAGAAATCAAAAAGATAATAACAGGTGAGGAAGAAGGTTAAGAAATTCAAAGTATTTGAGTCGAGCCACAATTATCTAAGTAATGATGATGTTAATGATTTATTCATTGAAATTATTGATGATGGATTCGATATAAAATTTTTTGATACTGCTTCACATGGATCTTATTTCTTTGAATTTAGAAAAAATTTAGAAGAATCGATACTTGATCCGATTGATGTTGGTAGTGCTTATGGAATAACAAATATAAGTGAGATAACAAATCAAATGAATTTTCTAAAAACAATCGAAGAAATTAAACAAAGGTTAGAATCCATAGGATATAAAATTGGGTTTGAATTTGAATTCAATTTCGGATTAGGACCAATGTTATACTTTGTGTGCCATATGCAATATATTTCAGATGTTGATACCACATTAGATAGTCAGAACAGACGGCAATTTTGGTGATTTCATTCGCTATATGTATCAGTAATGACTAATGTATATTTAGTTTCTTAATATATAAGTTATGAGCACTTTATACAGAAGAAAACAAGAAAAAATTTATAAAAAAATTGATAGTATCGCTACTAAAGGTAGAGATAATGTTTTTGAATACACTAAATATATTGATGAGTTGGTATCGAATGGTGATTATGCTGAACTTGAACAAGTTTTATATGATTATTATTATATTGATATAATCGATGCTGCTGATGTAGATGTTGTTAAAAAGAAAACTTGGGATCCTATTTTATTCCAAACAACATCCTCATTTCTAAAAAAATTATCTAACCTTTATAACAAAAATAATGTTTATCAAAGCTCATTTGATATACTAACATCTGATGCAAATGCTATACAGATGAATTTATCTAATCCATTATCAAGCACATTCTCACAAACTGGATACACACAATCAATATCATTTACACGACAAGAGGATGTAGTTAGTATTAATGTTTTAAATTCGGATACTTATCTTATTCAAATATCAAGAGCTGAATGGGTGGATGATTTACCAACGAATATTGAAATATTACAAAATATAAATATTGGTACTCAATCATCAATAGAAACTCAAATACCAACAACACACTCTAGAGAATACCTGATAAAAACATACGAAAGATCTAGTTTCTTAGAATTAAATTATAAATTAGATGTTGTTAAAAACAATATCATTGGTCAAATAAGAGAGATTGATACATATACAGCAAATGCTAAATATTATTTAGAGAACCAACAATATGCTAGAATAGTTGGTGAGGTTATTTATTACTTAGAAGTAACAGAACTAAATGGAGAAACAACATTAATAGATGCAAATAATACATCATTATCATTCGATCAAAACCTATTAAATAGGTATAAGACAGCTTTAGATATTTTAATACCCAACATTTAAGATTATTATACTATAATATGTAAATAAAATTTTAAATTATGGAAACCAGAATAGTAGATTTCGAAATCTTAACAAAACATTACATAAACTACCAAGACGGTGTTAAAGAAATAAATACCGAAAGAGAAAGATTTGTAGATAAAATGACACCATTAAAAACAGAAATGGAATCAATTATCAGAACCTCTAATAGTGGAGTGGTTGTCGATCAAAAAACACAAAAAACAAGAGCTGAAAGGTTTCAACAATTACAAGAAGAAGCTGTTGAAATTGATGGAGAATTCAAAAATTCGATGAAAAAATTACGTGATGATCTTAACACTAAAATATATGAAGAATTATCCGTAATTATATCAGAATGGGGTAGTAATAACAAAATTGATTTAATTACTGGTAAAATGGAAGTTGTTTATTCAAATCCTAAATTTGAGGTTACTGATAATATATTAACTTTACTAAAGAAGAAGGAATTATTTATTGAAATGTTAGAGACTGTTTAATTAATTAAAACATCAAATAAAAAAGAGACTTAAACAGTCTCTTTTTTTATTTGATTAAGTTTTCTCCTGTCTTTCATAAATTCCTTGAAATAATATTTTATATCATCCGAATTCATCTTGAAACATTGTGGATCATTATCCATCTCATTACTAATCCATATCTCACAACCATCAGGCATGATATCATACCTTGCTTTTATAGCATATGAATAAGCAGCACATTGCTTTTTATAAGATATTATCCATTTATCTGGTTTTCTTTTCTTAGACGTTTTGAAATCAATAACTTTCTTATGTCCGTTTTCAATAACAACACTAAAATTATCAACAGTACCAGCATAAGATAAATCCTCACCTTTGTATATAAAATAGTTCCATAAGAATTTCTCTTGGAATATTCCCTTTTTGATATTATCAAAGAATCCAGTGTGGTAGAAGTTGAAAAATAATTGTGTTCCTACTATGATTGCTCTAGTATCATGTTGATTAACCTCACCGTCAGTCCGAGCTGTCTCCAACATCAATTGCAATCTCTTGTGTTTATCCATATCTGGTAGCTCACAATATAGCTCACAAAGTCTGTGCATAACATTACCACGTTCTGTAGCGTCAACACTTATCTTATAAGCTTCGGCATCCCCAACACGATCTTTCCACTTTTTTAAAAAAGTTTTATCTTGTGTCTCTGATAAAATTGTTGTTATACTTGGGAAAGCACCAATTATAACACCATCTTTTGTTGTTACTTCATAATGTCTTTTACCATTGATATTTACCCTTCTGATAGAATCCGTTTGTTCCGGTAAGATTATTTCTTCCGGAACATCACCATTTATATCGGGTATTGATGAAAATATATCCATATGTATTATATACAGATAATAATCAAAGTTGTTTGAAACGTTAAGGTGTATTAAAATCCTTCAAATATAGGTGGAGGTACAAAACCCTCTCTGTCGGTTAGTCTATCCGCCGGCTCAACATCGAATTCTAAGTGTGTCAATCTGATCACTATCAGATCTACCTTCGATAATTTCCATAATTTCCCCTCCTGTTAACAGATCACTTCTGACCAACCCGCTGTCACGTTTCTTTTTGCGAGCCAGATATCTATTTCTTTCTTCTAATCTTTGTTTGTTGTATGATATTCTATCATCAATTCTTTCTCTATTATTATTATACTCATTTTCTCTGTTGAATATATAATCTTGGGCGTCTTCGCAGTATATTGCATCAACATTTAAGATATATTTATCATTAGATTCTGAGTAGTTACAGTTATCGTGGTGTGTGTAAATTGATTGATATTCTAACCAAACAGTATCACCAGGATATCTAAATACCTTAGAGATTGCATCATATCTCAGATAATCACTTTCTTGTTTATAACCATCAGTAGAACAAAGTGTTCTATAATCAACACACGTTGGTTGATAATTATATAAAGTACCATTAGTTCCTAAGAACTTAAATGTATCCATATATGGGTAATAGTCATATGAGCTGTATCTTAATTTCAATTCTAACTTCAACTCAACTCGTTTTTGTCCAAATTGTTCGAACAAAATTGTGTTATACCAATTTTGTTCTTTCTTATGTAAGAAATCATTTTTAACCGCCCACTGCTTAAAATAAGAAGAGTATTTTTCATCACAAATTGTATAGATTCTATCCATCAATTTATAAGATTCGAAACTCCACAATAAAGCTCTACCGATAAGTTTACCTTCTGGATTAAACATTGCCACCATAGAAACTTCCTTATTATCAACATATATATCAAGAAATTTCTGACAATGCTCATGTTTCATACAAGAGATACCAAGTGGTCCTCTATCAGAAGCATAAGATTCCCAGTAATAAAGGTCTTTTATTCGGTGTCCAGTCACCACCTCGAATTTAAATGCTGGTTTTGAAACTTCCGCTTTGAAAAGGTTAGAGAATTTCTCAACCTCCTTTGATGGTATATTTTTGAATATCTTGGTGATAAAAGATCCAGGTTTTGCGTGATATCTACGAGAAGAACTCCAATATTCACCTTCGGATAATGATTCAATTCTATCTGTTGTTAGATAAGATATTCTACGTTTATCTTGTGATGATAGAGATATGTAATTCACGAAATCCTCCGCTACATCAACCTTATCATGTCTTTTTTTCAATAAAAGTTGAGCTACTAATGAATCGTGCTCGATTTCTTGTAAAACTTTTTTCAAATTATTTGAGATATAAATATCAACTGTTTTTCTTTCGTATGGCATAATTTTTTTTACAAATATAATTAATTAATTCTTATTTTATATATTATTGAAGGTCAAAATTCGAACTTCTTTTGTGTTGTGTAATTTTTTTATTGAATAGTATAATCTTCTACCTTCGCTTGTTAAGTCTCTAAAAGTAGCACACCAAGGAATATCTTCCTCCCTAAAATCAAATGTTGATGTGTCCCACCCTACACAAATACATGCTGTTAGTGGTATTGAAGATACAAAATCTTTCTCATTTTTAATGAAGGTGTTTGGGAAATATCTACCGGTATCAATCAAAGATTTTGAAAAATCTTTACTTCTCATTGATACATCATCCGATACAAAATTTCCTCTAAGGTTAAGGTTAATATTAGATAAATCATATCCTTTATTGAGGAAATCTTCTGAATCAAAAGCTACCAAGTAAATAAATGTTTTACCATTGGATCTACTGAAATATTTACCTTCTATCGGAAAGGTCACAAAACCACTATTATCTTCTCTTAACATAAATTAAATTCCTAATGATTCTAAAACTGCATTTCTAACTGACCATTGAGTCATTTTCATAATTCTATCAGTTTCATTCTTTATTATATGAGAATCTTGTTTATTGAAAATTCTAAGATAAACTTGGAATGACCAAAAAGCATCAAGGTAAAAATCTTTATCATTTGGCACCTCTGATAAATCCTCAGAATGTGTATATAACATCGTTCTCTGTTCTTTTGTTATACTAACCCCCGTAAATGGAGTAGTTCTCACAGAGTTCTTAAATGCGTCAAATTTAAGGTGGTTGATTCTTGGTATATCTTCTTTGTCTCCTAAAATAACTTCTCTTAATTTAGAGAATGATATTCTATGACCGACTAATGATTTTAATGATTTTATTTGTTCATCGAATGTTTCATCATTCAACCCAAGCGTTGCTTCTTCAGCCGCTTGTGTAACACCTTTAAGATGTTTTTTAGTTAGACCAATGTTTTTTGAACTGTTAACTACATGGAACTTAGATGTTTCTGAGTAAAGTCCTACGTTGAAGCTCAATCTTCTTGATTTATCACTTGAGTTTAGTATATAAAATGATTTATAAAATTCAACACCACCAACATCAATCTTATCAGAAATTAGCTTAAGGTATTGTTGACCACCCTTAATTGATAGTTGGTAATTCGTGATGGTAAAATTATTCTCAATATCATTAATCTTATCTTTAAGATATTTAACAATATCAAATATCTCATATCGGTTAGACACATTAGCAGTTTTGATCACGCGACCACCATACTTGGTAATTATCTGATTATTAATCCTTTCAATAGATAACTGGTCTATCTGGTTAAATAATTCTTTTTTATTGTAGCTTCTAAATCCTCTCATATTTTTTCGTTTTAACAAATATACATATTATTATTCGTTTTTCAAAATTTAATTTAATATATAATAACAATGAAGTATTTGAACAAATATAACAAATTTTCCTTAAATGAGAGCAAATTCGAGGAAGAAAATATAAATCAATTATTACCTGACTTGGTTGATATAGTCCAAGATATTGCTGATAAGGGATATCTTATTTGGTTTGAATCACCTAATGGTAAAATATCAATAAGTGATTATATTGATAATGGTGATGTATCTGACTTCAAACCAACATTCAAAGCTGGTAATAAAATTAAAAATAAATTAAATATAGTTATAAATTCAAATTCTGCTAGTAAACATATGGGTAATGAAGAGTTTGGTGATATAGTAAGTGAAATGACAACCGCCATTGATAGACTAGCTGATATTGGGTGGATATTTGATAATTTTAATGTATCAACACCTAGATCATCAAACAAAGATAATACAAATTTTAGATTTACTAATATAAAATATTCATTTAATAAACCAGATGAAGTAACCGATGATGAATTACCAAGTGTGGAAGAGATAAAGGCTAAGTTCGCTAACTTTGGATTAAATGCTGAAGATATTGAGTATGAAGTTGATGATAATATGTGTCACGTTGGTGCTGAATCATTTGAATATGATGGTAGTATACCAGATGATATCGAAGATAAATTAGATAGAATGATAGAAGTACTTGGATTTGATTATTACGAACATGAATTAACCGGAACTGATTGGTTAAGTGTTAAGTTCTGGATAAACCCAGATCCAAATCCAGAATAATTTATCTAAATTTCATTTTATAAGCAGCATCAACAGTAACACCTTTTAAATCAATCTTGGATAAATCAGCCTTATCTAAGTTACCAACTTCCTTTTTTATTATACTTAATAATTTTTTTGAAATTGGTTTAACTGATGTGAAAGCTACTCCTCTAGCATCAGATACTTTAGATTCCATTCTAGAAGCGGTATTAACAGCATTCCCGAAGAAATCTTTTAAGTCAACCTTTTGTAATCTATAAGATCTGGCTTCCATATTACCAGAACAAACACCTATTCTTAGTTTATATTTTTTCTCTAATTTAGTTAAATCTTTTGAGAATTTAAGAGCATTTACTAAAGATTTATCACTACTTTCAAAGTATACCATAAAAGCGTCACCGATTGTTTTAACAACCCATCCACCATATTTTTCAGATAAATTATTTACAAGTTCATGATGATCTAATAATTGCTTTGACATACTTAGTGGATCATCAGACCACATCTTAGAAGAACCAACAACATCACTAAATAGCATAGTTGGCATGTTTTCAGTTTTTTCTATACCGGATTCTTGTTCATCATCCCATTCTTTTTGAGCTTGGTTCAAAACTCTCTCTGATCGTTTTGGTTGCTCTTTCGATTCAACTTCCTTTTCATCAGCTTCGTTTATACTAAAAGATTTATATTTATCTAAATGTTCCATCAAAGTATATATTAAAAATCCTTATTACTTATTTTAATATATAACTTGATGAAACATATAAGATTATTTGAAAAATTCTATGAAGATGAATTCCCGGATATTTTCGGAAATTCATTACTCAGGGGAGTTAAAGTTGATAAAGAAGAATATATTGATGATCCTAAATTAAGGAATGTATCAACAGGTCAATCTATGGATGAAGACTATGTTTCTTTTCTTAATAATTATAAAAACCTTGGTTTACAAAATCCTACAAAATCTATTCATTTTTATTTAAATCCAACAGAAAGCCAAACAAAATACTTATCTTGGTATGGAAATCCATACAAACCAATTCCAAATAAGGATGCTAAATTCTCATTTAGTAGGGAATTAAGAAATGGTGGGTTGGGATCTACTTGGTGGTTTGTAGAAAGAACAATAGAGGAATTTTTGGATATAGATAACCCACTTTGGAGTGGTTATTGGGATTTTCCTGACATGGAGGAAAATAAATCTGATTTTTTAAAAGAAATTTCTAATTATCAGAACCTATTAATAAAAGGTGGTGTTGTTGGTAATTTAACGTATGATGAGCTTTTAGATTTATCAAAAAAAGGAGAAAGTAATTTACAAATATGGACAGAAAGTAGTGTTCTTCATAAACATATTATTTAGAATTATTTATATAAAAACTTTTGATATTTTTCTTCGCTCTTTAGATCAATCTCCATTGTAACTTCCTTCAGTGGTGAAGTAAATGTTATTGTGACAAGTGATATTTGTTCCGATTCAATACCATTTAATAACTCATCTAATATAATATCTCTCTCATCCTCTTTCCCTAATTTAAGACCTGTATCAACATACAGATTTATTTTCCAAGGCAATCTTTTATTAACAAATGATAATACAGATTGTCTATAAACCGATGGTTGTCTAATTTGCCTTTTATAAAGAAAAAGTGAGAATATTATAACTCTAATTATGTATTGATGATATATTTCATTAATATCCAGTTTCATATTTAATATATATTATTATGATTCAAGGCTGGAGCAAATTCAATGAAAATAATGATGAGATACCATCATATTTAGATATGAAAGATAGATTAGCTGCTGAAAATACACCTCAGATTAAAAAAGTTATTGATGATGTTAGAAATTGTTTTATATCATTTGAGGATAAAGGTATTATAAATGGTTATAAATTTGGTGGTATTTATAACCCAAAGAAAGATACACCTAGAGATTTAAATATAAATTATTCACCATCAATATCTGGAAATAAATTTCACAGAGAACCATCAAAGAAAGATTTAGAATCGATATCTGAATTTTTTGTACCTAAATACTATGCTGAGTTTGAAAATACTTTTATATCAATCGGTGTTGATTTTACTTATGATGGTACACATGGTGGTTGGTTAAATGAAAATGGTATAGATTCGATTGATGATATAATTGAAGCTAAGAATAGATTGAAATTAATGGGTTATGAAATGAAAATTTGTTTTTGGCAAACAAAGTTCGATACAGCCTTACGAGAGGTAGATCCATTAGAGATTAGAGTTTATTTTAAAATGGATTGTACTTGGGGAACCTTTATAACATCTTCTGGTGAAGTGATAAAAAACTCAGATGACTTCAATAATCATCTCAACGGAGATTGATAGGGAAGTTCGTTAGAATCAGTTATCTAATATCTGACTTATCTTGTATTGTCTTTCCTCAAGTATTTTATAATCTTCTATTGGTATTATCTCGTCTTCATTAAATAATGATTCATTCATTTTACTACCAACACACCAAATACACTTATAAATTCCGTCACTAATACTAAAAACCGACATTTTATTCCCACCGGTTGTTTTTATAACTAAGTCTCCTGATTTATATTTCATAAAATAAAATGTTATTTTATTATTTATTAATTAACTAAGTACCTCATCTATTTTTTATCACGTTCATACTCCCAAATCACTAAGATTTTTTAACCTTCTTAATTGTTTAACGTTATCTAATCTCAATAGATACATTTCATCATATCTAGCGATTGCATTTACAGAATTAATTTCAATTTTTAAAAGCTCATCTAAATATTCTTTTTCAATTTCATTGATATCTATATCATTGATATCTAATTCATTTTTTTCAAGAACTTGATAAAATTCAATCATATCATTAAGTAATTTACTTTCTTGATCTCCTCGCGTGGCAAAACATGGGACACCCATCGAATTAAGTTCTTGTATAAATTCAGCACTTAATTTTATCCTAGTATCATATATAACAAAGTCTTCATCATAATACATTATATAGATAATTGGTGCAAACGATCCCTCATCTGGATAAGTCTTGGATTTAAGAATCCTTTTCATTTATATCTCAAATGTTTCTTCTTCCTCTTCTGAGGATTCCAAATCATCTTTAGGTATACCATAATTCATTATCAGAATTTCTGTTCCCTTTGTTTGTGCCTTACCAGACTTTGCCATAGAAGCTTTATGAAAGTCTTTCTGCTCCCATCTATAATCACCTCTCACGAACCATTCTTCTAATTGATCAAAGTGGTAGTAACTCAATGAGAATTTACCAGTTGTTGCTTTTAATGAATCAGCTAATCTTTCATGTGTATCTAAACCGAAATCATGATTAGCATAATACTTTTCTGTTTTATAGTAAGGTGGGTCACAATAAAAATATGTTGATGGTGAATCATACTTCTCAATAACATCTTGGAAGTCCATATTCTCACAAACAGTAATCTTATCAAAATAACCTTTCCACTTATCATTGGTTAACTTACCTTTGAATGAATCAAACTTAGATTTATATTTACCCTTTAAGTCAATAAACTTACCTTTCTCTGGATTAGTACCAGACCAAACTTGACTAAGAACATACGCATATTTTGCAGCTGTATGATAATCAGGTTCAGATAAATCAACTTGGAAATCGGGATGAAATATTTCACTCTGACATCTATTGAATAATTCCTTATCCTGTGATTTATAATCTTTAATCACATCATAAAAATCATCATAGTTTACAATACAATTAAATAGGTTAACATTTAATGGATTAAAGTCATTATAAACAACTCTCTTTAAATTTTTGAATTGTGGAACATCTAACTTAAAGAATACCCAAAACATACCCGAAAAGGGTTCTACGTAAGTCTCTACGTCATTTGGAATGTAATTCCTTATCCATGTACCAATGCGACTCTTTCCGCCAATATAACTTAATGCCATAACTTTTTATTTATTTTTATAATGTTGAATTACTCACCCTCTTTTAATTCATTGATCCTATCTCGAATCTCTGCTGCTATCTCATACTCTTCATTATCAATAGCGCTATTCATCATTATTTCAAGGTCCTCAATAGATACAATTCTCTCTGGCTTCGGTTCAAAAATATCATTAAGTTCTGAGTCAATTTCATCATCCCCAAATTCATAAATACTGCCTTCTTCATCCTCACTTGATATAACTATACCCGCAGATTCTAATATATCAGTTGTTACAAAAATAGGACACTTGTAAATTACGGATAAAGCCATAGCATCACCAGCAGTACATTCAATCTCAAATTCCTCTATACCATTTGATGTAACAAGTTTAGTATAAAAAACACCCTCTAATAAAGAATGTATATAAACCTCTTGTATATCAATACCATATGAATCACTCATTGATTTTATCAAATCATGTGTTAATGGTCTAGGTGATTTAATACCCTCTAACTCAAGAGCTATTCTCTGAGCTTCTAGTGGTTTAATTATCAATGGTAATTTTCGACTACCATTTTTATCAGAAAGTACCAAAACATAAGATCCAACTTGGCTCTGACTATATGATAATCCTAATATTTTTAATTCTCTTCTCTTCATCTATTTAATAGTTTATTTATTTTAAAATGTCTTTCATATTCATCGTTACAAGCTTCGTTAATAATTATCATCTTAAATAGACTCTCATTTGAGTTAAACTCAACATAATCAATAACGGGTAATTGATCTATATAATCAGTTATTATAAATTTATATGTATTTTTTGATTTTTGTTTTTCGAAATCCGAAAGTTCTTTTATTAAATAGCAAAATTTTCTATCCTTTATATCAATAAAAAACTTTATCAAATCATCATCCTCAAATAAATTCAATATCTTATTGTTATTAATACAAGTTATGTACAGTCCGATTCCCGTTGATCGGCAATAGTCAACCCATCCCATCTTTCTTAAAAGGTATTTATTTATCTCAAACATCAATCTTTTAATAATAAATCTGCTGCTGAAGTTGCAGCGAATGCTTGCGGTTTACTCCAAGTTCTAAAACCCATACCTCTCAACCAAGGAACGTAAGCCTTATAAGCAGCATATGATTTATTCTTACGAACTCCCTTTTCATTCATATTACCCTCAAATGGATTGAAGTCAACGTGTAAGTCAACTAATCTAGGTTGTAATCTATCAAGTGGGGTTATAACAAGGTTAGTCATAACTCCATCTTCATGATGTGTTTCAACATTAGAATACTCACCAACACATTTTAATAAGTGATACTTATATCTCTTTATCTCATTATCGGTTAAATCTTTTCTAATATAAAAATCAGATAATTCCTTATCAAGATAAGTTCCAATATCATGTAACCATTGAGCTTCTTTATATAACCTTTCTTGATTATCCCTAATCTTACTACATTCCTCTCTAAAGAAAACAACGTGTGCTCCCCTTTTAATATCCGAATTGTAAATCATTATAGTATTTGCATAGACTGTCTTTCTACGCTTTTGTATTGAGTCACAACCAACTGTTATAGTTGATGTAGGATCGTTTTTAACGATCTCTCTAAGATATTCTATTATATCAGGTATATAATCACCACCAAATCTCTTGAATCTATTTTTAAACATTCTTTATTTTTTTTACTAGTAATATAGACTGCCGAACTATCTCTGGTGGGAAAACAACAAATGATCCATCCTCACACGTTAATTCAAACCCTGATCCATTATAAAAACTCTTAGACATCTGTAATAGATTTTTGTACTGATCTTCACTAAGAACTGATTTCTTACCAAGAAATTCACCAAAGTGATTCTTTAAAACTATTTGTATCTCGACTTTATCATCATTCATATATTATATATCATTTTATTTTTATTTGTTTGAGCAAAAAAAAGGGGATATCCAACCGATACCCCCCTGTTGTGAATCTTATTACTAAGATTATTTACTACCCGGTTTGTTGATTTTCTTAATAGTTCTCAACAATTCCTCGAACTCTAAAAGGAAGTTCTTTAATTTTGGATTTGTAACATCAGCTACGTTATCCAAGATGTAAAGTAAGTAAGCCGTTTTTTCATCATCACCAACATTCTCAAGAAACTTAACAATGTTTTTAAGTTGTTTATTAGTTAATTTAGTGATTTCGATCTCTTTTAATGATTGAATTAATTCGGAGTTTTTATCACGGTTGTATTTAGCCAAGTCTTTCTTAATACCATCATAGTTGTTAAGAACATCTTCAATAGAGATATTTAACATATCCTCACAGTACTGTACGAACTTCATAGACGAGTTACCAAGGTAACCAGTTGCGACTTCTTTCACTAATGGAAGGAAATCTTTAGGAGAAGCATCTTCACCAAAGTTGGTAATGATGAACTCAGACAACATCGTCCAAGAACGGGGAGTAGCGTATGCTTTAGCGTTATCACTAGTTTTATACATTTGCTCAGGGTGTGCTTTGATGAATGACGTAATTAAACGGTGAACATTCTCTTCAGCGAAATTTTCAATCCACTCGTCAACACCAAGTACGTGGTTGATATGAACTAAACGGTTGTTAAGTGCCGCATCGAACTCTTCAACATCTGTCCCATCTTCGTCTCCAAGGTTACCAGAAGACATCATAAGGACATTATCATTAAATTCAAACTCTGTTCCAATCTGACGCTCAAGTAAGATTTGTAGAGCCGCGTTTCGAACTTGTTGAGAAGCTCTGTTCAACTCTTCAAAGTGAATAATCGTTGGTTGTTTGTTAGATTCAATTGCCCATCTAGGAACAACGAAGTCCAAACATTTAACTTTTTTACCATCAACCTCAATCTCTGAGACATCTGGATAAAGTCCTACATCAGTTTCATCAACCATTGATAATCTGATATCCATATATCGGAAACCTAATTTATCACAGATTGAACGACCAATCGCAGACTTCGCAACTCCTGGTTTAGAAATGATGTTAAGAACACCATACTTGGCCCACATAACAGAGAAGTATTTTCTTTCTTTAGGAGTTAAAAGAGATAATTTCTCTTGTAATTCTGGACTTACTTGTTTTGATTTTGAAATTTTCGACATATTTTTATTATTTTTAATTTTAACTTTTACGAATATACTAATTATTAATTTATACTACCTAATTAATTTGAATTAATTTTTTTCTAATTTCTGTTCCCAAAGTTCGGTCATTAGGAATACTCTTAACAAATTCATCAATAGGAAAAGATTTCCTAACTATATTACCTAAATCCTCATCATTTGGATACGATTTAGCAAATTGTTTCAATATATGTGTATTTTTAAATAAATTCATTTTATTTTATTTTTAAAGAGAGTGTTATATATTATAACACTCTCTTAGTTTTATCCTTTAATTACTTCTACGTTTTTCAAAGCGATTACTGGTCTAACTGACTCCATTACTTCACCAATTTCTCCGTAAGTTTTGAAGTTATCGATGGTTCCCTTAGCCACAGAGAATTTAGTAGTTGCTTTGATGATTTTTTCTTTGTCTTTATCTGCAATTTCCACAGAATCCATAATCAACTGAGAAAGAACTTCTCCATACTTCTCAATCATTTTTGAATCGAAAGAGAAAGTAGTATCTTCGTTAACAATTTCTTCTCCGTAAGTCTCACGTAACTCTTCAGATCTTTCCTCATTGATAGTGATATACTTATCAGTAGGAAGGAACATTACTTGTGCAACATCGTCAGAATCATTAATTTGTTCTAACATCACAGATCCTGGGTTTTTACCCGTTTCGGTGTAAAGTTCAGCCCATTTTTCTTTTCCAAGGTCTTTTAGTTCATCAGAAATCATATCTGCTTTCGCCTTAGATGATTTCATAGTTGATTGAAGTGCCTCTAGTTTTGTAACTTTATCGAAGAATGTTGTATCCTCGATAGTAATTCTTACTTTTTCAGCTTTTGCTTTAGTAGTTTTAGCTGGTGATTTCTTTGCTTTTGTAAATAATGACATAGTTTTTGTTTTTTTTTATGTAGTGATTAATAATATTGTTTCTTGTCTTACAAATATACGGAACTTTATCTCTTCTACCAAACCTTTTTTAAGTTATTTTAACTTTTTTATTCTGATTTTGACAAATGATATATCCCTCATATTGTTATTACAAATATAATCATAATATTATAACACACCTAATTAAATGGTTATATTTTTCTAATTAAATTCCCGTATTCATCACGTTGCTCATTTCCATTTCTAGTACGAACAATGATATCTTTATCAACAAATCTAGCCTCAATAGCATTTTCGCAGATTTTTCGAATAGGATTTCCATATCCATCTCTTGTTTGTACGATACCATCTAAATCAGTAACAATAAATATATTTCTAGACTCATCAAATGATGCAAATGATGTATTATCAGCAATCTTTCTTCCTTTATTACCATACTTATCACAAGTATAGAGTGTTATTCCGTCAATTTTAAATTCCATAGTTATTTCTTTTATAGTGATTAATAATACAATATACACATTATTTATTAAACTACCAAATTAATATATAGATATGTATGAGACTCATATAATAGAGGGTGATATGAAGAGGAAGAAAAGAAAGATGTAACTATGGATCACATACTAATTGTTGAAGATGATATAAACATCCGAGAAACATTACAAGAAATATTTGAATTATCAGGATACAAAGTTTCAACTGCTACTAATGGTAGATTAGGTTATGATGCAATTATGAAAGATTGTCCAGACTTGGTTATTTGTGACGTTGCTATGCCTGAATTAGACGGGTTTGAATTACTCTGGGAGTTACAATTGATTTGGACAACGGAAGTAATTCCTCCTTTCCTATTTGTAACAGCAAAAGTAGATACTTTGGACCTTCAAAAAGGAATGAATTTAGGAGCCGCTGATTACATATTTAAACCATTTGATCACACAGATATTCTTCGATCTGTTCGACTTCTGTTAGACAAGAAGAGATAAAAATGATTAAAAATACCAACTTGTTTAACACCGGAGTTCATTTCTGGTCAAAGTGAAGAATGGTTAGAATATTACAAGACTATTAGATTGATCTAAGATCCAACACACCTATTAAATTAAAATTTGATTTAGGGAGGGATGATTTTAAATAATTACCTTCTTCTAACATACTTTCATCATCTTCTTCATAATACCAATTAACCTCCGTCTCCATAGCTGATTCATATAACTCTTTTACCAAATGGAAAAGGTATTTAGTTGAAACTGAATTTAATATTTCTAATGCTATTCTGATTGTGATTTTAGATTTTCCCAAATCACTTTTACATTTATCAATCTCTTCCACTATCGGATCATAAAATAATGATGGGTGTTCTGGGTAAGATTTACCTATAATAGTAAGTGTACAGTTTTCTTTATCTAACTTTACGTATGGAGTACTTTGATCGCCCTTGATTATCATTATTTTATGATTATTTTTTTACTGTATAATAAATTTTCAGAAGTAGCAACTACTAAATATGTGCCTGATGTAAGGTGATGAGGAATATCAATAACAACCAACCCATCTTTACAATCAACAAATTTTATTATAGAATATGCTTCATTACCTCTTATGTCTCTAAGAACAACTAGAATTCCCTGCTTATCTCGATGTAAACTTTCAAATGAAAGACTAATACATTCTCCTTTATTTACTGGGTTGGGGTAGATGTTCATAATACCCTCACCTTTTATAGCGTTTTCAACAGGAATAATATTAAATGTCTCTTGCTTACCATCAAAATCGACTTGAGTGAGGCGATAGTAAAATAGCCCCATTAGTGGGTTGTTATCAATTTCAAAATAATTGATTATGATATTACTATTACCTGCTCCCTTGGCTTCAATTACCTTACTCCATATAAATGTATCTTTACTTTTCTCAACAATAAAATAGTCATTGTTTATTTCGGATGCAGTTGTCCATGATATTTCTACTCTATCTTCATTTACAATAGCATTAAATTCTACTAATTCAATTGGTAAAAACCCGCTATTACTAACAATGGTTGGGCCTATTAAGGGAGGATCTGTTCCACTCCACCAAGTAGTTCCACCTATCGTTAATCTAGAACCAGAATTACCACCGGTTAATGTTCCTCCAGTATAAATTTCAACAATACCATCACTATCCATGTTGATTTTCTTTCCATTACTGAACTGCATTGTTCCATAAACTTCAATCCTCATATCAACATAGGTAGGGCTGTTTAAATCAACTACAACAGTCATAGAAGAAGGGATAACCATAGTATCCCCATCCGATGCAGGTATATACCCACAATCCCAAGATGAAGCACTACTCCAATTACCATTATCTACAACCAGTGTGCACATAGCTGGTATAGTATTTGTTATTGATAGTAATATGGTTATTAATAGATTTTTCATGTGATGTGGTGTTTAGATATAAATATTGATTTAGTTGTTAATATTTTATGTGTATTTTAACACATTTCATGTTATCTTAATGAATTTAGGACTAATAGTGTGTTATATATCTCCACTACTCTAACCTTTAAAACACCCATTTGACTCTGGTGATATGGTCGACCTTTTTTATTTATAAGTGCTGTTACATAAAGAAACTCTCCTCTTTTAACTTGTTTATCACCCAACTCAGCATTGATTATAATAGCTTCGTTTGTTGGTTTGTTAGCTGATACATCAATCACATTACAAATCTCCCACTCACCATCAAGAATAGTATTCTTAACTTCATCCGATACTTGGTCATTCAATTCTGTTATATCATTTGATAAATCTGACTCCTTATCTTTATTGAATTCCATTGAAGAATCTTTATCTGTTATGTCGGTGAACTTTTTCATATACTATATATTAGTTTATTCAACTCGATATTTGATCACCAATATCAGACTTGTTGATGTTTAATAATCTTCATTAAGAAAATCATCTTTATCAATATCATTCTCTCTTTCAGTGTATTCAATAACATCGTTTTTATCTAGAAGCTTTAATAACTTATCTAACTCATCATCAGATAAATCTAAATCTTCTATTTCTAGTATATCATATTCTATATCATAATATAATTTTCCTGCTAATTTAAGTAGTTCTAACCTACCTACTACTCTTTCTCTATCTATGCACTCATCTAAGCTGTAAAGTAACTCCATATTATTTATTCAATTTTTTAGCAATTTCTGTCTCTGACATACGAGGTAATTCCTCTTCGATTGGATATTTTGTAACTATCCAAAATTTCTCACCATCATCCATATAAGTTATATCTATATAATACCCAGAACATTTTACTTTCAAGTGTGAATCACTTATAGACACAGGAATAATCTCTGATTTTGGGTCGAGTTGGTAGTTTTCAATCTTTCTTATAAAATTCCAATTATCACTCTTATAAAATTCCTGCTTCAAAAGTTTCAGAAACTTACCCTCTTTTTTTACTATCTCATTTTTTCTAACACCAAAAACATCTTTGTGTTTAAATCCTAAAGTTATATGAAAGTCGTGATCTTTTAACCCATATCTAGTTCTAATAGCATCTAATTTATCACTTTTACAAACAATAAAATAAGCTCTGTTTGTATTTCGTTCAGCGGTACCAATACCCATGAATTTCAAATCATCTATCTCATAGTTGAAAACTGAGTCAAGTGATGATACAAACTTATCCATACCAACTTCTTTAGAAAGTTTATTATAATCCATTACGTTAATAACGGTCATGTGATGTGATCCACCATCTCTTTTTTGTTGGTTCTCTGTAAAGTTTTCGAAATCAGAACCAATAATTTCTTTTAATTGGTTTAAGTATGTTTCTATTGTTCCTTTATCGAATTTGATAGCCAGGTAGTTATTACCAACGACATCTTTTACATATGTAACGAAGTTTATCATATGAGTATATATTGTAAAAAATTATTAAAAAAATATTAATTTGAAATTATAGAATATTCTTGAATTTTTCAATCTCCAATCTCTTGATTTCCTTACCCAAGTTAGATCCCTTGAACCCTTGTAACATCAAATCTTTTGCAGAGACAGATGGTTTGTATTCAACAAACTTGATAAAATAATCATCTGTTATGTTATTAACATCTAACCACTCTAAAATGGTTGTATCATCAATAGCGCATTGTTGTTTCTTTTTGAAAGTTTCAAATACCTTATCAGTATCGAATTTTAAGAAGTCAATTAAGAATATTATCTTAGATACTAAGTTATCTACACCAGTAACATCTGAACAAGAATCCATTTTATACTCTTGTATCAATTTAGTAGCCAAACCACTAGTAGATTCGTTCTTAAATAGGTTAGATATAACAACAGCAAAGTTTTTACTATCAACCAACTCTGTGTTGATGTTAGCTCCAGGAAATACTTGATCCCACATATCAAACTTAGTAAAGAAGTTTAAGTAGTATCTGTAATCTTTAGCTTGCTTCCAAGCTTTAGTCATTTCTTCCCAAACTCTTTCTTGTGATATTCTTTTCATGTCTCCTGTCTCAGGATCGATGTTCTCAAGTTGTTTTCTCTTCTCTATTGCACGTTCTGTATCTTTGTGTAATGGATGTTCATATCTAGATGCAAATCTAAATGCTCGAAGAATACGAAGCGAATCTTCATCAAACCTCTCTATTGGCTCACCAACCATTCTAGTGATACCAGATTCTAAATCTGCCTTACCGCCAGTTAAATCTATAATTTCTTTCTTATCTAAGTCATAGAAAAGAGCGTTGTAAGTTATATCTCTACGCTTAACATCATCTTCAATAGTAACACCAAGTTTAACCTCAGGATTTCTACCTTTACTTATATCTTCTCTGAATGTAGCCACTTCCATTCCTTCTGGAATTTCATCTGTATAAACAACTACAACACCAAATGCCTTACCTTGTAAGTTAGTTCTGTATTTACCTTTAACAATCTCTAACACTTCATCCGGAAGTGCATCAGTTGCTAAATCAAAATCTTTTGGGGTGTCATTTGTTAAAAAATCACGAACTGATCCTCCAACAAGGTATAATTTCTTACCACTTGATTGGAAAAGTTTATGCAAATCTTTAACTGAATCTGGAATTATGTTCCACATATCTTGTTCTGTTTTAGTTGATTCTAAAAATTTTTTGTATTTTTTGATTATCATTTGTAAATATAAGTTTTAATCTTTATATAATCTATTAATATTTATTCTTCCTAACCTTTCTAGCCAAATTTGGAATTCATCAAAATCAAGATAGTTATTATCTGATATTAGAAAGTCAATAATTTCTTCCTTTAATCCGCCAGGTTGTTTACTAGTTTCTTTATAAACGATATTACCCTTAAATATATCTATTAAACCCTTTCTAAACCTAGATGCTGATTTTCTATCAGTAAAGTAGAAAGGAACATCAAAATAATCCATAGAAACCTTACCTAAGGGGTTAACCACATGTGGTATTTTAGATGAGTACTTATCCTTTTGGTATATTTGATAAACTTTTTCCATATCATGCACATCCAAATCCTCAGGAATATTACCCAAATGTATTGATATCTCACCTATTCCATAGGATCCATTAAGTTTTTCATTAATCTCTCCAGAACTAGCAGAATCATGTTTTTTGAAAGAATCATCTACTGGTAAAATACTAATATTAAAATAAAGCCAAAGATCAATAACATCACCACAAATCCAGTTGTAATATCTATCATTGAATTGATCCTCATCGAATTGTAAATCTATATAAAACTCACCAGTATATGTTGAGCCATAATTGCTATCAATAGTTAACTCAAAGGTTCCTAAACTTTCAATTCCTTTCCTAAGAGAATTGTATGCACTTTTTTTGGCCCAGTCTTTTAATTTAGATACTCTATTTTTATGACCTAGTTTACCTAGCTTACGAGCGGCATCTAAGTAAGTCTTACCATCTAACTCTTCATTATATTTTCTTAAATATCTCATTAATCTCTATATAAATTATTTAGACCCATACGTTTAATCGCTTTCTCAAAATAATTATAATCACTTTCCTTTAGATTACATTCTTTATCACCAAATGGCCAATAATATTCAAAATTACCTTTTTTTATTATTTCATAATCATCTCTATCGAAAACAATACCGTTCCCAACAACGTTTTTTGGAACCCTAGTCAAGTAATAACCATCTTTATCATTATAACGTTTAATCATATCACTAATTATTGATTTAACACCACTAAATGCTTTACTAAAATCATTATCAACACCACTCAATGAGTATATTAAGTATCTTTTGAATTTCATAGCTTCAGACCTACTTGAAAATAAAAAATTACCATCCTCTCTTTCTTCCCAAAAGAATGCTGATTTTTCTTGATCTAAAGTAGTTTTATCATTATTTAATCTAATTGTGAAAATAACTGGCCAGATTTGATTATTCCATTCATTTTCCCATTCTTCTTTATCAAACTTTAATTGTGTTTCTTCATCAGCTGGAAAAAGTGATAAACCAAATGAAAATTGCATCGTTGATTTATTATCCTGTTCATATTCCATAAAATATTCACCATCATAAGCCCAGTCTTCTTCAAAATAAGCTCCTAAGTAAAAATTACCTTCAAGATAAGGACCTTGTGAGAAATCTCTACTTTTCGTGGCACTATTCCACTTATCTCTGAAAATTTTCATACTAAATGGTGGTGTCTTTTCAAGCTTAGCTCTTAATTCATTCGCAGCTTTTATTTTTTCTCTTTTCTTGGTTTCTTCTCCCCATTTTGTTAAAACACTAGATCTTCTATTATGACCCATTTTTTTAAGAGCATTCGCCGCTTTAGTATAAGTATAAGAGTTTAATTCTTCGTTAAATCGTTTTAAGTATTTCATTATTTATATAGTGTATTTATTGATATAGTATTTATAAACTCAGCAACATCTTCTAATTTAAATCCATAATCTGATGAGAATCCAGCTTCGCTTAAAATAACTTGTTCAAATGCTTGATACACATATTCAACATCATTTCTACCACTTGGATAATTGAATGATGGATCAGTAAACATCTTCTTTAAGATATTTCTAAATCTATTTGCGGTTCCTCTATCACCTAAAGAAATATCACCTGATATGTGTTTGTCATAATTATGAATTTCAAATTTCTTGAAATTAACTTTATCATCTTCTATTTCATAATCTAAACCAACAGACAATCCCCAGAAAAAACCATTACCCATATCATTATCCGGAAATTTATCTTTACATTCTTTTAAAAGTTCTTCTGTTGTTGGAATAATACCAACAAAGAACCATATACCACCAGATTTATTAGAGGTTTCTTCATTGTCATATAATGAATCCACAAAACTATCACCATCAAAAATAATATCTAAGAAAAAATCACCACTTATGTCACCTTTCTCTGTTTTAATATTCAATTTATATGTTCCAAATTTACTATATTCTTCTAAGTTATTTTTCCATTTAGTGATATTGACATCATCTTCTATTTTATAAGACCAATCCTTTAATTCCTTAGCTCTACCAGTATGACCCATTTTATCAAGTTTATGAGCCGCTCTTCTATATGTTTGAGGTTTTAACTCTTCGTTAAATCGTTTTAAGTATTTCATATCTTTATATCTTTATTTATTACCATATCAATGCATCTCATTATCCCAACCATAATTATTATACCATAATTGCTCTGGGTTTGATCTTCCTATTGATTCATCATATAGATAGTTGGTTCTGATATTTTTAAATGCTTTAATTGCTTTTTCAAAATCTTTTGCAGAAGCTCCTATGATAGAGAATATCTCAAATATTTTATCATGATGTTCTTCTATAGCAGGACCAAGTACATCTCTTTTAAATTTATTGGCTGATTTTCTATCACTAAATATACCAAAGTAGTGATCATCTAAAGGTCTTTGTATAGAAATCTGTGGATAATGATAACCATCCATGTGTTGATATAAATCAAGAGCATTTTTTACTATCGGATCGTCATCTACACCTTCAAAATCTTCTTTTTCTACCCACTCAGCTATTTGAAAGTTTATAGAAAATAATGGAACTTTCCATCTTTTTAATCTATCATGTACTTTTAAAGATTCACCTGCGGTTTTGAATGTGAAATTTATGGTGAATGATAAAGAAGAAACTCCATCATACCAATCTTTAACTAATTCTTCTGGACCCTTATTGGAAAGTTTATGTTTAATGTCATTAGCTTTCGGTCCTCCTCGAGTTATCTTAAAAACGTTGTAAATAAAATCAGACTTTGGATTAGTAAACACTAAAGGTTTTTTACTAATGGCACTATTTGTGTTTCCCCACCAAACATTATAGAATCCGAAATCTTTTTCATCAGCATAATCAATTAGTTTTTGACCTCTTGATATCTTATTGATATTTATAAGATGATCTCCAGCTGATCTATATGTATTTGAGTTTAATTCTTCAAATCTTTTAATCCATTCCATAACATTATATATTATTTTTTATATATAGAAAGATGAAAAAGTGCAATAAATGTGGTGAAGTTATGTAACTCAATATGTTTCATAAACAAAAATATACAACACGTTTGTAGAAAAGTGAATAAAAAATATTAAATTCAAACATGAAATGGATTAAATTATTTGAGGATTTTAAGCAAAATAACGAAGAAGGATCTTTGATAACACAAGATGATATCATAAAATGTATTAAAGGAGAAGGTGTTGTTTATGCAACAGCTATTAAGGATTTACCTGGTATAGAAGAAGAGGATCCTTTGAGAGCTGTTAGTGTAGATGAGGATGGATTAGTCACCATAGAATATGATAATAATGAATATGGGATAGACTTACGTAATATCAAGAAGATTGAGTTTTAAGATGAAATAAATTAAAAATTTGTATATAAAAAGACCTAGAGAAATCTAGGTCTTTTTTTTCACATTAATTTTAAAATCTACTTAGAATGACTAGCTTCTAATATAGGTAGACCAGCTTCTGTTGGGATATAGATTTTTTCACCGTCCATCTTGTCAATATTCCTTACCCAAAGGTAATGAATATACATCGCTGTTAATTTTCCATTCTCTATTTCGATAGCTTCAGCCATACCAGTTGCTCGTATAACCTCTGCTTGTGATTTAAGCTTCTGTACTTCTAGGTCTGCTTTACCTTCCTCGATGGCAATCTTTCTATTTTCTTCAGCTTCAGCCATAGCAGCCTTACCGTAGTTTTGGGCCTTTTCAATCGAAATTGATGATCTCCATACGTTATACTTGGGTAACCCAATCATTAGTCCAATTATTATCACTATTATCATTGTTGATACTGATAAAAACCATTTAAATTCACTCATTTTTATTTTAATTTAATTTATGTTTATACAGATTTATACCTGGATATTTTTAATTTTATTTTAGTCGTTTCTTTCGACAAGTATTTGTTTTACTTTTCCATTAGATCTCGTGATAGGTACTTTAACTCCAATTGAAATCAGTAGTACTTTACCTTTAATTCTTGTTAGGTCAAGTGAATCACAATAACCATCTGTTAATACAACAGTGTTGAAGTCGTTGAAGTCTGCCGCCACCATATCAATTGCTGGTTGTAGTATTGTTCCACCAAGTCCTTTAATTTTAAGTGTTTCTAACCCTCTTTTCTTCTTTATGGTTTCAACCCACTTAACTTCGGTATCAGCCTCAATTAAGTTGATTTCAATATCATTTCTATATACATAAGAAAGAACTTTCTCAAACGTACCACCCATTGAACCAGAGGTATCAAGGATACAGTTTATCTTAGTCTTAACTTTACGATTTCCTTTAAGACCCTTAATCTGTCGTCTGTTTGGTTTAACAATCGTCTTTTGTTTCTTAGTACCGAAAATCACATTAGAAACTGCTCTCTTTATATCTTTTAAGTAATCTTTTCTTCTCTTACGAAGTTTGTTAAGTGTTTGTTCAACGTTACCCGCTGATAACCCACGAGCCGCAAGTCTTTCCATAACGTCTTTAACCATTCCTTCTCTCATTTCTTCCGGGACATCATCAGCAATGTGTTTATCCATATACTCACCATTCCCATCTTCCATATCTTGGAAAATTTGTTCTTTAGACCAAGTATCTAATGACTCAGAATCTTTTGATGGGTTTTGTCCATAAGGTCCGTAAGCGTCTTTACCACCAGAATCTTTACCACCCTTGTTTCCAGTTCCATCACAATCAGGACAAGATTCTCCTTCTCCGTCACCTTGACCTTCGTCTTGACCCTTTTCTTTAGACTCACCTTCTCCGTCACCTTCACCAGGCTTCTGACCTTCGCCTTTTTCTTTAGACTTTTCTCCTTTTTCGTCTTTATCTTCTTTCTTTCCAGATCCATCACAAGATTTACACTTGTCTTGTTCTTTCTTTTCTTTATCCCATTTCTCTTTCTCGTCTTTCAACCATTCGTATAACTCTTCAAAGATAAGTTTACCAGGGTAATCTTTAGGTACAAAAAGTGCCATATTCTTACCATCTTTCGACTTAGGAATCTCAACAAATGAGTGTGGAATATCTTCCCAAATAACGTGATTAATAATCATATCTTGTGCGATGTTAGACATCTTGTGGTCGTATTGACCACTAACAGTACGTTGTGGGTGATTGAATAATAAGTGGAAATCCTCATGTATAGTAATGAAGTTTACTTCTTTTTGTGACATATCCTCTAAGAATTTAGGAGAATAAAAGAAGTTCATACCTTTTGAAGATACGTTTACGGCGCAAGTACCGATAGAATCTTGTTCAACAAAATTGATATGTAAGTTAAACTCACCGTAGTATGGTAAATTTACTTTAGTATCAATTAACATTGTTTGGATACCATTTAAAAGTTTTTCGTGTATGTTTTTTATAATCATCTTAACTATTTATTGTTTTTACAAATATACAAATATTATTCTAATAATCTAGGTTTAAGTTAATATCTTTTCAAGTTTTAAGTTGTGATATCATCTTTACCAATATCATCTTCGGATAAATCATTTAAGACTGATGTGTCATAAGAATTCGAATTGCAGAATTTATCAAAATCTGGCTCTTGTTCAAAACCGGTACGTATCATTTTACCAACAAGTTGATGCCAATTTAATTCACCTCTATATTCAAATTCTCCATTCCCAATTAATGTGAATTTACCAGACGAGTCGATATCAATAACATTTGATAAAATTTCTTTACTAAATTCAGATTCATTGTTTTCAAAATCATCCTTTGTATTAATTCTTATTTTATAGAATCCACCGGTTAAATACTTAAACAAAACATCTTTTTTAAGATTCATTAAATCAGCAATCTTATCAGCTATTTCTTTTGTGTTTTCGTCAAGGCCAGTTTCATTCTTTTGTTCTTCTGATACAAAGAATACAAATCCATTTGAATCTTCTCCACCAGACATACTATCGAGTCTTGTCTCAAGTATACCAAGTGCATCTTGTGTTTCTTTTAACTTAGACTCAGAGAATGAAATCTCTTTTTGATATTTTCTAACATCATCTTGTTTATCAGATACTCTAGTTTTTAATTCAGTTACTTTTTCATCATTCATTCTTTCGAATTGCTCTTCCATATAACTCTTAGGTTTTACTTCTTCAACAATTTCATTTACTTCTTCATCAATTTCATTTACTTCTTCATCAGTCATATCCTCAACCATTGAGTTCATAACCATGTCTGTTGTGTGTTCTTCGTCAAATTCTTCAACATCTTCCTCAACATCTTTAGTCATGTTAAGTAGTGCATCAAGAGCACTAAGACCCTTATTGGAAAGTATTACTTCCTCTGTTTCTTTATCCATATCTTCAAAAAATGATTTTAGTTTATCAATTGGTTTTTGGTGTTCTACTTCTAAGTAACAAAGATTACCATCAACATCAGCAAATTCTAGACCATTAACAACGAACTTCTGTGCGTATCCTGTTACATCTATTACATCAATATCATCAAGTAATCTTTGACGCTGAGCTGCGTCTGTTTGTTTAGTACCTTCTTCTTCAAATTTTATAGTACCTTCATCACAAATCGTTAATTTGAAAATAACTCCTTCTAAAACTCCTGAGAGTTTCTCTCCTTTTAGAAAGGCAATATCACGAATTAAACGAACTCTCGCTCCATTAATTGCTGATACGAAAGTTAAGAATTTTCTCTTTGGTTTAAATTCACCAATCACTATTGGTGTTTCTTTCTCACTATTTTGTTTATTTTCTTCCATGTTATAATTTATAATTATACAAATATACTCAATTTATATTAAAATACCAAATTATACGACACTATTAATGATATCAATTTTAGCATCTCTTACTTCTTCTTTACTGAAAGGTGATGGTAATGAATCACCATTTTGACAAATTAAGTTATCAGTTTCGATATATTTATCACCAGTTTCTTTTATTAATTCTTTTAGAACTTCATCTTCTGTTTCTTTATCATCTTGTATATCAAATATTTGCATACACTGATCTTTGAAATCTATGAAGTTGTGTACAACAACAGGGTCTTCATCTGAATGTTTATCCAAACAAACTAATAACAAAAGATATTGTTCTCTTTTTGATAATCTTTTCATGTTCTCTACTTGAGTCACAACATTAAAATTTGTATAAATATCAACGAATTCATTTGATACTTTTATTTTTTGCACTTCTTTACTATCCATAATTTACTTTTTTGTTTTTGTTTCTAATTTGTCTCTAAATTCACACATGCTATATTCCTAATTTCTCAAGTTTGTAATTTCGATAATCTTGTTTTGAAACCGATCCTAATTCAAAAGCTCTTTGGAAGAATACCTCAAATACACTTTCATACATTCCATATTCTTTATCATCTAAGTAAGGTGCTTGTTTAGCAGCCATAGCTCTGTTGATAGCTTTCCATTCATCAGTTATTCTATTTGCTTGTGTCGTTGATAAAGCAATAGCCTTATCTTTATTACCGTTACTCTTAGTAACGATATCTTTAACTCTTTTTGAGTTCTTATTAAATTCGGTCTTAGTTTGACCGTTCCATTCACCCTTTTTCATTATTAATAATTTAAGTTATTGAACAAATATAAGGATAAAAATCAATTAAACAAATCAATTTAAAATATCATCAATTCTATTATTTCGACTATGGCATAATTCATCTTCATCACACAATATAGATTCTCCATATTGTATAATACTTGAGTTAGTATTTAACATTTCAGAAACATAATATTTTATCTCAAATATATCATTTGTGTTTTTTGAAAAATCATATTCTAATATTAAATAATCTTTTGATTTATCTTTTATTTTTGAAACAATTGATCCAATAGGGTATTGTAATAAGCAATGTTCTTTATTATCATCATATCCCCATATCATTTGGAAATAGTTTATAGTATCCGTTATACAAGAAACATAAGCCATTATACTAGTTAACTCACCAGAGAACTTATAAGTATATCTGGTGAATGTTCTATTTATAACTTCATGTTGTTCTGATTTTTTACTTACCAAGACACCGACATCAGGTTTAATTAATTTCCTTGTCTCATTAGTCATTTTGTCCGATGAATTATCATTATTCGTAATAGATAAATTTGTCAAGAATTCAGCACTTAAAGTCTTTTCAAGAATATCAAAAAAAGATTCAGTTCTGTTAGAACTAACAGAGAATGTTAAGTTATATTTAATGTTTGGTTCTGGTACTTGTTCCATAGACTGACCACCCCAAGGATCACTTACATCTTTAAATATTAGTATATCAGGAACAGATGAATAACGACCATCGTATGATTTTATGATATAATTTTTCACAATATCATTCCATTTCATTATTTCTTTATCAGTTAAGAATTTTTTCATTTTAATATTTTCTCAATTTTACTACTTCTAATTTCATCAATTCCGATAAAATACTTATCGAAATCCTTTTTCGATAAGGGATAAAACTTTTGAATATGGTTTTCCATCAATATATAAATATGAATACCATTTTCCACCTCATAATCTTCTGGTGTTATTGTTTGATAATACTTATCTCTACCCCACCTAATTTCATCATTGTTTATAAATGTCCTTTTACAATAAGCTTTCAACCATTGATATTATTTTTTGGATCAACATTATACATTAGTTGATTTAATTTAGTATCTCTCATTAGTTGTATAAAAAATCTTTCAAGATCACCTTCTGAAAGAAACTCAACAATTAAAGAATTTCCTGTTTGTTCTACAAAAACAAGCGTATTTTTTCTTTGGTAGATACTACTATAAATAGTAACACCAGGTATTATTACGAAGCTATCAACATCAGTACTATCATCAGTTTCTTTATAATACCTTTTAATTGATATTACTTTACTAGTATTATTTGATATTCTTATCATAATCTTTTATTCTTTTTTCAGCAATAGTTATATAATTAGGTTGTAATTCAAATCCAATATAATTCCTATTCAATTCTTTTGCGGCTATAGCTGTTGTACCAGTTCCCATAAATGGATCCAAAACAACATCACCTTCTTTGGTTGATCCATTTATAAAATACTTGACCAACTCGATGGGATAAACCGCAACGTGACTATCAGCAATCTTTTTAGACTCTGATGATATATTTATAAGTGTTGTTGGTAATGCTCCTTTTGGATTTGGTGCCCAAGATTTATATTCATCACAATCTCCATCCCTAGCATATCTCTTCTTTAGTGGTTTCTTCATCCTTTTGATAGAAGTTTCAGAATATTCTGTTCTCATTTCATCTATATTGAAATAGAAACTTTTATCTTTAGCAAACCAGAATAAATATTCAACTCTATCACCAAACCTATATCTATTAGGAAGACCTTTCATTTTATTCCAAAACAACCTCTCGAATAATTTTAAGTCTGTTCTCTTATGTAACTCTGATATTAAATCAAAAACATAAGGGTGTCTAAATCTTTTTTCTACTTTATCGTTTATATTTAAAATAAAAGAACCAGTGGGTTTCATAACTCTACATATTTCACTACAATAAGGTAAAAACCACTCTACATAATCATCAGCAAGTATTCCCTTAAAATCAATATAAGTTTTTAAATCAGCATAAGGTGGCGATGTGATAATTAGATCTACCGAATTATCAGACATACTCTTTAATAATTGTAAAGAATCACCTTTGTATATTTTATTACTATCCATTAAAGGTCTTTGCTTTTCTTATCTAAGTATTCTTTTTCTTCATCAGATAATGCATCCAATCCCTTTTTATTGATTTTATCAAGTATTAAATCAATATCAAAATCAGGAGTCTCGGAGTAATCACTACTCACAATTTCTTTAACCGATTCGAATTTTATTATCTCTGGATCAATTTCTGGAATAGAATCAACCACATCTTGGTTGTCATGATATTCTGACTCTATTGTCATTTTAACTTTAGTTATTTCCTTAACAATACTATTAATTATTTCTGGTATACTTCCTTTCTCTAATCTATTAGATAGTATAAATTTACCGATCTTCATAGTTATATTAACTCGTACCTTAGATAACTCAAAAGTTAATCTGTCTTCAAATAACATCTTAGAACTCTTTTCATACATATCTTCATATAGTTCTTGTTTATCATCAACCTTAGGTACAAAAAACCCATAGGAGTAATAAAACTCTATTTTTGATTCATCGATTTCTTTTTTAATAAAAACTTTCTGAGCAGTGTCTATCCATTCTTGTACGAATGGGAAATCTTTTAGTACATCTTCTCTATTTGTGTCAATTATAAACATATTATTCTTATATTTTTTTATCCTATATTATCTTATATTGTCTAAACCTTATTTAGTTTCTCTATCATACATGTTTAAAGTTTTTATTAACCCAATCTAATGGGAAGGAATTATATTCATTCGCGTATAAGTTATGATTTAAACAAACCATAACTTCAACATCCTCATTATCTACATAAAGTACATCATATGTTTTACTCTTTTCAAAAAGAGGTTGTTTTAAAAAGTTATTTACTTCATTAATACAGATTAATTTATCACCTTTCTTCATATATTTTTTATTAAAAAATTAGTATAAGTTGAGCTTACCCAACATTTTGCTTTATGCTATCATCTATCTATTGCCACAAACCCGACCATCAAAGGGGAACCGATACCCTAGGTCTGTACGTGTCGCTACTTCCGTGGTAAAAACGACTATCCGAAGACTGTCTCCCACGTTAGGTTCAGTAGTGTCGAGGTTTCTCCAGTATATTCCACCCTTTCGGGACCGGCGATAGCTTCTCTGACTTATACTAATCTTTTTAATCCAACACTAACATCAGATTATATTCTCTTTGTAATTTAGTTTTCCAATTCGTTACTTTGTTTCTAATTAACTGATGTAGTGAATTGTATTCTTTTTTATTAATTTCTTTTTCGTCACCAATATGTTTATTAAATAACATAACCAAATCTTCTGGTGTCATTTGCTTTGTAAATTGCTGCTCATGGAGATGGTATCGTCTACCAACTGGGTCTAAAAGGTTAATTTCATTGATGAAGTTAATAACTGGTAATATTTCATTCCAGTGTTCTCCTTTTTTATCCCATTTTGTAAACCATCTTCTTATATTTAAATGAAAATAAATCATATTTTCAGAAAAAAACTCAAATGATAAATTTACTGATTTTGGTTTTACACCAATATATTTATTCCATTTTTCAATTAGATAATCTCTATCACACTCAAACACTTTTATATCCATAGTTTGGTGGAAATGAAATGTGAAGTAAATAAGATTATCTAATTGCTCTTTTGTCATATCTAACAAATATAGTCAAAATTGAAAGAAAAACAAAGGTTTTTTATATATAATTAAAATTTGAAAAATTTATTATGAAAATCAAACATAAATGTATAAAAGAGTTTCAATACTTGAGCCCTGATAAGAAAATTTTTATATTGAAGTTAGGTACTATATTAAACGAATACGTTTATAACGTAAAAGGAGAAGATGTAAAGATAGATAGAGATATAATCGACAACAACCCTGACTTTTTTGAATTGGTCGATTGGAAGGCAGAACTACACTCACTTATAAAAATAAATAAGTTACCATCACCAAAGACCTTGGCTAATAAATTGATTCCATTCATGGAGGATATGATATTATCATCTATGAGTAAAGATGATGGTATACAAGTCGATGAATATCGTTTAAAGGAAATAGAAAATAAAGAATCTGAATTAAATAGTAGAGAAAAAGTGATTGAGAGTAAAGAAGAAGAAATTGATATTAGACTCAATAGAGTTGAAAAGAGAGAGAATGAATATAAAGAGGATATCAAATCATTAGATAAAAAAGAAGATGATTTAAGAAATAAATATAAAGAAGTAAAAGATAGAGAATTAGATGTTCAAGATAAACTACAAGATATAAACGAAAAGGAAAGAAACCTTGATAGAACTATACTAGAATCATCAAAAGACATTGATGGAAAGTATATAGAGTTAAAATCAAAAATTGATAAAGATTTGAAAATTGTAACAGAAAAAGAAAAGAATTTAGAAATTAATATAAAAGATATTAAGAATAGAGAAGATATACTTTTGTATAAAGAAGAAGAAATTAAAGATGCCCTTAGGGATATAGAAATAAAAGAAGAAGAATTAAGAATTAAAACAACACCAGTACCAAGAAATCATGCGGGAAGAAGAGGTGTTCCATAAAAAATCCATATGTGATAAACAGTAAAAAACCGAGTAATATTATAGTATAGGGTATCATGATGTTACATGAAGTTTAGATAGAAAATAAAAAATAGTCTATATCTACACCAATTGTATTTTTTATTTTTCTAAGATCTGATTTTTCGATATTATCAAAAGATTGGTACACGTTAATTATATCGTCACCATTTTGCTTATCTTGTATGAATTTAGAGATAGAGTCACAAAATTTATTTAACTTCGAGATACCATCATATTTTTCGAGTACTGACCATAATATTTCCTTTCTATCTTTCATACTATAAAGATAAGGAAAACTATTGAATTATCAAAGGATTTAGACAGTAACCTCAATGAAAATATTCGAGGATAATTTCTTTTCTGATAACTTATCTTTCAAATTAACAAGACCAAACATCTTAGATCTTTGATAAGTTGGGAACTTACTTGTATTTTTAATAATCCATTCCATATCATGCAACCTCTTAGTTGAGTATATAACATAATAAGTTGTATATCTTTTTTTGAAATTAATTTGAATCCAGTTTTTTAATAAGTATTTTTTACTTACTCTTATAAAATCCGGTCTTTTTTGGAATCTATCAATACTATCTTTAAGATTATTAATCACAACAGAGTATGATTCACCTTCAACTAAAAGCTTTTTTATTTTTTGGTCTATAAATTTTTCTATTCTACTTGGATTCATAGTATAAAAGTAAGGAAATATTATTTAGTATTGATACTTATCTGGTAAAATTATAAGATAAATTTAAGATAAGGATATATTGTCAAGAATTTTACTCACCTAACTCAGTCTTGGATGGGAATGGATTAAAGTTATATTTATTACCGATAATTTTCAATAATGGAGTTATAGCAACCGACCCACCTGGTATTCCTTGTATTGCAATAAGTGGGAATATCTTAGCAACATCACCAGCTTGTTTTTTAAAGAATGATTTCTCTTGGTCACTAACCTCTTGTCCTTTAATCATTTTTCTTAAAATACCAATTGCTTGACTAGTTTCTTTACCTTCACGTTTAGTAGCTTCCCAAAAACTCTTAGTAAAATCAACACTATCTCTATATAATCCTTTAATACTAAAGTCTTTTACTTTCTGTTTAGTACTATTATAAGCTTTCTTAATACTATCTGAAAAATTCTCGTTTACAAATTCATCATATTTTTTTAAATGATTCATAAATTATATATTAAATATACAATCCATAATAAAAATATTTCCTAATTAGAGTTAATTAGACCACCCTCTTTTTTCGATTTTTCGATAATTGGGTTCATCTTTTATTTCCTTTAAGTATTCCTTTAACTTCAATAAGTAAGTATCATTAGTGTCTCCATAAAAAGGAGGTATTTTAATAACGTTACCATACGAATCAATATGTTCTGGTTTATCATCAACCATCAATACTTTATTCATATCATATCCCTTCTTACTTAGCTTAGTAATGTTTTTCTTATATACATAGTGACCCATTCCCCATCCTTCACCATAATCATATTTCGGAGTACAGTTTTTCTCAGTGTAAAAGAATTCTAATTTTGTTGTATCAAGTTCCATTTCGTTTAAAATGAATTCAGCATATTCTTTCCCAGCCGCTGTCCAAACAGCAACATTAAAGTTTTCAAATGCGAATTCTAGGAATTCTAGTAAGTGAGGCCGAAACATAGTTCTATACACACCATCTAAAACCTCAAATGAGTTTTTTATGAAGTCGTAACTTTGAGTACTAAATTCACTTTTATAAACTGAGTGAAATAAACATTCGTCTAGGTCTAGTATTAATAATTTGTTTTTCATTTTTTTATGAATTTATTTCCTAAGTAAAATAACCCTCCAGTTAGTGATCCACCTATATGAGCAAAGTGTGCTATATGGTCAGTAGGATACATTAATCCGAAATATAATTCAGATATTAGTATTAATGGTATAATTATTTTTGCTTTTATTGGTAGTATAAAGAATAAGTAAAATTTCTGTTCTGGGTTAAGAATAGCGGCGATTAATAGTACACCAAAGATTGCACCTGACGCACCAACCACCGGAGATTGACTCCCGGTTATGATTATATGCAGAAAGGCTGCTCCTAGTCCTGATAGTAAGTAGAATACTATAAATTTATTACTACCAAAGAAATTCTCAACATTAGATCCAAAGGATAAAAAAGCCAACATATTAAAAATTATATGTGTTGGTGATGCATGTAGAAACATATGTGTTATATATTGGTGTGTTTGGAATAATTCGCTACCATTTGGGAAAAGAGCGAATTGATCATAAAATGAAAACTCCATAGAATATGATATGATAAAAATTATCACATTTAATAATGCAATCTGTTTAACTATTTTCGTTAGTTTCATTAAATAATTGTTTTAGTTTTTTTTCTCTTAATTCTTCTCTATCATCAAATCTTTTTCGGAATTTATCTTCCATCATTGGTAAACTATCAGTAAGCTGCATACGATTTAAGTAGAGAGAGTCACTATGTACAGAATAAATAATAAATCCAGTTTCTTCATGTGTGTTGGTTGTATATTCATATACCTGACCAACTTCCCAAATAAAATCATTTATCTTAAACGATTCAATACATCTACATTTCATCTAGTCTCTATTATCAATAACAACTCTTTTACAAGCATCACAAACTACTACAATACCAGATTTAGTTCTTCTAGCTTCTGTATCACATTTACCCTGACATAATGCTTCTCCAATAGGAGTATAACCATCAGTGGGTCCTTTTCTTTTAGTTCTTATTTTTTCCATTTAAACAAATATACGAAATTATATTAATATATACAATATGAAGTATATTAAATTATTCGAGGACTTTACTGATGATATGAATTTTCATGATATTAAAGATATATTTGGTAATGTCTGTGATTTTGGTATGAGATTTCACGATGTTAATCTTGTAAATATAGCATCAATGGGCGGCAAAGACATTATTGAGGACCACAATGAATTAGATATGACTAATATAAAACGCGGTCTGATGATAGATCTAATTATGATTAGAGAAGCACATAAAAACTCGGAATTTAATTTTAGTAATGATTTTTATGAAGAATTAAAATTAACAATTGATCACTTTGAGAGTAGATATAATTGTAAGTTATCTAATATTTATCTAGTGAAAAATAATGTTGTGTGGGTAAGTAATGTTGATAACTTCAAGAAATATATTGAATCTATGTCAGAAGCAGCACTTAGTTGGATTTCTTCTATTGATATAGCTTTTGAATTAAATGATACCGTTGATAATTAAATCTCTACGTATTGATATTAGTTGTGTGAGAGATTCTTCATCTTTTGGATCATAAGGACTTTTTTTCTCTAAAATCATTTCTAGGTTCCTTATCTGTTTATTAATAACAGATATACCCAATTCTTTCTTATTGTAGTTTAACCAATCTTCCTTTATATAATTTGGCATATTAGAAACATCTTTGAGTTTTTGATCATCATCTTTGATATAAAAATAATTACCATTAAACTCAACAATGAGTGTCAACATCATTATTAGTGTGTGGTGTTCATACTCACCTACCTGTGAAATTATTACCCATGGTTCAATATTTATTTCTATATTATCCATTATTTCTACTATAATCTTCTAGAAATAACTTTTCACTATCAGAAAGACTTTCCATTCCTTCTTTACTAATCTTATCTAATACATCATCGATATCAAACCGAGAATCATTATCCATTTGTATCTTTTCTATATCAGAATCATGTTCATCAATACCGGAGTCCTTAAACGCTTTTTCAAAATCAAACGTTTTTTCAAAATCTGGTCTATAAAATTTCAAACCTAATATATCAACAACATCTTCAATTTGTTTCTTATATCTCTTTTCGATTATGAATGAAATTTCATCAATAATATCTTTTTCAATAGAGTCTGATGTGTAGATACATTTGGATTCTTGAAATATAGATATTCTATTACTGATATTACTATCCATTATATAAACAATATCAACATCACCGTGATCTTCTAATGAAGATTTTATAAAAACCGTATTATTCACTCGGTTTTTAAATGAAGATTTTCCTCTTGTTATATTCAGTTGTATTTGTTTGAATTGTTTAGTAATGCTTGATAATAAATGATCTTTCTTATTCTTCTCTGACCAATCACTAATATATTTATGTATTATACCACCAAGTGTAATACCGCTGAAAAATACCATTATAATTTGAAAAATACCCATATGTGTTATTATTTATTTAATTTGTAAACTTACTTTCTGATTTTTTGATTTAGATTAATCTAACTTCATATTCTTAGAAATGTATTTTATCATTGTCACAAATATAAGAATAATATTTGAATTATTTGAATTTCTTTTTTAGATCACTCAAATCCAATCGATACATATCTTTTGGATCGGTATTCTCTAAAATTTGAATCTCTTCTTTCTTAGCAGAGAAATCCATTTTTAATTTTTCAAATAATTCTTTTGTTAGTGAATATATAGGCATCCTTAAAAGGTAATCATATGAATCATCAATTTGTTCTAACCCCATATCCACAATTTGTGAAATTATTTCGGATTTAGCAACATTATTTATCTTTAACTTTTCATCAAGTATAGCTTTTATGAACCTTCCTCTATTAGAAAGTATTTTTAATTCTCTATTTAACTTTTCTAGTAGAAATTCTTTTCTGGTGTGATAATAAGTAAGTCTGAAATTGACAAAATATTCAACTATCTCTTCACAGGTTTCAAATATTTTTAATTTACCAAACTCATCGAGTGTGGAGAATATCTCAGTAGATGATTCTTCTAATTTTAATAACTTTCTTAGTTTTGTATCATCCAAATCGGCTAATACACTTCTGTTGAATTTAATAGTATAATCTATATTATCTTTACAATTATCATCATAAGAAACAATGTCTTTATTATCAGATATTTTATCTAAATGATCTTCATATTTCTCATAAGTCATTGATGGTGGTAATTCAGTTATCCTTACTGTTGATGTGTTAACTCTTTCGAATTCACCTCTTATTATCCATCTCTTATTATTCTCTTCATCTTGTATGAACTCACCAGTAAATTCAGCGTATGAAGGTTTTATAGACTTTATTTTCTTACCATCTAACACCTTAACACAAGAGTTTATTAGTTGTTCTACGTTTCTGTTTAATACGTTTGATGCAAATCCAACAGCAATACCTGATGATCCATTTAATAAAACAGTTGGTATTATTGGTAAAAAGAATTCTGGTTCAATTGTTTCTCCTTCTTCCTCTTTATAATTTAGAAGTTCAAAATCTTTATAAATTAATCTAAAGTTTTCGTTTAATTTAGTACCAATGTATCTAGGAGCTCCTGGTTGAGGAGATCTAAGTGAGCCATATTGACCATCTTCTTCTAATAAAGCTGCGTTGTTCTTGAATTTTTGAGCCATCGTTACAATAGAATTCTCAAGTGATGTATTACCATGATGATAAAAAGCATCAGATGCTACTTTACCAGCTAATTGAAAGACTTTTAGTGTTTTCTCGCCTCCTGTTTTCCATATTTGGTTAGATATGTGTATTACTTTTCGTTGAGTTGGTTTGAATCCATCAATGACGGAAGGCATCGCCCTCCCCTCAATAGAGTACATCGCAAACTCTTTGTATTCATCAGATAAAAATTCTGAGATCGATTTTTCTGTCATCATAGTTTTATATATAGTAAAAAGTATATTTTGTTTTTGTATGAAGAGTATTAAGAAATATGATGAATTTTTAATTCAAGAAAAATATGATAAGAACATTAAGGCCGAATTAAAAAGGTTAGGTGTTACTAAGAAAGATATAAAAACACATTTATATCACGCTCATAGAGGTAATCTTGGTCAGTATTTAAATGAGAATGGAACATCTTTCACATTTGGTATGTTGAATGCATTATTCAAAGATGCTCAAGTAGCCAAGAAAAGATCAGCTATGAAAGTTGGTGTTATTAAAATGGTGCATAGAATTACACCCATGGCTTTAGCTCCTTTCTTCCCAATAATAGCAATCGCAGGGTTTTTATTCGGATCAACTAGAGCATTTAATAAAATTATGAAACCAATCTTAGAAGATCCAGGTAACAATTACAATTCCTTTTTGAAAAAGGTTATAAAGAGTTCAATGAAATTGGCAGAAGGTGAAATATCACCAAAGGATAGATTTACTAGAGCTTTTGTTGTTTCTGATAGATTAGTACAAGCTATAAAACCTACTGTACTCCACGAGTTCTCAATAGAATTATCAGATAGAATGGAACATATGGATCCATCTATGGAGGTTCCAGAACATTATATCGAGAATGAATTGAAAATGTATTTAAATGAAAGATTTGAAATCAAGCCTAAAATTCCATTGATGAATATCTAAAGTATGTTGAATGAAACACATAAACACATATAAAATATTTGAATCATTTAATAAAGTTCCTAAAAATCTTTATAATGTATATGGTGATGTAATTGTTGATATGAATGATTGTTTTGAATTCATTGAAGATAAATTATCAGAACTAGATGATATTGGATATGAAACAATTGCTAGTTTCTCACCAATGACAATGGCTAAAGCAAGAAAAACACCAGAGTTATACATAAATATTAATAAAACTGAAGATGGTGATTTCCACGAAAAATATCTTGTCGATTCTAATATAGAAGATATAACCGGATATATGAATTCAAGAGGATTCAAAGTGAATAATTGTTTCGATAATAGCAATCCGGATCCTATTAAATTTGAATTCACATACAGGAAAGCTTCGTATCAAATAAGCTTCATCAAAGGTGAGTAATTTCTAAAAATACATCATTCGAATTACTAAACTTCCAAAACAAAGTTTTTATTTTACTATATATAAACTAAATTCAAGTAAATTAAAAATGTCGATAGATAAGAAATTCAAGAAGTTAGATGATATAGACCACGTTATACTAAGACCTGGAATGTATATCGGTTCTATAAAACCACACACATCTAACAAATGGTTAATCGAAGGAGAGAAGGCAATTCAAAAAGAAATAACATACAATCCGGGATTTCTAAAAATATTTGATGAGATAATTACTAATTCAGTTGATGAGAGTAAAAGAAAAGGATCCAAACTTAATATAATTAAAGTAACAATAGATAAGGATAAGAATTCAATATCTATTTGGGATAATGGTGGTATACCAGTTGTTAAACACAAAGAACATAAAGAGTGGATTCCGGAGATGATATTCTCAAACCTTAAAGCTGGTTCTAATTTCAATGATGATGAAGAAAGATCTTGGGCTGGTACTAATGGTGTTGGATCTACACTAACAAACATATACTCAAATGAGTTCACTATTGAGACTTGTGATGGTAAAAATCAATTTAGTCAGACATTTACTAACAATATGAGAGAAAGAACTTCTCCTAAGATTAAAAAGGCTACCAGGAGTCATACTAAAATATCATTCAATCCAGATTTTGAGAAATTCACGATGGATGGTTTAGATGAATCACACTATCAATTATTGGAAAAAAGAGTTTATGATTTAGCCGCATGTAACACTAAGATTAAAATCTATTTCAATGGTAAAGTTATTAATTTCAAATCATATGAAGATTATATAAAATTATATGTTGATGACTTTTTCTTTGAAACTAAAAAGGGTAATAGTTGGTCTGTTGGTATTGCTTTATCAGAAAATGGATTCCAACAAGTTAGTTTTGCTAACTCAACAGAAACTTATGATGGTGGTACGCACGTAGATTATATTATGAATCAAATTATATTAGATCTTAGAGCCTATTTCTTGAAGAAACATAAGACTGATGTTAAACCGTCAGAATTAAAGAACCATATGTTCTTATTCTTAGACTCTACTGTTATTAACCCATCATTCTCATCACAGACGAAAGAAAAGTTAATTACTGAGATTAAAGATTTTGGAACTTCCTTTGAAGTTAGTAAGAAGATGGTTCAATCTATATTGAAATCCGAAATAGTTAACTCTATATTAGATTGGATAGAACAAAAGAAAAATGCAGATGAGAATAAATTACAAAGAAATCTAAATAAAAAGTTATCTAAGATAAAGGTTGAAAAACTTATTGATGCTAAGGGTAAGGATAGATGGAAGTATTCACTAGGGTTATTTGAGGGAGATTCTGCTGCTGGTGCTTTTAGAAAGTATAGAGATTCTCAATCAATGGGAGCCTTTGCATTGAAAGGTAAGTTTATAAACGTGTCTGATATATCAAGTCAGAAATTAGTTCAGAATACAGAGGCGGTTAACTTAATGGCCTCTATTGGGTTGAAATTGGGCCATGATATTGAATTAAAATCACTTAGGTATGGCCGAGTTCTTTTATATGTTGATGCTGATGTTGATGGAAATGCAATTGCCGCATTATTGATAAACTTCTTTTATAAGTATTGGCCAGATATGTTCGAAAGACGTATGTTATATAAGGTTGAAACACCAATCGTGGTAGCTATACCAAGAGCTAAGAAAGAAAAGAAAATTCTATTCTATAATCAAAGTGAATATAATGAATGGGAGAAGAATAAAGACTTAAAGAAATATGATATTAAGTATAAGAAAGGTTTAGCAGCTCTAGTTGATGATGAGTATGAAGATATTATAAACAGACCTAGGTTAACACTTATAACCAAAGATGATGTTTCAAAAGACTCTCTTAATATTTGGTTTGGTAAAAACTCTGATCTAAGAAAAACAGAGTTATTAAAATAATCAAACAATTAAGTATATTTAATATATATTCTATATGAAGATATTTACATTTTTAGTTTTATTACTACCATTTATTCTTAATTCACAAACAGTTATTTGGTCAGAAGATTTCGAATCATATACAGACGGTACACAAAATACTACCAAGTGGACTACATCTGCTAATAATTGTGATGCTGATGGAGCTCCCGGTACAGTTGGTAATAATTATTGGGGAACAAGAACAACCTTTGGTGATAAAGAATTTTGTTGTGAGGATATTGAGGGTTTAACTTGTTGTGTTAATAGCCAAGGTGAATCTGATAATATTTGGATATCAGAAGATATTAATATAATAGGATATACTACTATGTCTATATCCATCTCAATGAGAGCTGAGGGTAACATGGAGTGTAATAGTTGTGGTTCTGGTGAGGACCTACTAAATGCCGAATATCAAATTGATGGCGGTGTTTGGATAAACTTTATGGCAGTCTGTGGGGCTGTTAATGGTTATTCACAAATAGATTGTATAGATATTGGAACAGGATCTATATTGAAAATTAGAGTATTATTAGGTAATCAAGCTGATACCGAAGAATATTACTTTGATGATATCTTTGTTTATGAAACAACTTGCTCTATTGCTCTACCAATTGAATTATTATCTTTTACTGGTGAATACAACGAGAATAACGGCCTTGATGAGTTAAAATGGTTAACTGCATCTGAATCTAACAATGATAGATTTGAAATCTATTCATCTATTAACGGAGAACAATGGAATTTTGTTGGTCAGGTTGCTGGTGCCGGTAACTCTAGTGAAACACTATCATATTATTATGATAATAAAACAACCACAGACTTAGTTTATTACCGATTAAAACAAATAGATTATAATGGAGATTTCGAATACTTTAATATAATATCAATAAACAAAGATTCTGAAAGTCCAATATCCATAAAGTACTATAATATTTTGGGTAAAGAATTGAAATATGAACCAAATACAGGATATTCCATACAAGTGATTTCATATAAATATAGAACAGAGTATAATAGGGTTTATAACAATAATTAAATTATTACATATTCGAAATATACATTTTGAATAATGAGTGAGATAACATGATTCTGATTTCATGATATTAATATATAATGTTATGAAAAAAATACTAAGGTATAATAGGTTTATTAAAGAAGCTACTCTTAGTGGTGATAAAAAAATGCCTTATAGCCTTTCTAGAAAGGGGAAATCAGTGGCGATGAAAAAATTAGTAAATGAGATAGAAACATCTAACATTAATAATTTTGATATAAAATTAGATTTATCAAAGGGGGATATCCCAGGTGATGATGAAAAGGTTATTTGGATAAGAAATTCAACTGTTACTGAAATAAATTTCTCAGACTTAAAATTAAAATTAGAAGTTGAATCAAATGATGATTTAATGATATATCATACCGATTCTGATGATATTAACATTGACTGGGCTGTAGCCAAGAGAGGATCAATATCCAATATGGTTAGACAATATGATCGTGTTGGTCCTTCTAAAAGAGGTAACCATTTTAGAGAAACTGCCTTTCTAATAACATTAGCTATTAGAGCTTGGTTAAACGCTGGTGTTAAGTTAAACATACAAACACATCATGGTAAAATACTTATGAGGTATGAGACTAGAAAGGATATAAGATTTGCTAGTATATCAAATAATAAATCTATGGATGATATTAATAACTCATATGATATATTTACAACAGGTAAAAAAATCATGGAAGGTATGGAAAATCAATGTGATTTTCTACTGGGATATGATAAAAGCGGTAATAGAATTAAAGATGGATACCTTAGTGAGGATGATATAAGTAATATTTCTTATATAGTGAAGAATAGTAAAGATCTACTTATTAATAAATTTGCTCATTTTATATTTAAAGAAGAAATACAAAATAAAAAAGGAATAATACTCGAGGCTGGTGAGTTATTAGGTGATTATAATTTTTATGATATACCAGAGCTTTCAAATATGGCTAAATGGAACCCAAGCGATTTCTGGATAGTTTTTAAGGGAAATGAATCTTTATCTAATTATAATTCATATTATGATATGGATAATATTGATGATCTTAATGATTTCTTAGGTGAGTCTGTTATTCATCGAAAAGGATTAGTTGGAGTATCACTTAAGCAAACGATAAATACTCCAAAATTAATGATAGTTAATTCTGGTAATAAAGATATAGATAATAAGTTAAAAGCTGATAACCTGGATAAAGTGGTAAAGCCTTCTAGAAAAACAGCTAATATAGACTTTTCCTGGAAATTTGAGAACGAGGCCGATGTTGCTAATAATTGGAAAGATGGTTCAGGTATAGATTGTAGAACATTTGATAGTAATCAAACATCAAACATATCACTTGAGCTTAAGAGTAAGGGTGGGTATGTTAGTGGTAAAGCTGGATCAATGATAAATCATTTAATGCCAGATAATTTGTATCAAATCAAGGAGTTTATAAGAAAGAAAAAGGATAAATCTGAAATAAGAGAATATTTAGTTGGTGAGATGTTTGTGGTTGAAAATGATTACCTCAGCGGTATATTCAATCAAGATTTATCTGGTGATGGAGAAAAGTCAAATGCGGAGAATTCAAGACTACAATCAATAGTATTCATAGATTGGTTATATAATCTACCACAAGAAATAAGAGATGATTATATAACAAAAATAGTTGATTTTGCTAAATCAGAATCTATTTGGTCAGCACCACACTTAGTAGTTAAATAAACTTTTTTATTAAAATTGTTATAATTTACATGGGATTCATAAATGTAAATAGTCAGCAAGTACATACATCTAATATCAACCTCGTAGGTACGTCTAGTATTTATGGGGGAATTGGTATTTACACAAACTCAACCACTACACCAGGACGAATATTGGCATCATCCGGTGGTGCTACATTATATTCACACAAAGCTAAATATATTATATTAGGCGAAGAAGTGGAAGTGGATGGATATCAAGACTCAACAACCGCAATTATAATATCATCTATAAATATAATGGGTAAGCCATTCTATGATGATTTGAAAAAACAAAATGTTCATCTTCCAGTTGAAATAGAAGAATTCCTAGAACAAAGATTCATAATACTAGAGAGAGACAAGAAGATCGAGGATATACTTAAAAATTCATAATAAATTTTAGCTTACCACAATCATATATTCTATATATACCAATATTTTTCATGAACTCTGATTCCGTGATTGATTTACCCTTTATACCTAATTTATCTTTCTTATAATTTGATTTATGTTTTCTAACTCCACCAACTATATAAGTATAATCCGGGTAGCTTTTATTAACCAATTCAAATCCAATTGATTTATAAAGACCACCATCTGATAGTGAATAATCAGCATAACTTATCATATAGTCATATCTGTACTTGGATTTAAATAAGCTTATTATTTTTGAAGCTCCTCCTATGACTGATGTGTTTAACTTATTACAAAATCTAGTTATATTAAACCCATTTTTCATTCTTTTTCTTCCTTCGATATCATTAAATGACATTATTGATACCAATTCACCATTATAATATAAACCAATTGATTTTTTGATATTATTATTAAACCCTTGAATATGGTTGGTATTCAAAAAATCTTTAACTTCTGTTATATTATTAATTTCACATGCTTTACATTTTCGTGCAAATATTCTATTAGATTTTTTTACTTTATTTAAAATAATTGATTTCATTATTTCTCTCCTTTTCAACCAATCATCTTCCCATATGTGTATAATCCTGATACCCCTTTCCTTGAAATGTTCGGTTTTGTGTAGGTGATAATTTTTATTTTTATGTTCTTCTGAGTGCCAATATAATCCATTGAATTCAAATCCTATATTCAAATCCGGTAGATAAATATCTATCTCCAAAACATCCCTATATGATTGAATTATTCTCCCATCATAATTATCATTTATTAGATCATATACTTCATTCTCACCCTCGGATGTTAGTTTGTTTATATGATTACATGTAGTGCATATTGTTGATCCTCTATAATATCTACTATAAAATAAATTTGTAGTTATATTAAACTCATGACCAACTCCACATTTAATTTTGTGATATTTATCTACTTTGTTATATTCGATATAACCATCTTGTGTATAGATAAACTTATTATCCTTTATATAAGTTGGATTATCAACTCCCCAATTCAATAATGTTGTTTCTTTCTTTTTACATTTAATTGAATCTAATTGTGAAATGTTACAAACACCATATTTATCCTTAACGGTTTTTTTGGATTTTTCATTATTGTTAAAATAACAACCATGTTTGGATATCATAGTTTCTTTTCGCTTCTTTATGTTTGTGAAATTTTCATCATCATATTTAATCTTATTAGTCATTCTCCTTTTGATGTGTTTGCATTTTTGACAAGAATAAAATCCATATTTCAAACAATCATTATAATTTCTATATGTTGTTTCTTTCTCCATTGAGCAAATATCACACATTACACCAACATCAAAATACGAACTCTTTGGTATTTTATCTATTGGTATTAATACCTCATCATCAATTTTAAACTTCCTATTCATTTTTTTATTATAATATCCAAGATTACCTCTGTTCATTTTTACTTTTATCTCAATAGTTAACAACATAATTGACCTTTTTTCATATATATATTAAATAATACTTTTACGCTATGAGATGTGACTTAATCATCGATGGAAATTATATTCTTAGTCGTTTAGTTTTCACTTTACACAAAAATAATTTACTTTACGGAGCATTACATAAAGCATTAGAAAATGCTATGTTAAAATATAAGAAATGGTATCCGTTTGCTAACGTTTACCTAGTTTCTGATTCCAAAGAAAAATCTTGGAGAAAGAAATACATAGACGAGTATAAAGGCACCCGAAAGAAAAATACTGATATTGATTGGAAGTTTGTTTATGAGGCTTATGGTGAATTCAAAGAATCAATGGAGGGTACTTTCAAAATATTAGAAGCACCACATATAGAGGGTGATGACTGGATAGCTTATTTAGTTGAGAAGGCTAATGAAGAAGGAAGATCTACTATAATAGTATCGAATGATTATGATATTAAACAAATGGTTAAGCATAGTTTTGATCCACTTTGGGTTAATATGATGACTAATGAAATGTATAATAAAGAAAAGTTATTCTTACCAGAGAACTATCAAAACTTTATTAACAAAGTGCAGAAAATACCAAATGATAATATATTTGATATAAATGATAATACTGAATTTTTAAGATTTATAAATGGCTTTATTAAGAAGTATGAAGTTGTTGAGATAAATTATATGAAATCTTTAATGGTTAAGATTATATCTGGTGATAAGTCGGATAACATTGGATCTGTTTGGTCTGTTATTAAAAATGGTAAGAAGAGAGGTATTGGATATAAAGGAGCACAGACTATTTATGATGACTATTTACTTGAGTTTGGTGAGATGAGTTTTACTGACCCTGATATGAATGAAAATATAGCAGATTTAATCTGTGAGAAAAAGAAATTAAGTAAGACTAAAATAGATGAGATAGTTGAAAATATTGAATCTAATTTTACACTTATAGATTTGAGAATATCTAATCTTCCAACGGAAGTTGTTAATAAAATGATTATTACATATAATGATAAATACAAAAAGTGAAATACTTGACAAATGGATTCCTATAACGCAGGGTTTAGGAATTGTCAACAAAAATTTAGCAGAGATAATTAGTTTTTTTTGTGAAGATTATTGTGTTAGTAATCCTGATAAAGATGATTTACCAGAAAAGATAAATCATCTTTTAACAAAATTAAAAAAATCTAAAAAGAGTGAAATTAAAAGGACCTTGTATAATCCAATAAGCGGAGAGATTGAATATGAATTGGAAAATGGATTTATTATAACAGAGAAAAACAAATTCAAAAGGGAACCAACAACAGAAGAATTAGTAGATTTATTTGGTGTTGATTTTATTAGAGAATTAGATAAACAGAAGTGGAGAGAACACTCATTAAATAAAATATTATGAAACTATTTTTAGAATTATTAAAGGATAAACAAGATAAATATTGGGTTACTGAAAAATGTTGGTATGATTATGAAAAACCGATGAATGGTAGTGATGCTGGTTATGGTGTATTTGATACTTTTGATTTAGCTATTAAATGTATAAATGATACTAAATTGAAAACAAACAAAGAGGTTGTAATAATATACAAGTAATATGGCAGAATTAGTTGATGTTGCTAACGCAATGTTTAGAAATAAAAGTGATTGGGTTAATATTACGGATGATGAAAAGGATAAAAACTTCTTTATATTCAATCGGTATTTTTCTAAAAAGTTTCCAGATAAATCACAACTTCTTAACTCAAAAAGTATAGATAAAGTATCCTCTATGGACTTATGGTATTATTTTATGTTAAATAAATCATACCCTAATTGGTTTTGGTCTAAAAGTAAAAAAGAGAAGCCAGTTATACCAAACAAAGACTTCAAACTACTTTTAATGAAATTAAAGATTAAGGATTTAGACCTACACTATTTAATTGAAAACCATTTTGATTTTATTAAAGAGGAATTAAAATATTATAAAGCTCTTGATAAGATCGGATAAAATAATATTATTTAAGGAAGAGGAAATGGGAAGGTTTGATAACCTAGTTTTCTTTAATTATTTAAAGGGTGATAAGTTTTATTTTTGTATGGTTGAGTTTGATAGTGTAGATTTTGAAATATATCAAAAATCAGATGAGAATAAAAAAGATTCAATTTTAATAAAATATATTGAACTTAATAAGGTTTCTAAAATAGAAGAAGTTACAAGTAATGAAGAATTCCAGAAATGGTTATCAAAAAATAGTGAAGCTAAAGAGAAATTAAGAGACTTTAAGATAAATAAATTAATACAAATATTATGAGAACTAGAACAAAAGAAAAAACAATGAATTGGTATATTATCAGAACACAGGGTAATAAAGAAAGAAAAGTTTGTGAGAGAATACAAAAAGAACCGGAATTACAAAAGGCTGTTAGTCAAGTACTTGTGCCAATGGAAACTGTTGTGAATCTTAAAAATGGTAAAAAAGTTGTCAGAGATAAAATAATGTTTCCTGGTTATATTTTTGTTGAAGCCAATTCTATTGGTGAGTTGAAATACTTTCTAAGTGGTTGTGACGGAGCAACCGGATTTTTAACAGAAAGAGATGGTAGTATAAATCCTATGAAAGAAAAAGAGATAAAAAGAATGATAGGTCAACAAGAAGAACAAAAAGAAATGGATATTAGTGATATGTTTATTGTTGGTGAGGATGTCTCAATAACAGATGGCCCATTTGATACAATGATTGGTACCATTGAAGCTATTAATGGTGATAGGATTACAGTATCCGTTGCTATTTTTGGTAGAAAAACACCTATGGATCTTAATATAATGCAAATAGACAAAAAGAAATAAATATCATTGTCTAAAAATTTATTTGATAAAATATTAAAAACTGCTTCTAAAATAAACAAATATTCGAGAAGAGGAGTTGGTAATTACATAGTTACTAGTCAGGTTGTTAGTGACATGATTAATGGGCTTGATAAAAGATCTGAGAGGATGTATAAAATTAAAAATATATTCAATGAATAACTTTAAGTGGGAATTAATGAAAGAGCTTATGATAACTGGTAATCAATATATCAGTACTGATTGGGCTATTAAGAATATATTAAACTTATCCAGAGAAGTTAGAAAAGAGAAAATTAAAAGAATATTTAATAAAAATCGAAGTAATGGATACTAAGCAAGAAAGATATGATAAAACATATTTAGAGATGGCTAAAGAGTGGTCCAATCTCTCTCATTGTACACGTAAACAAGTAGGTGCTCTTATTGTAAAGAATGGTATGATTATATCAGATGGTTATAATGGTACACCCACAGGGTTCGATAACGCTTGTGAAATAGATGATGGTACTACAAGTTGGAGTGTTATACACGGAGAAGCAAACGCCATTCTGAAATGTGCTAGACATGGACATTCATGTGATGGTGCTACTTTATATCAAACACATTCACCTTGTAAAGATTGTTCTAAATTGATTTTACAATCTGGTATAAAAAGATTGGTTTATGTTATAGAATATAAAGATACATCCGGTTTGGATTTCCTAAAGGAAGCTGGAATAGAAATAAAAAAATATGATGTTTGGTGATTTTATTAAAAGTGTGAATCCAAAAAGAGAATTATCAGTATATCCAATATCTGAGTATAATTTAGAAGCTCTTAAATATTTAGTTGAAAATTGTGAGGTTTGTAATGATAGTTCTAATGTTAATGTGAATTTAGCAACATTCAATACTTCTTTATGGTTAGATGATTTACTTGATAAGTATTGGGATAAGATATCATATGTTTGTAAATCACCCGTTTTTAACATAATGAAATTGGAAGGTAATAAAATCATAACAAGAACATATGAGACACGTGCCTATACATTCAAAACCGAATCAGATTTGCATAAGTTCTTTGAAGAGGGTAAGTGGAAAAAATTCGCAATCTACACCATTTCAAAATTCGCCGATTTATCTAAAATGAGTAGTTTTTATGTTATTCGATATGCTGATATAACTGAGAAATATGAAGTTAGGGATAATAAACTAAGTTCAATATTAGGAGATGACAGTTAGAATATATGGGGAAATATATGAGATCGATATAAGCTTTTTTGATAAGATAAAAATATTAAAAGCAACTGAATACACAAGTAGTGTTTTTATTGATTATGTGAAAATTGATTGGGTTTGTAAAGGTGTAACTTATTACAGAGACAAGAAAATAACATTATCAATGGATAAGGATGATTACTTAAAAGTTAAAAGACATATGAAAATAAAATCATTAGGTATTTAACATCATCCTTTTAGAACCTGAAATTGTTTCCTGTATTTTATAACTGCGAGGTCTTTAGCCTTAGCTTCAATCTCTGTATCAAAATCTAATCCATAAGTTTTTATCTCTTCATAAATATAATCTGAGTGAGCTGTTTTTCTACCTGTTTTATCTTCTAATGTTTTTGATGAACTCATGTGAGTCATTACTCTCGTATTCCAAGTTGAGTATGCTAGTTTTATAGCGTCTTCCATACTTTGGTCTTGAGGTCCATATAAAAAGTGATGTTGGTCAAAAACAACTGGTATACCTATTTTCTTATGTAACCAATCATGTAACATCTTAACTGAGTATTGATTTGGTGAATCATCATTCTCAATAGTTAATCTTTTTTTACAAGATTCAGTTAACTCACTAAATCTATCTACGAATCTTTGAGCAGCTTCTTCTCTAGTTGGTTTTGTTGTGTTGATGTGTATATTAATTGGGTAAAATGTGTTTTGTTCTAAACCCATCAAATCCATTATCTCAGCATGTTTATTTAACTCTTTGATAGTTTTTAAAACAACTGCCTCATTCTCAGAAGCTAATACATTAAAAGGACCTGGATGATATGAAACTCTTATACTATTAGACTTAACTTTATCACCGATATCTAATAACAAAGATTGTATTTTGTTAAAATTTGGTAAATCTTCAAATTCATACTCAGACATCCAAGGAAATGAATCCGATGATAATCGGTAGATATAAATATCTTGGCTCAGATTATAATCCAATACCTTTAAAGTATCTTTGAGATTCTCAATTACTAATTCAGAAACATAAGATATGCCTTTTGAAAGAAATGTTCTACGAATCATTCCTCGGTTAACTTTAATGTGTTCTTTTGCTTTTTTATTTAAATTACAACCTAATGGTATGCAACAATATCCTATATTACTCATTTTATAAATATAGTGATTAAATATTAATATAACAAATGATAAAAAGGTTATATTATTTTAATATATATGATATGATAGTTAGAAAATATTTAGATTTTATAAAAGAAGAGTTATTTGCTGAAACTCCTGAGAGTTATATAGCAACGGCATTATCACAAATCAAATTAAAGATAGATAAAATGTTTGTTTTTCAAGATGGTGATATAGATAACCCAGAAGAAGAAGCAGAAGAAGATCCAACAAAGATTAAAAAAATATCAATGAAGGATAGTAATAAAATGACCTTTGAAGATTTGGGTGTTTCTTTACTAAGTTCAGAAGTATCAAAATATTCTAAAATGTATGACTCATTAACAATTAAATTTATGGATGATGAAAATACATATACTCTTATATTAATGATAGATATTAAAGAAGCTATACCTAAAGATCCAGAGAAAAATTTCGATAGTGATGATATAGAAAAATGTTATATTAAATTTAAGAAATATAGCTTAGATAAACTTACTGAAATAATTGGTCAAATTAGTAAAAATATTGATATCAAAGATATAGATGAGGAGTTCTTAATCGATTTAAAGATAGAACTTGATGATAAATTTGGTGATGATAGTGATGAGTTTGCAATCGAGACTGAGTAATATTTTCACACATAAAATTCTACAATCGTTGATAATTATCATTATTTTTAATCATATACATTAGGAAGCACATTTTTTTTAATAAATAACCTATGGCTTTACACGTTGTTTCATCATATCAAACTATAACAGAATTTAAAAGATCAAGTTATTTTAGGATAAATCTTGGATTAGTTGCTACTGTTGAGAAAAATGGTAAAAGAACTTTTAACCCAAACGATAAATTCACTTATTTCTATTTTAATCAATACAAAGCTACGATATATGGCCAAGGAAATGTTGGTGATATAAAATTCTATGCTGATCATTTTATAAAAGATGATACCTTCGCTGTTTATTATGGTGATACCTTCGAGGAATTTTTATATACTTTCGATAAAATTATGGTAATCAAAAATAATATAGATTTTTATCTAGGACACATTCTAAAGAATGTTGAAGATCAGTATGAGGAAAGGGTTAAGAATGAAGAGCTTAAGAAGCTTGAAGTTAAGGCAGATGGTATTGCTGAAAATATACTTCAAAACCCAGGAAATGTTACTTATGCTGATTTGAAAGCATATTTAGATAATAAGCAAAAAGAAAGATATAAAAATAATAATAGTTTATGAAACTAAAGAGAATTTTAATGCTGAAAATGTCCGGTGATGATGTCCGTTGGGTACAAACTAGATTAAAAGAATATGGATATCACAAAAATATAATTGATGGGAACTTCACTCAAAATACATTAGTATCAGTTACTAATTATCAAAGGTCTGTTGGTATAAAAGCTGATGGTGTTATTGGTCCACAAACTTGGAGTCAAATAACTAACCATTTAGAAAATAAAAAAGAAAAAGAGTCAAAGGGTATTGAGACTGATGTTGTTATCACTCCAACTCCTAGAAATGAAAATATACCATTTAAAATATCTTATATCGGCGAGGATTCATTAACAATATATGATTGTTTTTTAGAAGATGATGAATATTATAAAACAGAAACAGTAAAAGATACAATTTGGTTACACCACACTGCTGGTGGGTCTAGACCAGATTGGACTATCGGTGGTTGGGAAAGAGATTTCCAAAAAGATAAAAAGGGTAATGCTATTTTAGATAAAAAGGGTAATCCGAAACCATTAAGAGTTGGAACACAATTTGTAATAGGTAGAAGTTCTTCATCTAAAAATGATATATTATGGGATGGTAAAGTATTAAGATCATTTGATGATAGACACTGGGCTTATCATTTAGATATATCACACACAAAAAGTAAAGCATTAAACTCAAAATCTATTGGTATTGAGATATGTAATTATGGACCATTGACATTAGGTAAAGATGGTAGATATTATAATTATGTTAATCAACCTATTAATGATGAGGATGTTGTTGAGTTAGATAAACCTTTCAGAGGATATACACATTATGAAAGATATACAGATGCTCAAATAGAAAGTACTAGAAAACTTATTTTATATTTGAAAAAAAGATGGGATATACAAATTGAGACTGGTATTTATGACGAACAATGGTTTGAGTATGATGTTAAGTGGTTTAGTCATGGTGGTCTTAGAAACAATACACAAGTAAGAACAGGTAAATTTGATATATTCCCACAGAAGGAGATGATAGAAATGTTAAACACTTTATGAAGTATATAAAATTATTAAAAAATAAAAAATATTATGACAATTAGAAAAGGAGACAGAGGATCTGAAGTAGTTGAATGGCAACAAGTTTTAAAAACGACACCAGATGGTATATTCGGTTCTGGAACGGAAAGGTTAACTATACAATTTCAAAAAGACAACGGATTAGTTGCTGATGGTATAGTTGGAAGGAAAACATGGGAAGCTGCTGGTATTGATACTGATCAATCATCAACAACTAAAAATGAAGAACCATCTAACGATAAAGATGATAAGCTAGCGTATCATGGTAAATACACAACAAAGGATGGTCTAGTTATTGATAAGGTATATTTGGATTCAGATGAATATGTAAGAGATTATGGTAAGATTGAACCACTTGGTTTTTTCATACACCACACCGCTGGTTGGGATAATCCATATAACACAGTTAATAGTTGGAATAAAGATTCTAGAGGTAGAGTTGCTACACAGTACGTAATCGGGGGTTCTAATGTAAAAGGAAATGAAGCTAAATATGATGGAGTTACGGTGGAATGTTTTCCTGATAATTATCTAGGGTGGCATCTAGGAAAGGTCGGTGGTTTTAACATTTCAAAGTTTTCTGGTGGAGTTGAGTTATGTAACTTCGGATATCTTACTAAGAAAAACGGTAAATTCTACACATATGTTAATACCGAGGTTATGCCAGAATTTGTTTGTGATCTAGGTTACGAATTCAGAGGCCATCAATATTGGCACGCATACACAACTAAACAAATAGAAAGTCTTAGATTGTTATTACTACATCTAAAAGACATATATCCTAAAATGGACTTGGTACATGGATTGCCTAAATTATTGAGATATGGAATGCCACCTGCAGAAGCATTTGAATTTAATGAAGATGCGTATAATGCAAACCAATTCGGGTTATGGACACACACAAATGTTCGTAAAGATAAGTATGATTGCTTTCCGCAAAAAGAATTAGTAGAAATGCTAATATCATTATAATATTATATGTTGTTTATGGTGGTGTAAGTGATGAAATTGAGTAGTGATAATTATCACTTATCAATTAGTTGTAAATAATTGATAATAGTTGATATAATTTTAATTGACTTTCTTCATCAACATCATCAAAATCAATAATGATATCTAAATCATCCTTGAATATATGTAAGAAAACTTTATTTGTTTCGGCATCCCACTCAACTGAATTAAAATCAGCCATTGGTAGATTTATATCCATTAAAAGTTCATTAACACCAAATCCTAACAACTTTATTAAGTTAATTATTTTATTTTTCATAACTCTGTATAAAATTTTCTTCACTGGTTATATATTAAAATTTCAATTTGGTTAAAATTTAGTGTTTTGAATTTTTATATTTTAATATATAACAATAATAAAACAATAACTAATTTGATGAGTTTATTAAAATATAATGATTATATAACAGAAAAAGTAGCTTATGAGCTATTACTAGAATCTAAAATGGTTTTTTCTAAAAAGTTTATTAACTTATTGAATAAGATGAAATCAAATAAGATAGCATCCGAATTATTGAATCTTTATTCTAAAGATGTGAAAATTTCACACAACTATATTGATATTACTGATGCTAAGGATGCTGTTTCATTCACACCAGATAGAAAAGCACAAGAAATATTAAAGGATAAACCACAATTATGGGAAGTTATAGATTCACAAAGGTATTTAACACACTCCAATGGTAATAATAAACTTTTCGAAGCTCTTGGTTATGAAAAGCCATCAGGAGAACCTTGGGCACCCGTAGACCAAACTATTGGTATTATTTTAGGAGAAACTATTAGTGAGTCATCTGGTAAGATATATGTTATATTTGAAGAAGATGATACCGACTCACCTAGAAAAACAGTTCTTAATAAAGAATCATTGGAAGAAACAGATTCATCAGAAAATTCTAAAATATGGTCTACATCAAGAAATAAAATTAAAGTTGGTAGATTAGTTAGAGCTGTGTTAAAAGCATCTGGGTTAGAATTTCTTGATAAAGACATAGAAGAATTTACAAATACATATAAAGCCACATTTGATTTCGCACAGGACGTATTAAAACAATTCGATATTGTTAAAGGTGAAGATATAGCATATTGGTATGATAATAGCAATGAAGATAGATATGTTGATGGTGGAGGTGTTTTGAATAGTTCTTGTATGGCTGAATCACCTAGTGAATTTTTTGATATGTATTGTAACAACACAAAAGAAATTCAAATGGTTATTTTATATGGTGATGATGGTGAAATTAAAGGTAATGGTGTGTTTAAGTCAGATCAAATAAAGGGTAGAGCGTTATTATGGAAAGCTACTATTGACGGAACAGAAGGTACATTTATGGATAGAATATACACAACGAATGATAGTGATGTTGAATTATTCAAACAATATGCTGAGAAGAATAACTGGTGGTATAAGAAATCACAAACCATGGATCCAAGTGAAAAAATCACAAATGGTTCAACTAGTAAATCTGCTGTCTTGGTTGTTAAGTTAACCGGCAGTGGTGGTAAATGGACTAGATATCCTTATATGGATACTATGTGTTATTTAAGCTTCGATCATTGGTTGGGGTCGTTAACTAATGATAGAGATGGTGATTTATATATAAATAGAACATTCAGAGATACCGATGGTTGTTATATGGATGATGATGGTGATTTACAATGTCATGATTAAACATAAGTAATAAAAAAAACCCAGTCAAAATTGACTGGGTTTTTTGTTTTAATCTACCTCTTCAAATGGAGTGTCTTCCACTTCACCTTCATCTACGACCTCTTCTGTCGATTCGGCCTCATTTGTTTCTTGGTATAGCCTAGTACTGATTACTGACCAAGTTTCACTCAATTTCTTGGATGTTTCATCCATCTTTTCAATGTCTTGTTCAGAATGAGCTTTTTGAACCTCTTCAAGATCAGACTTTAGAGAATTAACATCCTCCTCCGTTAATTGTTCAGAGAATTCCTTCATCTGCTTATTTGTCTGAAACATTAAGTTATCTACTTCATTAAGTTTATCAACTTTATCTCTTTCGATTTTATCTGTTTCAGCGTTAGCCTCAGCTTCAGACTTCATTCTTTCAATTTCTTCTTTAGATAATTGAGAACCACCTTCAATTCGAATTTTATTCTCTTTACCAGTAGCCTTATCTTTAGCAGAAACAGAAAGGATTCCATTAGCATCGATATCTAATGTAACTTCAACTTGAGGAATACCTCTTGGAGCGGGCATTATACCATCTAAATGGAATCTACCTAAGTCACGATTATCTTTTGCCATTGGTCTTTCACCTTGTAAAACATGAATCTCAACAGATGGTTGATTATCAGATGCCGTTGAAAACGTTTCCGCCTTACGAGTAGGAATCGTTGTATTAGCATCAATCAATCTAGTCATTACTGACCCCATTGTTTCAATACCTAGTGAAAGGGGTGTTACATCAAGAAGTAAAACATCTGTAATTCCTCCTCCTAAAACAGCTCCTTGAATAGCCGCTCCAAGAGCAACAACTTCATCTGGGTTTACTGATTTATTAGGTGTTTTACCAATATAATCTTCAACAGCTTTTTGAATAGCTGGGATTCTAGTAGAACCACCAACAAGTATAACCTCGTCAATGTCTGCTGGTTTCAACCCTGCGCTTTTGAGAGCACTTTTCGCACAAGCGATAGTTCTATCCACTAACTTAGAAGTCATTTGTTCAAACTTAGAGTTTGATAACTTCTTAACAAAGTGTAACGGTGTACCATCTTTAGCTGTGATGTAAGGTAGATTTATTTCAGTTTGTGTTGATGTTGATAACTCGATTTTTGCTTTTTCACCAGCTTCCTTCAACCTTTGAAGAGCCATTGGATCTTTTGTTAAATCCATACCATATTCTGATTTGAATTCTTTTACCATCCAGTCAATAATCGCATTATCGAAATCATCACCACCTAAATGAGTATCACCATCCGTAGATTTAACTTCAAAAACACCATCACCAATTTCTAAAACTGAAACATCATGTGTACCACCACCACAATCAAATACAAGAATCTTAGAATCTGTATTCTTTTTGTCTAACCCGTAAGCTAAAGCTGCAGCAGTTGGTTCGTTTATAATTCTTTCAACTTTCAAACCAGCAATTTCTCCTGCTTCGATAGTTGCTGTTCTTTCAGCATCACCAAAATAAGCTGGAACAGTAATAACTGCTCTTTCCACCTCGTGACCTAAAAACTCTTCAGCCGTTTTCTTCATTTTTTGTAGAATCATTGCTGAAATTTCTTGTGGTGTATAGACTCTATCATCTATTTTAACACCTGGGACATTTGACCCCGTTTTTACTAACTTGTAAGGTACCTTTGATACTTCACTTTTACAAACAGAAAAGTCTTTACCTATGAAACGTTTAATTGAATAAACAGTTTTCTCAGGATTAGTAACCGCTTGTCTTTTGGCTGGATCACCAATCTTTCTATCATTGTCTGTGAATCCAACAACTGATGGGGTAGTTCTCTTACCTTCTGAATTAGTAATAACAATAGGTTCTCCACCTTGAACAACTGCTAAACAACTATTTGTTGTTCCTAAGTCAATACCAATTATTGTAGTTTCTTTACTCATATAATTTATTTATTTTTTATTATTAATTTCAATTATTGTACCAAAATAAATAGTATGACAAAATGTCACTACCATTTTTTAATGATACTTAAATTATATAAATATTGAATAAAAAGTTTAGTATTAATTTGATGTTTGTGAAATAATATCTACGGATCCTGGTCCACTACCCAAACTTCGACCCACAGACATAGGACCAGGTAGTGGTGAGCTAGCTATTGAATTAAACTTAGATGTTTTTGGTTCAGACTTTCTAAAATCTAAAAATTTCTTAATTCTTCTACGTCTGCTCTTCCTTTTAGCTTCTAATCGTTTTAGATATTTTTTCTTTTCAACCTTATCCATTACTTCTTTTTGTTCTTTTTCATTTCTTCTCTACGTAGTCTAGAAACTTCTTTAACAAATTCCTTTACTTCTGCTTCATCGCCAGTAGGTGGCAAGAAACCATAACCACGTAATCTACTATACCATTTAACTTGACCTATTGTAGTACCATTCTTAACTACGTTATAAACATCAGTCTTAGCACCTTTCTTTCTAGATTGTTTGTTAAATTTTAATTTAGATGTCGTTTTAGATTCTATTATATGATTAACTGATTTGTAAAATTCTATCTTAAATGATTCTGATTTTTTATTCTCATCACCATCAAAATCCAAATAAATAGAACCATCTTCAAAATTAAATCTTTTCAATTCATAATTATCATACCCCTTTGATGCAAAATACTCAATCAATCTATCATAGGTTTCCTTTATCTCGCTATATTCAATAATATCATTAATCCTATTAGATATATCAATTGATGATGGAACGTTTGTCCAGATAGAAACCACATCATCACATAACATATTACCTACTTTAGAACAATCACTTATTTTTATTCTAACTTCTAACCCATCATCTTTTAATTCTTGACATATATCACCTATATAACTATAAAGTTCATCATCTTTTAATTCTTGTTCGGATAATTCCGGCATTGAAGAATCACTTTCAAATAGTTTATATGTTTGTAGATATTCCATTAATAGTATATATAAAAAAAGAGAGTTAAAAACTCTCTTTAATTATTCTCTTCATCTTCTTCCGGGTCTTGGAAGAAAAGTGTTGGGTCTATTTTCTGTAACCAATCTCTTGATATCATCAACCTCTTAGTCTTATCTCTTACGTGCTCTTTAGCTATATCATAAAGATCTTTACCGTTTGCTAAATTCATAACATAACAGAAGTTAGGTTCTGCCTTCATATGTGTAAGAGCATACTCTTTTCTGTCTTCCCCCATATCAAGAAATACCTGATATGACTTCTTGATATCTTCCATCTTATCATCTATAGCTCTCTTAACTATTACAATAATCTTATTTATTCTTGTATGTGCTTCAACTTCATCCTCTGGTATTTGACTAAGAATATCATCAATCTTATCATCTAAGATATATCCTATTATAATGTGTTCTCTGTAAATATCATTAGTTAATAAACCATGACGCTCACAATACCAAGGAGTCTTTAATTTGAAGAAGAAATCTCTACCTTCACTATCCTCAGCTTGTACAACACATCCCTCTTTATCAACTTGATTAGCAACCAATTCAATTAACTTATCCAAGTTACCTTGGTGATCATCTTCGAATGGAGCAATCTTAGTCGAACCAATCTTATCTAAGTGGTCTTGTATATCGATATGTTTACCGGTTTTATTATCTCTTAATCTTAAAAGTATCAATTCCTCTTGTGTATATCTCAATACAATTCTATTATGAGGAGCGACATATTCAAATATAGGTATTATATCATTATCTAAACACCAGTTAACTAATGTCTTTATTTCAGTATCATTTTGATATATTCTATTAATACCATTTGATTGGTCATTATCAAACCCCATTTTAGATTTACCAACAATTTTACCATTTGGTAATTTCACGAATGTCGCTATTGAACCATCTTCTTTATTATTAACATATTTTATTTTATAATCCTTAACAATGGAATACATTGATTCCGGAACTTGATTTATATTAAAGAATTTTTCAAGCAACACATATCTATTGAATAATGTACCATCTTCATTAAAAATGAATGTTAACCCCCTCATTTCATAACCTTTTAATTCTGGTTTGTGATCAAGAGGGTTAGCAAAATCCTTATAACTTGTTAGTCTGTAATTGAATACAGATACATTAAATCCATCAACAATCATTTTAGATTCATAAAAAGCAGCATTTTTTGAGCATAACTCAACAGCTTCCTTATAAGAAGGAATTGAATAACCCTTGTAATCTGAGCTTTCATTTATAAATTCTAAATATTTTGACAATTTCTTCATTTTTTATATATAAAAAAACCAGATATAATCTGGTTTGTTCTTTTAATAGTCCAATTCAATTTCTGATATGTGTATTTTACCTGTTAGCGTTTGTCCCATTCCAAAATTCTGTTTCAACATAACTCCCTTATTATCTATACTGATAATGAAGTAAGTGCTTCTGTGTTGTTCTGACCAACACCATCTAACAATATCTCCTATTTTATATTCTATATTTAATTGTCTTCCGACTTCTAATCTACCTTCTTCTTTCTTCTTTACGACTGTTTTATTTTTTTCGGATGTTGATAAGTCTATCAAACAAACCACCTCCCCAATTCTTACCGACTGACCTTCTTCAACCTTTATCTTAATAATACCAGATTCTTCTGCTGGTAATTCTAAAGTTGCTTTGTCTGAATCTACTTCTGCGATTGATTGGTCTTTCTTAACATAATCACCATCTGATACTAACCAAGTGGAAATTTCAACTTCACTAATAGATTCACCCGGACTTGGAACAGTCATTTCCAAAAAACTCATATATTATTTAAATCTTATTTTTAATTAATTCATAAACTTCATCAGGTGTTCCTTCTCCATCAATTTCAATTATCCTCTCCTTATAGAAATCTTTTAAGGGTGCGGATGTTTCATTGTAATTTTTTATTCTTTCTTTTATAACTTCTTCATTTGCATCATCTGGTCTATTTGAAGTTTTACCTCTATTTAAATTTCTTTTAATAGTTGTTTCTTCACTAACATTTAACCAAATAACCTTTGAAACATCCATCATATTATCTAGGCTATTTCCTTGTCTTATTGTTCTTGGGTAACCATCAACTAAAAATGAATCATCTTCATTATCATCCAACTCACTTAATATTATAGTGGTTATCATCCCATCAGGGACTAAATTGCCTTTGTCTATGATAGAGGCAATTTCATTACCTAATTCACTACCAGACGATTTCTCTTCTCTGAGTAAATCTCCAGCAGAAATCAATTTATAATTATAATCTTTAGTTAGTTTTTCACAGATAGTTCCTTTACCCGCACCGGGTGGTCCCATTATTACTATATTCATATTACTATATCTTTTATTTTTTCACTGTTTTTGCTGTCATTATATATAATTGAATACGGTCTAGCATATCATAAATATTTATAATTCTAACTTAGTATTTTATCTAAATTAGCATTTCTATTGATGATTTTATCACCGCCGATTAATGTTTTAACTTGACCAACTGTGTGTTTATAGCTTTTACCATTACTACCAGTAGTTAAGATAGGATATTTTCTATTTCTGGTTTTTATATCAACAATTTCCATTAAAATTTTACCAGACATGAATTTCATACCAATTATGTTCTGAGTAAATCCTAATCTCTTACAGATACCCTCATATACATTAGTAACTTTGTTACTCTTTTCTGTGGTTGATACTTTTAGTTGTGAGGTATAGTATGCACTATTATATCTAATATTACCGAAAGATATTTTCACATTTTCTTCTTTCTCAATTTTAGCTATTGCTGCTTTGATTCTATTCTGTACTTTGTCAATTTTGCTGTCTGTAATCATATCTTTTTCTTTAGTGGTTTAATAATAAACAAATATAAGGAATTTATTACAAAATAAACAATAATTACTATATTATTATTTGTTTAAATTGATTTGGTGAGAATGTAATTGATTTACTACCATGTTTTGTTGTAAATGATCCATTCTTGTTGAGTTTATTAACGACACCAAATGTAAATTTACCAATACGGTAAGTGTTATTCTTTAACACAACCCCAAATAGTGTTTTCACATCCACCAACATTTTAATACCTATCATCTTTAAATATCAATATCTGGGTTAAAGATTATCACAAATGTTGTTTTAGCCGCTTGATATTGTTTATCACTTAATACTTTAAGAGTCTTTTTCCCTACCATAACTTTATCCAAATACTTAGATGTTTTTAATGATTTCTGTAAAGAAAGTATAAATGAGTTTTCACCATCATACTTTCTTATAAGTTTGTTTAATTCTAATTTTTCTTCTAATTCCATTTTAATTTATTTATTTGCAAATATATATAATATAATTAAAATAAAAAAATTTATTTGAATATTTGAGAAAAATTTATTTATACCTTTAACAAGGTCGAAATTTTAGATGTGATCTACTTTAGTGTTAGTTGTTTTTGCATAAACTTTGTTTTTATTTTGTGTATAATAATAAATTAGATATTAAATATGAAAATTACTTTATGCGCAGAGGACCTAATTCGTAGGTGTGTGTGGGACTCGTATGTATATTACATACTTGGATCAGACAAAGAAGGACAAAAATTACTTGAGAGTAACGAAGAAATGGAAATAACAGAAAGAGATGCTTTAATTATTGGATTATTAAAAGTTATCGAAACCGATAACCTTATACACAAATTCAATACTCATGTAGCTGAGTTTTTAGCAAACAAAACAAAGAAAGAGGGTACCTTACTACTAACAAGTAGAAAAGCATTTGATAATACTGTTGATAAGTTCTTAGATAAATTTCCTGATTATTGGGAACCATCTATTAATTGGACAAATTCTTTAAAGGATTTAGTTGATTATATCGAGGTATTTAAAACAAAATTAGCGAAATTAGAGATACATAAGATTGTTGATAAGAACATCACTTATGAATTATATAACTCCAATCATATTAGAAAAATGCTTAAATTTAATTATTAAGATGGAAGAAACAATAGAATTTTTGAGAGATAAGAAACTATTAGCGGAAGATAAAGAATCATTTAAGATTATACATGATGATGCTGGTGAAGTATCATTAAATGAGCTATTAGAAGAATATAAAAACAACGCTAATCTTAGATTAGCTGCTGAATTTGATAATTATAAAAAGAGAACTTATAAGGAAAAGGAAGAATTAGTAAATAATACTAAGGTTAAAATGCTTAGTTCTATACTTGATATGGATAGTGATATATCACTTGCGTTGAAATCTATAACTAACGAAGAAGCCAAAGAAGGAGTATCTCTAATATCTTCTAAGGTTAATAGTTTCTTGAAATCACAAGGTATAGAATCGATACAAACAGAGACTTATGATAGTGAATTACACGAACCTATAAGTGTTGTTGATATTGGTGAATCTAAAATAATTGATGTAATTAGTAAGGGATATACACTAAATGGTAAACCATTTAGATATCCTAAAATAATATTGGGTAAATAATGTCAAACCAAACAAGAAAGGATAAAGTTAAAGTTACATTATTTGATATCAAGTCTAATATAAAGTACAGACAGTATATAGTTGGTGAGTTATCAAATAGAGTTGATGAAAAACTAAAACCTGAATTTATTAAGATACTAAACCAAGTTATTGATGATACTAGTATTTTCGATAGAGAAGATTTAGAGGGTAGTTTCTATGAAGGAGAAGATGATACACTTGATTTAGTTTTACCAGCAGTTGCTAAAGTTTTACATAAAATATTTTTGAAGCCTCCTCCTATATTCCAAGGTGAACATGACGATGGTAAGAGATTAGAATTATTTCAAATTATGTTTGATATTGATGAATTCAATGAGTATTTAGTTGAAATGTTGATATCATCAAAGGGAATATTAGATAAATTGAAATATCTTGATAGAACCGCTGAAAACATATCATTAATAGTTGATAACTACGTTGCTAAATTAGTTAATAACGTTTTAGAATCGTATGATATAGAAGGTGAAATAATAAGAATTAGAAGAGAAAAGAAATTAAATTTTTTAACAAAATGATAGTAGATTGGTATGTTATATCCAATCCAGGATTAGGGATAAGTAGAATTCCAATTGGCGTCAACCGTGGATATAATAGTGAAAAATTTCTAAAAAAAGTTGTGGAAACAGCAACACCACTAATGGATTATTTTTGTAATAGATTAACTGATGTTGTGAGTGGAGAATTGAAAATATCTCAAATAGAAACAGTATTTGCGGAAATAATTGAGGAAATGCCTGTTATGAATTATAGGATAAGTAAAGAGAACGGAGTTGATCAATTTATTATACAATATAGTAAATACACAGAAATAAGACTAACGGATAGCACCAAACAAATATATAGAGATATTAAACTAACAAAGATATTAGCATAAGTTATGGCAAAAGATTATTACAACACACTAGGAGTAGATAAGACGGCATCTGAGGATCAGATTAAGAGAGCTTATCGCAAAATGGCGATGAAACATCACCCAGATAAAAACCCAGGAAATGCTGAGTCTGAATCTAAATTCAAAGAAGCAGCAGAAGCATATGATACACTCTCATCTAAAGAAAAGAGAGAAAGTTATGATAGATATGGACCAGGTGGTAGTCCATTTGGACAAGGTAATCCATTCTCCAATGGTGGAGGAGGTGACGGTGGTCAATATGGTCATGGATTTAATATGGAAGATATTTTTAGTCAATTTGGTGATATTTTCGGAAGCGGCGGACAATTCGGCGGACCAAAACAAAGAAGGAAAAATAGAGGATCTGATTTAAGAATAAAAGTTACATTGTCGATTGAGGATGTCTTAAATGGTACTACTAAGAAGATAAAATATAAGAGACAGGATTCTTGTAATAGTTGTTCTGGTAAAGGAGGATCTGGTGTTAAAGATTGTATTCCTTGTGGTGGTAGAGGAAGTAGAGTGGTTTTACAACAGACACCATTCGGACAAGTTAGACAACAAGCAACTTGTCCAGATTGTCAAGGCGGTGGTAAACAAATCAGTAATAAATGTGGTGTTTGTCACGGAAGTGGTACAAGTGTTAAAGATGAAGTTGTTGAGGTAGATATCCCGGCTGGTGTTTCTGCCGGTATGCAACTTAATATGAGAAGTTATGGTAATCATGTAAGAGATGGTGTTCCTGGGGATTTACATATTATGATAGATGAACTCAGAGAATTCTATTTCAAAAGAGATAGTAATAATTTAATTGTTGAGAAAGAAGTATCCGTTATAGATGCTATCTTAGGAGCACATCTTAAAGTTAAAACACCACACGGTGAATTACCAATTACTATCGATGAAGGAACACCTCACGGAAGAACTATAAGAGTTTCTGGAAAAGGTATACCTGATGTTAATTTAGGATTGGGTGATTTATTCGTAGTTGTTAATATTAGAATACCAACGAAGATTTCAATGGATGAAAAGTATATACTTGAAAAACTAAAGAGATCTAAGAATTTTGAAGCTTAATGTTGGTATTATCAACAGTACCAGAGAATCCAATAGAAGGAGATATTTATTATAACACGATTGAATCAAATAACTATATTTTTCAAAGTGGTGAGTGGAAATCATTAACTTTTCGTTCAGATATTTGGACCGATATTAAACAAAGTAATAGGAAAAATAAAATTAATAAAGTATTTAATGGATAAGAATACCGAATGAAATTTAAAGATATTAAGGAATTAGAATCTATTGCATTAAACGTGATAATAAGTTAACCGAATTGGGTATTGATTAATAATCCGTTTTATACTTAGGGTTTCTTGTATAAGTTTTCTTAGATTTATGAGTTTTGTGCATACAAGTCCAGCCAGTTGAACTTTCTAATTCAATTTCCCTAGAAATCTTTCTTTCAGATTTAAGAAGTTGGTCTCTAGTAATTTTCCCGATTTTTATTATTTTGGACTTTTTCATAATATCAAAACTATGAAAAATAACTGAAATCACCAAATTAATATATAAAGAAATATAAATATATTTATGGCTGATTATATTCCTTACCAAGGAGGTTACACAATAGATGAACTTATTGATATGGTTCAATTTGAATTGAATGTTGCATGTTCACTTCCGAAAACATTACCAGATGCGGCGATTAGACAAATAATCGAAGTAAGAGCACTTCCTTGGTTTTATCGTAATTATCAATACGCTGTTCAAAAAATGTATTTCTTTATAAACAGAGAAGCATTTACATCAGAAGAATTTACAAAATATAACTTTGTACAAGTTCCTTGTGAGATACAATCAGTTGTTTATTTATATGAGGTTAGAGGTGATTCTTTATTTCAATTAGGTATAAACACTCCGAACCTATCAGTTAATTTAGGTGTTACCAATCAACCATATCTATCATCTTACGTTACCACAATAGGTGAATTAGGTGTTTATAAGACTATATTAGATTCGATGTCTGATATGATGAACCAATTAAATAAATATACACTTAAATACCACTTTAACCAATTAAATCATAGACTTAATATACTAACAGCGGTTGAATATCATGTTATTATGGAAGCTTATGCTGATATACCCAAAGAAAATTTATATAAAGATGATTTATTCTTTAAGTATATTGTTGGATATGCTAAACAACAATTGGGTAATATGGTTGGTAGATACGATTTCACGCTCCCCGGTGGTATTAAGATACAAGCAACTGATTTGATATCACAAGGACAAGCAGAAGTTAAAGAAGTCGAAGAAGAAGTCAAAGGGCAGAGTAATAGTTCGTGGTTTTACATGGTGAAGAAATAGGTTACCATAATTTAATATATGGAAATATAAAAAATAGATTTAATATATACTTTATGAAACATCTAAATAAATATAACGAATCTGTTGATAATGATGAAGTATCAGATTATATAAAATTAGTTTTTGCTGATTTTATAGATGATGGATCTGATTTTGAATATAGTGGTGGTAAAGAGTGTTATGTTAATTTTGACCTAAACACTTTACACAAATTAAATAAAAAATTAACTGGATTTAGTATCGGTACGGCACATGGTAAAGTATCAGACTTTATAAAAAACACCGAAAAAAATTTAGAAATATATAAAGAAATCGAAACTTGTATTAATAGAATACAAGATAAATACTCAGATATAAGATATGATTTAGCTAAAGAACCTGATTATGAATATGATGGTAAAATATTATGTTATGGTATGATACAATTCAAATGGGGTAAACTAATGAAAGATATCATAATAAAACCGTAGATTACTTATTGAATCTATTAAATGCCATTGGACTTATTTGAACAAACTCTGGTCCACCAACAAACCCATATAAACTTCGATACCCAGTATATGACATAGCTGACTTTAAGTAATCAGTGAAATTCTCACACCAACCATCTATTGTATATTCAACCAAGTTATATTTAGTTATACCTTCACCAGTTTTCAATTCAGCTCTATTCCAAGATTTTTGGACTTCTTTAGTTGACATACCTCTATAATATTTATAAACAGACGCACCCGTCTTCAATGCTGTATTAGCCGTATCAAAATCAACTTCTTCATATTGACCATCTTTATCTTTCATAAAAGTAGTGCCACAACTTTCAAGTGATTTATTTAGAATACCACCTAACATAACGTAGTCAGCACCTATTGCCAAAGCTTTAATTATATCTGAAAAGTTTCTGAATCCACCATCCGCAATTATTTTGGTTGGGTTATCAAATTCTGATTTTATCTTAGCACACTCATCTATTAAAGATGCCATTGGAAAATGTATAGAAACATTAGCTGATGTAGTACAAGCAGACCCACCACCAATACCAACTCTAATATAATCAACACCAATTTCACAGTACTTTCTATAAGTATTTGGATTAGCAATATTACCAACCATTAACTCAATATCATTTCCGAATTTTTCTTTGATTCTCTTAGATATATCATAAAGCTTTTGCATATGACCGTTAGCCACATCAATCAAAACTCTTGGTGGTAATTTAGAACCATTTTCAAATAGTTCAATTATTTCATCCAATCCATAAGAAAAGAAAAAAGAATCACAACCATCATTCATCCAACTAGAATTATATACTTTAGTTAACACATTGTATTTTACATGACGAGGTAAACAAATATTAGTATTACCAACAAAGTGTTGTATGTTTGTATCATCAATAACTGTATCCATTGGTGCTGTAAACAATGGTAGTTTACCATCTTTTAATGGGTTTATCTCTGATCTTGAAGAGATTGAACTCAATTCAGAAGGCACTATTGAAACATCATTCCAATCTAATTTAATATCCATTTTGTGGTTTTAGTTTTTGAAAACTATTAGAGCAGTCATTAAAGCAGCAATAAATAGTATTATATAAGATAATGGTATAGTGCCACCATTATTAACTTTGAAGAAATATTCGTATATTTTTTTCATATCAATAGAAAGAATATTTATCCTCTACTTTGATACAGTATATTGATATTGGATAAAGTCTTATTCCTTTATCATCATCCTCAATTAGAAATCTCATAGATCCATCTATTAATTCCTCATTCATTACTTTAACAGTGGCGTTGTGTAATCCACTAAAGATAGCCACATTCACATCATCCTCAATTTTTATGAAGTTTTTTTTAGAATCTGTTATCTTACCACCAAAACCTTCTTTGAAGTAAGATTTATCAATGATTTTCATTAAATCATCTTTGTTTGTCAATTCTACTCTTATTTCGTGCTTTATCATATTTTTCGTTTAATTTACTATAATATTAGTATTAATTACTATAAAAGTTTAGACTAAAGATTTAAAAGTTTATATATATTACACGAACCGGAGGGCAATAGCCCCAATCTTTAGGACCGGTATTAGTTACGCTAATAGAAAAGACTGAATTCGCTACTCAGTCTTTTCACTTTTTAAATAAGTCGTACATTATAAAATCTCTTAATTCACTTTTATCACTAAGCTCTCTTTCTGATATATGTAATTTGAATGTTACTTTAACAACACCTTTACCAAAACTAGATGATATTGTTGATCTCTCAAATTGAGTATCAACAACCCACAACCCACTTTCGAATTTATCATTAAAATTCTTTAATTTATCATTCTTATCAACCAATAGCCTGAAATGAAAATTATTCTGGCTATCAGTTATATCTTTTCTCATTTCGAAATATTCTGTTAATGGTATAGTAACTGTTAATTTAACAGGTTCCATTGAATACCACATATCTTTCCTCATTTCACTTTTTAGTACACAAGGGTACTTATCATCTTTATAGATTAATTTCATATTCCTAATTCTTTTAATTTAATATCTCTTAATAATGATATAAGAGAACTCCATTTTTCAGGATTACTTTTAAATTCTTCGTTTATTACTTCCTTTATATCTTTAGTATCAAAAAAATGTGTATTTTTCATTAAATAATCAACTCTTCCGGGATTATCAACTACCTTAGAAGGGTCTAGTATCCTCTTAATTAACACTTTCTTACCCATGAAGTTTATATTTGTTCCAAAATCTACTGGTGTGAAACTTTGTGGGTATTCGTTCATCAACTCTTCCAAGATATCACATACAACATCTATCTTATCATATCTACACTCTGATGGTATGAGATAGGGATTACAAATAGATCCTTGTTCTATTAAGAATAAAGCACAATCTTTTGATCCATTTGATATTGATAATGATAATAGCTTTCTTTTTAATTTATCATTGAATAAATCAGATCTTAGTGAAGAAACGTTAAATTTTAGATTATCTAATTGATTTGCATGAACATTACTAATTAAGGCATCATTTAACCTATTGGGGTATTGAGACCATCTCGCTCTCTTATCTTTCTTTTCATTTCCCATAAAACTTTTTTAATTATTCTCCTACAAATATAGATAAAAACCCCAATAAAGTCTAAACAATTAGATATAATTAATATATAATACACATAAATAAATTATTTAAATGGTAGAACAAGAACACATATTAACAGAGAACCCTGGTAGGTTTGTGGTATTCCCACTAAAATATCACGACATTTGGGAAATGTACAAAACAGCAGAACATTCATTCTGGACATCAGAAGAAATTGACTTGTCACAAGACATGACTGATTGGGAAGAAAAACTTAATGATGATGAAAGACATTATATAAAGAACGTATTAGCATTTTTTGCGGCATCTGATGGTATCGTTAATGAAAATCTGGCTGAGAATTTTGTTAAAGAAGTTCAATATCCAGAAGCTAAATTCTTTTATGGTTTCCAATTAACAATCGAGAATATTCACTCAGAAACATACTCATTATTAATTGATACTTATATAAAGGATAATAAAGAAAAGGACCATTTATTCAATGCTATTGATACAATTGATTCTGTTCAAAAGAAAGCTCAATGGGCCTTGAAGTGGATTGATTCTGAATCTTTTGCTGAAAGACTTATAGCATTTGCGGCAGTTGAAGGTATATTCTTCTCTGGTTCATTCTGTTCTATCTTCTGGTTAAAGAAAAGAGGGTTAATGCCTGGATTAACATTCTCAAATGAGTTGATATCAAGAGATGAAGGACTTCATTGTTTATTTGCTTGTTTATTACACAACAAATACATTCAAAACAAAGTAAGTGAAGAACGTATTAAAGAAATCATTTGTGAAGCCGTTGAAATCGAAAAAGAGTTTGTAACAGATTCTTTACCAGTTGCTCTTATCGGAATGAATGAGGTATTAATGCAACAATACATCGAGTACGTTGCTGATTATTGGTTAATTGAATTAGGATGTTCTAAAGTGTATCACGCTGAGAACCCATTTGACTTTATGGATATGTTATCTTTACAGAATAAAAGTAACTTCTTTGAGAAAAGAGTATCTGAATATCAAAAAGCATCTAATACTAACATTGATTATGATAACCTTTCTGATGATTTTTAATTAAATTACTCGACAAGGTTAATTAACCCACTTCTTATGAGGTGGGTTTTTTTGTTGCTAAAATTTAATATATAAAACATAAAATAATTTTATTATGAAACATTTAAAGAAATTTAACGAAAATGTTAAAGATTATATTGATAATGGTGAAGCATCTGAATATGGTAATGTTCCTTCAAGAGAAGATGAATATAAAGAAATATCTAAAAAGGTTTGGTCAAATCCAAGAACACCAGGAATTAACTTAGAAAGTTTAGCTGAATATTGTATGAAAAGAGCTAAAGAAGAAGGTAAGGTCTTTATAATTAATGATGATGGTTACAGAATTCAAAAAATGTATAAATCAGATTTAGGAAATTTTTTGTTTTTTGAAGGAGAGTTTTTCAAAATAATTATGGATCCAAAAGATGATAGAGTTTATGATGGTGGTGATTATTATGGTGATTGGATTGTCACTAAAATATCTAAAGAAGATATAACAAGTGGTCTAAAATCAAAAATAGATACACTACAAGTAAAAATAGATGAAATAAACAAATTATGAAATACTTAAAAAGATTTAGTGAGATAAACGAATCACTACCAAGGCAACACACTGTTGACCAACTTAAAAGGTTAAGAAAGTTAACTAAAGGTACTGATATCGGTGATAGAATCTCTGATATGAATAAAGAAGGTGCTAATATACAATATATTCATAATCCTATTGATACAGGCATTGAATCTTATGAAGATTATGAAAAAGCTAATAAGAAATTCATACCATCTTGGAACTTAAAACATTTAAGTGGACCATTCGGTGGTAAAAAAGTTACAAAGATTAAACAATGAAATATTTAAATAAATTTGAAAAATTTAACGAATCATCTTATGGTGGTGAAAAGGTAGAAACAAATATATTGACGAAGAATCTTAATTTCGATTATAAAATTAATATCGATGACCTAAACCGAAGATACGGAGCAACGATTTTTCATCCAGATTCACCACCTAGAGAAGAAGAATATATTACTGGACCGATTGAAGTTGAGTTCATTAAGGGTATGGGTTCAAACCAATTAATGGCTGAAATTCCATTGCTTAATTTCTACACCCGGAAAAAAGTAGGTTCAAGGTTAAGATACATATTTAATAGTAAAGACAAAGAAAGTACCTTGTTGTTTAATTATAGGGGAGATGGTTGGAAAAACTTCTTTGAAGTAATTGACTCTCAATACCACAAACCATTTGAGAAAATTAAAACAGAGTTAGACAATGAAGCATTTAAAAACATTTGAATCACATTCAAACTTAGCAGAAGACATTGCTAAAGACCTATTACCTAAGTTAATAAAACTTAGAGAAGAAAGGGGTCAATTTACTGTTGGTATGTTTGACAACTATATGGAAGAAAGAAATGCTAACATGAAATTAACTGATGAAGTTATGAGTTACTTAGTAAGTATGGGATTTGATTTCGATACAGACGCTGAGGATGATGATTATGAAGATGAAACACCAATATTTAACTACAACTTAAACTAAATAAAAAAGAGACCTTTAAGTCTCTTTTTTTATTATATTATCTATTTTCCTATCTCTTTCAAATAATGCTATATGTAAAACAACATCCTTATAATAGGTTTCGGTTAATGTAAAGGGTATGAATTTACCAGTAATTGGTTGTATATTAACAGTCTGTTCGTCATTATACATTCTACCCTCAACCATATTAAAATCATCTAATGTAAGAACGTCTGAACCAGAAGACATCGAATCTTCTTTATGATCCATATTTGGAAGCTTCCTGTAATTTAAGTAAACAAGAATATAATTTTGGTTTATATCTTTAGTACTAAACATTATTTAAGTATCATATACTTAACACCATCCACAACTTTCACTGTGTATTTACCACCTTTTGATTTAGAAGCTTTTTTAGAAGCCCTTTTAGTAGCTTGGTTAGTTTTGATGTTTTTTTCAGTTTCACCGAATTTTTGCTTCATTACTTCCTTCATTGAATATCTTTGTTCCATAATTTTATATCTTTAAGTTATTACGAATATAAGGAATATTTTCTGTTTTTCCATCATAGAAATAAAATATATACATGATATGTTAAAGAAATATAAAGAATTTATTAAAGAATCAATAAACGGCTATGAATATGGTTGTGTTATGGTTGACGTACCAGTTAATAATTGGGAAGAAATAACATCTTGGATAGACCCAGAAGACATCTATGAAAGTGACGGTGATTCAACGTATGGTGTACAAAAGAGACCACACCTTACACTTTTATATGGTTTACATAAGGAAGTATCAAATGAGGAAGTTAAGTCTATATTCGATACCTTTGAAGGTGATATAAATATAGAAGTTGATGGTGTTGATATATTTGAGAATGATAAATTTGATGTTGTTAAATTCAATATTAACCCACAGGGATCATTACAAAATCTTTTTGATGAATTATCCGAATTACCAAATTCAAATGAATACCCAGAATATAAACCACATATAACAATTGCTTATGTTAAAAAAGGTATGGGTAAGAAATATCTAAAACCCGATTATAAATATAATGTTAAGAACATTGATAAAGTTACTTATTCACATGCTGATGGTAAGGAATTCAAATTTGAAGTTAATAACGTTTCAGAATCAATAAATGAAAATAAGATGTGGTATAAATCAATACCCGAAATACTTTCTTGGTTAGATTCTAAAACTGATATGCCTTGGATTTTTGTTGATGTGGAAACAACAGGATTAAATGGTCCAAAGAAAGAACAATTAACACAAGTATCTTGTTTAGTAACTGAATGTGATTTTGATAATAACGAATTCAAGGAGTTAGGACAATTTGATGAGAAAATAAAACTAACAAATGATACTAAGTCTAAATATAACGAACCAGAAGATAGAACTAAATGGGTTTTAGGATTCAACCATTATGGTAGTGGCGGATATAAGTACAAAGACGAAGAAACTGTTGTTAATGATTTCTTTAAATTCATAGGTGAATACGAACCTTGTTTATTAATTGCACAAAACGCGGCATTTGATATGGCTATGTTGAGTGGTAGATATGGTAATAAGATTGTGAATGAAGTATTTGATACTAAGATGTTGATACAATTATACTTTTTACCATTGTTACAGAAGTTAGCTGAGACTGACCCATCTTTTCAAGAGAAAATAGATTTTATTGGTACTTCACCAAGAGATAATGGATTAATATCATCATCTATGTCTAAAATAGGACCAGTACTTGGTATTAATATGAGTGGTTATCACGATGCTATTACAGATTGTAAAATAACAATACAAATGTATCAAGGTATTGTTGATTTATTAACAGAGCATCAAGATGTTGATATAATGAAGTATCAAACAGAAAGAATTAAAGTAATTAGAAAGTGAAATACTTAAAGAAATATAAACTATTTGAATCAGAAGACTCTACTAGATTCTCCAATCTAAAAAGAGAATTAGAGGATATTGTATTAGAATTATCTGATGATGGATTTGGTGTAGTTATAGATGAGACTAATTACACACCACCTATGTTTTCAGACTCAATAAGATCGGTATGTGTTGGTATTTATAGAAAGAATGATGAGATTTGGAGATGGGATGATATAAAGGATGCTGTTAAAAGAATAGAAGATTATGTTTGGAGAGCTGATGAAGGATATGGTGTTGATGTAGAAGTTACAAAGGAACAAGATTGGATGTCATTAGATAGATTCATCGATGTTTATGGTGGTGAAGAGTTTAGTTATCCAGGTATATCATTACTTATTTATTCAGAGGATGATTATGGTGATTTATTAAATTCAATGGATGAGAGTTTAAATGAATCCAACGAAGAAAGATATAGCATTTTTGATTTTTATAATGATTTATATTATCAGAATATGAAGAATAATAAATTAAGTGAGTCTGATATTAAAAAATGGACAAACCATTTTATTGGTGATAAATGGTATGGTATAATCGAAGATTATTTGACTAAAACTTGGAATTCTATGAAGAAAGTTGATATAGATTATGTTAATGATAGACTATATGATATATGGGATGAAATACCAACTGAAAAGGGTAAATGGGTCACAACTGCTATAACTTATGGTGATTATTATAAAAAAGATGAACCAATTAAGAATAAATATAATGGAACAATGCCTGTTTATGATACAGAAGATGATAGTAGGTTTTATATGATAATGAGAGATATAATTAGATCAATTATGTTACCGACATTTAAAATAGGTGGGTATAAAAATGATGTTTATATCAGACAAGATGAAGCTGAGGAATATGTAACTGATAAAAAATTCCAATGTGTTAACTTTGATATTATGAACTATGAGGTTGTTAGAAATAGTGATATCATAGTTAAAAATAAATATGATTTACAAAAATTGCGTAATTATAGCCCAGCAAACATATTAACTATGTATGTTCCTTGTGTTTATATTGATATAGGTAATACTGATCAGGGTATTGTTGGTATGTACCCGTATAAATCAGTACCGATGAATTTAAGGAAATTAGAATCTGGGTTAGATGAAGTTTTACCAACAATATTACCAACAATGGACCACGGTGAGGTTATTTTCGGGAAGAGTAGAGGAGATAGACAATTCGATGATGATAGGGATATAGAAGATTATACATTAAAAATATTATTAAAATTTTGAAATACTTAAAGAAATATAAATTATTTGAATCAATCTATATGGATTATGATACCATATCTGATGTTAATGATATATTATCCGAATTATCAGATGATAGTATACCAGTTTCGGTTGATGCTAGAGTAGATGGTAATGTTATAATAACTATTGGTGAAGAATTTGACCCTGTGCTTACTTTTTTGGATCAAATCAATAAAGTATTTAAGGTAAAGAAATATGAAGATGCTTTTATGAGATTAATAGAATATATGAATCCTAAAAATTATACTCTTATAGCATTTAATTATGATGATAAACATAACATTAGACAAACATATAAGGATTTTGGAATGGGGATTGATTTATTACCTAAACACTTGATGAATTTAGACGAGACTAATTTCATAAAACTTTATTTCAAGTTAAATAAAGTATCTGAGAGTATAAATGAATCAAAGGTTGTAACTAAAGATGAATTCCCATTGGATGTCGATATTGAAGAAATTTTCTATGATATAACTGATGAATTATACCACCACAACTTTGGTGTAGATCAAGGTGGGTATGCTTTCTTCCCATCAGCAGATTTAACAAGAGAAAGAAGATCACAGATGTTATATGATATGTCTTTTGAAGATGATTGGTTAAATAAACCAATACCTGGATTGGCTGATGAATATTGGAAAGAATATATTATGACAGTAGAGGAATCTAATAAACTTAAACTCAGAAATAGTAGCGTAGAATACCTTTTTTTAAGTGATTTGAAACCCACCACAAATCAAACCACTTTCTCTCGTAAATATGACTCCATAGAAGATAAAACATCTAATTTTTGGGATTTATTTTATGAGAATATATTAAATGGTAATATAAAAGCTTATCCAATTAAATTTATAAATATAACACTTGAAAAAACAGGTCTCGAAACATTATATGAATGTTTAGAACGAATATATGAAACTACTGAGTTTAGACCAATTGGTGGTTTGAGGATGGAAGACTACGTGGATGAAGATAACGGGGATATTATTACATTATATCACGCAGAATTAAAACTTTGTAAGGTTAGTGATATAGAATATGAGATGTTATCAAAATCGATATTGGCCGAGGGAGTAAGAACACAACGAGACTCAGCCTTGAATTCAGTACTAATTAGCAAATTTTCATAAGGTACGAAAATAATTTCAAATAACCTAATTTTTTACTAAACTTTATCAACACTAATCGATATAACATTTATCGGACTAAAAAAGGTTCGAATAATAACAAAATAAAAAGCAATTATGGCAGATTTAGATGATTTGTTTAACGGAGGGTTAGACAGCAAAATGGACTTCTTGAATGAAGTAAAAAAGACAAACAATGACGGAATTTACCGTGTTGATCTTTCAAAGGCGAAAGATAAAAAGAAAGGATGGAGATCCGTAGTAAGATTTCTTCCTAACTTAACAGAAGATGGTAAAGTAGGTCAATCAGCGATTGAAAAAATCGCTCACTATGTGAAAATCCAAAATCCAAGAGAATTGGGTGGTTGGTTTGACTCACCAAAGAATTTTGGAGAAAAGTGTCCTTTAACAGATTTGTATTACACGATGCAAAATTCAAAGAACGCAATCTTAATGGAGAAATCAAGAATGTTAAACTATTCTAAGAAGTATTACTCTTATGTTCTTGTTCTTGAAGATGAACAACAACCAGAATTAGTTGGTAAGATAATGATTTGGCAGTATGGTAAAACTATCAAAGATAAAATCTCGGCTGAGAGAAACGGAGAAATCTCTGGAGTACAATGTAATGTATTTGATTTATCAGCTGGAAAAGATTTCGTTCTTGTAGTAAAAGAAATCCAAACTGGTGACGAAACTTATCCTGATTACAAGATGAGTATGTTCAAACCAGAAAACACATCATTACCTATTTACTTCAAAGAGAAGGGTGAATTCAAAAATGCTCCTCTTAACGAAGGTGGTAAGATTGATGCTAAAGTTCAAGGGAAAATTAAAGAGTTTTTAATGGATAGAGATCACAATCTTGAAGATTTCGCTCCTAAACCTTTAACAGATGAGCAACAAGCTAAGATTACAGAAATTTCTAATTTCTTAACTGGTAAGTCTTCTGGGTCTTTTAACAAGACTAGTGAAGCATCATCTGATGATTTCTCTATGGATGAAGCAACTAAGGTATCTGAGGTTAGTTCTACAACAGAATCAGAAGATGACTTCTTTGCTGATTTATAATCAACAAATGATTAATAAAAACCTCATATTATATTTAATATGAGGTTTTTTTATACAACTATTTTTTCTTTTTTAATATAAAAGGAAGGATAAAAATATAATAAATAAATTATGAGTTTAGCAAAAAAAGTTTTCAAAAATAATTTAACAGGAGAAGAAGTAAAAGTAATCGACTCTTTTGAGAATATTGTTATTCTAGAAAACAAACAAAAAATAGATGTTAATATACTTATGGATACTAATAAATACACAGAACAAATAGACCCAGGTTCATTTTTCAATAGCCAAGGTTCTTATAATTCGCTAGCGGATAAAATAAAAAACATTCCTGTAAATAACATGATAGATGAAGAAGGAACAGTTTCTATAAATGTAGATGGTGGTGGATTACAACCATTAACCAATGAAAGTGCTGTTATTATGACAACAGAAGAGGATGAAAGAGCCGAATTGGCTAAGAAATATGGTGCGGTTGTAGATGATACAAATGCAGTATCTAAACAAAATGAAGCTTTCTCTAAAATATTAGAGGATGAAGATTTACCACAATCACCACTTCAACCAAAAACAACAATGGAGGTTGATAATATTCAAAGAGTTGAGGTAAGTAGAGAAGAGGTTCAAAAACCAATTAACGTTCAAAAACCAGTTGACCCTATTATAACAATGTTTAAGGGAGTTAAAAGAAATGTTAAGTTTGATATAAATGTTGAAATTTCTGATAAAATTCCTAGATTGGATTTTATTGAAATGATGGAAGATTCATATGAAATTAGTTTAATAGATTTTTTAGCAGAAGAATTTACTGATAAGATTTTACAAAATCCTAATATAATAAAAGATATTATTACAGAAAAAATAAAACTGTTAGTTTATGGAGCCCCTAAACCAATTGTTGTTTCGGAAAATGTTAAAACAGAAGAAAAGATTGTTGATAAAACTACCACCTCTAATGATAAAATGAATAACCTGAAAAAACTAAATGCTTCACAAAGAGCAAAAGTTATTTCAGAATTAAAAACAGTAGATATGGTTAAAAAGGCATTAATAGGTGAGAAAGCTAAGAGTGTTAAAGAAGCAGGTTCTAAAAGAATAGAAGAACTTGGAAAAATAATAAAAATGTAATGATAGATGAGAATTTTTTACAAAGCGCAATTCATATAAGAAGAACATATTTAAAAATGTCTAATAATATGGACTTTTATAGAAAAGCTGCGGAGAGTGTTGTTGAAAGGTTAGAGGAGACTATGGTTAAAGTTGGTGATATCCAAAAGGAAGCGGAGGAATCTCGAAATACTAAAAAATCTGGATTTTCAGGAGAAAAAGCTTTAAGTAAAATGCTTAAAATTTTAGAAGACGTTGATATTGAGGGTCAAAGATTAGAAAATCTAGTTGATCCTTTGAATAAAGAAATCGAAAAACTAGCATTAGAAGAACAAGAACTTTATAGACTAATAAAACAAAAACATTATAATTTAACAGATGATGAAATAGCAGAATCGGTTAAACAAAGACTAATAAAAGAAAACCTTTCATAATAGAAAGGTTTTTGTTTTTTATATATAAATCAAAATCTTTTATTACTAAATGTCTAAGATATCGAAGTTCGTAAAGCTTGATAAAAATATTCTTTTAGAGTATGTATATAATGATGGTAACTTAATAGGTGAAGCATATGATATACTTATAAACTCAAAGGAGAAGATACAATCATACATGGCCACTGAAACAAGTGGTACAGGAAATACACAAGGAAACCAACTATTTAGAATTGATGCTGTATCTGGTAGATATGGCAAGGTCAACCCTGACTATTATAATTTTTTACAAACAAAAAATTATTCTGCTGGGCCTCCCATAAGACATGATATTCTTAAATTTCATTTACCAATAAACTGGACATTCGGTGAATATTTAGGATTTTACATAAAAGTTTATTCTTATGATTCATTAAATCAAAAAACTTACGATTTATCTAACTTTTATTTTGATATGACTGATGTTAGTCAGCAATATCTAATGAATTTTACATCACCACCACTTCTTTTTCAAGAGAAGTTATGGGGTAAGAATATTAAAATTGAGATACCAGCTCTTAGTGAAATTTCTACTCAATTGGAAGATAATAGACCAAAAGTAAATAGTATAAATGCTAATTTGACAAATGGTTCTGGTTTAAGTTTAACCAGTCCGATATTCATTGATTTTCACTTTGTTAATAATATACAAACTATAAATGGAGTCACTACCTATTTAACTGATCCTAAAATAACTACTACTATAACTCAATCTCCTGAATTTGAAAAAATGGGATTAGTTATCGAAAATTCTGAAAATGGTGATTTCTTTGAGATATATGGAACTTATAATGACACACTAGGTGGGTTTAAGAAGTTTCTAGACGACTCCGTTTCACAAGGTCATAGATATTATGTACAATATAATATCACGATGTATGAGCAAAATATAAGAGGTAAAACTATAACAGTTACTATAACAGATTCTTTTAATGAGACAATAGAGTATAGACCTATAATTAAATATTCAACAACAACAGCTATCATTGATGTTGAGATGAGGTTGATTGATGCTGTTGATGAATCTTATATAATAAGAAGAGCTAGTTATGGTATGTTACAAGATGAAGTTTCCAAATATTCATTAAAATTGATGAAAATCAATCTAAAGAATGCGTATAAACCAAAAATATATAACATAAAGAATGCTATTGACCCATCATTAGTGGGTGTTGCTAATTCAATGGGTGTTATAACAGTTGATAATAAAATAAACACACCACAAACACCAGGTCCTGCTACTGCTGGTGGATTATTAAGTGGGAATGGTGGTGGAGCCGGAAATGGTCGAAACGGAAATGGTAATGTAATTGTTGAAACTGTTAATATTCCTTTCCCAGTTCTTATAGATAGATTTAATATTATTGGTAAATCCGAAAATGCAACTTTTGATAGTACGAATTTCTTTGGGTTAGGTAAAATTCAAATATTACTTTATCCATATGATAATATTGTTAAATTTTCAATAGCTACTGGTACAAATGAACAGCCAGAATATTTTAATTTAACTGGATTTAATGAAATTAAATTAACTATTAGAAATGATAAAAATCAAATAGCATTTCCTTTATTTGTAGAGAGTGGTGATATTAACCTAGATATTGGTCAAGTATCATTCAAAATTACTCAAAATAAATTTGCTGAGATAAAAAGAATATACACATCAGGAATTAATGTGTTTTATATAATCGGCTCGAATAAATCAACAACATCTGTTATTTACACCGGATTATTTAAGATTTATGATGATAAGGGTAATGTTAATGATCTTAATGATGCATCGGATAAACAAAATTCAAACCCTTCTATTATACCAGATACAAGTTTAGCACAAGAAACAGCGACCGTTACTAAAAAACAAGGAGTTCCTGTCCCTCCGGCTCCAATTCCAACAGGTGTGTCTCAGGAACCAACTGGTGAAAATAAAACAGATGAAACAAATTAAATGAGATTAAGTAGTCAGTCCAGTCAGTTTATATTCAATCTACCAGGTGATGTTTTGCCTGCTGAGATAATTGAAACTTACCAACCAATTCTAGAAAAGAATTGGATACAGTATGATAATGTTATTGATTATATTAATTCTACTATGAAGAGTGTTAACTTTCCTGGTATATCTTTTGATATGCCAAAACAAATTACTATGAGAGGTAAGGAAAGAAGTTTCAAACCTGCTAAAAATATACAAGATATAATAACTACAAGTGAATTACAAGTAACTTTTAGATCAGTTGATTCTGATTTGAATTATTGGTTAATGTTTGATATTATTAGCAAGCATTATTTAGATACTGAGAATTCTTGGTTAAACCCATTTACTATAACAGCTCTTGATATACACAGAGATGCTATTTATGTTATAAAATTCTATGAGATTGTATTAAAGTCTTTATCAGATAATGATTTCAATTACTCACAACAAAAAGTTAGTGCTAAAGAGTTTACAATGACCTTTAACTATAACTTTTATGATATTGAGTTCTTACTTAATAAAAGTAAACTTCTTGAACTTGGTACATTACCAACTATTGTACAAAAGATTTAAGTTGATTAGACTAGTTCTAAAGCCGGTGCGATTTTCTCTTTAATAACTTCAACTAAAACCTTGTGAGTATTTGTTAACGTTCTTTTAGACTCTAAAGCCGCTACGATGTTTTTAGTTTGTGTAGAGTATTTGATAGCCCATTTGATATCAGAGTTCTTACCACTATCAATCTTAGATTGAACATCAGATAAGTTATGAATTCTGTCAGCTAATTTGATACATAATCCCCAAGTTGACATAAAAGTCATTTTGTTAATTAAGTATTGCTCTTTACCAAATTGCTCAAGACCTTTAGGGTCAGAAGTTAATTCTTCAACTAAAGAAGCGATTAAGTCACCAAACTCTTGTCGGATAACTTCGATAGTAACCCACTCACAGTCTTCTACCGTATCATGCAACATGGCTACTGCTACTAAGACAGCAATCCTATGAGATTTCTTATGAGTGTGTATAATTTTCCCAACAGCAATAGGATGAGTGATATACTCTAACTTTTCTCCATTCTCATCTTTACCTTTACGGTAAACTCCTTTATGAGCTTCAGTAGCAAAGATTCTAGCTCTTTTGACTAAAGAAACGAAGTCTGTGAATGGTGATATGTTTTTGTTGTTGTTCATATAACAAATATACGGAATTTATATCTATATATCTAATATTTAAGAGGAAAATATCTTATTAATTGATGTTTTTCTTCGTTTAAATCTATCTAGTTCTATACCCATACTTTTAAATATTTCTCTATCAATTGATTTAGCTATCTCTTCCGATAACATCGAAGTTAATTCATCTTCTACATCCATACCATAAGCAGAACCTATATCTTGTATCTCAGTACTATTAATTTTAGATTTCATATAATTCATTAATATATTTTTCAACCAAATTATACCTCTCTACATTTGGTAATCCCCAGACATCCATATTACTATCACAATTTCTTGTATACCACATATGTATACCAATATCATCTGAATCTTTTTCTAATCTAGGATTGGTTGATTTAAATCTATCATCAAAAAATGGATATAAATAATCAAACTTACAACCCATTTCTTTCATTGACCAAAGGAAAGTATAATACGGTTCATGGTCATATTTGAAATTGGATCCACCTTGATCTTCCCACCTATAATTGAAATCATCTTTAAATATTTCTTCGAATTTTATCCCAAAGTTATTAGACCAATGATAGATATTGCCCTCAGAAACAACAATAGAATATTTAGCTGACTTTAAATCAACATCCAACCTCTTAACATCTTCTACTCTACCAATCATAAAAAATGTGTTTATAGCAACTGGATTTGCTCCTCTGAAGTGTTGATATCCATCCGGACACCCCAATAAGTCTATATTTTCATCTTCCATTTTTTGGACAGCTTTTAATAACTCTTCTTTAGAAGTTAAAAAGAAATCTTCATCAATATGAATATAGTATTTTTTATCTGATTTTTTTATTTCATCTAAATGATAAAACCAAGAATTTGGCCAATTTGCCTTGAATTCTGGTGTTGATCCATCAACAATTATATGATCGCTATTTGGAAAAAGCCTTTTAATTATTTTTGATTGGTAATCCATCCACTTTGTATAAAGTGAATTAGTAACAAATACTATATCATCTTCTTTAACTATCATCTTCTTATTATTTTTTTATACCCCAGAAGAATAAATCACAGTGATTTTCTTCCACTTCAAATTCATAAGAAGAAAATGTATCATCTATATTAACACATTCTCTTATATCACCTTCGGTTAAATTTTTATAATAATCATTATCCCAATTATCCCTAGACACATTTGGCATTGTTTTCCAATCATCATATTGTAGTTTACATTCTTCTTCTAAATATTTAACACCATGTACTGGTCTTCCGGTAGTAGCACAAGTGAATATAAAAAACCCACCACTTTTTAACATTCTAGTTGCATTTTGTATGCTTTCCTTGTAATAAGGATTATGTTCCCAACATTCACAAGAAATAATAACATCAAATGTTCCATCTGGTGCGTCATAATCTTGTGCCGGGCAAATTATATCAACTCCCTCTCCCGGACCAAGGTCTAACCCCTGGTAATCACAATCATTGAAGTATTCATTTTCTGTACCACAAACATTAAATGTTCCTATACCTAATACTTTTTTATTTTTGAAAAAATTCGGAAATTTATTCTTTATTCTATTGATGTAATCATCTTGTTCTTTGTGTGCCATAATTATTTTTCTTTTATATAATTTGCTAAATTATTTTTAGCTCTCCATCCTAATTTTTCATAAGTTTCTTTCCAATTAGATTCTGTATGTTGTCCTTCATTTTTTCTTAAAGGAATATGATTTATATTATCTTCCTCTCCCTCATAAACCATCATAGCTAAATCAAGTATTTTAATTGGTTCTCCACGACCCAAATCAAAGTTATCAGCCTTCCACTCACCATCACTAATTGATATCAACCCATCACATATATCATCAACGTGTGTAAAATCCCTACTCTGTTGACCATCACCAACAACCGTTATTAATTCGCTATCTTTATATTGTCTTAAAAATTTAGCAACAACTGTAGCCCATTCACCCATTTCTGGTTCCCTATAACCATAAACATTATAAAAAGTAGCCATCGCACAATTTATATCATAACACTCTGAATAAGTTTTGAGTACTCCTTCTCCAACTACTTTTGAATATGTATAAGGACTTATATAATCAGAACCATGATTTTTTGATGATGTGGTTGAGTAAACAACTATCCCACAATTATTTTTTCTAGCGAACTCCATAACTTTAATTGTACCTAAAGCATTTGATTCAAACCATTTAACTGGTTCTTCGAAAGAAGGTTGTATTCTAGCTTCTGCCGCTAAGTGAAATATCTTATCATATTGTTTATTCAGAATATCTATATTGTTAATATCTTCATAGTAATAATTAGCTAATGGATTACAATATTCTTTTGATGATGATATAGATGATAAATTATCTATAACATCTACTTCATTACCTTGTTCAACTAACTTATCAACCAAATTAGATCCTACAAATCCTAAACCACCGGTTACTAATACTTTACTCATCTGATACTGCTCTTCCTTTTTGTTTTTCCCAATCTTTATCACTACGAACTTCTTTGTTCTTTTCTATGGTTGCTGATAACATAGTTGTGTTTACACCCATCTCATCAGAAACATATTTAAGTGCTGATATATCTTTTGGGAAACAATGTCCACCATATCCAAAATCACCATCTGGTCCTGGTACAGACCAATGTGTATTACCCAATCTATCATCATATTTAGTATATTCTATAACTTTATCAAAATCAATATCTAATCCTTCACATATCTGATACATCTCATTAGCAAAAGATACTTTAGTTGATAAAAATGTATTAGTAACATACTTAATCATTTCCGCAATTGTTGATGATGTTTTAATTATCGGAACTTTCGGGAAAGCTTTTTCAAAAACCTGTTTTATTCTTGATGAATATGGTCTATCACCACCAATTATAATTCTATTTTGGGTTTTATAATCTTCAATAGCATTAGCTTCTGTTAGAAACTCTGGGTTAAAAACAATGTTGATATTATCATATTCATTATTTAACATCTCAGTTGTTCCTGGTGGTATCGTTGATTTTATTACCACAATGAAATCTTTTTTACCCAATGACTTTACAATACTTGATACATCATTTAAACAATTTCTAACAATCGATAAATCACATTCACCTGTTTTTCTCATCGGTGTTGGTAAACACAAAAATGTCTCATCAACCTTCTCTATCAAAGAGAATAATGATGGTTCTGTACAATTACCATTTAAATCAAATGTGACCATATTAAAGAAGTTTTTCATACCCTCATTAACAGCCCCTCCGACAAATCCTTGTCCTATTACTCCTAAATCCATTCTTTTTTATTATATTCTTATCCAGTTATCTGGTATCAAATCGCTTGTATTTATATTACTATCAGTAAACCATTTCTCAGGTGCTATTACTATTTTATCACTATCCTCATTTAACCAAGCTGCCCACCAAGCAAATGAGCTATTTGGTATGATAAAATGTTTACAATTCTTCATCAGTTGTAAATAATAACTAAATCTATCACCCTTATAAGAATGATCAACAATAGTCATATTATCAAATTTTATATTATCTTTACACCACTCAACATCATCTGAGAATAAAAAATAATGAGGGTTTTCTATTTTCGATTCAATTAACTCAACACCTTTTTTTAAATATTCATCACCCATAACCCCATGGTAATCTGTGTTTAGATAATCAGTCCTACGCACATTCAATAAAACCGAGTTTGTTGATTTTATCTGATTTAACATTTCCTTAATGCTTTCATCTGCTTCTTCAACCTTATCTCTAAATGTAAAATCGGTTCTTATTTGATCTTCTATATCTTGAAAATATTTTGGGGTTTGCCAATAACCATTTAACAAAAAAGAGTTATTTACATCCTCATCCATTTTAGACTTAATCATATCTATTAGTGGTTGTGAATATGAAAAATTTGGCTCATTAACACCTAGTAGATTAACCGAACCAATTTCAAAATCCTCACTCATATTGAAAATATTCAAATCATAATCTCTATAAGTGAAGTTAGTACCCATATTCTTATTTTTAAGAAAGGATAAATCTATCTTTAATTGTGTGTTATATTTAATTGATAAACTCCGTCCTAGTGCGTATTGGAACATCTGATTACCCATTCCACCCATAAGCTTAACTACTATCATTTATCTATTTTATTTTTTTCAAACTCAACCATTTGTTTCAAAGTTTCGTCCAAATCTATTGTTATATCCCATCCTGGGTAATCATTCTTAAATTTAGATAAGTCTGATATATACCACATATGATCACCAACTCTATTTTCATCACTTAGAGTATAATTATCCCAATTATACCCAGATATTTTATTTATTTTATCTATTGCTTCTAATATGGAAGTTGAATTATTTCTACCACCACCTACATTATAAACCTCTCCTTGTTTTGGGTCTTTGTGAAAATGCCAAAACATATTAACCAAATCCCAAGAGTGTATATTATCCCTAACTTGCTTACCCTTATATCCAAATATTGTATATGGTTTATTATGAACAGCACATTTTACTAGATAAGAAAGGAACCCGTGTAATTCAGCACCAGCGTGGTTAGGACCAGTTAAACACCCACCCCTAAAGATACCTATATTCATATTGAAATATTTACCATATTCTTGACACATAACATCGGCTGCTACTTTAGAAGCTCCAAATACAGAGTGTTTTGTATTGTCAATTGACATTTTTTCATCAATAGCTGATAAAGCCGTTTCTTTACTTTCAAAATAAGCTTCCCATCTAGTTTCCTCTTCCTTTATCATCATGCCATTATATTCTAAATCTGATGATGAATTATCATAAGATAGATTTGGTCTATCCCCATATACTTTATTGGTTGATGTAAATATAAATGTTGCTTTTGGACAATTCAGTCTTGTTAACTCTAACATATTCATCGTACCGGTCGCATTCACACTAAAATCAGTAAGTGGTTCTTTAACAGCCCAATCATGTGATGGTTGAGCCGCTGTGTGTATTACCATCTCAATATCATCAGCATGTCTCTTAAATATTTTATCCATCTCTTCATAGTTTCTAATATCTACATATTGATGTTCGTAATTTTCTAATTTATCTTGTAAAGATATTTGAGAATCATTAGTTGAAGCTTCTTCTCCAAAAAAGTATGACCTCATATCATTATCAACCCCAACAATTTTATATCCCTTTTCGTGTAAAAAATCACACGTTTGTGATCCTATGAGTCCTGCTGACCCTGTTACTATTGCTATTTTCATAATAAGTTATCGTAATATTTTTTAATTCCTCATTTTTATATTATTATGGAAGTCTTTTGTTTCTTTTATTTGCTTACCTAGATTAGGTATATTAAATATATCAATATCATATACTGTATCAAGTGTTCTGTTTACCAATGTTGATCCATTAGTTGGGTGTATTTTAATATCCAATTCGTATATTTCATTAATCATTTTAACCAAATCATATTTATTAACTTGGTTTGAGAATATATGTTTGACACCATTCCAATATAAATCGTTATCGATTATATATTTCATCAATTTAGATAATTGAAGACAAGTTAATCCATTCCATAGATGGTTTTTATACCCATCTATTTCATTACCTTTATTTGACTTAACCCACTCTAATAATGATAGTTTATTTTCTTCCTCCTCACCAATTATTGATGTTCTTATTACAGTACAGTTTTTTGGTTCACCCATTGATTTACTTCTACCATAATCATCATAAACACTATGTACATCACTTTCTTTGTAATCACCTATTTTACCATCAAATACACAATCAGTTGTTATGTGTATCATTTTCATATCCTGCTTCTCACATATATCGGAAATCCAGTGTGGTATTAATGAGTTCACATGTATAAAATCAGCAGTTGATGTATTCTTCCTTTGCTTAACAATACCTGCGCAATTTACAACAACATTACAGCCTGATTGTATTATTTTTTCCTTTACAATATCGAATCCACATTTGGATAAATCCAAATCTTTCCTATCTAAGGTTTTAAAATCTATATTTATTTTTGTTAAATATTTTTTAAGGGTATTACCTAACATCCCAGTCGATCCTATTATTAATATACTCATTATATCCATTTGTTATTTTTAAACCAATCCGGCACTTCTTCCATCAAAGAATATGCTTCATTAATATGATTATCAATCATATCTCTTTTATAGTGTATGTCCCAACAAGCATGATCATCACCTTTACCATGTTTATCACTCTCTTCCAATCTATCATTTATTTTTTGTCTAAAAAAGTCTATATTTAATAGTTGTATGTGTATAGAAACTAAATTATTATCAATTTCACACCCATCCTTCCCATGAAATCCTATATTTATATTCTTCTCAATAGATGATATTGTTGATTTGTGAGCTCCTGTCCAAGGTCTCCAATATTTTCTTTGGTTTGAAATTTTAATAGTATCATCATATAAAACCTCACCTTCTTTCTCATTTTGCACAATATCAAATATCTCAATTGCTAATTTATTAGGGGTTTTAAGTTTATTAATTAGATAATCTCTTAAATTTTCAGAGTTTTTTGTTATTATTAATTCATCACATTCCATAAAAACAACTATTTTATACCTTTCTAACAACCATTTATGTCTTCTATTTATCATATCTTGTATCCAACTATGATCGAAGACTTTTTCATTTGGTTCTGGTATAACATTACATTCTATATTAGAAGTACTACCATCATCAGTATTCTGATCAAATACATATATATCTTCTTTACTAGAAAATTGAGAATAGTGTTTTAACCATATAGGTAATCTAACTTTTTCATTTCTAGCAAAAGTAGCAAAGCATATTTCTCTTTTCTCCATTATATTATTTTTATTTTTTCTAAATATCTCTCACATTCAAAAATTCCAGTTATCTTACCACAACTATATGAAATTATATTTGAATTTGAATCACTTATCAATTCTCTTGAGTCAGAACCAAAATCAAACTTACTTTTTTTAGATATGAAGAAATATTCATATCTAAATTTTTCTTCAAAATCTGGTAGATACTCTATAACCTTATTATTAAAATTAGCTTTTGTTTTCTCCAACCACTCATTAGTTGGTATAAACTTATCCAAATCTTCTATGGAATCACTTACCATAAATGGTGTGAATTCAACATCAGTTAATGTGTATAGATTATTTTTAATATCATAAGGATATATGCTTAAAAATTTACCATCCATTATAGTATATGATGTTACTTCATCACTATCCTTTATTTTTTTATAGACAAATGAAATAGTATTCTCATAGAATACTTTCTTTTCATTATTTATCAACCCATAATTATTATTAGTCATATCCAATATTAAATCATATTCATTTTTCAATTCTTTGGGATTAGATATAGTTTTAATACTAACATACCTGGATAATGTCTCTTTGAAATATGATTTAACACTATCATGTTTTATTAATTTTTCATCACATCGTATACCACCCTCAATATTCTTTAAATTATCATTAACATCTATTGTTGAAAATTTCAAACCTGATGATTCCATTATTTGTAAATATGTTTTAAAATCTAATAGTGATTTGTTTGATATTAAATAAAGATTGTTATCGACATCATCTAAAAATTCACCATACTCATCAACAAATGAATCGAAATTGTCCCTACATAACATCCTAGTGTTATAAGATCTAGGATAATGAAAGCCCAAATGTAACCTATTTTGATTCAATGATGAGGACCCACTAAATATTCCCTTTTTATCAACAATTGTTGGTATTATACCACTTTTTATTAATTTTTTAGAAATATGACAACCATACCAACCGGCTCCAATAATTAATATATTGATATTACTAAACAATAAATAAAGATTTTTATCAATTTCTAATTTTGATTTATTTAACATCTCAATGGTTATCTTTTTATCATAAGATATTTCTTCTAATTTTTTCATTATAAGTTTATAATTGATAATATCCTTATATTCGAAAAGGTTAGTTAGTCTAGGAGCACTAAAATGAACGTGTTCTATTATTTCTTTGTGTTTTTCAATGGAAGATAATATATACTCATTCTCCATTTGCATACAACCGGTATCTATTACCATTTTTATATTATAACTATCTACCTTCTTTATAAATATTGATGTTTCGTCCGTATTGGTTAAAAAATTACAACCGTATCCTTTGGAATTTGGCTCTAGACATAGAATAACACACTTATTATTTAAATATTCAGATATTTCCTTGAAGAATTTGAAAATTGTATTATAATCATTTTCATTATTTACAATCCTTACCTTTGGTGATCCGAATACAATTGATTTAATAGATAAGTATTCGGATATGTCTATTATTTTCTTTAAGTGTGATAATACTTCGTCATAATTATCAATTATGGTAAAGTTTTTTCCAAAAAAAATAGATTGAAATGAATAGATATTATCATCTTTAAATTTATCAAAAAATTCAATATCTTCGTTGATATAATTAACACCAAAATGTTTACTAGGTGAAACTTCAATTGAATCTATACCATATTTATCATATATTTTATAATCAATATCTTCTGACCAACATATATTACTAACTATTATCTTGGATGGATTTACCATTTTATCTAAATACGATCTAATATCATTTAGTATCGTTTCATTATTAAGCCAATATCCAGTATTTGAAAATTTTGTTTTACAGTCGTAACTAACCCCAACACCACTATCCTTAATTATATTAGTGGTATCCTTAAATTCACTAAACAGTTCTAATAATTCTGTGTTTTTAATTGGTTCTGAAAATAAGTTCAAAACTTTAATATTTTGTTCAATTGAATATTGTATATCCTTTCCTAGATACTCGATATTATACCATTGAAATTTAGAATTTATGTTTATGCTTTCCAGTTTGTCGTTTATGAAATCAAATATTATGTTTTTCTTTAACCCATATCCATATAAACCACATAATCTAATTATATTTAAATCATCACCAAAAATATCAGAACACTTATTTTCGAAATAATGTCTATTGGTTCCATAATGGTGGTTATCATCACTTATAGAAGAATCTTCATCAGACCCATCCAAATCATCATAAACATCTATTGTTGATATTAATATAAATTTCTTACATTTACCCCTCAGCTCAGAAATAATACCAATCATATTATCGATATTATTTTTATCTTCTTCTGGGTTTTTATTAACTAACCATTTAGTAGCACTCGGAGCACAACATATGATTATATCATGTTCATCAACTATAATATCTTTTATGTTTTTGGAATTATACTTAAATGTTGGATCTAACACATTAGATAGATAACTACCAACAAAACCAGTGTGACCTATTATACTATATTTTCTCTCCATATTATAAATTTCTATTAAAGCTAATTTTTGAAAAATAATCATTCTTACAAACTTGATCTAATCTCATGTTGAAATCAAATCCCAATTCTCTTGAATTCATCATTTTTTTATTTCTTTGTTCGTTTTTTCCATCCCAATATAACCCATCATAAGCTTTTTCGAAAACAGAATCTCCTAATACATATTTACAAGCTAGTGCAAATATACTTTCAGCTACTCTCCTTTTCCTATTATCATCCATATTAGATAGAAAATCTATTATACCTGTTTCGTTATTTAATATTTCTAAAAAATCTATATCTATTATACCAAGACATCCAAAACAACCAGACCACTCATCCTTCTTTGGATACATATCCAAAGCATATTTTTTAAAATTTTCATTTGTTATAAAGTTTTTAATGCTATCCATTACAGCATCATCATGTACATTTATATTATTCTTTATGTTATATTCATTTTTTGGCTCGGGTATTATGTGCCAATATAATCTATGATTTGTGAAGTACCATATATACGAAATATCTTCTATATCTTCTATATTAACCAACTCAGATTCCAAAGTCATACTATCTTGGAATATAACAGCTTTCTTAAATAGTTTAGTTTTTCTAAAAACATCAAATGTTACCATATCACCTGCTCCTTTAACAAAGGATTTTATAACTTTGATATTATCAAATGATGATAATTTATCATCTAAATTTACTTTAGAATAATCATCGATTACTAATATTGTGTTATTTGGGTGAAATCTACGTATAGAATTCAGACATCTCAATAACTGAGTAAGATGTATATCATCTTCACAATATGATGGTATTATAAATCCAAAATCTTCCATTATATTGATTTAAATTTTATCTTCTCAGTATCATACTCGTTTATGTATTGTATTTTTGGAAAAGCTACCATATAATTATATTTTTTATACTTTGTCTTCTCCATTATCATTTTAGAATAATTCCAAGCAAATATTATCAATAAATCCACCTCACTATTCTTCAATGTTTCCACATCAACAATAGGTATATTTTTATTAGCAATATACCTACCACATCTTTCTGGTGATTCATCAACAATAAAATCTATTATAGTATCGTCAATATTTGTTATGTTACAGAACATATTAGCTCTACCAGAGGCACCATACCCACATATTTTAAGACCTTTATCTTTAGACTTTTTAATCTCATCCTTAAAATCTTCTATGTGTTTGTTTACTAATTTTTGGAAAATATCTAAATAATTTACATCACATATTGTGTCTCTCTCACTTTCTATTATCTCTGATACTTTTTCTGATACTTTCCCAGATTTCTCAGCGGTAACTCTTATAGATCCACTATGTATATCTCTATTTTCAACATCTATTATAGACAACCCAAATTTACCTAACATGTTTTTAAGAGATGTTACTGAGTAATAATAAATATGCTCATGATAGATATTATCCCATTGTAACTCATCTATTAAACTTTTTAAGTAATGAACTTCGAATATAAATTTACCACCATCCTTTAAGCAATGCTTTACAGATTTCACAACACTATTTATATCAATAATATGAGCAAAAGTATTATTGGATATAATTATATCGAATTTATCTTCCCACTCATCACCACCAAAGTTATCTATATTAAAATAATCAGTAATAACATTCAATCCTTTATCTCTAGCTATTTTTGATACATTTATAGAAGGATCTATACCTATGGCATTAGCCCCTAATTCTACCAATGGTTTGAGTAAAACCCCATCATTACAACCAAATTCTAAAATATCCTTACCACTTAAATTATATTTATTATCCAACTCAACAGCAACACCTTTAAAATAATCAGTTAGGCCAATTGATGATAGATATCTATAATCTCTGAATAAAACATCTGGATCTATAACAGAGTCCGTTTGTACCAACTTACAATCTTCACAAAATTGTAAAGCTAATGGATAGGTTTCTACCTCAGAAAGTTCTTCTTTTTTTGGGAAATTACCAGCTAACGGAACAATACCTAAATCTAAAATGTTTCTTAGATTTTTACTAGTACAACTAGCACAACATTCTCTTTTTTTATAAACTTGCATTTAATTTTATTATTTTTATATTACCTCACTATTTTCTAAAAATTCATAAACCTTATCATCATCCATTAATGAATCAAGTGAATTATATGATTTGGTATCATTTGTTACAAAATTATCAGTTATTAAGAAATTTTCACCAGCATCAACTGTTCTCATCCACTCAATGTCCGATATCATTTCCTCATGTAACTTTTCACCTGGTCTAATACCAACAATATCTAACTCACCATCAATACCTTTCCATTTAATTAAAGCATTTGCTATTGATTTAATAGAAAATGATTCCACTTTAGGTATGGCAATTTTACCATGTGTGTCATTGTTATAAGCCCAATCAATCAATTCGGTTGCTCTCTCTAGAGTTAATAAAAATCTAGTCATCCTCATATCAGTAATCGGGAGACTAGTCTTACCCTCTTCTAATAATTTCTTAAAGAATGGTATGACAGATCCAGTAGATTCTAATACATTACCATATCTAACCAAACAAACCTTTATATCACTTTGTTGATTTGCATACTCAATATAAAGCCTCTCTGATATAGCTTTACACATACCATAAACATTAATAGGTTTACAAGCTTTATCAGTACTAACAAATATCAATGTTTCTATTGTATGTGAAGACCATTTAATAGCTTGTATTAAATTTTGGTGTCCTATAACATTAACATTAACTGATTCATATGGGTTAGCCTCACAAATAGGAACGTGCTTTAAAGCAGCTGTATTAATAATAACATCTGGTTTATAGTCTTCTATCGTATTTCTCAAAGAATCTATATCTTTAACATCACCTATTCTAAATTTAACATCTTCACTCACCCATTCTTCTTTACTTAAATAGACATGTTTGTGTTCATCACGACTCAGTATAAGTATATCATTTATACCTTGATACCTTTTTATTAAAGTTTTACCAAGTGCTCCGGTCCCACCTATTATTAATATTTTTTTATTTTTCATATCTTATTTAATTTTTAATACCAAAGTACTCTTTTATATAATCCTCTAGCTCTTTAGTTTTAATGGCATGTACAATTTTATCCGATTTACCAAAGTCTATCATGTTATTTTCATCTGAAAATTGTGTATGTGTGTCAAAGTACCCAATATTATTAGTTACACATATCTCTTTTAATTTTGAATTGAAGTATAGTGTCACCTCGCTTCTATATTCATCATCCCCGACAAATGGTAAATTAATATTTGTTGATATACATTTATCTTCACACATTGGTGGTGTTATAGAACATAGGTGTAGATTATAAGAATCCTTATATGATTCAACTATACCATTTATTGTAGAAGACATATCATCTATTAATGATTTATAATCATCTCCTCCATGATTTTTTATATGACATCTGATATCAATCTCCCCAAAAACTATCATAACATCACTACCAATTTCTATTTTAGTAGAAACAGATTTTTGACCAGTTGGGTTATATGATACACCATTATGAAAATCCATTGCTACCTCTTTATCCCTACAAATTCTCCAGTATGTAAGTGGTCCTAACCACCTAACATCAAACAGATTAACGTAATCTCTATTTACCCACTTTCCTCTTTTGGTTCTAATATCATCATCACTGAATAAATCAGCATGACTATCACCTATTATTACTATTTTATTCATATTACCAATTTATATAATTACCATCGACACTAACATTACCTTCTACCCCAAGAACTTCTATTTTTTTATACTCATCTACAAAAGAATTCTTAAATTCCATCTCTAACATATTTTTACTATTTGAGCAATATTCTAATGTGCTTATGAAAGTATCAATATATTTTTTATTTATCTTATAAAAAACAGTAGCTATCTTTAACCCATCAGATGTTTCAAAAAATATGTTATGATCATTATCATATTTCATATAATCAAAATTATCATTAAGAGAGTATCTACCAGATATTTTATAAATATTATGATATTTATTAATATCAATCCTTTTAAGACCCTCTAGTATTTGTGTTGATTCAGCAGACGCTTTGAATTGTCCATCTATCACCTTTTTAATTTTATCATCTGTTAATTTAACATAATGATCAACCATATCCTTTATAGTATTTTCCTTTTCTATATCAATTTCAGAAGATTCTAAAAATAGAATGTCAGAGTTTTCTATTTTACCATTAATACTTTCTATTGTTTTTATTACTTGTGTATACCTTTCTTCTGGTGTATAAACAGATCTCACCCTACTATAATCTAATGGATCTTTAGATATGTTTATAACAGATGTTATTATAACTAGATTCATAGACTTGATAATGTTTTTATCCAAAGGTCATAACATGCTTTTGGTGATAAGTTTTTTACTATAAACTCTCTCGGAGAGTAATTATCTAAATTATCCATAAATGATTTAAAATCTTCTTTCCAATTTTCTGGATAGGATATTAACCCACAAGTATCATCAAAATAAGAAGCGGCTGTACCAGATAAATCATGACCAGGTAGATAATCAACCCACACAGTCTTAACATTAGGAACAACCTCATCCCGTAGAGATTTTATATCAATTACAAATATAGGTGTGTTACAACTTAATGTTTCTTGAAAAGCAAATCCTTGACTTTCGTGCCTACCTACCCAAATAGCATAAGGAGCCTTTGAGATAGCTTCATTAAATGATTGTTCCTGATATTTCTTTTGATAGTCAAAAATGATAAAATCGTTACCAAGGTGTTCTATAACATCACTAAGTCTTTTGATATCAACATGTTTGAAATAAATAACTGGTTTGCCTGTTTTTTCACCCGGTATAAATCTATTAACATCCACCCCGAATGGTAGAGCAAGACATTTTATTTTACTATTATGTATATCATTACATAATTTTTTATTCCATTTAGATAAAAGATTACAATATGTTCTTCCATCTAAGTTTGGTACAGAATTAATGTCTATTACATGAAATAGAATTTGCGGCCCATATATAACACCACCATTGTGATTATCATATACTTTAAGTTCACTAAGATTAACTATCCAATCATATTCTTTATTAGAATTAAAAGTAAAATCAACACACATACCCTCATTGATCATCAATTTTAAACCATTAAGATTTTTATGATGCCAATATCCTTCAAAGTAAAAATTCATATAATTATTTTTTTTTAATATTCAATTACTATTATATCTTTTTCATCATGAATTGATTTCTCATATGAAATTATATAGTCAATTTTATATTTATTTATTAACTCAATAATTTTATTCTCATTAATTGAGTCTGAATAATCTCTTAAAATTCTCATATCATCAATATAAATAATTTCCCCACTAACTCCCCTTTTCAATATAGATTCCAATTCATTCATTATTGGGAATTCCAAAATTCCAAATCCAGTATTACCTCCACTATAATGCCCATCTAACCAATAAGTAAATATTTCATTTGATTCGTTTATTAAATTATCAAGCTCATAATAAGAATCACCTTTTATTAATTTTACTTTATCATTACCACTAAACCTTATAGAGCAATGATTATAATATTCATCTGATAATTCTATTGAATATATATTATCAAATCCACTATCGATTGCTAATTGAATACCATCACCTAAATAAGATCCGGTTTCTATAAAATTAGATGTTTTGTTTTTAAATTTTTCTATTCTAGGCATAATTATATTATTTTTATATACAGAGCATCACCCCATTCAGCTTCGGTCATTTTAATTTCAACTCTTTTGAACCCATAACCACCAAGGTATTCATCTAACTCACTCAACTTAGTACAATTCATATAAACCTCCCCGGTGTTTACTTCGGTATAGATATATTTCATTTTTGAAATATTATCCCCGAATCCCTTTATAACAGGAAGTTCATATCCTTGTAAATCTAAATTCACAAAATCATAATTTGAATAATCCAATTCCCTTTCTTCAAATATGGTGTTTAGTGTTTTAGATGTTAGATTAACACTACCCTCCATAACAATATGTGGGTGGTTAGTTGCGTGTGTTCCAAATTCCAATACCGATGATGATTGGTAATTACCATTGTAGTGGTTCTTAGCTATGTTGAACTTCATAACATCCCCATCAACATCAGACAATAACTCAGATATCGCAATATGGTTAGTATCTTTTATTATATCTTTTAAATTTTCATATAAACTCGGATTTGCTTCGACCCATACAACATTTTTTATTCCTTGGTTAACATAATCAACCATCTCTTCTGCTAAGTGTGCACCAAGGTGTATAATACCATTGGGTTTACCATATTTACCTACTATTTCATTAAAGCTTATTAACATATATTTATAATATTTTTCTTAAATCGTGTCTTTTTGTATTAAAATTACTATTCGAATGTAATCTATGATGAACTAATTCTTCGGGTATATTTATAAAACTTTTACCCTCTCTCATAAGTCTTAACCAAAAATCATAATCCTCTATACCATCAAGTCCATCTTTCCAACCATTCATCAATAAAGCATCTGATTTCTTAAAAATAGCACTTGTGTTGGCTACTTGGTTAATACCAGCTAATGATATGTGTTTTATATCATTTGGGAAGCTTGATAAGATTGGTCTACCAGTTATATCACCATTTTCATTAATATAATTTATGAAAGTACCAATGACATCATAATCATTAACTAATTTTATTTGTTTTTCTAACTTTGTGTGAATCCAAAAATCATCATCATCTTGTAAAGCAATCCAATCATATTTAGCCTCCTTTAAGAGTTTATTTAGAGTTTTAGATTTTCCTTTATCATCACCATAATCAAAAACCCTTATTCTAGGATCATTATATTTATCAGGTATACTCTTAGAATCATCAGTAGTGCCATTAAACCCAATTAATAACTCAAAATCTTGATATGTCTGGTTTAAAATAGACTCAATGGATAGAGATAGATATTTCTCACCGTTATATGTTGCTAATAGGATTGATATCATGGATGTGCTACTAAAATATCATTTTCTTGAAGACCATCTTCATATGTCAATTGGTAATCTGGGTTTAATTCTGATAATTTTTTGAAAATATCATCTTTATAAAAACCGTGTACTGGATTTGGAAGTTCCCAACATCTCATATCATCTATTAAGATAGTATGTGTTTTTATTTTGTGTTCTTTTATAACATCCAACTCTTGCATTAGAGGTGCCCAGTGGTCACCTAAAGCTGTATCTCCACAAGAATGATGTCCATCTAACCAAAATGTAACTGGCTCATCTATGTCTTTTAACACATCGGGTAATACTTTGAAAGAATCACCCTTTACAATTTCAACATTTGGATTATTAGAGAATCTATTTTTTGATATCTCGAAATATTTATCGGATAACTCAATTGATATTATTTTACTAAAACCAGCGTTTAGAGCTTGTTGTATTCCATCTCCCATGAAACTACCAGTTTCTATAAAGATACCGTTTGGATATTTACTAAAATTTTCTGTTTTTGAAGGCATAATTTATTTTTATTTTTATTTTCTTAGTTCTGAATGATTTTTTGATAAAGCTACTAATCTTTGCTTAAATGGTCTATTACTACCCTCATGATAACAATAACTAGGGTCTAGTATAAGTGTTGGTTTATTATCTATGAAATATCTATTCATATGACTTTCATCGTGCCAAACAGCAATAATACCTTTTTCAAAATCATTATTAGTTCTATCAGATAATACTTTTGACATTTTTAGATATTCTTCTGATGTACCACCATTAAATCCACCTGCTAAATATTGCATTTCCTCATTCGGAGCAACATATGCGAGTGAATTTGTATTCGTTTCGGGTGTTCCTCTAACTTCATAATAACCACAATGTTGTGTAGCTACTCTTTCGCTTAAAATTTCATCACCAACGAAATCAACAAATCTCATATCTGCATCACAATAATATAGATAATCCATTTTTGATAATTCGTTTGAATTATTTGAGAATATTTCATATCGACCTAGTGTCATCCAGGGCCACTCTTTATGCTCAACATTAATTCTAACTACTTTCCTATTAGTATTAATCTGTATATCTTCATTAGTAAAAACAAAGTATGTTACATCCTGGTCTTTAAGAAAAAACCTATCAGCACTTTCAATTAGTGGTTGTAAAAATTGCGAGTATTTATTTGTTGCTATTATTAATAATCCTATTTTCATTATCTTAAATTTTATTTTATTGTCGCTACTTTCATTTTAAATAATAGTTTTTATTATTCTCCATAATTTATTAATGATCTGGACTAACCAAATGCTCTTTTGTATTTATCATCTTTGGTTCTATCCCAACACTTTTGAGTAGGATACCAATATAAAGATCTTCGTAGATGTGATCTAGATAATTAAAATTAGGTAAAGCTTTTTCTAAAGCATTTCTAGAAACTACATAACCAAACCCACCCATACACCAAGGAGTAAACTCACCCATATATGGTACTTTATCCCAAAAATTACCACATCTACCCATGTGCCAATTTCTACTACCATCAACATAATGAACATTTCCTAAATAATCACCTTCGATATTTTCAAACCGTTTAGTAACTTTCATATCATCATCTAATTTACAAAAGTGTGTGTACTTATTGAACCTATCATCACTAATTAAAAAGTGGAATGTTTTCATTACCTTTTCTGGAAGTCCAGCATATCCATCATTACAATTTAGATTTAGAATTCTTTTTTCTTCATCATATTCATTCTTAATGAATCCACCTTGAACAATTATGAAATCTGAATCCATCATTTCGGATATTGTTTCATAACAATTATTAATATTTTTCTGGTGTGTTATAAAAACATAAAGTGTCATTGATTTTTTATTTATTTTTTATATACAAAAAAAGGGAGAAAGTTAACCTTCTCCCTTTAATTTTTTGATGTTTTTTTAATTATTCATCACCCTCTTTTTTCTTACGAGTAGCTCTTTTCTTCTTAGTAAGAACAATCATTTTCTCATTTTCACTATCATAATCAAGTGTTAACTTAGATCCTTTAGGTGGATTAGATTCAATGATTTCTTCTGTTAGAACATCTTCAACGTGTCTTTGAATTGCTCTTTTCAAAGGTCTAGCCCCATATTGAGGATCAAATCCTTCACCAGCTATATAATTGATAGACTCGTCTGTAAAGTCAAGTGTGAATTCCATTTGCTCAACTCTTTCAACAACTTTAGCAACTTCAATCTTGATTATCTCATTAATATCTTCTCTATCTAAAGAGTTAAACATAATGATATCATCAACACGATTTAAGAATTCGGGTGCGAATTTTTTCTTCAACTCTTTATCAATAACCGCATTGGAGTGTTCACCTTTAGACGATTGTTTTGCTTTTGTTGAAAATCCAACACCATTACCAAAATCTTTTAATTGACGAGAACCAGTATTTGATGTCATAATAATAATCGTATTCTTGAAGTTCACCTTTCTTCCAAGTGAATCAGTTAATTGACCATCATCTAATACTTGAAGTAGTAAGTTAAATACTTCTGGGTGAGCTTTTTCAATCTCATCAAGTAAGATTACAGAATAAGGTTTTCTTCTAACTTTTTCAGTTAATTGTCCACCCTCATCGTGACCAACATATCCCGGAGGTGCTCCAATCAATCTAGACACTGCGAATTTCTCCATATACTCTGACATATCAATTCTAATTAAAGACTCTTCTGAGTCGAAAAGATACTTGGTCAATTCTTTGGCTAATTGTGTTTTACCAACACCAGTAGGTCCCAAGAACATAAATGAACCAATTGGTTTATTCGGGTCTTTAAGTCCAACACGACCTCTCTGAATAGCTTTCACAATCTTTTTAACAGCCTCATCTTGTCCAATAACTTTAGATGATACTACATCTTTCATCTTTCCAAGTTTTGTATTCTCTTTCTCGTTTACCTTACTAACAGGTACACCAGTCATCATCGAAATAACTTCAGCAACATTTTCATCAGTTACAGTTTGTCTATTGTTTTTTGAATCATCCTCCCAAGCTTGTCTTGCTATATCCAAAGATTCATTAAGTTGTCTTTCAACATCTCTTAGTTTAGCCGCTTCTTCATATTTCTGAGAACGTATAACATCGTTCTTCATTTCTTTAATATCGACAATCTTTTTCTCAATGGAAGTTATTTCCTTTGGAACAATTATATTAGCGATATGTACTCTAGCCCCAGATTCATCAAGAGCATCAATAGCCTTATCTGGTAAGAATCTATCATTCATATATCTTGTTGTTAATTCAACACAAGCCTTAATAGCATCTGGTGTATAAGTAACATTATGATGGTCTTCATATCTATCAAGTATGTTACTTAAAATTTGAATTGACTCTTCTGGTGTTGCTGGCTCAACAACTACCTTTTGAAATCTTCTTTCAAGTGCCCCATCTTTTTCGATATGCTTTCTGTACTCATCAAGTGTAGTTGCTCCAATGATTTGTATTTCACCACGAGCTAATGCTGGTTTGAACATATTGGATGCGTCAAGTGAACCTGATGCACCACCAGCACCGATAATAGTATGAATTTCATCAATGAAAAGAACAATATCAGGATCTTTTTCAAGTTCTGACATAAGAGCTTTGATTCTTTCTTCAAACTGTCCTCTATACTTAGTACCAGCTACCATAGAAGCTAAATCAAGCATTACAATTCTTTTATTAAAAAGAATTCTACTAACTTTTCTTTGAACTATTCTAAGTGCTAATCCCTCTGCGATAGTAGATTTACCAACCCCTGGTTCACCGATTAGAATCGGATTATTTTTCTTTCTTCTTGAAAGAATTTGAGAAACTCTTTCGATTTCCTTTTCTCTTCCAACAATTGGATCAAGCTTACCATCTTCTGCCATCTTAGTTAGATCACGACTATAAGTATCTAATACCGGAGTTTTAGATTTCGGGTCTGGTTTCTTAGAAGAAATGTATCTATCCTCATCACCACCATCATCAATTGAAGCTTTCACTTCTTCAACTTTATCCAAATATTCTTTCTCTTTATTTTCTTCCATATTATTTGTTATTTTAATTTATATATTTTTCTTATCAGAAGTTTCATTTAAAATATCATTGAGTATATTTTCTCTTCTTTCTTGTATATTCTCCATATCTATATAGTCACAACGTATATCTAAGTTTAGCAAACCATTCGTATTTATATCCATACTTTTTATACTACATCCAATGCCTCTCCAATGTGCGGTTATTATATCAAAGATATAATCTTTCTTATATCCGTGTTGACCAGTATTAGCATTATACATCTTATCAAATAAATCATAAAAGTATTTTCTATAATTCGTATATTTATTTAAATCCAGTGATATATCAATATCACTATGAGAACCTATTGATAACTGACAGGAAATAGATTCAGAATAAAATGTATCATCCTTTATTTTAAACCATTTACTTTGTGGTTTATTATTTTGTTTTAATACTGGTATAGACATTATGCTAAACTAAAATTTATTAAAAATTCTTTCATAAATGCGTTACTACTACCACCAACGAAATCAACCCATTTATTATAGATTTTTTGATCATGTTCATCCTCTGAATATTTAATCATCATCGATAGTTGTTTAGATGATTCAGCATATGATTGATTATCAGTATCTACTTTTAATAAACCACCATAATTTTCAATAACCCAATCTTCAAAATCAGGATAATCCTTTTTATTAAAAACTTCTTCTTGAACTACGAAAACAATACCCGATAACATATCATTTAGATCTGGTTCATAAAAAACACCAACTGGTATTCCGGCCTTTTTTAGAGTCTCTAGATTTGTTTCCATAGACCCGATAAATTCCTCATTTGGTTGATACCTATTAACCGAATGATTTGATGTACCACCATTCAATATTATAAATGTTTTCCAGTTATCTGCCCAATCTTCATATCTATTTATATGAGTAATTTTATTGGATTTTTTAATCATTTGACTATACTCAACAACAGCGTGTCCAAATTGAATACCTTTTTGTATATCTGATAGGTTGTAAGGCACTAACCCCATCATCCTAAGCTCTTTATTTTTCAACATCTCTTTTCCCATACTATTATTTTATTTTAAAAGGAAAAGTTTACAAATTGTATATAAATAAAAAACCCATCAATGAAATAAATCTATTGATGGGTTTATAGATGATGTTAGGTAATCAAAACTGTTCAAAACAGACCCTCTAATTAAAGAGAAGTTAACCACTACGAAAACTTTGTAGTCAGTATTGGATTCGAACCAATGTTTATAACCCGAAAAGGTTACTGTCCTCGGAGTATCTTAAAAGAGACCCCACCACTAGACGAACTGACCATATAAAAAAGACTGAGATTACATCTTTAAGTGACAAGTCTTTAGTTGGATTATTAATTCCCAACTTATCCACCGTTTCTTTTGTGAACGGTATCTTGTCAGTGACGGTTAGTTAGACTAACCACTTCTTGAGTTACTAATTACTCTCCACTTACTCTGCTTATTCAAGATTCGCATCCTGATTCGGGTTTCGACACCCTATAAGTTTTTCAGTGAAATCACGTCCGCCTTTCGAGCTTTCGTGGCCGTGAACGATTCACGACTAAGTAGTCACCTTTCACTAGTAACTAGGTAACACTTTCGATTTATTTTTAGTTTTGAATTAAAATTAAATTTAAGTGTTTGTAGATTGTTTCGAAGGAGTGGTTACCTCTCAGCTCTCAAAATTTTTGGTCTCAAGAATACTGGACTTCTCCGTGTGATGCCTCCACCACAACCATTTAAGATATCTTCATCACAACTGTACGTTTGTTAGACTGCTACAATCTACTCTCTTGGTAGAGAGATTAATGTTCTACAACAGCACCACCTGTACGAAGAATTGTCTTTCGACTTTGAGATACCTCTCAGATTGAGACACACAATGGTATTAACCGGATAGTCAACACTTCTTGTAATAATCTCTATGAGTTATTCTTATTGGTCTTCCGACCTCAACTGAACACCTACAAATTGCCCAGTCACGAATCCATTTCCCTACGGAGTTACCCTCGGTACTTCAAGATTGGTGATATCTCACTTGCTTACTCGAGCTCAAACTAGGTTCGAGCCGCAGACACATTTTACACATTGTATCCACTTTATCCCACTTTCGTGGTTTATTTAAGGACTATAAGCCGCCCTACATCCACTCTGTTCCGAAGAACTCTAAGACCGAAGTCGAGTTTCTGTGTATTTAACATTTCAAAGAACATATGTTACTCCGTTGAGTAACTTCTTGTAGTCGGTAGAGGAATCGAACACTCTGTCTGTAACCCGAAAAGGTTACCGTCCTAAGATTCTCTCAAGAGAAAACCAGCCACTAGACGAACCGACCATTTTGTTTTGTTTGTCTTACAAATATAAGTAGAGTTTTTCGTTCTACCTAATTTATTTATAATTTCTTTTTTTATTTTTTGAAGACTTCATTGTCTTTGTTTGTTCTTACAAATATAAGGAGACTTTTCTCTTCTACCTAATTTATTTATAATTATTTTCAAAAAACAATTAAAGTATGACGTATTATAGTTTTATGGAACAAACCGCAAACTACTGGTTCTCTTTAATTGTCTTACAAATATACGGATAGACTTTCGTTCTACCAAATTAATTTGTAATTAATTTCTACTTTTTTAATGAGTAGATAGTATATAGTATTTGATTATGTAAAAGTTTATTCTTTATAGAATAAAATTTGAATAGATAGAATCTTCTGTGTATTAACCCTGTTGTTCTTACGTTTGAGTCTTCGATTAATTAGATTTGTTATATCTATACTTTTTCGACTAGCTTGTAATTCTTTTCTAACTTCATAAGAATATCCATTTTCATTAGCATAATCTAACATTCTTCTGATATAAATTTCAACATCATCTATATTAAAGGATGATCCAATTTGCACACATAAACAATTTTCTTTCTGTCTAGCACGAGAATATGGTGTAGATGAGACGGTATACTTTTTAAATTCCTTTCTTCTTACTGAATCGCTCTTTTGTCTGAAATTTTTATATTTACTCCCCATGAAATCTTGAAGACTTATTTCTCTAAACCAAAGATTGTTTTGACGTAAACTATTTACGTAATTATCATCATCGATGATATCACTTTTTATGAAAATATCAAAATATTCAGATAATTCTTTTGATTCAAAAATAATATATGGTTTTATGTATTTCATGAAATTTTATTTTTGTGGTAAATTATCAATAGCTCCCCATATGTTATCAACACTATAACCGTGGTCTATCAAAATATTTTCAATCTCTTGGAAGTTTATAGGATTGTAATCTAACAAATTCACTATATATTCATATGACTTAAAATCTTCGAAATCCTCAAAATATATATCATCATAAGTTTCGTCACTTATATTATCGAGTGCTTTTCTGATAGCAGAAGTAACACCAGAATCATCATTCATCCAAATATCAAGAACACCACTCTTATCAATTGTTATAATATTACCTCCCTCGGTTTCAATTATAATATATTGGTATATTTGTGATAAATTAACTTTATCAGTTGCTGGAGTAAAGTTAGATTTATTAAATGATCCCTGAACTATTAACCTCTTATTTTGAGGTAAATTCCATTTACTTTCGAATGTTTTAATATGTTTCATTAGTTTGATAGTAAAGCAGATTTTTGCTCAGGAGTTATAACATTTAGTTTTATACAACTAGTTAAAAAGGATTCGATTAATCCATAAGCTTGAGTAATATCTTTAGTTTCAACATCATACCTCTTCCATTTACTTTGGTCTTCGTAATCATCTTTGTTTCTTATAACAATGTTTATGAAGTATTCTTTGGTTTTTATATCATATGATATAACTAACTGCACATAATATTCATTACCATTTTCACAAACTTCTTGTGAGTAATCATAAAAGCAATATATTTCAACATTATCATCAGTTGTTTTCACATCTTGGTGAAAACTTTTAAGTACGGGAAATTTAAATGCTATTTTATTTAGAAAGGATTTTGGCGTTTCATCACCTAAAGGTTCAGCAAATGTTTTCCATTTACTAATTTCGTCACCCATTTCACCTCTTAGATGTGGGATCTCGAATTGTGATTTTAGATCATCATCATCGAAAAATTCATATACCCCTTTAATACGCATAAGGTATATATAAAAAAAAATATACTACTTAATTAAAGTCTTAATTTTATTTGTGAGTAAATTCAGAGTTTCTTTATTTAATGTTAACTCATAAGAATCATCAATTAAAACATCACCAATATTTATTTCAACATCGGTAATTTCAGAATCACTACTTGGTGGTGTCCAATAATCACCTTCATCATAAATATAGTAACCAGTAACACTTAATTCAAAGTTTACACACATTTCAATCCCATTAGACTTGAATATAATATATTGATCATCACTTGAATAGTGACCATCATGCTCACAGATTAATTCATCCCAATCAGAAAATATATAAGTATCAACTACTTCTAAGTTATTAAGGTCTAATGTGCATTTTTCGATGAATCCCATATTGTGTTTGTTTTTTAGTGTATAACAAATATACGGAAATTATTTTAAACGGCAAGACTTTAAGGCAATATAAATCACCTTAAAGTAATATATTTTCAGTTTCTTTATAAAGAAATTATCTTATCAAATCCTTCATCTTCTTTAATATTTTGATATTGTGATATCATCCTTTTAACGATGTGCATTGGTAAGTCTTTATTTTCTTCTTCAATTCTCTTTTTATTTCTTCTTTCATATTCCTCATCCTTTAAAATTGGGAATATTACTCCTAATTTGAAATAATCATCTGAGAAGTAGTCTAAGTTTCCTCTTCTTCTTTTAGAACTCATATTAGTCATATCAATAATAGTATTCTTCATTTCTTTATCAGCATTAACCAATCTTTCTTTAAGAACTTTATCAACATTTCTTTGGTCCACATTCTTAAAAGCTTCTGAGTAATTTCTGGAACCATAAACCTCCATAAGTATTTCGTCTCGGCTAATAACTTCCGTATCTGGAAAGTTATTTCTTATCCAAGTTGTTTTACCTGAAAGTGGCGGTCCAATAAGTACTATAACGAAAGGTTTCTTTAAATTTATAAGTTCCATATTTATATTTTGTTATTTATAAAGATAAGCAAATATTTTGAATCAACAAAGTTAATATATAGAATTATGATTAGTAAGTATAATAAATTTAAAGAAGACTTGTTACTAGAGAGTTTAGTGAATGAATCTTTTCTTTATTTTTCACCGGATCTTATAAGCGTAATATCAAAGGTTGGTGGAGATATATCAGATGATTTAATATCAGTTGAACTGACAGATATTAAACCAGACATTACATTTGTTGATATTGATAAGGAAGGATATCTTTCTTTTACAACAATGAGAAATGCTGCTAAAACATTAGCCAAAGCATATCCACCTACTGGTGAAGAAGAATGGGGTAATGAAGTTATAGACAGAATTCACCGTAATGCTATTTGGATGAGACATCAAAATGGAGATGAAGATGATGTCTATAATAAATCAAGGAATTCTGTTAAAATAGGTAAATTTATTAATAAGTTATTAACTGGTAAATATAAAGATAAAGATGTCGAGGAATTTGTAAATAAATTCAAAGCGGCTATTGAAAACAAAGGTGAGAAATTTGAAATTGTTGATGGTGATGATATCGCATTTTGGTATAAATCTGAAAACTATGCTGGAAATCGAGGTACATTAGGTAGTTCTTGTATGTCAGAAAAGAATAATATATTTAATATTTATACTAAGAATCCGGAAGTTTGTAGAATGTTAATTCTAAAAGAAGATGATAAGATATTAGGGAGAGCACTTGTTTGGAAGTTAAACTCAATTAAAAAATTTAGAGGTGATGATTTGGATGTTGATTATTTTATGGATAGACAATACACTATTAAAGATTCGGATGTTGAAAAATTTAGAAATTATGCTAAAGAACAAAAGAATTGGGTATCAAAAGCAAATAACAACCATCACTCATTCGAACCTATATTGATACATAAAGGTGGTGATGAAGTAATAAATGTGGATATGACTGTTAAAGTTAAAAAGGTAGGAAGTTCTGATAATGATTATGATTATGTTAAATATCCTTATTTAGATACATTTAGAAGATTTGATCCAAGAACAGGAATACTTATGAATGATGAGAATCAAGGGTCTGATGAAGAAGGATGTTATATATTAGAAAGTACTTGTGGTGGTTATACTGAGGTAGAAGGTGGTTATTGGTCTGAATGGCATGATCGTCATATACCAGAAGATGATGCTATTTATTCTGATGTTTATGGTGATTGGTTATATAGAGATCAAGCTATTAACGTATCAAAGGGATCGCATACTGGTGTTTACCACCAGGATGATGATTATATAATTTATGATGAAAATATAGATGAGTATATACATCAAGATGATGCTGTTTATTCAGAAGCATACAGTCATTATATTTATGATGAAACTGCTGTTAGAGTAATTGTTGAAATACAAAATAACGGTGATATTGATGGTGATGGTGATTGGTATCCAGAGGGAGATGATGATATAATTAAAATTGATAAAGACAAGACATGGTTTGAATTTTTAGATTCTAAATATCGTTATTGGGATGATTTTGATTATATACTTAAATCAAGTAGTATTTATAAAAGTGGTGGATGGATAAAAGATGATATTATGATAAAAAATAGTGATGGTGATTGGATACCTAAAATATTTAGTGTTGAGTTATATAAAATTATACCTACAAATGAATCAGTTAATATTGAAGTTGAATACTTAAACAAGTTAGATGCTAAAATTCTTAAATATAAGATAGATGAAGAGGATTCTATTTTAACAGACCAATTCCAATATCATGAGGATATTAAAGATCATTTAATAATGATTTACAAAAGGATAAATACTGAACTTGCTGGTGTTTGGAATAAACTCAAAAATAAGAGTCAATTAAGATTAAAGTTTGATGAAGATGATGATACAAAATATAGAAAAGAATTAAAAGAAAAGAAGAAAGACCTAATAAAAAGAAGTGACCAAATAGAAGATGGTGATTTTATAGAGGGTATTGAAATACCTGACTTAGAATTAGATTCCTAATTAATTATAAGCTTTTAGAACTTTCACCTTATCTTTTTGAGTTGAAGAACATCTGTGGTGACCATCAATTAATCTCCATTGATTACCGACCTTTCTTTCTTTCAAAGAAACAATTCCTCTAATACCAGAATAATTTGAATCCGAATAAAATGTGAATTTTTTATTTTTTATTCTCCGATAAACACCATCTATACCCTTTTCACGGAAAAGTGATTCAGATATAATATCAGATTTATTAACTACAATAACTTCATATTTACACCCGACCAATTCAGGAAGTAAGTGACCATATTCAAGACCTAATAAATATTCTATTCTACCACTCAAATCATCAATTGAGAATGCGGTGTCTAAATGAAATTCAATTTCTTTAGATAATGATTTTTTTAGAACTATATCACCCATTTCTTGCCCATAGTATCCTTCATCTATTTCCATTTCCCAATTAAAGTTTTCCCAAATTTTGAAGTGTCTTAAAACTCTATCAATTGTATATAAATCAATATCCTTAGTAATTCCGAATATTATAGAATTTATACTATTATCACGTTTTGTTGATACGGAGTTATCAAAATATTCGGAATAAATATCACCAACAATAGCATTGAAATCAATTGAATTGATATGTTCATCATATATAGTACCACAACGGCATATATCACCACAACCACTATCCTCACAGGAGTATTGTGTATTAAAATCATAATCAATTGAATAACTGAAATTTTTATTTAATAGTTTTGACATTTTTCTTTAACCTAGCTTTATAACTCTTACCTTCTATTCTTTTATAGAAGAAGAATTCATTACTTTTTAATTTATCATAAATTCCCAATAGTATATTTCCTTCTAAAGTATACCAACCAACAGGTAAAATTCCCTCTTTTTCAAATGGGTTAAATTGGCTAACTCTATTAATATTTTTATTTCCATTTGTTATTGGATCATTGAAATAAAGAAAACTAGTTTCGACAAATTTCATTTTGTTCTCTATTTCATTTGTTATTAGTTTAATAACATGTTCTGTTATAAAGTTTTGTTTCATACTGCTAATCCGTTTATAATTCCGTTATGGTAGTATCTAAATTTAGATATATCTATACCCTCTACTTTATTTAAGTAATTAACTACTACACCTATTATATTACTTTTACCTGTTGTGTTGTCTGAGTGTACAAACCAATTAGGAAATTTCTTATCATTATCCATACAATAGTTAATTAAAAAATCGACAGCATCTTTACCAGTGTACTCTCTACCATCTTTATAACATGCAAGATCATGGTCAAACGACACTAAATTAATCTCGTCAAAATTTTGACTCACAAAATCAATAAACTCAAAGTAATCTCTAACAATTACCCATTTATCCTCTGAGGCGTAAGAAACACCTAACCCTCTTCCTTCGGAGTTAGACATATACGGCATTCTATTATCATCTAAATATAAATTCATTTAGTAAAAATAAGGATAAATATTTAAAATTGAAAGTTTTTAAGAAACTTATTTTCGATATTACTTAATTTATCAATACCAACTTCTGAAATTCTATCCAAAACTATATCTATATCTAAGTTTTGTAAAATCCAATCATCTATATCATCGACAAAAAAACTATACTTTATAGCGGTCGTGGCCGTAACCATTGACTTTAAATCTTTTGCTAAATTTATATTCCCACCCAAGACATCTTCTGATAAATCATAACAAACATTATAAATTAGATTATTTGTTAATATTTTTAGGTATCTATCTATCTCTTGTTGTGTTGTTATCACATAACAAATATAACATTCATCATCATCATCATAATCAAAGTAAGTGTCAGCGTCTAATTCAGATATTCTCTCTTTTTCATGATCTGATAATCTTTCATAATCCTCATTTAGATCATAGGATGATTTTTTGAAATTTAATTTATAGACTTTCTTTAACATATTTTATATATATTTAATTACAAATATAGTAAAAAATTTATAATATTTTATTATCAAAAATTATATATAAGTCATGTCTAAGTTTATAATAACAAAACAATCAACAATCCCACAATATGACTATGATATTCAAAATTGTAATGTACCATCATATTCTAAACTTTTGAATATAAATATAGTTGGGAACGAAATGAATATAATATTTGAATCACCAACAGTTGGAACAAACAATGATACAAAGGTTTTTTCATTTAAAGTTATCACTGGGTTATATCAAAATAATACTTTTATTGATAATAGATTTATTTATCATGACACGATTAGAGTACAAGAATCTGACTTTATCGAATATTATCATATATTTTATGATGAAATCAAATCACCTGATGAATTACGTGATGATAAACTACAAGAGATTATAAGCGATGAAGATTTCTAAGATTTTAAATTATTTTTCTTTATCTAAAAAATATAAATCACCAATAGTTAATTCATACCCAAATGAATTAAAGAATTTGACTAAGTGATTTAATGATTCGTCTGTAAATCCAAAAGAATTATCACTATCATACTTAGAACCTTTCCCATCATATAAAATAATATTTACTTTATTAGGCTTTTCGATTATGAATTCAGAACACATTCTATTACCATAAGTAATATCAACATTCAACCTCAAAGTATCTGGATTTGCCTCGAATCCATCATTATCTTTAACAAGATGTATATCAAACATTAAAAAAAAAGGTTCTCCTTTTATACGTTGTATATATGAAATTCTAATCAACTCACCGGTCATTGTCATTTGATTTGATTTCAAATTGAATAAACCATTTGATGTAATAATCTGTATTTTTTTTGGTAGAAGTTTTTTCCAATTATCATCAAAGATAGATATATTGTGTTCAAAGAATTTTTTTAAGAATTTCATTTACTTTTTAAGGTTTTCTTTGTGTTCCTTAATATTATATTCATAAGTACTTGTGGTGAATATAGAATACATCAATTTAGACATTTCATCTAATATTGCGTCAATCTTCTTTTCATCATAAAGGTGAAAGTCTAAACTAATATTACCATCAACTTCTAATTCTTTAACATCACCATCAGGTGATTCTATTTCTATTTCACCAAATTCTTTACCTATATTAATAGATGATACTTTCACACCTAATCTTTCTGCAATTGCTGATATATCATCCTCTGTTATTTCACCTTTATAATAAAATGAAATAGTGAATCCCAAGTCTGGTTCTGAATATCTAAATCCCACTGTTCTATATTCATTAATATGTTTAATATGTTTCATACATTATATATTAAATACTGGTATGTAAAAAATTACAAAAAGCGGTGTTTAATATATAATATATACAATAAGAAAAAATATTAATAATTATGAAATATATTAAAGCATTTGAAAGTTTTAAAATTAACGAAAATGATTCATCCGTTGCTGATATAAAGAAGCAAGTTGGTGAAACTGTTACAAGCAAGTTAGATAAATTATCTGATGATGAAAAAGAAAAAGTTAAAAAAGAGTTATCTGATTTAGCTAATAAACTTGGTTTATCACTAGAAGATATGACAGATACTAATAAAGTAGGAGAAGCTCTTGCTAAACAAGCAGCAGAAGCTGATGAACTTGGTGAAGTTAGTGAATCTCTTAACGAAGGTTTAAGTGATTGGTGGGGAAGAGTTAAACAAACCTTTTTCAAGTGGTTAACAAGATTAGGAGTTATGGGTATGATAGGTGGTATAACATCTGTTTGTATTGGTGCACACGCACTTGAAACAGCAACTAACTTAGCTGATTTCGTACCAAATTCAGTTGTTGAACCTAACACTGCTATTATAATGGGTGGTATTGCAGTAGTAATCTCTTTAACAGCAACACTAATTGGGTTGAATAATGTTGAAACGGATAGAGCAGGTAATTTTAAGTAAAAAACAAATAATATATAAAATAAAAAAGAGTCGAATTAAACCTCGACTCTTTTTTATTTTATATATATTTTTAATCAACTAAATCTCCTGTGAATACTATTTCTTCTCCGCCGATTTCTTCAAGTTTAGTATAGTCAAACTCTGGTAAATATTCTATTAAGTCGTTTCTATCACAATCTGAACTGTGTTCTCCACCATACTCAACACCCAAAGTCATTCCATCCCAATTGATATACTCATAATCCAATTCTAATGACTTTAGTAAATTATCAATGATTTTCTTTTCGTAATCAATACGTTGTTCACATAAATCAACTTTTACAACTTTATTAGTATCAGCAAGTACCTCGATACAAGAAACATAGTTGAATGTTTTATCGTGAACGTAAACTTTTACGTTTTTTTTTGGAGTATTATTAAAAGAACTTCCCCAATTAGATCTATTGTGTCTGCTATATCCAGTGTCGTAATCATCACCCCATCCACCATATCCACCATATCCACCATAACTTTTATATTCAGTTGTAGATGGGTCTCTTTCAACTGGTAGTGAATTCCAATCAACTTTACAACAAGCTTTCGCTAATTTATCTAAGTGTTCGATATCTTGAGACTCAGAAAAAGTGTGTTCTCTTTGGTAACCAACAGAAATGTTAGTACACTCAGGATATATTTTTACAAACTGAATAGAATCAGTAAGTACACCAGTTGAGTCATTTTCATATGCGAATGTTTCGTCAGCTTCATTAAATTGTTTACTTAAAGCTTCTCCAAAAGCATCAGATGCACATCTTTGTGAACTTTGGTGTGTGATTACGTTTGTAGTTCCTCTTCTATCGAAAGAAATAACTTTATTAATTCCTTCTATTTTTTCATCTTTTAGTTTATTAGCAACTTTTTTAGAACCGATACACCCAACCTCTTCACCAAGGAAAAAGTAATATAAACCAGGGATATTTTGTTCAATCATATAAAGCATAATAGTTACACCAGCTTTATCATCAGCTCCTAAGATGGATTTACCATCAGTTTTAATAATATTTTTATCAAAAACGTGAGTTATTTTACTCAATGCAGAAGTAGCTGTGTCTAAGTGTGAAGTAAACATTGCATCACTTTCCCCAATTTTTATAAATAAATTACCGAATTCATCTGGTTGTAATTCATCATGAAGTAAGTGAAATAATTCCTGCTCTGTTCCGTGAGGATAAGTTCTGCTTGTTAATTCTAAGAATTTTTCTTTTATGTTCATAACCATTTTTATTATGTATTAATTTTAACAAATATAGGTATTTATATTCATTCTACCAAATTATATCTAAATTAATTAACGAAAATATATTTTTAATATATAAGGATATGTATGATGTAGTTACAAACCTTAATGATGGTACTATTACCATTTCCGACAAATTCGATATAAACGCGGCTACTGGTTCGAGTGATTTCACTCCTTACTTTTATGAACCAGGAGATGAGTATGTTATTAGTTTTACTAATTTACAAAATGTTACTGAATTTACCAAATTTCAATATGATACTTTAGGATTATCTGATGAAAGATTTTTATCACAATATTATAGAGTATCTAGAGATGGTATATCTTGGTCTGAGTGGTTAGTTTTAAAAAGGTTTATTGATAATTTTCCGGTTATAGATTCACTTGATCCATTATATGTAGATATAAAATGGATTAGGGAAGGAATATCTACATTAGATAATATTAGAATATTAGAATATGAATTACAAGGTGAATTAGAAAGACCTATTGAAAATAGTGATATTGTTTCTATACCAACTGGTGAAACAAAAATAATAAAACCTCCTTTTATTTTTAAAATATTTAAAATAACAGATTTAGAAATAATATCAATATCACACCAAAGTGGGTTACCTGATGGTTTAACATTAGAATATAGATATTCACAAGATAGTTCAAGAACTTGGTCCAGTTGGGAACCTTTAACAAAAGAAAATATATCAACTACTGATATAAATCCTATAAGGTTTTTCCAAATCGAATATTCTATTACAAATAATTCTGGTCAATTAGTTACTATACAAGATATTAATTTAATCGGTGACTTTCAAAATGTAACAAATGATTCGAAAAAAAGTAATTTATTTGGTATAAGAGAATGTTGTTTGTCTAATATGAATGGAATATTTGATGCTGATGGTAATTTCATACCTAATGAGAATCTAAATTCTGGCGCAGGTGATAAATGTGATGTTGATGGTGTTAACGCACCTATGACTGATCAAGAAAAGGCAAATTTATATAACCCATATCAACAAAATACGGCTGTTAATTTATTAACAAAATTAAGTAAAGATGCTGAACAAGTATTCGGTCATAAGATTCTTTATTTTGTTACTGATCCTGATAAGAAAGGACAAGATCACACATTAAATGAATATCAATTATTTAATGTTGTTTGTGAGGGAGAAATTAAAATTTCAATAGAAGGTAATAATTTCCCGGATAGTCAAATTGTTATGAATCAATTTGACTTGAATCTGTTTGAAACAATGGAAGCACATATAACCAAACAACAATTTAAGGAAATCTTTGGTGTTCAAAGGAGACCATCTAAAGAAGACTTTCTTTATTTCTGTGAGGTGAATAGAATGTATCAAGTAGATCACGCACAACAGTTTAGAAATTTCAATAACTCAGCAGTTTACTATAAATTGATTCTGAAAAAATACACTCAGAAAGCAAATATCCAAGCTGGTACTATTGATATACAAAATAAACTTGATAAGCTTACTAAGAATACTACAATTGATGAATTAATGGGTATCGAACAAACTAAGGATAAAGCAGCAGTTGCTAATAAGCAACAATTTACTCCTTTAACAAGAGATCCAATTAGATTAGAATATAACGCACAAATAGATAAAGAACTTGTTGAGAATTCTTCAACAATTATAGCTAAGGCTCATTATGACTTATCATCTATCAATTATAGAAACTCTGCTGTTTCATATAAGAATCTTGATCCTATTTTCAAAGTATCTGATAATATTGGATTCCAAGTTTGGTTTAATATAAATAATTACATACAAGATGAAATTTATAATTTCATGACTCATTATGATACAACGACTTCACTTGGTTGGAAAGCTGAGTTATTAAATGATACAATAACAATAACACTTAACTCAGATACGTATGTATTCAACTTAACACCATATACAACTGGTGCTGATCCAACAGGATTAGAAGAGGAAACTTGGCACTGTTATGTTCTTAATATTGATCAGAGAAATAGAAAAATGGAACAATATATTTATAAGAGAAATGTTGACTTTGAAGAAGATGCTCCTAGTTTACCAAATACTCTTCTGAGAAAATTATATCAAGATACTCAAACAATAGTACCGATTGAATATGAATTATTAAACTTCAATCCTGAGATATTAGCGTCTGATATGAAGATTACTAATATTAGAATGTTCTTAGATGTTATACCAGAGAATGTACATAATAAGATATTAAATCAATATATTATTAGAGACGATTCTAAATACTTAGTATTTGCAGATAACGCAACTACTAGATTGTATCTTCCAAAATTCCCACTCTTTGAATAACTGGGTTAATCAAATATAAACAAAAACATACTAACCAATAATAACCTCTTTATCCATTGAATTACCATCAGAATCGGTAGCTGTTAATGTATAAATACCTTTATATAAATAAGAAATATCGATCTCATCAATTTGTTTTAATTCACCTTTCCAAACTACTAATCCATTTTTGTTTGTTAAAACAACGGTATATGTTTCTTCAAATCCTCTATAAATTCTAAATTGTATAGTTACTTCACATCTTCTTCTATAAGTTATGAAATTAATTGGTTCATCTAATGATGCGTACCATTCTTCATCAAATATGTCAGATGGTATATTGTTTTTTGTGTTAATCCATTCATCAAACGATAGTTTTGTAGTGGTTTTATCACTTTGTGAATAAGAAAATGATCCTATAAATAAGGCAAGTATTAATAATAAACTTTTCATGGTTTAGATTATTTTTTATACTCACTTGAAGAATCAATTGAAATCCCCAATCGAAACCCCCATCTTCCATGGGCAGGTCGAGTTACATTATATAATATATATTATAGTTTAAAATGATAAAAGGTTCTATAAGAGAACTTTACAATTTTTTATGATAAAATAGCTTTTTCAAAAATCAACGAATTAGCAATTCTATCTTTAACTTGGTCTTTACCAAGAATTATCATCGTTGTTATTAAATCTGGACCAGAGACACCACCCATAAGAGCCATTCTTAATCCAGGCATCACTTTACCCATCTTAACATCAACACTTGAGCAAATATCAAATATTGATTTTTTTAATGAATCGTTATCATCAAAACTAATTGAATCAATTTCATCAACAAAAACAGACATAGCAGATTTATATTTGTTATCTAATTTCTTAGTTGATGTAATCACTGGATTATCAAAGAATAAATCAACAATCGTATTCAAATCTTGTTTGAATTCAACTCTATCTTTAGCAAGTGTTATAATCATATCTACTTTATCAACATTATATCTACCATCGGGTAATGTGATATAAGGACGTAAACAAGAATTTGGTGTGTGTTTCAAGTAATGTGAATTAATCCATTGTGATTTAACCATATCAAATCTAGCTCCTGATTTGTGAACTCTATCCAATGTAAAACTATTAATCATATCATCCATTGACATAATTTCAACATCATTACCAGGGTTCCATCCAATTAGAGCTAATGTATTCATAAATGATTTCGGATCATATCCTAAGTCTTTCCAACCCTTAACGTAGTTACCATCACCATCATTATATCCAAGTGGAGCGATTGGAATACCATATCTAGTAGATGTTCTCTTAGATAATTTTCCTTTCCCATCAGGATTCATAATTAGTGGTAAGTGTGCAAATGTTGGCACATCCCAACCAAAAGCTTGGTAAAGTAAAACGTGTAAAGGTGTTGAGTTTACCCACTCTTGTCCTCTAAGTACGTGAGTTACTCCCATATCGTGGTCGTCACTAACATTACAAAGGTGATAAGAACCAATACCATTAGACTTTAATAGCACTTTATCATCAACAACATTAGTGTTAATTGTGATGTCTCCTAAGATAGCATCAGTGAAAGTAATATCAACTCCAGGTGTTACAGCAAACCTGATAACATAAGGTGTTCTATCATTAATAGTTTTATCAAAATCCTCTTTTGACATTGTGAATGAATTTCTCATTGATATACGAGTAGTCGCGTCATATTTGAAATTCGGAATATTTTTATGTGCTTTGTCTAAATCGTCTTTAGTATCAAAAGCGTAGTAAGCATAACCATTATCGATAAGATAATTGATTTTGTCACTATAATCTCTTTCTGATTGTGTGAATGATCCAATTGAAGTATCTGGATTCCAATAAGAAGAATCAGGTACAATTCCTAACCAATCTAGTGTGTCTCTGAAATAGTTTAGAAATCCAGGTGTGTATCTATCTCTATCGGTATCTTCTAGTCTAACAAGGAATTTACCACCATGCTTTTTAGCAAGTAAGTAGTTATATAATAGTGTTCGGATATTTCCAAGATGACAAAAATTTGAAGTGGGACTTGGCGCCAACCTTGTGATGATATTCTTCATATAGGGAATGTTTAATTATTTATAAGTCTTACAAATATAATATTTTTTTAATATTATTCCAAATAAATTAATCACTAATTGGTGAACAGATGATCTTAAAAAGAGTGACTAATTTTATTTACCTTCTTTATCTTCTTCTTCTTGATCAACATCAGTTTTTTCATCATTTAATTTATCAGTTTTAGCAGATACCGCTTCTCCACCACCAAGTGCTTTTCCACCAGTTACAGCATCGATTGCAACAAAAAATGCAATAACAGTAGCTAATATTTTAACACCCTTTATTGCTAATCCAAGTCCTGTAGCATCTCCTGCAATATCTATCAACCAATGTCCAGCAAAATCTTTAACAACATATTCAATGGTTAAACCAATTAGTATTCCGATAACTGGTAATGCAAAATTTGGACCACCTAACTTATTAGTGACATTACTAATAACATTAATAAGTTTATTAGCACCGGCCTCACCAGTATTGGCAATTTGTTGTAAAAAATTAAATGGTGGTATCTTCTCAATACCATGTATAAGTGTTGATATAACATTACCTTTTTCCTCATTTATCATTCCTTCAGCAATTGGATCTTGTTCTTTTGATAAAAAATCACCCATATTTTTTTCACAACTACCCAATAATTTAGACATAAATTTCGTTTTATAAAAAGTTATAATTTCTTTAACCGTTGATAAATCAGACATTAATCCTTCCTTTTTGTTTTTTGTGAGTTCTGCTATTTTATCTTTTAACTTACCATTCTTTATTTGATCAATAAAGAATGCCTTACTCTTCTCAACAACTGATAAAAATAATTCTTTTATACCAGATCCAATTTTCTTAACAAATGAAACAGCATCTTTTACTTTATTAAGTATATTACTTAAAGCAGATTCTGCTTTATCAGAAAGAATTTTAGAAATTTCAGCAGCCTTGGGAAATCTATCTTTTAATTTATCAAAAAATCCCTCATTAAGGAATCCCTCATTAAGCATTTCTGATTTAGTAAGATATTGTTTAATCTCTTGTCTTATAGATTCGTTTTTATAATTATCTAAAACTTTCTCCAATATATTCTTAAATAGTTGTTCATCATTATTACTAAGTTCAACACCTTGTAATAATAATACCTGAGAATTATATTTATTTTCTGTAATTCTAGCTCTCTTATAATTCTCGAAATTTCTTATATGGTTCATCATAACTATATATTAATTATTGGAATTCTTTTTCCTTTCTCTCCAACTATCTAAGTCTCTTTCCATAAACTTTCTTAATCTTTTAGATATGTTTATGGAGTTCTCATCACAGAACTGTCTATAATCTTCTAATAATTTTTCTGGAATTCTAAGTGAAAACATTTTATCTTTAGCTGGCATAATAAGTATTTTTAATTTAACTTATATATACAAGTATATACTTCCTCATAGATAGAATTTTTACTATAAAAGTTAAAATTGAATTATATAATTCAATATATAGTATATGATTAAGAGTTATATAGAGTATATTAAGGAGTTAAGTAGTGAAGAAATTTTATTACAAAAATTCAAAGGTTTTCCTATGAAAAAAGAAGAGGATAAGGAGTATAGAAATAAAGCAACAAATCAATTGATTGAAAAGTTTGTACCAACCTATAGCGACTTTGAAGAAACAGAATTATATTCATACAAGGGTTATAAAGTGGTTGAGAAAATAAATCTTAATTACTATTCAATAGTCTCAGGTATATTTAGATACAAAAGGGGTAAAATAGAATACAAATCTTATAGTTCTCTGTATAGAAAGAATACTAAATACTTTAATGATCACTTACTTGATAAGTTAGCAATATTTACTAACAAAGAAGATGCTATTGAATCATTAATAGAAACCAAATCAATGATTAAAAAATGGTCTAGTAATCATAATGATTTAGCATTAATGGAAATGGTGATAAGTGGTGATATTGAAAAAGCTAAATTTTCTAATATAAGTGTTAATAATAAAGACGTATTTATTGGTGATACTATTGAGTCTATTAGGGAATTAGAAATTATCTAATAGAAATTTCTAAAGCATCTGGTTCAGTACTTCTTCTTAGAGAGATAATCTTATCAACCACGAATACGTCATTTATAAGAACTTTTTTAGTAAATTTATATAATTGATCAAGTGTATAATCATCACCACTATGAGGATCTAATCTCATTATTAAATTACCATTTTGTAGCTTTAAAACATAAGCTATTTTACCAAATATCTTTGTAAGTTTTTCCTCAGCTTCTATAAGGTTACCTCTAAACTTCTTAAAAAAACTAAAATCCTTATCTGTAACAATAAATAAATTCTTTGATATTATATCATCTTTATGATAAAGACTTATTGTGGGATGACTGCTCATCACAACTCTCATAACAAAACCCATATCTTTTAATCTTTTAAGTATAATAATTTCCTCTTCTTTATTTTCGATTATTTTATCTATATCCGTTACATGTGTTGAGTTATTATTAAAAGCAATTTTATAACCCTCATACAATTTTTTATTATCAGATAAAAAATCTATCTTTTTACCAGGGTAATTAAATTCATCATCATATAATTCTTGAGAGATACGTACAAGATAACCATTATCCATAAGTTCATAGAAAACTTCCTCGATAGAGTCCTTTCTATGGAATGAAAGTTTATCACTCTTTATCAAATCATCTTTCCAATGAGCCTCAAATAATTTATCGTATGTGTTTAGGTATTTCATTAAGACTATATATAAAAAAACCACCAATAAAAAATTGGTGGTCTGTCTTAATATTTTATACTATTACTTATTGTAATAGGGAAATTTCGCATTGAATTCATCAGTAGTTAATTGTTTCTTCCATCTTTCTAAAGATTCAGACTCCAATTCTTTTAGATGATTCTCCACAGAGAAATCTTCTGGAGCTCTTTCAAGGTTCTCACCATATTGATTTTGTAAGTCGATAAATATATCTTTCATTCTTCCCATAATCTTTTTGTTTTAAGTGGTTATTAATAATAATAATAAATATAAGGAAAATATATTAATATACCTACTTTTTGAGTTTGAATTTCTTAACGAACACACACATTATATAAAGATTGATTGTTTTTTCTTCAATATCACCAGGAGTTATCCACTCTAAAGCTATCCAAAATGATACACAAATAAGTAGTGTTAATACAATATCATATATTTTTCTTTTGTAGCGAATTTCATGCGAGTTATTTTAATATATTTTTAATGAAGCGTCTATTGATGAACTAACATCTCTTTCACAATAATCTTTAACCTTCTCAACACCACCATCCCAATAAACTTGATGTACATCAGAACCATTCATATTCTCTTTTGGAGATACTACACCAAGTTCATAACACATTTCATCGAATGAGAAAGCCCAAGCAAACTTTTGTTTCCAATCATCAGCCATATCAGTAACTCTCATATCCCAAGGCTTCTTATCATACATATAAATTATATTAGCTGGCTTTATACTATATTTATGTAACTTGTGTAATACCCAAGGAATATCAAAGTGATTTATTCTAAACCCAGAAATGTTAAATGTTTTCTTCTCAATCTTTTTAAGTAGTTCATTAAATGAATTAACAATATCTTTTTCATCATCACCATAATATGATGATATTTTCTTTTCTCCTGAGTTATTAATGTATCCGAATGATATACAAACTATCTTACCGAATGTTGATACGATACCAGCATTATTAACATAAGCATCGTTTATGTCCTCATATTTTTCTTCCCATTTGAATTTTGAATATTTTGATTCAAATAGTTTAGCACCCCTTTCATCTTCTAATTTAAAGGTATCATAATCAGGGTGAGCTCCTGTTGTTTCTATATCAAACATAAATAGTTCTTTTTCCATTTCGATATTATTTTATCTTTTGATTCATATATCTCTTATCACTTTAGATGTTAAAAGTTTATCCAAAGAAAACATCTTCCAATCCCTTCTTATCTAAATTATTTACTAGTTTAACAAGTATGTCACCATGACAAGTTTGATTTGGATTACACCAACAACCCAATACTTTACCTTTGAGTTCATGTAAGTCTTCTAATAGATATTGGCCATCACCATATTGTAACCATTCTTTGTGATTATCAATAGCTTCTTTTCTACTAGAAACTAAATACTTAGCTTTTGAATGTGATTTTGTGCTATATGGAGAACCCCATTTTGAAGTTCTATCAATTAGTATATCATAAGGTTCCTTTCTGTGATGTACTCTTCTACATTTCTCCATATCATTTATATTAAAAATAACATACAAGTTTTAATATACTTGATGATAGATATGGTGGTTTAATGGGTGTCTTTATTGAGTTTGATTATGATAAACTATATGATATAGTTTTGAATATGGATAAACAGGATCGAAGTTACGTAGAAAGAGCATTTTAAGAAATTTTCTTGAAAATAAGTTTACAGCTCAGATTATGTGCAACTTGTCTGATAAAAGCCTCGTTAGCTTTTGTCTTGTGTAAAAGTTTTGGTTTTTTAACAATAGTGAAACTACTATCCTCGTTCATATAAATTAGACCAGCATAATCAGGAACTTCATCTATTGAGATTAAATCTTTTGGTGTGACAAAGTTAAAGTAATTTGGAAGTAAATATACTAATGAACCCTTTCGAGTTCTGGTATACTTCTCATTTATTATATGAGTGTGTTTTTCTTTTATAAAATCTTTCTTAAAATCAGCTCTACTAATCTTCACCTCATACTCATAGATATAATCGGCCTTTGAAATTGAAAGTACATCACATTCCATAAGACCCATGCCAGTAAAGTGTGTTGTGATTGGTGAGTGTGATTTCTCATACAGATACATACACATAGCCGCTTCTATGTTTTTGCTTTTTGAATTATCTCTCTTTATTTTATTTATACTTGATTTTCTTCCCATTCATTATTTATAAAATAATGAGTGTTCTAATTAAATAACAAATATGTAAAAAATGATATATAAAATATAAAAAAAAATTAAATGTATGGCTTTACCTTGTCCTTCTTGTGGAAAAGATATCGGATTAGACTTAAAATTTATCATTAAAAACCCAATTTCAAAATGTCCTTTTTGTGATATCATTTTAAATTTCACAGTTGATAAAGACATAAAAGATAAGTTTTCTAAGGTGTTGGGAGATATTAATGATATAAAGAAAAGGTATGAAAAAACAACGAAATTTAAATAAAAAACGTATTTACCTTTTAATATATAATAACAAATAACAAATAAATTATGGCAGAAAATAACATAGCGTCACAATTCTCTGGACTACCAATTGAAGATCTTATTGTATCACCATTAGTTGGTATGGCGAAAGGACAAGCTCAATTAAATGATGTAACCTGGAAATATATCTCAGAGGTTGCTTTCGTAACTGATGATGATGGTGTAACAACAGCAAGGTCTTTGGATGTTGAAATGAATAGAGTAGTTACTGATGGTGAAGGTGTTCAATCTTTAGAAAAAGTTTATTCGAAAATTCCAATGTTGCCATTAGTACCTCTTCCATCATTAGCTATTACATCAGCGGATATTGAATTCACAATGGAAGTAAAAACTGCTGAAGTTGATAAATCAAGTCTTGATACTGAAACAAAAGTTGAAGCATCTGCATCCGGAGGTTTCTGGGGAATGAAATATTCAGCAAGTGTTTCTGGTAAAGTTTCTACACACAAAGAAAATACTAGAAGTACTGATAATTCAGCTAAGTATAATGTAAAAGTTCATGCTGAGCAATTACCACCAACTGAGGGTATGTTGAAATTATCAGATTATCTAATACAAATGTTAGAACCATCTGCTATTCCAATGAATGAAGGTGATAAGAAAGATAAATAATTAGAATTAAAATTATTAAAAGGGTGGTTATTTAATAACCACCCTTTTTTTTAAACTTAGATTATTTTATGTCTATAATAAGAAGAAAAATATATAAAATAGATGGCAAGATTGAATATAGAGGAATTAGTGGGTGGTTTATTAGAAGCCGCGATGGTAGCTGGTAGAATTGCAGAAAAACAACATATCAATAACCTATCAAATTATTTTAATGATAATGGTGCTCCAAAAACACAAAAGTTTGTTATTGGTGATAAAGATGTTTATGTACCATTATACATATTAGCAGATCATTCTTCAATTGGGGTAGATGAACTTGATATAGAGTTTGATGCTAGATTGGTGATTGGTGATAACGAACCATCAGACTTAAAAAGAAGTATATTAGGATTCTTCAAAAATAAAGAAGATAGTCACGAACATAACATCAAAGGTATAGAAGTGGACTCTGGTAAAAACCCAGACGGTTCTGGTTTAGCTAAAATAAAAGTTAAATTCAAATCTGATGAAAAACCGGAAATGGTTTCTAGATTGATTGATTCATTTATACAAGGTCTTGATAAAGAACCCGAACCAACTAAACCAGTTAAACCAGATGCTCCTGATGATGTTAGAGCTTTCCAAGATTGGATGGATGTTACTCACTCAGGTTGGGTTAAAGGTAAAAACGTTAACAAATCAAATGGGTATGGTAGTTTCGGTCCTTTTACAAGAAAAGCTTGGTCTACTTACAAAAGTGAATATCTCAATAGTAAATAAATTAAATAAAAAGTCCAGTTAATCTGGACTTTTTGTTTTTATTATTCTATTGATTTCATGTTTCATGATATGAATATATACATTATGAAATATCTTAAAACATACAAGACATTCGAAGCAGTTATTATTCCACAAAAAATAGAAAGCGATTTATTTATCAATTCATTTGATGATTTAGTTGAATATGGAAATCAAAATGATTTTGATGTAGTTGGGTATGATGAATTTTATGATTCATTAAATGAACTTGATAAGAAAACAGCTCCACCAAAATTTGCCCCATTTTTTGCACTCTTCCACCCTGAGAGAAAAAAACCAATGTTTGTAATATCTGATGATAAGATCATTAAAAGATTTCCAAATTTCAAAGAAATAGTTAATGATATAATTGGCCATGAATTAATTCACAAAGAGCAAACTAAAAGAAGAAGAGGAATAAAATTTGAATTACCAAACCCTATTGAACAAAATAAGTATTTCTCTGATAAAGAAGAAATAATGGCTTTCTCTTGGACAATAGCAAATGACCTTTCAAAGAAAAGTCAAACAGTTAAAGAAGCTATTCATAGATTAGATACAAAGGGATTTGAGCAATTACAGTGGAAACAACTATGGGGTACTATTAATAGAGTTTGTGATGAGAATATACTTAAAAGGTATAGAAAATACATTTATTTATATCTTGAGGAAATGTTATCAAAGGAAGAAGAAAATATACACACCAAGATATCAAAAAGATGAGATACTTAAAAGCATATAAACTATTTGAATCCGAAAATTATTTACATAGAGTAGATTATTACATATTTAGAATAAATTAAAAAACTCCAGTTATTTAACATTTAGTTATTTCTAACCAAATTTATTTTCATTTATTTGGGAATTTCTTCTCTTTTAGTAGCGGGGACAGGATTCGAACCTGCGACCTTTGGGTTATGAGCCCAACGAGATACCACTTCTCCACCCCACGATATATATACGTTTATATATTAAAAAGGTTGGTATCCTTTTGGAATTTATTTTCAAAGTTAGTAACTTAATATATATTGTTATGAAGTATTTGAAAAAATATAGTAAAGTATTTGAATGGAAAAGTGAACCTATACCAGATAATTTTATCGAACTTCAATCAATTGGTCATGTTTTGGATCCGGATACTGGTCGGGTATATGCTATATTAACAAGAGGTGGTTATGATATAGAAAATCCTTATTGGGTAGAAGATGAAATGGGTAATCTATCAGATGAAGATATAAATACAGTATATAAGTATATCACATATTCTAAAGATGTTATTGATGTTGATGATGAACTTCTTGGTAATATAAAAGATTTTTTACTTGATTTAACCGATAATAGTTATAAAGTATCAGTTGGTATAGAAGCCAACACCGTTCATGTATTAACAAAGTCATTTGGTCGAGATAGAGATTGGTATCATTATGTAGATTTATTTCCAAAATTTCTAAAAATGGTAAAGGGATCAGATAAATACACCTATTCAATAAATATAAAAGGTAACTACTCATCAAAATTTGAATCTAATATTACTGATGAAGAATTAGTAAGTAACATAGTTAGTTTAATATCATATCTTAATGATAGTAAATATACTATTGATTATATTTCAATTCGTGGTAGAGCCAATTCTAATTATTTTTCAAGGATAACAGGCAAATGGATTGGAGATTGGTACAAAGAAGGAGATTTGGATTATATTGAGAAGTTACTAAGTGGTAAAGTTGATGATATAAAATCAGAATTTAGTATTCTAATTAAATAACAGAGTGGGTTTTAGAAATTAATATATAAGATATGAATAGAGGATTAGCAAATACTAGACAAATAGAAGGTCAGAAGGTTGAAGCCGAGAGAGAAATAACTGGATCAGAGGCAGAAGAAATTCTACGTAGATATGGTCATAACCCAGATGAAAGCTTCTCAACTCACAAACAAGAAGTTGAACCAGTAAAACCAGCACAAACATTTGAGGAAATGGTTGCTCAAGAAGAAGCTAAGAAAAAAGCTGAACAAGATAGAATAAAAGCTCAAAACGGACCTAAACCAATAACATTTGAAGGACAAGATGGATATGAATCACATACTAAGTATGGATCTGATGATGAACTAGGATTTGGATTTAAGATTGAAATTTCAACCGATATGAAAATACCAAAATATTAAAACAAAAACCCACTCAATCGAGTGGGTTTTTTAGTATTGTATCTATTTTATGTTCTCTTAATACTGAGTTAAGATAATCTTTTGAATTACTCTCTCTCATTTTCTCATATAATTTTGTCAATCTTATATAGACATCATCAAGTGTTAATACCTCTTCATCAAAATCATGTTCCTTTTCAATATCTCTTTCAATATCTCTAAGATATGCCGCAAATTCATACTCTTGATGCTCGATAGAAAAATCCTTCAAACTACGTATGAGATTTATTCTTCTGAATCTACAAGATAAATTATAAGCTTTCTCTTTATCAGTCTTAGACATTATACTTAAAATTGTGGTTCTCTTCAATATTAAGAAGTGTTTGGTATATTAACTTAATAACATTCTTAACATCATCTTTATGAACAGTTTCACAAGTCGTGTGCATATACTTCAAAGGTAGAGAGATAAGTGCTGATGGTACTCCTCCGTTAGAAAACGCAAACGCATCTGTGTCAGTTCCAGTAGCTCTTGATGAAGCCGCTAATTGATATGGAATCTTTTTCTCATCACCAGTATCTAAAATAAGTTTTCTTAAAATGTTGTGAACTGCTGGTGCTCTTGTTACAACTCCACCATTACCAGCAATATGTTCTCCTTGTTTACTAGGTGTATAACAAGGTGATGATGTTTCGTGACATACATCTGTGATAATTGCAACATTTGGTTTAAGTGTATCAGCAATCATTTGTGCTCCTCTTAATCCAATTTCTTCTTGAACACTATTAACTACGTAAAGTTTGAATGGTAATTTCTTACCCTTCTCTTTTAATTTTCTAGCAACTTCTGCTATCATAACCCCACCTATTCTATTATCAAGTGCTCTACCTGTATAATAGTTTTCTCCAAGTTTCATGAAATTATCTTTGAATGTTATAACGGTCCCGATTTGAATACCCATTTTCTCAACATCTTCTTTTGAAGAAGCTCCAACATCAATAAAAATTGAATCTAAAGTTGCTTCTTTTTTTCTATTCTTTATATGAATAGCTGGATGTCCAAATACACCATCAACTGGTCCATTTTCACCGTGTAATGTTACTCTCATAGACGGTGCAATTGTTGCATCTGACCCTCCATTACGAATAACTTTAATATAACCCTTAGAGTCTATGTAATTGACAAACCAAGAGATTTCATCAGCGTGTGCTTCTATCACTACTTTGAAATCTGAATCTAAATTACCCATCACACCATAGGCTGTTCCATAATTATCAATTTCAACTTTATCTACAAACTTTGAGATATAGTCCATCCAAACTTTCTGTCCACCTAATTGGTATTCAAAACCAGTTGGTGAATTAGAATTTAGGTACTTTTCTAAGAATTTTTCGTTTACTTTCATTTATTTATTATTTGATTAATATTCCTTCTAATTGTATATCACTGATTTAATCAGAAGTTATAATTCATTATATGTTTTTTACAAATATAATAAATAAAAAGAATATTCAGAAATAATATATAGAGTAATAAAATAATATTTTATAATGGCATCAGTAATATTCGGCAGTACCTTAGATATGTTAACAGCGGCAACTCCATCAAGTGGTGGTAAAGTTGTGGCTTATGATTTAGATGGTATATTAAAACAAAAAGATGAATTTGGAATTATCACCGAAATTGGTGGTGGTCCAGAATTAGGTTTAACCCCTTCTCTGAGTGAAGTTATGGGTATCTCAAACATTGCTAATGTACCCTTAATAATGGGAACATCAACTTCGATATTATCATCAAATGGTGGAGGTAGAATAGATTTAGATTATTCTGGTAGTACAAATTCAATATTAATATCAACTGATAATGCTTCTCAAGGAGAACATGGTATTTTAATGGATGATTCAAATTATTCACTTTTTGCTAATGGATATTCACAAGCTTTAGTGCTTCATGATGGAACTGATAATATTGAATTATATAATACATTGGGTGATTTGAAATTAGGTGTTGGTTTGTTATCACGCGATGATTTGAAAATATCAAATAATGGTAGTTCAACATCATCAACTAGTGATAATAACAAACAAGCTGTTTTTGTTGGTACTAGAAATTCAATGATGAGTCCTGGTGTGGTTAACTCTGTTATAATTGGTGGACAATCTATAACAGGATCACAATCTAATTATGTTTATATAGGTGGTAGTCTTAATATAAATGATTCTTATACATTACCTAATATTGATGGTTCTTCTGGTCAATTATTAACAAGTGATGGATTGGGAAATATTTATTGGTCTTCTGATGTTAATACATCCGGACTGAGTGATGTTTTATTAATTGATAATAATTCCGGTACTCATAATATAATAATGGGTACCAGTACTAATATTCTTTCTTCAAATGGTAGTTCGGAAATACACCTAGATTACAACGGATCACCAAACTCAATTTATATATCACCAGATCCTTTTTTACCAACAAACATATCATTAGATACTGATATATCAATTAATGCTGCTAATACAGCAAGTGTTTTTACTGGTAATTTACAAGGATTTGTTTATGTAACTGATTACTCAGGAACATTTGTTAATAATTCTTTAGTTAGTAAACTATATGTCGATAGTGGAACATCTTCATTATGGACAGCAATTGATAATATAAACAATGATTATATAACAGAAGTTATAGGTGGTGTTGGTTTAACTGGTGGTGGAACTGCTGGTGTAGTTACTTTAGATGTTAATCTAGAAACAAACTCAGGACTTACTTTTTCCGTAGATGATATAACATTAGAATTGAATTCAAATTCATTGGAAGTTGATTCTAATAATCAAATAAGATTAAAAGATACGGTTGTTGGTAATAGAACATTTGCTGATTCTGTAATTATATCTGGTGATTTAACTGTTTCGGGAACAGCAACTTATGTAAATACAGAAGAATTATATGTAGCTGATAATATAATAACATTAAATGCTACTTATAGTTCAGGAACACCATTCTTAGATGCTGGTGTTCACGTATTAAGAGGTTCATCACAATCATCATCCATAATATGGGATGAAACACTTGAATATTGGGCTCTTGGACTTTCGGGTTCTGAATCTACAATTATAACAGAAGCAGGAAGTGGTTTAACCAAAACAAATAACGAACTATCAGTTGATTTTGGAACTGTATCTTCTATTACTTATGTAGATACACAAGTTGGTAATTACTTACCACTTACTGGTGGAACAATGTCCGGTTCTATTAATTTATCATCTGGAGAAGCACTTCAACTATTAGATAATTCATACATTAACTTATCAACTGATGCGTACTCTGGATTACAATACCAATCAGCCGGTAATGAAGTTGTTTTATACAATAATAAACCAGGTGGTGATGTTGTATTAGATGGTGGTTCTACTGGTCAAATTAGATTTGAACAAGATGGTACTAATAAAATGGAATTCACAAACACCAGCCTTGCGATTGGTGGAACATTTGGTTTTAGATTTGGACTTAGTGGATCATTTACCGGAGATATAAAAAGCTCTATATTAACAGATAATAGGGATTGGATAATGCCTAATATTAGCGGAACAGTTTCTTTATCATCTGATTTAGACACAGCTACTAATTCTTTATGGATAGCAATTGATAACATTAATAACGATTATATAACAGAAGTTATAGGTGGTCAAGGACTTACTGGTGGTGGAACTGCTGGTGTTGTTACTTTAGATGCTCAAGTTAATAATGGTTTATCTATTACGTCTGACTATATTGGATTAGGTGGTACATTATCACAAAACACTTCCATTAATTCTGATGGGTATGATATTACACTAGGTGATATTGGGTATTTACTATTCACATCATCTGTTTTTGATGTTGAAAGTGACTTTGTTAGTTTGGATTCTGGAACAGGTTCTACACAGATTTTATCTGGCGGTGATACTACATTATCAAGTACTAACTTAGATTTATTAGCAACTGATGGTGTTTATGTCGTTGGTTCTTCATTCTCTGTTAATTCAGTTGAAATTGATCCAACATCAGCAACAAACGGACAAGCTCTTTTGTTTGATGGTGTTAAATTCTCACCTAGTACATTATCTGGAACGTATCTTCCACTTGCTGGTGGCACAATGAGCGGTGATATTACCAATGGAGGTTACGATATTTATGCAGACGAGATAACTCTTACTGGAGCTACTGCTATTGACTTTGGAGGAAATCTTGGTTATATTACAAATCCGGCCGGTGTATTAACTATACGGTCTAATAAAAATACAACAATAGATGCGAATGGTCAAACCTACGATTTTTCGGATAGTGGTCCTCAAATAACTATAACTGGTAGTGGTATGGCTCCTGGGTCGCTGGTCATGGATGCAAGTGACGGAACGATTAGAGCTACGTTATCTGGTATCGAGAATACTTTAGACCTATCGACTTTACCAACAACAGATAGGAGTTGGGGAATGCCTGACGCAACAGGTACAGTTGCTTTAGTTTCTGGTAATCCTACTGGAGATTTCTTACCTCTTGCTGGTGGAACGATGAGTGGTAATATTGCAATGGGACTTAATCAACTACAATTTGTCGGAGATAATATATACAACGATAGTGGTTCTTTGATTATTGAAGGTAATACGGCTGGTGTGGTTCTAATAGACGATACTGGTGATGAAATGGAGTTTAGTGGGGGTATTGGATTAATGACATCAGGATTTTGGCTTGATAGCACAACATCAGATAGAATGTTTGAATTTATACAAGCAAACGGAACTATATTTGGTGGAAGGTTAGGTTCATCAGTATTAATGGCAGACAGAACTTGGAGACTACCTGATGCGTCAGGAACTATTGCCTTGACTTCGGATATAATAAACAAAGTAAGTGATATAAGAAACTTCACTGCTAGTGTAGCTGAAACAATTATACACAATTTAAATACAGAAGATTTAATTATACAAACATATGATTCAACAGGACTTCAAATTATACCTGATACAATTCAGATTAATGGAACAGCATCTATTGATGTAACTATTAGTCAAACACTAACAAATATAAAAACAATAATAATATAAGGGATGCCAAAAATATACGGTAATACAGAAATACTAGGTGGAGACTTAACTGTATTGGGGAATATGGTTATATCAGGAACACAAACTTCTCTAAATGTAGAAGAATTATATGTATCTGATAATATAATAACATTAAATGCTACATTTTCTGGATCTCCTGTATTGGATTCTGGTATAGAAATAAATAGGGGGAATAGTACAAATTCTAGATTAATTTGGAATGAAACAACAGATTACTGGGTAGCTGGTTTATCTGGGTCTGAATCTACAATAATAACAGAAGCTGGTTCTGGATTAACAAAATCAAATAACCAATTAGAGGTTGATTTTGGAACTGTATCTTCAATTGCTTATGTTGATTCAAAAAATACTGGTATATACGGAGGAAGTGGTGCTTTACCATCTGACATTATAGTAAACACAAGTGGATTTGATATAGAGTTTTCAGGTTCGGGAGGATTGAAAACTACGAATGTTGATGCAAGTTGGTCAATAGGTCAAGGAAATACTCCTTCCTATCAATTCTATCAAGTGGCTACGACACACAATACGGCTCACTACATCATACAACAAAAGGCTGATGCAACGAATCCAATATATGGGTCTAGAATTTTAAGTAATACTACTAAGTCGGGAGCAAATGCAGTATATGGATATTTCGTTTCAATAGAAGGAACTCACGCAGCTGGGAATAATGTTGGTGGATATTTCAATGCTATAAACGGTAATAACAATTATGCTTTACTCACCAATGATGGTAATGTAGGAATTGGTGAACTTACACCAACAGAACAACTTCACGTTGGTGGTTCAATTAGAATGGTTGATGGTAATGAAGGGGTTGGTAAAGTACTAACAGATGTTGCTGGAGATGGTGTTGGTTCTTGGGAGACACCTTCGGGAATTTCTGGAACAGGAACAACAAATTATATACCTAAGTGGTCATCGGCAACTGGATTAACAGATTCTTTAGCATCATCGGACGATACTGGTGTTGGTATAGGAACAGCATCGGCTGATAATATGTTAACTGTTTTTGGTGATGTTAATATAACGGGTGATTATTTAATACACTCAGATACAATAACAACACTTGGTGGAACTGCACAGGGATCAGTTACTTGGTTTGATCATGATGGAGACACCGTACATATGTTACATAATTCTGACACATCTGGTACTAATGCTGTTGCTAGGTTTATCGTTGGTGATTTCACAACACCAGCAAATAAAGTTCATGGACAATTTGCATATTTCTCTCCGACATATTTAACTAGTGGTGGATCACCCAAATACCAGAATATGTTAGTTATGAAGGCCAATTCGGGACTGGATGGAATGATATTAGACGTAGATAGTGGAAGTGGAAAGACCATAACTATTTTACCAGAATCGGCTGATGTAGTTTTTTCAGAATCAACTGGATTTTCTGGATTTGGTACAGCCTCACCAGTTGAAAAGGTAGAGGTTGTTGGGAATATTAAAATAACTGGGCAAGTTTATGTTGATATACCCGTCACATTAAGCCCATCAACCAATTCACAAAATATAGATTGGGATAATGGTAATATACAAGTTGTTGATTTCCAAAGTGCTCCAACAGGAGTTACATTTAGTTTCTCAAACCAAAAAACTGGAGGAACATATACTATTAAAATAATACAAGGATCTAACTTAACTACTGTAAATTGGCCAACATCTATTAAATGGGAAAGTGGTGTTTCATTAATACCTACTAGTATCGACAACGCTTTAGATTTAGTAACTATGGTATATGACGGTACTGATTATTATGCGTCATTTGGTAAAAATTTCACATAATTATGATAGGACTTAGCAGACAATTTAGAGAAAAGAATGAGAATGATTATATCGAAATAAATATTAATGTAACTTCTCCACCCACAACATATAATTGTGCATTTACCCCCGCGCTTACAAACTATGGAGGAGCCAAATCTTACGATTTTTATCACGGTACTTTTGAAATTGATTGGGGTGATGGTAGTGATACACAAAATATAGATGATAGTCCATTCCTGGGACATTCTTATGGTGTTACTGGTAGTTATACCATAAGGGTATATGGTAGAGATCCCATAAATAGTTTCGGTGGGTGGCAATTTAGTGCACCAAGTGGGGTTGATTGGGGAACTTTGGATTTCTCAAATTATAATTATATGAGGAAATTTTATTTACCTAGCACAGCAACAGCTTCTATAATTATGCCAACACAATACTTATCTACTCCTCTTGGTAATAATACAAGTTTATACTTTCGAAGTAATAGTGGATCGATAAATATACAAGGTATTACGGATAGTACATTTGATACAACTCAGTGGGGTGGTTTTAATTCACTTTACACACTAGGTAGTACTGTTAATTTTGATAGGATAAAATTAAATGATGTTAATTCTGATTCAGGAGGTCAGTTTTTTTGGAGGTCAGATTTAGTGGCTGTTGGTCCAAGTGCTGGGGATGCGAACAACTGGGATGCTGATTTCACAAACCAAAATTTAAATAGTCAATTTCATATAAAGGGTACTGGTATAACTGGAGCCACAGGTAATATACAAAATATCTATTTTGATGGAACTTCCACAATGAGGACGATGAGTATATACGACACAGCAGTTAATGAAATTGATTTTAGTGTTCTTGGGTGGCAAAATAGTGTACAACTCTGGATAGATTGCCAAAACTGTCCGTTGTTACAAACTGTTACACTACCAGGAGCTACATTAGGCACTTGGTATATAATCCGATTCAATGATTGTGATTTAGTTGGACATCTAGATATGAAAGATTTAACCTTATGGGAAGGTCCTCAATTATATTTAGATGGATGGAATAACCCTAACTTAACCCAAGTAACAGCTCCAACTGGATCTAATGCGATAATTGTATCAGTAAAATATTATGGATGTGGCTTAACCGCTCTTAATGGGTTTGAAAAATTCACACAATGGGGTGATGTTAATAATGCCCGATATGAGGTGCATGATAATTCACTTGGTGTTGTAGAAGTTAATAAATTTTTAGTTAATGTTAATAATGGGTGTACCGCTGGATTCACAGGTAGACAAATAAACATATCATCAAATATAGCTCCAGATGGAAGTTCTGGTGGTTATGATGGAGTAACGGCTAAGAATGATTTAATAACAAAGGGGTGGATAGTAACAACAGATTAAAAAATATACATAGTTTATGAGTGTAGGGACATATAGTGTTGGTAATAAAGTATGGTCTCATGACTATTAATAAACTTTCGTTGTTCTTTAACAGTCTTAAATGTGATTTTTACATCGATGCCCATCTATCACTTACTTTATTAAAATTTAAATATCTTATTTGTTGCATAATAGTAATCTATCCACACCTATTGCAAACCCTACTCCTCCTTTATAAGACCCACCTCCACAAATTTGTTTAGCGGCTCCCAACTCAGGACAAGCGATTTCGAATCCTTTTCCACCATCATAGTAATCTAGACCTCTTGTTGCTTCTGTGTTTAGTTCATAATTTTTTGTAACTAATTGAATTAGTTTAGTAGCAATTTCAACCATCTCGTCTGAGTAATCTTTACTTGGATTCAAGACTTCAACACCAAATTGTGTAAATTGTCTCCATCTACCCCTTTGCGTATTCTCTCCACGAAAACATTCTCCTATGTAGAACATCTTAACATCTTTGTCAAATTTCATTCTATTAGAAGCTAATTGTTGAACAATTGCTGTGTATTCTGGTGATAAACATAAATCTCTGTTACCTCTGTCTTTGAAGTTATACATCATATTTTGGTTTTCATCACCAACCTTCAATTCGAAAGTTTCTTGCTTTTGAATGATAGGTATCATAATTTCTTGATATCCATAAGACTCAAGTATTTCAATCATATCATTAAGTAAAACTCGTTTACTCTTAGCTGTTTCCGCAAAAAGGATTCTTGTTCCTTTGTAAGTACTATCAATTTTAATTTCCATCTTTATAATTTTTTAATCATTTATTTTTTGCATAAAAAAACCCAGTCAAAATTGACTAGGCTATACATATATAATGTGTAGCTGGTATTAACCCCAGTCAATCATAATTTTATATGTGTGTAAATGTTTCATTATGTTACAAATATAGGTTTTTTATTGTTGATCACCAATCAAATTTAGATTTAATTCTATATTTTATATTTTTTAATAGGGTATGTTGGTGAATTTTAATACCTTTTTCATAGGTATTTTTGATTGTTTTAATTAACAATAGATTTTATAGATTTGATTCTTTTATCAATTTCGATTTTATCATTTTCTAGTTTCTCAACTAATGATAGTATCCAATCTTGGTCTGTTGGTAATGTAGCTTCTCCACCATCTAAAAAAATTTCATCACCTGTTAATAACCAAATACCCTTAACTTTCCTAGACAAACTACTCTTACTAAAAACCTTAAATGGTTGATTATTCCCAACTATTATAACTACATCACCATCTTTAATTAAATCTAATCTAGTTGAATTCATATTAATATTAATTTTTAGTAAAGCATAATCCATGAGTTATCGGCTTACCACCTTTTATAGTAACAAAAGTCATATTAGCTGAGCAAATTTGTTCTACCTCACCTTTCAAATCTTCTCTCCTTACCTTTATACGTATTTGTATAGATGATTTACCATAAGCTTTAATAGTGGCTTCCATAGTTACCAAATCACCAATAAAGGCAGGTTTCTCAAAGTTAATCCTGTCAGTTGAAGCAGTTACTATCATGTCAATATCGATACCATAAGTAGCTCTTCTAGCTATTTTAGCACCAGCATAATCCATCTCATACATTAACTTACCTCCAAATAGTGTATCATTACCGCCATTATCCCTTTTATTGAAATTACAATCTTTGGGCATAACCGTAAAGGAATGATATGCTTGTTGTTTATCTATCTTATACATCATATTATCCACCGAAAGCTGCTGTTATAATACCATTAGATACTCTGAAATTTATTCTAGATCCACTAACAGACATATCTAACATTACAGAATTACCATTAGTTTCAACTATTCTAACTACAAATCCACGTTTGCGAGCTTCATTTGTTGCTTCTTCCAATGTTTTCCCAGTATAATCACGCTCTGTTATTATACCACTTGGTTTAAAATCACTCATATTTAACTATTCTTTTTTTAATATATACAAAAAGTACAAAAAAGTTTTATGATATTAGACTATCTATCGTTTATTAATGAGTCAAACGGTTCTATAATTATAGATTGTTTTTGACATAATGTATATATAAAAAATATAATACAATAGAAATAAAAAAGACCCAGATTACTCTGAGTCTTTATCTTTCCTAAATTATTTTGTTAATTCTCTGAAAATTTCAGAAACCATCTTCTTGTCGTTGAACCCAGCGAACTCCTTCATAACAACACCCATTTTAGTGACACCAGAGTTTACAAGCTCAGTTAACTTTTCAGTTACTTCTTCTCTTGACATTTGTTTTGGTAAGTAAGCTTCAACAATAGCTAATTCTAGAGATGCTTGAACCCCACCATACTTAATAGTTTCTTTTAGAGACTTAGCTGTTTTTAACAAAATAGCCATTACTTCTTCATCAGATAGTTCTTTTATTTTGTTTTTTTCAATTGTTTGGATTTCTCCCTTAATAACAGAAAGTAAACTCTTTGCTACTAAATTTCTTTCTTTGAAAGCTGTCATGTAGTCTTTGCTAATTTGTTCTCTTAGTAACATATCTATTTTTATTATTTTTTTTTCAATTAAACTATATGATAAAATCATATTATCTGATATAATTTTATAATTACCCCAAAACATTTTATCAGGAATAACTATCCCCTTATGAACTTTATCATTATATGTAAAAATTATTCTTCTCATATTCACAGAAATAATATGAAGATTCTGGAACTTCTGTCAAGTATGGTCGGAACCCTAGAACCTTCTGCTTGACTTTTAGTGACCTCATCACTTAGGATTACCTTTTAATGGGCTCATCACCCTTGGTTGAGTAGTGTTACCTTTCTACTCGTTTTAATCTTCATAGAGTTGGGATTATTCATTTAGTTATTTGAAGTACTTTATCACCAACACATTTTAAGCACCTACATCTTTACGTATTATATAGTTATATACAAGGTGGTTCACTGGGTTTATCAAAGATGTTAACTTATTTAACAGCTACTTACCACCATAATTTCACTAAAACTCATCCATATTATATATACCCAAATCCTTTTAATCGGTCTCCGGATGGAAAGTCTAAACTTATCTCACGATATATTATCTTAGTGACTTTAAATCTTAGACAAAGATAGTAATAAAGTTTAGATTTATAAAATAAAATTTAATATATAATAACATGAAGTATTTATATCTATATGAGGCGTTTGATTCTGATGCAATTTCTAAAGTATTAAAATATGTTAGTAAAAGGGTTGGTAAAAAACATTCTAAAAAGTTTGTTATTGGGTTAAAAAGTATTTTGAAAAATTATGATTACCCAATTGATAAGATATCAGATAATGATGTTGAATATTTATCTGCTAAAAAAGCTTTATTAATAAACTCAGATAATGAAGTATCAAATGATAAAGGTGTTTTTTGTTTAAAATTCTGGTTCTCTTTAGAAGATGGGTTTATAGGATATACTGGTGTTGGTGATAAAAAGATGGATGATTTTATCATGTGGCAAAGTAATGATAATAACAAAAGAAATGTTATGACAAGTGAAATTGTATCATATATAAAAAACACATTAAATATAAAAACCGGAACATTAACTAAAATTGTTGATTATTATGATCTTAAACATGGTGATGATATTATTGGTTGTTTCAATAATTCACTAAGTTTTGATAGCTTTTCTAAGGGTAAAATATATATAGACACCAATGCCCCACATCCACAATTATATGCTATACAAGATGTTTCTTCGGGTAGCTCACCCCCTAATAACGATTGGAAAAATTGGGGATCTGATTCTTCAATAGGAATTCCAAATTGGTTGGGTGGAAATCATATGTATTCATGGTCATTAGGTAACCCAGGTAGTATAAATGATGACCATTCACTGGTGTATAAATATACAGAAGGTGCCTATCCTTTAATTATTAGTGATTTCGATAATAAACCTGAAGAAAAAATAGATAGTCCATTTATATTTAATTTACCATTAAGTGGTCGTGGTAGATTAAAAAATTGGTCTAAATATAAAGATGAACACACCTCACTTTATAATAAAAATTGGAAAGATATTGAAAATGCTGATTTTGCAGTTGTTATATATCTAGATAAAATGTTAGATGCTGGATTTAAGAAAAGTTCAGAAACTAATAATGATAGAATTGTAAATAGACTAGGAGCTTTAAAATTAATGAGTGATAATGATATTAAAAACGATAATATTAAAAGATATATAGGTATTTTGGTTTCCAAAATGGGAATAAATGTAAAGTCAATAGACTTGAAAAATTTACAAAAATTTATATCAACAACAATATTAGGAGATTATTCATACTTCTCAATTAATAGTAATAGACCAGAATTTGGAACCTATGTTGAGCAATTTTATAAGTCTATTTTGACTTTAATGGTATCCATTAAAGATGAATATAGTGAAGAAAGAATTAAAAGAAATTTTAATAAAGTAATAATTCTTTATGAAGATAGTAATGAAAGATCTTCTTTTTATAAAAATAAAATATCTAAAAATTATCAGACATATATAGATATACCAGAAAAAGGCAAACAATTTGATCTACTAAATGAATATCTTAAAATTTGTAAATATTTAGGTTCGTATATAAAAGATTACTTATTAAAACAAGAAATAAATTCTATTGAAGAATACATATTTTTATGTAGCAAAGTTGAGTCTATTAGAAAAGTTATGATTAATAATTTATTTAAGCCAGAATCCACACCTATAAGACATTGCTTAGATAAAATGTTTTCTAATTCATCATCACCAACGGGAGTTATAGATTATATGAATAATGATAGTAATATTGATGACATTGATATAATGAAAAATGATTTAGAAAGATTGAAAAATATAGAAAAGTATATAAAATCTATATTAAATTAATTATATCTTTTTTTCTATCATCGATTTCATAAACTAATGATATACAATCTCGTTTCAATGATTTGAATTTATTTATATTTGAGTTGTCTTTGTCTTTAGACAAAAGACTCATAATTTCAACATCAATTGATTTTATTTCATCCTTTAATGATTTCCTTATTTCTGATATTTCTATTAATACATCTTCCCTTACATCAATCAAAAGAGATTTGAAATATGGGTTATTAAGTATTTTATTCTTATAAAAGACAGAACTAGATTCTTTAAGAATTCTTTTAAGATTCTTAAAAACTTCTTCTTCATTATTTGAGTTTTCTAATTCCTCAAATAAAAAAATAAATTCTTCTTCTTTAGACATTATTATTTTAGATTTCTTTGAAGTTCTCTTTTCATATCCTTCTCTTTAATACTCTGCCTTTTATCAAAAAGCTTTTTTCCCTTAGCAACACCAATTTTTATCTTAAGCTTATTTCGTTTAGTAAAAATAGTAAGTGGAATACAAGTTATACCTTGGTCTTCTAAACTTCTACTTATTTTATTTATTTCTTTTTTAGTTAAAAGTAGTTTTTTATCACGATTCTCATTATGTGGTTCGGAAATATGAGTTTGTGCATACCTTGCTACCTTTAGATTCTTTATCCAAACCTCACCACTTTTTAAGTATATGAATGAATCAGATAATGTTACATTACCCATTCTTATAGATTTAACTTCACTACCCATAAGCACAACACCAGCTTCATACTCATCAAGTATGTGATATTCATAATATGCTTTTCTATTTTTTACTATACTCATGGTATATTTAATTAAGAACCTTTTCTAATTTATAGTTTCTCTCTAATGGTAATAAAATTTCTTCAAGTGAAACATTTTCACCATCCATACCATATCGATTCTTCATTATGGATATATATGGTTTCTTTCCAAGAAGTTTATCTGTTATATTAGAGTCTTGTATAACAAACGCTAAATCAGAAATCATTAGTGTAGAATCACCACCAGTAAAATTATGTATCTGAAACTTACTTGAACTCTTATACATTGGGGTTGTTATTATTAATTTATAAGGGGTTTCTATAACTTCTGGTTTGTGACTTTCTGGATCATCAAAATCAAGACCTAAACTTTCTTCTTGTATTTTGTTGTATGCTTTGAACATATCTGTTCTGATTTTCTCAATCATTTTCCTTATAACCACTGAAAATCCCATACCATCAACCTTACTCGAATATCTCACATCACCTATATCCAACACAACATACTTGAAATAAGGAGAATCTCCCAAAATCTGTGTTAGTTTTATTTCTCTCAAATAACTAACGAAACTGAAGGATGAATCTACTTCACCAATTTTCAAGTGTGGTAATCTTGAAATAAATTCATCCTTTATTCTTTCACTTTTATAAGTGTATCCTAAAACTGAAACATCAGACTTATCAACAAGGTCATATAAATATTCAATTGATTCCATTTATTCAGAAATGTGCTCGTTAATCATTTCTGTTAATTTTTCTTTAGTAATCGCACCAACTGATTTATTAATAATCACACCATCTTTATAAAGTAAAATAGTTGGGATGTTTCTGATACCAAGTTCTTTCACGATATCTCTATTTACATCCGCTTCTAATTTACCAACTGATAATTTACTTTGAAAATCAACTGATATCTGATCAATGATTGGACCTATCAATTTACAAGGTCCACACCATTCAGCCCAAATATCAACAAGAGCAAGATTGTTATTTGATAAGAAATCCGAATAGTTACTATCGTTTAATTCTGTTATAAACACTACCATAATTTTATTTTATTTTAAGTTATATTTAGTAAATCTTCAAAAGTTTACTAAATCATCTAAATCGGAGGTAAGACCGGTATTAACCTTTTCTTCTCAAGATAGAATTAACTTTACCTCTTGTATCATTAATGATTTCTTTTCTAACAGACAATTCTAATAATAATGAAGTTTGTTCGTCCAACACCATATCTTTATCTACTTTAACTTTCTCTAAAATTGAAATAGCAATAATTGGATCGTCTTTGAATTTATCAAGTAACTTCTTAACTATTATTACTTGTTCAGATAATTTAATACCCTTCAAGTTAGATATTGATTTTGGTGCAAATTTACAAAGTCTATTTAATAAATCAATATCTTCGTTATTAACTTCTTTATCAAAGTAATTAGGATCATCAAAGAAATAACTTAGCTTAGACCAAAGTTTTACTTTTTCATCATCTCCATAAATATTCCTCATATAGAATAAGTAAATACCAGATAGAAAAATATTACTTAGATTGGTGTCTTCTGAAAAGATAAGTGGTCTTCTATTTTCAAAAATATCAGAGTGTTTATGATCTTTCATTTCAATACTTTTAACATAATGTAATTCTGATTTATCACCAAACTTAGTAAAAACATATTCTTCCATTTCTTCATCGCGACATAGAATAAAATGTTTTTTAAGTAAATCTTCATTATCCTTATACATATCAAAATATCTTTCCTTGAATCTTAATTTAATCATATCACTGAACCTATAATATAAAGCGTACTGTAATAAATTACATTCAAACTCTTTTAATTCAACATTCAATTCTTTTGATTTTTTAGCTAATCTAACAGCACTATGTGATGGAGTCATTAAATTAGATATTCTTAACTCACCCGTTTCTAAAAACTCTTCAAAGTCTTTTGTCCAATAAAATTTATCCTCATCAATAGAGTACCCTACTTTAGTAGCGTTTATATCAAATGAGCTAATTACAAGCCCGGGGTCTGTTGTATTCGATTGATAGGTTATAGTATTGAAAATACCGTCTCTTAAAGATTCAGAAATGGTGTAGAAATCCTTGGTATACGAAGAGAATTGAATCCCTGAATAATCTTCGTAATACTTTAAGTCCTGATCTTTATATTTAAATAGAGTTTTGGTATTATCATCAATCTTATCTATCTGCTTTTCGAAAACGAAAATATCAATATCATTGACAACTGCTTTGTTACCAGAAACCAATTCCCAAATTATATTAGCAATTGATCCACCAGCGACAAATCCCTGTAAGGGTAAACCCCATTTTGACTTAATTTGGTCTATAGCTTGACGACCAAGGTTTTCTACGTCCATTGTTTTAATTTTTAAAGGTACATTTCATCTATTTCATCAAACTCATTTTGAGTTTGTTCAATAAGAATATGGCGGCCATTTCTAATTTGTGATTTAATAGTTGATAGGTTTTTACCAAGTTGGTCTGCTATATCCTTATATGCCATCCTGTTAATTTCTCTCATTTCAATTACCGTTCGATACGGTTCCTTTAATTGCTTGATTCTACTTTTCATTATAGTAGCCTTTTTATCAAAGACATTATTAACAACAGTTTGGTTTGATGTGTCGTCTTCTTCTATGAAATCTTTCATAGTTGTACCCTCGTTATCAAATTCAACATCTAATGATACTGACTTCTTAGAGACCTTAATGTTTTGTAATGTTAGATTTTTTGCGATTGTGAAAAGCCATGTCGAGAATTGTGATTTCTCTCTGTCATACTTTTCGATTTTTTCAAGTGCTGTCATGAAAGCATCTGTTGATAAATCCTCTGCTTTCTGAGGGTCATTACAAATTCTTCCTGTGAAATAAATAAGTTTTGGATAGTACTTTTGGTAGAGTTCGGTAAAATCTTTACCTGTTCTTTCTCTGAATAATTTCTCTTGATCAGAGAATGTAGTTATTGCATCTAATTTCATATTTATGCTTTTTGTTTTTAATTTGACTTCAACTTTTTTAGTCTTGTCAATCTTTTTATTGCCGTTAATTGTACTTACTTATACCCATTATATATTAAAAGTTGTTTCCTTTATTAACAAATATATCACTTAATTTAATATTGTTTCCAACTTTTTATTTCTCTCTGTTTTAATCACTTCGCTTAATAAATCACTACCAAATAAATCTATCAAAGCATCTCTTTGATTTAATATATCATATTTTGAATCGTATGGATTTGGTTCTGGTTGGTTATTAATTAAATACTCAAACCATTCTTCTTTTGAATTAATATCTGTTACGGGAGCATTCCAATCCTTTGTTATAACAGAACAGTTGTCATAACTAGGTAATATAAGTCCTTGATGATTGACCTTAACCATATCTTTAGATACTAAAATGTGATCATTACATCTCAAGTCAAACAAAGTTGATTTATTCTCAGTTACTAAATCAACTATTTTTCTACCGACTCCTATTAACTTTGATTCACCATTTACATAAACGTGTAACATAGTTCTCTTCGATAAACTAATAGGTTTATAATAATCTTTATCATAAGAACGTTTATCTCTGTGTATAAACCACATCTTTCTTAAATAACCATTTGTGTCATAAACTAAACCACTATTAGTACTCACAAGATCATACTGCTTACCCCATATCAACTTACCATTTTCTATGAATGGTAATATTTTAAGGGTATCTCCATCTTCTATATTATACATACGATTCAATTTCTTTTAATGTTATCATTTTAATATTTTTTTAAGTTTATTATCTCGGCGTTTATCAAGTGGAAGAATACTAAAATTTCCTTTATTGATTCTACAAAGCTTCCCTTTATTTTCATCATCATTACAAGTCCAAACTCTTCTTCTTTTCTGGTCTTTATTTTCTGCATAATGTGGTTGACTAACTCGATATCTATTACCAATCGTTAATCTTTTATCATTATCTTCTGACTCACCACCCATGTAATACATTTCGGTGGATTTATCACCCGGTACCCAGATATACCGTATATGTGTAAATCCTATCTCCAATTTTACCATATTCATATTATTTTTTAGACCAATTATCCCAAAACTCAGCACTACCTTTACTCACAGAGATATAATCACTCTCTGGTGTTATTCCAGCATTCGATAATTTCTTTTGGATTTTGTTATAATTGGATTTTATTTTATTTTTTATGAATTGTACTATTTCATCTGTTGCATCTCCGATTACTTTCCAAACTATATAATTCATATTATCCTAATATCACTTCTAATTGTTCAACTGTTATAACCTCAATATCTTGTCCAGAATCTTTTAACTTGATAGCTTTATTTTCTTTTGATGATCCACTTCCAGTAGCCTTTACAACTAAGTATGATGTGTTTTTAGATACACCACTACCAATCTTACCACCTCTTGATTCAATCACTTCATTCAAGTCTTTTCTACGAACTCCTGTGAAGACAAATTGTTTACCAATTAAATCATCACCAACGGGAGCCACTTCGACCTTTTCTTCGATAGTAACGGGTAAGTCTTTTATGAACTCAAAGAATTCATCATAAGAATCAATGTAAGATTTTGCTGACTTCTCAGCGAATCCATCAATCACCATTACGTTATCAATACTAGGCTTTTCAGTGAATTGTTCTAGTAATACTAATTTCTTACTTCCCAAGCCTCTAAAGATACCTGTAGCGTGTTGTAGTTTACTCAATTGAACGTCTTTAACAGACTTTTGAATAGAGTTGAACACTATACTTGACTTTCTTTTCCCGAACCGGTCAATCTTCTCTAAATCAACTTTTGTGAGGTTTAGAATGTCTTTTATTGTTGTATGACCAGCTTCCCAAAGTTGGGTAATAACACCCTCTGATACATTATCAGCTTCTAGGATTTCAAAGAATGCAACATTCTTTTTTAATTTTTGGTCGTCTGTTTCTGTTAATGTTATTAATTCAATACCAGCTTCATTCCAACCAATATCAACACCTTCGATTGTAGGTTGTATGAAATCAACAGTTTCTAAAACATCAACGATTAATGGTATAACCATACCACTACGTTTCACTAATACTTTAGCACCAACTCCGATACCCATATCTTTTACAAAACGAGCGTTGTTTCCAGTAACATTAGATACTGTAACACCATCAAGTTTAATAGGAGTAATGTGTAGAATAGGTTTTAATAAACCTTGTTTTGAAATATTCCAAGATATCCCGATAACTTCTGACTCAGCAGTTTGCTCGAAACTTGGATGTTTGAATGCTCTTGCCCAAACTGGATTGTTTGAGGAAGTTTCTCTACCCAATCTATTTTGTATTGATATATCGTTAATCTCAATGATTAAACCATCAATTTCATAATCAGGTGATAATTTATGGAAAAGGTCAATAAGTAAATCTTCTGTTAATTCTGAAATCATACAGATATGGTAATTAACTTTTACTCGTTGACCATTATTTAGTTCGTCAATTATTTCTTTTTTTGTGCTAAATTTAGTTCTACAAATAGCACCATACTTAATGTAATCACAATCTTTTAGTGATTCACTAATACTTTTTGAATTTAGTAAACCAGCAACAAGATTTCTTGGGTTAGCGAAGTCTTTTGAATAATCATCTTCAAATTTTTTCTTAGCCATCATCACCTCACCATAAGTATATGTAAATGGTAAAGTATTAACATCTTCATGTACATCTAAATGATTACCAATCAATTTATAATGTTCGTCTGATTGTTGTCCAAAAGTTCCATCACCTCTTGTGGATGAAGAATTATCCAATTCATTCACACAAAGAGAAAGACCATCAAATTTAGGAGTTATGATAACTATTTCGGATTTTGAAATACCTTTAAGACGACACCAATCATTGACATCATCCATAGATTTAATTTTATTCATTGATGCCATATCAATGGGAAGTCTTCTCTTACGAGATTCATCAACAACGACATGACCTACTAAAGATAGTAAATCATCATCTGGTGATAGTAAAGCTAATTCTTCAAGTAATGTATCATACTCAGAATCAGACATAATAGGATTACCTTTTCTATAAGACGCATTGGCCTTAATTATATTTTCTTTTAATTGTTCTATCATATTACAAATATACTAATTTAATTTTAATTAACCAATAAATTATTCAATTTAACCAATAAATTACTAAGCTCGAATAGTTTTATAACTACAAATATATAAAATTAAAATTAAATAGTCAAAGAAATAGATAAAAATTAATATATAAACAAAATCAAAGATAGACAAATGCCGATTCAAAGTTCATTTCCTAAGGTAGCTGACCAAGTCATAACTTATAACAAGAACATTGTTGATATTTTATCAAAAATCAACACTCTTACAACTACGACTGATTCAACTGTTAATATTCAAATTTTTGATGAAAATGGGGTTTTAAGAAATTTTTCTTTACCATCATTTACATCATTAAAAGCTGAAATTGATAGATTGAATAATAATATTAATTCACTTTATAGTATAGATGCTGATGGAGCACTTATACAAACAAGTAATCAAAACAAATTTAAGAAGATTATAACTGTTGATTTAAACAGAGAACCTAATTCAGTTAATAGTCTGGGTAGTATTTCTAACTTTAAGTCTGATGTTAATTGGTTTTTTGATAGTTTACTTGATCCATTACTTTCTGTGGAAATTGATTTATCAGGAAAGATAGAGGATAATGTAAGAAAGTGTCAATCTAGAAGATATATTGTTGATTTTGCTAAAGATGTTGCTGGTAACCTAACAAATTTAGGCCAATCAGCTCTTACTAGCTATAATAGTTTATTCAGAGGAAATGCTAATATTGTTTTTTCTGATTTTGAATCTTGGCATAAAACAACACCAGGGTTGGTTGAACCGAATAACCCAAGGTATGATGAACAAGTTTTCGATTTACAACCTAATAGTTTATTATATGATGGTGAATTTTCTGTATTAAGAATACAAGAAGATAGATTAAATAGAAAACTTTGGTATGTACTAAATACATTAGAATATATTATTGTTGATACTACTGAGGTTCAAACCTTAACCGAGGGAGATGAAGTAATTATTAATTCTCAAAGAACATCATCAAGATATAAAGTAATAGAAATATCAACAGCTCAATCTAACCCAAGAGCTAGATTTGAAAGAGTTGAAGGTATTGAAGTAATTCCAGTAGCAATTGGAGCATTGAAAATATACTCACCGGTTATTTATACTAAAAATGTGAGGATTAGTATTGGATATAATGAAAGAAATATTGTTTTCTTAAAACCGATTAATGCAAATAACCATTTAGTTGCTAAAAAATGGAGTTTAGGTACTGGGTTTTATACAAATGATTTAAGATTAGAAAACGAATCAGATTCAAATGGGTTAACAATGGAACAATTCTATGTTGATTATGTTTATGATTATGGTGAAGTACTACAAGATTTGGTTGCTAAAAAAACACCAAGTAAATTAGCTGGCACACCAAATTCACCATCATTAGTTAATGATAATTTCAAGGTTGTTCAGGTTAACAAACATTTAACTGATACACCAGATGGTAACCTTATAAAGCAAAAACATAATTACCAACTTTCACTTAAATCAGAAGTTATACAAATACAAGATGCTATTTTAGATAGAAATAAAAAATTGAGATATAATAAATTTAAATCTAAATCTTCTAAAAAGCAATCTAAATTAGAAATCACGGAATTAGGAAGGAAGAAAGTCAGTAAATCTAAATTACTAGCATCTGTAACAAAAGAGATAATTGAGTTATCAAAAAGTCCTTCTACAAAAGTTGAACCTAAGTTTAGAGTTAGGGGATTCTGGACAATGCCAGAATCAGTTGTAACTAGAGGAACTAAACCACAAGAAATTGTTCAATTTAGAGTACAATATAGATATGTTAGTAAGGATGGGCGAGAAACACCTATTGAAACTTTCCAAGTTAATAACACACAGGAAAGAGCTAGTTTCTCTAACTGGACAGAATTCAAAACTGATGCTAGGAAAAGGACATATAATAAGGAAACAGGAGCATACTTTTGGGAAATTGAAGATATAGAAAATGCTGATACACCAAACATAAACCAAATGGATATTGCAATAAAAGCGAATGAAAGAGTTGAGGTTAGAATAAAGTCTATATCTGAGGTAGGTTGGCCAGAATCAGCAGTTGAGTCTGATTGGTCTGACATTTTAAATGTAGAATTTCCTGATGATTTAAATAATGTTTTAAACGATACTGATTTTATATTACAAGAAGCTACTAAAGAAGATTTGATTGTTAGTATGGAAAATGAGTTATCAGCTAAAGGTTTAGATGATCACTTATCTGATACAATAACACAAAATTCTAAAACATTTCATCATGATTCCACAAAGATATTGTCTGGTTTTAGAGATGAAAATGGTATATCACTTGATTTATTCGAATATATGAAAGGTCTTGAGGATAGAATAAGAGGACTTGAAGAGAAAATTAAAAGATCTAAAGGTGAACTTGAAGTTATTATACTTAGAAATAACCAAGAATATATTGTTAGTAATGGATCAGAAACAGTGTTCAATGTAGAATGTGAAGATTATCTTAATAACTTCACCGGTCAAGGTATACCTACTGGTAGAGTTTATGCTAATGACATCTACGTAATAAAAGATTTCGTAGTAAAGCTTAGAAATAAAGCTACTGAATCACCACTTGGGTTATTATCAAATAGAACATATTTACAAAATTCTAATGTTTATAATACAGCAGTACCACAAGTATTCTGGGTTAATGATCAAGATGAGATGATAACATCTGATATTTCAACACAAACAAGAACACAATTAAATAATCAATTTATTTGGGGTATGAATTATGATTCAGTAAATGAAACAGAAGTTGCTAAAGTTTCCGAAAATATCGGAAACTCATTTACTACAAATGCAGATAATTCAATAACACCAATACTGAGTTCAACAGAATATAATATTGGATATAACGAAACAACGATATTATCATTTGTTGGGAATAATAAATCATTACTAGATTCAGCTAAATGGGTTGATTCAAGTGTTTCAGTAGCATCAACAGGAAAATTGTTATCAACTATACACCCAGTTATTAAGGATTTAGAAACTATTGTTGAATCAAATAGTGATAAGGTTAAGGTCGTAAATGCTGGTGATAAAAACTCACTAATTGTACCACTTAATATTTATTTCAAGATGAATGCTTTAGATAATAACCAAAATGGATTAAACTATGAATATATAAACTTAAATAGAAAAAATAGAACAGTCAAACACATTAAAAAAGTTCGATTCTTTTTGGAAAATGAATCTGAAAACAGACCTTTTATATTCACTATTAAATTTAATTTAAATAGAAACAAAGTCATTGTTAGAAAAACATCAAGGGCTATAAATACATTAGTAAGATAATAGATGAAAAGCTTTGGTTTACTCAGAACAAACGTAGGATTAACAACCAATATTAAGTTAATGGTTGATTCTAACTATTCACTTAGCTTGGATAGTATTGATTCTGCTGATGAATTATCTTTAGATAAATATAAAAATGTTTCGTTTATTAAAACAAATTATTATGATGAACTAATACCATATTTTTACAAGGGTTTGCCTAGTGAAATAGCTTATAGTATTAAATATGATAATGATGTTGATACAATGAGTGATGAATTTAGTGAGCAATATGATGAGATATATCAATATGGAGCTAGAAATATAGTAAGTAATAAAAACTATAAAGAAGAGTTTGAATATTTTGCTCCATTATATATAACTAATAATCTACCTAAGAAATTCATAATATTTAGAGTTGATGGACCTGGATTGGGAGTTTTATCAAAAGAGAATTTTACATCAGAGATAATAAATAACTTAAAGGTTATTAAACTATTTGATATGACTAAAGAATCTTCACTAGGAGAATGGTTAGATATTAATTTTGTTAATAATGAATTTTTCCCTTTAACACCATTGGATGTGGATTTTAGAAATCTTGAATTCTCTAATTGGAATGGTATTGATTATACTACTGGTGGATATACATCAAAATCTAAATTTATAGATGATATACTAGATGAGGAAAAAGAAATATTTGAACTGGATAAATTCATTTTAGATTCTTATCAAGAAAATAAAGTTGTTTTTCCAAATATAATGAATTTTACATTCTTATTTGATGACACACCATCAACACCTGATATTAAAAGAAAGTGGTCTTTAAATAGATATCTTGGATTTTACTTGGAAGATATGGAATTGACACAAACAATATCACCTTATATAACACCATTTTTAAGAGATGATGTTATTATATCGGATGGTAATATTATATATTCACCAACTAACACTGATCCATTTTATAATGAAGAGACAGGTACAGGTTGGGTATCTACTAGACCATTTTATGTAGAGTGTAATGGATCTTATTACAAGGTAGAAAGATTTGTTGAAAATGTTGGTGTTAGTTTACAAAAGTCTAAGAAGACTAAAGGTGTTAGGTTTATAAAAGAGTCATATCAACCAACAGAAGTTACTAGATATAGAATAATTTCTGATGTTGACTTAACCGGTAAGCAAAATGATTTAAATAAAAACTTTGGATTAATTGATGTTGATAATAAATTAATAGATTATAATATAGATTATCTTCAAATAGATGGATTTGAAGATGCTGATGTTTGGATGATAGAGATAGACGGAATTTTACATAACTTGATCGGGGATGGTGAATCAATAAAAATAGTTACTGATTATTCATTCAACTTCAACCAAAATGATTATGAATATACAGTAAGGAATGAAACTACTAAAGTTAGTATAATAGTTGATTATAATAACCAACCTAAGAAATTTAACATTTATAAATGTAAATTTAGTGATATCAAAGATTTTGATGACAGAATAATTGACACAGAATATTCAAAATATGAATATGAAAAAGAAGATGAGATAACATTAACGGATGAAACAAAAATGTATATGGAGAACTTATCAAGTAGATCCAACCCGAAAGATTTGGATGATTTTATCTATAAGGACGAAGTTGTTAATATACCAGTTTCATCTGAATATACAGCTAATTACGAAACATTTAAGATTGATGATGATGATTTATCGGAAATTTGGAGAAAGAATCCAGTCTATTGTAGATGGTCTTATCAAAATTCCACATCAGCTAATGATTATCCTTATTCCTTAAATAATTCTAATATGTTTGAAGAATTTAATAGAAGTGTTAATCCTTTTGATCCTGATCCAAAAAGGATAGAAAGAAATTTAGATTATTTTTATACAATAAATTCATCAACAGCTTCATATTTACATCACACATTACACATTGAAAGTTTTGATGATAATGGTGATATAGATACTAACTTTAGATTTGAATTGGATAAGTATTTAAATGTTGCTACATATTCTACTGGTAGTGCTTCATCAGCAACCTATTCTTTCGATTATTTCACATCACTATTTGACAGAAATACATATTTCAACAATTCTGATATTAAAAAGAATGTTAAAAAATACTCAGAATTTAATATTGGTGATAAATCAATACCAAATACAACTTTATTAAGAGGTATTGAATTTTCAATTTATGATGTTGAAAGTGTAACTCTTAATGATTCTGATGAATTGGAATCATTTAATATATCATCTAGTAATAGATTTGATGGTTATAAATTTTCTATTCTATTATCGGATAACAATTTTTCAATTGATGTTGATAATAATAATGTTACTGTATCAGATAATTTAATGGATTGGACGATAATAGATGATTGGAAAATGGATAAAGATTATGCTACTGGTTCTGTTGTTATATTTGATGATATATTATACGTATCAAACTCAAACGTAACAACTAATAATCCAATTAGATTATATTCACTTAGACAAGTAAAATCAGCTCCTTATAACCAATCACAGTGGGAATTTTATGACCAATTAAGTATCAGCTATGGTGCACCTATTCAATTCCTAGGTCCAAATAATATATTTTGGGAACCTAACACGACATATACTACAAATGATTTTGTGTATAATCACGGTGAGTATTATAAATATTCATCAGGTGGAACAGAAGATTTCTGGAACCCAGCATCATCTAGTACTGGTTATGATTTTGGTGATGTAGTTCTTTATAAAGGTAATTATTATATGTCGATGACAAGTAGTAACCATTATGATCCAAATTTCAGAAGAAAATTTGTTAGGAATAATCAATTTTCTACTTCAGGGTATTGGGTGGGTACACAATCAAGTAATCCAAGGTGGAAAACTATTGAACTTTGGAACCCAAGTGTTTCTTACCTAGAAAATGTATTTCCGGTTGGTACTCAATCAGTCATACACAACGATACTATTTGGTCTACAAGTACACCAGCGAGACCTGGTAATGAACCAGGAGTTTCTAATATATGGACTCAAGAATATAGATTAGAGCCGGATACTGATTATGTTTATCCAGGACAAGAAGCACTACCACCGCTCTACCCAATTAACCCTATTATAGATATGAATAATAGGTATTATCTTTGTAATTCTAATATATCTGATTCCACATTAGACAATGGTATTGTTATATACATAAATAAAAAGTGGAAAAATGTTTTAATAAACATTAATATATCTGATAACACACTTCCGAATATATCCGAGACTGATAGGGATGAACTTTATGATGATTTATATAAAAAGGTAACAGCTTATAACTTTATGGAGTCTATAAACGATATTTCTAATAAAAACGGATTTACTGATTATGTGAATTATGTAATTATTGAAGAAGATGGAACTTTTACCAGACACAATTATAAAAATAATATAGAAACATTACCTTATATGATAAAGTGTAATAATCCTGATTTATTTTCAACTAAAATTAAATCTTTAAGAAAGATACCAATTGAATTACCAAATGAATTAAACCCTAAAAAGGAATTATCAAATGGAAAAATTAAATCTTTAAATGATCTAAATTATTTCAATAAAATACCGATAGCATCTAATATAATCGAAAATCAATTTCGACCAAAAGTTTTTGAAAATTATCATGGTAATAAAAATATAGTCGCTGATAATATTTATAGATTTAGTGGATTCTATATGCCACTATTCTATGATTTACAAATTTTTGAAAAAAATAGTGAATATAAGACGAGTGGTAATTATAAATTTGATACTACCTTAACAGATTTTGGTATTATAAAAGAAAGGAAAATAAGGAAAATTAATAGAAAAGGTTCTGTATTAAAGTTGAGTGAAGAAGAGGATATAAAATCTATATACCCTATGGTTGATGAATTTGGATATGGTGTTAAAGACTTTTTCATATTTGCATCTACTTGGGATTATAAATACCATGTAGAAACTCTGAATTTACGTAAGAGGACGAGACCAAATATTCGAATAACAACACCACTAATTATCCCTAAAATAATCGGACAACCACTAATTATAAAAAAATTATCATAAAATGAGAAGAACCTATATATCACCTGAATATTATTACAATAATGTATATGGTACATTTAATATGGTAGAAGAAAGTAATTTCTTCGGTGCTAAAATGCTTGAAGTTGAAGATATGATACCAATAGATAAACAAGATATAATCTATTATCAAAAATTAAATAATGAACAAATAGATTTATCAATAGAATCAACATTATCATCTTATATTTACTCATCATCAAATGATAAATTGGATAATCATACATTAGTAATAGATGAAAGTCAATCTAAATACCAATTAGACAATAATACTAAATGGATAATGTCGATAAACCTTAATCAAATACTTTCAAATTATTTATTCTCTACATTAAAGAATTTTAGAACCTTTGAGGGTGTTAAAAACGGAATGAATAAATATAATGATGTTGATGTTGCCATAAGAGATTATATAAGGTATAATGTATTGAATAGATATAAGTATAAATCAATTGATTTATATGTTGATTATAAAGATATGAGAGACCAATCTTTATTAAGATATAAAAATAATTGGAATATTAATACACCGATATCATCTAAATTAACTAAAATTCAAACTGAAACAGCTTTTGATGGATCATCTATAAATCTCTTGTTTAATCAAGAGAAAGATAGTGCTATCTATAACTTTGATTATTATTTCAATATTTTATTCGAAAAGATATAAACTTATCTCTACTTTCATCATAAACACTTTATGAATAATGATGACGAGTTGTATAATAATTTAGTTACTTTACTTAAATTATTTAAAAATAGACCATATCACTTAAGCAAATATTTAATCGAAAATTCCGCTCTCGATACTAATTTTATTAGTAAAATTTTAAAAAGTGATAAGTTACAGGAACTACAAGAAAAAATGTCAAATGAAGGGGGTTATGAATTAACACCTATTTATTTTCCTGATATCTCTAAGATGGAAGAATTCTATAATTCACTTTCGAATATATCTGAATCAAAAGATAAAAAAGAAATATTGAAAGAGTTAAATCAAAAAATGATGGAACTATTGAAAGGTGAAAAGTATGAAGAAGCTGCTAGACTAAGAGACTATATGATAGAAAATAGAATTAAAAGAAATAATTAATTTTACAACTTTTCAGCATTTTTCAATAAAAAAACACGGAACTAAAAAAATATGAATATGATTAAAACAAAAAATGAAATGGGTAATCCCGACTTCGATTTATTATATAGTAATGATTCACTCGAAGATAAAATGAATTCAGAAGAATATAAAAGATTATCAGATCTTTATGAAGCAACTATTATGAAAATGCCAAAACCTGGTGAAGTTGTAAATGGTGAATACCAAGGTATTTCATCTGAACAATATGTTTTCTCAGTAGATGGTTTTAAGGATGATGTTAGAGTTGATGTTAAACCAGGTGAATCTAAATATCTTAGAGATATAGAAGTAGGAACTACAATCGATATTATTGTGATAAGTATTAATCACGATGAATTTTTCATCAAAGGTAGTGTATCAGCATTGTATGAAAGTATGGCACACGTTACACTTAAATCATTAAAAGATAACGAATCTGTACAAGCTTATGTAAAAGCATTAAATCCAGCTGGGTATGATATTGAGTTATTACACGGTGGAGTTGTTCTACCAGCATTTATGCCGAACACACTAGCTGGTATCAATAAATTACACGACCCAACATCAATTATTGGTGAAACTTTCGATGTAATGATTGAATCTTATGCTGAGAGAGAAGGAACTTACATTGTAAGTAGAAGAAAATATCTTCATAGTTTAATACCATCAGTTGTTAAAGAATTAACATTTGATGAATCTTACACAGGAACAGTGACCGGAACCGCCCCGTTTGGAGTATTTGTTGAGTTTAATGAATGCTTAACTGGTATGATACACAAGGCTAATATTAATCCAGAGTGGGAAAATAGAATATCAGAAATAAGTGCTGGTTTCCAAATTGAATTCTATGTTAAAGAGATAATAAAGAACGCTAAGTTCCCTAAAATTATCTTAACTCAAATTTTGAGAGAAACACTATGGGACACTATTAAAAATGGACAAGTTATCAAAGGTAAAATCAAAGATGTTAAACAATTTGGTACACTTGTTAATTTAGACGAAGAGACTGTTGGTCTTATACACACATCAGAAATGTCTAAGTTAAATAAATCTTTCTCTAAAGGTGATAATGTTAATGTGAAAGTACTTTCTGTTGACCGTCAAAGTAGAAAAATCTTCTTGACACTAGATTAATTAATAATTAATCAAACGAAAAACCCAGATTTATCTGGGTTTTTTTATGCTTAATTTTATTTATCACAAAAAGGTATATTTCTATATTAATATATAACTTATATTAAAAAAAATAGAAAATTATGGGTAATGTTAAAAAATTTAACGAATTTAATACACAAGCTATTAATGAGAGGATGCTTGATAATAAAGATAAAAAAAGGTTTGAGGAACAAGCTAAATTCGGTAAAAGGATTATCCGAGGTAAAGAACAAAAAACATTAATAGCTCCTAAAAATTTAACACCTGTTTTAAAAAAGTTAAAATCTGAGCTTACAAAACTTAAAAAAGAACAAAAAGGATGGAGGAATAACACTAACTCATCACCATATATGGGACTTGCTTCTATATATTTTCGAATATATAATATTTTAGATTTTGCTAATATAACTAAAGATGGTTTTGTGAAAACATATGATAGATTTATACCATACCCAGTTAATGATAATTATGATATTGATGTAAATACATTCGAACAGATTTGGATGAGGATTGTACAAGATGGTTATATATTTAGTCATGAATCGGAAAAATTCCCAACAGGAAATGAATATTTGAGTGAGTGGAAAGAAAAAGCTGGTGGTGATTACCAGATGTTGAAGTTTGGTTTACATAGAGGAGAGGAAGGACTTAGTAAGAATTTTGAAGATTTATTAAAGGATATACCAAAATCAAAAGTATCAGAACCAGTAGAGGTTAAACCAACTGAGAAAAAGACTCCTTTAACTGATACTGATACACCGGATGATTCTTTTGATATTACACCAGAAGAAGAAAAGGAAATGATGGGGAGGGGTTCGATAGCCTATGAATCTAAACTTATACATATTAATAAATTTACTAATTTCAAATAAAAAATTAGGAAATAACAAAAACAAACGGTGCTGGTGAATTAATATATGATGCTGGTAGTGATGAGATTTATCTATCTGCCTTTAGTGGTGCAAATGACGAAATTAACAAGAAACACCCGGAAATAAGTAGAAGAGGTTTAAGATTAGTAATTAATTGTATTAAAAGATTTAATAAAAACTCTAAAATATCACCTTCGGATTTTAAAATTGTTAAATAATTAGGAAATAAACATTAATAAAACCCTTGAATCGATTTGAGGGTTTTTTAGTTCAATTGGTAGGAAAGTATTTTTATAGCAACTTCTTCAACAAATTCTTTCATGTCTTTAATATCAATAGAATCAATATTATCTCTTTCGTTGTGACAATTGAATAACATTTGATAATCCAAATAAACATCTTCTTCCCATTTAACTTGAGATTTACCTTCTAATAAAGGTGGTAATGGATTAATAACACAAGAGTCTATACCATTTCTACGAATAGTAACAGAATCATTATAAGGAGTGTTTACAATAGGACAATCAAATAAAGACTTGATGTGCTCTGTTAATTTACCTGGATAATTACCGATGAAAAAGTGTTTACCACCCTTACCAGTTAATTCAAAATTTAATACCCATTCTATATCACCGTAGTAATTTTCGTTTATTTGCTCAGAAACTCTTTGAGAACCTAACCCACCAAACTCTTCACCATCCAATAGGACAACATTCATATTCGGCATTAACTTCTTAACCATTATAGCATTTATAACGGAAGCTGAGTTATCATTAGCATTATCTATGTTAGGATTGTTAACATCGTGATGTGCAACAACCATTCGATTTGATGTACCCTTTAATATTAAATTATAACCAACTCCTTCTTTAGAAGTCCAACCCCCATTTGTTGGGAATTTGTCTAATTCATATTCAATACCCTCTGAGTCTAGTAACTCCATAAGGAATATAACTCTTGGTGTTGGATTTTCGGGATCATTACTATGAACACCACCAACATTTCTTACTTTACAAAAGTCATATATTTTATTGTACATAATGTATATTTTTATTCAACTATTAATATACGTAATTAAATTTACATTAACAAGTTTTAATCTATTTTTTTCAAAATATCAGCAAGTGTCATATTTAAGTATGGATCAAAATCACTAGATTCTAATGAAAGTTTATCTCCGTGTTTATTACAACCCCATTCAATAACTGATAAATCATGTCTGTATGGATCTAAAATAGACTTAGCTAATATTTTCAACAAAACACCATCTTTATCATCAACCAATTCAATATTTCTTTTAACTGATTCTATTATGATATTAGTATCGTCATTATTTAATATGTGATTTAATGAAATCTCCCTTGCTTCATCTGAATTGAGTCTTCTAAAACTCCAAGAATTAAATTTCAACTTTCTTTTTATACCAACAAATTTAACATAATTTGTAGTTACATTTCTAGTAGTGTTATTATATTTGATATTAACAACACTATTAACGGTTGTTAATTCTTCAATTTTATACATACCACCCTTAACAAATGTTTTATATCTATCACTATTACAAACTAATATATCTCCCTTACTACAATCTTCAAATGTATATCTTGTTGGTCTTACTATTGTTGCCTGATAATCTACTTTAGCTATTTCTTCACCATTAGTATCAGTAAAGCTCTTAACACTAAACCTACCAATATTCTTAATAACTATTTTACCGTTTCTCCAAGAACTTCCAACTCCACTATTATATAGACTTGTAACTTCATATCTATGTCCTTTGATTAAACGTTTTGTTCCTTTTTTACAAACTACTATCATAACTTATTTATTTTCTTATTTTTACTAAATATTTATTCTAAATCTTTTTTAGATATTATTAATCATATAGTTGATTTTCTATTTGTTCGGATAACTTATCATATAGGTAAAAATTTATGATTTTTTGATCAGTATCACAAACACTATCTAAAGTATCTCGACCAATTAGTTCATAATTATGTATTACATATGTTGATAATTTATTTTTTTCTAATTCATCTATTTCCGTCTTAATAAGTTTATGTATTTCAGATAACTTATATTCTGTAAGAAATTGACATCTTTCTATTCTGCTATTAATAGGAGAAAATACGCTTATAGTTTGGTCCATTTTTTTATCCCATCCTGATTCAAATAAAATTGAAGAGTGGAAAATTGTATAAACCGAATTTGAATTTTTTTTATTGAATCTATCGAAAGCATTAAATATATCTTCTTTGAAAAAGTCAATAACTTCACCGAATTTATTATCACATCTTACTCTATCCATATTTAGGATAACATTATCGAAGTAATATTCACCCATTGATAATTTTAACTTTTTTAAAAGTTCGATATTATAATTAATAGCAAATCTTAACACAACATCAGCGTCAAACACTGGTATATGTATTTGTTTAAATAGCTTGGCTACTCTATCTTTACCTGAATATCTATTTCCTGTTAATCCTATATGAACCATTATAATTAATTTTATAAAACAAATATAGTAATAATTAATAAATAAAACAAATATTAATTGATTAAATGAATTATACCAAAGAAGAACTTGGGTTTATATTATATAACAATCGTTCTGTTAAAGGAGTTGTTAATAATTTTTTATCAGATGATATTAATCCATTTAAAATTATAAACATAGAAAGAAAATTTAATAAATCAAAATCTTTATATGTTTCTGATTCAAGGATGGTTGAAGTTAATCTTAGTGAAATTGATACTGAGTGTGATGATGTTATAGTGAATAAAGAAGATTTAGAATCATTAACAAATCTATTCATAAAGAATAAAGGTAAATTTAGTGAAAATGAATATAATTATCTAATTGGAAGAGGTTGTGATGTTATCATTGAAAAGTATGACTTATTAGGACTATCAAACATAAAAGATTATAAAAATCTAGAAACAATAGGAGCTACTTGCCACCCAACTCTTAAAAAAATATTAGTTGATGGTATAAAAAATGGTGGTATAATTATACCACTATTTGAAAATGGAGTTTTAGTAAATTGTGCTATCAGAAAAATAGCTATAGAGAACACAGATAAGAAATCACTAAAGTATTCATTAGCTTGTCCAGATATCCCAGTTTGGGGATTAGATAATATAAATGAAGGAGATGAGGTATGGTTAACAGAAGGAGTATTTGATATGATGGCTATACAAACAAATGGGGAGAAGTGTGTATCGTGTTCAAGTGCTATGTGGAGCGGGGTTCAATTATACAAAGTACTCAAAAAGAAGCCATCTAAGATAAACATATTCTCTGATAGTGATGAAGTTGGTTTAAGAACATCAGCCATATTAAAAGATTTTTTTATGAAAAGCTTTATTGATTGTGAAATATACATTAGTAAATCAAAATTAGATGCTTCGGATCATTTCTTTCAAATGGAAGATGGTTGGGATAATGTTGATAAAATAAATGTTACTAAAGATTTAATAGGAGATACCATCGATAATTCATTTGATTTTATAAATCATCTAAAAAATAGAAAATACTAATTAATATATACATTATGGCGATTAATCGGAAATATAGTGACTTTATAAAAGAATCTTATTATAGAAAGTCTAAAGTACCACAAAAGGTAAGTGATTTTATTATGGAACATAGATTCACTAGAGATAAGATGACTGTTTTAAGAGATGAGTTTACAGATGATGTTTTACTTTTAAGTGAATTTTATAGAACAAATTTTTCTGATTTGTGTAAAAAACACAACCTTACCCAATCAGATTTAGATTTAGATTACAATAATATGCAAAAATTACTCGATAGAAAGGGTTGGGATTTTGAAAGTATAAAAAATCTATTTTCTAAAGAGGTTGATAAACTTTGTGGTGATGATATATTTGGTGTTATACATAAATCACCAATGGATGTGACAAATGGATACATTGATTATTATTTATACAGAACTGTTGATAAATTAGGACTTGATAAAAACAAAGTTAGATTAGGTGGTAACGGATGGGTTGATTCTTTATACATGGATGAGGAATTACCAATAAGATATAAATATGGATACCACCATACACAATATGGTCACTTGATGCTAAAACAAGCAAACAGTAGTGTTGATGAATTTGTATTAAAAGTTACTAAGTTTTTGGTTTCTATGATGAAAGAAGATTGGTTAGATGACGTTATAAATAGTGTAATTAGGAGTAAGTATGAAAATCAAAACTATACGGATATTAGTAATATAGTGAGAAATAGTAATGTTAGAGATTTCGATAAATATCATATATTGGAAGAAGATAGAATTATTTTCTTCATAAGAGAGGCCGTTGAGGATTTAAACGAATTACTAAGTGAATTAAATGGTGGTAATAAAATCACAAATGAGGAATTTGGAAGTGAATTATCAAATTTATTATATGGGTTTGGTAAAGATATTGAGTCAACCGGAAACGAATTAATACTATACGGAGATTTCGAAAAGAATTTCGACCATCATTATTAAAACCAGATTGTGTAAATGACAGAACTAATATATAAATTATACTATAATAATAAACTAAATATTTTAACATGATAATAAATTTAAAATCACAAACAGATCTATCTGGATTCTATGTCGTATATGACGGATCAACTAATTTAGAGAAGCCAGGATGGTACGGAATATCACATTTAATGGAACACTTGATGTGTAAGAATTTCGACCACCTACAAGAAGATTTCGATAAAGATGGTATTGATTGGAATGCTTATACTTCTGGAAACGAAATTGTATTTTATATACAAGGTTTAGAAGAAAAGGTAAATAAATGGAAACATGAATTTGTAAAATTACTTGGTCAATTTAACGTTACTAAAGAACAATTTAAAAATGAAAGAAATATTGTTTTAGAAGAATATATGGATTGTTTTAATGATCAAACACAAACACATAGCTTAAATCTTTCTCGTAAATTATTTAATGATTATGATCCAATTGGATTAAAATCAGATTTAGAGAAAATGAAATTTATGGATTGTCTTAATTATTATGAATTACAATATGCTAGACCAACTAAGATAATAAACGTTTCTAAGGGTAAAGAATATAAAAATAATACAATTGATTTCGCCGAAAGAGAAATAGTTAAACCATTAGTTTATGGTGACTTCGAGACTGACCTTGAGTTAGGTAATGAATTTAAAGATAAAACATCATTGATAATGTTATCTCCTGTGATCGAAGAAGATTTTGGATATGTGCATTTTATAAATGCTATGTTATCTATGGGTCTTATGTCACCTCTTTATCAAGAGATAAGAGAGAAAAAAGGATTAGTTTATTACGTACATTGTTACTTATCTAGAGTTAATAAACAAGGTATATCTACTATCGCAACACTAACATCAAATAAGAACTATAAAGCTGTTGTTGAAGCTACTAAAGAAGTTTTAACTAAACCAGATAAGTATCTAACGAAAGAAAGACTTAACATATGTAAAGAATATTACTTAGTTAGAAAACAAAAAGATGAAATTCTTAGATATAAGAATGTTGGACAATGGATTAGCCCAGATGGATGGTCTGTTTATGACATTTTAGATGACGTTAACATGAAAAAGGTTAAAGAAGTTTATGATAAGTATTTTCAATTTGAGAACTTCCATATCTCTAGTGATAAAAAAGAGTTCAAGAAATAAATGATTGTTCCCTATCTAGGAGAAAAATCAAAGCTTTCAAACTTTATAACACCAAATATACCTACTGATATTTCTACTTATGTGGAGCCATTTGGTGGTATGTTTGGTATTTATTTCTCACTCAATATTAAAGATATTAAATACGTTTATAATGACTCTAATCATTTAAACTATAATCTGTTTCTTCAATTACAAGATTCAGAGTTTATTGATTTAGTTAAGGCGACTACTATTGATAAACTTTATTACCAAAACTCATTAAATAATTTAGAGAATAAAGATAAGAAACAATTAGCATTGGATTGGTTAATTGTATTAACTTGTTCACACCCACGAAAAATAGGAGAAGACTCATGGATAGGATCCGAGGAATTTAATATTTTTAAGTTAAAGTGGAGTTCTTATAAGAAAAAGGTTAATAAAATAACTGACATATTAAACATAGATTACAAAGAAGTTATCAGTAAATATGATTCTGAATCAACATTCTTTTATTTAGATCCACCCTATATGGATAAAGAAGATTATTACTTAAATCATAGCTTCGATAAAGAATCACATAAAGAATTATCAGAAATTATAAATAAAATTAAAGGTAAATTTATATTGAGTTATTTTTACTTTGATGGATTAAGAGAACTTTACCCTAATTGTAAATTTGAATCCAAGAAGACTATAATGGGTACTGAATATTTTATATCCAATTATTAAACCTTAAATATACCAGACTCATCAGACGAATCTAAAAACCTACCAAGTTCAATCATAACTTCATCGGGACCTAAGTGATGTGTAGAATCAACGTTTATATTAGATAACTCACCAACAGAATAAACACACCTAACACAATCAGGAACATCTTGTCTATTCATCATCTCTACAAAATAAGAATATATCTCTTTTGATATCTCTTCAACAGACTCAACAGTTGTTGTACAACCAGGATGAACAGTTATATCCATTGGTATAACTATACTATCTTTATAATCAGAATTTATTTGATTTACAATTTGTCTTATATTAGACTGTAATGAAGTTGGTGTACTACTTAATATATGACAATATTTTATCCATTCAGCATTATGTCCTTTTGGTGGACAAATCTTGACATAAATAACACCATAATCCATATTAGTAGTTTTCTTTAACCCAATCAACAAGTTTAATTAAATTCTCTGTGTTATTTGGATATTTATCTAAGAGTGATTCTAAGAACTTTAATCTACCCATCTTATACATTTCATCACCATAACCCTTAAACTCTTCGTGGATACCTTCCTCCCACATTAGAAGTTGATCAAAGTCTCTTTCAACTATGTTCATATCATAATTATTAAAAGATTCGGATAATAGTGTATTTGATTGGTGTGTTTTTGTATCAAGTATCATTTGATTAATTTCTTGTATATCTTCATTAGTCTTATCAACAGCACATTCTATAAAGAAATCTGCTGACTTTTCTTCGTTATCATAAGCCATTGGATCATAAATACAATCGTGAAAAAGTGATGTAATTAGGAGTTTTTCATATTGTTTTTCTGAAAACTTTGATTTATTTTCATTTATCTGATCAATAAGATCATTTAAGTGTGTTAATGTATGATAAGCTCTATGAGATTCATTCCACATAGCTAATACTGTATTAACATCACATTTTATATTCCATTTATTTAATAACTCCTGTAAGTCCATAAAAATTAATTCGTTTTTGTTATATATTAAATATTTTCTTTATACTTTGACACCTTGAGAATTTTTTATATTCCATGAAATGTTTCATCATATTCATTGAATTCATATAGGATTTACCCACTTGTCTCGACTTTAGTAAAATCATTTGTTTCATTCGAATATTCTTTTAATTTTATCTTTACGTCTATTATGTGGTTTCAACCTATTCATCATCTGAGTCATTTGATTCATCATATTTGATAAATTCATTGAAGTCTTACCAAGGTTATTAAATCCACTAATAATACTAGTATGGTCTATAAAATATGGTTTGTGTTTACTAAGATTTTCATCTAAATTAGGTAAAAATCTAATTTTCTTCTTAATATCATTCACCGTTGGTTTATATAATACTATCTCATTAAGCTTTTTCATATAAAAGTTTTTTCAATTTCTCTTTCCTTTTTCTAGATTTCAAAAAGGTACTACTCTCTCGTAATGCCTTATTTAGATTAGTCATTATCCAACTATAATCCATTAGTTTATTATTTGGTTTAATTTACTTTCTCTTCTTATACTCACTATCTCACTATTTATTAATTGATTTAAATTTTCAATATCTTCTAACATAACTGATGATTCTACTAAATTATCTAATTTTTTCTGAAATCTATCATTAAGTATTTGTGTAAACATACAAGTTGTTGTTCTTATTTCTATGAGGTCTGTTTTCCAATTTTCACCATCATACTTAGCATCATTTATTCTTAAATTATACCACAAACCCTTATCACTTTTATTAACAATGAATACATTTTCATCATTCACATATATCGGAAAATAATAATCTTTATCCTTTCTATTATGTATCCGGCCATTTATATTATATGATATTCTAGAATCTAATTTATAACATAAGTTTAATTTCTTGGGAAGTCTATAAAGTAATTTTATATTTCTAAAATAATCTGAACGACCTATCTTAAATATAGATATTATTGACGGTATTGATATCATCAATGCGAAAAATGGGATGACTATTGAAAATGCTATTAAGAAATGATATATTCCCATTATCCTAAAATTTGATCAATCTTATTATTTCTTTTCAAAGCTTTCTCTCTCTGTAAACGATCAGATATTTCAGATTCGGATTCAACCTCAACAAAATTACCCATCGTGTAATATTTAGAAACCTCTTTCACACACTCATCATAAGTTTTATAGTAACTACCGTACCCATCACCATACTTCACATTATAGTAATCTCCGGATTTATAAATATTATATTCTTTCATATTAATTTAATTAAATCATTTTTAACTTTTTCCATTCCATCACCAGCACCACCCTTAACGTGTTCAAAAAACGGTTTTCTCTGTTTATCAATAAAGAAGTTTATTTCAGATGGATCAACATAATATATCAGTGAATCTCCCTTTGTTAAGAAAGGTATAGTATTTGCAGGAGAAACTTGCATAGAAGTACCAACAACAACACAAACATCAGCTTCTTCTGCTGCAACGTATGCCTTTTCAGTATCTTTAGTAGATAAAACCTCACTAAACCAAACTATATGTGGTCTTAGTTGAGAACCTTTCTCACATTTATCACCTATATTCAAATCATCTTCCCAATCATATATTAATCTAGGATTTAATGTTGAACGAACTTTTGTTAATTCACCGTGTAAATGCACAACATTAGTAGAACCTGCTCTTTCGTGGAGGTTATCAACATTCTGAGTAACAACAGTTACATCAAAATCCTTTTCTAATTCAGCAATTATTTCATGAGCTTTATTTGGAAATACAGTTTTTAACTGTTTTCTTCGTTGGTTATAGAACTCTAAGACAGTTTCTTTGTCTTTTTTCCAACCATCAGGAGTAGCCACATCTTCTATCTTATGATTACACCATAATCCATTGGTATCACGAAATGTTTCCACCCCACTCTCCGCCGAAACTCCGGCTCCTGTAAATACTAAAATTTTCTTTTTCATATTATTTATACAAATATAGGTAAAAATGTTTAATACCTTATAGAAACTATTAACAAATTTATATATACTAAAAAGTTTGCAAACTATTAATGGCATCATTTTCATCTTTATCTAAAAATATTGGGAAATTAATTTCCACCAAACCTAGATTAATATCATCAGAGGATTTAAAATCTGCTGGTGATAATATAAAATTGGTTGGTGTTGATCCTCTCAAAAGCTTAGATTATCAATCAGATAAACCCTTTTCACCAAGATTATTAAATTGGGTAGAGCCTTATATAATAGGTGGTATAAGAAAAACCTTGTTTTATACTGAGGTAAATTCTGGATTAAAAGTTGGTGATAGAGTATTTATACTTAACGGTAATTATGACAATGATTTATTAATAAAATTAGATAAATATAAGAAAGGTAGGGATGGTTATAAAGTTATATTCATTGATAATTGCCAAGTTGTTTTAGATATTGATTATATAGGTGTTCCGGTTTGGCAAGATGATGATTTAGACCAATTTATAAAAGTTCGTAACGTTAAAACAAAAGAAGATTTCTTAAATGTTAATAGAGAGATAACAACTAGAGAAGGTAGTTTTGATTACAAATATAATTACTATCAAAATAGTATAATTTATACAGAACAAAATTGGGATCCACTAACTTCTTGGGGTCAGAATGATGGTTTAGTTGGTAGTCCAGGATTTTTTGTTAGAGATGACATAGATGGATGGACTAATATAACAACTGAGTTTATGTCTGGTTCATTTTCTTATGCACTTTCACCAACATACACAAATAATAACAAGGTTAGAATATTAAATGATACATTTAGTCATAGTTTTGGGGGTAAATCATTTGAATTCAAAGAAGGATTTACTTATGAGTGGGGAACGGCACCAGAGCACGATGCTGTACCAGGTACACAATCAGAATGGATAATTAATATTTTATATAATCAATCTTTGTTAACTAAGGGTAATTTTAGGAATGGTAATTTTAAAGGAGATTGGAACACAGGAGTTTATGGTAGACAAGATGAGAAAATAAAATGGGAAGGAAAAGGTTCTTGGTACAATGGAACATTATTAAATACTGAATGGGAAGATGGTACATTTGATTCTAAATATACATTACCAGAAAGTTATTTATCTGAGCTTGATGAATATGGAATACCTTACCAAAAGGTAAACAAACCAGATAATAATAACAAAGGGTTTAATTATATAATTGATTCTGAAATCAAAAAATCTGTTGTTAATAACGGAAATTTCATAAATACAAATATTGGTGGTGATATATCATTAACATATTCAATTGTCGAAAGTCATATTTTACGATATATCAACAAACAACTAGGAATAACACAAAAGTATAATAATACAGTAAATAAAGCATTCTTTGAGAATTGTCGGTTCGAAGATGCCTTTGTTAATAATTCAGAAGTTAAAACATCTAGATCAACAAATACAATGTTTAATAACATAAAGTCAGTTAACTCCAATTATGGTAAATCAGTTATAAAGAATTCAAATTATCTTAGTGATGAAATAATTAAAATATTGGATTATGATGAGTTTAACATTTCCGAATATAAATCTGGTGGTACATTTAGTTCAAGAGAAATATCACACAAAGTTTATAAATTTTATCTTAGTAGAAGTGATTTTGAAAGGTTAAAATTAAAAGATTCATTTTATATCAAAGGAATTAAAATAAATGATAATTCAAAAGATGTTATTAAATTCTTTGATGATAAATTCAGAGTTGGATCATGGACAAGGTATATTGATGGTTATACAACCACGGCTATTACACAACCTATTGCAGTAGCAGCACATTCTTTTTATAAAAGAGGCATAGAATATTCAGTGTTTTTATCAACTCCGGGAGATAATGAATGGAGATATACATCTGTTAACGGCACTCCAGGAAGTTACACTGATGTAGTGGATGAAAATTCTAAAAAGGGATATTCAATTGATGTTGTTGTTTCAATTTATGATATACATAGCCCATCAGGTCCTACTGATGTTGCTAAAGATTTTAACAGAAGTTCTGATATCACGTTATCAGATATACCTACTGTACCACAATATAATGGAGGTTTTATTAACATACCACCATTATTAGGAAATAATATAGATTTCTCAAAAGCTTATATTGTAGATTCTGAATTTGAAAGTGGTTTATTTGAAACATCAAATTGGAATAGTGGTAGACATATTGATTACAATAATGATATTAATATTACGACACCCACAACAGAAGGTGGTTATTATAATTTAAGTATATCAACATTTAGTTCTATATTAACAGCAACAACTACTTATAATTCTCAATATCCGGAGGCATTAGAGGGATGTATGGGTGTAGGAGATATCGTGTTCTTAAATAATGTAGATTATGACACAACAGGTAAAGTAACATCATTTATGATAAGTGCTTCTGGTTCTGGTTATACACAATCCAATACTAATGTATCAACAATAGGTGGGTCGGGTGTGAATTTAACAGTTGATTATACACCAGATACAATTGGTACTATTTTATCTATAAATAACCTAACTCCTGGTGGTAATTATGGTGATGGTCCTTATTCTAATATCCCTATTACTGGTGGACTTGGATCAGGAGCTACGTTGGATTACACAGTGCTCAGTAATGTAGTTATATCAGCAACAATATCTAATGGTGGGATAGGATATCAAATTGGTGATATTCTTGAAATACCAGGTGCTACACCAACCGCATCCGTAATTGTAGCAACTATAACAAATGGTGAAGTTTTAAGTGCGACTGTAAGTACATCAGGTATAGGATATCAGATTGGTGATTTAATCACAATTAACGATGGTGGTGTTAACTCAGAAGTTACTGTTTTATCAACAACCGGTTCTGTTACCACATTACCAGATACATATAAAATATTATCTAATTCACCAGGTTCCACTTTTAGTACATTAGAATTGGAAGAAGTAATTACTGGAACATATAGTGTATTATCTACATTATTAGATGGTGGGTTATTTAATACTGGTAGAGCATATAATAGATATGGATATATACACAAATCTAGATTTGACAAATCTAAGATAAAATCTGGTTTATTCAGAAGAACTTATATAAAAGGATCATTTATAGAAAATGATTCTTTTGATGTAGAAGATAAAGATTTCACGGATTTAGAGAAAATAAGAAGCTTAGTTATATCCGATTCACTATTTAGGGATAACTCTAATATTCTATCGAAGGGTCTTTACATGAATTCTCATGTAGTTGACGGAACAGATGATTGGGTAAATGTGTTGGGAGATTCATTGATATGGAATGGATCTACACTGAAAAATGGTGTTATAAAAAGAAGTAGATGGATTGATGGAACTTTAAAAAATGGAACATTTTATGAATCCAGAACGTTTGATGCTAACCCAACAATATATAATGAATTTCATTATAATGAAAATATAAAATCGTATTATAAGGATGGAATAACAGATGAATTTATATTCAATAATAGAAATTCTTGGCAAAATGGAACATTTGAAAAGGGTGAATTTCATAAGAGTGATTGGGAAATGGGTAAGTTTAATGGTGGTCTATTTTATTACTCTAAATTCTATGATGGTGTTATAAATGGTGGTTTTATTGGTGATTTAACTACATCAACAACAGACACATTAGTTTATAACGGAACAGTTAGTTACACAACAGTTGAAAACGCAACACTATACGCAATAGACACAAGTTTGACAATGACAGATGATAAGAATATCGTTTGGGAAGATGGTGTATTTAACGGTGGTGTGTTTGGATGTGATATTTTACAAACTACCCCTTCACACACGGCTACCTGGAAAGATGGAACATTTAATGATGGACAATTTGTAACAAATGGGAAGTGGGAAAACGGAATATTTAATGGTGGACAATTTATATCAGGATATGGATGGACATTAGCAGGATCAACAACACAAACAGATTATGGTTGGGAAGATGGTGTATTTAACGGTGGTGAATTTGGAAATGCGAATTTAGCAACAAATTCAATTTGGTACTCAGGAGAGTTTAATGGTGGTGAATTTGTTGGTAGATATTGGAATGATGGAATATTAACAGCTGGTAAATTCAAAGGATCATCTACATATCCTGCTGTTGGTGGGTATAAAGTTGATGGTATGACAGTATCAAATGCGTATAACTTCGTAGAGTCTTATACACAATCATATTATGGTAAATGGAATACTGGATATTTCACAAATATTAAAGATAAGTTTATAAAGGATAAAAAGATATACTCTGTTAAAGAAAGAGCTATCAAAAGAATAAGCCTAAAAAGAGCAACATTTGAAAATGCACTTTGGATTAGTGGAACATTTAGTCACCCATCAGGAGAATTTAAAGAAAGTGTTTGGTTAGATGGTGGATTCGATGCAGGAACATTTAAATCAAGTTCTTTCAATCCATGGGTAATTAGATATAATAAAGTACCTAATGGTTATCCATCAGTACCCATTACTGTGGTAGGATCTTATCTAACTGATAATTGGATAGCTGGAGGAACATTTAGTCAAAATAACAACCCTTCATTTTTAGGAGAAGTAATTTCAACTGCCACTTCTTCTAATTCTATGACTTTTATAGCACTTCAAGGACAAATGATTTATGGTCCAAGTGGAGATGATTTAATAGATCAAATAGGATCCGAGGACTTTTATGCCCCTTTTTATGGAGAAGATGGTAAATCATTTAACTTAAATGATGATTTAACAACTGGAAGTGGTTCTTGTGTTTGGTATAATGGTAAATTTGATGATAGTGACTTTTATATATCACAGTGGAATCAAGGTAGATGGTTATCTGGTACTGGATTTGGTATGGTTTGGAGAGATGGTATTTCTAACTATATGAATGCTTATAATATCTGTTGGGAAGATGGTACTTGGAGAAATGGTAACTGGCAAGGTTCTTATTTCAAATTTGATGGGTGTGTTACTGATCCATTCAATAAGCAAATATTATATAGAGTTATGAATTGTACTGGTACATCATCTATGCACACTTGGAATATATTTAGATCACTAGATCTCGGGGTTATTTGTTATGAGGAAGGTGTTGCATCAAACCCATCTTGTAGAGGATGTGTGGATATTAATGAGCTGAACAAGTGATGAACATGAAGTAAGCTTCAAGTTTTTGACTGAATCGATAAAGTAACATCACGGAATATAGCGGTGAATATTCGTAAGTATTTTTACACAAAAGGAAGTATATAATTAATATATAGTTTATGGCATGGCAAACAGAATTTCTTAACAATAACATTCCTCCATTTACAGGTCGATTTTGGGATGATAACGGCACGGGTATGACCACACTAAATAATGGAGCAACTAATCTACCTGTACGGAAAATGCTTTTTTGGCCCGAAACTAATGGCGCTACAACGTATAATTCTAATAAAAATTACTTATTTTTAACAAAGGTTAATGCTTTCACATCCAGAGGTGGCGGGGGAGTTCCTTCTGGAATAGATAATTTATCTAGCAATAGATATCTAAAAATACTGACACCTTGGGCTTTCGACACCACAGGAAATTTATCAATACTTCAACCGAACACTGGATATTTTGAATATAAAACACACACACTTGCGGAGTTACCATTCTTTCCACCATTTAATTTTCCAGAAGATTGGAGAAAGGATAGCAGACCATTGAGTGAGGGTGACGTTACGTTACAATATTTCTCTAGTCCAAGTAACATTATAAACCCCCAAAATATTGTAGATGTCAATTCTAACAGTCCTGGTAATACAACAACAAATGCTTATCGATCGCCTCTCGGAAGACCCGATCTTGTAACCTACGAATCTAGTTTTGATGAATTTGGATCTGCAGCATTTCCCAATTATTATGGAACAGCAACCATTAAAGAATTCAAAGTGGTAGAAATGGACTGGTTTGTACAAGGGTGGGCTTTGAGTTCCAACCAAGGTGATGTTGGTGAGGCTGATGAAATATATTCAGCTGGGTGGAAATATGATTTTACTAATGATAGTTTTAGATTTCAACCACAAAGACCAATTGAATTCATATCTGCACCACCAGATGGTATTCCGGTAGACTTTGACGGACAGGATGCTTACTCAGATAGATTACCTTACGGATACTACCCGGGTTATTTCATTTTTACTTACCTCGGAATAGATGAACAGATTCCTTTACCCTATCAACCATGCTTAACTGGATTCACATCAAGTAACTATATATCAAGGTTTATACCATACGCATCATTTAATATATCATTTGATGCTGATGCTGGATTTAGTGATGATTCATATGTTGATATGTATTTAATTGATAGTTTGGGAGATAATTTAAAAACTAATAACATCACAGATTTTGAGAATATATTGAGTGGTGGTCAATTTTTGGGTAAAATAGACGCTGATGGTAATTATAAATATTTTGGTTTAAAAGGAAATCAATATCTCCTATTTAGGGGTAATAATGATGGGTTTACTCAAAGTGGTGATTGGGCCTATTCGACATCGATACTATTGAGTAATTTTTCAATAGATGGCGCATACCAAGAAAATGATAACAATGAACAATTTTTATTCACAGAAACAGATTTATATGAAGAACCAACAGAACTTTGTGTTATTGGTGGTTCATATGATGCGACTTATAGCGTTAATGTTGTTAATGAAAATACATTACATGAAGTATTGACCTTTTCAGCATCGGTTCCTCCGGGAACTGGTGTAACATTATCTGAGTTATTTGGAGCAACTGGATTCCCTGGATATTTTTCAAATTTATATGGTAATATTATAAATCTTAATTCATTAAAAGCTAAAGTAGGAAATGGGATATTCAAACAAGGTATTTGGGAAAATGGTGTTTGGAATAGTGGTTGGCGAGTTGATGGTGATGTTCAAGAATTCGATGATGTAGAAATATCAAAGATGATGAATACAACAAATATAAGATGGAGGATAAAAATATCCGGAAGAAAAGAGGTAGTATCATACTTTAAAGTTGGTGATAAAGTGTCAATAGGAAATATAGTTGGTATAGATATTAATGAAAATAGAAAGTTAATGACAAATTACTTCACTGTATTATTTGTTAACATAGTTGGTGAAGGAGGATTTGATAATAGTATTGTTGTTGATTTTAATAATACATTTCCGCTTAGAAGAATTGAAAAAGATTCTGATAACCATAAGATAAAAATAACAAAAAATGTTTGGTTGAATGGTGGTTTCTTAAATGGGTATTTTGAAGGTATTTGGAATAACGGACTATTTAAAGGATTTCCATATATAACAGAAATGTATAACACACACTGGATAGACGGTAGGTATGATGGTGGTCACTTCTACGGGAACTACCATGAATCTAGTTTTGTTGATACTTATTGGTGGCAAGAAACCTCACCAAACACACTAGGGTTAACATTTGGAGCAACAGCACATGGATTTGTGGTTGGTGATAAAGTTAATATTAATATGGATGACCAAAATTTTAATATACACTACAATGGAGAATCAAATGTTATTGCTGTTGTTGATGATTATATGATTGTGATTGATAAACAATTTGGAGCCTCTTCTACATCAGAAGGTGGTCTAGTTAGTAGTAGAACCGGAACTGCAGTTATACAAAACTTTGATTTTATTGATAATAATGTTGCTCCGAGTACTGTTCTAGAAACATCTAATTTAGAATCCGTTTATAGCTATAATTCGTGGATTGATGTTAAGTGGTTGGATGAATCAGCTACCAACCTAGGAAGAAGTCAAACTATATATGAGTTTGGGTTTGGGAAATACTCACAGAATAATTTATACGGACACATAACAGAAGATGTTCTTGATAGTAAATCATCTTTTAGAAATAGTTATAATTTAAGAAATACTATTTATTCACTAGGTACTAAATATGAAATTTATGAAGATTTCTTGGGTGACTTCTCAGAATTTAATGATCCATTTAGCTCTGCTACAGGACCATCTTTTCCTTTTGGTTATCAAACCAGGAACTTTAATGGTGGATTAGGTACCTTTATAAATGATGGATGGACATATAGTTTATCATCCGGATTATCGGAAAATGAACTTATGTTAGAAAGGAATGATTCAACTGAATCATTCCAAATAGATATTATAAAAGAAACTGGTTCTGGTTCAGCTTCTGGTAGTTTCAAACTAAATAATACAAATGTTACTATTGAAAAGAAAAGATATTCAATGGTTGAATTTGATTTATTATCCTTTGAGGGGTTAACCGGAGGTGGTAATCCACAAAATCCTCTTAATGTTTATGATGGAGAAAAACCAAGTATTTATTTATTAAATACTTTAGATGTTGCTGCTGTAGTACCATATAAAGCTTTCCCAGATCAAGAATTTGTAAATCACATACAAACAAATAAAACAAGAAAGTATGAATATTTCTTCAATAGAAGAGATTTAAATATTTTATTACTAGCTAATGGTGATTTAACAACATCTATGGATAATATCAAATTCTATGAGATAGATAAAGCTCCTTTTTTCAAATACATAACTGATGATTATATAAACAAAGCTGTACAAATTCCCTTTCAAGGAGTAGCACCATTTATAGATTATGAAGATAATCAATTCAGCTTTATCGATAATATCGTTATTGGTTTGGATAGTTTATCAACAGAATCATCATACAATGATCCAAGTGATAATAATGATGGAGAATCATCAGGTGGTGGTGGCGGAGGTTCTTGATAAAAATAGATTAAAAACATAAATATGGGGAAATTTCATTATAAGATAGGGTCAGTAGAAACTACCACACCATGGTTAAGACCTACCTATGATAGGTTAAAAAATTACTTGATCGATATCCGTGAAAATACTGATATCCTGGATAAATTCGACCTTTACATATATGGTAAATGTTTATTTGATTGGCATACGTGGGATGTAGATTTGTATCTTTATGGACATTATGAAAATATAGAAGAGTTGGAAAGTACGATGAATGTTTTATACGAGAAGGCACTGAATCAGCATAAACTTCTTGTAGATATTTCATGGAAACCTAAACACATTGAGGTAATAACACATGAAATGTATTCGGTACAAGGAGGTATTGAACGCGAAAAAACTGATATGATCAGGTTTAATTCAAAAAAGAAGAATGATACCAGAACACCCGATTCCATTCGCCAGCCGAGTTTTTCATTCAAATACACAGAACTGGATTCAGATTTTTGGAAACGAAATGAAGTTGAAGCGGTTGGTACTAACTTGGTAAAGATATGTTTCCATGCAGGGAGAGAATTTCACCCTAAAATGAGACAGTCAAATCAGAATCATAAGCTATTTCAAGGAGCTCCTATCAATGCAAATATATTCATAGATACGGATATTGATTGGTGGTGTTCAAACAGAGACAAGATTATAGGATAAGTGAACTTTAAATAATTTAACTAAATTCCGGATATTGATAACTCTTTACTCTGGTGAATCTGAGACACAGACGAATATAGACTTATGAATTATTTTTGATTTTTTTCACTAAAAGTAAGTATCCTACACCATTCTTAGAAAAATGACCCATAGTATCTAATTTAGTTTCATCATCAGTAAGTTTAATACCTGACAATTTTTGATTACCCATTGTTCTACCATTACCTTCACATTTATCACAAGGTTTTAATCCAACTTTTCCTTGACCAACACAAAATGAACAATCTGAACCATCATAGCTTTTACCAGTACCCTCACAGTTATTAACAAGTAATCCATCAATAGTATATTTATGTGTTTTATCAACTGTTATATTATATACTTTATTATTTAAAACTTCTCTCTTATTAATACTCTTAACTTTTAGACAAGTACCTTCCTTTATTTTTTTATTATAAATACCCACTTTTGTCAAATCTCCAACAAAAGTTATATAAACTCTATAACAAGCTTGGTGATTAACATCATGTTTATCAACATATGATTTATACCTTGATATCGAAGCATTATGGCCTAATCCAAGAGCTAAGTGTAATACTTGGTTACCTAATTTTTCAGAAACAGTTGTATATGTTCTTAAATTTTTCTTATGATATCCATCACACAATAATAGAGTTTCTAGCAATGACTGATCTGATGCACCTAGTATATCATTATTTATAAATTTATTTTCAGCTCTATGGCCACAAAATTTCTTTAAAAATTTTGATAATTGCGAATTAAAAATTTCAATTTTTATAACCTTATCACCCCAGGAATCATTTTGAAAACATTTAATGGTATTACCAATAGACTCCATATAATGCTTTATAAAATCAACCAAATGTTTATCCTTTTCTATGTGCATTGTTATAACAACAACTCTATCATCTCTTGTATTACCCTCGGTAATATAACAAGCTATAAATTTAACAAAGTTATCATCTATTAGTATTTCAGATAAATCTCTATTTATTGTTTTTTCTAGAATTATTTTTGATTTTGGTTTATATTTACGTGTTTGGTATAAAACAAAATCATCAGTTGTTACTTCATCAACTGATGATTCCAATATATCATAATTATTTATATTAACCCTACCCTGTTTATTTCTTTTAAATCTAACAATATTAAATTTATGATTAGGAGTAACACCAACAACATTAATACCACAAACATTAATATCATATAAGTTACCACTATAATCCCTATTCATTAAGTTTACAACTTCGTAGTAATTATTATTACTGGATAGAACGAAATCACCCAATTTAACATCTTTTATAAATTTTGGACCATTTTCAGTTATTACATTATTATACCCATCAAAACAGAAATCACAACCATCCTCAGCATCAAATGTTTTCACAATATTACCTTCTAAGTCACGAATAAGTATTTTCCCCGACATATCTTTTCCACTACCATCACAAGGTTTACACTTAACCCATCTAACATATTCAATTTTACCATCAAATGTTTCATCAACTTCAATTTGAATGTTATTTATTTCATTTCTTTTGAATTTCTCTAATTGTTCTTTACCATCATCATATGAAAAATCTACATTGATATCAAATAATTCATAATATTCATCATAACATTTACCATATCTACTTTTACAATCATATTCTTCTCGTATTTTTTCATCATCACAAAGAACATCATAAGCTTCTGTCATTTCACCAAATATAATAGCATCACCACCTTTATCAGGATGGTGTGTAAATGATAATTTATAATAAGCTTTTTTTATTTGATTGTTATCAGAATCATGAGTAACACCAAGTATATCATAGTAGTTTTTATTCTTATCCATAATATTCCTCTATTAGTTTGATGTGATATTTTACCAACTCATCGAATCTACCAGTTATTTCTTTTGGTGTATCCTTTTTCTTCATAAAATCAGTATCAATTTCATTTAAAATATCACCAGTTAATAAAACATCAACCCAGGATGGATCTGTTTTAAGATTTAAAAGAACATTTGATAAATTAAATAGTTCTTTGTAATTTTCATGATTTAAAACATTATTATGATGTGAATTAAATATTATATCCTTTTTAATAACTTCTCGTATTTTATTATATTTTACGCACTTGAAATTAAAATTATCATAAAAATTACTTGACCAAGTATCAATTATTAAAGCATCAGCATTAACCAACTTACATATAAAATTAATGTTACTAACATTCTCAAGTATCATTTCCTTTCTAATATATCTTTTATTAAAACCCATTAATCCTTTTCGTTATCTTTAATCTTTTGTATATAAATAGCTTTATTCTTTTCTTCTCTACGCTTAACACTTTTTTTCTTGAAGTTTTTTCTATCTCTAACTTCATTCATAACTTTCGTTTTTCGGTGTTTATTTTTATACCTTTTCAGAGCTCTTTCAATCTTCTCACCCTCTTTAACCTTTATTATTAACATAATACATTTTTATTTTATATCCCTAAGAATTGATTTTCGTTCATCATACTTATATGTATTAATTTATACCTAATTGTTTTAGTTTTATTTCATGAATTTGTAGCTTTTTCATTAGACATACTCATAAACCACCTCTTCAACAGATGAAAAAATATCTTTATTTATTTTAATAATTCTATCAAACATCTCCTGACTTAAAATTGCGTGATGAACAACAAATATATTGATATTATAGTCGTTTGCGAATGATTTTAAGAGACCCAATATAGAATCTATTCCCTCTATATCAATAGAGGCAAATACTTCATCTAAGAAGAGTATATTGATATGTTTCTTAGTTCGTATCAATTTCAAATAAGCTATCAAAATAGCAATATTTATCTTTTTAGTTTCACCAGTTGATAATGAATCATGTTCAATGGGAACACCTAACATTTTAATCTCAGCAGTAAACGTTTCGTCTAACTGAACATCAAATGGTAACCCCATTGTTTTAACATTCTCTTTTATGAAATGGTTTATTGGTTTAATAATACCAGCGATAATTGCTTTCTTAACACCATCCTCACCAAATATGCGATTCAACTCTTTATAATAAAGTTCCTTTTCTTTACTAATAGAGATATTATCGTGGCTAAAACCTTTCTTTTCTTCTAACTCTTCAATTGTTTTTTGAAACTCTTGTACATTAATAGATTCTTTACCAATCTCCCTACCCTGCTTTCTTGATAATTCATCAATCTTAGTTTTATAATTACGTAGTAAGTAAGATAAATCGTTAAATGATGTTGTTGTACCATCAGCTATTTCTTTCAATTTAACTTGTTTAGCCTTAACACTTTTAATATTTTCTTCGATTTCAAGTTTAATATCATCAAATCCTTGTTTCTTCTCCAATAAAGAAGTTCTCAAATCAGCAAAATGTGTTGATTTGAAATCAGTTGAACAAGTAGGACATTTACCAGAATCATAAAGGTCTATTTCCCTCTGAACATTCTTAATATCATTCTTTGTATTACTATACTGACTTTTCTCAGTATCCATTTCTTTGGTTAAAATTTTCTCTTTACCCTTTATCTTCTCAACTTTTTCTTTTAATAACTTGTAATCTCCTTTCTTAGAGTTCATTTCTTTAATTAAAACATCTATCTCTTGTTGAAGATCTTCTTTCTCTCTTTCAATAGCCTTAGCAACTGACCTCTTAATAGAATCAATCGATTCTTCTAATGTTCTTATCTCAGAATCCAAAGAAGCTAATCTAACTTTATTATTTTTATTGATATCCTTTAATATACCATTGAGTACATTAATAACTTCAAGATTAAATAATTTATCAAGTAATAATTTCTTTTCTTCATTAGTTAATGATATAAAGTTTTTGAAATCATTAATAGACATTGATATAAAGGACTTAAATGTCTCAATATCTAACCCAATATACTTTTCTATATGATCGTCTATGTTTGATTTACCAGCTCTTTCATTAACAACACCATTTTCGGTTAATTCTAAGATACCTGGTGATATACCACGTTTAACTTCAACCTCTGTTCCATTAGCAACAAATTTTATTCTATTAAGAAGTTCTCCGTTTATTCTATTTGGTAGTGTTGACAACTTGTGCCATTTCTTTGTTTTACCTGACTTTACTTTACCATAAAGTACGTATTCAAAAGATTCTAGTAATGAAGATTTACCATTACCGTTGTTACCGACAAGAAGTAGTAATTCACCTCTTTCCGTATTTAATTTTAAGACTTGTTCATTGTTTCCAAATGATTTATAACCCCTAATTCCTATTTCACTTATAAGCATTCAAATATGATTATTTTTTATTTATATCATTTTTGTAATGTAAGTTTATTGTTATTCTGATTTATTATCTAATACGATTCCATATTGAGACATATCAATCTCATCACACCTACCAATCATTTCATCATAAGGAACTACTCTTTTAAGTATATCCATCATTAAATCATTATAACCTTCCCAGTCTTCTATAACTGATCCAAGTTTTTCTTCTAATCTTTCTTCGGGTGTTAAAGCTACTAATTTATCTTTATAGTATAAAGTACATTCATAGTATTCATCATCATATGATAATGTAAGTAGTACAATGATACCCTCATCAAACTTACCTAAGTATTCTAATATATCAGCTTTTATTTCCATCAAGATAATATTTGTTCAATTTTCTCATCGCGAACTTCTTTCAAATACTTATTATTAAATAATGTATTAAAAATAGATTTAGCCACTTCTTCTCTTTTATCATGAGCAGAATGTAACATATCAGTATAATAACTGTGTATTTTATCTTTATCACTTTGTGTTTTTAATTCACCAACCTTTTCTAAATCTAAATAATAGTTTGAATAATTCATATTTTATCATCTATTAGAAATTCTAGTTTCTTAAACTTATCATCAGTATCAAAAAATATTACTGATACACTCTTAATACCTTTGAATTCATGTGCATCACCAGTAACTTCATTAATCATAACATCTTTTTTATAAACAACATCAATACCAGGTTCTTCTCCTAAGAATTTTCTCATATCTTCTTTTATTTGAGCAAGTCCCCAATCATCTCTTTTGAAGTCTATATTAGATATGTACTCTCTAATACTATTTTCTTTTACTGATACCATAACAATATTTTATTTTTATATTTTTTAATTCTAAAAAGTTTAAAACTTACCTTTTTCTAAATAGTAGTTGCCCTGTGAAACAACTTCTAGATTATTATCTATTTGTTTACACATTTCTCTAAACTTTAGTATATCATCTTCATCTAAATCAAACCACTCACCATTAACCTTTTTATCTCTAAAAATTTTGTGTAACTGAGCTTCAACCATCGTACCCCACTTTGATTCAAATGAATCAACAATATAAAATTCAGAAGCGTTACCTGTCTTAAATTCCTTTATTCTTTGCTCAATAGTACGTTTTGTGTATCCTATCTTGTGAAGTTTTTCACCACCAATTTCAGCACATATCAAGTAAATTTTAATCATAGAGTATATATTATACTCACATGATTACCTTTTATTTATATTTTCTCAATAAGGATTTTATACTACCCAACATAGTTTTTTTTGCTCTTTTCACCAACTGGTATTGTAAATGTTCTTCTGGGTTGAGCAGTATTACTACCCCAAAGGACTTGTGGATTGGATAATAAAAGGTCCTCATATTCAAAATCAAATATTTTAGCAATACTCCTTTTTCTAGAATATGTATTAACTCGGTTAGGAAACCAATAATCCCTTTCTATTTTAAGTTTATTAAACTTTTTCATTTTTCTTTTTCTTTTTACTTCTTCTAGTCTTTTTATGTGTGTTACTAGATGTACCACCACCATATTGATAATCCAAATAAAATAAATTACTCTTAGGCATTTGTTGTTCTTTATATTTAGGGTGGTCTTCGACTTTCATTTCATCAAAACATTTATCTTCTGTAATAGAATCTATTTTTCTATCACGATTTTCAATTTTAATATCAGATCTTATTTCTTTCATCTCATTAGATGAGTTTCCACCACCAATAGGATTAACATCTACCAAATCTAAACTAACCGTTTTAGCAAAAACTCTTTTAGCTATAGGTAATAGTGTTAAATTAAAATTGGATTGAGTTGATGATATTTGATTCTCATTAATAGAGTGCATTTCAACATATTGTGACATCCAATCTGCTTTTGAACCAGTAACACCCATTGAATCGATAATAGGTGCCCATTTTTGAAGTAATTCTTCTTTAGAGCTTTGAGTCATTTAAATTAATATTTTCTTATTATAGAAAATTATTAACCAATGTTTAGGAATTCGTATTCTTCTTGTAATTTATTATAAACTTCTTTAGATACTTCATCTGTAAGCTCAGAATGGTTTGATTCGAACCACCCAATCATCTGTTCTAATATAATGTCTTGTGCCTCACCATTACCACTTGTAGTGTAATCATCTGCCCATTCAAGCATTTCTTTTTCATAAGATTCTTTAACCTTATCAATAGTAAACTCTTCTTTTATCTTAGCTAAAACAAAATCTAAATCTTGCTCTTGTTCGTTTGACTCGTTATATTTTCTTAAATATTTCATATCTTATTTCAATTTTATATGTATGTATAACCAAAATGATTGTGGTTTAACACTCACCAACACTTTACCACCCCATTTCTTAGAAATTACCCAAGTAGTAAAATTATTTTTAATATTCATATACTCACCTTCATCTAATTTACCATTATCCCATTTACCGACACCATAATACCCAAAAGATATAACTCTATCATTTATAGTAGGATAAGATCTCTTTTCATGATAACCAGGGTTAAAATCTACCATATCCATTTTAATCTTACCAAGTAATAATATATCATTGTATGTTAGATTAACTAATTCCTTTTTAATGGATTGTGCTGATTTTGATTGTTGTTGAACTAACCACTTAATACTTGAGATTGATAACTTAAATTGACCAATTGGAAGTAAATTATCATAAGATATACCATATTCAAATTGACCATCACATTTGATACCGAAGTAAAGATTTATTTCATTCTTACTATAATCAATCTTATCAGAATACCTTAAAAGTGATTTGAATCGACTAAATATTATTTTAACATCATTAGTATTTAAATTTTCATAATTGTAATAAATCAAGAAATCTTTTGGACAATTCTCATAATCAGGACTAGATTCTTTTCTACCGAGAGCAGTTAATGATTTAAGGAAAGATGAAAATACACCTTTACCAGCAACACTTATTTCTTGTTGTATAACCGGAGCAGGCATTAATTCCAAACTCTCACTCAAATCTTCAATATCAGTAGATGTTAAAACTTGTGGTTCTATCTCAACAAGACCATTTTGTAAATAATCTTGTACTTGTGATTTTATATCAGATTGTTCTACCTCATCTAATAAATTAATAGCATTTGATAATTCTATATCTGAACCAATATCACCTAAATATCTATTTACGATGTTCATAACATACTCATCATCAGATATAGATTCAATCCACTCACCTAGTGATTTAAAATCCTCTGAGCTTTCTTTTATAAATTGTATGTACTTTTTAATTATCATAATAATCCTGTGAATGATATATTTACGATGTTATTTGGATCAAGTGTTCCAAAAGAATCTGTTATATTAAATCCTAATGAATATGTTCCTGATGATGTTATACCACTTATAACCAAACTTGAATAATCATATAATATGTAGTTACTACCCGTAGCTGAGAAAGTAACACCATTAGCTTCTTCAACATGGTCAACTAAAACACCAGCCATATCCAATGAACTAACCGTACCACCATAACTAGACATAGTTAATGAAACTGTAGCCCCAAATGTAGCACCTTGTAAAGTATTAAATGGTGAAGCTGTTGATCCAGGTAAGTAAACATCGGGTGTGAAATAAACAACAGGTGTGTATATTGTGTTGTATTCTATAACAACATTATCAGCAACATTAATTGAGTTATTTAAAGAATCTGTTATATCAAATTTCATAGAATATGTACCAGATAATGTAAATGAACTAATTGGATTAGTATCATAATCATACAACAAATAATTACTACTAGTGGTACTCAATATCAAACCATTTGACTCAACAACATGGTCTACAATTTCAGTTCTTAAACTATCAATATCATATCCAATAAAATCATTAATACTTGATATAGTTGCACCAAAGTTGGTACCAAGTGATGTATTATAAGGTCCTAAATAAACAGCATTTTCTAATGTTACTAATGGTGTAAAATAAACAACAGGGCTATAATCAAAGAATGAATTATCATCAATAACAGCAACCATAACATCAAGTGTTACTGGGTATTTACTATTTGGATTTGTTAAGAATAATTGTGGTATCCTATTACTTGAATTACCAGTTAATACTAATAACTGAGCCATTGAATTAACTCTAGAAACATCATCATAAAAAGACCACTCAACATAATTATCTTCTTCAATTACAGATTTAGGATCATAGGTTACTTTAATAGCTAAAAATGTTGCGTTATCTCCTAAACCTAAATGGTTTAATAAGTAATCTTTTTGACCAATTTTTAATAAAACTCTACCTTTTAATAATTGCTTATAAGGCATTCTCAAATTAGATAGAATTAAATTCTCGGCTGTATTTGATCCCTCAATAGCAACGAATGATCCATTTGATACTTTTATATAGTTACTACCACTACCAAATAATGATTGTCCACAAACACCCATATAACAATTTTTTATTTTAATTATATATTAAAATTTGAAAGTTATATAATGTCATCGAGTTGTAAAATATACCTTTCGTTTAATATAGCTGAGTTACTAACTCTGGTAACATTTATTTTAACACCTTTATTCAAAGAAAAATAAGGTATGTTTGATAAGGATGTTGATGATGTTCCGTGTATCTCTAATGGCAATGATGATGATAATCCATAAGAAACTAAATCATCATTATCACTAATATCAAAGATTATATAAGAACTAGTACCACCACCAACAGAATCAATTTTATACTGACCTGAAAAATCAAAAATAGAAGATGTACCAACATAGAAGTTATTCATTTGTAATGTACTACCAACTTTTAAAGAGTTTTCAATTATTGTAGTATTACCAGAAAACGGAACTTCAAGTCTAGCACCCGTTATTAGATTAATAGGTTGTTCAAAATCAATATCAAATCTAAAATCTTTCCATAGAGAAGCCGAATTAGGTAATTGTGTTGATGTATTATAAAAAACTGGTAAATCAATATCACCAATTAATAAAATCTCTGTTGTTGTACCATCATTTGATCCTATATCACTTTCCATAAAAATATCAATCTTCTTATTCTGAGAAGAAAATTCACTCGGTGTAATTAAAATATCAACCGATTGATTAATATATAGATCTTTATCTAAAATAAAAGTTAATTTGTCATTATTATCTAATTCAAGTTCTACTTCATCATTATTAATGAAATTAATTAAAAAACTTTTATTCTTTGGTACAGAAATATTTATAGGTATAATACCTTGAGCATTATATAAGTCAGTCGCTTTGTAATTATCAACCCTACTATATAATGGATCAATGCTATCCAAAAAAATCTGTGGCGGTGATCCAGGTAATATATTAACCTCAATACTTTCACTAGTACTCATTTGGTTTGCTGAATAAAGTCTTATTAAATTCTCAAGATTATTCATTCTAGTATTTAATACAGTTAAATCAGTCTGTGTATATACTAAACCTTTTATATTTCTCAATTCTTCTGATATCACAGAGTGTTCTGCTATAATATTAATGAAACTATCATTAGTAGATGCTAACCTTTTCATAGCATCATTAAATAAATTCATACTAAATAAAGAATTTATAGCTTCTGGGTTATAAGCATCAATCGTATTTTCATTAATTATATTAAAGTTAAGGTTAAGGTTATAAGAATAAGATGTACCATCTTGCTCACCATCAGAAACCAACTTTTTAATAGTTGGAAATCTTAAACTTATTTCTTCTGTTTTTAGATTATTATTTGGGTGGTCTAAAAATGAAATACCATATAAATTACTTTTAGAGTTACCATCAGAATCCTCAACAGTATAATACCATAATATAGCATTATACTCAAAACTCTTAGGTGGATTATTATTTACCTCAAGGGCATTAAACTGATCAAAGTTTGTAACAACTCTATTTGGTATATTCATCTTAACATAGTGACTTGTATTAAAGTCCAATGTGACACCATCAATTGTAGAACCATTAACAACAGGATTATTTACATCACCTTTAACACCATAATAATTACCGCTTCTTCTAATACTATCACCGGGAGCAGTTTCATATGTAAAATCTAAAGTATCAAACTGACCAAAGTAAGAACCTGGATAATTTTGAGGTGTACTAACAATAGGAGAGTTAAATATCTCACCTCCTTGTATTTCTGGTTGATATTGACTTGGTAAAATCGGAAATGTTAAATTTGGTTTATAATTAACATCAGTCAGAGTTCTAAAAAGAACATCAGGTGTTTGTCCCGTATGATCAGGAATATTAGCATAAACTTCTGTATAACTTCTATTGGCTTCTTGAACATTACTAATACCATTAACCTCACCAATATATTGAACCAATCTACTATAAACTAATTTCGCTTTACCCGATGACTCAGGAGTAGCACCAAGAACTGTGTCGATATCGAATATAATTCGCTGACCTTGTGTAGCACTTGATGGAACAATAGAAAGCACTGTCGTATTTATACCATCTACTGAATTCGAACCAACAAGTCCTGGGACATTATATATCGTATTATTACTAACATTAGATATATTAGTAATATCACCAACTCTGAAATTAGTAGTCCCACCAAACTCAATTTCTAATTTACCATAAAAAGATGGATCAGTTGATCCAGTTTGTTCAAAAATTCTCGTATTCCAATTAGTTACTTCTCTTTCTTTCCATAAAAATTCAGGAAAATAATCATCTAAGTTAATATTTCTCGATTGAAATTCTTGTAAATTACTAAAATACTCATCCTCTGGTATAGCAGGTTCAAAGTCAATAATATTTAATTTCTTTGCCCACTTAAAGAATAACTTCTCAGAAGTTGTTTCTAAGGCATTTGTATCATAATAATATTTAGTGTTATTTAATCTACTCTCTCTAATAACAACTTCTTGGTTGGCAACATAGTTTCTCAAAGATTCAATCATAGCATCAGAATAATTAGATGGTGGTGTTGCGTTTACAGAACCCTCAAAAGAATTCTCAAAGTCAAAATAGATTGGTTTTGATTGTGTACCAGCATTAACATTCTGCTTTGGTAAATTTACCAAAGTATATTTACTGAAATACATTTTATAATTTGTATTTTGATATGCTGCTGATATGTCCTCGGCCGCTCCCGGAAAAGCATAAAATGATGTTCCGTTCGGTTTAAGAGACTTATAAAGTGGAGTAGATGCCATTTACTTTAATTTTTTTTTAAGTTATACTATATATATTTATTCTCGGCTTCTATAAAAACAAAAAGGGTAATAATATATATAAATTAAAATAATTAGACAATGGGTTATATTTTTTATGGTTTCGGTATATTGATTTTATTATCTTGTGTGGTGGCTCTTATACAGTTTAAGAAAATTTCTTTTGTTAAAGAATGGTTTATTAAATTCAAAGAATTGTCAGGAGAATCTCCTAAATCAAATGATTTTAGAAGTAAAAAAGACTTAAACCTACACACAAATCGAAATTTATTATCTGGTATCGAACTTTTATGGGTATTATTTGGTTTGTTAACAAACAATTGGATTATATTCCTATTCCTGTTAATAACATCTATAATGCTTAAAGTTATTTTCGGTAAAATTCAATACACGATAATTGGTAAGATAATATCAATGATATTTTTAATATTTAGAATAGTGATTTATTTATTATTAATAATAAACCACTATCATTTACATATGGATTTGGTTAGTTATTTAATCATAACCTAATTCAAATTTCATAGAACAATCACAACCAGGACAATCACAACCAGGACAATCACAATCTTCGCAATTATTCTTTACACATTCTTCACAATCACAAGTACATTCTTGTTCATTCATGTTTTATGATAACATTTTCACAATTTCATTCATAGAATTCTCGGTTCCCTTAATAACATATTCATATAACCCAAATGCATTTATTTCAGTAGGAGTTTCTCCAAAGAATTTAATATCATTTAAGATTTCATCAATATCATTTCTCCATTTCAAATAAAATTCATAAACATCAGAATCATTTATAAATCCTTCTATTTTAACATCTTCTGGATTTTTGATAAAGGAATCAACAAAAGAAGAAAATTCACCTCCACTTTGTTCGATAGTTTTCTCAATCATTGATTTAACCTCATCTTTAACATCTTCAAATTTAGATGAATCTGGTTCTGATTGAATTTCATCAGCTTCTTTTATATACTGTAAATATTTTTTAATCATAATCTATATATTAATTTATCAAATCAAATTACATCCAAGTAGCATCACCAAAAACACCATTATACCAAAGTCCACCTTCCCATAATCCACTATCTAATATACCATTTGTCCATATACCTGATTTCCAATTAACGAATCTAAACCTACTAACCAATCTTAACCCTAAGTCAACAGGAGCATTAAGATTATAAGTCATAGTTCTATCAACATAAACTTTTGTCCATTTATTATCATTATCTTCATTTGTATATAATACGGTATACTTACCAGGATCAGAATTACTTCCAAAATCAACAGAATAAGAATTCCCTATTTGATTATCAATAATATTAAACTCATCACCTATATTAAATTTGAAAATACCATTCAGTGTAAAATAATTTTCACCAACAGCATCAAAACCAAACCCAATAACTTGAATATCTTCTAATATACCACCATGCCAAATTCCGGATTTAAAATCCATGTTATAAGCTATACCACCATAGAAATCACCACTAAACCAAGATCCTGTTTTCCAAATACTCAGATTATGTGAATCGGATACATCATACTCACCATCATCATTTAAATTTAATTTAGAATGGAAACTACCACTAACCCAATTACCAGCATGCCAAGTAGCTGTTCTACTATTATAAGCATTAACACCAAACCTAGATTCATCATTTTTAGCTTCGAATAGTCCATTATACCACATACCATTCTCAAAATCACCACCAAACCATTCACCATCTAACCAGTAAGCCGGTTCGTTATCAGTGTTAAATATACCATTATTCCATATTCCAAGGATCCAAACACCTCCACCAAAAACTCCATCGTTCCAAGTACCATCGTTCCAAATACCCTTAAACCAATTCCCACCGTTCCAAGTACCATCATACCATCTACCATTTACCCATAAACCATTATCCCAAGTACCATCATACCACCTACCACCAAACCAAGTTGATTGTGATATATCAGATGATTTTTCATCAACTTCAACAGAAATATAATTATCTTTGATATTCTTAGAATACCAAGTACCATCATACCAATCTCCTGATAACCAAGTTCCTGAGTACCAAGTACCACCAAACCATCTACCACATTCCCAAGTTCCTGAGTACCAAACTAACTCACCTTCACCTCCTAATCCCAAAACAGCTTCTGATATCTCAGCTTCAAGTATCCAAGGAAATTGAATTGCAAGTTGTTCAACATTTAACCCATCAACCAATCTAAATCTATATTTACTAAAATCAACACCAGATAATCTATAAACATCATTAGTCAATTTTACGTTATCAATAGATAATTCAATTGACCTTTTACCTTTTTTATCAACACCCACATCTATTATATCAACTGGTTGATAATTCAAGAAAGGATCCTTTTTAGTGTATTTAACAAATCCAGTGTCATTACCAACTAAAGGAGTTGTACCATAAGGAATATCTAGATAAAAGTTGTATTGATTTACAACAATAACCGGGTGGAATCCATAATATTGTTGATTTAATTCTTGTGAAGAACCAGTACCACCATTAAAGTCTAAAACAATACCCTCACCTGTTTTAAGATCGTGCTTTTCTGTACAAGAAATAAATAAATTCCCACCAAAATTTGAGGTCGTTAGGATAGGTATATTATACTCTCTTTCTAATCTTGTCATATTCATAGATAACTCATTCTTATAATCAATATAAAATATAGCACTCAACTCTTGTATAGTTTCAGCATCAGATAACATTACTTTAGCATAAGAATCTGTCGGTATCTTAAAGTTTAATTCTCTTTCATAATTATCAAAAGAAGATCCTATGAATATACCATCAGATGTTTCCAATCTACCCCTCTGTATATTATTAAGTTCTTGTAGATCACTACTTATTTGGTGGAGTTTTCTTCTTGATATTATATCAACAAAATAAAGAGGTGTTCCTAAATCAAGATTTAGTTTTTTATGAAACTCAATAACATAAACATTATCCGCTTCATTAAAGTATTTTTTCATAACCAACAATCTTTCTGTTGTTGATGAAGGAGTGGAATAAGTAGCTGAATCATATAGATTAACATCAACAAATGTATTAATAAATACACTTTCCCATTCTAGTTTTAGATCTACACCAAATGAAATTTTATTACCAGCAGTATTTGAATATGTTATACCATTATAATCAACATAAGCATCACTATCAGTTATCGTAGTTATACCAGGTAAAGGAATTCCTCTATAATCAGGCATTGCATAATATTCTTTATCACCATAGAATGCTGGACTTGGATCACCAATATCATTCATTGATTCTAAATAATCAAGTAAATTGTAAGTAGGTGTATATCCGAATTTCAAGAATCCATCAGTATATGACATTGTGTGATAATCCCCAGAAAGGTAAGAACTAGCAGAACTAGTAATAACGTTTGTAGCTAAATTATAATACGATGTTAAATTATTAAATTTAGGATTAATTGTTAAATTACTAGGGACGGAATCATCGGTTATTATACCATAACTATTGCCATCTATAATTAAATTGGTAGATGATGATAATTTAATATCATCTATATAAATCTTTTGTGAAGGATTTCCGATAGGAATGGTCGTCTGAACAAAACCCTGATGTAAAACAAATCTAAATTTTTTATAACCAAATGTTACTGGTATATTATAAGAAACCCACCCTACTAAGTTAATAAGAGGTATATTTAATAGGGCGATATCCACCCAAGTCACACCAGATAAACCTTGTACCGTTATACTAGAATATGTACCAGATACATAACTACCAAAAGTTCCATTACTGTAATTATATAAAAAGGATACGAGATCAACACCCTCAACCTCAGGTGATTCTATTATATATGTTGTATTTTGGTTTAATGTTTTAGCCACATCAGGTCGACCCCCGAAAATCGGGTCGAATTCCAAGTTGTTATCAACAACCCAATTTATATAAGATGCTGTTGTTCCAAACTCAAAGTCCATCAAAACCCCATTATTAACTGATGAACCACGTATTAACTCATAACCATTTGATATAGGATGTGTGTTAAATCTTTCCTGTAACTCATCAACATCAGAATATTTATTCAGATTTGTCAGAGTCACGGAATATGTAGTAGTTGATAATTCGGTTATAATGTTTTGATTAAACTCACTAAACATATATAAATATTTATCACCACCAAATTCAGCAATCTTATTAACAACAAATTCAGAATTAACAACATTACTTTCTAATCCAAAAGCATCACCAACCACAACCTCATAATCATCTGCTACTTTAGCAACCATTAAATAATCATATAAATATAAATCATATGATGATGATGGGGCTGATATAGCAGTCATACCAGCACCATTAAATCTACCAAGACTTCTATTATAAATATTAGGAGCTAAATTTTCTATATCAGAAAAAGTATCTGTTATTGAGGATATGATTAATTCTGATTGAGTTGGTGAATATGAAAAATCTGAGGATAATAAAACTTTTGTTGATTCATCCAATGGTAACCCAGTAGAATAAAATTCAAATGTTTTATACCTATCTGACCAATAATCAAACCAACTAACTTCTGATTGTGTCATAAAGCTAGGTGATGTAGCACCATAAACTAACGAACTAAGCGATATAGAAGAAGTTGATGAAAATAAATCAGCCGGGAATGATAAGGAATTCGGTAATCTATATTGACCATCATCTGTGAAGAAATTTAGCTTAGAACCCATATCATAATCCAAAAATAACATCTTAGACTTTAGCCTCGACTCAAAATTCTCATCAAGAATTTCAAAATTAAATGTAGTACTATAAGTTGAACTTCTCAATAAAGATTCATTTCCACATAAAATCATTTCATCACCTAAATAATCGAAAGTATTATTCGAATATAAATTTGATTCAAATGTAGCTGAAGCGGTTGTTGTTATTGTATTTGAGTATTCAATATCGTTATTATGTTCAACACCAATTTCACTAAAAAGATTAATATTGAAGGAAAATAAACCACTTTCGATATTAATATCATTTATACCAGTAAAATAAAAATCATTAGTTCCTTCTCTCCGAGATATATTTCTAATATCACCATATTCATGTAATTCAATATCATTTGATCTAAAATCTAAATAAAGAAAATCATAGTCGGGAATTGAATTATTAATATCGTGTACTATAAATTTACTATCATCAGTAACTATAAATAACAATTCTTTATCAACAGAAATCGATTGACTACCGTAATTATGAGAATGTGTTAATCCCCAGGTATCTATGTTTGTATATAACATATCATTAATATTATCAACTAGTAAATACTCATCCTCACCACTTGTGTTTTGTGGTGTTGATCCATCTATGAATCTAGATATTCTTCTTCTATAAGCTGTCCATCCAGATAAATCTTTTATAAACTCAATAAACACACCAACATTACCACCTATGAAAAACTTATTAGGGTCATAAAAAATAACCTTATTATAATAATAAGTATCGAAGTCTGGTATTTTAATAACTTCCCAATGAAATCCAGAATCATTTGTAACTAAAATAGTATTTAAATCACCGACAACAGCACCTCTCAAATTATCAAAAAATGAAACAGATTTTAAATTGGATGTTGTTAAGTTTTCAACTTCAATTCTCTCAACATTAAAATCATGTTTCCTAACTTTCAATAAAACACCACCATCACCACAAATCCAATAATATTTAGATGTTTGTGAAATACTTCTTAAATTAACTTTATACTTATTACTAATAATATTAGAGACATTCTCTTGGTTATTTAGTATAACACCAAACTCACCAACAGATATAGTTCTTTCTGGTATACTATAAGTAATACCACCAATCTCATAAGATTGTTCGCCATGTTTTATAACGTCATAATAGTTTATCTCAAATAAATTATTATAATCAACTCTGTTTCTTAGTAACCAATTATGTTTTTCGATGAATTCCATTGGTTGATCCAATGAGGATGTTGGATAATATCCATTTAATAATCTAGATAAATGAAATTGCTTTTCTCTGTTATTAGCACCTAACTTAGCAATAATACTAAACCTAACACAATCTTCATAATCATCTAAATCAGATTCTTTTGATAATAAAAAATTTTCATATTTATAAATACCATTTTCATTACTATAATATTCATATTGTATTGTTGTACCGAAATTTTGAATTTCTGTATAATTACCACTGAAATAATCATCTGGGTTAGTCGTATTTGGTAAAACTTCTGTTGTTTTTTGATCTTTTATTAAAATTCTATGACCATCTAAAAGTCTAGTACCATCAATAACCCTATTAATAACAGGATCATATAAATCAAATATTTGAGTTGTTGTGGTAACATCAACATATATGTAGTTATTAATAGAATCACTTATTAATCTATTTGGTGTGAATAGGTTTTTTAATGTTAATCCATATTCAGATAAATATTTAGTATAATAATCATATGATGAATCATTAGTTATTTCAACAGCATTTTGTGGTGGTATAAGTGAATTACTATAAGGTGATCCACCCAAACCAATATACCAGTTTCTAGGCTTATATTCACCTAATATATCATATATATTGTTTATATTATTCATAGGTAAGTATGCAGCACCACTCAAACACTTAGAATAGAATCTAACAGATGATAACTCTTGTTTTAAGTAATCAAACTCACTCTTAACTAAATTATCACCACTAGAAGACCATTTATTATAATCATTATCGAATATCCACATATTACTTTTTTACTTTTAATTCCCAAATAGCTGTCTTACTATCAAGTTTAACTTGACTATCAACTATTTTTACTTTCGATTTTTTTAAAACTGATTTCATATCAGAAACAAATTCTTCATATTGATAAATATCAAGTATATACTCAGATATATCAACCTTATAATTAATTTCTTCACTGAAAATCAATTCATATATTAAATCGTCTTTACTCTTCACTACAAAAATATATTTTTTCGGTATATATATTAAAAATTTTGAGTTCTTAAAGAGATATAATAGAATAAGATATATATTAGTATATACCAAAAAATTAATTTACTGAATGAGTAGAAGAAAACAAGATCAAAATGAAGAAGTAAAAACCGGAATAAAAGATTATGAATTTCAGAAAATATCAAGAAAGAAGAATTCATTAACAAAAGCTGAATTTAATAAGTCTAGAGTAGAATTAACACCAAAACAACACTTATTATATAAAGGAATAAGAAACAGTATATTAACAGCCGTTCACGGCCCAGCTGGTACATCAAAGGCACAGCCACTAGATTCACCAATACTAACACCCGATGGATGGGTAAAAATGGGTGATTTGGAAATTGGTGATAGGGTCATGTCTGTGGATGGCAACTCAACGATAGTGACCGGTGTTTTCCCACAAGGTGAAAAGGAAATATGGGAATTAACATTTTCTGATGGATCAAAAGTGGAATGCTGTTCCGATCATTTATGGAATACACAAACTGAATCTGATAGAAATAATAGGGAATGGACAAAAACAGTAAATGGTGTTAGGAATAGGTATAAATCACCAAAAAGTGGATCCACAAAAACAACCAGTGAAATAATAGACACTCTTTATACAAATCGTGGTAGAATAAACCACACAATACCAATTACATCACCTGTAAATTTTACTGAAAGAGAATTGGAAATTGATCCATATATATTGGGTTGTTTAATAGGTGATGGTTGTTTGAGACACCATGTTGGATTTAGCACAGCGGATTCTGAAATTATCGAAAAAATAACAAACTTATTAGATGATGATATAAGTGTATCTGATAGAGGAGGTTATGACTTTGCCTTAGTTAAGGAAAAAACAACAAGGGAGAATAAATTAAAACAATATCTTAAAAAAATTGGAATATGGGGTAAATTATCATATGAAAAATTTATACCAGATTGTTATAAGTATAACAGTGTTGATAATAGAATATCTATGTTAAGAGGGTTAATGGATACAGATGGTACGGTATCAAAAGATGGTACATACGTTAGCTTTTGCTCAACCTCAAAGGAATTAATAGAAGATGTAAAGGAATTGGTACAATCATTGGGTGGTATATCCACAGATCAAACACCAAGAAATGAAAATTACACACACAAAGGTGTGGTGAAACAAGGAAGAACATCATATAATTTAACAATTAAAATGAATCCAGATATAAATCCTTTTTCATTAAGGAGAAAATTTGACCGAGTTATACCTAAGACTAAATACAAACCATGTAGGTATATAGTATCAGCGAGTCTTATTGGTGTTAAAGAAGCTCAATGTATAAAAGTAGATCATCCTACACACTTATATTTAACCAATAATTATATTGTTACACACAACACATTCACAACGTGTTATACGGCATTAGCCTTACTAGCAGATAAGAAAGTAGAAAGAATAATAATAACAAAACCGGTACAAGAAAGTGGTGAAAATTTAGGATTCTTACCAGGTGATATGCAGGAAAAGTTAGACCCATATAAAAGATCATACTACAACACATTCGTAAAGATAATAGGAAGACAACAAACAGATTTTTTATTCGCATCAGAAGAAATTATATTTGAGCCACTAGCTTACATGAGAGGATCAACGTATGATAACTGTGTAATGTTATTAGATGAGTGTCAAAACGCATCTGTTAAAAAATTAATGTTGTGGGTAACTCGATTAGGCAGAGAGTCAAAAGCTGTTATGATGGGAGATACATCACAATATGATGTTAGGAAGAAAGATTCTGGATATCTAGATTTTATCGGAATGGTAACGGGTATGGATAAATTGAATTTATTCGAGTTTAATAATAATGATATTGTTAGAAATAAGTTCTTAATTGAAATTGCTAACAGATATGATAAATATCGAGCGGATAATCCAAATATCTAACTTGATTACCAATCCTCTCCTTCGTCATATTCTTCTTCATTATACTCTTCTTCTTCACTTTGTCTCTCAACACAACCATCACACTGTACTAGTTTATACTGATATCTGAAATTCACAGTATTTGATAACCAACCACCATATAAATCAAAATACTTAAATGTATCTAAATAAGGATAATCGTTCATTTCCCAATTATTTAATTTAATTCTTAATTCTAAAGTAGTAGGTTGTCCATTCACATCAAACAATACTTCTGATTTAGCACTTTGTTCTAATTTAGTTATATAACCATTTTCTTTGGCCCAACCCTTAAATAAGAACATATCGTGGTCATAAATAGAATAAATTCTATCCATCACTTTATAAGAATTACCATATTTATCAACAACATTTTCCCACAAAAGTGCTCTGGCTCTTAATTTACCATCGTCTGTTAAGAATATTAACATCTTCACCAATGAAATATTTTTTGTATAAAGAACCATATACTTATTTCTTTCGCTTTGTCTCATACAAGACTTCCAAAGACTACCACTTCGATTACCACAAGTAGTTGCATAATTATCTTCTAAATACCATTTTAATATATCGACACCATCAGTTATTTGTAACTTATTTTTATCAGGAGTGAAATATGATTTGAAAAGGTTAACAAAATCTTCAATATCTTTATCAGATATACCAAAATCAACAATTGATTGGCTTGATAAAAATTTTCTCAGAAATCTACCAATTTTAACATTTATTCTATTTGTAGATTGTATCATAAGATTATCAACATCATCCCAACCGAGCTTATCAGCATCAAAATCAATCTTTTTAATTGGAATAAATGATACAACATCAATTTTACTTCTATCCCTACGAATAAAATTACCAACTTCTATAATAGCCCCCTGACTACCATTAAGCATTATCATTGAAATTTTGTTATTTGAACTAACTTGTAAGAAGTTAGTTATTTCGTTGTCAAAAAAGAGTCTACCAAACATAATATATAGTATATGAAATTTTTAAATGAATATAAATCGTTTTATAAAGAAGGAGATATAGTATTAATTGAATATTGGTATAATGATATGATTACACCAGTAAAAATACTTGAAAAGGTATCAAGTAGATCTTTCAAAATAACACATAATATATCTCAGTCTAAAATTTTTAATGCTCCGGATGAAACAATAAAGACAAGCGATATCATCGATAACGCTCGAATTTAATTACACCACTTGTTCTTGTAAGTATTCATAGAAATATCTATCATACTGAGTATTTAAATCTAAATACTGTTCGCCGATAATTTCTAGACCATCTATTGTTAATTCCTTTTCTAAAAATTTATCTAGAACCCAACTGTATTTATCACCACCTGTTAGTTTGTTATATTGTTCTTCATCAAATTCATCATTTTTAGTAGTCATTTCAACTAACCCATTAGATCCATCATAATACATTCTTGATGTTTCTTTTTTTCTCGACTTATGTGATTTATTTTGACTTTTGAATGAATCCCATCCATCAATATAATCTTCATCATACCAATCATCATAAGTGCTATAAGTTTTACTTGAACTAGTTCCATAACCATAACCACTATATGGCTTTGGCTCGTAAATATTAGGATTTCTTTTCGTTGGTAATCCTTCCCAATCAACTTGAACACAAGCTTCAGCTAATGCTGTTAAGTGTGTGATATCTTGGTGCTCATTGGTTGTGTGTTCTTTGTAATACCCAACAGATACGTTTGTACATTCTTGGATATCATCAGCAAATTCAGCAGAATCAGTATAAACACCACCAGAATCTTTAGAGTAATCTAGTCCTAAGAAGTTAAATTCACCACACAAAGCATCTGCGAAAGAATCTGAACAAGAACGACCACAAGATTGGTGTGTTATAATTGATCCTGTACCTCTTCTATCAAATGAAAGTATTCTATCATAGTCTTTGAAATCTTCTTTCTGTGAAGCTAATCCTGAACCAATACATCCTACTTCTTCTCCAATGAAAAAGTAATAAAGTCCTGGAACTTGATTTTTAATCATCCAAAGCATAACCGTAGTACCAGCTTTATCATCAGCACCAAGTGTTGTTTTACCATCTGTTCTTATTAAGTCACCATCTAATACGTGAGTAACTGCAACATAATCTTTTGAAACCGTATCTAAGTGTGAAGCAAAAATAGTTCTTGATTCACCTATCTTATAGAAGTAGTTTCCATGAGCATCTTGTTCAATATCACTAGGGAATAGATTCTTAACCTCAGCCATAAACTTATCCTCAAATCCATAAGGAACTGTCTTGGATGTCAGTCTTAAAAATGTTTCAAATACAAAATCTTTTACTTCGTTCATGTTATTATTTTATTAGTTATATACAAATATAAGGATTTTTTAATGGAAAACCTAACTTTTTACTATATAATCTTAGCTGTTCGCTAACTTATGTCGGGTATCTTTAGGGTATCTTCGAGATTTTTAAAAGAATTAAAGATATAGGTATATAAATAAAAATGAATACTATGGTAGCAAAAACTACGGATATCCATGTTATACCAAACGCATGGATTGTTTCACCCAAAGATAAGGGTAGAAAATCAATTAAAAAAGGAAAAGTCTTCTTAAATGATGGAGACGAATTCGAAATCGAACTATTTAATCCACTTACGGAATGTGTCTTAGCTGACATCAAATTAAATGGTCAATCAATCTCAAAAACAGGATTAGTAATTAAACCAGGTCAAAGATTTTATCTTGATTGTTTTGTTGATGATAAAAAGAAATTCATATTTAACACATACGAAGTTGAAACTAATCTACAATCAATACAATCAACTAAAAACAATGGTTTATTAGAAGTTTTCTTTTATAAAGAAGATGTTGTTACTATTAACAACTGGAGAAGTAGATTTGATAAAGTTATCGTTGAAAGATGGTATCCTACATATTACCCAGGTTATAATCCTTGGTGGGAACCAAATAGAATATATTTCAATAGCGGAGCCACAACATTAGGAACTTGTGGAACAACCACAACTGGTAACTTTGATGGAGGTTCAACATCAACAACAACTTACGGATCTGTAAATGCTTTTGTGACAAATACCGGAAGTGTAGATTTAACTTCACTAAATGCTGTTTATGATAGTGGGTTTAATAACAACTCTATGCTTTGTTCATCAAACAGTAATTTCAACATGAAACATGAAACTGGTAGAGTTGAAAAGGGATCATCCTCTTCTCAAAAATTCACAGAGGTAGATATAGACTTTGAAACTAATTATATCTCATCAACAATTATTGAGATTTTACCAGAAAGTGTTAAACCACTTGATATTAAGAAAGTTAAGAAAAAAACGAAACCAAGCGAATCTGATGAGGTTATTGACTTAATCAGAAAGCTTTCTGAATTACACACAGCCGGTATATTAACCGATGAGGAATTCTCGTCAAAAAAATTAGAACTACTATCTAAAATATAATAAGTAAAAATACGAACAGTTAATTAAGAGAGTCTAAATGACTCTCTTTTTTTTATATATACACTATGATTAAAAAGTATTGGAAGTTCATAAGAGAGTCTATAAAAGAAGATATAGACGATGGTAAGTTCTGGAAGTTAGACGAAGATGATATACGAGAATTTCTAATAGATTTAGATGATGAGAATTATTTAACAACAGTAACATTTGGGTTTGTTAATGAAGAAGAATCATATAACTATAAAGTTAACAAAACAACCACTAGTCAAGTTTTCACAGAAAAAGTAATACCTGGTGATGATATTAGACCAGCTTATTGGATATTAATAGAAACCGGTAGAGATACTTCTAGTGTTGATGTAACTGATTCTGTTATTTTCGCACATGATATAATTAAGGAGAAGGTTGATGGGGAAATAACAATACATGATGAGGATGGTCGATTAGACATAAACAACATTCAATTAAAAGGTGGTTTATGGATAGGAAAGGATGAATCGAGAAACCAAAAAGGAGAAATATTTTTTAAACATTCAGAACAATTAGAAGCTAAAGAATACATAGCTTTGTTTGTTAAACAAAAAAATACTGTTGAATTAACACAGAAACAAGTTGCTGATTATTATGGACTTGCTTATGACAAAGAAGATAAATCAGGTGGTGTTTATATACACGTTGATTTGGAAGACATGGCTGATTGTCTATTAAATAGAAATGATGATTATAAAGATACACTAGTTGGTGGTACTGAGAATATGTGGGATCATTATGAGTCACATTATTATATACCAGACACACAATCATTTTTCCAATATACATTAGATAAAGAAAATGAAGTTTTAATGGTTAAGTCAATTATTAAAGAATATGGTGGATTTCAAGAAGTATTAGATAATTTTGATTGGCCACATATGTCAAATGGATTTGAAAATATATCATCAGAAGATGAGCTTATTGAATTTTTACTAAAGGAAAGATTTTATAGGTCGATAGATGAATTATCAAAGGATATAGAAATATCACAAGAAGCTAAACAGATAGCAGCCGATTGGGAAATGGGAGCACACGTTGATGAGACATATAACAGTATATTAAGTTCCTTTGATTATAAGGTTGATGAAGAATTTGACTATCAAAAAGTTGATATAGATACTTGGGTTAAATCAAAACATAATTCATCAGGTTACACACAAAGTATAACTTATTATGAAGTTGAATTTGATTCTAAATGGATGGATGACTTTGATTCAGATGATTTATTCAGAGAATCATCAATAAGAAATTTATGGGATGAATGGTGTGGACAACAATGGTTTAATGAAACTTTAAATCCTAGAATACCAGATTATGGAAGTGCGGATAGTAAAGGTATAAATTCAGATATAAAACATCTATTAGATAATTATCTTAAAGACCACTAAGATATTCTTTCAATTTAAGTAACATATAATCAGTTATTAAATCAGAAGTATTCATCGAATCAATATATTTAGCATCAACTTTAACAGACTTACTGAGTTCCTCAGCTTTCGAACCATCACCCTTAGCGATAACTTCATGATAATCTCCCTCATTTAATGGAATTATAAATGGTCTGTATTTATTAGTATGTGCTTTACTAATAAATAAAGGCTTCATTTCTTCTAATTGATAATCTTCTCTTAAAACAATACCAGCTTCTTCTTCTAATTCTCTTACTAAAGCTCTTTCAGTAGTCTCACCGTCTTCAATACCACCACTTATAACAGTTATATGATACTCTTGACCATCAACATATTTAAAAGGTGGTATATATTCATAACGAATAATAAATTGATTACTTTCAATTAAATAAGGAATACAAACAACAGCATCTCTTTCTTGAATAATATGCCAATCCTCATATTCAATAATTTTGAAGTAATCATCATTATAGATAATTTTATCCTTTTTACCCCCGAATTCATCTTTCGACTTTAACTTTGAAAACTTTTCCATTAATTTATTATGAGTTTTTATTATATATTAAGTTACTAATTTAGAATTTATAATTCTTAGTAACTTTACGACATTTAATCTGACTCTTGACATTGTTAAGTTCATTAACACCGATTTCAAGTTTGGCATTCTTACGTTTCATAACAAGACCTTCTATCATATCGATTGGGGTTAATGTATTAAATAAATCAAGAAATCCATCATCATATGATTTAACTCGATAAACATTATCAGTTACTTTATAAACATAATCTTTTTCACACTCAATCTTACCATAAATATTGTCAAGTAATTCAACTCTCTGTGAGAAAGTTTGACCAACTAAATATTCACCACCAAATGTAAGAATATCAAATATAACAAATTTATGATTGAAAACTTTTTTAGTTTCATCTTTCTTACTCTTATTCATATACTCTCCGTTAATAACCATCCAATCACCATTACCCCGATAAATATCTTTAATTTCATTTGGTGTTAATCTAAAGTTTGTCAACCTTTGATTATGTCTATTCATAACCATACTATCAACACCATTGGTGAAGATAACACAATTTGAACCATTAAATTTAGGTTGAGCTAATAAGGAACCACCATCCCAGAAATCCAAGTCAGTTGTTGGTATAGCGTTCTTTGGACGGGGTGGGTAAATATATCTATAAGTGTTGTATCTTGCCATAAAACAAATATAAGGAAAATATATCAATTAAACAACTCAATAGACTTAAAAAGGAAAATTAGAGGTCGGGGATGGATTTCAACCACCGTAAAAGACTTTGCAGGTCTCCACCTATTCACTCGGCCACCCGACCTTATATTAAAAGGGTAAATCGTTTACTTCGTTATCAGAATTAATATCCACTAACCCATCTTTGTTGATTGTATCCATCTCAATCTGGTTCTTATAATCTTCTGACATTGTTATAAGAAATTGGAAACTAGAAGCATCAACATCACTTCTTTCAGCGTAGTCATTTATAATTGATTCTATATACATATCTTAATTGTTTTAATTAGATAACAAATATAAGGAAAAATTATCGAATTAACTAATAACTGATGTATTCAATTTCATTATAACATCAATTTTATTTCGGAAAAATCCCTCATTGAAATCAACCACATAAAATATAGAACCACCATCAACTATCGGTTCGATAATATCCCTTATTTCTATTTGATATTTATTACTCGAAAGTCCACTTTCGATTTTATCGATTTTCAAAACATCACCAAGTTCTTGAACTAACTCATCTAATGTTTTTTTCTTGAATATATTCTTAAATTTTCTTTTCTCAAGTTTAGATTCAATACTTTTAAGAACCTTAAATATTTCTTCATTACTAACACTCATTTTCTCATTTTCTTTTTTTATATGAACTACTTTTACATTTTCTTCATTTTTCAACTCCTTATTATCTTTTATTTCTCTTTTAATTTCATTAGAAAAAATATCATTCTTAAATACCATATTACCCTTATCATTTAATGTACAAATAAATTGAAAGTGTGTTTGGTATTTATAACCATCTTGTTTACTGTTTAAAACAGGATCAGGACCAGCTATACTAAAACTATTATCAAATCCTTCAAATGAATACCATTTATAATCTTTAAGAGTAAGTTCCATACTATAAGAACAAATAACTCTACAAACTATATGTTCTTTACCACTAAATGTGAATATGATAACATCATCATTTTTATATTCTTTAGAGGATGTAAAGGATACTTTATTTTCTGTTTTAATTAAATCAAAAGTCGTATTTAATCCCTTTTCCAAAAACTCTGGTTTAAAATAACTGTTATTAACTGGTTGTAAAATATCTTTATTTGTATTATCTAAAGAAACATAAACACCTCTTGTTATTTCATCATGTCCTGGTATTTTATTCCATTTTTTACCCTTCTCATTATCAAAGTTAAAATGGTCTTTCAATGATTGACAAAGATATTTAAAAGTTTTGGGTGCTTTTTTATTCAAAGAAGATAATAATCCACCATAACCAACATCAGAAAAAACAATAGTAGAGCCTTTTAATGATTCTTCCTTTATATCTAGAATATCTTCTAATATATTTTTACAATTTTTTTCATACTCAGAGTCTTTATAAAAAGATACACTTTTATTACTTGGCCCCTTTTTAGTTCTTATACCCATACTGTTAGATAAATCTCTTATAATAGATTGACCAACTTTACCTATTCTAGCATTATTATCACAAAAAACAAATATCTTATTTGGGTTATTATTTATATAATCCACTTTCCAATCACCATTGTATATTTCAATCTTCATAATTTATTTCTTTTTTGTGGAAAAAATCACCAAGTGTTGGGTTATTAACATAATCTGGAAGTAATCCAAGTATTTGATCTATCTTTCTTTCTCTCATTTTTTCCTTTGTATATATAGTATCCATATCTATCATCTTACCAATATCCATAACATTTCTTCTAAAATACTTAGCATTTCCTCTAGTCTCTATTATATTATAAGTAATGTTAGGAGTTTCTAAATATCGCCAACAAGGTTCTCTTTCATCTTCCCAATCATAATCATAATCTTCATAGTAATAATTCCAATAATAACAATAATAGTCTAACTCTAACTCTAACTCTAGAGATAAAGTATTATCCATTAATTGTATTTTGTTTTTCGTTATCGCCATCTTTTATAGAAAATTCGGGTTTTTTGTGCATAAAAAAAGTATAATTTAATAATTATACTCTTTAAACATTAAATGTTTAGTTCATATGTCTAACATCTTTATGTGGCTTCTTCTTTTGACCAGAATGACTCCAGAACCTAGCAAATGGTGTGGTAAAGAATTCATTATAAGATATAGTATCATCCAAGTGTAAAGTTATACCATTATCTCTACAATAATTAGCTTTAACCACATCCCAATCTTCATTACGAAACTTACTTTGTATAGTTCCATCAGGAAATTCAATCTCACCAGTAACTAAAGAATCACCTTTAACAAGAAAATCATAAACAGAAAAAACGTGTGTGTATTTAATACCATAAGAATCGATTTCTGATTTCATTTCATCAGTCCAAGATCCACCAGTAATTATATGCACTTCACCTCCATTTTTTACAAAAGCATCTGTCATGAATGCAAAAAACTCCGGCATGGCATCTATAACACCATGAACATCGATACCCAATTTAATTTTGGATGAATTACTTTCGTTTATCATTTCACTAAATTTATTCATTACTTATATATTAATACAATAAAATGTTTATCTTCGAATCTCTTAAATACTTCTGTTATGAGGTAATATTCTCTTAAAAGCTATTTTAAAGTTCCACAAAACTACAAATATTGTATGAGCAATCTCCGAAATAGCCATACCATTGAAAAATGATAAGAATATCAAAGGAAATACCATCATACATATAGATAATATCATGTGGTGGATCCAATCTTGGTATTTTAATGATTTTCTATGTATATGAGCAAACAAAAATATAAAAAACGGAAATGTAAAGAAGTATAGATAAGCTCCAAAATTATGTAAAAAATAATAATCAACATTAAAGAATCCAACCATAAATAAAACAAATGAAACAAATGAAAACATTATGTGTGACACATTCTTATACTTAATCCTTTTATTATGCTTTATATAGAAATGTGTATTTAGAAATATAGAAATGGATAGTAAACAAATTACACCATTCCAAATTCTCTCAACAATTGATCCTGTTTCTCCCCATTTAGATAATTGTATCTCTGTTAATTCAAATCCGGTAATATCCCAGCAAAATAAAAACACACCAAAAAATAACATAATTGATATAAAGGTTTGGGACCTTCTTATGAATCTGACTAAATCCTCTCTCCTTTTCATAATAATTCTCTCCAATTTTGTTCCTCAACAGGCACAACCAAACAATTATGTCCCCTTTCGACACAAACTTTATTTATTAAATTTACCTCATAATCATCATTTTCAAAATGTCTATCAATCTGTAATATAATTATATGTGAAAATTTCATTTCCCGATTGGTAAAATAAACCTTTTCTATACCCAATTCTTTTGCTAAGTTATAAACTTCTAAATGCTCATTTTTCAATCTATCATAATCATTCTCAGGTCCATATCTTTTAGTTAATATCATTACATCATGACCTTCACTAATATATCTTTTAGCTAGAGACTGAATCTCCAACTTTTGTTCATTAACTGGTACTCCACCGAATTCATCTTCTAGCGTACCATCAAAATCAAAACTTATTCTCATATAAATGTTTTATTATAAATTTCTGTTATAACTTCTATACCATTTTTACTAATTTGTCGTGTTCCAATACCAGCAAAATTTTGAAATTTTATTTTTGGACTATCCTTCATCTGTATAAAACTCAAAGAAGAATAAGACCACCTAAACCATTCATCTACCTTTTGGTCATAAACATAAACCGGTTTTTGATTATTTATAGCCATCTGAACAGCATATCCAGTACCACCATCAACCATATCAAATTTACCTCTATTATAATATCCTTTAATATTTTTCTTTCCTACTTTCACAATATAACCAATCGCGAATATTTCATCAGAATATTTTACCTGTGACCAATTACGGGCAAGCATATTCATATACTTACTTATACCATATCTATTAAGAAACTTATTTGCCTTTTTTACTTCTATAATACCTTCTTTATAATCTTCTTCTGATATTTCCACCTTATTTTTAGATTCGTGATATTTTGTTTTATATGAATAAGCTTTTGTTTTAACACCAAATTCTTCTCCTATATTTTCCCAATAAGTATCAGAACCTTGAGCACCTCCTGAGTGACAAACAACGTTGTTTAAGTCTAATGGTTTTATTCCAAAAATATCAATCATTTATAACACTATTAATTTTTTGATCTCTTAAATATATCTTATAGTTTTCACTATCAGTGATAAAGTATTCACTCATTTCACTTTCAGTAAAGTAGTACATTTTCACTCTTTTATTATGTGGTAATTTCCACCAATTAACATTATCAGGATCATACCCAAACATATCATCTTCTATACCATATCCGTGGCCCTTTTTACCACCAACTTCTGGGTCAGCATTATATGTTAAGTTACCTCTACCTTTTATAGAGTAACCACTAGTAAGTTTAAGTGTTTTATATGCTTTTATACAAAACACTTTTTGTACATCCCACCTATCTTCCATATAATTTATTTATTTTACTTTTTCGTTTTTGAATTTTGTATATTTTGTATTTTACAGCTTTAATTCTATCATTAATTCTATCATAGACATCATCAAAATATCCATCTCTTGTTCCAGTTGAATATGTTGAGTTTATTAACATTTTTAAGTGTTTTAATTCGGTTTGTAAACTTCTCATTAGTGATGATCAACTGATATAATATCCTTTTTAAGCATTACACCTTTTATTTCTTCATAAGAAGCTGGTGTATAATCTATTACGTTACAACCAACATCTATTACCTTTCTTTTGTAATAATCTTGGTTAGACTTCATTAAACTTCCATGACAATGACCGTGTAAATGCCAACTACCATAATGTGCTCTGTTCCAACTTAAAATTGGATAATGTGTCATTATAATTTGTTGATATCCGTTCATACCACGAGTAGATTTCAAATCTTCATCTTTAATAAAGATTTCTGTTCCATATTCATAGATTTCTTCCCAACGACCATACTTACGTATTTTTTTAAGTTTGTCGTGATTACCCATTATAAAATGTATTTTTCCTTTTAGTGAATGTATGAACCATTGAGCTAGTTCGTCTCGACAAAATGCTAAATCACCTAAGTAATAAACAATATCATCGTCTTCGATTACTGAATTCCATCTTTTGATTAACTCAGTGTGCATTTCCTCTGTGTCCTGAAAAGGACGACCATCAAATTTTAACACGTTTTTGTGACCAACATGGAAATCTGATATAAAGTAAATATTTTGTTTTTCGTATTTCATTAATGCAAATATAAGGATAATTTACACTATACTACTTTATTTAATGAAAATTAATTGTATTGTTTTTGAAAAACGTTGACGTAATGATTCGTTATATTTCTTTAAATATTTCATCCTTCAAATGATTTTAAGGAATCTTTTAACTCATCGTGATAAATATTATACTTATTAGTATTCTTATGATAAGTAGCTACGTGATGTAATTCTTCATTTGGTGGGAAAACACCAATATTTATGTTATCATCATCGTCCATGGTATCATAAACATCATCAAAATCTATATCATGTGTTTTATAAAAATCTCTTAACTTTTTCATCATTTTTCGGTATTCATCTCCAATAGATGTGTCCCATCTCTGATAATAATCTTTAAGCTTATCACTAATATCCTCACCAAGGAAGTGTATATAAAATGTTGTATGAGAAGCATCACCAGAACTGTTTTTACTTGAAATAGGCTCAACTAGAACTTTATTATGGTTTAATTCTAATTCACCAGACCTATCAATCATCTCCTGAATAGACATTCTAACTACGGATAAATCATCAACAATACCAGAAAACTCATCGAATGTGTGATCAGGCTTTTGTTTAAAAACAATAAGTATCATATACTTTATCTTATACTCTACACCATCTGTAAATTCTTTTACGAATAACCCCTTTGGATCACTTATCATTTTATGAACACTCACACTACAATTACTCATATCAATAACCTCTCTAAGACTATCAGTGAAAAAATCATCAGATAATGCGTTATCTGATAAAAAATCAGAATACTCATTAGATCTAGAAAAAGATTCGTTTATAATTTGGAAATTATCCCACTTCTTTATTCTCATCTCTTGAAATTCTTATTTTGTATGATCATTTTAGTATGTGTTGAGTGTGTTAAGTGAACATTGAAATCTTTTTTCACTTGCCTTTTTAAGAAATCTAAAAGAAAATCTTGCTCATAAACAATTTTATAACTACTTGGTATCTTAGTCTTAACAGTTTCTAATGAAACAGGTAAGTAATCTTCATTTACCTCTCTCTCCCAATTATCGGTATATCTATACTTTAATAAGTAATGTATAAATACTTTATAATTATCATTTATATCACCCCATCTTTCCTCAAAAGATTTTAAATAGAATTTATCACATTTATTTCTAACTTTCTTAACATCATCTTTGAACATATTTATTTCTTCTCTACCAATCTCAAGTGATGGTATCATATCTCTTATAGTTATCCATTTAAAATAACCACCAAAAACTTGTTCTTCCCAAAATTTCTTAATAACATTACCTAATGAATATGAATAAACTTCATGTATAACAGAACTAAGGTTTAATAATGGGTTCTTAGAATGTAATATCATACTAGTAGCTTCATCCCAATCACTTGTTAGAAAAGCTCTATTACCTAATCTAGTTCTAGCTTTTGATAACATTGTCTCGTCTAAATCATATCCTATTATTTTAACATTTGGATTTGATTTCATTATACTTTCTAAAAAAGTACCATCACCGCACCCAAAATCAACAATAGTATCAAAATTAAGCTTATCAACAAAGAAAAGCTTATCTTGCATAGATAAACTCATACCATCAATATAAGATTGTAAATCATATATTGGCTTTTCACCAACAAGTTCTTCTAAAAATAGTTCCCAATTAAGAATATTCATAAAGTATATATTAAATTATTTCCAAATTTTTTCTAAATCTATCTTAGAACTAATTTCAATAACCCTACCATTCTTAGTAAGTGAATAACTTTGAATAGGCATAAACGTTTTCATTATTTTATTAATTTTACTTAATTCAACTTTTTCTATATCATAATTAAATATCTGTATGAGGTTATCTATCTCATCAAATGATAATTGTGTTTTATCACCCAAGAAATATGTAAAATCATAAAAATAATTATTATACTCAACAGCATTAGGACTATCAGATTTAGATATTAAAAAGTTAGTTAAGCTATTCTCAACTCCAATCGATGGTAAAGAGTACTTATACCCATTTATAATAAATTCCTGTGTAACTTTATCATAAAATTTCATTAAATCATTATCAATATTAAAATAATTGAAATTATTATGACCAAACTCTATAACATCATCATGTCCAGTTTCTTCATCAACATAAGATAATTTTATAGACTCACCCTTAGTGAATTTAACTATTTCCAGAAACAGAAATATGATATCAATACTTTTAATATCATTAAAAGAATACCCATAAGAAAGTATAATATTCTTCCCTACTAAGTTCTTAACTTTGTGTATAATGACACCAAGATCGTCTTTAACGAAGTTATACTCATACGCTACAATATCTTCTACATCAGCTTTTTTTATCCAAATTTCAAAGTCGCTTTTATAAAATAATCCTTGTGAAGGTAATATACAAGGATCTAACTTTTTTTGTAAATTAAGTAGATTTTTAACTAGTCCGATTAAACTCATATCTAATAGTTATTTTTCTTATATATTTATTTTAGGAAGTTCATGTAGGTTAATATATAATTTATGTTGATTTTTGGTGATTGTATAGTGGAACTCTCGAAGATAAAAAGTAATTCAGTAGATTTAATACTAATAGATCCACCTTATCTCATATCAAGAGATTCTAATTTTAAAAATTATTCAGAGAATACATCAAAGGAATTAGTTTCTAAATATGGAAATATATCAATTGACTTTGGGGATTGGGATAAAGAAGAATTAAATTGGGATATTTTACTAAAAGAGTATTATAGAATTCTGAGAAAAGGCGGAACCTTATTAACATTTTATGATATTTGGAAGGCAAATGAAATAAAAGAATCTGCTGATAAATATAAATTTAAACAAAAAAGAGTTTCTTGCTGGACAAAAACAAACCCCGTGCCGATAAATTCAAAAGTAAATTACTTATCTAACGCAAATGAATACTTTTTTAGTTTTGTGAAAGGTGGTAAACCAACATTTAACTCTAAGTATGATAATGGTCTTTATAGTTATCCAATATGTCATGGTAAAGAAAGATATAAACACCCAACACAAAAACCATTAAGATTAATAAAAGATTTAATAGAGAAACATTCAAACCCTGGAGACTTGGTATTGGATACTTTTGCTGGAACTGGAACCACAGCTCACGCATGTATCTTATCAGATAGAAAGTATATTATGATAGAAAAGGATGAAGAATATTTCAAAATAATCGAAGAAAGATTAAACAATATCAAAGTAGAATAATATAAAACAAAATATAAAGTAATAATTATGTCAATCATTGTAAAAAACTCAGAATTAAATAACGAAACGATCGAAGCTTTAAACAGCTTAATCGAATTTGATATAAATGCTACAGCAGCATTTAGATTAACAAGAATAATAAAAGAAATTTCTTCTATCGTTGAAGATAAATTAACAACTGAGAAAAAGATTTTAGAAAAGTATGTTGAAAAAGATTCAGAGGGTAATACTATCAGACCAAAGGATGAATCAGGTAATATTGTTGAAGATGCTGTTAATATAACTAATGTAGAAAAATTTTCAAAAGAAATGAACGAATTAATGTCAATTGAAAACGAAGTTAACTTTGATAAAATCAAATTCGAAGATTTAGAATTGAAAACGGCTAAGGTTAAAGACTTAATTAAACTAGATTTCTTATTTGATTAATTCTTTACTAAATCCAACCCAAAAACATAGAATCAAAATTATATTTAAATCCGATAAGTAATTATCGGATTTTTTATTACCTAGTATCACTTTTTAATATATACATAAAAAGTAATTATATCGATGCCTTCTACTTATAGTATAAACGTAGGTCAAGTAACTGAATCTACAAGAAAAACAGACATTTTTACCGTATTAGGAGATTTACCTAATAATACACAAAAGTTAATATCACCTAGGGATGTTAGAGATGCTTTCTTAACAACTTGGGCTAATTCATCTTTTAGAGTTACAACGGGAGCAACTTACTCAACAGAAGAATATATTGGTATTGATTCTGGTAATCCAGAAAATAGAGATATAAAACAAAGAATATTAATAGGTAAAAGAAGTTTTGGTAATTTAGACATAATGAATAGTTCTCTTATGAATAGTTCAGATGCTGATATATTTCTTTACAACACAAAATCAGATTCACTAACACAAAGTTCAACAAAGGTTGCGATATTAGCGGGAACAAATTCAACACTACACACATTCGCACCTTATTTAGAATCAGTATTAAACCCAACGGATGATGCACTTGATCTAAATATAACAAACCCATCTTTATTCGGTGGTGATATTAATATTTTCTCAACAGTTGGAAGGGTAGCAATTAATGGAATTGTATTTCCAACTGCAACCGAAACATCAACTAATGCTTCAAATGGTAAGATTTTAAGATACTTTGGTACTTACCCATATGGTTCGTTGAAATGGGATGATTCGACTGTTACAATATCTGATATAGGAACACCTGGATTACCAACTAATATTTATGGAAGTCCTGTTCTTTTAAATGGATATTCTTTAGAGTTTGTTGATGAGAATGTAGTACCAGTAACAATTGGTGGTATAACACAAGGAGCAACATTTTTGACTGGATCATTCGCTGGTCAAGATTGGCCAATGAGTGAAGTTATAAGACAAATACTTTATCCTTATATAGAACCAGTTTTAGAACTAAGCATTATCAACCCAACAACAGGAACAACATATGCTGAAGCTGGAACAACACCTTCTTTAGAATTTGATTGGTCAATAACAACATATGCTAGAGATGATAATGAGTTAGTTAGGGATTTTCAATTTAGAGAAGATATATCTAACACATTAGTAACATCATTCAACGGAGATGGATATGGATCAACTTTTAGTGATATACCCGGAAGTTCAACATATTCAACATTTAATCATGCTACATATAGTGTGAGTGGTGATATGGAATTTACACTTTACGTTTCAAACGCAGAAGTACCATCAATTTCATATAATTCTATATCAGGAACACCACCAACACTTAGAGGTTCTTTCCCAGGAGGATATTCATTCAGTTCAACAGAAACTATAAGTTTCATAAATCCAATATTTTACGATTATGATTCAACAATAGCAACAAACGGAGCTGAATTAAAAACAGTAACAACAGGTTCACCAAAATTGATAGAACCTTACATGGGAGTTTCACACTCATATAAGGTTCCTTATAGTGGGAATGGATATGTATATTTCATATACCCAGGAACATACCCAACAGATATAAAGTATATCAAAGATCCAAGTGGATTCGAAATATATAATTATACATCACCAACCTATTCCATATTTACAAGTTCTAGTATAACACATCCTGATTATACAGGACCATTTAAAGTGTGGAGAACAACAGCTACATCAAGTTATGTTGGAGTTGGACAATTTGAATTTATATTTTAATTATGATGACATTCAGTGTAAATACAGGTTTACCAACTGAAGCGATAAGTTATCCAGTACAAGATTACTTGGATGATATCTTATTAAAGCTTGAGGATAACGAGGATAAATTAGTAAACCCTTTGGATATAAGAGATGCTATTTTGTCTTTGTGGTCAAGTGTACCATTTAAACAAACAACGGTTCCAGGTGGTACGGTATCTTATGTTGGATTAGATGCTATCAACCCAAGTGAAAGAGATATTAAAAGAAAAATTTATTTAGGTAAAAGAGCATTTTCTGGAACTTATTCATATAATGAATTTGATAATATAATGAATGATACTTTATTAACAAGTGATGTTGATATATTTCTTTATAATACAAAAATAGATACAAAAAGTCAAACATCAACAAGAGTTGCTATAATAGCTGGTACAAATTTATCACTACACACAAAAGCTCCTTATATACAAAGTCAAATAGTATCAGGAACTACACAATCACTGTCATTAGACATAATAAATCCATCATTTGGTGATGTAAACATACAAGGTAGTTTGATTGGTAGTGGATATACTGGAAGTGTTATAGTAAATAATATAATATTCCCAACATCCGATGAGAGTGGTTTATCAGCCTCTAATGAAAAGATTCTTATTATGGAGGATGGTGAATTAATTTGGGATTTTATAAAATTACCAGATTTAAACTATATAGGAAATACTGGATCACAATTAGATATTTATGGAACACCAACAAACGTAACTTCAGCGGGTCTCAATGGTTATTCTTTAGAATTTGCTGATGACAGAATGTGTCCGGTTGAAATAGGAGATATAAACTACGGTGATACTTTTAATAATATGCCTTTATCAGAGGGTTTAAGAAGAATAATATATGATTATTTACCACCATCTTGTAGTATAGAAATAACAGGTGTTTATTCAGTTGGTTATGCTGAAGTTGGTACTTATCCATCACCCTCAATACAATATACAATTAATAAGAAAACATTAAATACATCAATAACCGGATTAAGTAATATGATACCTGGGGCTTATCCAGCAATCGTAAGTAATTCTTATGAAACAATAACTGGTAGTTCAAGTGGTGTTGTTATATCACCAATACTACCAGTGAGTACAGAATTTAAAATTACTGTCGGTGATGGATTAAACACAGCATCAGCAAGTACTCAGATTACAGGTATTTATCCATATTTTCATGGATTTAGTACAAATTTAACAATGAATAGTATTGGATTAGCTGGGTTATCAAAATTAACAGAATCAATGGGTGATAAGATAATTGATATTAATGGGATTGGTAATTTATATTTTATATATGATTCTGATTATGGAACATTATCAAATATATATGATGAGTATGGGAATACATCATCAGGATCATTCTCATACACACCAATAGTTTTATCATCACCAACAGGATTATGGGCAGCAAAAGAATTTTATGTTTATCAATGGAATGGGGCTCCACAAATTGGACCACCATCGGTAAATTACCAATTCAAATATTAAAAAATTTATATATAGAACATGGCAATACAAATAATAGATAATTTTCAAGTAAATGTGGCAGACGCCATCGATAACAGATTAGTTGTTGGGCCTAGTCAATTTTATACAGACAAGGATGATTTACCTTATAAATACGCAGGTATGCGTGTATGGGATTTAAACGATGGAGTTAGTGGAGTACCATATGTATGGAATGGAACAACATTTGAAACTGAAGCATCTAGTGGTATTGCAGGTAGCGGTACTCCAGGATTCATACCAAAATTCATTGGAGGTGGTAATGTATTAGATGATAGTATTATTCAGATCGTTGGTAGTAATGTTGGTATAGGCATATCACCCATAAAAACACTTCACGTTAATGGTGATATACAATCAGATGGATCTGGTGGGTTTTATGGTGAAGGAACTTTTATAACTCAACTAAATGCTAGTAATATAACTTCTGGTACATTAGCATTAAGTTACTTACCTAATGGATCTTCGGGACAGGTATTACAAGCAGGAGGATCAAATCCGATTTGGGTAAATCAAAACACACTATCGGTTGGAGATAGTATAAATTCGGATAATATATATCACTCGGATGATGGAACGACCAGTACCGACAGACGGATACTTTTTATAAATTCAGATAGCGATGGTTACGATGATGTAAGAACTAATGCTGGGTTAGTATTTACACCCAACACTCAAAATCTCAGAGTGGAAGGTAAGGGAAACTTTATGAAGGGAGTCGGTGTTGGTTTTGCCCTTGGGGGTGCTGCTGTTGGTGCTTACGGACTCTATATAAAAGGGGACGAATTCAGTGCATGGCCTCTCTTTGTTACCGCAGCCTCTAATAATAGAAGCGCATATTTTGTTGGTAATATAGGAATTGGGACCTCTCCATCAACAGTCTCAGGGAGACATCTCGCCATCGCCGGTGGTACTTCAACATATAATGTTTACGGCAATCTTTTCACAAGTGGTGCTATTAGATCCACAACAACAGTAAAGGCGGATTGGTGGTTATATACAGGAACAGGTGGTAGCACCACTAATTCACAAGGTGGTATTGATATTCTTGGTCGAAGTACTGTACCGGCAAATGATCCTTTAATTATCACACCGGTTGCACCAGCACACACCTATATTTATAGACATTCTGCTGATTTTACCACTATCAGAGTAGATGGTAATAATGGAAGTGCAAATTACACTGGAGCCTTTAGTTTTTACCAGGATGGGTCAGCATCAAAAGGGGGTGGTGGTGGAAGTTGGTTAGGAACATCTGACAAAAGACTTAAAACTAATATAAAGTCTATATCAAACTCACTAGATAAACTTAAAAAGTTACAAGCTGTTGAATTCAATTGGAAAATAAGTGGTAAAAAGGACGTAGGGTTTTTAGCTGATGATGTACAAACACACTTTCCAAATTGGGTGACGGAAAGAAAGTCTCAAGATCCGGAAATTAAAAAAATTGTTAATGATGATAAAGTTAAATCATTAGAATTTCCAACTGAATGGTATGCATTAGTTTCTGAATCAATAAAAGAGTTAGATATTAGATTAAAGTCAATAGAGGATAAACTTAGTTGATTAATCTTCAACTGGATCAAACCAATAGTTAAAGTAGATAAAGTTATCACCAACTAGATTATAAGATTCATTATCATGTCTTACAATGATTTTATCATCATGAGATCTAACTAATTCAATCTCAATACCTTTTTCCATTCTTAATTGTTTACCAGTATCAACTGAATAACATATAACTTCATTATTTATAAGTTTATACATACCTGGATCAGGCTTTAACCAAGCTTTTAATGTTTTAATAACTAAACCTTTTATCTTAATAGTCCATTCTTTTGGTTGATATAAATCAAAGTCTTTGAATACTTCTGATTCAAATTTAGGATCTAATCCAGTTATGTTAAGAATCGTACCCCAATATTCTATATCATCAATGATTATTGACAAATAAACATCATAATGAACAGAATTAGATTTAATTATTCTTTGTATTTTAATATTTTTTATATCTTGGTCTTCTAAAGCTAATTTAGATCTTAATGTAGAATAAGCACTAGTTCCTTTTAAGTTATGAAGAATATCATCAATTCTAGACATAGCTTGTCTAACACCACTTTGGTGTTTATCAAAAGCATCCAAAGATAATTGTGGATTATCAGTCATTGGCACACCAGTACCACCAGCAGACTCAGCACCAAATCTTTGCAAATTAAATTCAGTAAACTCTAAAATAAGCTTATTCCTCTTCTTCATAATTAATATATATATTAAATATTAAAAATACAATCATATGAAAATTAAGAAAGTTTTTGAAAACGAAGAGATAGACATATCAACAGCAAGGGTTGGTGAGATAATAGAGGATTTGAGAGGATTTACTTCTACAATAGAAGATAAGAATAAAAAAATCGAATCTTATATAAACGAACTAAATAACTATAAAAACCAATCAAAGAAAGGAAATGACCAAATAGATGATTCTATATCGGCATTACAGATAATTAAAAAGGAATTGGATGATAGCTTAGACAAAGTTGATACAGTTATAAATAATCTAATGGATTATAATGATGAAGGAAGGAAGTATTTATATACTGAAAACAAATAATCAAAACATCATATAATTTATATGACGGGTAAGAAAACAAGTAATTCACTACAATCAGGTTTAGTTTGGGTGCCTTATATACCAATAGAAACAGTACAATCTATTTCTAATTCTAACTTTACACCAAGGTTATCTATCAAGTCTAGATATTTTATAAGAACTATAAATTTAATAAGGAAATCTAAAATAGAAAATATATTTAAAATTAAAAACCCAACTGATTAAGTTGGGTTTTTTGTTTAATCAATTGAGTTGTATTTAATATTACCATTCATTAAGTTTGCTGGAACATTATCTAACGTTTTATAATATTTATGTAATTCATCTAAATATCTTGTTACGCTTTCTGTTTTTTCCAATTTAGCAACTTTATTTATTATATCTCTAACCTCACTCATTAGATTTACTGAATTCACCGAATTCATTTCTAAGTAATTCACCACTAGAATTTGGATATTTATTTGGAAGTGTAGGCTCCCAAACTTCATTAAACTTTCTTAAATGGTTCATTTTATTTCCTTTAGTTTTTCATCTTTGCTAATTTCTTTTACCTCACCTTCATCATTTATCATCTCATCATATAACTTCTTTCCACCTTTATATTTACCCTCTCTTATAGTTAGGTCATTATAAATATCTGCTATTGGATTTATACTGGCATCAATTTTATCTACTTGAAGCTCTTTGAAAAACTCTATAAAATGAGAACCTTCAATTAATTTTTTTTCTAGTGATACGGGGTCTTTTCCTATTTCCCTATCAAGCTCACTTCTATAAATCCCAATACTAACCTCTGCAATTTCCCTAGTATAATTTATACTTAAAGAAACTATACGAGCATATGCTTTTTCGTAACTATCACCAAATCTTGTTTCAAACCCTTGTATTTCTATTGCCATAACCTTTTTTTTTTTTATAATCCTTAGTAAAATCAAACCATTTTTATCTTTACGATAAGTGCCTTGTTCACAACTTCATTAAACTTTCTTATATATTACTTATTAAATTTTAACTTATAAAGTGTTTTGTATATCAAACAAACAATATCATCAATTATACTATGTAAATGAGTATCTTCTTCTGATATACATTTTTTAGCATGTTTTATATATTCACCCAATTCTTCAAAATAAGCAACTGGTTCCTTTGATTTAGTTTCACTAGTGTCAATAACATCATAGTTTTCTATTATACCATACTGACCTTGATAAACCTCGATAACATCATCAACCATACCAAGAACTTCTTCATAATAAGATCCAAGTGCCATATGTTTAGCATAAGAACCTTCATCACCTCTAACTTGTAAATGATAAACGTGTGCCATTTCTCTACTTTCAAATAACTTAGAAAAGAAAGTAGAAACATCATTAGATTCTGTTGTACCAACTATCTCATCATCATTTTTTTCTTGTGGTACGATTACATTACCAGGTAGATTAGCAGTAACAGATCCATCTCCACTAATTGGTTGCAAATCTACCGTTTCTTCTACCTCATTTATTGCTTTAACTGGCCTTTTACCACCAAAATCTGAAAACTTTCTCATATTCTATAATTTTTTATCTTGTTTATATATTAAATTAAAATTTACCTTTTAACGCTTTAAATATTAATTCAGTCTCATATCCATCTGATCTCATATCATGATAAAATTCCATTCTCTGTTCTATATCAGGTATAGCATCACCAAACTCATTTTTCCAAGCTAATTCTATTATTTCTTCTGGTGTTTTACCATCTCCCATCATCTCTTGCTTATGTTTATATATTTCCATATTTTCTTCAATTCTTTCTTCAGTAGAATCAATGTTATTTATTTGATAATTTGAACCATACTCAATTGATGATAATATAGAATCTGATAGATACCCTGCCTCGCCCTCATTTTCAGCAGGTAATATAAGTTCTATCTCAGCATTTACTTTGAAGAATCTACCATTCTCAATATCTTCTAAAACTTTAGTGAATTTTTTCATGCGTATTTTTTAATTTATAAAGTATATATTAAATAACCCAGTTAAATTTCATTGAATTCGAAAAATAGAATTATAATTTTAATATATAATATGTACAAAAATAACTAAGCTTATGAGATTTTTAAAAAAATTCGAAAAATTTAATGAAGAGTTCGTAATGGGTGGACAGGAAGTGGAAACTAAACCAGCACCAACAACAACTCCAGATGTTAAACCAGGAACAAGACCTAGTAGACCATCACCAATAAGGAGAGATAAACCATCGGTTAATCCTAATCCTAAAATGGAACTTCCAACATCTAGTGTTGAAGACGTTGTTAATAAATTCGTGAGTCTCCTTAATGATAAGGGTGAAGACATAAAAAAATATGTCAATAAATAATGAAGAATTTTAACGACTTTATGAATGAAGAAGTTTCTCTTAAAGGTAACTCAGGTATACCTGGAGAAGGGGCTGATAAAGATGAAAAGAAATATTTAAGTGATGTTGAGCGTAGAGCTCGTCAAAGAATAGGTGTACCCAATGAGGAAAACCCTAGATTTGGACCTCCAAGACAAACAATGCAAGTAGGTAGAGAGATGATGGAAGTCATGGGACAATCTATGAGGTTTGTTAGAGGTAATGAAGATGCTTTAGAAGAATTAGCAGAAAGAATAATAATGCAAGAATATGCGTCTATATTAGATAATGTAGATTTAGATATTAAGATTGTTAGGCCAGGTGATGTTAAGGCTTTTATGGATGAAGAGTGTGAAGATTGTGAACCACCATCTATGCAATTATTAGAAGATCCCGAAATTAAAAAAGAGGTTGATAAAAGAAAGGTTATAAACAATATTACACAAGGTGAAGCTAAAAACACCAAAAGAATTTTAGCAATGCCAGAAGTTAAAACTGAATTACAAGCTATTCTTGGTCAAGGACCAGGTGAAGAAGCTCACACACTATGGATGAGATTAACAGAATTAGCTGATAAAATGGATTGGTTAATACCAGTTGATGTTAAAGGTGATATGATGGAACAAGCACCAGAAGGAGCGGCAGGAGCATGTTCAGTAAAATGGCCAGAAGCAAAAGAAGAAGAAGATTTATCAAAGAAAATATTAAAGAATCTTGAAGAAGATGACGCTGATATAGATAACGAAGATGAGGATATACAAGAATTGTTATCAAGTGGTAACCCAATTATAAAAGCAAGAGGTGTAGATTTCCCAATGTTATTACATGAAACTGTTAAAGGTATTTATGAATTAATAGCAGCGGCTGGTATACCAGAAGATAAAAGAACTGCTGGATTAGTTATGTCAAATACATCTACAATGGATGATGAAGCAGAAGAGTTCAGATATGGACCAGAATTAGCATCAGATATAAGAGATTTTGTTAATGAAGCTCCGGATGTTGATAAGTATCCAAATATAAGAGAACACTTCTATGGTGTGTTACACGCTTTACCAGTAGATGAGTTCTTACCATTGGTTAAGAAAATTCTTTTAAGTACCCCAGAAGCTAGAACAAAGGTTGATGAGATGGTAGAAGAAATAATCAAATCAATAGATGAGTATGAATTAGGCGAAGCTTTACCTAATTCTGATTATAACGAACCAGAAGAAGATGGAGATACAATTGAACCTAGTAAAGAAAAAGATATTTCATTTGAGGATGAGATGAAACAAAAAACAATTGAAAGAGAATCAGATTACTCTCAATTAAGTAAAAAAGAGATTCAAGATTTAATTGATGATGCTCTTGATGCGGCTATAAAGAAAGGTGATGGAGACTTTTCTAAAGTAAAAGAGCTAAGTGAATTCTTAGGAGAAGGAAAGGAAATTTATCTTAGAGAAATAGAAAGAATAAACGAGGGTCATAGTCACCACGATAGAAAACAAAAATAAAATTATATGAAACTACATAAATATAATCAGTTTTTGGATCAAAAGCCAATAAACGAAGATCTAAATAAATCTAAGAAATTCTTGAAGGAGAGACACCTTTTAATAAAAGCGGCTGAAGAAATGGGGTTGATCAAAGGTGAATTAGAACAACAATTGAAACATGGTGAGAAAAAATCACTAACACTAAATGATTTCACTGATGAACAAGCAAAGGAACTTAGATATATGATGAGAGGTATGAAAATCTCGGATGAAGAAATACAACAGATTGAAAGAGATCCTGAATTTTTGGAGTTAAGAGAAGAACTCAAAGATAATATTGGTTATTTATATAACTTCACTTATATGTATTATGTAGAAATGGTTACATTAGAAGAAATAAAGTCTATGTATAATAGATTATTAGAATACAAAAATTTATTAAACCAATTACCAAAAAAGTTCAATGTAGGTTTTATAGACACTAAAATAGATAATAATAGTGAGATTCTAGTAGATGGTCTTGACCAATTAGAAGATTATAGAAAAGTTAAGAAGATTGTAGATAAACTGACTAGTGAACTTAAAAAGGATTATAAAAAAGCGGCCGAAGGACAAAAAGAAAAATTCTCATCAATTGCCACAGCATTTAACGAGATGGGTAAAAAGGAAGACGGAACAATAGATGAAGAAAAGAGAGATGGTTTATGGAAATCATTCTTTGGTGAAGTAAGAGTAATTGAAGGAGTTAAAAGATATGTTGGTCAATTAAAACGTTACAAAACCATTGGTGAGTTTAACAGAGCGGCAGAAAACTTCTTAAAAGCATCAGAAAATTCAGATATATTAGCTTTTTATGATAAAATAAATGATTGTAATGAGAAATTTGGATTTGCCGGGGCTGATATAGTATTTGATGAGAATGGAATTCTTATAATAGAAGTTAAATCATTCCCAGCGAATCAAATGTTAAATGGACATACTAGACACTGTATTAAAGATTATAACAGTCAATGGGAAAATTATGTATCAAATCATAATAACAAACAATATTACGTTTATAACTTCAATATACCACAACATGATAATATGTCAGTAGTTGGTGTAACAATCGAACCAGGTCAAAGAGTAAGAGCAGCACACGCTAAGAATGATTCAAGTGTTGGAAGTGGGTTTAAAAGAACAATGGATAATTGGCAAAAAGAATATGCAATAAAAGATAATCTTTGGGATCAATTAAAACCAATGACACAAGAAGAAGTTGATAGGAGAGAAAGAGCTAAAGTAGCCGAAAGAAGGATTATCGAGAAAGGATTATCAATTGAAGATATTGTTAAATTTGTAAAAGAAGATGGTGCTAATATTAATAAGAATAATGGTGTGTGTTTGTCAAACGCTGTTGAAGAAGATGATATCGAAAAGGCTAAAGTTATACTTCAATTAGGAGCATCTCCTAACTTAAAGAAAGGAGCTGATGCTCCAATTTCAAAAGCTAAGAACTTAGAGATGATTAAGCTACTTGTTAGTAATGGCTCTGATATAACAGGAGATGTATTCAATAATATATTACACGATATGGATGCTTTAGAATATTGTTTAAAAGCTGGATTAGATCCTAACTTCAATAACTTTTTACCATTCAGAAGAGTTTGTAAAGGTAGTTGGAAAACAAGAGATGATATCGGAGAAAGTTATTTAGGAGCATTTAAGTTATTACTTAAATACGGAGCTAAATTATCTGATGATAGAGGTAGAAATATGATTATCAAATGGGCATCTGAATACTCTAGACTTGATATATTAGATTTCTTATCAGAAGAAAATCTTTCACAGAAGTTCACAGCGAAAGAATGGGAGGAAGCAATAACTTGGATAAGCCATTCAAGAAAAACTAATGATGATATAAAAACTGGAATATTTGATTACTTAAATAATGAGATAAGTAAAAAATCATAATAAAACAAAAACCACTTAAATTAAGTGGTTTTTTTATTTTCTAATACTTTGTATATTAAATACGCATCATTACAATCCTCATAAGGCTTAGGTAAATTCTTAACAGCTAATAATTCTTCACTAGATTGCTTACAATGTGTAGCCCAATAATCATTTAGGTTATCATTCTCAACAATTGCTCTTAACATCTCAGGTTTCTTAAAATTACCACCAGAAATTCCCCAATTATTCTTGTAAATATATTCAGTTCTTGGATTCTTACCACCAATCTTTTTCTCAATAGGTTTGTATGTTAATTTACATGATTCTAACTTCAATGTAGAGGGTGAAAGTACAAATATGTCGTCTGATACTCTATCAAATAGTTTCTTTCTTAGAAGTGTTGAAAACGTCACCAAATCGATTATATCACCAGCAGTACTTGAGAATGAATAACCCTCAATTCCTATTAAAGTTTCTTCTTCTGGATTTATAGTATCTAAGATATCATCTATAATATAATCAGTAATTCTATCATAATCTTTTAATTTCGTTAACTCACCTTCTGAGTAATCTTCGAACTCTCTATACTCAATATATTTATAGGTTATAAATTGCTCTGCCATCTTAAACCACTTCTTCATACCTTTCTTACCAGATACGGATGATTCGCGACAATAATTAAATATTTTAAATGTTTCACCATCAGAAACCACTAACCCTGTGGAAATTAAACTCGGATCAACTGCTACTATATTCATAGAATTATATATCTATCGAATCCACCTCTCTTTTGGTTAGTTTGGGTTACCATCATTATCATATCTCTCCGGTATAAACTGTGGTTTATGACCAATTTCAGTGATAACCAACTCATAATAAGCATCAGTAGATCCAAAATCACTATAAAATACCTTTAACCCGAATCCACTTAGTTGTGAATGAACATCATATATTAAATCGTGTATCTTTGGCTCTATATGATATAATGTTGGCATATCATTTGGAAAATCTATGGTTTTATCAAAAAGTTGTATAATAAATGATTTATCATCATTTTTAATGATGCCTGATTGTAATGGATTCTCTACTGAAAATCCTAACTCCGGAAACTCATCAGTTATGTATAACATAATATCACTTATATCATTATAAGTCATACCTTTATCACCATAAACACTTTCTTTTAGAAACTCGTTATACTTTTTCAACATACGGTATATATTAATTTGGTCATTGAGTAATATTTCCTTATATTTGTATTAATCACTACAAAATAAAAACTATGAAAGGACACAAATTAAATAACACAGACGCTCTTAAATTTATCTTCTCGGGTAAATCAACGACTACATTCTTAAATGTAGAAACTAATAACAGATTCACTTTCAAAGTGAAACAAGCTAAAGATTCAAACCTGTTTTTCGTAAGTCTTCTAAATGGACCAGATAATTATTCTTACATCGGAACGGCAGTAGAAGGTAATTACAGACACGGTAAGAAATCTTTAATAACAAAAGATTCACAATCTGTTAAAGTTTTCGAATATGTTGTGAAAAAATTAAAATCAAAGAATCTATCTGAAAAAATAGAAGTTTGGCATGAAGGAAGATGTGGTAAATGTAATAGACCACTAACAGTACCATCTAGTATCTTAACTGGAATTGGACCATCTTGTGCTAAGAAACTATCAAAGTCTGAAAAGAGAGATAACTTCCTTAAATTGATTCTCGCTTAATACATTAAATAAAAACCAATGACAAAAGATACTTATATTTTCGATCTCGATGGTACTATCGCAAACATAGATGCACGTAGAAAACTATCCACCAAAACAAACGGTAAAATGGATTTCAAACAATTCTTTGATCCGAAAAATATCGATTTAGACTTACCAAATGATCCAGTAATTCAAACATTACAAACACTTCACAAAGCTGGATTCAAGATCGTTATCTTCTCAGGAAGAAGCAAAGCAACAAAAGCCACAACGACACAATGGTTAAATAAATACAACATACCATTTGATGTTCTAAAAATGAGACCAACATCAAATACATTCGCATATATGAAGGATGATGATCTTAAAAAACATTGGTTAGATACAATTTTCCCTGATGATTCTAAAAATCGAATTATTTCAGTTTTTGATGATAGAGACCAAGTAGTAACAATGTGGAGATCAAACGATATTCCATGTTTTCAAGTAAATTATGGTGATTTTTGAAAAATAAAATTATATCCATAAAAAAACCCCAATCATAAGATTAGGGTTTTTGGGACCGACTTTGGAAGTCGAACATCCACCACCTTATTTTTCTAAATAAGGAAAATTATTTTTTCTTTTTTCAATATAACTAATCACACCACGTACAAAGAGTTCCTGTAAAACTGATTCACAAGTATATTGTTTGTCAAAATAGTACTCAATGTTATTACTAACATTATCCATACCTGCTTTATATAGTTTTTCCATAGGGAAGTTTCCACTTTCAACATTTTTTTCCTCTAACAATTCCTTTATTCTTCTCTGTAACATGGTGATGATTAGTATTTTTATTTTTTAGCTTCTTCAACAGACGCCGCTCTATAAGATGTAACTAACTTCTTAATCTCACCTAGAGCTTTACGAGCATCACCATCAGACTTCTTAGTTGGTTTGTTGTGACTCTCTTCAAATGTTTCCCACAATTGCTTTAATTGTTCAAAAATTTCTTGCTTCATATTTATTTATTTGTTTTATAACCCGAAGGTTTGGTTTTCAAGATTTACTTGAAAATATCTTCTGCGTCTGACGCATCTGTGAAACCGTTTGTATCATCATACGCGTCATCCTCAATAACTTCATTGAATTGTTTTTCAACTTCTTCTATTTCATCAATTGATTTGAATCTAAAATAATCATTTACAATAGGGTTCATAGCTTCTAACACCTCTTTTGTAAATACATCTGGTCTAAATAATTGTTTCTTACTAACTGATTTACTCAAATGGTTAACATACCATCTATTACCACCTGGTTTAAATGTCATTTCACCAGTTTCTTTATTCACTTCCATTTTACCTTTAGCAATACCTATTTGTTCAAAATATTCTGGTCTACAAAAAGCATCTAACCCTGTAAAAGGATTCATACCATTAGCAAATGAGATATCAAATCTGATTTTCTTAGGTTTAGCTAATCTATTCTTTTGTGTTTTGAACAATACACTAATCCCAGATGATCCTAAATCCATATCATCTTCATCACCCGTTTTTAGTTTAGACTTACTCATAAATCCAATAACAGAAGCAGAATATAATAATCCATTACCACCCTTTAGCACTGCTCGTGGAAAAAGATCCATGGTTAGGTAAGTATGGTTACATACTAAAAATGGAATATTCAAATACCCCAAATCAGTGTTTATACTTCGGAACATAGAACCCATGGCCTTCGCCTTTGTCATATCTTGTTTAATATTACCTTTCAACAAATCTTCTTTTTCTTTATTAGATGCCATCTGACCAAGTGAATCCAAAACTATTAACAACTTTGGTATTTCAAACCCATTAATCTTTTGCTCTTTCAACTCATCAACTAATTGGGTAAGGAGAATATTAACATCCTCAACTTTATTAGATCTTATAAGTCTAAATTTTTCTGGAGAACTATCAACACCAAACTTAGGCATATCTTCCAAATCAACAGCTTGTTCTGTATCAATATAAATAACCGAATATCCTTTCTTTTGAGCATTTCTACAAACAGAATATGCCAAAAATGATTTTCCTGACCCTGACTCACCAGCAAAGGCTGTAATTCGATTTGTAGAAATACCACCTTCTAATAATTTCCCAGATAAAGCAGCATCTAACACATAAACACCAGTAGTTATAAACTCCCTTTCCTTTACCTCAGTTTCTATTTGAATAGGCACAGTTTTAGCGATGTTATCTAATATAGCCCCTACTTTACTAAATTCAAATTTTTTAACTTCTTTCTTTTTTGCCATTTTAAATTTTTAATTTTTAATTTTCTTATGTTATATATTAAATTTTCACGCCCCATTTATAGATTTTATGAAAAAAAAATTATTTATATAAGAAAAGTATATATAAGAAAAAATATAAAGGGGAAGTATATTATATGATATATAATAACATGGAAAAAGAAAAATTCTTAGAGAGAGTTAAAAATATACACAAAGATTATAATTATAAATATTATATAAATGGTGATGTTAAATCACACGATTATATAGAAATAAAATGCAGGGATCACGATAATAGATTTAAACAAAAAGTTTACACACACCTAAATGGATCAACTGGGTGTAAAGAATGCTACACAAATAAAATAACATCAAAGAATAAAATAACTAAGAGTGAATTTATAGAAAGAAGTAACAGGAAACACGGAAACATATATGATTACACAAAAGTCAATTTAATCGATAGCAAAACAAAAGTGGAAGTTGTTTGTAAAGAACACGGATCATTTTTCCCAACACCATCAAACCATATGATGGGTAGTAAATGCCCGAAGTGCTCGATAATTAATAAATCTGAAAGTCAAAAAATTACATTTGTGGAATTTATAGAAAGATCTAACAATATATACCATGGTCTTTACCAATACACAAAGCCGGGAATATTTGATTATAAATCACCGATAAAAGCAATCTGTAAAAAACATGGGGAGTTCATATTAAATCCAGAAAGACACATAACCAAAGGCCAATGTTGTACATTATGCACAGAAGAAAGAATAAAAATATCAAAGGATGAATTTATAGAAAGTTGTAATAAAATACATAATTATAAATACAATTACGAATTAGTAAACTATAAAACACTAAGAGATAAAGTTAAAATAATATGTCCATCTCACGGCATTTTCGAAAAAAATGCAACACATCACATACATAACAAAAAAGGATGTCCGGAATGCTCTAGATTAAAAAAATTATCAATGAATATACATGAATTTATAAAAATATCAAATAAAACATTTAATAATAAGTATGATTATTCAAAATCAATTTTCAAAAATAAAAAATCAAAAATAGAAATAATATGTCCACTCCACGGACAATTCTCAAAACGACCAATTGAACATATTAATGGTTCAGGATGTCCTATATGCAAGGAAAGTAAAGGTGAAATTAAAATAAGGGAATTATTAAATAAATATAAAGTGAATTTTATATCACAAAAGGAATTTGAGGGGTGTGAATATAAAAAAAACTTAAAATTTGATTTTTATATACCCAAATTCAATTCTTGTATAGAATATGATGGACCACAACACTCGGAAATAATAGAAACATGGGGTGGTATCAAAAAGTTAAAGGAAACACAAATAAGAGATAATATTAAAAATAAGTTTTGTACCGATAATAAAATAGATTTATTGAGGATAAAATTCACCGATTATAAAAACATAGAAAATATATTAGCAGAATATTACTCTCTCACAGAAGCAAAAAAGGCGAAGCAACCAAAGGTTAAAGTTTATAAGAAAACAAGAGAAAATAAAATAAATGAACTAATATCCAAGTGTCAAATAACACACAATTTTAAATATAAATACATTATAAATGTAAATGAATATAAAAATATAAACTCACATATAGAAGTTTTGTGTCCTATACACGGTTCCTTTATACAAAGGGCATATACACACTTAAATTACGGAATAGGTTGTAAAAAATGTGATGAATTTAAGTATATGAATTATATATCACATTTCTTAGATGAAAATGACATAAGGTATTATAAAAACCACAACATAGATGGTTTAATATTTAATTATTATCTACCAAAAACAAGAACAATAATAGAATTTGATGGTAGACATCATTTTGAACCAATAGATGAGTTTGGGGGATTAAAAACACTAAATAGGATAAGGGAAATAGATAAAATTAAGAAGAATTACTGTGAAGATAATTATATTAATTTAATTAGAATAAAGTATAATAAAATAGATGATATCTATCAAATACTTTGGGAAAATCTTAAAAGATAATTAAGGTCTAAAAGCCCACTTTTTCAATACTTCAAAAACCTCACCCATACCAAAAGAGTAACTAGAAGAATATTCTAAAAATTCTTCCTTAGTCATACCTTTAGCAATCTCATCATGAATATCTATTTCTAATTTATTGATTTCATCATCCGACCATTGAAAATTCTCACTAACTAAATCTCCAGTTGGTTCTTCTTCAACAGTACCAGGTATTTCTAAATATTGATCTAAAATACCTTTAGTAGTCATATCATCTTCCCAATACCAAGCTTCTCCATCAAGTAATGCAACTTTATCATCAGAAATTAATTTTTGTAAAGATGTGTTATCTGTAAATGCGTTAACATCCTCATCAGTTAAATTTACCTTAACAGAACCCGGTATATTTTCACCTGGTTTCTCTGCTTTACTTTCGTTAAATTGACTCCACTTTTTAATCATCTTTCTTTATTTATTTTTATCAAAATCATTTATCATATCCAAAACTTCCTTAAAAGCTTTTTTTCTACCAGATTTATAAGCATTTACTGTACCACCATCAGAGACACCTTTGTAGGCATCATCAAAATCCCATAATTCATAATTTACTTTCTTATTTAGACCTTCTTTAACTTTCAAATTTAAAATATGTAATATTGTTTCTTTATCTAATTCTGCTGATAGATTCTCATCAATTTTATTACTCTCAAGTAAACCTCTTAATTCATTTACTAAATATCCAGGATCTTCATCATACTTCCCACCACTCCAATCATCTAACAATCCTTGAAGTTCAGGAACATTACTAACTGTCTTCATTTTATTCACAGGTTTAGACGCTTCTTCAATGTCTTGTTTATCTACTCCCGCCGCTGGAAATGATTGCATCTCCTGAAAGAAGTTCAATAAACTATAATCACTATTTGATTCATTAACGAATTGTTTCCACTTTTTAATCATAATTTCTTAATAATTTTTTTAACATATCAGTTGGCTCATCATCAAAATAAATTGATTCTATATAACCTACTCTATAATCATCAATACCATCATACTCACCATCGGCACCAGTTATTAAATTCAACAATTGTTGACTTTTACTACCTACATATTCTTCGTCCAAAGAAGCACCTGTCTCATTTTTAAATGCTTCTGGTGATTCATATTCTTTCCATTCTCCTGATTTTGATTTTTCAAATACCTTACCCTCTGTTGTTACAAGTATAATACCTGTACCAGATAATAAATCTTCTAAGAATACCGGAACATTAATACCATTTTCAAATATTTCTTTCAAATCATTGATAGTATCTAATCCCTCACTCTCTAATTCTTCGTTAAATTTTCTTAAATATTTCATAATTATAATTATCTTTTTCCTGTTCTGTATTCTTCGATGATAGTATCAACATCCCTACGTACCTTCTTCCTACTAACACCATATAATATTGATAATGTATCTTCACAACCTGACTGACCATCATAACTAGGATTCATAGATCCATCCATATAATCACCGTATATCTGATCTGCTATATATTTACACATTTTTTCTAAAGCTTCTTCGTAACTAGGACACTTAGATTTAGGTGGATCAAAATCATCATCACTTCTACCTATAACACCCTCATTAAATTTTATTAAATGTTTCATTATTCTATATATTAATTTTATTATTTGAATTTATGTGGGAATATGTGTCTTAGTTCATGACCCTTTGGTATATCAGAAGCTCTCATACCCATAATCTTTTTCTCAGGACAAGTATCTTTACCATCCATTAGGTAATTATTATTACAAGCCCATACTTCAATAGTTCTATTAAATAGTTGACCTACTTGAAAAGGGAATCTAATATTTGGTAATTTTTCGATTCTTGTTATTTTACCATCAGGAGTTTTAAACACAGAAAAAACCATATGTCTATTTCTCTTATTAGTAAAAACTACCTCTCTTTCTGGTAAATTTCCCTCATTAAATGTTTTCAAATGTTTCATTATTTTAAATATGACATATCTTCTTTTGTTAAGGCCGAGAATAAATCTACTATTTTACCTTTGATTCCACCTAAATCACCTCTGATATCTTCTATCATATCAATCAATTCTTGTGGTAATTCATTTTCATTAACATTTAACTCAGCCATCATATTATTAAACTCACCCACACCATATTTACTCGATCCTAAAGAATCATGTATATCACCAAATTCTCCGTGTTGATCTATATATCCATTGTAATCAACATACTCACCAGAATTCTCATCCCAAGCTTCATTAAATTTTTTAATAGCCATAATATTTATATTTCTTTTTTGTATATATTAAAACAAAAAACCCACTTCAAAGAAGTGTGTTTTTGTTAAAGCTGGATAGACTTTATCTCATTGAAGAGAGCCTTTTTGTCGACCTCCATCAACTTCATAATATCGAATACTTTATCGGAAAATCCGGCTAAAGCAAAGACATTATTTTCTGGGAACTGCAATGTACCATACCCAGCGAGATCCCAAGAATAAACGAATGGTGTAGCACCAAACATATTCTTATATTGGTTAAATTCATCAGATGGTGTAGTATAACCAACCCATCCTTGCATATCTGAAAGAATTATTATTCTATCATACTTCTTGTTAGCAGTTGTGAAAATTGACTTAAAGTTTGTTCCACCACCAGCAAATCTAAAACCATCTCTAATAGTTAACACAGAATCCATTGGATTATATGCCATATAGTTAGCTTCTCTAGCAAATGTCATAACATCACAGTTATTAACCTTTGATAGAATTGCACCGAATAAAGAAGCCGTGTCAGATGCTATACCCCTCATAGAAGCTGAAACGTCCATAACTACAAGTGTTTCTCCTTCGAACTTAGGAACGTTAGCTACTGATATATCAAGTGCTTGATTAAGAGCAATAAGTACATCTCTGACATCCTTAGAAGAACCAATCTTATTGATTTCCTCATAAGCCGTAGCGAAACGGAATGGAAGAATTCTTGACTTCTTGATTAACTTTTCATTAACTAACATCTCACAAGCTTCCTTAATAGAAGTAGGTGATTGAGTTATAATATTTCTCAAGTTTCTCAAAAGAGCGAAATATCCAATCTTACCAGTTGAGATTAACTCTCCCCAAGCATCTGATTTTAATTTTTCCAAATCTTCCTTAGAATCAGCCTTTTGACCAGCTTCAGATAACTTAGCTTCCCAAGTTTGTGTGTTTTTCAACTCACCTCTGATAAGTGACTCAAGCGCTTCTTTATTTCTAGAAGTCGGAACAGGGTGAACTAAGTTCACAATATCAACTAACTTCACTTCCTTATTCTCACCTTTATACTTAGATAGATTATATCCATCAAATTTATCAAAAGCCTTCGCAAATCCCTTCTTCAAAGCATTTGGAAACTTTGGATTATCTTTAGATGTTTTGTTTTCTAAGTAGTAAGATAATATTTCTGTCATATCATCAACACGAACAACCACTTTCTCGTAGAAATCCTTAGCCCACTCTTGACCAGTAAGTTGTGAAGTCAATTCACCAGCTAAAGCGTGAGTAATACTTCTCATCCCGAAACGGTCACGAGCAAATATAGCAGCTTTCGCAACAAACTCTTTATCCTTAACCTTCTCAGAAATATTTTTCAAATCTACTAAAGAATTACCACCATCTCTATAAAATTGAGTATTAACAAATGATGTTAATAATAGCGAAACCAACACTAACTCATTAGATTGTGAATAAGATTCCCCACCAGCTAAATTGGAAGTCTTTGTTATTGCCTTTGGCATTGTTGTGTTAAATTTTGACATAATTTTTATTTTTATTTAATTTTTAATTCAAAAAAAAGACCAGACTCTCTACATTTGTAGTTAATCTGGTCTTTTATATAATATTTGCAAACAAGAAAATTTAGCCGAAGCGCTACGAAGATTCGTGAGAATATTCGCCGATAGTTTAAGTGACCATCTCACTTTGACCTTTACGTAGTCACTCGGACTTTTTCACCTCAACTACTTTATAGTGTTTTGGTAGATTCGCTGTCGCTAATCACTTTTTTTCATAGTTGATCATTTAGATCTCGAAGTATCTCAAACTATCGCTATGTTTGCTTATTATAATAATAGACCAGAGGAAGTTATCAAAGAGTGTGTTTTTAGAATTTATATTTCGAAGTAACTCTTTAAATCACTACTGGTTTTTTATTCGTTTCTAATTTCTATATGTATATATCAACCTCTAAAATTTCATTTTTTTCGAAGGTGGATTGTTTATAGCAAAAAAAGGGAGAAGTTAAAAATCTTCTCCTTTTTTTTAATTATATATGTTATGCTCCACAAGACAAACAATCATCTGGATTATCAAGCGAACAAGCTATTTCATCCATTTGCTCCTCAATAGATTTCTTATCTTCTTGAACAGTGAATTTAACAGCATCCGTTGCTGATTTATTTCTCAAATAATAAATACCAGTTTTAAGTGAGTACTTCTTATCTCTAAAGAATCTTGGTTTCCCATCTTCATCATAAACGATTTCGATACCTTCACCTTTTGGTAAGATTGGTTGTCCTTTATCATCTAACATAAAGTTTCTTCTTCCCCAACCGTAGAAGTGCATTGCTGTTAATTTAGCAAAATTCGGAGAATCCATAAAGATATTCATTGATTGTGTTTGGTCAATAAAGGCTCCTCTATCAGCCGCCATATCAATTACATCTTTTTGTTTAATCTCATAAACAGTTTTAAATATTTCTTTAATATTCGTTGGTACTTCTGGTATGTTTTGAACTGAACCATTCTCAGAAATTATCTTTCTTCTTAACGAATCATCCCAAATTCCTAATTTAACCAATTCTTTAACTAAATATTTATTAACCATAATGAAAGTTCCAGAAAGAACACTTCTAGTGTACATATTTGAAGTTTGACCCTCACAAGATGCTTCGTTACCCAATATATTAGCCGTTGATGCTGTTGGCATTATACAACCAGTTAATGAGTTTCTCACACCAAATTCTAAAATCTCAGATCTTAGTTTATCCCAATCCCATCTCTTTGTCGGAACAACACCCCACAAATCAAATTGAAATTTACCCTCTGATATCGGAGAACCTTTATAAGTAGCGTATGGTCCTTGTTCTTTAGCTAAGTCACAAGAAGCTTTCATTGCCGCGAAGTGAATCGTTTCAAATATCTCTCTGTTTAATTCTTTAGCCTCATCTGAATCATATGCTAAGTTTGTCATAAAGAAAACATCAGCCAATCCCTGAACACCCAAACCAATTGGTCTATGTAATAGGTTAGAAAATTTAGCACCCTCTGATGGATAAAAATTAACATCAATAACATTATTAAGGTTAATAGTAGCATTGTAAGCCACATCATATAACTTCTTATGGTTATAAGTTTTATTCTTATTCACAAACTTTGGAAGAGCAATAGACGCTAAGTTACATACAGCAGTTTCATTAACATATTCTCTACCATAAAACTCACCCAAATCTAAACTCTCAAGTAATTCTTTATTCTTCAATACTTCCTTTTGAATCTTAGTAATACCAGTAGCTTCAACAATCTCAGCACATAAGTTAGAAGATCTAACAATACCAATATTTGATTGATTTGATTTCTCATTAATAGCATCTTTATATAAGATATATGGTGTACCAGTTTCTATTTGCGATTCAAGTATTTTATTCCAAACTTCTCTAGCCTTAATAACTTTCTTATATCTTCCTTCCTTTTCATATTTCAAATACAATTCACGGAATTCTTCACCATAAGTTTCATTCAAACCAGTACATTCATGTGGACACATCAAAGACCAATCCTCATCTAAATCAACTCTTTCCATAAATAAGTCATTCATCCACATAGCCAAGAATAAATCTCTAGCTCTAATCTCATCTTTACCTTGATTCTTACGAAGGTCTAAGAACTCCATAATATCAGAGTGCCAAGGTTCCATATAAATAGCAATAGAACCTTTACGTTTTCCCCCACCTTGATCAACAGCTCTTGCAGTCTCATTAAAAATCTTCAAGAATGGAATAATACCATTTGAAGTACCATTAGTACCAGCGATATATGTTCCTTTACCTCTTACTTTATTAAAAGATATACCAATACCTCCGGCGTTCTTTGATATTTGAGCTGATTCTTTAAGAGTATTAAATATTCCCTCAATTGAATCATCTTCGGTATCTAATAGAAAACAAGAAGATAATTGTGGTCTACCTGTACCGGAATTAAATAATGTTGGTGTAGCGTGTGTATAATATCCTTCTGATAGGTAGTTATATGTTTCAATAACCTTATCAATATTATTACCCCAAATTTGTATTGCTGTTCTCATATACATATACTGAGGTCTTTCAGCTACAACACCATTTAATTTCAATAGATATGATTTCTCAAGTGTCTTAAATCCAAAATAATCAAAATTATGATCACGAGAGTGAACAATAGCAGAATCTAATCTACCCTTATGCTCATTTACAATATTCTGAAAAGAATCAGAAACAATAGGAGATAATCTATTTGTTCTTGGATCAATATAATTATATAAGTCTGAAACTGTCTCCGAAAAACTCTTCTTAGTTTCTTTGTGTAAGGTTGTTATAGCCAACCTAGCTGCTAGTATAGAATAATCTGGATGTTTAGTCGCCAAAGACGCTGCAGTTTCCATAGCTAATCTATCAAGTACGGAAGTTTTAATATTAGGAGCCACTCCAGCAATTACTTTTTGAGCTACGTCAAAAGGAATTACCCACTTCTGGTCTAGTTTGTAAGTTTGTTGAGTTATTCTATCAACAATCTTATCTAACATTACCGGCTCTTTCTTCCCATTTCTTTTTATTACTTTTATCATTGCTTTTTATTAATTATTTTTTGTTTTTTATATATTGATGTTTTACTTACATTAAAAAGTACAACATTTCATTTTTATAAGGTTTTTTATATTAAAGTTTTTATCTTTTTTTATAAAAATTTTTACAAAAAGTCTATGTTGTTTAACTTATTTAAGTTATACTTGAATTTATTATTTAAAATTTGTGTTATCTGATCTAGCTCAATCGTGAAAATATTTTCATAAGAATCTATCTTGTAACATGAATTTTCATAATCTGTTTCCAACACAACTCCTGTTATTACTTTATCATCACCAAATTCATCTTCCCACATGAATTCAATTTCAGTTCCTTCATAAATATTACGATTTATGACATCTTTTGATTTTTTGTTTTTGCCAATATGGTCTTCAAGTTCTTTTAATATCAAATTTCTCCATTCGTTATCTAAAAGCTTAAACATATTAAATATATTATCTGAAAAATAAACAGACAACTCATTGAACAATTCAATATTGGTAAAACTCTCTTCTTTAAGATGTGATTTCAATAAAGCGTAGTAATTATTGAAATCAACTTTAGAGGGTTTTCTTCTATTATTCAAAAAATTTATACTAGTATGTTCATTTAAAATATCATAAACACTTTCTTTAACTTGCTTCTGTCTAACATACTGCTCGTTATCAATAGATTCAAAATGATATTGTGATGATTTATCAACCTCAATACTATCTGGATAGTATCCAGAAAAACTATCAAAGTCATCATCAGCTAAAGGTTCTTTTTTACTACCCTTAAATATAGAGTCATATTTCAATGCGTGTTTACCTTCCTCTTTATGTTTAGATAAAAGAACATCTCCCTCTTTCTTCTTATCAGCATCACCCGACTCTTCAGCATCACCCGACTCTTCAGCATCACCCGACTCTTCAGCATCACCCGACTCTTCAGCATCACCCGACTCTTCAACGATGTCTAATTTATCATCATCATTTATTTCATCATTCAACTCATCATCGAATTCTTCATCTTTCTTTTTAATCATAGATTTTTTTCATTTTTATTGATCGATAAATTGATCATTTTCAAGAGTCAAATATGTCGAATTCAAATTCAACCTTATCTGTGATTTTAAGAAATCACCATCTCTTTGTTTTAATAACTTAAACCTATAAAGGTTTTGTCTTTTCATTTCTTCCGTTCTGATAATAGCGAAGAATGTATCAGCAGTTTCGGCTATCGCCTTAGACTCAGGAACACTCTCTAATGTTATATCAGATGATCCCCAAGCATCTTTAGCTACTTGAACACCGGTGATAACAGGACACATATATTTAGCTCCCAGTGCTCTCAGACCCTCGGCTAATTGTTTACCTTTAGAGTATAAGTTATCAGATCCGATTCCTTTAATAGGAGCAATTAATGTTATATAATCAACAACTATCATGTCTATCTTAATACCTTTCTTTTCTTTCAATCTTTGAATATAGTTATCAAAGTCTGAAATGTTCGCGGTACCAGCAGCCCAAAATTTAGTATAAATTTTACCGACACTCTTTTCAAAAATATCACCAACCCCCTCAGTTTGACTCAAAGCCGCTATTTTCTTTTTAATTAAATCAGTATCCTTTGATACATTATCATAATCATTGATAGGAATCTTCAATCTCATAGCACCAAGTCTCTTCATAACTTTTCGCTCACTCATTTCCATAGTTATATATAGGACGTTAGAACCCATATTAGCGGAATGAACAGCAAAATTTTGCATCCATAGTGATTTACCACCATTAGTTTCAGCCATTATCACATTTAGTGTTTGAATGTCCCATCCACCACCAAGCATATGATCAATTGTCTCAAATCCACATTTAACTTTAAATTTGGAAGAATCTTGTATGTGATTTTCAGCATCATCAAAATCGGATCCTAAATCATCATCTTGAATAAAATTTAAACTTGACATATCATCAACTATACATTTTATTCTATTTGCTGCTTCAATCGCTTTATCAAAATCAGATATATTATCAAGACCTCTTGTCTCATCTATTATATCAACAGTACCAGTTTTCAACCTATTAGAAAGTACCCAACCATTAAAATTAGGTTCGATGAAATTCTTCTCATCATATTCTTTAAGATCTACTTTTAGTATTGATTTTAAAATATCTTTCGTGATATTACCTTCTTTATCTTCTAAAGAAACCATATCTAATATTTGTCTTGGGCTTGGAATGTCAGGGTCTTTACCACTTAACATATAATTTCTAATTACCCCATAAACAAATTGGATTTCTGAATTCCTAAAGAAGAACGGTTTTACGATCTCGAAAAACTTCTTGTTGCTTACAACGTAATTAAAATATACTTTCTCTAATTGAGGTGTAGTCATTAAATATCTTTTATTTTAATATTATATTAAATGAACTAACTAAGTTTATAATAATCCAGTATCTTAAATTAAGTTCTCATCGTTTATAGGTTCAATATCATCAAACATATCATCGATATCGGATCCATAAAGATTAAATTTTTGGATTTTTGGTGTGTCGAGTTCATCAAGGACATCACCTTTTTCTATTTTGAATTTTCCTTTAATCTTATTAATTATATAATTTATGCCATGTTTAGCAACTAATGTACCTATACCAGCAGCAAGGCCTATAAGATTTTGAATAACTGTTTCAGGAGTAAGTTCATACTTACCAATTAAATACAATATACCATTCATAACAGGAATCATTAAAGCTGTATAAGTAAACATATCAATAACACCTCCAACAAGAGCTCCTAAATGTTTTCCAATAACCGAAAATATATTAGTCACAGATTCAAAAGATTTGATAACCAATTTAACAAGGCCGTTTCCAATACCTCTCATCTTCAATTCTTCTAACATAGATTTAGAATCTTTTGTTAATAAAGCTTCTTCCTCATAATTTTTAAATTTCTTTTCTTCTAAATAAATTATAGTCAATGAACATATAGTGAGTAATACAGAAATTTCAAGAGTGACCTCGGTTGATATATTCATATTACCCATCATTGATTGAACAACGGGTATGAAAGCACCGATACCAGCACCAAATGTACCGATAAGACCACCGTGTAATTTTAAATCGTTTTTAAATTTTTTCCAATGTGTTTTCCAATCACCATCATCATCCAACTCATCATTCTCTTTTATCATCGTTTGGAATGAGTCAACAAACTCAAAGGCCATGTCATCGAAACTCACATATTCACCATATCTCTTTATACTATTCATATTAATATATATTAAAAACCACCTAGAAAAAAGGTGAAATAAAATGTTTTTTTTTAAAAACATTAACAAAAGAAGATAAATCAAGAAATTACATTATATAATTTAATATATAAGTTATAAAAAATATTAACATATATGAAATACCTAAAGAAATTTGAAAACTACGATCCTAGAGATCTTGGTAGATTTAATAATGAAGATGATATCAATCCGGAAGAAGAAAATACAGATTTAATCGATGATGTTGAAGGTATTGAAGATTTTGAAGGACAGTTAGGTTCCGTATCAGATGAAGAAGAAGAAGATTTAGAAGAAAAAGAAAACCAAAGAAAAATAAGACTCTGGGGTGACGAAGAATCACAAGTAGTTGAGAAAAAAGGCATGAACGCTGGGTTAAAAGCTTACTTAGATAAACAAAAAGGTAAGAAAAAAGAAGGTAAAGATGTTGATAAGGATGATAAGAAAGATGTTAAAGGTAAGAAAGATACTAAAGATAAGAAGGAAGATAAGAAGGAAGATAAAGTAGATACCAAAGGATTAACTGCGGGTCAAAAGAAACTTCCAGCTGGATTACAAAAAGCAATCTTAGCTAAAAAGAAAAAGAAATAATGATTAAGAATTGGTTAAAATTTAACGAAAGTGTAGAATCTAAAGAAATTGACATGGCTAAATCCTTCTTACAAAACAATGATTTAGAAGTTAAAGATATCAACTCAGGTAATGAGGGTCATGATTTAGGTAAAAAGTTCAAGGGTGTAAGTGATCCTGGGTCAGATAAAACAGCATTCATTTGGAATGGAGATGGATGGAAAAATGATGGTAAAGAAGCTTTTTATGTATATATGCCTTTTGATGAGGAAATTCTCAAAGAAATGAAAGAGAAATTTCCAGTACTTAGTGTAGGTGGTAGAAATGGTACTTATTATGAAGTAACAATAGAAAAGAAATAATTAACAGATATATAAAACAAAAAAGAGACTCAATCGAGTCTCTTTTTTTAGGCTTCTATTTTTATATTAATACGTTTGACCGCACTTTGTACCCATTGTGGTAAGAAGTGTGAACTATGTTTAATAACATCACCAAAAGAACCATCGATTATAATCGTATCACAGTAGTCAGTATTTGACCTAACTGCTCTACCACTCATCTGTATTATACCAGAAACCGTCTTCCAAGCATACCAATCCGGGTTATTACTTTGTCTCAATTTATTCTTCTGAGAAGCTAAACTAGGATAAGGAACCTTAGCGATTATTTGAAATCTAGCTCTTTCATCATCAAACGAAACACCAGTACCCATACTTGGACTAACAATAACTGTTGGTTCATCACTCTCAAAATGCATCTTTAGAACTTCATCTTTATTGGATGAATCATGGTAAACCAATCTTGGATCCTTTATTGATTTCTGTATCCAATTAGCTAATTCAAATGAATTGGTGTGTATAATACCTTTCTTACCCTCATACTTACTCAATAACTTCTTAATATATGGAATATATCTTTTGAATGTTTCCTCTTTACTCTTATATGACATCTTACCAAGAGGCATATAATATAGTGGTCTATTCTTTAATGGAAATGGAGACTCAATTGAGTAATAAGCTGCTTTCTTAATATCTAAACCATTCAACTGACAGAATAAATTCTTATCCAAAATAGTACCAGACATAAGAAAAACCATATCATAATTACTAAATACATACTTATCTAAGTAGTCATAAGCCCAAATAGGCTCTAATGATAACTCTTTTTGCCTTAACTTTTCATTATATCTAGATTCAAGCACCCAGTTATTTGGATTCTCCTTGAACTCTTTTAAGAAAAGTTCTATCTTGACTTGATACTGTCTCAAATCATTAACTAATTGCATTACCTTAACATCCGAATTTTTAGATTTAAATAACTTACTTAATTTAAGATCTCTCTTATCTTCTCGAACATTTCTACTCTTAGAACCAATTCCCTTTTCCATACTCTCAACAGTTGATAGTATCTCACTATTTAATATTCTAAGATATGAAACATACTGTTCTATGTTACGAACAGCTTTTAATTTCTTAATAAGATTCTTTTCGTCACTAAACATAAATTTCTTAATTATACCCTCTGTCATTCTAATAGAAACAAAATCAGACATAACATCATCAAAATCATGAGCTTCATCGACCACCAATACCCTAGCCCCTCTATTCTCCATCATCTTAGGATTATACATAGCGTATAATATATAAAGATAGAAATTTGTCAATGAAATACCCCCAGCCATATAAGATTCTCTAGAATTTGAATATGGACAAGAATCACAAGTAGTCTTATTAAGTTTATTAAACTCAGCACCTTGAGCACAAGAACAAGAGTATTGCTCACACTCATAATTATCTTTACCCTTTAAATCGGATATTGATTTATAAGTATCAGCATATTGATCTTGTAATATTTTACTGTTAGTTATAATATCAACTCTAGCTGTTCGGTTAACATTTTTTCGATACCATTCTGATATCATCAAAGCTAAGTGACTTTTACCGGTCCCAACTGGTAAATTAAGTAGAAAGAATTTCTTTAGAGGATCAGCATTGAATTGACCATCAATAAATTCTAAAGCTTCTTGTTGTTCTTTTCTAGGTTTGTATTTGGATAAATCTTTTTTTAGAGACATAGAATAATTTATTTTATAAAAATTATATCTTTTTTTAGACTTTAGTTGTAAAATGTACTTTTTTAAGAAGTAATATAAATATATAAGAAAACACCTAAATATTTTATGATACCGCACTTTTATGACGAATTCGGAACTTACACAACAAAAGAAGACATTGAAATATATATCGAAAATTTGATTGGTCTAGGAGAGACTGATGATAAAATCGTTTATAATAAATGTATATTTATGTTTGGTGATATGCTTTCGGATATAATTAACGAAGTTCTTTATGAGGATTAACAGATTTGAAGAATATGATACCTTATATGTATTTGATTTTGATGATACATTAGTAGAGACTCCTAGTTTTGAGGAACTAGCTCTAAAATACTTAAAGGAGAGTTATTCAGTCAAAGACCTATTAGATATTTCTATTAGAAGATCAGGTTGTAAAATCGAAGATTTAAAATGGGAAAATGGTCGCATATATCTTGACGACCCAACATATAGATATAAAGAATTTGGAAACTGGGTTAGAAAAAAATCTAGATTATATCTAGTAACTCCAAATATATTTTCACAAACAGATGAGAGTTTACCAACAGAATTAAAACCACTAATTGACCTATATAATAAGGTGGATAATAAATGTATAGTAACAGCTAGACCAGAAGTAATAAAAGAAAAGTTAATATCCGTTTTATCAAAGTTAGGAATTGAATATCCAAAATATGGATTACATATGTTACCAACCAGAATAAAAAATGCGGGTGAGTGGAAAGGTCACAAAATAGTTGAACTTGTTAAAGAAACTGGTGTTAATAAAGTTATATTCTATGATGATAATTCAAAATTTTTAAGAAAAGCAACTAAGGTTATAAAAGAAAGACTTCCAAATTTAAATTGGGAACCTATTAAGGTCAAGTAATTAATTATATCTCTCCTTCTAATTCAGCTATTTGATCAAGAATATCTTTACGTTCTTCTTTCTTAACCATCATTATTTTCTTATTCTTCTTTCTATCACCATAAACATCCTCCAACATCCTAAGTGTAGGTGATAATCTTTTTTCAAAAACACTACCGTTTACACAGACGACCATATTATCTTCAATCGGTCTACCATTAGCACACTTAGCCTTATCCTCTTTATCTTGGATACCCACAAAGTTCTCTGGTGATATATAAAATTGCCTTTGTGTAGTTGGATACAAGGAAGCAAAATCGTAACACACAACCCACTCATTCATACCCACGACAGGATCCTTAACCCATCCGCCGGCGATTGTGGATTCAGCATCACCCTTTTCTTCTTTGAATAATACTATGTTATCCATTTCACGAAATCTGTTTCTCAAAACGCCTTCTGTAATAGCTAATGAACCAAGAGCATTATTCATTTGAGAAACAACATCAACTATTCTGATTTTAGACAATGAAGAAATCGCATAAATAATAGAGATATAATTTCTTGAATCATGTATTTTTTGTACCAATACAGAATCGACAGCATTATAATACATAAATGTTTCAAAGTCATCCTCATATAGCTTCTGTAACGACCCAGTGTATTTAATCTTTTCAACACCAACTAATTTACTCGAAACGAAATCTAAAGATGATGATTCCTTTACTTTAATAGATGTATCACATATCTCATACAACTGCATATAATCAAAAATCATCCTATGAGCAGGAACTTCATATTCAGTACCCCATTTCTTATTTAATCTTTTTGTTAAAGATGAAACATTTGGATTTATGGTATATTCTTTACCATTTACCCATTTTGATATCTTTTTACAACGGTTAACTAAATACAACCAATCATATTTAAGGAAATTCCAACCAGTTAGTAGTGGCATCTTAGGAACCATCTTATGAAAGAAAGCATATAACATATCAAACTCATCTTCATATTTGACATACTTAAATTTATACTCTACACCACCAACATCTTTGAAATATTCATTGGTATTTGTTATTATTCTTTCCTGCATATCTTCCGGCATATCCTTTAATCCCAATAGAATGATTTTATCATCATAAACTATCGATATAGATAATACTCTAGTACAAGCTCCCTCCTTTATAAGGATATTATTACCATCAGCATCCTCCTTATAAATATCAGCAGCTTCTGGAAAGCCATCAACAATTTCTGTCTCAATATCAATAAAGTATATTTTAGGTAAATTAAATTCGAATATTTCTTCTCTCTCACTCTCTGGTAAACCATCTAAGAATTCATAAACAGCATATCTATCTGGGTGATTAACCTCTATTTGCTTAACATTCTTACCATCCCAAGATTTAAACTTTGGATGCTTTTGCTTATCAGTATCTTCACAAGAAACATATTTCATTGGATTATCCCAATTATAATATTTTAATTTTATATCGCCCGTCTTATCAACGTAACTTACTACTAATTTTTTACTATGTGTTAAATATTGAGTTTCGACTAACATATTCTTATTTTAATTTATTATAGATAATTTATAGAGAAAAGTTATGAAATGTTTTGTTTATCGAAATAATATGTGTATATTTATTAGACAATATATAAAGTAATTATATTAAAAATAACTTACTAAAAATTAGGTTAATTGATATATTATTCGTATATTGTAGTATATCAATTAAGATATTCATTAAAACCACTATTATGAAAGCTAACAAAATTTACTTACTAAAATTCACGAAACTTGTCGATATTGAGGATGTAAAACACCCAATATATAATGACTTTACTAATTGTTTAAATCCTGAGGATGTAAAATATGTAGGATTCACAGAAAATGATGATGTCTTTATTAGACTAAATGATTATAAAGTTGATACATTTGCTAATATTTTCACAAAATACGGATTTGAATTTGATGTTCTTGATGTAACTGATTCGGTTATTAAGGGTAAGACACAAAAAAAATATCCAGAAGTAGAGAAATTAACACCTTACCTATTTGAAGATTTTCGAGTAGAAACGACTTCGATTGATGATATACTTGATAAGATTAATGAAACTGGTATGGACTCACTAGATAAAATTGATAAAAATATTTTATCATCAACAGCATCATAAAAAAGGCATAAAAAAAGGGACTCAAAAGTCCCTTTTTTTATTTATTTAACTCCTTATGAATTATGGTCTATTAAATCCACTATCTTTTCTATTAGCAGCTGCTGGTTTTACAAACACATCTACAAATCCAGTAACACCATCGTCATAAACAACGTACATTCTACTCGAATTAGCGGATGCTTGACCGGGTGATCTGTCTTTTCTACCACCTCTTTGGATTCTTAATCCACCTTTATAGTTATTTTCACTAGCTTCTTTTTCTAAACGTTCTCTGTTAAACGAATAACCCTTTGGATTTTTATTTGCAGCTTCTTCAGCATCATCTAAAGCTTTATTGAAAGCTACCATAGCCTTATCTCTATCATCACTACTGTCATGACCAGTAAAGAACTTTCTTATTCCTTCTTCCTCTTCATTTACTGGAGAGTAATTTTCAAACGTCTTTAAATATTTCATATTAAAATATAATTTTTTATACTGTATATATTATATCCAAAAACTCGTTTCCTTGATATTTCGGGATATAATTAATTAAAGTATATATAAAGTATGAAATACACTTTTATTAAAAATCACAATCAAAATAATCCAACATAATACCACTTCTATCATTAGTAAATGTTAAATCATTTCTTTTCACTAATTGATACTCATAATGATAACCAGTCTTAAATAATGTTCTTATAAAAGGTAAATCATCATTGAAGTTAATCATTTTAGTATCTATCATCAAACAAAGTATTCTTTTATCATCTTCTGGGTTATAATTTGTCATTTCATCACCTTGGTCTTTATTAACACCTTCTTTACCATAAGCAGCAAATTTAGTTTTTAACTTCTCACCCGTATGTACCCATTCTATTGTGATATCATCACCAACTTTAACATTAGGATCTTCCTCACTTAAATAAAGTCTAATCCAAAAAAATATCTTTTGTTCTTCAATTACCTTAGTAGAAGATTCATTATCCACCTCATCTGATAATTCATCAGTATCCATATCTTTAACCTGTTCAACAAGTTTTTCTAAATATTCATATTGTTTTGCTAAATTACTCATTTATATTTTTAATTTTAATTTTTAAACCCATCTATTAATAATAAATTAGTTTGATAAAGGTGCTTTTATAACACCAGATGATTCATAATTAATAATCTTGATATTATCAAAATATAAATTATCTATCGAAATGTTATTTAATTCTATTTTACACAAACCAAATGTTTCTCTTGTTAATTGTTGTTTTACTTGATCAACATGGTTAGTATATATATGACAATCACCACCAGAAAACTTTAATTGATTTGGAACCATATTAACCTCTCTAGCTAAAAGGTGTAATAATATACCATATGATGCTATATTAAATGGTAATCCTAAAAATGAATCCACTGATCTTTGATTCCATTTAAGACTCAATTTTTTTCTAGGTACTTCTCTATCATCTAACATATCATCAGTCATATCCTGTGAATATATTAAAGACTTATTTATTGACGAACACCACCATTCCCTTCTTTCATCGTGTGTCATTTTATTAGTATAACACTGAAACCCATAATGACAAGGTGGTAAAACCATCTTATCAAGCTCTCCAGGATTCCAAGCACTGACCATAAGCCTTCTAGAATCTGGATTATTTTTAAGGTCTCTTATTAAATCGGCTATTTGGTCTACCTGAGGAACGTCCTTCCAACTAGAAGGAGAATTATGTTCCCAACCATTAACAACTTTCTTATAACCTTTCCAGTTTCTCCATTGTTTACCATAAACAGGGCCTAAATCTCCCCATTTCTTAGCAAATTCACCATCAGATTTAACCCTATCAATAAAATCAATCATAGTATCTGGCCAATCACCCTTAAATTCACTAGAATTCTTCATATAATTCTTAAAGGCATCACCATTCCAAATATTAACACCATTATCGACAAGATATTTTATATTTGTATCACCTCTCAAAAACCATATTAGCTCGTGTATTACAGCTTTTGTAAAAACTTTCTTAGAAGTTAATAACGGAAAACCCTCTGACATATCAAATGTCATTGAATAATCAAATATTGAAATGGTTCCGGTTCCGGTTCTATCTTCTTTTAATTCACCATTTTCAAGTATATATTTTAGAAAATCTATATACTGTTTATCCACACTATTTTTCATTTAATAAGTATTTTAGTTTTGTTTCTCTTATTGATTGTAATAAATATCCATTTCTATCTATAATAGAATTATTATACTCAATTGTTGTCTTAGTCAATTTAAATATTTCACTTTTTTCAACAAACTTATTCAGTTTGGATCCCCAGTCCTTGAAACAAATTGATATAATAACCTTTTTACTATCAGAAACCTCAGATATACACTCAGAAGATAAATATCCAATATCATCAATTAAAATAACATCAATATCATCAATATTATTTACCATCTTAAATAACCTAACATCATTCTTATTCACAAGGTTTATAACATCATTATCAATAGGGTTTGATATACCAGACCCATCACCATCAATAAGGCATACCGAATACCCACATTTATTTAATGTGTTTGCTATTTGATACAAATAAGTAGATTTTCCTACATTGGTATCACCAATAATTATATTTCTTAGATTATTAACCACATAGATTATAGTGGTATTATTATTTTAGTTTACAATCTCAAATATTGTTTAATATATTTAGAGTGTTCTAATTGTGTGTTAGTAGCTAATCCCATAGTAATGTGGAAACCGAAATAAGGATCACCCAATCCCATAACACTTCTTATATTTATAGCATCATCAGAATAAGCCTTTATCCACCAGTGACCTTTATCATTAGAACGTATATTTGTTGGATCGTATTGAATTGTTATTTCAGTACCATCAAACATTTTCTTAGCTTGTTTGTATATTACATCATCAACAATATCGTTAATAATAGTAAAGTGGGTTCCTCGAAGTGGTTTATTCAAGACTAGTCCAAATCTTTTTTTTAAAAACCAAGAATAGTAAGACCAAGTATCATCCTTGAACTCGATCATAACGACTTTCTTCCAGGAAGACTGCTTAGAGTGCTTCTTAGTTTTATCGATTGGATCGAATACTATTTTACCTTTTATTTCAAACATACAACAAATATAGTTATTATATTTAATATATACAAAAAAGCAGAAGTTTATAAGTATGGATTTTATAGCAATAACAATAACAAACTTAATCTGGATACTTTATTCTATGTCGGAAGGTTTACGGGAAGGTTTTTTTGAACATATCAAGAGTAAAAATAAAAGGAGTTCTGAATTTTGTGCTAAAAAAATATTCAATATTCAAAGATTTTTAGTGTTATTAACGACTGGGACATTATTAACATATACAATTGGATGGGTATCAATACCATTTATAATAGCACAAATTTTTATGTTCAAGTATTTTCATAGAATAATATTTGAACAAACAATTAAAAAATTGGATAAAAATTCAATAACAGAGACACATGTGCATTTACCACCTTCAGAACAAGATAAAAAGAAAACACCAATGGTTTTATTTGGTGTTTCTTTACAAGTGTTCATATATATATTTTTAATTTAATTATGAAAAAGAAAGCAAATAAAGGAAAATCGATACTAAGAGAGAGGTTTATAATAGGCTTTTGTAAAAAGAATGGTTGGAATTATAATGAGTTAACAACTGGACAGATGTTAATAATAGCAAATAAACCAGAATATAAAACCCCTAAATTATGATTAAAAAATGGTCAGAATATATAACTGAGTCTTTTGAAAAGGTTTCTCATACAGAGGATGATATTTATAAATATACATTAGATTTATTAGAAGATAAAATTAATGATTTATTTTTTGATATACACGGAGAATTTGATACAGTATCAGGAGATATAACACCAGGACAATCATTTGAATTGGGTGACCTTCAAGAGAAAATGGCTAAGTTAATATCTAAACAAGTTCATCAAAATCTAGGAAAAGATTTCAAAAAAATAAGATCAAGTGAAATTGATGTTAATGAATTAAAAGAACTTTCTGATGAAAGAGATTCTGTTAAGGACGGTGATGAAGTTATCGCTGTTTATTTTGATGGTGGTTATTCAATTTATAAGTTCAAAGTTTTTACTGATGATGTTGCTAATAGAGGATTAGGAGGTGATGATGTGGATGAAGGAAATTGGTATGAACTAGAAGATGCCTACCTCGTTGTAAAGGCAGACACCTATAATGATTTTGTAAGTCCAGATAAAAGAATCTGATTACATCACAATACTTCTATATTTTTTAACACTAGCACTTAATTGACTTTTAGGAACAGATCCTAATTCCGGCATCAAATCAATTAACTCAATTCTATCACCAACAACTTCTATATCATCATTAATTTTAACTCTTAATTTATGGCCATTCCATAAAATATCAGTAAATCCAGGATAAGAACCACTCACATATAACCAATTGCGTATTTCAGCTTTTTCGGATTCTATATGATTAATAGATATATACATTTTCTTCACATCTTCTTTACTCTTAAAGTATGAATAGAACTCTGTTGAGAATTTACCATCTTCTTCATACTCATGTAAATCATCATCATCATCATCAAAATCAGATATTGGATCTCTTTTAATTGGAAGTGTTTCCCAATCAATTTCACAAACAGCTTTACTTAATTTCTTCAAGAAATCCAAATCTTGGATTTCATCACCACCATGTTCATTATAATAACCAACAGATATATTAGTACACTCCGGTACAAAATCCATAAAGTTAATTGAGTCTGTTAGAACTCCAGTATCATCAGGTGAGAAATTAAATTTACCAACATTATTTAATCTAAGTGAAAGTTCAGTTGCGAATTCATCAGACGCACATCTACCATACAATTGTTCTGTAATAACAGAAGTAGTACCTCTTCTATCAAAAGATACACATTTTGTAATGTATTCAGAGAATTCAGTTTTTAACCAAGTTCCGGAAAGTGCGTTTGAACCAATACACCCAACTTCCTCTCCAATAAAGAAGTAATAAAGTCCAGGTACTTTTTTTTCGATAAGTGATAAGATAATAACCATTCCGGCTTTATCATCAGCTCCTAAAATTGTAGTCCCATCAGTACCAACAAACTTACCACGAAATACATGATTAACTCTTTCTTGTTCAGCACAAGCCGTATCAAGGTGACAAGTAAACATAGTAGATGGTTTATCACCAATCTTCAAATAGAAATTACCATGCTCATCTTCTGTATATCCCTTCGGTAAGAATTTTTTTAATTGATTTTCGGTTCCATATGGATATGTAAACTTTGTTAGTTTAATAAATTTTCGTCTAGTTCTCATATATATTTAGTTTATATTTAATAACAAATATAGGGCTAATTATCAGTTCCACCAAATATATCATTGATTTTCTTATCTCTTCTATAAGATTTTATTAAAGATTCTAAAGTTGATGTCCATTTATTTATATTATCAGTTATAAATAATTCATTTTTACCAACCGTTTTATACTCTCTTCTAAGATGATAGTCTGTAACATCATCAGTAGATTTATAGTGATATTCTTTAGCTATTATCAAATGGTCTAATCCCAATTTATCAATTTCTTTTTTCCAAATAGATATCTCAATAGGTGTTAAATGCCAAAAATCCAAAACCAACAAATCAACCCTAAATAAATTGCCTTCATTTTCTATAATATCAACAAACTCAACAAAGTTATTAAAGTGTAATTGATTATCCAAATAATATTTTATTGTATTTGTTTGTGTTGATTTATCAATGTCACTATTTTTAGGTGGAGTTAATAGCAAATAATTTCTGCCTGATAATTCTAAAAAATTAACAATATCTTTAATACCATCAGAGATGCTATTATCACCAGTAAAATAATTACATTTTTTTATTTCTATCATGTAAATTCTTTTTTCTCACATCTACCAAAAATCCGTGTTTATGTAGAAATTTTCTACCTATCAAACAAGGAAACTTCATTTTTTTTCTATCACTCAGTGATACGAAAACATCATAGGTAAGTTTACCCAGATGCATCTTCAATTTTATAGAATATCTTTTTTGATTTTTACCAAAAGAACTCTTAACACTAATAATATTAAAATCATCATATATGAATTTATTAGATTCATCACCAACCCAGAAGTATAATTTACCATCCACTTCGTTGATATCCTCAACGTGTAAAGAAACGCTATAAGCACCAGTGTCTATTTTAGAATCCACTTTTATATTTAGTTCAGGAAAAAATATTTTTTCAAATCTTCCTACTTTTTTATCCATAATATAAGATTTAAAGTATTATAGAATAATATTTATATAATGTTTAGTTAAGAACTATAAAACAAAAGCTATAAGTGTTTATATAAATAAAAAATAACTTTTTTAATGCAACAATCATACAAATTCACGTTTATAATAGGATATAGACACACAATAGATAGGTTAAACAACCTAAGAAGAACACTGGATTGGGCTAACTCCTTTTCAGGATCAGAAATTATTCTTGTAGAACAAGATAAACACTCAAAAATATCACACTTAAATTTAAGATGTAAGCATATTTTCATAAAATCAAAAATGCCTTATAATAGGTCTTGGGCATTTAATATAGGATTAAAACACTCCAACTCAAACATAATTGTTTGTGGTGATTCTGATTTAGTTATGAATCCAAAAGATTTCATAAAGGGTCTCCAGGCATTAACAGAATATGATATGGTTAGTCCATATCATTCCGTGGTTGATCTAAATCCACAGGAGTCCAATCTACCTTTGGAACAGGTTGTTAATATTAATAGACCTGGTAGAGGTGAGACAGATAACCAAAAAATAAATATTTCAGGAGGTATAGCAATTTTCAGACGAGATTCTTTATTAAGAATTGGTGGGTGGAACGAAGACTTTATAGGCTGGGGTGGTGAAGATGATTATCAAACAATGAAAGTTAAACACTTCTTGAAACACACCGAATTAAAAGCTAGATGTTATCACCTATACCATGAAAGAGTGGCTCCTGATAATAGATATTACCAAAGAACTTTACAATTATTAGAAAAAACTTCCAAGATGAGTAAAGAAGAAATACAAAAGATAACAAACGCATCTATACCAAAAATAGGAATGAAAAACAAATATGAGCACCTTGCTGTCTAATATAAAATTGATATGTAATTACACAGAAAATAATAAACCCTCTTTACCCAAGGGTGTTATTTATTATACGGATACTTTATCATCTGATGATGAGTGGATAATGAATGAACTCAAAAGAAGACATAGACAATCATCTATAAATTCTGTTCTTGCTGAAAAACAAGAAGAATATGATGATATGGATTGGTTACCGCAAGGTATTTATGATGGGTTGGATACAATTGGAACATTCTCAACAAGAATGATGTCGCAAAATGTAACTGCTAAAAAATTCATAAGTGAAGCATTATTATATAATGATATTATATCAACATTGGATACTTTAACAAGTAAACCAATGAAAAAATGTAAATTTTACACAGACGTAACTCTTAAATTAAAAAATGATAAATTTTTAACAACAAATGAACAATCAGATGCTGATTCCAGAAGAATAATCACAAAGATGACATTTATTAGTAATGTTTTATCTATGAAAAGTAACTTAGGTCCCGCTACCGCATTTATTATAGGAGATAATATAGTAGAATACTTATTATCAACATCATATAATTTTAATTTATCAAATAATTATGATGACATCATAGGTAATATAAATGGGGCTCAAGTAATACACTCAAGTAAAATAAATCCAAGTAAAGTAATCGGAGTAAGACCAAAAGGTGAGAGATGTACAGGATTAAATGTTGTTAACAATGTTAATAACGGAGATAATTATCAAACTTATTTTATAAAAGAAACACCAACATTCGAGAATCGAATTGTTTGGTTTGAGATTAGTTAGTAGTAGCTACTCTAATCTTATCATACTTTATCATAAGCTTATATAGCTTATGGTATTCTTCTGATGGATTAATAACTTCCTTTTCATACCACTTATTATTATTCATATATTCAACTAACATACCAACAGAAAAATCTTCTTTATTCTTAGGTTTCCAATATCTAACTTGTTCAACAAAAGAGAACGATATACCATCATATAAATATGAAATGTTATCTGAGTCTGTATTATACAATACGATACCTAAGGGCTTCTCTGAGCCGTCTTTGAACACTTTCTTAGCACCGGTCTCACCAAAGTATTTAACTATACCACAATCCTCTCTAAAATGGTTAAGTAAAAAAATCAAATCTTTTCTTAACTCATCATTATCAACACCAAAAGCCATCAATGAATCCTCATATTGACCTTGATAATAACCCTTTATCGGTATAATTTGATAATTTTTAGCATACAAAATTGACATAATATCATCAATCTTTTCAGATGATATCACAATATATGATATTTTGGGGTTAGTTAAATCAATCACAAAGGTATATATTAACTATTTTAGTTCACTATCATTGACTATGTATATTTTAAGAAGTTCTTCAGGGTTTAATCTCTTAACTTCAGAAAAATACTCAATAGCTATTGATAATGATTCAAAAACTGATTTACTTATAACCTCTTTTGATAATTTTGATTTTAAATAGTAAGTTTTCATATTGTATATATTATTTTGTTAAATTGAATTCATTTTCAAGTTCTTGTTCAAAGATATCATCAATAATGTCTTTATATTTTTTAGGAAAAACAATACTATCATGTACCGTTATCATTTTTATTTCTGGGTATAATACAATTATACGTCTTATTATTCGATTGAATATAAGATTCGACTCTGCTTTTTGTAAATCATAAGCCATCGTTTTATAATTACCATTATCCTTTTTATATAATTTTATAAAATTGTGTATAGTCGGGAAAGCCTTTCTAAATCCAATATCAGCCTTACTAGTAATGTTTCTACCAAAAAGAACTTTGTATGTTAATTCCTTAGCATCGTTTCTATTTTTAATACCCAATACATTCATCATGTATTGGTAGTAATTACCACTAAGTGTTAGTTCTCTAAATAATTCAAACTCTTCCTCCTTGACCCACTTAGTATCACTATCTTTTATTAATTTAGATAGGAATAATGGTTGGCTATTTTTAATATCTATCTCACAAGTTTCCTCACCATCTATCAATAAACAATTCTTTCTAATGAATGATCTAAGTATTGTGAAATTGGTGTGCATTCTACCATAGCTATCAAAGTGATAAAATATATGCTTATCATTAACACACTCAACAGAATAAACATTTCTATTATAGACATCATATTTTTCATCTTTTAATGCATCCAGGAAAAATATAGCTCTATCGAATTGAATCTCAACGGAAAAAAGGTCAGATATTAATTTCTCTCGGATATCTTTACCTATCAAATAATCATCATTATCAGAGAAGTCAATGCTATCCATTACTTTCTTTTTATATTTCTTCAATAAGACTTTATCTTTGTTTCTATATCTTCTTTGAATCTTTGATTTGATGATTTTAGCATTTAGTGAATATTTACGAGAAGATACACCTTTCCTATAATTAGAAACCATACTTATTATCTTGGTCTCAATTAGATAATTGATATAATAATTATAAAGATATCCATACTTATCTTTCAATATAGTTGCATTTATAACAAATTTATTCTCTTTCTTGAAATAATATTTTAATACCATATTATGTATGATATCGATCAAGTAAGCTGTTTTTAACTTTTCATTTTTATAATTTATGTATTTTTCTGATTCTAAGTATTCTAAAACGGATGGTAAGTATTGTAATAGGAAAGTTTTCTTGTTTAGCTTTTCAACTATATTTTTGGAAGAATCCGTACTGGATAATTTTTTTGATACCTTCATATTCTTTATAGGCGGATTATTTATCATGTTTTGTTATATTAAAAATATTATTAATCGAATCTTTTCTTGTTGTTCTTCTATTATCCATACTAAAAGGATCTAAACCACTATAATAGTGTATATCCTTAGCCATTTCACGAGTATATTTACATTTTAGTTCGCGTACTTCGGCCTTTACCTCGACAGAGGTCATTTTAATATCAATCATTATTTAAATGGAATTTTACCTGGATCAATTGGGAATTTACCACCCTTACCTTTTTTCTTCTTCTTGTTCTGACCACCAGTCTTAGAAAACTCTGAGTAAACATCTGGATAAACTTCACCCTCTCCATCAGTATCATATTGAATATCAAAGAAGTCACCGAAATCTAGTAGACCAGATCTACCTAATTCAATTTCATGTAGTTTTCCTAAATAAGTATCGATATAATCATCGATATCAACTACAAATTTATTAAATAACTTAACTGTATTCTCAGTGAATATACCAATTGGTTTCTTTCTTTTCTTGTTGAAAGATCCAAGAATAACCTTAAAAATATATTCTAATTTATCACTCTCTTTTATATAATCCTTTGTTAATTTATTACTAATCAATTCAATATTTATCTTAAATTTATCCTTATCAAAGAATTCAGGAACAACAAAGTCAAAGTCAAGTAAATCTTGTTTGACCTCCGATATATAAACATTGAATATTTTAGAAACTAAATATATGTAAACTTCATCTTTTCTATCACCTTTCAATTTAATATCTTCTAAATTAATAGATTGAGAAAAATTCAAGAAATTAATTAATATTAATGTATAAATCTCAACAAAGTCTGTATGATTATCATCACTCAACCTTTTATATAAAGGATTTAATAACTGAAATGAAATATCCTTTGTTTTACTCTTAATAATAAGTTTCTCAACATTATTTTGGAATTCATTATCCATTAAGAAAGAGTTATTAACTGATGGGTTTAATATTCCATAAAAGAAGAATGCAAATGACTTTTCACCAAAAATATACTCTAAATCATCCTCACTAGTATTAATAAAATACTTTATCGCTTCTTTCATACTTTCGGTCAAAGTACCTTGATATATAACCGGCACCACATCAACATTAAATAATCTAGAATACTCATCTAACTCTTCAATAGTAAATTCATATTTTCTAGACTTAGAAATAGCTGTAAGAACAAGATTATTCTTAGGAACTCTATTATACTCTATATTAGCAGGTTGCTCATCAGGAAAATACTCGAAACAAAACCACCATTTTTTATTTAAAAGGCTTTTTGTTCTATCATCTAATGAATTTAAATAATTGATAGCCGGATTATAATAATTTTGCATTGCTAAGTCAATTAGATTTATTGACTCATTTGATATAGATTTAGGTTTGATATTAAAATGCTTACCATCCCAATTAACCCATATTTTACTTCCCTGTATATCTTCAAGGACAATTATCTCATCGATGAATATATCATTTAATATTTCTTCATCATTTAACCCGTTTAATGTTACTAACTTGCTCATAAATTTTGATTTCTGTTTTTTATCAAAATGTATATATAAATTAAATTAATTAGTTTGTAAAAAATCCAATATTATATCTATATTTTCTTTTGTAAATCCATCTAACGGAGATCCACCAAATTTAAGGTACTCACCATAAATATCATTATATTCATCTATTGTATATATCTTAGAATCCATCTCTGAATAAATAACATTTGTGTCATGTGAATTTATGGTTTTATTCTGTAACCCCGTCTCACCATAAGCAGGACCAATAGGACCAACCAATTCAGTACCAGATATTTCTTCATTAAATTGTTTAAATTTCTTTATCATTTCGTAGCTTCTATTTTTTCATAATATTCGTCTTGTTCTTGTAATGAATACTCTTTTTTTATATTATTATAAATAATATTATATAAAAATCTATCATGTAATTGATGTGTCTCATTTCTCATAATAACATCACATGTAACAGAATCGACATTATTCTCAATACTAAGTATCTCAAGTCCAATTTTACCATCCCTATCATGTAAATCACAAATGACTTTCTTACCTCTTTCTAATATTTCTTTAACCTTTCTAGAAGTTGCATTTTTAGACAAGAACATCAAATCCTTAGCAACCTCTTCGGTAGTACGATTATATAAATCCAAAAATTTCTTTTCTTTAGTAGAAATTTTTATTTTCTTGTATATTTTTTCTAAAATTCTATTCATCTCGATTTCTTTTAAAGATTTGCGTAATACGTAGTAATTAACTAACTTTTTAAATCCCATAATAATGTATTATTTGTACATGTATATATTAAGAAGACGTATCCAGTTTTTATATATACTTTGGAAATAAAAGTTTTTTATGGATAAGCAATTATTAAAAGCATTAGACAATTTATCAGTTTCATTAGAAATGATAGCGGCAGCTCTCGATAGTAAGAAAGATGGTGCTTCTGCAACAGGCGCTGCATTAAAAGGAGGTGATTTTGGTAAGAAATTAGAAGCCATAAACGTAGGTATACAATCAATTAAAACTGATACTCAAGAAATTTTAACCAATCAGAAAACAATAATAGCTCTTTCCAAAGAGAAATCTAAGGATGTTATTGAGGAAAGTGGTACTGATAAGAAGAAAGAAAGTAGTATTAAAAAAGGTGTTGGTACTATATTACTAATAGCAGTAGCTGTTTTAGCAATAGGATTAGCGTTGAAATTAGTCGGACCGGTTGATGTTTTATCAGCTATTGGTTTAGGATTAGCTATGGTAGCAATAGGATTCGCGTTTGCTCAAGTGGCGGAAGCGACCAAAGGATCCTCATTAAAAGATATAGCTCTGGCTTCTTTAGCTATGGTATTTATGTCAATAGCAGTAGCTCTTTCATCTTACGCATTATCAATGATAAGGCCTATATCATTTATGCAAGCAATAACCGCTGTTTTTGTAGCTGGTGTATTTTCGGTAATTGCATTTGGTATTAGAAAATTATTAGGAGCATTTAAGGGTCTATCAATGGCCAGTATAGTGAAATCTGTTCTTTTCTTACCATTGATTTTACCAGCTATCGCATTAGGTATTGCTCTCGCATCATACGCATTAGGATTAGTACAACCAATAGGATTCTCACAAGTAATAGCATCTATATTCATAGCGGCAATATTCGCAGTAGTATCATATGGTATTAGAAATATGTTACAAGCATTTAAGGGAATGGGTACCAAAGATTTAATACAAGCATCTATTTTCTTACCATTAATTCTACCAGCTATCGCACTAGGTATAGCAGGAGCATCATACGCACTCTCTTTAGTACAACCAGTGGGTCTTATGCAATGGTTTACATCAGTACTTATAGCAATATTATTTGTTGTTTTATCATTTGGGATGGTAAAAATAGTTAAAGCAATGAATAAAATGGAATGGTCATCACTCCCTAAAATACCAATATTCTTTACATTGATATCAATAGCGATTATGGTATCATCACACATTTTAGCATTAACCGCTGATATAAGTTGGGGACTAATACTTAAAATAGCAGCAATTGGTGTATTAATGGCCGGTCTTACTATTGCATTAGTCGGACCAATGAAGGTATTAAGTAAGATGGGTGTTGTTGATCTATTAAAAGGTGGATTAGCAATTTTGATTATAGCGGTAGCAGTAATGGTAACATCACACATTTTAGCATTAGGTAATTATGATACATATCCAGGTTTAGATTGGATAATCGGAGTAGGTTTAAGTATGGTAGCGATGGGTGTCGCTGCTGTACTCTTAGGATCGTTTGTATTTGGTCCACAAGCACTAGTATTTTTAGCTGGTTTAGTTGCTATACTAGTTGTAGCACTTGCTATTGTAGCATTGGATTACATTCAAGCATTAGGTACTTATGAAACCTACCCAGGTATAGAGTGGTTAGCCGGAGTGGCCTTAGCTATGACAGTTATGGCTACCGCCGCTATACTCTTGGGTCTGATGGTATTTGGTCCACAAGCACTAATATTTTTAGCTGGTTTAGGTGCTATACTAGTTGTAGCTGCTACTATAGCAAAAGTATCAGATATTCTATCCAAGGGTAAATATGATAATGCAGGTATGTTAGAATGGGCAACAGCTACAGCATTATTATATTTAACATTTACACCAATTATAATGGCATTGGGTGTCATGAGTGTAGCGGGTGCTATTATTTCATTCTTCGGAGGAGATGATCCATTTTTAGTAGCACAGGGTATGATGTTGACGATAGCAGATACAATAGTAGCCGTATCACATACTCTTTATAAGGGAAATTATAAAGGTGGTCCAACAAAAGAGTGGGCAGAAGGAATATCGATAGCATTAGGAGCATTTATGCCTATTTATAAAATGATGCAGATGAATTCTATAATGTCAATACTTGGTGGTAGTGGTGTAGGTCCTGATGATTTTACGAATGCTATCACAACGGTTTCTGATGGTATTATATCAGCCGCTGATAAATTTTCCGGAGCGAGTGACCAATTCAAGGATGGACCATCAAAACGTTGGGCCGAAGGGGTTGGAACAGCAATTGGCGCATTCGCACCAGTATATGAGGTTTTGAACAATCAAGGAGGGTGGTCCAATGGACCATCAGTAGCTGATATGGAAAGAGCTATCCGATCTATATCTTATGCTATTATAGATGCAGCGGGTATATTCGCAGAAAATAAAGCAGCATTTAAGAAAAACTATCCAAAAAAACGTTGGGGAGAAGGTGTTGGAGCAGCAATTAACTCATTTGCACCAGTATTTGAAGCTATGAACAATACGAGCTGGTATTCTTCGTCTGTTACGACAATAAAGGCAATGAGTTACGGAATTCGATCGGTTTCAAGGGCGATAGTTGATGCGGGTTGGATATTTTATGACACTATCCCAGAAATATGGAAAAAGGACAATGTTCCTGGTAAAGGTTGGGGTAAAGGTGTTGCAGAAGCAATTGGATCGTTCTCGGAAGTCTTTAATCTGATGATGACAAATGGTGGTGGATGGACTGGACCAAGCCAAGAGGAAGTAGCACAATCACTAGGATCTGGGATAAGAATCATAGCTAGATCTATAAGGAGTGCTGGAGAAACACTAGGGAGTGTTGGGAAAGAATATTGGCAAAATCATCCTGATGAAGCATGGGGTATCGGTATTCGAAAGGCGATAAATTCCTTTTTAGATATATTTTATGATTTAACTATGGCTGGATACAGCGAATACAGTTTTTCTGTGAACTCCTCAATGTTGGAGGGTGGTGTTCAATCAATGGCAAACACAGCCCGTATTCTTTTTGATAATAAAAGATATTTTGCAGTTAAACTAGATCCAAAATTTATACCAAATATAGCTACGAATGTAATGGGATTCGCAAAGTTGGGAAAATGGCTTGATGATATGTTAGTAACTACTTCAACAAAAACTACAAGTAGTAAATCAGGAGGATTTGCTGGTTTCGGTGCTAAGACGAGTACGAAAACGGAAGTGGTTAGAACTGAAAAAGATATGGGTATTATTGATAGAGTAGCACAAGCTATGGCAAACACAGCTTATATTTTTTATAAAAATAAAAAATATTTTGATGTTAAAATAGACCCTCTCTTTATAAAGAAATTAAGCAGAAATATAATAGACTATACTAGATTAGCTGAGTATTTAACAAGAGTCGAAGAAAAAGAAGGATCCTTCTTGGGTAGTGTTGCTGGCGCATTTGGATTTGGAGAGGATCCAATAATGAGAATTGCAGGTGGTATGGTTGTATTAGCGGATTCATATGATATATTAACCACCTCTTTTGAGAAATTTGGAATTGCTTTAGAAGCAATCAACATGGAAAAGCTAAAGGAAGTTAAATCTCTTCAAACTGATCAATTAGCAAATGATTTAAGTCAAATAAAAAGTGAGAATGATGGTGGATGGCACCCAATGGATGACCTCGGTAAATTTACCGGATTATGGGGTGGAGAAGATAAACCAGAATCAGTTGGTAAAAAGAATGTTAAGTTACCTAATCTTACAGATAAAACTAAGTATGGTTTAGAAGGTAGATCAATACCACAACAACTGGATTTATTAATAGGATTATTGACAAATATTGACAAATCAACAAACACAATAGATGAATTTATACAAGATGCGAGTGATGGAAAGATTCAGAATGTAGAGGAATTAAACTAATTTTTAAAATTAATGATTCACATAAACAAAAACATTATTAATGATATAACATTTATGAATAAGAATATATCACTCTTTAAAAAGATCAAACTCTTTAGATCTTATAAAAAGATTTTAAAGGAAATACAATTTGAACTAGAGCCAAAATTCAATGTTAGAATTGATAGTGCTAAGAGAATTTACACAGTACTTAACGTACCAGAAGATTTAATAGGGGAAAATTTTTCACTTAAAAAGGCAGATATAGATAAAATATCAGAAACCTACATAAAAGAATATACATCAGAATTATCAAAGTATTTATCTTCAAAAGGACTACTAGAACTTTATGATGTTTATAAGATTGATAAAGTTGATAAATACTCATACTTAATTGTTGTTGGATTTTCAATTTTTAAGTCAGATAAGTATTACAATAACTTATATTATAAAGTAATACCAACTGCTGTCGTTTTATCAACGATATTACTATTTTTATTTATATAAATAGTAAACTTTTCATATATACACCTTATAATATAAAAACAAAAACATTAAACAATGGATAGATTTTACGAACTGTCGGAAGACACAATAAGCGACTTTTATGAGATTTTCAATAAAAAGTCATTCCCTGTATCAATGAAATTTCAATTTCAAGGAGACCAGAAACAAAAAGCAATCATCAACGTGAGTAAAATACCAGATAAGTATGTAGCAATCATGGATAAGGAATTATTGATTTCAATCAATGAAGATTTATTAACTGCTTATGATGATGAATCAATAACAATTTTATTCGAACAAGAAATTGATAAAATTAATATTAACATCGATTCTGGTAAAATTAAATTAGTTAGAACAGACCTTAATACATTCTCTGGATTAGTAAACAAATATGGTGTGGAAAAAGTAGCAAGAGCTAATAAAGTTGAGGAATTGTATCAAGAGCAACAAAAGGATGCTAAAAGTGACGAAGAATTTATAGTTTAATATGGAAAACAAGATAAAACAAGGTGAAAACCTAGGATATAACTACATCAAAGCTTTAAGAAAAAAGTATGAAGCAGAAATGGAAGAAGCAAGAGCTAACCTTTCACTATATGTAAACAACTTAGTAGCTATAGGTGAACATTCTGATTTAATGGATGAACATGATAAATGGATTGAAAAATATACAAACTCAAAAGATAAATTAGAATCATTAAATTCAATATTTGACGAAACAATTTACACAGAAAGAGTATAATAAATATAGATAAAAAATAAATTAATTAATATGACACAAATCGAAACAAATGTTATCAAACCAGATGTTACTTTCATGGAAAATGAAATAGAACAACTGTTATTAACACCTGAAAATGAATCAGCTCTTGATTCTAAAATAGAAGAAATCAATGATTATATGATAAATAATCATGGTGAAGGTAAATCCGCTGAAGAAAAAGATGAACTTTATAAAAATTCACAAATGCTTTGGAAAGAATTGTCGGTTGTTATGACAAATGCGAAATATAATTTTCACCTAAACAGAAAACAATATAAATTCTTAACTGATTTAATTCTTAAGCATTTAGAATATGATACAAATACTGTATTCTTTGCTATCGAACTAACAGAATTATTAGGTGGTATGAAAGAAGCTAAATACACAAATGATACAGACCTAGTATCTTTTCCTGTAAACGCAACTGAGATAACATATATCTATCACTTAATATCAGAGCATAAAGTAAAAGGACTTACAAACGCAGCTTATTACTTCGCACAAGTTCTACGTAGAATTGGAGCAATCAGTAAAGTATTTAATTACTATGATGCTACAGCTAAGAATCTTTCAACTCAAATACAAGACTGGGTACTTTCTTTTGAAGAGGGTGTTAATATCGCACCACCAGTAGCTAAAGAGGTTGAATCGGAAGTTGTTGAAGCAAACGTTGTTGAACCAAACAACTAAATAATAGAATAAACAATAAATAAAAACCCCATCATTTTTATGATGGGGTTTTTTTATGATGTTTAGTTTTACTAAAAACCGTATATGTCTGGAAACGTGTACCATTAAATTAATCGAGCGTTAGGTAAAATATTCAACTTTTGATGAGCTATTATTTTGGATTCGAAACACTACGGCGAAATATTTGGAATTCCTCCACGGCCGGGTGGTGGTAGTACTGGTGGCTCACCATGTGGGTTTCCATGCCCACCATGGAAAGGAATTGCTGGTTGTTCTCCATAAACTGGTGGTATTGGCTCAAAAGGACCAATTGGATCAATAGGATTATATGGTTCTGTTAAATCTTTCAATCCTCTAATTTCATAATTTTTTTTATCACTATAAACACTACCATATCCATTATCTGATGTAACTTCAATGACTATAAACGGGTCAATATTTGAATCAATAATGAAATTAAATGGTAACAAATCATCACCAGATCTAAATTCATTTATAGTCTGTACAGGATCATAATCAAGTTGCCTCCACTCAGTAACATCTAACCAATTTCCTGGATCTAAATTAGGACTGATGATTGATTGTGTATTACCTAAACCACTATAAACATAAAAATCTCTTCTATATTGAACTATATTAGTTAATTGGTAACCATCAGTAGCATTCCACTCAGTAGCATTTTCATATTTTCTAGGATTTTTAACCTTATTGTTATCAATAACAGACTCATATAATTTATCATAATAAGTAACCTTATCACCGGTAATATAAGTTTTAAAAGGAGCCCATTCTTTATAAGTTTTATAAGTTCTTATTTTAATATTAAAATAATCAGGAAGAACCAAATTAGAACCATTAAAAGTTTTAGGCTTTTCTAATAATGTCTCCGATGGTGTAATCTCAGCACCAACTCCAGGTATTATTGAATAAAAATCAAGAACACAATCATAAACAGTAGATCCACTATTAACAGGAGATAAATAAGACTCATTTAATTTAAATGTTATCGGTGTCATTTCTTGATTTATATTAAATATTCTAACATCATGTACCTTGTGTACTATATAAGTACCATTATTTATATAAGATTTACCTGTTATATCCATTATCTTATGTGTCAATGGGATAATATTATTCTTAAGCCAAAATTTCAATCCTTGTAATTTTATAATAATTTCATCAATACTATAACTGAGTACATTATTACCCTCTTTATCTGTTATAAAATATGTTAAATTAAATAAATTTGTACCATCAAATTTATTATTCGGCATTGTGTGTTTTATGAAGTCATTTTCTTCCCAACCATCAACACTATTATCAAATATATCAGGTATTTCAACCTTAAACAACTTAGAGAAATTCTCGGAAGCTGGATCAACATTTTTATAATATTCATTCAATTGTAAATCATTATAACCAAAGTAATTAATCGCATTTATAATAGACTTATAAGCTCCGATATAAGGATATATCAAATGTTTCATCATCAACATCTCCTTTCTCTTCTTATTGAGATAAGGCCAGTCTATACCACCCTCTAATATATCATACTCCTTGAATATAAAAACTTCATTTGGACCAATTAATTTACCAACATTACCCAATTCTACTTTAAATCGAATATCTTCCTCCTCTGTCTCAGCATAGGTTGTGAACCTACCTATTTCTCTATCAACAACCTTTATACTTAAATCTAAATAAGTATTAGTACCGACAAATGGATAATCCGATATAACAGTATTTTCATACTCTATGAAGTCATAAGATAGATTAAAGAAATCCACAACTAACGTCTTGGTATAAACCTCCCTAACCTTCAAAAGAATACCATTATTACCAGATATATACTGATTTTCATCATTCATAGTATCCTTTAAATAAACAACAATATGTTGACCAGGTTTTAATCCCTTTTTAGTAAATGTTTCAATTGATGATTCTAATATTGTTAATTGACCTCTTTTATTCTCATTATTAATATCCAAAGTTTCAAGTGTAATACTATTCACAGTATCCGATATAATATCGAAATAAATTTCTTCTTTCTTATACAATTGCAATACAGATCTTAAAGCACCTGGATTTTCAGATTTGAATCCCAAAAATAATTGCAAAGGTTCTACATCAGTTGAAATATCATCCTCATCATCAACATAACTTAATGTTTGTTCGACCTTATCGAATATAGTTTGTTGGTATTGTGACAAAGATACCTTACTAATATCACTATTTGGATATTTATTAAGAACTACTTCTGTTAAAGGTCTTTCACCAATATAAGAATATGATCCAGTTGTGGTTCTATCTAATTGAATACCACTAAAATCATATAAGAAGAATTGAGGAACATTATCAGAAAGCCACCTCCAATAATACTTAACAGAGACATCACCCTCAAAATTTTCTCTCGGTCTTCTCATATAATCTCTGGTTTTTAACCAAATACTTTCTCTTTGTTCATAATCTGGATCCAAAGTACCGTATTGATTATCCTCAATTGTATCATATGTTGGTGGTAATAAATTTATAACACCACCAAGCTCAACATCAAGCTCAACGACTGAGTTTATAGATGGCTGTATTGCCCATATAGATTTTCTTTCAGGATTATAAACTAATTTTGTCGTCTGTGCGCTCACAGGAGCGGTATATTTAACAGTACCATCAACACCATCCAAAACCAGTATATTATCATATGTTTGTGATGATAAATAAACATCACCATCAAATTGATTTATCATTAAATACCCATAATTAGAAACACCGGTTTGTAAATAAAAATCAGTATCTAAATTCATTCTAGTAAAATTTGTAGATGAATCGGATACGTTCATCTCACCAGTTATATTATTAAATATAACATCATTGAATGCTTGTGATGGTAAAGCAATCGATTGTGTAGCGCCATTATCTATTTTCCATAAACTAGCAGATCCATAAACATATATACCCTCATTAACCGGTTCATAAAAAATCGAATGTGTTAATCCAGTAACACCATAACTCGTCTGAAATGTTCTTGTTAAACCATCTATTCTAACTACCAAATCAGCATTAGTTGTAATATACATATCACCTTCAAAATCATTAAATACCATTTTTCCCGTCTTAGTATCTAATGGTGATGGTGTTGTCAGATTATGATTTGGTATATTAGTTAAATTATTATATTCCCAAATATCAATATATGGTATATTATCATATGTAACATAAACATCACCATTTATTGGATTCATCCCGATATCAAAAGCGTCATTAGATAAAGAAATTGTGTTAATCAAGGTATTAATAAGAGGATCAACAACATAAATACTGTTTTTAGATAAACAGTAAAGATAATTATTTATAGGGTTAAATTCAACCTCTATACTTTGTGTATTACCTGGTAAAGCAACTGTTGTTATATATTGTCCTATATAAGCATCTATAACAACTAATTCATCTCCATAAGCATACATAGAATTAGATAACTGAACATATTTAATATCAACTAATCCGGTAGTCCCAGAGAAAGAATTTAAATCATATTCATTAACCACATATTCATTCAGATTATATGATAAAGAGAACATATTCAAATCGAAGGAGCTCATTGGTAATCCTGGAGAAGCACCATCATCACCTCCGCCAAACGCACCACCCTCAGATTGAGTTGGTACAATTATTGGCTGGCAACCAGTTTGGCCAAAACCATAATCAAATGCTAATGTAACAAAAGCTGATGAATTACAAATACTATCGGTTAATCCCCAAAAAGGTCCTTGATAACTCAAATTCAGCACCTGTGGGTCTAAAAATTGTATATTAAAATCTTGATTAACATATGGATGGTATGTATTGTTTATAGCAAATACCATACCCGTAGCGAACCCAGAATCCTCAAATGATGTTAATGATGTATCAGGTAGTAAAACCTCATTAGAAGCTATTAACATACCATGATTACCTAATATCTTTTCTGTTATTATATAATCTTGTAAACCCGGTATATTTAATTTACCAGTAGTTATTGTATAATCTAGTCTTCTACCCAAATGCTTAATATCAAATTTCAATAAATTATTAATATTTGTTACGAAAATCTCGAAGCTGACTAATATCTCAGAATGTTTTTCCATCCAAGCTGATAAAGTAGATGGGATATCCGGAAGTAATCCACTATAAATTGTTTGTTGTGAATATGATTCATCATTTATTATGATATTTAAAAATGGTCCCATGTCATCGAACAAAACTCTAGAGTGTTCTATATGATAATTTGCTGTTATACCAACCTCAACATTATTTATATCAAGTGGAACATTAGGATATTCTGTTCTCAAAACAATTGAATTATAAAATACAGAAGTATAATTACCTACATATTTTAATTCAGCTATTATACCTAATGATAATAATCTTAAATACCACCGTGATAACCAAGATCTTAAAGTTCTATCTATTGTTCTTTCCATATCAATGATTGATCCGGTATAAATAAAGGCAACTTCTTCATCATATATCATTTTATTGACCTCGACCAGTATACCAAATTCATCAATATCAGTAAAAACAATATTATATTTGAAATTCTCAGATATATCATAATTTAATTCATAATTTAATTCTTCTTCAACCTCAACCAATCTCTCAGAAGTTTTTAATTCAGAGCCGATGGAATAGGTAGCACCTATTTCACTATGATAAAAGTTAACTTTAGCATAATCACTAGGATAAATTAAATCAGATTTTAATGTATTATTTTTATAAAATAAATCAATATTAAATATTTTAAGATCTTCTTTATATTTATCAGCAGCAGACGCTAATGTAACAGCAGCTGAACTAGTCCAACCAGTATAAAAATAATATCTATCTGTTGTTAAATATATCTGAGCAGATAATAAAGATTCTGCAACCGTGGACTGTTCAACTTTAACATAAGTTGGGTTAGACCAATAATTAGTATTTAAAGGTGTTACAAAGGATGTTGTTTGTGATGCAAAGCTTTGTGTATAACCTTTTACACATTCATATATTCTATTATTGAATAAAACTTGAGACTGTGTAGCATAATATGTTAATTGTGTGTTACCAGCAAATGTTGGTATATTAGAAACTCTTAAAAAATTTTGATTATCAACAGATCCTATAATTTTGAATTCCGTACCAGATTTTAGTATATGTGGGTAATTAAAAACGTTATTTATATAGATTCTACTATCAGTAGTTATACTTAACCCTCCTTCATACACCTTAGGTATATCAGTTTTTGTTATAACTTCTATTATAAAATTTGAATCATCGGGTAAATTAGAATTGTTTGTTGAGAATTCAAAATGAACTTGATCTGTAACATCTATATTCTCAACAGAGACTACCGAATCATTAAATTCAGTATTAACTAAATTTAATTTCTTACCAACATAATATTCATCATAAAAATCCGGCTCTGACCAATCAGATAAATTATTATCATAAGAAGAATCTATATAATTATAAACACCAACAGCATTAATTCCCGTTATCGTTTTATTATCATAACTATTCACATCAATATATGATGAATAGTAAGTACTTTCAAATGTAGCATTATCCATCTGCCCAATAATCATAATAGCATTTTTCTTACTACTAACAACAGCATATGTTTGGTTAATATTATTAAACTCAAATAAAGGACTATTAAACTTGATAAGTGTTCCTGTTGGGAATTTTGATTCAAAGTCAATACCATATATCCATTTAGAGTAGAAAGAGGGATCGTTATTAACCGGTTCGATATTTATTATATCTTGGTCATCATACTTAGCACCATATAGGTTTAAACCATATTCATTAAATAATTGAAACTTTTTAGTTGTTAATTCACCAGGTAATTCAAACTCAAAAGATGGTATATTTTCCATAGTATAAAGACCATAAGTCTTAAACGTATCTGTTGAATTTTCGTGAAAGAGCATATCTCCTTCGAATCTATCATTAGATTCACTATAATTAAAGTTTAAGTAGTCTCCTTCTTTATTGAAAAATACAAGATTCTTATGATTTGACATCTATTTACATTCCGGTTTTGTTTATATATTAATTTTACATTTCTTGATAGAGAAAATTAATATATATGTAATGATAAGAATCGATAGCTATATGGAATTTATAAACGAAGAATTCTTTAGAAAGATATTTAATAAGAAAAAAACAAATAAGTCATCTAAAAAATCAAGATTAGATACTTGTTTATTTAACATTTTAGAATTCTTAAAAGATAATGATATTAATGATTGGAATGATTTTATGGGAATGTCACAATTTGATAGAGAAATTGTTGATAAAATAATTGACCATGAAATAAAAAACTTCGATGAATTAAAGGAAATTAAATTTCTAATAAAATTAGAATTGGCAGATACTCAACAATTAAGAGAGTTTCTAACTGAATATGAAGATAAAGAAGAGTATGAAAAATGTGCTCAGATAATTAAAAAAATAAGTAGTAAATAATGAAACACTTAAAGAAATTTAACGAAAGTGAAGAGTTTAATTGGGATGATGTTCTAAAAAAACAAAGATCTGGAGATAAATGGGAAGAACTTGAAAAGGATATAATCTCAATTGCTGAAAAATATGAAGGTGACTTCGGAGTTGACTCTTATGGAGTTGTTGATGCTATGTACCAAGTACTGGAAGGAATGTACCAAAAGAAATAATTAAAACTATGAAAAAGATTAAAAGGTTTAATGAAGCCAAAAAAGAAGAAGAAACACAAGAAATTACATTTGATGCTAAAGAACTAGTTGATAAAGATGTTGAACCTGGATTCACAACATCTGTTGAGGACCAAGAAAAGGTTGATAAGGCATTTAAAAAAGAAATGGATAAGATTGTTAAGTTTGAAAACTTCATAACGATTAACATCGATAATATTGAGAATATTGAGAATATTGATATGGAGAATGAATTAGAAGAAGAAAGTGATGAAACTTTATCAGGAGATTGTGCTTGTTGTGATAATTGCACCGGAGAAGCTGGCTGTGAATGTGGATGCCCCGGATGCGAATGTGTTGAGAGTGATGGTGTTGGTGTTATTAACTTCTCTGAATTTACAAGTGATGGTGAAAATGAAGTAGAAGAATGATACACAAATTTAATCAATATAAAGAAATATCAGAGAATCTAAAATACCATTTAGATAGTTCTAAACCTATAACTGAAAATGTTTTTAGACCTGGTTCAGATGCTTTTTATGAAGTAATAAAAGAAGCTAGAAAGTTATTCGATTCTAATACTGTTGAATTGTGTGATATAGATAATGAATTATTCGAATCAACAGATATTGGTAGGTTCGGAGTGTTTAATAATGAATTAGTACCACTTGATTTACCAATAGAAAATATTCAAGAATTAAATGAAGCAGAGTATAAGGGTAAAGAAGTTAAATTAAATTATCCTAAAAGAGGCGGGACTAAGAAATATCACGTTTATGTTAAAAACCCAAAGACTGGTAATGTTAAAAAACTTGCCTTTGGAGATGTACATGGTGGACTAACAGCTAAAGTTAGTAACCCAGATGCTAGAAAGAGCTTCGCGGCTAGACATAAATGCTCAACCAAAAAGGATAGAACAACTGCTGGATATTGGGCTTGTCGTCTCACGAAATACGGACATCTTTGGAATGGGCGAACCTACCCTGGGTATTGGTAAAATATTAGTATTTATAATAAATGAAACACTTAGAAACATATAAAATATTCGAAATCGCTAAAATCAAAGAAATTACTTGTGATAACTGTGATTGGAATTGGGAAATTGAAATAAATGATGATAGAAAATATTTATGTCACCAATGTGGATATGATAATGAATTAAAAGAATTTGATATGAAAGCTTTGAAAGAATGGCAAAATGAAAACCCAGACGTTGTATTACCATTTATTGAAGAACAGTTATCAGAGAATACATTTATCAGAGAATTTAAACAAGAAACTGATTCAGGTGAATTTATTTGGCATCGTGATAGAGAAGATAGAATTATAGAGTCTATAAATGAAACTGATTGGATGATTCAAATCGATAATCAACTTCCAAAAGTAATTGAGGGTATTGTAGAAATACCTATGGGTGTTTATCATAGACTAATAAAAGGAAATGGTAACTTAAAGATTAAATTAATTAAGAAATAACCTTATTGATTCTATATTCTCTTTTTTCTGATTTACCATGTGGCTCAACTAATACCTCACCATCATAAATTGAAAAATCCCACTTAGTTCCATCTTTTTGATCAACAAGTATTAATTTATCAATAGTTGTGTATCCATCTGGATCAACCACAATAGCATTTTTATTAGAAGCCGAATTCACCTGGAATGTATTATTAATCTGTTGAGCCATCTAATAAAGAATTTATTTTTATATCACGCTGTAATTGTTTATATTGCTTATAAGAACTACTTGATTCATTACCATCTAAAACAAATATAACCTTAGAGTCTGCTATTTTAAAAGCCACATCATAACTTATCATCATCTTAGGTGCAAATGTGGCCGCTGATGTAACAGTTTGATTTATATTCTCTATATTAATCTCACAAGAATCAAATAAGCAAATTCTATTATCATCAAATTTCATAAAAGGATCTATATAAACATCATATTTAATCAAAGACCCAAATAAATATGGTAAACCTTGAGATTCTACAACCGATGCACTTGGTTTAAAGTTAAATAATGAACTATCACCTATTGAATTAGCCATAGAAGTATTCGTAACTAAATACTTATATTTTTTATCTATACAATCAATAGATAAAAAATCAATAATATCATTAACAGATTGGTGAGTATTAACAGTTTTAGAAATATCTATATAATCAAATTTTGAAGTATTGAATAATTCTTTCAAAATTGTTTTATAAATACTTTGATTCATCTCAATCCTAATAAGACTTATCATCTCAGCATCAGTATCAACACCAAACCCATCCAATTCCATCGGAATTGATAAACTAAATGTATTAGTAGTGAAATTTTTTAGATTATTATTAATAGATAAATATGGTTGAATTGAAAAAATATCATCCTTAACACTCTCGAAAATATCAACAATCTTAAAGTTCACATTCGACATCCTTATTAGTGATTTTTTCTCCCGTTTCTGGATTATAATTCATAATAAGCATCTCAACACCTTTAGCTTGTACCTTTTTATTATCCGAATTGTTACCACCATGAGCAGAACTTCTAAATACTTCTTTCTCAACCCAGTTATATTGGTCTCTTGGTAATAATTCTTCTAATAAAGGAAAGTAATAATAAGATAATGACCATCTACAATCAGTCTTTTTAAGCATTTCTAATAACCTTCTATGTGATTCGGGTCCAAAGACACCTTCATCATCACATCCATACCAGAATAGTCTCCTAGCATCATCCATTCCTTTAGCCTCGTCAAATCTAGCGTAAGGTGGGTCTAAGTAAAGAAATGTATCTACTGAATCATATTTGTTTATCAATTCCTCAAAATCAATATTATAGAACTCAGTAATTGATTCCAATTTCTCTGTGTACTTACCCTTCTTTAGTTTATTAACAAGTGCTTCTATTTTAAGTTTGCCATTATTCTTCTTATAACCATTAAACCCTGCTCCTCTTGGATAAACTGAATTATGAGCTGATGTAATTAAGAAAGCATACATAGCAGCTTTTTCATAATCCCCAATCTCAAAATCCATATCATCTAAGAAATCATTCTTTTGAAATGTCTTATAAATAGCTTTATAAAAATCCCAATTTTTTATTGGATCCGTTTCTGTTGTGTGTAATAAACCACTCTTTAGATTATCTATATGTATCAACATTTCTGTTGGATTTTGACAACACTTATATAAGTTCACCTGGTGGCGGTTCTTATCATTATAAACAACTGTATCGAATTTAAGATTTGGGTCATCCATATACGTTCCCATTGCACCTGAGAATGGTTCTACATAAGTTTTGATACCATCTTTTGGTATTCTTGTGTTGATGAACTGATGGAAGACCTTTGAGGACTTGCCACCAAAATAGCTAATAACAGACATTTTTATTGGTTTTATATTTTTTAGAAATTATTTTCTATATTTTTTCTTACTTTTAGTTATAGAAGCAATCTTATCAAAAGTTTCCCTTTTTTATTCAAATAAACAGACCAACTCTCTTCTCACCTCTCAACTCTCTTCTTACTTCCATAAGAATTTTACCAAGATGGTTTTTACCCTTTCCATTACAAACTCCCCAAAAAGTATCTTTATGAAAATTACCCTCGATTAGTTCATCGTCACCAGTTGATAATAATAATTCTCGAAGAGTTGAGTTGTTATTAAATTTTTCTCTAACACCCCAGTTCATAAATTCAATCTTCTTAACTTCCCAATCTTTACGAACCTTTATTTTCTGTCCTAACTTTTTAGCAATAGCAGCACTTGGTATTGTCGCTATCATTTCTCTGAAATCACCAGCGGTATAATATCTACCATTAATAAATTGTTCATCCGTCACTTTCATAGCAACATAATAATGTTCATTTGATGGATATGATATACCTTGGTGTTCTACCACACACGGATAGAAGTTTGATAGAAATCTCCAGCGACCTTCGAATTTATTAATCATAACTATTATATTTAAAATAATAGATTAGTTTATCAAAAACAATACGTCATAGTTCTATAGCATTAAAAAACCTCACTCCCATGTAGGAAGTGAGGTTAAAAAATCCAATTGAAAGTATTCAATCGGCTCTTGTGGAGATGACGATGTACTGCCCATCGTGTCTTCCTCAGTTAACAATAATTATTCATTTACAGGCTTAGAAAGTTTTTCTAAACTTTCAAACTAGATAATTTTTTTGAAAAGACTTCTAAAAATTATCAAATAACGGTCTTACCTTTTTAACTGTGTAAATCAGTTGTTAAATTTTCAAGAGTTTCCTCTATTAAGCTTCAACTAACTCCCCTACGTTAAGTAGGTTGTTTTGTAGAGCAAATACTAAATCTTCTTTGCTTGCTACTTCTGTTACGTTTCCGTTTACTGTTTTGTTATTTAATTTATTAATCGGGTATTTAACAATCCGATACCTGCATAACTACCTTTACTCTGCGAATCTATTCTATGACACCCCCAAGTGTTTGTAATTAATGTATATATAATATACTAAAATATTTAAAAGTTGTTAAAATGGATTGTTTATAGTTAAAATGGAACACGATCATCGTTCAAACCTTCATCATAAAAGAAGTTAAAGGTTAACATTGGTTTACCTTTTCTAGTTTCCCACATCTCAAACTCACAATCATATTGTGGTAATACATCCTTCTTCAATTTATTAGCCACATCTAAAACATTAATAACATCTTTTAATCTTTCCTTTCTATTCATAACACAATATATCATAATATCTAAGTTCTTATGTTCTATTTCAACCTCAATACCATTGTTCTTAAACATTGTTCTTAACAAGTAAAGTAAATGTTGAACATCATCTCTATCATCATTATCATCCTCACTAGATCTAGACTCACCACCATTAAGATACTGGTAACCCTCATCATCATAATCCGACCGATCAGACCATCTATCACTTGGATCACCCCAAGGATCGTTAATATCATCATTAAGATATGAGTTCTCATCCTCTCTTATATTTTCCTTTTCTAGGAACTTCTTATAATTCTTAATATTCTTCATATTATGTTAATTCTATTTTAAGATATGTTTCAGTAAAAATACACATACTATCTACTTTATGTTTATCAAGTAAGTTTTGTACAATATTCAAAGTATCATAAACAGTTACTAGATTAGTATCATCTAAATCTATTCTTATATATATTTTATCCTCAAACCCAACCATCTTCACCTCTAATTCAAATACTGCATTTTTTATAACATCAATTAAAGATTTGTGCTTCTGCACTAAATCAAGGTTCAAACCTACTTTTCTAGCAACTGGTAATCCAGCCCAATCAACATTAATAGAAGTTTTACACAACTGTATTAAAAATGTCATGTTTTGTTCTTCTCTACCTGTGTGTTCATTTAAATAACCAACAGATAAATTAGTACACTCAGGAATAATATCCATAAATGAAGCAGAATCAGTATAAACGCCACCATTATCCAATGAAAGGTTAAGTCCTTGTTTATTGTACTCTTTACAAAGTCCTGTACCAAAAGCATCAGAACAACAACGACCACCCATTTGATGTGTTATAACAGAAATTGTTCTTCTTCTATCAAAAGAAATACATTTCTTAACATTTTTTAGGAAATCAAATTTATCATAAACATCAGCTAATTGATTAGAACCAATACCACCTCTTTCTTCACCAATAAAGAAATAATAAATACCTGGGATATTATGAACCATCATATACATCATAACAGTAACTCCAGACTTATCATCAGCCCCTAATATTGTACTACCATCAGTATAGATTATCTCATCCCCATCTACCTCTTTAGTGAATAGGTTAGTAGGAACTGGACTTCTATCAGCCGTATCAAGGTGAGAACTAAACATTGTAGTATCATCACCAGGAATCACTTTATAATAATTACCAAATTCATCTTTATCTAAGTCTTTTGGTAAGTATTTCATAACTTTCTCCTCATGTGGGTGTGGGTATGTTTCTGTAACAAGTGATAAGAATGTAGACCTAGGGTCTTTTGGATTATAACTAAACTCAGGTATTTCAACTTTTTTACCAGATTGTTCAGCCTTACCACCATTCTTCACTCTATTGAAAGCATGAGCAAATTTTGTTATCTCATCACTACTAAATAGATTAGAAAAGTAATATCTAATGAATTTACCAATTTTCATTATATTTTTCTTACCACCAATAACAACAGTGAAATTAAAATCTGATGATTTATCTGTACCACAATCAACATTTGTTATATTAAGGCCATTATGATATTTTGCAGTTGGATCATTCATCCAAAGAAGTTCAAAAGCTAGATAACTATTATTATCCTCCATACTTTTAAGTATCTTTAGTAATTTATCCGAAAATTTTACTCTTTTAGTTTCTCCTGCCATTATAAAAATTTATTTTATTAATCTTATATATTAAATATCAAACTACGATTTCGTAGGCATTGATATAATCAACTCTTACTTGACCCTCATTCATACCACTTTCTTTCTTAACAAATTTTCTTTGGCAATAAACAACAGTTACATTATCTTCTTTACTAGCTTTACTATTCTTTTTAGCTAATTCAGCAACATATCTTAGTATTTCTTGAGTTGGTAAGTTTTCTCTAACTCTTATAATAACATGACTCCCAGGAACACCCTTAGCGTGCATCCAGATGTCTTTATCATCAGCAACGTTAAATGTTAAGTGGTCGTTAGATTTGGAGTCTCTACCTATATGAATAAAGAATCCTTCTACTTCAACTTTCTTAATATTAGGGAACTTAGTCTTCTTAGACTCAAAGAAATAATTATACTTTTTAATCATAGTGTATATATAAATTATTTAAAAAGAAAAAAGACCCACAAGGAGTCTTTTTTCGGTATTTTCAATTTAACTATTTAGTTAAGAAGTGTATTCACATCTGTAACTTCGATAGTCATAAATTGTTTTTGTGGGAACCAACCAACTTCTGTTACAGCGTATCTAGATCTTAGTAACATTCTAGGAGCGAAAGTCGCTTCAGAAATTACAGATATAGACTGAGCCATTAAGTAAGGTACAAAAATAATACCTGGTTGATCTGGATTGTTCTTTCTACCAAGAGCAATTCTATTGTCGTTATATCTCATATATGGATCAACATATATTGAAATATCTCCAATTGAACCTACTGGGTATAATTGACCTTGACCATTGATTTTTGATTTCACTGGGTTAATTGTATAACCAGAGATATCAGAAAGTGCTGCTGCTAATCCCCCATTTGTAATAAGGTATTGAGCTGGACCAACACGTCCCTCTGTAGCGATGTAGTTAGAAGCGTGAGCTATCTTAGTTACAAGCTTTCTTTGAACAGCGTGTGTAGTTTCACCACCAACGTTTCCATTACCAGCAGCAACAGTTGCATAAGCTGTGTTTAAGTCAAAGATTGTTTGTCCCGCTAATGGTGCCGGTGCTGTTCCAACATAAGCTGGTGCAGATAATCTGTTAAGTGAACCCATTTCAAATATCTTAGCAACAATTTGCTTAGAGATTGTTTGAGATAATTCATTAACAAGAATTGACTCCATTTTTTGAACGATATCCATACCAGTGTTAGCTTTGATATCTTCAATTTCAGTTCTTCTAAGAGCTGAAGATACTTCAATAGTACCTACGGCAACTGTTTTAGAACTAATTTTTGGTCCGATGATACCAGAGTATCTTTTATCGTCCATTTCTCTATCCATTGGATAGTTACCAGCAGGGCCAGTAGCATCCGACATCCAGTTTGCAGAGAAACCAGGAATGTGATCTTCAAGAGCTGATACTAATTCAATAGTAGGCTCATCAGTTAAAGTAACATCTCCTAAATCAGTAATTTGAGAAGCCATTGACATTGTAGGACTAAATGTGTTTCTAGTCGGGTCAAATCCCCAGTTTGCTTGAGCTGAACCAACATCTGTGTGAGATGTATTCATCTGTCTGTAAGCTCTGAACATTGGATAACCATCAATTCTAGAGAATCCTAAAAATTCAACTTTTCCTTCTTTTGAAGGTGTTGGTTCTACAACTACATCTGAACCATCTGTGATATCATTCCACATTCTACCAGTTAAACCACCAACTGTTTCAGTGATTGTATTCGTAGCTAATTGAGCTCTTAATCCAGCGATAACTGCTGTCATACCACCAGCACCAGTAGTTAAAAATGTAGCGTTTGGTGCAATCTTAAAGACTTGTGGTCTTTCGTCTGAATCTCCTAAATGAGCATCATCATATCTAAAGTCGATATATAATAAATCAATTTTTGGACCTGGAGAAGGTTTAACAGCTACTAAATCTAAACCGATTGTTTGAGCTGCTATTTTCATCGCTACCGGTAAAAGGTTTTGACCAACATCACCTGAACCAGTTGAGTCAGCGTAATTGCCAATTGTGTTACCAGCTAATGAATTAGGTTGTGCAGCTACTACAGCTCCCATACCCGATACGTTTGAAGCGTTTGCGTAAGCGTTTTCATTGATTGAGTGAAATTCAGCATATTCTGACATCCAATCCAATCTATCTTCACCAGCAACTCCCATGTTCTCTAATACTGGAGACCATTTCTTCATAGCTTTTTGTTTGTCTATTCTAATGTGTGACATAATTTTCTTTTTTTATTTTTTTTAATTAATGTATATATAAACCCACAAATTCTTGATTTTTACCAAGGTGGATTCTTTACAGACATTAAATATTTTTGAATCTTTCCATTATCGCTTGAACATCATTATCTGAAAGTTTATCTTCTTGGATAAGGCTTTCATGTGATACAAGTTTCTTTGTTACAGACTCATTTGTCTTTAGCTTTCTAGTTGACCAAAAATGTTCAACTTGTGCCTCAGTAGTTAAAACGTCTTCTGGATATAATCTAGCTTGTGACAAGATAGATTTCTTAGAAGTGTCGTTTAATTGTTCCCAGATTGGCTTTGTGTTTTCAGGCATCAATCTGATTATTCTCTCTTCAAGAGATTCGTTCTTAGTTGATAGTGCTTCAGATATCAATAACAAAACATCTTTTTGAGTAAAGTAGTCTCTTTCGTTTATATGGACTTTAACTGACTCTTGTTCGTCATTTGACAAAGCGTAAAAGCTGTCAACTTGTGATTTAGACATGAACTTCAAGAAATTCACATCTGTTGTTTCAGAAACTTTTCGTTTTTTAGCTTCTTCAATTAGTTTATCAATAGATTCAGATAATTCAGAATCACTATCACCGTTTACCATATCATGGCTTTCAGTTTTATCTTCTTTGTTTTCTTCATCTTTATTTTCTTCATCTTTGTTTTCTTCTGTTGCGTAATCATCTGTATTCTCAACAGATTCTTCAACACCATTTTCTTCATCATTATTATCTAATGATACTTCAAGATTACAATTTTCTTCATCTTTGTTTTCTTCATCATCAAAAGCTTCAAAACCAGCATCGTCTAGAGATGGGAAGCTTTCAGATCCTTCAACAGATTCAAATAATTTATCTCCGTTTAATCTCTCAACTATCAATCCTTGATAATTAATTGATTTGTCAAGATTCTCTGCTACATACTCAGAATAAGCGATGTTATCATCTAAATGTTCTGCGATATACTCAGAGTAAGCAATGTTACCTTCAACATGCTCAGATAAGTATTCAGAATAAGCGATATTATTATCAACGTTTTCTGCGATATACTCAGAGTAAGCAATGTTTTTGTCTAAATTCTCAGCGATATACTCAGAATAAGCGATGTTTTTGTCTAAATTCTCAGCGATATATTCAGAATAAGCAATGTTCTTATCTAAACTCTCAGCTAAATACTCAGAATATGAAATGTTTTTATCAACATTCTCAGCTAAATACTCAGCATAAGATATGTTCTTGTCTAAATTCTCAGCTAAATACTCAGAATAATCAATGTTCTTATCTAAGTTTTCACCTAAATACTCAGCGTAATTAATAGATTTCTCTAAGTTTTCTGCTAAATAATCATTATGTTTAACTAATTTCTCAGTTGTCTTCTTTAATGATTTATTCTCATTAACTACTATTTGTACCTTTTCTGATAAATAATCAAGATACTTAGCTACTTTTGAATTAGAGTTGTTTAACTCTTCATAATACTCTAATAATTGTTCCAATTTCTTTGGAGCTACATTACCTTTAGTAATGGCTGTATTAACTGTCTTCTTAGTTGATGCTAATTCGTTAACTAAGTAGTTAGAGTAGTCAGTCAATTGTTTTTTTGTTACAAACTCATTTTTGTTCATATTGAATAACTCATTTATTTTTGACTCATCGGACATTTCATATATCCTAAAGTTAGATTTTTCGTCATTATATCCCAATGACTCATTAAGTACCTTAACATCCATTTTAGCTGACGCAAATCCTGGGTCAGCAACAATGTCATAAGTAAATAATTTTTTAAGGGAAACTGAACCATCAGATTCAGTAATACCAGCAGCTCTTGAAGAAACGAATACAGGACACCCGTCATCGACAAGTGCTTTTGCTTCCTTACCCCAGTAAGTACTTAGTAATTTAATCTCTCCCGCTACGATATTTTTCTCTTGGATATAACTTGCCTTTGTGATAATATGCGAGGCTCTTGAGAGTGATGTGTCAAAAACGTCTGGATGATCGAATTCACCATAAACAGCACCTAAGCCACTTATACGTTCATTCATTTCATTCAATGCTGGTAAAAATTTATCAGCCGAATAAATACGTTCATTTCTGTTCTTGACACCGAATTCGGTGAATGTACCACCTAATGTGTACCCCTTATTAGCAGAGTTACTCTCTCTAATAAGTTGGTTTTGTGAATTTTCTACTATTAAAACCGGTTTCATGTAAAATAATTATTTTTTGCTTCTTAGTATATATTGACAATGTAAATTCTAAAAATAACAAAGGTGGATTCTTTACAGAGGCTCTATAATCTTTTATTAAAGAAGGTTTGGTGAGTACGGGAAGAGGACAACACATATTTAATAAATAATTAAAATTTTGAGGTTTTTTATGATAATAACTAGAGAGATAAAAGTTAAAATAAGCGAAGCAAACTATTCATACTATGAAAATCTAGGATATAGTGATGTTACAATTGGTGAATTATTAATAATACCAGTTGAATTACTATCCAAAGGATCCCACTATAAAATAAAGTGTAAGTGTGATAAATGTGGAATCGAAAAGGATGTAATATTCAAGAACTATATTAAATATGATAATAACTGGGGTGAATACTCTTGTAGAAAATGCTCAGAATCAAAAAGGAAAAAATCATTAAGAGAAAATTACGGTGTTGACTATCCAATACAAAACAATAAAATATTGAAAAAAATGAAAAAAACACTTATAGATAAGTACGGTGTTGACAACATATCCAAACGCGATAATAAACAAAACGATATTTCCTAATAAAAGGAATATGAATAATAATATAAAAGAAGGAGAACGTTACGAAGGTCAAATAGAGTTCTCAACAAACAGACACGCAACAATCACAATAAACGATAAATCAATTTTCATTTATAAGAAGAATACTAAAAATGCTTTACACTTAGATAAAGTAATTGTAGAAGTATTTAGGGGTGATAGGAAATTAGAAGCTAAAGTAATTAACACAATATCAAGGAATAAGAAAGAATTCGTTGGTAAGGTACATATTAATGGTAAATCAACATTTGTTATAGCAGATAATAAAAGAATACCAGTTGATTTCTATATCAAGGGTGGATTAAAATCGGAAGATAACCAAAAGGTTATAGTCGAACTCACAAAGTGGGTAGATAGTAAATCCCCACAAGCTAAGATAACTAAGATATTAGGAGATGTTGGTGATAATAACGCTGAGATGAATTCGATAATGTATGAATATGGATTACCAGTTGATTTTCCACAAGATGTTATAAACGAATCAGAACTCACACCAGAAGTAATAACCGAAAAGGAAATAAAATCTCGTAGAGATATGAGAGATACAACAACAATAACAATCGACCCAGTAGATGCTCGTGATTTTGATGACGCATTATCACTTAAAGTAATGAATGATAATAGATTTGAAGTAGGAGTACATATTGCTGATGTTGGACACTATGTTAAACCTGGTACTAAATTAGATGATGAAGCTTATGAAAGAGCAACATCTGTGTATCTAGTTGATAGATGTGTATCTATGTTACCAGAAAGACTTAGTAATGGAATATGTTCATTAAAACCTAATGAAGATAGGTTAGCATTTTCAGTTGTATTTACACTAGACTCGGATGGTAAAATTGTTAAAGAATGGCACGGTAAAACAGTCATACATTCTGATATGAGATTTGCTTATGAGGATGCTCAAGAGATAATCGAGGGTAATGATGAAAAATACACAGGTGATGGTAGTGTTTATCCATTGATGATTAATCATCTAAACACATTAGCTAAGAAAATAAGAAAGAAAAGAATTAAAGACGGTTCATTAGAGATGGGTGGTGTGGAAGTTCGATTCGAATTAGCAGAGGATAATAAGAAACCAATTGGTGTTTATTTCAAAGAACAGAAAGAAGCTAATAAATTAATTGAAGAATTTATGTTACTAGCTAATAAATCTGTTGCTAAACTATTATCAAGTAATTCGAGAACTAATGTATTTAGAGTACATGATACTCCTAATATGGAGAAGTTAACAGCATTATCAAATGTGTGTAAGACTTTTGGTCACGAATTCAAAATAGAAGGCGAATCTGAAGATCTTAAAAAATCTATAAACAAGTTATTACAAGATGTTAAAGGAACACCAGAAGAAAATATGTTAAGTACGGTTGTAACTAGATGTATGTCTAAAGCAACATACACAATACAAAACATAGGACATTATGGATTAGGATTCACACACTATTCACACTTCACAAGTCCAATACGTAGGTATCCGGATTTAATGACACATAGAATGTTACTTGATTTCTTACATAATAAGAAACAAGGAAACCCTACTAAAGTTGAAGATGAGGCTAAATGGTGTTCAAGTAGAGAATTGATAGCATCCAGAGCCCAAAGAGATTCTATAAAATACAAACAAGCCGAATATCTTTTAGATAAAATTGGGAAAGTATTCACTGGGATAGTTTCTGGTGTAACTGATTGGGGATTATATGTTGAATTAACAGAAAGTAAATGTGAGGGTATGATAAGATACCAATCTTTAGAAGGTAATTATAATATAGACACACAAAACTATCAAATCTTTAATGATGTTGGGGATAGAATCAGATTAGGTGATGAGATAACTATCATAGTTAATGGTGTTGATTTAGAAAAGAAACAAATAGATTTCATAAAAATGTAATGGATGATTTACTAGAATATAATGTTGTTTTAGGAAATGATGTTGAGTTAAATAACTATGATCGATTACTAACTAAATTTCCACAATGGATACAATATAAACGTGAGATAAAACTTAATGTTTTATTAAACGAAGGTAAAAGGATTGGATTTGACGTAACCGAAATATCAAAAATAAATAGTCCGGTATATGGTAGTTTAGGAAAACCAGAATATTCTGATATATTATTAAAAAGTATATCATTTTTTGTTAGGTCAATGTCTTTTATCATAACGAATAATAAAGTGGATGAGTTAAAAATAGTATTAAAAGTTCTAGATACACCAAAAGGTAAAGAATTAAAAAACATATTAGAATCGGGGTGTTTACTAGAAGTTAAACAAATGAAACTTCCAAGTTGTAATAGCGTAACACAATTTTACTTTGATATACCCGACCCAAAAACTGCGGCATAAAAAAACCTCTTAATTAATTTTAAGAGGTTTCCTTTTTTAAATATCTTTTAGAATTCAAATTCTCCACCGTCATCTCCACCAGCATCTCCACCAGCATCTCCACCATCATCTCCACCACCAGCATCATCTACACCACCAACATCACCAGATTCACCAAAGTCGCCTCCATCATCTCCGCCTTCAGCGCCTTCTTCACCAGAACCAACACCTTCACCAGCATCACGAGCCCAATACCTGTCATTCTCAGCTTTCTCCTCTGGAGTAAGCTTGAATATATTATCCATTATCCACTCAATGTGAAAATAAGGTTTTTCATCTGTTCTCATAACACCTAATAAAGTTCCAACTATTTCTGATTTCTTAGCTAAGTTATTTATCTTCTTCCAATCTTCAAATATTTGATTAGTATAGAAGTCAATATCAACTCTATTAGTAAATACCTCATCCTCTGTTAATTCAGGAAACTCAATTAACATTTGTAATTTAAGTGGCTTAACAATAAGTTCTTTAAAGTTAGCTCTTAATCTACTAATAAAATTGTGAAATTTAATCTCATCTCTAGTCATCTCAGAAGCGTCACCAAAAAGGTTACCACCACCATTTTCACCTTCGAATCTAGATATAGGTATCTTAGAAGCTCTTTTAAGAGACTTATAAAACCAAGATAACATAGTTTCATCATTCAAATCATGACCTTCTGGTGAAACCATCTCCATATTAGGAGTACCAGCATCTCCCTCAGGAAACCATATTTGTTTATTGTAAGGTAAGTGCTTAGCACCATTGATAGTAAGTGTTCCTAGACTATCATCCCACTCAACTTCTTCTGAATAATCATGTATTAACTGACCTATTTGTTCTTCTGCTCTTTGTCTAGACAATCCTTTAATAGGAATTGTAAATTTTTGATAAAGAGTAGCGTTTATAACATTGAACATTATTCTAGTTTGTTCTAATATTTTTAATTGATTATATGGTTTTATCAAACCTTCAACATAAGAAGTTTCTGAATAATCATTCTGTGTTGAATATGATATATAAACTATTTGTGAATCTAAAAATATTCTCCTTAATTGTGGATCCTCTGGAAATTGTATCCATAAGTGTCCAATAGCTGGTTCATAAGCAGGTACTAAAGTTTCTGGTCTCATTCTATTGAAACCAACAATATTCTTTTTCTTATCATCATATATAATCTCAATAGCTATATAACCATCAATAAGGAAATCTCTCATCATATCCCAAGCACTAATACCATCAGAAAATCCATACTTATTGTATATTTTTTCGAAATATTCTTGATACTTATCTCTTACTTCTTGTGGATATTCATTTGATAGTGATTTAGGTGAGCAAAAGGCAACATCATCATTAAAAACAATAGACTCATCCGATATAGTACTCACAAAATCTCTTATTTCATCCTTAATAGAATACTCTCTAAGTATTCTTCTCTTATCACCATATGCTTTATCTAGATAAGGTATTGACTTTCTATTCAAAACAGAAGCCACAGCTCTCTGACTAAAGAAATCATACATCGAATTACCTCTAGCTGAATATGGATCCTCATTTATACCGATACCAACTTGATTTCTGATGATCATATCATCATAGTTCATACCATAATTTGAAAGGTTTCTTAGAATACGACTAAATAGTCCTTTATTCTCAACTGCTGAATTACTAGCAGCGAAGTTAGAATCTGCTCCTGCTGCTCCGTTAAAGTTATTATATGATGGCATATATTAAAATAATTTAAAAATTTAAGTTATATATTAATTTTAACACCTACCTCCTGTAACAAAAAAACACGAGCTAAGACTCGTGTTTTATTATTTCATTTATTTTTTTCTGGTTTTTCTTGACATTCTCCACTATATCTGGATCAAAGAAATCATTACATGATTTTCCAGCTCTAGGTTTAAATAATTTATTCAATTTATTCAACGATTTAATATAATCATCAGAATCAGGACCATATAATCTATCCGAAATATCCTGTAAAATCATCTTATCAACCTTATTAGTAATTGGCTTTTTCATATTTTCTCTTTGCCTCTGTAAGTTAGCAATATCAGACTCACTTGGTCTTTCTATTGTATATTTAATACCCATAGGTTTTACATCACCACTAAGTTCTTTTTTACTTTTTCTGAAAATTCTCATTATTATTATTTTTTAAGTCCATGTGTTAGAACCTCCCGGTCCATACTTCTTCATATTATTTCGTATTCTAGAAACGTGGTTTCTAAGAACACCATACTTCTCCGATATATCATTATTTATATCAAAGAATTCATCTATACTAGCCATCATCATTTCTTTATGTCTCTCATCCCTATTAGCTATCTTAGCATCCCATATTTGTATTAACTTCTTAGGGTCATAAATATTTTTAGGATGTTGTGAATATAAAAATCTTGGTAATAGGTCTAATTCTATTTTATGTACTAATTTAACTCTTGAAGCATCATACTCCACCATAGCATATTCAAAACCCAAATCTCTTAATTTATCATAAACACCTTTATAATCAACTTTTAATAAAGCATCATTCTCAAAGTCTTGTTCACTAACATACTGATCAAATAACAATGTTCTAACCTCAATAGGTATAAAGTTAAAGTTGATAGCAAATATAATAATTTTATTTGAGAATTTCTTATAATCAGATACAAAAACTGGAGAAAATTGCATCCAACTAGAGGTATCTAAATAGTGTATAAAATAAAACCCTCCAGGTTGTATATCAGTAACAGAAACTCCTAGAACCTCCTTAGTAGATTCTTGATATTTATTATAAAAAAATAAAGAATTATTTTTGAAGTTATCCGGAATGCCATTACCATTAACCAATAAATTTATTTTAACTCTTTCTGCTAATTCACCCATCAAGACATTTTTCTTTTATATATAAAAAAAATTATAATCATAATGTTAAACTCGAAACCAAATAATTCTAAATATCATGGTGGTAATTATATACCAAAAAATAAAGATAAAGTGATAAAGTTAAATGCTGAACGTGGACTTTATTATAGGAGTTCTTGGGAAAAGAAAATAATGTTTTGGTTAGATAATAATGATCAAGTAACAATGTGGGGAGCCGAATGTTTAAATATACCTTACCAAATGACACATTTTGAAAATGGAGATGCTAAAGTTAAAAAACATACGTATTATGTAGATTTCTATTATGAAATGAGGGTAAATGGTGTACTAAAACAAGTAGTTGTTGAAGTAAAACCTAAAAAGGAATATAATATGGTAATCGCTCTTAATGCTGGTAAACTTAGTGTTCCTGAAAAAGGAACTAAAAAGTTGAAAAACTTCGAGTATGACTTAAAAATGGCATATAAGAACAAGAATAAATGGGAAACTATGATAAATTGGTGTAATAAAAAGGGTTATGAATTTATTATAATAACAGAAGATCATTTGAAAATGTTTAGTTAAAAAATTTACTCATATTATTTTTAATATATACTTAATAAGTAAAAATAATATTATTATGATAACAAGAGTAGCTCCGTCACCAACAGGACAATTCCACTTAGGAACTTTAAGAACAGCATTGCTAAACTATTTAATGGCTAAAGCTAACAATGGTACTTTCATACTACGTATTGATGACACCGATCAAGAAAGAAATAAACCAGAATGGATAGATTATATCTATGATCAAATGAATAAATTTGGTTTGGATAGTGATATAACATTTAGACAATCAGAAAGATTAGACAGATATAAAGAAGTTGCTGAGAAAATCGGAACGAAAACTGAAAAGGGTTATGTGTTAGATATGGGTGGTTATGAAATGGTTATACTTAGAAATAATGGATTCCCAACCTATAACTTCTCTTCTATATTAGATGATTATGATTATGACGTAACAAATATAGTAAGAGGTGTAGATCATATTTCTAATGAAATAAAACAAAGAATAATATGGAATAAAATTTGTGAGGTTGAGTCTGATAAACAATTTCCAGAAATAACACATGCTGGTCTTTTATTCGAAGGTAATAAAAAACTATCGAAAAGAACTGGTAATGGAACAACAGAGGATTACAAAGAATATAGTAAAGAAGTTTTATTAAATTGGTTAGTAAAATTTGGATGGTCGCATCCGGATCCAAATTTTGACAAAAAACATAAAACATTAAGTATGGATGAAATGATAAACCTTTTTAATGAGGGTAGTATTTCGAATAAAAATTGTAAAATTGATAAAAACAAACTATTATTTTTAAATAAAAAATGGAAAGGTAGATTACCAAGAATTAAGAATTTTAAAAACTTTGATGTATCAGAATCTATTAATATTGAAAAATGGTACGAATTTCAAAACAACCAATGAAAAAAAATTGTAATTAGTGTGGATATAGAAAAAATTGGGTATATATCATTATAGATCCTGAAAATATTTTTATTAAAATGGTAAGTGGGAAATTTCAAAAATCCCAAAACAAATAATACATAGAATAGTTCTGGTTGATTAGTAAAGAAACCAATTGGTACCCATATCCAATATGAAATTTTAGTAAAATAATATATAATATCCAATCTTGACATACCAATTATATCTCTTTCTCTAAATCTCTTATCTAATTGCTTATTCTTAAGCATATGATAAACATTCATAAAAATGAATAAAATAGGTAATATGTAAAATACATTAATCATGATTTATTATAATTTCTTCCATTTTTATTAGATTATTTAACTCATTTTCAAATAATCTAACATTTTTATCTTCATTGATAATATCAAATAAACCATCATCAATAAAAGCCTCTATTGGATCACCAACAATTCTTTCATAGGTATCAGGAACATCACCACTTCTATCTTCATAAGAATCCTTTACATATTTTTTTTGATTATTTAAATCAATGTGTAAAGAGCAACCATCAGGCCGTGATCCTTGACCCCTCTCTGATTCTTCCCATATTTGTAAAATAACTTTATTCATAATTATATTTTATATATGTTTTTTTATATTAAAAAGTAAACAAAGTTTAAAAAAAAAGTAAAAATAAAAATAAAAACAAAAACAAAAACTATTTTTATGCAAAATATTAAATTAGAGTATATATGGTTGGATGGGTCAAATCCACAACAACTAAGAAGTAAAACAAAAGTAATTAAAACAAAGGATTCCTTAAAAGTGGAAGACTACTCAATGTGGTCATTTGATGGAAGTTCAACAAAACAAGCAGAAGCGGGAAAGGGGAAGAATACAGATTGTTTACTAAATCCAGTTTTCATAACTAAGGACCCATTTAGAGGTGACCAAAACAAATTAGTTTTTTGTGAGGTATTAAACCCAGATGGTACACAACACGAAAGTAATCACAGAAACAAACTACAAGAAAAAATCGAAGAACTAGGTATAGACGAAACAATCGAAAAGGATGAATTACCTTGGTTTGGATGGGAACAAGAATACACTTTAACGAAGAAAGATAGAAATCCATTTGGAACGAATGGAGCACTACCATTAGGATTCGAAAAAGGTGAACCAAGACAACAAGGAGATTATTATTGTGGTATAGGATCTGATAGTGTTGTTGGTAGAGGTATAGTTGAAGATCATATGAATATGTGTATAGAAATTGATTTAGACATCTCAGGAGTAAATGCGGAAGTTATGTTAGGCCAATGGGAATATCAAATTGGACCAGTGAAACCACTAAATGGATGTGACCAAATGTGGGTATCTAGATACTTATTAGAAAGGGTAGCTGAAAAATACAATGTTATTGTATCATTACACCCAAAGCCAATGACTGGTGATTGGAATGGATCAGGGTGTCACGTTAACTTCTCAACAAAGGAAATGAGAGAAGAAGGTGGATTATCTTTAATAGATGAAGCTGTTATGAAATTAAAAGAAACTCACAAAGAGCACATGGCAGTATATGGATTAGAGAATGATAAGAGAATGACAGGAGAACATGAAACTTCAACTATACACGAATTTACACACGGTTACAGTACGAGAGACACAAGTATTAGAATACCAGCACAATCAATTGTTGATAAGAAAGGGTATTTTGAAGATAGAAGACCAGCTTCTAATTGTGACCCATACCAAGTTACTGAAAGAATGTTAGAGACGATATTTAGTGAAGTACCAGTTTCAGTATAAATATAATTTATATTAAATAAAAAAACCCACTCATTTATTTGAGTGGGTTTTTTAGTATCTTATTTATTTTCTGTTTTCTTATTTGGTTTCTCTCAAATTCGGAGATCCGACCAAACATGTGAATACCTTTGATGACTTATTACAAAGAGTGAATACCTTGACCATCATTAGAACCCTCTATTGAGATTAATTTTATTTTGTGTTCGTTATCACCTTTTTTCTTATAAAGTTCATTATAACCCTTGGCAATACCTCTCTTGAAGACTTCTGTAAAGTATGCGAAGGCATTAACCGATTTTTCCTCATTGAAGTTGAACCAGTTTTGGAACATATCCAACAACCCACTTTGATAACAATCCATTTTGTCGTCATTTGAGTAGTATCTCATTTTTTTGATTGTTTTTTTAGCTAGAAGTTCTAACATTTTTTCAGCCGATCTGGTTAATCTTCCTTGGGCTTTTGATACGATAATCTCTACATATAAATCTTTATTATTTAAGTACATTTAATTAGCATTTATTTTTTTATAGAACTCTATTTGTTCTTTCATGCTTTCATGTTATAGGACTAAATCATGAAAAGTTTATATAAACAAAAAATCCTCAAATTTCTTTGAGGATTTTTTAATATTTATTTTTTATAATTAAAGTTTAGTTACTTCTTTGAATTGTACTTCTTTAATACCCAATAATTCACCATCAAGATTTACTTTTCTTTTCTCTAGGTTATTAAGAGCTGTTGATAAAACTTCCGATTCACCAATCATTTGTATAGAACCTTTAACCTTTTCAATATTGAAATTGACATCCTCTAATTTAAGAGTGATTTCTCTTTCTTTATCTTCAAGCTTTCTCTTAATGATTAACTCACCATCTAATTTATTTTCATAAAAATATGTCAAATCATAATTAAGTTCATTTCTTACTTCATTAACAAGTTCGATAGCTGATTCATACTTAAAGAATGAATTACCATATCTCTCATCACATCTATATAAGAAAGTAGTGTTTTTATAATTGAATGCAAAACACTCTAAATAAGGGTTGATTAAGTTATTAATCTTTTTAACAACATCCAATTCAACAAATTTATCCATATTATGAGATACCTCAAGTAAAATAGGGTAAAAGTTTTTGTTAACAATAGGAACAATTGGAGATGAGAAAAGACTTTCTAATGTAGTTTCTTCATTTAATTCATCTTCATTAATAAAGATACCACCTTTTTTACTAACAGAAAGACCAATTGTTAGATATTCAGATATTCTGAAATTAACTCTATCTTCACTGATAGTAGCATATTTCATAGCTGATTCAATCATTCTAAGACTTTTTAAGTCTTCTTCATTTTTAACATGGTTTTCTAAAAGTGTTTTTTCAATAACATTTTCTGTAAGTAAGAACCAAGAATCTTTAATTAAAGCGATGTGACCATCTTCAACAGATTCAACAATAGTGAATACTGACTCACCAGAACCACCACTCAATAGGTTATTTCTTTTCTCCGGAGACTTTGTTAAGTTATGAACAAATACTTTAATTTCTGGAACCCAGTCATAAATAGCTAATTCATTCAAAACCTTAGACATTCTATCTTCATCAGATTCTAAATTGATTGTTTGTAAAAGAACATTAATTGGTTGTCTATAAAGCTCTCCTTGGTTTTGGGTATTAAGAACATTATATAAACTTTTTAATTCATATATTAGTTCGTGATTTGACATATCATCGTTTAAACTCTCCAATAGACCCTTCACAGCGCTATCATACGTGAAAGATCTTAATTTCTCATTAAGAGAATTAATTATTGCTTTCTCGGCATGCTCATTACAAGCATTCATATGCCCCTCTACAATAAGTGCAACGTCTTCTTGATCAAGTGAAAGATTTTTCTTGAAGTTAAACAACTCGAGTTTAAGATTCTTCATACTTTAAAATATTATTTTTTTTTCTACTTATTATTATATATTAATAGTAAAAAGTCATTTTTTACCATTTTTATATATTCCTTTAACAGATCGTAAAATATTTACGGAGTGTAAGGATTTCCTGATGATCCATTATTAGGATCTTGTGAATTTGGGTTATTTATTGGTATACTAGATTTTTGTCTAGCTCTTAGTATATTATTAAACCATCTAGTTCTTTTAGGTGTGATATAATAATCAGGATCACCGGAACCATTAGGATTTTGAATGTATGTATAATTACCAGTAGCACCATATGGTGTAGTACCAGTATTAATATTAGGATCTAGACCACCAATATAATCATAAGGAGAATTCGGTACGTTATTAGTACCACCTCCGGGCGCGAACGGTCCAGGAGAATTCGATGGGTTATCAGTACCAAATCCCTCCGAAAACCCATCTACTATTGTATGACCATTTAAATCAGTCATACCATCACCATAATTCCTAGGATAACCCACACCATTATATCTATCTTTTCTAAAAGCTGGATAATATGTTTGTACCTCAAATGAGACCTTCATCTTAATATTATTATCAGAAGACATATTTTTTTCACGTGCCATTTCTATTGAATTACCATCTGGCATTAATATAACAGCATCTATATTCATAAAGTTATGCTCAAAATACATAAATTTATATAACCATAAAGTATCCATTATTGCCTGACTACACTTGAACGTATCTACTTCACTAGAAAGTAATATTTCCAAATCATAACTAACAGTAATAGGAACTGCTCTAACTTTAGCTAAAATCTTTCTTATCTCAACCTCATTCTCGACAACCATTCTCAACCAAACATTAGGATTGGAGAATTCATCAGAATTAATATTAAATCCAGTCATTGTTATGTGACCCCTTGGTATAATATCGGTGTTTAATTCAACAAATCTATTTTCAGAAACCACATCATCCTGAAATGTATCCAATAAAAACCTCTCATCACCCGTCAATGAGTAATAAAAAGGTACTTTTACATAAACATCCCCAGAAGAAAATCTATTAACCCAATTAACTTGACCTTCTAAGGTATCAAGAACACAAACTGTTAAATCTCGGAAGAAAACATCCTCCATATTAAATCTTTCACCTATCATAGATGTATATATAAAAACTAAATCTTCTCCAAAACTTATCACAAAATATCAATATACATGTTATGAGCGTAAAAAAATTATTATTATGGGAAAGATGGCGTCCAAAGACTATGGATGATGTGATTCTATTACCTAGAATCAGAAAGCATTTTGAAAACGGAATTGATGGAAATTATATTTTTCATGGAAATTATGGAACTGGCAAAACCAGCTTAGCTAGAATACTCATTGGTAAATACACCAAGGATAAACCATTCCTAGAAATAAATAGTTCTATCGAGACATCAATTGATTTACTTAGAAATGAAATTGATGATTTTTGTAAGTTTTCACCTATGATGGAAACAGAATCAGATTATAAATATATATTTTTTGATGAGTTTGAAAGAACATCCGCTCAGTTTCAAGATGGGTTTAAAGCATTTATAGAAAAGTATAGTAAAAATGTTAGGTTTATAATAACAACCAATCACTTAAATAAGATAGATGGTGGTATTAAATCCAGAATACCTAGATTAAACTTCGATTGTGAGAATTTAGAAGAAGAAAAGTTTCTAAAACAAGCAATATACAAGAGAATTAATAATACTGTATTACCAACAGAAGAAGAAGAAATATCAAAGGAAAGTTTAGTTACTATTATCAATAAGAAGTTCCCAGATTTCAGAGAAATAATGGTTGATCTTGAAACACACATAAAAACTGGAGAATCGACATCATCATCTAATGTTTCTAATAAGGTTAGGTTAGATTTATACAAGACTATATATGACACATCAATGGATTACGAAAAAATCTATCATTTCTTAATGAATATGTTCGGTCCTGAGAAAATAGATGGTATGATTAAAGTATTAGGAACACCATTTATAAAATGGTCTATGGAACAAGGTAAAAATGTTGATAAGTTATTCGAGTGTAATTATATAATATCAGATTATTCGTCAAAATTAGAGACTAACACAGATCCTATTGTTTTAGGGATGACTATAATTGGTAAGTTAAGAGATATATTGAACTAATCTTCATCAGGATATCTTTCATAAAACTCAAATTTAATTCGGTCTTTACTACCAACATATTCCATATGTTTTAAGTTTACAAATTCTTTAACCCTATTTAATACTTCATCGAAATCGATATTTAACAAAACATCAACCTGTTTTAGTAAAACGACACATCGGTTGTCAGATTTATCACCAGTTTTATATATCATTGCTTTATTATCATCAACATATTCAGAGAATATATCTTTCAAGTTATCAATAACATCAACAGTACTATTATTTAAATGATATTCACATTCATTATAAATATCCTGTAACTTACTTGCGCTCCTCTCAGAATTACCTCTTGATATCTCATCAACTAAAAGTGTTATAGCCTCTAAACTTATACGATCACCATTATTCAATGAATCTTCTATCATATCAGCAATTACATCACTACTCTCAAATCCCAATTCCTCTAATTGTGTAACCAAACCATCATCATATATACTACTATAATCAGATAAAACCTTTATAAAAATATCTCTATTAACAGATACAGTTCCTCTATAAGATTCAAAAAATTTCAGATATTTCATATGAGTATATATAAAAATTAATATATAAACACATGGCAGATATTAATTTTATAGACTTCTACATAGGTTACCCTGGTCACCCAAGATTCACCGATAAAGAAATGATTGAGGATGATGTGATTAGGGTGATCGTACAAAAATACGAAATGGTCATTTTCACTAATAAAGGTGATTTATTAGGTGATCCAAACTTCGGAGCAGATTTACCAGCTCTATTATATGAAACAAGATTATCAGCAGAAGCTATCGAAGGAGATATTAGAGCACAAATATCAGATTATATAGAGGAAATAGATGGTATAGACTATGGGCTAACAGTTGAGTTTTTCGAAGATCCAGATAGACACCAAGAGTATATGGTTATAACATTCAATCTCAAAGACTATGAGGTTTATGCTTCAGTAATTTAGATAGGACAATGATTTGCTGAGTAGATATACTTATAATCTCTTTTAATATTAACACCAAGACTTTCAGCAGATGTAATAATATCCTCCAAACATTCAGAATCAGAACCACCAACAATAATAACACTCTTACCCCTTAATTCAACAAGATGTTTATATAATTTAATAGGAACTTGGAACCATTTATGATTATTACCAATATAAACTATAATAGTTCCCTCTTTTGTTCGGAAAAAGTCACCTTTTTTTAATTGTTTATTATCCTCTTTATCACTAATCTCTTTATAAACTTCCTTATCTAGAATTTTTTTATAAAAATCAGCATCTACATCATAATTATATCTCTTTTCGATTAACTCACTTTGGTTAGGAAAATGGTATAAATCATCATGTATTGGAATTTCAGGATTTTTATCATATAAGTAGTCTTTATCAACAATTTTACCATCTGTATGGTTATCCCAGATTTGATAAACATTGACAAATTCATTACAATACTTTTTTAATTTATTTATGTACATCTCAGAAAAGAATTTCTTAAATGATTTTTGAACATCAACAATTATAAGTGTTGTATCAGTATTATAATTCTCATATGCCTTTAGGTATCTCATTGTAAGTATATATTAAATAAAAAACCCATCAAAGTTTATTTGATGGGTTTCATTTTTTAATATTTTCTATAAATTAAAGTGGAAGTTCTTCTTCGTCCTCTTCTTCATCTTCGTCTTGTGCTTGACCTTGTACTTGACCTTGTGTTTGACCATCTTGAGCCTGTACTTGACCATCTTGAGCCTGTACTTGACCATCTTGTACTTGTGTTTGACCATCTGCTTGAACTTGTACTTGACCATCTTGAGCCTGTACTTGAGCATCTGCTTGTGGCTCTTCAAACTCACCTTGTGGTTGTGTTTGTTGTGCTTCTGGTTGAACCTGAGGTTGCATTTGAGCTTGTGGTTGTGCTTCTGGTTGAGCTTGCTGAACTTGTGTTTCTTCTTGACCACCCATCAAAGCTCCACCTGGAATCTTCTCTATATCAAGATTGTTCATATTAATATATTTAACAATTTCCTCAGCGATGTCAACATCACCAAAAAATTGTCTTAGGTTCTTACCAGTAGTTTCTTTAACTTTCTTAACATAAGAGTTAATCAAAGATTGAGGAATATCAATCATTGTCTTTACTTTATAAATATCATTAACTTGTAGAACAGCTTCTTTGATAATTTCAGATCTGTTCTTTACAATACGATATTTTTCATACGTTCTAATATGCTTCATATTTAATAGAATTTTTTTATAAGTTATATATTAAGTATTAAAAGCCGTTTTTTACAACTTAATTATGGTAATAATATAGATATTATTAAACCAACAATAGCGAGACCTCCGAGACCTCCTCCTATTATCATCTTAGTTTTCATCTCACGTATCTGTTTATCTTTCAAATCTATCTGATCCTTTAGATTTATCAATTGATCATTAAACATAACCTCCCTTAACTGATACTCAGTTACTTGTTTTTGTAAAGTTTCGATTGTGGTGTCCTTAGTATCAATACTAGTGTTTAATTGTTCTATTAAAACTTTTTGTTCTGATATCAAAATATTCTTATCATTAACCGCCTTAACACAAACCGAATCATAACTACCAATCTGGACATTTAACTGCTCAAATAGTTGTAATAAATCAGAATTATTATCAAGCTTTTGAGCTTGTTCTATTGTCATAACAACAACACTTTGACCCAAAGAATCTAATTCATATCTAGGATATTCTATTTCTTGTGAAAGTACATTAATAGAAATTAATAACCCAACCAACAATGTTAATAAACTTTTCATTATTTCGTTTTATTTTTTATAGAATTAAGTAAATCGTCTCCTGTTCTATTTGGTGGATTTTTCTTTAATTCTTCTATCTTCTTTCTAGTATCCGCTAATTCTCTTTTTATCCTACTAAGGTTATCAGCGCTTTCGGTAGCTTTATCCTCAGCTTCTCTAATATTAAATTCTAGTAATGCAATTTTTTCACCATTTAGACTATCAACTAACATCAAAGAATCTATAATAAAGGAATTATCTTCTAACCTTTTATTAGATTCTTGTTTCTTTAATTCAATCTCATCATACCTTTCCTGTAATTGGTCTAATTTTTCACCAATCTCACCATCAGTACTAAAGTACCACTTATACCCAAATATAAGTGTAAACCCTAGAAGTATTAATATGAGAATTGACTTAATATCTAACTTCATAAAACTTTTTTATTTTGGTGTATATATAAATTAACAAATTATCTCCTTGTATTATTTGAAAAATTCAAGGATTTTACTTATATTTGTATTAAATATATAACAACATGACAAAATAAATATATAACAACATGACAAAAACATTATACTGTTTCGATTTTGATGGTACATTAGTACACTCACCAATGCCGACTGAAGGTAAAGATATTTGGTTGAAAAAGACCGAGATGACATGGCCATATGTTGGATGGTGGGGTAAATCGGAATCTTTGGATAATGATGTTTTCGAAGTTGATAAAAATGAATGGGTATATCAAAGATATCTTGAAGCAGTATCAGATGAGGATAACTACATAATAATGGCAACTGGTAGATTAGAAAAATCACCAGGAATGAGAGGAAATGTTGAAAAAATTCTAAATAAACACAATTTATCATTTGATGAAATTCACTTAAATGATGGTGGAGATACATTCAAATTCAAAACCAAACTTTTCGAAAAATTAATTGAAAAAACAAACTGTGATAATTTCATCATGTATGATGATAGACACGAACACCTTGTAAAGTTCAGAGAATGGGCTAGTGAACAAGATTGTGAGGTAACAGTTGTTGATATAGTAAATAAGATAACAAATACATATTAATATATACAAAAAGGAAATAATAAAAATGGCAACTATTACAAAGAAAAAAAGTGAGACTAAGGTAGATGAAATACTTTCTAAACCATTTAGACTTGATTTACATAACGATGATCACAATTCATTTGATTGGGTAATCACTTGTTTAATGAAGGTTTGTGACCATGAACAAGAACAAGCTAATCAATGTGCTCATCTTGTACACTTCAAAGGAATCTGTGATGTAAAGTACGGAGACTTAGAAACTATTTCAACAATGAAAGATAAATTGGAAAGTGCTGGGTTATCAGTAACTATGGAAGTAAATTAGTATTTTTATTGACCAAACCAAGTACCAATGTTATTATCTAATCCAGTATTCTTATTACGATTTTGGAAATTTCTTCTAACCTTTAGTACTTGTCCATAATCCACACCCTCAACATAATCAAAGTTTTTCAAGCACCCATTTATATAAGACATAAGATCTCTATCTGTAAATTTACTCGACCATTCCTCAACCATTTCACGAAATTCACTCTTTTTAAATATAGATGTTGAGTTAACAATAGTCATAACGCAATCATCATGACCTACATCAGCAGCATATCTGGTATTACCAGCAGTTGTTGTGTGTTTAACAAAGGTTGTTATCTCTCTAATTGTTTCCTCATTATTAATTGAGAATCCCTTAGATATCATTAAGTCTTGATAATCCTTAACCAATAAATTTTTATTTTCTCCAACTTTTAACCCAACCTTCTCTTCGTTAGCATCAGCTCTATGTTTATATCTAACAAAAATAGAAGAACCATAATCATTATTACCCTCAAAAACATGTGGTAGCTCAGCTAATAATGTATTGCCATAATTATTTAATTCTAAAACAACTTTAACATTATCTGGATTAAAATACTCAAAGGCAATAAGATATAAAATCTCAGCCAATTGCTTAACAGATACTAAATTACTCCTATATATACCTATTTGTTCTAATTTAAAGAAATCAACAATTGATGTATATGCTGCCTTTTGGTTATCTATGACTTCCTTTGTCTTATTATTAACTCTGAATATATTTATTATTGAATAATCTTGTCCTAAACCCTCGGCGATATCCACAGATAATACAATTTTATAATCCTTTCTCATTAATGGTAGGTAAACATCATCATCAACCCATCTTAATTCATTATAACTAAATCTAAGTTTTTCAAATTCTGAAATTTCCTCATGAATATAATTTTTCTTAGACTTTAATAAATCATCTATAATAGACTCATTTAATAGAGATTTACTAGCATTGATAAATCTCAAACCGTACTCTTGGTTAAAAGCATCTTCTCCACCAATATCCTTAATAGCTTCTTCTTTCCAAGTTGTTAACTCAGCAACAGAAAATAAAGGAATCTCCTCGTCCTTTGAATTTACTATCATCAATGATCTAATATCATCATCAGAGCATTTATCATTATTAAGTACACTTATAATATTTTTTTGTAAATCAATATTATAAGACATATCAACTTTAGTAATATCACCAAGGTTTTCTTGAAGAAATTTTAAAATATATTCCTTATCAATACCCTGTTCATATAATTTATGATCATTCAATCTAACATAAGTAACAAACCTACCCGGTACTTGATACCAATAAACCCTATGAGCTTTAAAGTTATTCCTTCTAGGATCACCATCTGGTCTCTCACCATCAGTAAGTAATTTATGGAATAAGTTCATACCATTGGGTGTTGATGTTATTATAATCTTAGAATTCTTAATTGCTGATACAGTTGGAAATACAGCCGTGTAGTATGGTTCTATAATATTGGATGGTATATGAGCAAACTCATCAAGATATAAAACATCAATAGTAAAACCAATCGCAGGTGTCTTTGTTCTAGCAGATGTCTTTATCCTACACCCATTCTCAAATGTTAATGATTTCTGGTTCCAGGTTTTTATACCAGGCTTTAGAAAGAAAGGTAATAAAGTATAAATAGATTTCATCTTATCAACAATCTCAACCGCAGTATCACCTTTATTCGCAACTATCATCACATTCTTATCATTATTAAATAAAATTGTATGTAACATAAAAATAGAGGATGATATAGTCTTACCGACCTGCCTGGATGCCATTAATATATTAAATCTATTATTAACAAAATTATCCATCATATCTTTTTGATAATCTCGAAGTTTTATATTACCTACACTACCGTCCTCTGTTTTAACCTTACAATATTTTTCAGTGAAATAGTGAACATCCAAAGCACATCTAATATACTCTTGTTGTTCAGTAGTAGTCATCTTAAAAGTAACACCAGCTCTTCTTAAACCAACTTCACTTTTTAGCCAAGGGTTCTGGTATCTCTTAACAACAACACCATCATTTATTTTATCAGTAGCATCATCAACCAGAATGGTTGTGAATATCATTTGTCTCTGTACTTGTTCCTTAGCCATAAAGAAAGCATATTTTTTTTATATATATTGTAAAAAACCACCTCTATGTCTAAAAGTGAGAATGAAAGAAATAGATTACAAGATGAATTTGACCAAATTCAGTCAGAAAGTAATGATTTCAATTTTGATATATCTGACCACTTAGCTAAACCCGAGGACTTACCAGATCTAGGAGAAATAGAGATATATGATTACGATTCAGATTTAAGTGTTTCATCACAACAATCAATGGAAGTCTTAGAGTCACTTGTAGATTTATATCTAAGTGATGTACCACAATTAAAAGAACACTCATACATAAAAACAAAAATGAGGGAAGATGCTTTAGTTTATGCCGAGGCTATATTTCTTTCTAAAATGACTCGTAAAAACTTCTTAAATCAACTAAGGCAGGTAGATAACGGTGATAACTCAGCTAGAATGCACGAAGTTGTCAATCAAACAATTGGTCAGATAAGAGAAAATTCTAAATTTCTATCAACACAAAGAACAGATCTTGAAAAATTCTACAAAACACTAAGAAGCGATTTAGGCTTGAATGATATTGAAAGTCCAGATGTTCTTAAATCACAAGTCGCTCACGCTGCCGATGAAGGAGTAAAGGATGAAGGTGGTGAAGTAATGGATAATAGAAAATTGAATGATTTAATTAAAAGGGCGATGACCGGTAAAGAAGAAGATAAGAAAAAGAAATAATTAATCTCTTTTGTAGATAAAACTCTCGAAAGTTTTCTTTATATTACTCCATTCTATTAAAACCTCCTTGGTTATAAAAGGATTTACTTTATTATTTGTTACTTTATTAACAATAATTATTTTATCATCCTCTTTAACAACATCTTTTATGTTAGATTTTATTGAATCTTCTGTGTTTGAAACAATGAAATCGAATGTTTTGTTACAATCATTAGCCAATGAAATCACACTAGAGTCATCATCATAAAAATAAACTCTATCATATTGTGTTATTTCCTCATCGATAAATTTATCACTCTCGCTTCTATAACCAATCAAGTGTTGTAATAGTAACTTAACTTTAGTATGTGATATATTATCTTTATCTCTATTATAGAATGTTTCTGATAAATAATAGAAATCCTTAATAACCAAACCAAAATCAGCCATTTTTTCTATTAACGTATCAACTACTTTTTTATAATTCTTTTCTGTGTTCTTTGAACAAATAATATAAATATCATCCTTAGTATTTTTCAATTGTTGAAAGTGTTCAACCAGTACCTTAAATTCTAAGTGATCTATAACTAACGGGTTCATAAATTCTTGCATCGAAAATGATAAATCTGTTATATCACATTTTAAATTTTTACACCTAACCTTTAGGTTATTCATTAAATCTTCTGGTAACCAATATGATTTTCCTCCTATATTAAGGTTTTGTTTATATTTCTTATAAATGCCCCTTTTTATGAGTTTAAATTCATGTTTTGAAATTTTAATAACAGGAATATCTGGTTTTATCTTAGATATAACCCAAACCTTACTATTAACATCAACTAATACATCTATATCGAAAAAATGAGCACCCATATTATAATTTAAAATTTGTTACTTTATAGCTCATCTCATGAGGTTTTCCATCATCCCGAGGCCCTTCATATTCTTTATCCGTCCAAGTAACACCACCACTCAATTCACTATCAAAACTTTCACACTTTTTACACTGACTTGGTGATAATTTCTTACCATCAATATCTTGTATATCAATATCGTTATAGATAAAATGTGCTTTACACCAAGGGTTTCTACATACACTTTTATATTCCATATTGTATATATAAAAAAAGAAAACCCATCAAATTGATGGGTTTTTATATTATTTCACAAAATCTTTACCAATAGCAAAGTCATACAAGACAGGCAAATTCAAATATCTAATAAAACCATCTCTAATATCTCCCATCGTATTAGCCTTTTTAACAATATTTATAATCAAAAATCCAAATTCTTCCTGAAAGTCTAAATAACAATCACACCAAGGTCTATTATAATGTTCTAAACTTCTCCACTCCTTATAACCACCTGTTAACCAAAACAAACTTTTCTCAGGTGTTAGCTCCTCAATTTCAACATCAATAATATCGGTTTCCCAAACTGGGTGATTATAACCAAAATCTCTCATAAGAATAACCGCCGCTTCAGCGACATCAGTTGTTACTTCTTTACCAATTTCAAAAAACCACCCACCACTATCTTTATTAATCACAACTTTATCATTAACATAAGTCATTTCTGATAATTCTTTAAGTAAATCTTTTTTTCTTCTCATAATACTAAACATTATTTTTTGATAAATTTATTCCACTTTCCCAATTGCCCTTAAAATATCCATCCTCCCAGATACCATTTTTCCAATTGCCGTAGAAACCTCCATTTTTGAATATACCATATTCCCAATCACCAACCATATAAATACCTTCGTGCCATATAAGAGTGTTATTCTCTATTTCTAAAATAGCACCATCAGTCTCGGAGTCTATTAACCAATAGAATCCTTCTTCTTTAATAATTTTAATGATTTGATTGTATTCTGTATAAGTCTTACCGTTATACTTTAGTTCTTGAAAATTCATAATTTAATAATTATTTACATCTTTATATATTCGACATTTTTTATAGAAAATTATACCGCCCTCTTTTTTTTAATAAAATCGACTATGTAAATAAAAAAAATTATTTAAAATTAAAAAACCGGGAAATATCCCGGTTTTTTAATATATTAACTATTTCCTGTTTTTTTCCTTATTTTGAAAGGTTATCAAGGTAATATTTCTCTTTTTTACTCAAAGAATCAATTCCATACTTTGTGATTTTTTCTAAAACTGAATCTAATTCGAACTGAATTGGCTCATCAGTTAATTCGAAAGAATCCATAAATAATAATCCAAGTTTGAAAGATTCCATAAAGATTATGTTTCCTTTATCTTTCTTAGTTGTGAATGCTATAACTTCAATACCTTTTAAGTAAATTTTAGCGAATCCCTTTTTCTTATTGTTTAAAACAATATCATAAGATAAGTTTAATTCATTAGAAACTTCTTTAAGTTTCTCGTTGTTGAATTTAGTAAGGTCGATGCAAATTATGTTGTTTTTCATAGTGGTTTGTTTTATTTAATGATTATAATACAATATAAGGATAATATACCAAGTAACCTAATTTTTTATTACTTTTCTTTATTATTAATTCATTATTATTGTTTCTATACACAATATAGTAATTATATATTGATAAACCTAATTTTTATAGATAAATATCAATAAAAATAAAAATAGAGTATGTAGAAATAATATATAATAAAAAATAATACTCTTTTATGAAGTATCTATCAAGTAGAACTGAATACTTAAAGTCAGCAAAATATAAAGTCGTTAACGAAGCTGTTGTTTCAGGAGCAGGACCATTCGCCAATGATATAGCATGGGGAGACTCATTATTAGGAAGAATGTTACACTCATTTGCTAGAAAGGCTCAAATAGGAATAGATTTAGTTAGAATAGACTCTGTTATTAAAAGACTAAAAACACAATTTGATTATTTAGTAGATACTGCTAAATTAAACGGAGCTGAGATTGATGAAGCAACAAATAAAGAAATTGATATGTTGTCTATTTCTATTTTAATAGGGAAATTAATAAAAGCAATAAAAGAACCTGAAGCGGAAGGTAAAAATCATTTAGATGAAATAATAAGAGTTACAACTGAAACTATTTATGCAATAACAGAAGTGGTATTATACTCTGATGAAAGTGAAGGTGATAGACAAGAAGTTTTAGAAAAGTTAACTGAATTTTTAGCAGAACTTAAAGAAATGGAGGAAACTGATGATGAGGAAACTGATGATGAGGAAACTGATGATGAGGAAACTGATGGTGAGGAAACTGATGGTGAAAAAATACCTTATCAACTTTATATGGCAAATATAAAATCCATATCTAGTATATTAGAGTCTTTTAAGAAGATTAAATCAGTAAGGTCATTACCAGCTCCAAAAGAAGTTGAAGAACCCGAACAGGTTCATTTTGAATGGGGAGTTAAAGGTGAAGATCTTTATCAGAAAAAACTAGCTGAGTTGCTAAAAAGTCAAAAAGCTCTTGGTAAGGGAGCTAATCTTAAACCAGGAGAACATACTAGAAAGAAATTTAAACAGGAAGTTGCTTACAAAATTTGGTCAGAAAAAGGAAATTCTGGTACTATGGAGGATTTCAAAAAATCCAAAGAAGGAGAAAGTTTTCTAAAATCTGTTGCTAAAGCTGAAACATGGAATAAAGTACCAGATACCGAATTATATGCCGAGTCTATGAACGATAGTTTTAGAAAATTCTCACTAAATGAGGGAACTGATGATAAAAAGCAAGATAATATACCTATTCTAAATGCTACAAAGGCATTATTTAATTTTATGAATGAAGATCCTAATAATCTAGTAGAATTACAAGGATTGATATCAAGTTATGATAAAATGTCTGATGACAATAAAAATAAATTATCAGCTGGTAACGCGGAAATGATGCAAAAATATGCTTCTGTTAAAAACCTATATGATCATATTAAGAAAACATCAGTATCAGAAAATTTAGATAGTTTATTATCCGGTAGTGAGGCACTTGGTAATCATATTAAAAATTTATATAGTGTTTCAAAATCAGGAGATTTAACCGAAATTGATGAATGGGGGAAAGATATAGATGGTGCATTGAAAAATTCAATAAAATCATTTAATGAAACAATGAGTGCTATTTTAGAACAGGAGCCAGAGGTTACAGAAAATGAAAAACCAGAGGATAAGGTAGAGAAAAACGAAGGTAAGTTATTAAGATATAAAAGTTTCAGAAAAATATTTGAAGCGGAAGGTGAAGATGTGGTTGATGATACAACAAAAGATAAACCATCTGGAGATGTTTCAAAAGAGGATCAATCTATCGAAAAAGAGAATAGATATGATTTATCCATACCATGGAATAAATTTTTCAGTGAAGAATATTTGAGAAAATGGTCTGTTACCGAACAAGATGCTAAAAATCTGGAACAGAGGTTGGTAAAAATGGAGAAAGAGGGTACTACATATAAAATAAACGGTATTGATCCTATACTAGAAATTGTTAAGATATTTAACAGAGCTTATAAATTACACACATCACAGACAATACCAACGGGTAGAAGTGGTGGTAAAGTATCTAATAAAAAATTCAGAGAGTATGAGTATATAGGTAGTGGATCTCCTGAGGTTAATACTGAATCAAGTGGATTTAAAGTTGGAATGGGCCCTTATAGAAACATAAGAATATTCACCAAATGGGAAGATGCTGTTCTTGATATAATAAAGGATTCAAAATATACAGTTTTATTCGATGAATCGACTATTATACAAGTTGGTAAAGCAGATGATAGGGTAAATGTTTCACCAACATCAATTAGTGATAAAGGTAAGAAAAGTGGTAGAGTAGAAGGTGGTGGTAAAGTACTACTCAAATTTATGAACGATATGTTAGACGGAGATACTTTATACAGGTCCTCGGGTGGAAAAGGTGGTGGCGCACAACATAAATTTATCAGCAAATACTTCAAAGTTGATGTTGATTCAAATAAATTAGATTATACGGGTGGAAAAGAGGTTGAAGGAAATGCTGAAGTTGCTGATGAAACAAAAGGTAATATAATAGCTGAGTTCAAAAAGTCTAAAGAGGTAAATGATAAACCTGGTTGTATTTTTAACCTAAATAATTCATATTTTATGATAGTAATAGCAGGTGATAGTGATTTTACTTATTTGAAATATTCAAAAACATTTGGATACATCAGTAAATATATTAAAGGTGAAAATGTTAAGGGTATGAAAGGTGACTTATCATCATCATTAAATGATAATGACTCTACTATACATTATGCTAGAATATCTAATAAATTATTCGATGCTAAAGGTGGTCTCTTAAAAGAAGGTATCAATTTAAAATTGAAATCTATTAATTTAACTACTCTTAAAGAACGTTCCTCAGAACTGAAAACAGAAGAAGTTGACTTAGGCAAGATAGAAGATTTATACACATTTTATGTAAAAGAAGGTGAAGGTTCCGGTGAACAATACTTACTACCAACATCAGCAACACAAAATGCTTATGGTGATATATCAGTTGATAAAGCAAAAGGTTATTTAGAAAAATGAAATATCTAAAAAAGTATAAATTATTTCTAGAAGCTGATGAATTTGAGATAGGAGATACTGATACTCCAGACGTTGTTATGTCTAAAGAGAAGATGAATACTATTATGTCTAATATGAAAGACTATAAGACTAAGAAATCACAAATCGATGCATTATATTCTAAAGAAGGCGCTGATATCAAACCAGAGCTAGAAAAGATACTAGGTGAGACAGATGTTCAGAGCGGAAAGGATAGAAATCCCTTTCTAGTAGAATATGCACACTTAGCTAAGTTAGAAAAGGATATAAATAAATCACAAGATGATAATTCAAATGATAAAATAAAATTAGATGATTTACAACAATCTCTTGGTTTATCAGAGGATAGTGAAACAAAAAAAGCTGTTGAATTCAAAATAAGTGATATTAAAAATAGAATGTCCGAAAGATCCAGCAAAATAAGTGAAATACAACAAGATTTAGTAGGAAAAGAAAAAGACCACAAAGAAAAAATGGTTAAAATGGAGCAAGATATGAGGGATCATGTAAAAAATCTCTCATCTCAAGAGCAAAAATAGAAAAAATACCATTTTTTACTTTTTATATATATACTAAATCAAAAAATTAAAGATAATACTATGGCAATTCAAATTGGAAAATACAAAAGACCAGGAATCTTCATCGAAGAATTTGACGCGTCTGTAATCAGCAGTCCAACTGTTGAAGGGATTACCAATCTTGTGATGGGTGTATCCAGAAAAGGACCTGTTAACACACCGATTAGACTAACTAATATAACAGATTTAGAAGCTATCTTTGGACAATTAGATCGTAATTTAGAAAGAAAAGGTTCTTTCTTCCACAGAACGATTGCTAAAATGTTAGAGACTGCTCCTATATATGCTATGAACTTGTTATTAACAGATGATAACTTAGATGTGATTGAATATAAATCACTATCTGCTTCTGCTGAATACAAGAATGATATAAAGAGAGAAGGACCTTATAGAAGAATGTTTGATACAACAGGTTTCTGGAAAAGAGATACCGAATCATTTATCAACTTAACAAAAAATAACACAGGATATACTGAAAGAGCATTTAATCTTACTAATTTATCGGATAAGCCTATAACTACTTTTGTGTTCAAATCTCAACTAAATGGTTTTGATAGAACATTACTAGAATGGTATGGTTCTGTTGAGAAAATGCCAACTTATGTAAATGCTAATGATTTTGCATCAGATTACTTAATTGATGTTGTTGTTATTGCTGGAGACTGGTCAAACTATCAAGAATTAGCAGTTGATCCAAGATGGAGTGAATATTTCAACGCTTCTGGTTTAGTAAAAGACCAAGTTAGTAATTTTGCTAATGATAGAAATGTCACTTTACTTTCTTATTACGAAGGTTTATCTTTAATACCTTATTTCAGAGACTTAAACGGAAGAAATATATTTATTGAAACATCAATAAACAGAGATACAGATTCAACTGGGCTATTTTGTTCATTTAACAATGATTTAGTTGAACAAGATTATTATACAGGATTACTTGATTTATTAGGTAATACATTAGTTGGTGTTAACGAAACTGATATTGAATTCTTATCATATAAGGAAACAATCGCAGAATCAGTGGTGATGACAAATACACCTCTTGATTTACCAGGTAACGTAACTGCTATGTTAGGAACATATTCAGCATACGGAAGTCAAGCATCACATGCATTTGATGGTCCGATAAATGGTTCTATTGGACCATTATCAAGTGGAATATTGGAGAATGGTAATAATAGAACTGGATTTTTCGGTGAAGGGTCTGTTTATAATGTTACTAGATCTACACCAATAACAGGATCATCAGCATCTTTAGTAATAGAGTATGTTACTGGAACAAACGCATTCGCAGTAATAGGTGATACTCATATTCCGGTATCAGGAACTACATCACTTACTATAAGTGCTAGTGATTATACATATACAAGCTCAACAGCATCTTATACATCAACATTTGTATTAGACGCTACTGGTGAGGTTGTATTAGTAAATAGCTTAACTCCTAATGTTAACCCATCGGTTAACACAAGTGATATTATACTTGGGTATATAGATTTTACTGTCTATCAAGGTTCAATTGATAGCGTAACAGCCATATCGAGTGGAGTAACTGATGTAACAGTTGGTGATAGCGGGACATTCGATTACCTTGATTTTAGATTAGGTACCGATTATTCAATAACTGATTTAGGAAGTGGTTCATTAAAAATTGAATTTTTAGGAACTAATACAAAATCAGATGTTAAAAACTACGAACAATATAGAAGATTCAAAATGTATAACAGATTGGTTAATCTGATTGATAGTCCTAATAAAAATAAAATGACTATGTTATTGGATAATTCAATGACTAAAGTTAGTTTGGGATTAATGACTATAACTGATATTGTTACTTCTACATTAGAAAATAAATCATTCACATTAAATACTGGATTAACAACAGTTGAATTAGTAAATGTAATAACTGATGGTTTATTAGTATTCTATACAGAAGATAATGAGTTTATATTAGGTACTGACGAAGTAACAACAACTGATTTAGTCTCGACACCAGCTTCTGGGGTAGTAGCTAAATACTCTAACCTTTATGGTAAATACTATGATGGTGTTATTAACACAAAAGATTTCTTTTATGATAATAGACTTTATGTTGATAATAGTGCGAGTGCTACTAATGTTCTTGGAACAACAGTTGATATATCATTTATCGATGGTGAAAATGCTACATCAGCTACTTCATCATACGCTGGATATGATTATATCGTATTTGATTCAAGTGTCGCGTCCTTCTCTGATGAAATTGATTTACAAACATTTGAGCAATTATTGTTCCCTACTTCGAAAGTAAATAAAGGAACATTTACAATAGTAGGAAACTCAGTAGAGCCAGGAGATACTCCAAATGAATTGGCTGTAAAATTAGGATATGGTATTCTAGGCGGTACATTCTACGCTTATCAAGTAACTGAGGAAGTAGAGACTGAAACTTTATTCTCACAGAGTATAGTTTATAACTATTCTTCTAGAAGACACTACCTTAAATTATATCTTGATAACGATGGCGTATTGAATGTTCAATTTATGGATGAGTTATTACTAGCAACTGAAGCAGTTGATATACAAGCTAATAACACATTTTATATACAATCAGGTAAAACAAACTTCAAACAAACAGTTGAAGTAGAATTACCTACTGGATATATTCAAATACCAAATAAGATATTAATAGATGGTTCTAGATACACCGAAATAAAAGTTGGTGATTTCTTAGAAGCTTATTATGACCCTACAACTCTTGCAGTTGGTGAAGTACCAAGAAGATTAACAAGAATTCTTAGTAAGAGACAATATGTAGGTGATGCTAGTTTAACTGAAATATCTTGTGATTCTAGAATAGCTACTTATGTTTTTAATGGTGATGTACAAACAATGAGATATGTATCAGTTGACCAATATGCGACAACATACAAAGCTATCACTATGAAAGGATTCAAGGTTAGACAAGCTTCTTTACCTGATGGAACAGAAGATAAACAAAATCAAGTACTTAACTTAGTAGCTAAAGGAACTCCAATGTTCAAAGCTTTAATTAACAAAGAAGCATTAGACTTTAGATATTTAATTGACTCATTTGGATTAGGATTAACCGAAAGATCAAAACAACAATTAGTTGATATATGTGGTGATAGATTAGATGCCTTTGGTTTCTTAAATATGCCATCACTTAGATCGTTCAAAAATTCATCTTCTCCATCATTTGTTAATTCAGAAGGTACATTACAAGTTAAATATGTAGCAAGTGGAGGTGACCCAGAAAGTAACCCAGCATTCCTTTACTCATTCGGTGATGGAGCAGGTACAACTACTGTTGGTTATTTCACACCTTATGTTACGGTGAATGATAATGGTAGACCATTAGAATTCCCACCTGCATCCTTTGTAGCAACAACTTATATGAGAAAGCATATTTCTAATATAACATCTGTTACTCCTTGGACAATAGCAGCTGGTGTAACAAATGGTAAGATTACTAACACTTCTGGTATAGAAATGGACTTCACACAAGAAGACATCGAATACTTGAATCAAGCTCAAATGAATCCAATTGTATTCAAGAGAAATAGAGGTTACCAAATTGAAACTGAGAATACAGCTCAAACTCTTTATAAATCAGCTCTTTCTTACATACACGTAAGAGAAGTACTTATTGAACTTGAAAGAGAATTATCAAGAATGTTATTAGACTACCAATGGAAGTTTAACACTCCTGATGTAAGAGCAGAAATTAAACTTAGAGCAGATGTTATTTGTGAAACTTATGTAAGTAAGAATGGTTTATACAACTTCTTTAACAAAATGGATGAAGAGAATAACACATCTGAAATTATTGATAACCAAATTGGTGTTATTGATACTTATGTAGAACCAATCAAAGGTATGGGTATAATTGTTAACAACATTACTATACTTAGAACAGGAGCTATTAACGCGGGTGGGTTTCAAAACTCATAAAAATATCAAAATAAATTAAAAAACCCTCGAATTTCGAGGGTTTTTTCATTTTAAACTAAACAAAGTGTATATTATTATTTATAATAGAGGAAGAGTTATATAGAATATATAATTAAAAAATAAAGATAATTTTATGTCAGATAAAAAACAAGATAAGATGTCCGAAGAGGACTACTTAAAAAGACACTTAACAGACTTGGAAGTTGGTAAAGAGGCAGCGTCAGCTAGTACTGACACACCATTTATTTCAGAAAATAAATCAGGATCAAGAGTTGATGATTTACAATACTTTAATTTTGATGTTAAAGAATTACCTTGTGGTGAGTTTTACCCAACAGGTACTCTTTTTATGGTAAGACCAGCTCAAGTTAGAGAAATACAAGCATACTCAATGGTTGATGATAATAACTTCTATGATATTGTTGAGAAGATGAATGATATGTTACAATCATGTGTTAGGATTAAATACACAGATGGTAAGGTAGGATCTTATTTAGAAATTAAAGACCAAGATAGATTATATCTTGTATTCTTAATAAGAGAATTAACATTTCAACAAGGAAATAGCTTAGCTATACCAGCAAGATGTGGATGTGGTAGTGAATTTCAGGTTGAATTGAAAAGAGATAGTTTTAATTATCACGAAGTTGATGAGAACTTATCTAAGTTCTTAAATCTATCAACAAAAACATACCAGTTCAAAACAGTTAATGGTAAAGACTATGAAATTTCACCACCTAATATTGGTTTACAAAAAGCTTTTACTGATTATATCATAAAAGAAAATAATGAAAAGAAAACTCCTAATCTAGCTTTCTTGAAGATAATACCATTTATGTTAGCTGGTAGAACTAGCATATCATATGATGGTATAAAATCTAAACTTGTAGATTTTGAAGATATGGATGATATTTCATTTCAATTCTTAAACGCAGCAATTGGTAAAATGACATTTGGAATAAAGGAACTTAAAAAATCATGTGGTGAGTGTGGAATGGAGGTCCTCACAGATATGACGTTTCCCAACGGAGCCTCAGGTATTTTCGTTATTCATGATGCCTTTGAAGCATATCTTAAAGAATAAGTTATTATTACAGAAACATTTCCATACACAAGAATTAGCTATGGACAATTGGCCTTATTGGTTATTTGAAGAAAATGTTAAGTTAGTAAATGAAATTCTTGAAGAAGAAGATTCTAATCAGAAGAAACAAGAAGATGGACAACAAGGAAACTTCGATGCAAATTCTATGATGAAAAGTGCTTCTGATATGACAAAAAACATGAAAATGCCGAAATTATAAATACTAGGCGACCTATTGGGGATAGACAATAATAAAAAAACCCACTCAAATTTTGAGTGGGTTTTTTTATTATTCTTATTAATCTTAATTTTAATATCCTGTTACTAAAGGAGGATTAATTGTAAAGTTTTGATCTATATACTCATCAATAAAGTAATCATAAACAAAATCTGCTGATGCTTCAGTTAATATATTATTAGATGACCAATCGAGTGAATATCCACCTAATTTTGTTATCTGACAATTCTGAAATGTTACTCTTCTTAAAACAACACCTTTCTTATCATGCTGATTAACTATAATAGTACCAATCATATCACTTTTATAGTGTAATGCACCATTTTGTGAATTAAACATTAAATCGTACCAAGATTTCATAGTGTTCCAAGTCTCCATAGAACCTTGTTGATTTACGTTAACTTGAATCGGTATAGCTATAGTACCACTAGTTTTAGTTGGTGTAGTTATAAACTCTCTAGTTGAGTATTTAAATCTTTGTTGTACAGTACTAGAATCAAACTCTGTTAAGTTTAAATCAACCTTAGTTGCGTTTTGTAGCAATAAAATTGGGTCTCTTCCCTGTGCTTGTAAAATAACTGGTAAAATAAAAGTTATTTCAAAAAGGTTTAAATATACAACCTCATCCGGTAAGGTTCCTGGTCCACCTGGTGATCCTGAATTTATTACTTGTGTAAAGTGTGGTAATCCCATTATCTTTTTATTATTTTTTAATTAATTTGTTTTGGTTAAATTATAATTTATATATTATAATCTCTCCTTTCTCTATTAGTATATATAAATTACCAAAAATCATTTTTTGATAAAAAACTTTTTAAGTCCAAAATTCTATCCTTTATATTAACAATACCATTATTAATATCTTTCAATAACCTATGGTGACCGTCCAATATCATCCAACATCCAATATAGAAAGATTCAAAAGTCTTAATATATTTCATAAACTATATATTAAATATTCATATAATTAAAAAAGAAATGTTTTTATATGAGAGTATTCATGATAACAGATACACACTTTGGTATCTATCTTAATAATTTAGATAAGTGGTTAAATATGATGGAATCAACGTTTTATGATTTTGTTATACCTTATCTAAAAGAAAATGCTAAAGAAGGTGATGTACTAATACATTTAGGTGATCTATTTGATAATAGAAATAGTTTACCTATTATTGTTATTAACAAAGTAGAGAAAATTCTTAAAGAAATGTCTGATATATTACCATTACATATAATGGTGGGTAACCACGATTTATGGAATAAAGGTAGTAATGAAGTTAATTCAGTTAGATTATTCGGATATATGAATAAAGATATTCAAGTGTATGAAGAAACAACAACATTAGAATTGGGAGGTCAAAAACTCGTTCTAATGCCTTGGATTGAAAGACGAAGAGATATGATTGATCAAATAAGTATAAGTCCTGGAGACTACTTATTGTGTCACTCAGACTTAAATGGGTGTCAGATGCACCTAAATTCAATAGCTCATAGAAATGGTGATAAGATTGATGTTGAAGAATTCAAAGGATATAAGAATGTTTTCTCTGGACACATACATATAAGACAAGAAAATAAAAACTTTATGTTTATTGGTAGTTTATATCAAATGGATAGAAATGACTATGGTGACCAAAAAGGCATAACAATGTTGGATTTAGATACTGATGAAATTTCATTTATACACAACACTTATTCACCTAGTTTTAAGAAAGTTCGTGTAGAAAATGAGGATGATGTTGAGAGTCTTGATGAGATAAAAAACACCAAAGATTATGTTGATATAGCTATATCAAATTCATTACTTATGAGTAATAGAAAATTGAGAAGAAAATTGGAAGTTATATTAGAAAGTAGTAATTTCGCATCTGTTGAGTATATAGATGATGTTTCATTAATAACAGAAAAAAGTGAGGATGATATCATAGAATTGGATGAAGAGACTTTAGATATATCTATACAACTAGACTACGAAGACTATGTAAAAGAGTACATACTTAAACAAACCTATGATAATGGTAAGTTCAAGGATGGTATATTAAACGAGTATGATGAAGTAATTAAAATTTATAAAGAAAACTACACTAATAAAAAAGACGATGTTTAAGATAATAGATAATAACAAAATTTATAATAGAATTATATCAGGTAAACCTTATGATAAGGACTTAAAGCCTTATTCAGAAGTTTTATTAGAAAGAGTTCTAATTTCATTTGAGAATGATGAAGAATATGAAAAGTGTATTGTTGTGAAAAATCTATCAGATAGTAGGTTACATGATGAGGGTTTTAACCTTTAGGTGTTATCTTAATATCTGCTTTTGTACCGCCATAACCATAACTACCAGCTCCAATAATTACAATTCTAATATCAAAACCAGACATATCAATTTGTCTAGTAAAGTATTTGAATTTCCTACTAGTATATTGAGAAACCTCAATATTTATAGAGGGTTCCTCTTTATTTAATTTCAGTAACATACTATAATAAAAATCTGTTGTACCAGAATTAGATCTAGTTCTTAATACATTATAAACCTTTTCTAGTTCAAATAATTTATTATCAGTTACCTCACCAGTAACAAACATTATACTAACACCATAACTACCATACTTAGTGTTATAAAAATGTATTAATATTTTATCATTCTCTAACCTATTTCTCAAAGAAATTAACTCATCGAAAAAATCCCATATTCTATTATCAGACATAATATCGGTTCGGTATCCAAAACCAGGTGTTTTTTCATAGTCATTAAATGAAAATCCAACACTAATGTATTCACTACCATAAAATTTACCCTCTGTTATTGTTCTTTTATCACCAATATCACAAGACACACCCAAATCCCTAATAGGTACTAACAATTCATTCAATTCATCTTTAGAATATGAATCAGACTCCGTAATATAGTTATAAAATTTCTCTAGATGTTTCATTTATTCTTTAACTTTTTATCCAACATCTTAGCGATATTAGACCCGATAAAAAAGTGAACATTTGACAAAGAATCTGTTTCAAGTGTTTCTATATCATCCATAAACCTAAATTGGAATTTATAGGAGTCAATTTCATTCTCTTCTTCATCTCGATCTACCTTACTAATAGATAATCCCATATCATAGTTATTATTAATATTGACTTTGAAATCAAACGTTGTTTTATCACACGGAGTAGTCTTAAATTTTGGTTGATACACCACATCAAAAATAGAATAATCTGTTATCTTGTGTCTTCTCATGTAGTAATTTAAGAACATAGCAGGTGCCTCAATGAAGTCAGAAAGTATTTGTAAGTCCTCTCCAAAATCTTTAGATTCTATAATATTAGTTATCTTATCTTTCAAGTCAATAATATTTTTGAAATCTAATTTATGATAAACACAATTAACATCATATAAATAAATAAAAGAATCCTCTACGGTTTTTCTTTTTTCTAAATCAACTTTAAATATAAACTTTGTGTGTATGATAGTAGTATCTTCCGTTACTAAACCATGTATAGATATAACCAATTTAAGAAAATCACCTTCTTCGGGTGACTCATAAATAGATTCAACAGAGTTAACAACACCCTTTTCCTCATCAAATACTTCTTTAAGCAATTCTTCTATTTCTGAAATTCTAGCCATAATTTAATTAAATTGATTATCATAAGATTTTCTCTTTAGAACAAGAACTTTTCCAATATATCCATTTCTTCTAAGTAACTTAAATACTAAATTACCAGTAGAGAATTCACCACCTTGTGTAGCTAATCCACTCTTACGATAATTCTTAATCTTATCCCAAACTTTCTTTACCTTCTTTTGAAATTCTTCATATTTATCTTCATCGATATCTCCCTCTAAATCATCAACCATCATCATAGCTGATTTAGCCTTTTCTTTGATTAATTCTTCATTTGGTTCGAAATCTTTTTTACTCGGCTTTACATTCCATTCATCATTCATAACTGAATAAATCCCAGATGCTTTATGTATTTCTTTTATACCTTGTATATAAACTTCAACCTCATATCCTCCAATCTCAATATCATGTAATCCGTTCCATATGTTCTTAACACTATCCGCATATTTCTTAACCAATTCTTCATCATCATTAACATCCTTGAAATCAATTAATATATGTATATCATAATCAGAGTATTTTTCCGACCAATTATAATTAGCCAAAGATCCAGTTAGTATAATGTCTTGAACATCAGCCTTTAAATCTGTACCATCGTAAAAATCTTGAGCAATTTGAAGTAATTGTTCTCTTACCTCAGGTATCATCTCTTCATTTTCCCAAACTTTTGGGTTTAATTCATCTTTAATATAGAAAGATTTAACAGGTTCTAAATCAGACTGGACAAATTCTAAATATTTAGTAAGTTTCATAAAGTATATATTAAATATAAAAACAGAACGCTAGACTTTTCTGTTTATAAATTATATGGATGGTTGTGTATTTTAAAAATCTTCTTTCCAAACAACTCCTGCTGAAATCTTTTTGTTTTGAGCGGTAGTAACCAAAGCAGTAGTAACAGTGTAATGGCTACCAGGTCGCATTCTTATACCTAAATTACTTATATCAACAGAGGTCCCACCATCTTTTGCGACAGAACCTACCCATAGTACTCTACCTCCACTTATTGCAGTTGCGGTAATATCAGTAGATACAACAGATGTTCCAGTTGATATATCATTAGGTGTTCCCGCTCCAGTCAAAGAACCATCCTCTATTATTTTAACTACACCAGGCTCACCTGAACCACTTGCAATACTAATACTTTGTAATAAACAAGATACTTTATTCGTTTTACTTGCGAAGGTAGCATTGTTATATAGTGTAAACATTAGTACGTCAGTTGTATTATTAGTATCTTCTATGTTTGTGAATCCATTAACAGGACCAGTTGGTAAGTTATTTCCTTCCACGAAACTTGACATATCAGCAACTTTCATTACATAATTGTTGGCATCTGATGTTCCTACTTTGAAAACTTCTGCTCTTAATGCAAAAGTTGGATTGTAGGCGGATGGAGCATCCAATATATTTGCAAGATGCAATACGTGAACTAATATCATTCTTCCTGTTACATCGCTTTCAATAGAAAAGTTAATACAACCAAACCCGCTTCCATAACTAATTTGGTAAACATTACCTAGTGTTGGGTCTAATAACATTCCTGATGGATTATCCACACTTCCTGTGCCGTCCATCACATCATTATTCCATAAGGTCTGTACTACGTTAGTCTGGTTAGCAGGAGGTGTATCAACTGCTCCGTTTGTTCTATACGATATATTCATAACTGAACCTATTAGAGCAAAACCATATCCATCATTTGCATCTCCTACTCCCATTCCTTGAATGCTTGTTGGTCCATTTGATGAGTTTGTAAACAAGACTGAAAATCTTGCTAACGATCCTTGTCCTGCTCTAAATGTAATAGTTTCTTTACTTTCTAATGCTGCTGATTCTACTGCGGTTTGATCTACGCTTGTAGAAAGAACAGCCATATTATCACCTTGTGTAACTGTTCCACTTCCTCCTAAAATAGTAGTTACTATATCTGCATTAATATTATATGGAAAACTTAATTGAGATACTGGAGTAAGTTGTGCTACTTGAACTTCATCATAAGAGGTATTAGGATTTGTAACGTTTACTTCTAAATGACCTTTAGTATCTATTGGGACATTTTCAAAATTACCTGCATCATTCTGACCAACTATAACTGACTTAGTTACATTAGAAAGAGTGCCATCTTTAATTGGTAAATTAACAGGTAATGCTATTGTTTGTTGTGGTGATGTTTCATTCTTAATACTCATGACAAATGAACTTTGAGGGGTGGATCCGTTGATATACTGAACTCTAAAATATTTAGTTGAAGCTGGTATCATATACACAAGTCCTTGTGGATTTGATGCTGTTAAATATGTAAAACTTATTACTCTTTCATCAGTAACACCATCACTCGAATGTATAATTTTAAGTCCATCTGCGGCTGAATCTTGATCCGATTTCATAAAAATAGAAGTTGAAGCATAACCACTAGTGTCGGTGAATGTTCCGCTAAATGTTGCTCCTGCACCAAGAGGTGCAACTGATGAATTTACATCACTTATTCCTCCGCTTGGAGTATTTGTAAAAACAGCATTTGGGTCTTGTCCTACTGTTATACTTCTATTTAGGGTAGTAACCATCGCGGGGGCAATAAAAGCGCCCGTTGTTAATAACTGAGGAGATATTGCAGTTGTTAAAAGCTTAGTAGTATAATAAAAATCTGTTTGTGTTACTCCACCGTTATTTGTAAACTCATATTTTATAAAGTTCGCAAAAGCAGGTGCGGCAAAGAATTGATAACCCCCACTTGCAGTATAAGGAATTGATATAGTTCTAACAACATCTGTAAAAGCTGAATCTTCACAAAATGAAATATCAATATTACCATCGTGAGAGGCTAATATCTCTGTTTGAACTTGTGAACAACCATTTACATCTCCATCCCAATCTACATCAGATGAAGTGTAAGTCGCTCCATTTGCTAAAAGTGCGGTAGTTTTAAATGCAGTTACTTCTGCTTCTAATGGTGGTGTATAACTCATGTCTTATATATTTATTTTTATTCTTCTTGTTTATATGATGATCCAATTTGCACCATCTGATTGTACTGTTCTACTTGTATATTGAGTTGACAAAGTAATAGTTGTGGAACCGTTTATTGTCTCACCACTATTACCTTTTAATGTTATTATCCCTGTACCACTGTTTACGAGTGTATAGGTTACGCCTTGAATACCTACTGATGTTGGTAAGTTTACTATAAATGTACCAGCAGTAGCGTTAATAGTTTCTTGTGCTGTTGAAAAAGTATCACCTGAACTCACATTTCTTAATGTAAAAGATACTGTTGCTCCGCCTCCTCCTGCTGGAACAGACCAAGTATTATCACCTCGTAAGAATGTAGTAGAATCCGGTGTACCAGTAGCAGATAATGTAGAAGTGATATCAGGAACATTTACTGTACCTACATTTTGTAAGCTTACAAATGTGCTACTTCCTACCGTTAAGCTTTTAAGAGCAACATTCCAAACATTATCTCCTCCTAAAAAAGTAGTAGTGTCAGATGTACCACTAGCTGAAAGCATTGGTATATCTACGGATCCTGCTGCAATAGTCAATGCGGTATCTCCTGTAACATCACCAGTATGAGTAGCATTAGTTACTTTAGCTGTGTTCGCTGCTACATCAGTAGCTATATCTATACCATTTATTATACCAGATGTTACTAAATTACCATTTATCGAAAAGGTACCTTGATCCCAATTTAAATTATTATAATCTTCACTAACTACACTATTAGTACCTAAGAAAAGTACTGAACCTTGTGAAGCACCTTTTATTTGTTTAATATTCTGTTGAGCCATTTAATGGATTTAATATTTTTATCTAGTCTTATATATTAAAACAGGATACTCTATTTTAAAAATGTACATAAAAAAAGGAGTGAATTTCTTCACTCCTTTTTGATTAATTAATTATTAATTATTATGTTTCGTAAGAAAGAGAAATTGTATCAGTAGTTGTTAAGTTAAATCCAGCAATTGCCCCATTCCAATAAAGAACATCAGTAGCAACTATAAGACTTATTGCTCTAGTTGTTGTATTACCAGAATCTCTAAAGTAACAATCTTTGGTTGTGTTATTATCACCCAAGTTTTGTAATTGTCCATTAACAAATACTTGTACTCTTGAATATTTAGATGGTGGGTTCGCGATAGCAATTTGTGTACTAACATTATCAGTGTTTGGTGTAGTTAATACAGAAGTTTCATTCATTTGATTATAAACTGGTTGAGCTGTTGTACCAATTGCTTCTAATTGACCACTTGCATTAACTGTTATAGTTGTACCATCAGTTTCAACTTGTAAAGTGCTGTTGTTATCAACAATAACTCCTGAGAATGTTAAACCACCTTGTGCGGTAATATCAGCATCCATCTGTAAGAATCCAGAATTACCACCTCCACTTAAACCAGATCCGGCTGTAACTCCCGTAATATCTCCTTGTGCAGAAGCAACTAATTCACCATCTATAATTGTTATTGTACTATTATCAACAGATACTTCAATTTGGCCACTAGAGAATGTTAAACCTCCATTAGATAATAAGTCAGCTTCAACAACATCAGAATTGATTGTTAAACCATTTCCAGTATTTACGTCAAGAACTACACCATTTGCAGTTAAACCATTTCCTTGTAAGTTAGTATTTATTATCGTATAATTAAAGTTAGCCTCATCAACTACTATATCATCACTAGAGAATGTTAAACCACCATCAACTCCAAGATTAACATCTAAAGTAACAAATCCAGAATCACCTCCTCCACTTAAACCAGCACCAGCAGTAACTCCTTGTATATCACCCAATGTAGTAGCGACTAATTCACCATTTACAATTTGAATTGTTGTATTATCAACATCAACATTAATAACTCCACCCGATTGTGTTAAACCATTACCAGTGATTGAAACAAAATCAATTGCCACATCATCAACATTTACTGTAATACCAGTTCCTTGACCAACATTAATAACACCGGCACTTGCTGTTAATCCAGCACCTTGTGTTGATTCAGCAATTTCTGTTAAATCAGCAGATAGTGCATTACCAGTTTTTGTTAATCCTGTACCAGCTTCTTGTATAAATGCTGATTCTGATCCAGAAACACCACCAACAAAATACCCAGTTGATTCTTCGTGTAAAAATGTAGAATATGTACCATCACCTAAGTTAATTTCGATACCTGAATAAGGTACTGCTGATGGAGAACCACTATAAGTAGCGTTCAATGTAATAGTATTATCAACTACATAAAGATTTTCTGTATTTACATAAGTTGCTGTTCCAGCAATTGTTAAGTTTCCTGATACGATAACCGAATCAGCAAATGTTCTATCTCCTGTAATAGTATTTTTTAATCTAATAACATCAGTTACTATCTCCATAGAGTCAGCATTAACATTAACATCTAAAGTAACAACTCCTTGAGTACCACCTCCACTTAAACCAGCACCAGCAGTAACTTCATCGATATCTGATCCAGTAACTATTGAAATAGCATCATCAACATATTCTTTATCAACTAAAGAACGATCAGTATAGTTAGATGAGTAATCAGCTTGATACTTTAAACCTGTTAGATTTAAAGTATCACCTACTAACATCTGAGTTGCCAATATGTTAATTGATGATTGTCCTCCAGGTGCATCTACGCCTAAAGTACCTTGTTCTTTATTTATATTTAAAAATCCTAAATTACTACTATCACTCGCGCCGATGATATAAACTGAGTCTGCTTCCACTTGTAAATCATCAACTCTATTAGTCGAAGGTTCCGAAATACCATTATCAATATCAGAACCAATAGAAAGTGTACTAAATGTACCAGATTTATCCGCTAGGTTCTGATTTTTCATCAAAGTGTATGAATCAGCCACATTTGTTATATCTAAAACATTACCATCAGTATCTATTGTTGTTGTCTTATCTAATGTACCACCTAATTCAACATCATCGCCATCTAAATTTAAACCATTAGAAACATTAACAGATAATGAAACCGCTCCTGACGAACCACCACCAGTTAATCCGGCTCCAGCAGTAACTGCTGATATGTCTCCTGCGTTAAGAACCCAATCAAATCCTGTTCCGTTTGATAGTAAAGAATAACCAGCAGTTGCTCCACCACTAGCATCAAGTTTAACAGTTCCTAACGAACCATCAACTACTTCAGCAGTAATATCGGACCCAGGTGTTACTGAGAATGTGACTGTTATACCATCCACAAAATTCGCATCTGTAAAGATAGCTGTTTCTGAAGCGGATGTAAAATCATTTACTTGAGATGCCGTTATATCAATCGTAACATCACTCGCTGATGTTAATCTACCTTGTTGATCTACTGTAAATGTTGGTATTGTATCATCAGCACCATAAGTAGTAGGAGTAACGGATGTATCTTCAAGAAAAACTTCTGTTGATGATGCTGATAATCCTGTTCCAGATCCAACATTTAATGTGTTACCGGTTTTTGTTAATCCAGATCCAGCTTGTACAACACCAGCAGATGAGAATTGAGTCCAAATAATTGGAGTTGTTCCTATTGTAGCTGTGCTATTAGGAGAGGAAACAACCCATCCTGTATCAGCATATAAACTACCTTCCGTAACGAATGAATATTCACCACCATCAACCTCTTGAGATGGAGAACCATCAAAGTCAGTAGATCTTGTAAGTACTGTCAAACTAGTAACATCATAAATACCATTCACAAATGTGTCTGTGTTAGAATTTATAATAACTCTTGTTAGTGGTGAGGTTACAGATAGTGTAACACCATCAAAATCAAGACTATTAACGTTTGTAAATGTTAATGTAGCTCCAACTCCAGAAGCACCATTATTATATACATATCCTGTCTCTGATGCAACGTCATCCTCATAAATAGCAGTAGAAGATTCTTTTGGATTTAATCCAGATGAAACAGAATCAACATAATTTTTATTAACAACATCTAATCCATCTAAAATATTATCATCGGATGTTCTTAAAAAAGCACCCGTAGAAAAACTCATTGTTGCAGAAGTGAAAGTAACTAAACCACTGGATCCATTTAATTTATCTAATGAGAGTGAGTTATCTCTCATTTGCTTACCATCTAATAATGCCATTCTTCATTTTTAATTTTTCTTAGATTATATATTAAATATGAAACTTAATTATATATCTATGTTTTGTTTATTCTCAATTTATTCTTGATAAAATAATGAAATCCTCCAAGTAGTGAATAAATCCATTCCAACTACAACTCCATTCCAATATAATTCGTCACCTATCTGTACATTATTAGGTGAAGTTGATGTTTTAGCAGTTGTTCCACCATCATCACTAAAATAACATGGAACGCTAGAAGTTGTACCAAAACCAACTTGAAATTCTTGACCATTTATAAAAACACCAACATAAGAATTTACAAGAGGTGTATTTGATATAACCAATCCAGTAGGTGAACCGTCACCACTAGTATTAGTACTCATTACATAACTTTTATCAGAATACGATAAAGCTCCTCCTCCTCCGCCTTTCCAGTTAAATAATCCTGATTCATCAACAGATAATACATATCCAGCAGTTGCTCCACCGGAAGATCCAGTGTTTAAGTGTGAAGCCGTTAGTGAATCATTTTTAATGAAAGCTGATACCGAGGGACCAAGTGGTGCTACAAAAATATCAAAATCTATCGTGTCTGTATCAGAATATGATGTTACTGATGGGGTTGATCCAGTTCCAGAGTCAAAACTAATAAATGATAAGGATCCAAAATTGGAAAAAGTTCCAGTGTTAATAAGTGAACCATTAGCGATAACAACTTGTCCGTAATTTTCCATCCAACCATCAATGGTTAAATCTCCATAAACCCAATATTGATAATATTGAGGAACAACTATATAATCAGTAGGTTCTATATAATATTTAACATTAAATAAATCATCATTTGAAGGTTTGTTTAATTGAAAATATGTACCATCATAAACTAAACTATAAACAATGTCTGTTTTTATATCAAATGGGTTTAAGTTTATAACACCACCCGATGTTGATTTTTTTATTAAAACATTACCCAATCCATTTACATCCAATGAAGCTGTTACTCCGGAATTAACTGTATCAAATTTGGTAAGGAATAACATATCTTTTATATATCCTGAAAATTCAGGATCAGATGTTGTTGAATAACTAAACCCTCCGGTGAAATTAGCATCTATTGATCTAACTTGTCCTAATTTTTCCTTTTCCCAAGTTCCATTCGGATAATTATTTAATCCACCATCCGTTTCATATTTATAAATGGAATTATCTTCATCATCTACCCTAACAGACATACCCTCAGTTGGATATGTGATATCCCAAGACATTAAAGCTGAATTCCACTCAGCTACAAATCCAGGAGATATAACTGACCAATTAGTACCAGAAACGACATCGGTGGGTTTAGTACCTACTAAATATCTATCACCACTTGTTGGTGACCCGGGCCCTATCGTTGGCTCAGTTAACAAAACTGAAAACACAGAATCAACCCATTCGCTTCCACCACCTCCACCAGATCCACTAAATTCAATCCAATTAGAGTTGTTCATTATATCAGTATCCGCATAATTATACTCTAATTGATATGTTTTTTTATCATTGATAATGTAACACATCATACCCCATTCTCTTCTCTCAAATATAGTATCATCTCTATCACCACTTGATACCACTGTATGTAATCCACCTTTTATCTCACTAGAAAAAGCTGACGCAATTGGATCTAATGAATCATTGGGTCTGATTGCTGATGAAACTAATGTACCTATGTTTTGTGCCATATTCTATATATTTAACTTATTATTATATTTAATGGTGAGTTTTGTAATGTATTACTAACCCACACTTCATAATTTGTGCCACTAAATCCATTTGAGTTTACAAAAGCTGACGCGGTCCTAACTCTCGTAAATGCCGTATTAGGCAATCCATTAACACTAAATGATGGTATCAACGCACCACTCACATTACTAGGCCAAGCAAATATTAAATATTTACCATCACCATCTATTCCCGTATATGTTTTATTTTTACTAATTGCTAATTCACTACCTAACATAGACCCATTTGCATTTGCTCCAGTCAATGACTTTATAGCAGTATCGGTACAAAGTGATGCTACTATTGACTGTGATCCTGGATTTGTAGTTAGATTTGGATTATCAATAGAAGCAAGGTCAATATATCCCCAAAATATTCTATTTTTCCATGTTAATGTATAATTTGAATTTGTAGTAGATGTACCATCATAAGCAGACATAGCAAATACATTAGTTTCAGTAACTCCGGGTGTTAAGCTATGTGTACCAGTTGAATCTGTTTTTGTACCAACTTGTGAATTACCGGTGGGTATTTGAGCAACACCATCAACAGTTATAACTGTAATTGGATCACTATTTTTCACAACAGACCAATTCAATGTTACCGCTAAAGGTGTACCAAATTCTCTTGATAAAGATGATGGTGAAAATCCAGAACTTGGTCCAACATATGGATAAAGTAATTGATCCCACATATCTTGCATATTAGTTGGTGTCGGAAACGAAGTTCCTGATGGTATACCACCAACTGTAATTGGTGTAGATTCTGTATTTTGGAAAAAAGAAGATGCCGAACCCGCAGAAGCTGCTATTACCTCAACAGTATCAATTCTATCCCATAAAGTGTAAACAGAATCTCTAATATTCTTAGCTACTATTAAGTTAGCCGTATTATCAGGCATACGAATAAGTAAATCATCCAAATCAGACCAACTCTCAGCCGAAGCGCTACCTCCATAAGGAGGACCTCCACCAGGAGGACTATATGTACCAGTGACAGACATAAAATACTAATTTCTTTCTTTTATATATTAAATTTTAAATCTATTAATGGTATATTAAGATAAATATAAATACGAAATTATAGTTAAAGTGGTATCATGATGTTACATGTTTTACATAGACCATAGTAAAAATCCATTTAATTCACCATCAAACTGACATTCTTCACCTAAACAATCAGTAATAACCTTTGTTGAAAATTCTTTATTAAAAATTGAATTCATTTTATCTTCAAAATTTTCTTTTTTAATCAAATCAGAAAGATCAATAGAAATTGAATCAGTTAATTCAACTTTATTTTTAGACAATTCATCAAATAAATGGTCTATCATATTACTTACTATTAAATCAATATCCTCTTTTGAATAAATGACAATATTGGAACCATCATTTCCCCAAGAAGAAATTTTAAATAAATGTTTATCAGAATCAACAACATCTATTTCACCTAAATTAGTATCGTGATAATCAGCTATTATTTTTTCCATTTTAATATCAGCCTTCTCAATACCTTTATAAAGACATTGTTTTAATGATTGTATTTTAAATTCAGCAGATTCTAAGAACTTGTGATTCTCAAATGTAAGAACACCATCAGACTCCATACTGAACCTATCATCAATTATATCAGTTAGTATAGTACCAGCACCTTTAATATCACCTAATTTATTTCTTTCTAGAAATCTATTAAACCTACTAGAACCAGGAGAAAGATACTTTTTCAATTTAGCAGGACGTATTTTCCACTTATCGATATACTCATCAACAAGCTCATTCATTATTTGATAATACTTATTAGCATCTTCTCTGTTATTAATTGACATACTTTTTCTTCTCTTTTGCTTTTAATGATAATAAATTAACAAATTTATCTTTACTATCTTCCCTCTCACTTCTCAAATCTTCTACTTCATCATCCTCTAACCTTGACTCAACCATATCATAGTAACCATCTTCATCCAATTCTTTAATGTTACCCGTATCACAAAATCTACACTTAACACAAGGATCATTAAATGATTCCCAAAGAGCATTACAAACATTGCAATTATAATACATTGTTAAGTCTGATTTAGATGATATTGGTAAAGTATTACTAAAATCGAAAGATTCGTATTTTTTAATATGATTCATAACACTATATATAAAAAACAAAAATTATAATTTAACTATAAACATAATATGAACATATCATGCCAAGATAATCTTGATTTACTAAAAACATTAGATGACAACTCAATAGATTTGATATACGTAGATATCTTATATGGGACTGGTAGGAAATTCAAAGACTACCAAGACTTAAAACCCATAAAATCTGATATAGAAGAACACTATATACCTAGATTAAAGGAGATGCACCGCGTATTAAAGGATACAGGAACCATATACCTACAAATGGATACTAAAATCAATCACTGGATACGTTGTATAATGGAAGACATATTCGGGTATGATAATATGAGAAACGAAATCATATGGAATTACAATACAGCTCCCAGAAAGAAATTAGATTTTGGAAAAAGACATGATATAATATACCGATTCACTAAAAGTAACAATTATAAGTTCAACCCAATCAGAGAACCTTATGCTAAAAGTGCACCAAGAGGTTATGCTAAAGAAAAGTACTATCACAAAGACGGTAAAGTAATTGGTGATGTATGGAAAATGAATATTCTAGGACAAAACGATAAGAAGGAGCGAGTTGGATATGATACACAGAAACCGAAAGAACTTATTGATAGAATAATAAGAGCTTCGTCAGATGAAGGTGATTTGGTAGCTGATTTTTACCTAGGAAGCGGTACATGTGCTGTTGTTTGTAAGGAGCTAAAGAGGGATTTCATTGGATGTGATATAAATCAGAAAGCTATTGACTTAACTAAAAAAAGATTAGAGTAGTTTTATATATACTCTAATGAAACACTTACTCACTAGAAAAATATTCGAGAATCAAGAAGAATTAAATAATCAAGACACTCTACTAAAGTTAGATGACAATGCTGATATTGAGTTAGTAGAGAAAATACAATCACTTATTTCAAGTGGTTCTATCTTAGAAATTTCTTGTGGTAACGGGGCTGATGCTTTAGAACTCTTAAAAAGAGGATATGTAGTATTCGGAACAGAAAACAATCAACAATATGTAGACCACGTTAATCAGAAGATTAACTGTGTTAAACACGACACCAAAAACAAATTCCCATTTCCTGATAATTCATTTGATTTAGTTTATTCTAGATTAGGACTTCACTATTTCAGTGAGTCAGAATTACAAAGTATATTCAAAGACATTAGTAGAATCACAAAAGAGTATTTAGTATTTACTGTTAAGTTAGTAAATGATATACAAACAGGTAAAACAATATTTAATAAAGAAACTTGGGAAGATTTAGTATCAAATGAATTTGAGATAGTTTCATCTGAGATAAAGGAAGGAATTCTTTATGATAATCAATCAAAATGGTTAGAAATAGTTGCTAAGACATGAAATATCTAAGAAAATTTAACGAAAGTAATGATATAAAATCAGATGTTTATGATATACTACTAAAAAAATACAAGTGGTCGTGATCCTGAGTGGGAAGATATTTATTTCATCAACTCATCCTTTTTAGCTAAAGGTTAATTTTAATATATAAGACATGAATTTAAGACAAGTAAGAGCATATTACAACACAAAACCAGTTGAGTTTATTATTAAAGAAAAATATGACTTGATTGAAAATCAAGAGTTTGTTCCTAGATTTTCATTAAAGAATGTTAGAGATATAGCAAATATTCCTATTAACGAACCAGTTAAATATTCGGATGAATTAATGATTAAAGCTATTAAATATGGTATGATATTCTTACTTAACTACAAAGGAGAAAAGGATTCTCATTTTGCTGGCCATGAAAGAGTTATATATCCAATGGTATTAGGTAGGTCATCAAAAGGTAAGACTTTACTTAGAGGATGGCACTTAAATGGTTGGTCAGTATCACAAAAAAGACACATTAATAAGATATGGAGACTTTTTAGAACTGATAGAGTATTGTCAATGACATTTACTGGTTCATTTTATAGACTTCCACCAAACGGATACAATATGAATGATAAAGGAATGAGAGGTGGTATGATAGCACGTGCTGATTTCAATGAAATAAGAAGAAACCAACAAAACCTTGTTAAACAAGATAAGATTCAAAGTAGAGAAGAGGTTACTATTGGAGATGAAAATAGAAAATTCGCTATAATTAAAGTTAAAGATGCTGACAGTCAAGTAGATTTAACAAACCCAATGGAAAATGCTTATATCAATAATATTAAGGATATGGTTGGGTTAAGAATGTCTTTTCTTAAAAGTATTTATGGTAATAAATATATTGCTATTTTAGGAGCACTTGGTCAACCAGGAAATACAGTTAAAGTTTTAACAGACAAAGGTACACAATTAGGAGTTTATAAAGTATTAGACTCTATAACAGGAGATGTATTAAAAAATATTAAAAGAGTTAAAGGCAATTCACTATATGACCTTTATCTATTTGACGAAAAAGTATAATAATATGATTTATAATTTCAAAAAGTTTAACGAAGAATTAAAAATGTCTGATTTGGATGAAAATACATTATCACAGATAAATGATAATTTATTATTTAGATTAAAAGAATATAGAACTTCTATACTTTTGAACATGGATAAGAAAATAGATTCAAGAACAATACTAAGAGAATTAAACAAAGAATTCACCAAAGAATTCATGGATGATTTAGGATTAGAAGATTTTCTTAACGAAGTTAATAACATTTTATCTTTAGAAGAAGTTACTAAAAGAATGATAAGAGATCATTTCAAAAAGTTATATGACAAAATAAATAAAAAAGCATAAAAAACCACTCAAAATCTGAGTGGGTTTTTACTTTATTTTAGTTTTAAACTAAATCAACTTCATCTATTAATGTATAAGTAAATTTATTACCAGTGTGTGCTTTGAAATTATCACAAACATCCATCACAAACTCTTTATGTTCCCAATTAGAGAAAACTTGACAACCAGCAGACCATTTACCAATTTGTTTAGAAGGGTACTTTCTACCAGAACCATGAATATTTATACCAAATAAACCATTTTGTGTATTAGACTCATTCAAGTCATAATTATTATCTTTATCATTATCTCTATAAACTGTTATCTTACCAGTTTGTCTTAATGCTCTATGACTAGGCTTTATGTGTTGTCCACGAGACCAACAATCTTCCCATTGACCAGGTTTAAGAACAGCTGATCCCATTTTATTCATAGGGTGGTTTAACCAATAAACCCCAGGGTTAGTTGTATTCGGAAATATTTTTAAATCTTCTTTTCCCTTCTTAGATTCATATTGAGAAATAGCATAATCAGTATTTTTACCACTAACACCATCCTCCGATAATTTTCTACCATTGGCTCCTATAAATCCCCAATTATTTAAAAAAGATTGTTTTTGTTTTAATGATAAAGTAGAAGGCATTTCTGGGATAGAATAAACCATACAGAAGAAATCATTAAACGAATCTGGTATATCTAATGTGGTTCTCACTCCTATCATATTAGGTCTATCTGTATACCATTTATATCCTTTGTTTTTCATAACCCTTTTAAGGTTTCCTATTGTTATACTCATAAGATACTTTTATTTTTAGTATATATAATAAACAAAATACCCATTTTTAGATAAAATTCGATACATATGCAAGAACCAACAGAGTTAGAAATTAATGAATACCTTGATTACCTAACATCACATATAATTATAATTTCTGATTATATAAAAAATAATAATATTAATAAGAAGAATATTATCAATCAACATCTAGATGAGATGGGAGAATCATTAATATCAGTATTAAATATTATCAATAATAATGGTCACTCATCAAATGATATATATGAGGGTATCGATAATTCAACAATTAAAATCATAAGAGATTTCAAAATCTCAAAGATTATGGATGAAATAAATAAATAAATTTTGAAAAATATTTAAATCAAAACATAGATAAAGACATAAAAGGTATGATTAACAAATGAAAAAAATATTTAAGTATGAACCCATATAACCAAGAAGAATTAGAGAGAATCAAAAAAGCAAAGGAGACTAATGATAAATTAGAAGACTTCTTTAATGACAAAAGAACAGATTGGAATAAAAATGTGGAACCATTATTTCAAGTACTTTCTTTGGATTTAAGTATTCCCTCAAATGCTAAACCATTACTTGATGCTCAAGCTAACGCTCTCACACACAGACAACAAATTAACGAACAAATTAACTTCTTTTTAAATAAACGTAGTAGAGAAACGACTAAGATAAAGAAACTTAGACAAGATAAATTTGTTTTTTATGCAACGGGTTTTGGTATGAAAACCAATTTAGGAGAAAAGGGTATTTTAATAGACGGTCACCTAGCCGAGAATGATAGATGTATGGAATTAATAGAATCATATATAGAATTTTTAAGAGACACCGTAAGAAATCTTGAAAGCTTTTCATATTCAATAAAGAATATGATTGAATTAATGAACTATTTAGGTCGTAGTTAATATTTTATAAAAAACAAATTAAAAATGAAGTATCCTAGATTTATATCAAAAGAAGATTGGTGTATAAAGACTGATTTTATGGGCCTTTCAAAGGAAAAGGTCATTTATGAAAAAGGTCATATATTTGAACCAAACGAAAATGGTACATATGAGGTTCTAGATCCTTATGGTGCTTATCAACAGATTGATGAAAAGACAATGAAAGAATTTAAGACTTCTTTTGAAAGTGATGAGAATTTCTTTGAAATTTTAAAGGAAGATGAAGACTTCGATATAATAATCGAAGAAATTCCAGATGATGATGATGTACTTGTTAGAAATTGGAGAATTCAATTAGATGTTAAAACTACGAGAAAGAAGTTAAAGGAAGTTGAAAGAATAATTAACGAACACGTTAAACCTATCTTAAATACTTAAAACCATATGTATATCCTTTTCAATATTAATTAACCCACCACTTATGGATTTTGCCTGATTGGTGAAATCAACAGTATCACCAACTATTTTTTTAACTATCAAATTATCGATGTCAAATTCATATCTAATAGATAAATCATCTTTAGTGAAATTAACTATTAATTGATGATCATTTTTATTCTCCCATTCATATACTATGTTCTGGCCATCAGAAACACCATTTATAAGTGTTCTTATCTCTTGCATTTTAATATCGATAACATTATCCGAGTTCTCTATGAATTCTCTAATAAATTGATTCCATTTTTTTACCATAACATATATATTAAAATAACTAAACAAAAAAAGATTTACATGATATACTTAGTAATAATATTTCTACGAAATGGCGAATAAAGTAAAATTTAAAATAAACGGAGACACATTTAATACATTTGTTTCTAAATTAAGTGATTTATCAACTATTGATGATAGTGTTAGGTTGAAAATAGATAATGATGATGTATTAATGTATTCTATCTTAGGTAAGAATATATTACTCGCCTTCAAAAACTATTTAATACCAACAGATGAATTTCTCATAAAAAACGATGACCTAGATTATCAATTAGATTTAGTCATACCTAATATCAAGAAATTTGTTAAGAACCTTGGTATGATCAAGGATCCGGATAAAGTAACAATAGAATTTAATTATAAACCATCAGCCGATGATAGAGACATTTATCAAGTAAGATATTTCCAAGTATCTTGTGGTCGATTTAAGATTAATTGGGTTGGTGGAGAACACAATAATGAAACTAGAGAAATCAATAAAGAAATGTTAGCTAAGAACTTAAATCTAAAAAATAGTAAATGGTCATTCGCTCTTACGAAAGATGATTTCACTGATATTAAAAAACTTTCAAGTATTAACTCAGAGAGAATTATAAATATTGGTATCGATAAAGGTATTGTTAACTTCTCTGAAAAATCAGCTTGGGATTTAGAAGTCGATAACTTAGAAGATGATAGAAGTTCTAACCTTATTTTTAATAAAAGGTTTTTAAATTGCATAAACGCTGAGAGAGAAAAAATCACATTCAGTATATTCGAAACCTTTATGTTAGTTAAAGATGAAGAATCTAATTTGATGCTTAGCTTCGAACAAGATTTTGAAGAGGATGATATTTAATCAAATAATTTTAATCTAATATGATAAATTTATACTTACCATTTTACGGAATTGAACTTAAATGTGATAACTCAGACCATATTGAGGTACTTGGTAAAAGATTCGTCTCGGTACACCACAAAAGAACTGGATTAGATAACAAATTGTTCACTTTTTACTTAGATGAAAGAGACAATACAATTGATATCCATACATCCACTGAAATGAGTAAGAAATTAGAAGAAAAATTTAATGAGTTTAAAAACTCAAATATAAATTATGGGAATATAGGAAGTGGTAGTGAATATGAGTATGATGGAACAGAAAATATTTTACTAAAAGACTTTTTCGAATATCTTAAATCAGAAAACAGAGAATCAATAATAAATCAATCAATATAAATCAATAACAAAAAATATGAAGAAATTACTATTTTTATTTTTATTAGCAACATCAACATCGTATTCACAGGATACTCTAAAGGTTGACACATCAATGGTGCAAATTGAAGAAGTTACTATACAAGGAATTAGAGCTGGATCTAAAACACCAGTCACTCAGAAAACAATCAGTAAAGATGATATAGATGTTATGTATCATACACAAGAATTACCGTTGTTATTAAACACAACACCAAGTGTAACATCATCAACAGATGGCGGTCACAATATGGGATATACTTACTTTAGATTGAGAGGTATTGACCAAACTAGAATTAATATGACACTCGATGGGGTTCCTCTTAATGAACCAGAGGACCAAGGTGTATATTTCTCAAATTACCCAGATTTTACAAACTCAATTAGGTCAATGCAGATACAACGTGGTGTTGGTACATCAACAAACGGTGTTTCCTCATATGCTGGTTCTATTAATTTTGAATCACCAACGGGATTAAAGAAAGGAACAGAAGGACAAATTGGATATGGATCATTTAATACTTATAGAGTTAGTATTGAAAACTCAACAGGATTACTAAAAAATAAAACAGCCTTTTATACTAGATATTCAAATTACGCGAGTGATGGATACAAATATAACTCAGGTGGTGAAGGACAATCATTCTTTTTAAGTGGTGGTTATTATGGAGAAAAGGATTTTGTTAAAATAACAGCATTCAATGGACACACAACTAATGAAATGGCTTGGTTCGCAGTTTCAGAAGATGATATAAAATCAGAACCAAGAACTAACTATAATACTACTAGAGAAAATGACGACTTTACACAAAGTATGGTTATCTTAAAACACAAACACTTTTTTAACAAGTCAAATTTAACGACTACCGCTTTCTATAATAGATTAGATGGAGATTGGGGATTAGATTTACTACCACTTGGTGGAGGGGATGATGTTCTTAACTTCAATTTAGGTTCTAACTTCTATGGATTAACCTCTAACTATAACTTAACTGGTAATAAATATAGATTGAATATTGGTGTTAGTGGTAATATGTATGATAGACGACATGCTATGACTGTATTAGCAAACACAGATGAACTATATTCTAATAAAGGACTTAAAAACGAAGTATCATCATTTGTTAAATTCGGATATGATATAAAGAAGTTTACTCTTTTCGGAGATGCTCAAGTTAGATACGTTGATTTCAAGTATCAAGGTACTATGGATATGGCACCATTTGAATGGACATTCTTCAACCCAAAAGGTGGTATAATGTTCACGAAATGTAAACACTATAACTTCTATGCTTCTGTTGGTCAATCACAAAGAGAACCAACAAGAAATGATATTTTTATGGGAGAAGATGATCCTATTAGTTACATAGATGTTAAACCAGAATCGGTTGTTGATTATGAATTAGGTACTAATATAACATTAGATAACTTTAAGTTACAAGGTAATCTATACTATATGGATTTCAAAAATGAAATAACATTATTAGGAGCAATTGGTTCAAATGGTTTACCGTTAATGACTAATGTTGAAAACTCTTTTAGAAGTGGTATTGAATTAGATATGACTTTAAGTTTATTTAGTAAAAAGAAAATTAACTTATTATTAGTTAATACATCATCATACTCTTATAACAGAATTAATGATGATGGGAAAGAATTTAGTCCATTATACACACCTAATTTGATAATTAACCAAGGTGTGGTGATTAAAGATTCAAAAGATAGAATAAGAGTTGGATTTGATGTGAAGTACCACTCAGAGTCTTATATTGATATGGAGAACACACTCACAACACCAGATTTTGTGGTATTAAATGCTCAAGTTGATTATAAATTCTATAAACAACACAGTTTAAGTATTAGAGTAAATAACATAACTAATGAAAGTTATTACACTAATGGATACGCAGTTGGTACAGATAGACACTTCTTTGTTAATCCACCATTCAACTTCTTCGCTACAATTAAATTTAAGATTTAATGGATATTATTGAGGCAGTAGCTGTTTTATTCACGTTACTAGCTGTTATTCTAACAGTAAAAGATAACATATTATGTTGGCCATTTGGTATCGTAGGAGTTATCTTTTACTCTGTTATCTTTTACAACCATAACTTACTTGGTGATTTAGTTTTACAAGGTGTATTTCTAGTCCAATCTATACTAGGTTGGATAAACTGGAGCAAACCAAAAGAAGAATTGGCTATTAGTTGGTTAAATAAAAAGCAATTAGGATATCTAACAACCAGCACCATTATTCTATACATGACCACGTTTTGTATAACAAGTGAATATGGTGGTAATATGCCATTTCTAGACTCTGCTGTAATGACATTGGGTGTTATGGCTACATTCCTATTAGTGAAGAAGAAAATAGAAGCTTGGATTCTTTGGATTATAAATGACATTCTATTAATAGTATTATTCTCATCAAATGGCTTAGACGTATCATCATATGTATATGGTTTATTCTTAATATTAGCATCAATTGGATTATGGAAATGGATAAAAAGTACAAAAGTAGTTTAGTATTGGGTAAATTCTACGGATTACACACCGGGCACCTTTATTTAATAGACACCGCTTTGGAAAATTCGGAAGTTGTTCATGTTTTAGCTTGTCATAATCCTACACAAACAATCCCTGGTAAATTAAGAGTAAAATCTTTACGAGAAATATATGAAAGTAACCCAAATGTCATAATACACTCTGTTGATGATAGTGAGATGCCACAATATGAACACGAATGTAAATCACTTGATGAATTTTATTCTTATTGGGTTCCATTTGTTTATAAATTTGTTGGTAAATTAGATTGTGTATTCACTTCTGAGAATTACGGTGATGATTTTGCTAAATATTTGGGTATAAAACACTATCTAGTTGATAAAGAAAGAAAGAAATTTCCTATATCAGGAACTAAAGTAAGAACTAACCCCTTTGATAGTTGGGAATTTATACCGGATGAAATAAAACCCTACTTCGTTAAGAGAATTGTTATTATGGGGCCGGAATCTGTTGGGAAATCAACAATGAGTGAAAATTTAGCTAAATACTATAACACAAATTTTGTTGAGGAATATGGCAGAACTGTATTTGAAAGAAATGGTAATAAAATAGGAATAGAAGACTTTATCCCAATATCTGTTGGTCGACAAGAATTGGAAAATCAAAAAATAAAGACATCCAATAAATTATTATTCTGTGATACAGAGGATATAACAACATACCTCTTCTCAAAAATGTATTTTCCAAATGGTTATAAAAGTATTGAAAACATATTACTAGATAAAGTATATAAAAATAGTAATTATGATTTATACTTACTATTGAAACCTGATTGTGATGGTGTTCAAGACGGAACACGACAGTTTTTAGAAGAAAGGATGGAACATTATAATGTTATTAAATCAGAATTGGAAAAGTACAATTGTAATTATATAGAAGTGGGTGGTAATTGGAGAGATAGATTAAGCAAATCTATTGAAATTGTAAATTCACAATTTAATATATAACTAAAATAAGAATTCACAATGGACCAACAATTAGAACTTTTAGCAAAACTTTTACAATTCTACAAAGGTAGATATGAAGGTACTAACCTTGAATCAAAATTTAATGATGCTTGTGAAGATTTAATAAACACAGGCGATTTGAAAAGATCTGTTTATATAAAGTTTTGTATCGAAAATGATATCGAGCCACGAATTAATAAAAAAGTAACACCAACACCAAAATCATCAATTTCGAGATTTCGAAACGATGATTCATCATATTCAAGATCATCTTGTTAATAAATAAATAATGTTAGAATCAATCGAATTATTCGGGAAAGAAATTAAGCTAATAACTCATAATTGTGCCTTATTTGGAGAGGAGGAGGGAAACGCCATTGAAGAACCTTATATAAATCTTTATGTTAGAACTAAATTCTGTAACGCTAAGTGCTCATTCTGTACATATCACTCAGACGCATCCAAATGGAACGGTAAAAAATATAAAGAAGTCTTACAACATATATCAGATAGAATTAAGATTAGAAAAATAGCCATTTCTGGTGGAGAACCAACTTTATATTGGGATAATTTTCTGGAAATGTCCAATGTTGGTGTGGAATATGCACCTGATTGTGAATTATCACTGAATACAGACGGATTTAGATGGGAGAAGTTATTTAACGACCCTATTGCTAAAAGATATGATTATATACAACTTAGTCGTCACCACTATGATGATAAGATTAATGATGAGATATTCAAATGCAAAACTCCTACATCAGAAGAGATAAAGGCTATAAGCCATTTACAAACACATCCACACCAAGTACAATTCAGATGTAACTTAATAAAGAATTATATAGATACACCAGAAGAAGTATTTAAATATTTAGAATGGGCAAACTCTGTTGAGATAAATGATATTGGTTTAGTATCTTTAATGCCTATCAATGAATACTCAAAAGAGAATTATATTTATTTTCACATAAAGGAATTAATAGGTGATAACTTTTTTTTAACCAAGTCTTGGAAAAGAACGGGTGGTGGATGTGAGTGTTTTAATTATGTCTATACTCCACCAGAAGAAGACTTTAGAAGACCAATGAAAGTTTATCACAAAAATACATTTAAGCCTTCTGAGATAACGGAAACAATTGTGTTTGATGGTCAAAATGTTCGTTTGGGGTTTGATGGACCAATTATCTATTAATGAATCCAACTAAATTCGATTCATATTAATCTACTGGATTGTTTCCATAAGGAGTAACACTAATAACCTTACAAACATTATCATCTTTAACTGCTACGATAGAATCGTTTCCTAAGTTAGCAATCTCCATTTCAGATTTATCTAAGTCAATATTAGAAGAATCACAAGTAACCGTAATTAAATATAACTCAGAACTTTCTTTCTTATCTAATATAGAAGGGTCGATATCACCTTTATCACATACATAATACTCACCAGGTGAAGAAAGATCAACAACCGGATGAGAAGTGAGTCTATAAAGAGTAACCTCACCAGTTAATGTAGATGCTTTGCTACCAGTCTCAACAGGAGTTTCCATCAACTCTTCTGATTCATTAATTTTGAAACTATTAAACTTCTTTAACCTCATTTGATACTGTTATTTTTATTATATATTAAATTTAAAATATAATATATCTGATTAATCAAATAGTGATAGGTTACTACTATTTCCATTACTATAATCAATATAAGATAAATAAAAAATCAATCATATCTAAAATAAAAGAAACCTGTTTAGAGAGATATGGAGTTGATAATGTATCAAAGGTTGATATTGTAAAATTAAAATCAAAACAAACAAAGGTTAAAAGAGGTACAGAGCTAATGGCAGATCCTATATTGTTTATTATTATACCTGGTGAATTATTACCACAATGGGAATTATATAAACGTGAATGTAGAAGATTATGAAAATTGGATAGGTATCGACTATTATGATGGTGAGAATATAAGTGGTTATCAATCAGCATAACAAATACCATATAGGCGTATAGTTCTGTTATCTGACCAAATTGCGCCTGACTAAAGTGTAACATCATATCCACACATATTAAAATATTTTATGTTACGTGGTCCGATTTTTACTGAAACTTTTTCTTCCTTTATCATATACTTTAAGAGGTTTATTTATATATCAAAATGTATAAGTACCCTTTATAACAAATTTATTAAATATGACAAAAACCGAAAAAATAAAAAAAATCGAGTCATTAAAAATTAAAGCGAGCGAGTTGAAAAAGGAAGTAGATTACTACAATGCCCTTCAACTCGCTCTTTAATCACCCCCGCTTTATTTTAAGTGGGGGTAAATGACTAAAACTTGTATTGAATGGTTCTTATGGAGCCTTCGCAACACCATACTTCATACTTTATAACAACCACGTTGCAGGTACTATAACAGCAGAGGGTAGAGAATTGACTAGAAAGATGGATGATGATAACCAAGATTATTGGTATAATCAATGGCATCTTGATACTGAGCTACACAAACAATTAAATATAAAAGATATCACACCAATTGATACGAAAGAGGATGTTAGTATCTATGGTGATACCGATTCAATTTTTGTTTCATTCAAACCTTGTATGGACCATTGTACTTGGAGAGATCAAGTATTTAACGATGAATATCTATCTTCAATTGATAAGAAATTTATTATACTATCAAGAGATTTGATAGAAACAGATAATCCAAATTATTTGGGTATGTCAAAAGATATCACGGAATTTACAGAACTTCTGAAAGAAGATTATGGGTTAGTTTTAATAGATGGTAACTTCGTGAAAGATAGGAAGTTAAATAAGATGATAGATGATGGAGTTTTAACAAATGATATTATCTGGAACTGGTCTACTGAGGTTGATTTTATATTAGGAGTTGACCAAATAAAATATGAGGGTTACTTCAAAGATTGTTTAGATAAACACGCAGAATCATATGGTGTTGAAAACAAAGAAGATTTTGAACTTGAAAGAATATCAGAATCAATTATAAATATTGCTAAGAAAAAATACATACAACATATTTTATATGAGGATGGTATTCCATATGATAGATTGAAATATATTTATCCTAAAGGAGTTGAACTTGTTAGGTCATCCACACCAGCCTTTGCTCGTGATAAGATTGTTGGGATAGTAGAGTATTTATTTGAGAATCCCGATACATTCAATATAAAGGATTTACTTAAATTGGTAAAAGGTCTTAGAAAGGAATTTGAATTGGCTGATGTTGATGATATCGCAATGCAATCATCTTGTAATAAATATGATGAGAAAGTTTTAAATGATAAAACATTACCATTACAATTTATAAGTGGAGCTCACTTTGCTGTTAAAGCGGCCGCTTATCATAATTACTTATTGAACAATGATAAGAAATTACAAGATAAGTATGAATTTATGAAATCTGGTACAAAGATTAAATATTATATCTGTAAAGATAAATCAGTTAATTCCACATTTGCTTATGCTAGAGGGTCTTACCCGATTGAATTTGCTCCTGAGATAGATTATGATATACAATTTGAGAAATCAATACTATCACCAATTAATTCTATTATTGAACCATTAGGTATGCCAGAAATAACAAGAAGATTGAGTGTGGTAATGGATATATTCGGTGGATTTAAATAAGTAGATTAGATTTACTTGAAATAAAAGTATTACCTTTTATTTTAACTGGATTAGAGGGTGTATTTCTTAATTTAATACAATTCTTACCATCACATAGTATCAAGTAGTTTGTATTCAATGATAAAGATCCTTCTGTCTTTATGAAAATTTTATCACCAATATACTTATAATCAGTAAATGGCTTTACTTGAACAGTAAAACTTCTACCATTGGATAAGAATTTGAAATCAACACCGTTTATATCTTCATCAACAGAAGGGTTTTGTATAGTAATCTCGATATCTTTTTCTTTAGAATACTTTAAAAAGGATTCCTTAGCCATTTTTTCAAGTACATTTCCCCTTCTAGTTGTGTTTATTAAAATAGGTAATGATTGTTCTAAAAAGAATTTACCATTTGGTGAATAAATATTATTCAGATTAGATAACATAAAATTATAAAAAGATTCTTCCTCTTTAATATTATTAATTCTTATCACATTTTTAAAAATGGTGTAATTATTAACCATCTTTGATATATACTCACCATTAATTATCTTATTATCGATAAATATATCAGTATGTTTACCATAAACAAACCCAGATGATCCATAAACACTTTCGATAAACCTTTTTATAACAGCATTAAGATAAGTAATTGAGTTCTTACTACCATTTTTAACAGTCTTAAACATATTACCACCTTGTCCATCATCCAACACAACGACTTGATTATCTTGGGCCTCCTTTAAATACTCTTTATAATTTAGCATATGGGTATATATTAAATATAGATATATAATTTATGAAAAACGAGGAATTATACCTAGAATATATAACTTACTTGGATACCAGGATTTTAGAGTCTAAAATATCAAGAGGTGAGTATTCTTTATTGAGAATGTCACGATCATCATTTGATAGTTTCAAACTAAAATTTGAAACCGATGAACTTTTCCATAAAAATATAATAGGATTACATAAATCCGAAACAAGGGATAAAAAAATAGACGATATATTCGATGATATTAATTTCTGAGGAAAAAATAGACGATATTAATGTTAAATACTATGATGGTATAGACCTAAAAATGGCTCAAGAGCATCCTAAGGACGGATCTGGTGGATTTATATTCTACTTCGTTGAGAATTGGGTAAGTGAGGTTAAAAAGTACGATAGAGGGTCTAAGATAGATAATATACTATCAGATGAAGAAGTTATTGATTTTGATATCGATATTGTAAACAACAATTATATTTGTATATATCAGACAGACGGGGATTTAGAAATAGTATATAAAGCAATAAAGGAAAATATACATAAAAAGATAGGAAAACCTTGGTTAGTTGGTAACCACAACAGAAACCTTGTTGATAGTGGGTTAGGTAAAACACCAACACATAAGTTTTACTGATAAAAAAGGGAATTCAATATGAAATATATACCTTAATGTTTAATAACAATATGAAACACTTAATGAGATATGAAGGTTATACTACCAAAGAAAGGGTAGATGATATTTTAGATAAAATATCTAAATATGGTATGCCTTCTATAACCAAGCTGGAGAAAGATTTTTTGGACGCTCACGCTTCTGGTGGTGAAGAAGAAGTTCATAAGGAGATAGTGAAAGAAGAAAGTGAAAGAGTTTTCGAAGATGATTATGGATATTTCAAATTTGAATTAGAAGAAATAGAAGATTATGGTGATGAAATACACTATATTGGGACAATGTATGTTCCTGATTTAGAATTTCCTAGTAAGAAGAAAATAGAAGGTAGGTTAGAGGGAAAAATAGTTTTATTTAGTAATGGAACAACATCACCTGATTTTTTCTCAATAAAAAAGAGAAAGAATCAAGATAATTATGACATATTCGAATTTTGTAATGGATTAGAATATGAGTTAGATAGTTTTGTTGATTATGTTATAAGTGAATTGAAAAATTCTGATAATTAATTTTAATATATATAAACACAACAAAAAATAAGTAATAGTGATGATTAAAAAATATAATCAATTTGTTAACGAAAGAGTAAACGAAGAGTTTGAATCAGAAGAAGAGTTTGATACAAACCAACAAGAACATGAATTAGCTATTCGTGACTTAGAACATGAATTCAAAGATTTAGAATCTGACGTTAAAGAAGCTCCCATTGAAGATTTAGAATCTGAAGAAATGGAAGAAGAAATGGAAGAAGAAGGTGGAGATGTTTATGCAAATAAACTACAAGAAGTTGCTGATAAATTAGGATCAGAGGTTACTAATGGTAAAGTAGAATATAATGGACAAAAGATAATTTTCCCATCAGAAACAGAGATGTTTCACGTTGGTAATAAAAAATTCAAAACGGCGGATGAAGTTGTTACTTTTATAGAAGGTGAATCAAACAAATTAGCTGATAAAGAATTTGATGAAATGGATGAGGATGAAAGATATGCTATGAAAGTAGGTGAATCTAAAAGTTATAAGAATACTAGAAAATTTAAGTAATTAAAATAATAGATACAAAAAAAGACCATCAAATTGATGGTCTTTTTTGTTTTTAAACTTGTTCTTCGTGACTTCCTTCCGGATCACCCTTTTTCTTTTCTTTCTGTATTTGAGTAACCATATACCCAGATATAGCAAACTCTATCCCAGCCCAGATAGCTAAGTCAGATGCAGTCATTGTAGAATGATTTTGTATCATGAAATACACCATCCCGAATTGACCAACTAAAAAAGCCATTCCAGATTCTAGTCTTTTCTTAGAAAAGAAAGATTTGTTTGTTGAATAAACATTTGTAAGCTCTTTAATAGCCCATTTAATGTTAGACCATCCAAAGAAAGTTTTTGGTAATTTAAATTTACGCATAGTGGTTATTTTATTTTAGGTATATATTAAACGAGGAAAATGAGAAAATTCAATATATAAATTGATAAAATATGAAAGTAATAAAAGTAATAAAATTCCTAGTAAAATCGGAACACCCACATTTTCTCTCAGTAGAAAAGAAAACATACAACAGATGGAAATTTTTAATAAAGTTGGTAGTCATTGTAAATAAGAACTATAAATCTTGTGAGATATATAGGAAAAAATTCAAATATATGAAAGACTTTGTTGTGGTCGGACTAAAATATAGCGGTAAAAATGTTAAAAGAAGAACTAGCGGATTCGCTAAAGATTTCATAAATAAAAACAAAGGTAGCCTTTGTTTATATTGTGAAGAAAAGTTAAGTTATGAAAACGCTACGGCGGATCATATAGTACCCATATCAGAAGGTGGTAATAATTGTCAAGTAAATCTAGTTGTTTGTTGTAAAGATTGTAATGCAGAAAGAGGAAATAAAGAATTTAAGTCATTTCTTTTTACTAAAAATAAAAAGTATATAAATAAAGGTAATATAATTATCTAAAGATATTTAAATTTCCTAATCCACTTTTTAGACCCACAATCAAATATCCGATAATAACCCCTTTCGTTCATTATAGAATGTTCTGTTTGGTTTGGAACAGGAGAATCCCAACTTAGAAAACTTGGTTTGTGTGTTATATTTTTTCTTACTTATTAACTTTTCATTCCCACAAAAATCACATATTCCTGTTATTAAAATACCAGATCCATCTTGTATTAATGTTGATGATACCTCTCTTTAATATTCAAATAATATGAGAGTGTTTTATTGGATATTTTTATTTGTATCAATTCATCTTTTATCATATATAAATAACTCAACTACCTGTATTAACACACACCATGCCAATTCATAATCTATTAAAATTATCAAATTTCTTGTTATAATCAGTTTCTCTTTCTACCCACTTACCTTTATTCATTTTAGGTATCCATTTAACATCAAGAACATCTGTGCTAAAATAATCAGGTAATTTAAGAGCCTTATAGGGATTTGGTACTAACTCAGCCAATTTATTTATATCTTTGACCTTAACTATTCTATGGAATAGCTTATATGGATCTGTCGAATTCTTTTTATCAACTATATCGTTTAATAATTTTCTCCACAAGAAGACAGAAAACCCATCATTCATTTTTTCTTCTGACTTATTAAAACCAGCTTCATCATTATCAAAGAAATATTGTATATCAAATCCATTATTCTCCAAAAATCTATAATCAGTATTTACACCAACCAAACCTATTGAATTTGGATAGAATAAAGAATCTAAATAACCCTCAAATACGGTTATTCTTTTTTCGAAGTTAACATTCAATATATTAAAATAGTATGATAATTTATTATAAATAACCATCTCACCCATATCTATATTAAGAGGCTCTTCTTTACCATGATTAACCCACTCTAATAGATTCTCATAATTGTATATCTTGAACATTCTTCGTCTACCACCTTTAAGGTTTCTGACTTGCATTCCAATTATCTTATCACCTCTTCTATTTAACATAGCTATTATCCACTCACTTTCGTTTTCGTTTTTGTGATACTTTGCTTGATAAATATTTTTATGTAATTCGGGACCTATTCCTCTACCAATAAGGTACTTATAAATACCACCATTAACCTTAATAGGTTGGAAGTCATTTATGGGAGTTATATCAGAAGCGAAAGCTGCTTCAAGATCTTCCATATCAATTAGATTATCAAATTGAGCATCTACAAACTCATTTTCGTAATCATTATAAGTCATGACACTATCTAAGTGCTCAATCATTTCTAATTTCTTACCTGGATCAATTTGCTCATTGAAATCCCTACACATCTTGTCTAAGGTAGTCTTCTTATCACAGTTGAAGCAAATATAGAATAATCTATTGAAATAGAGATTGCCTCTCTTAGAATGTTTGTGACGGTGACTATCACCACAATAAGGACAAGCCATGTTAAGTCTATCGTGATAATCATTAAGACGACGCTTCTGTTTATGAGAAAACTCTTTATCAAGAATCTTCTGTATCATATTTTTTATATATCCCTTATCCATTACATGATATATTAGGAAAATAGAGTTAAGTTTATTATATTTGTTACATGATTAAATTAATGGAGATGTATTTAAATACAGAGCCCGTATCATTCGATGATATACCTGATGATTGGCGTAAAAGCTTTACTGAGTTTATGTTTGGACAGGCTGGTCCAATTATTGATGGTGTTCATATGGCTTATAATCACGATTATAAACGTTGGTTTAATGAAAATCAAAAAGCTATATTAAGAGATATTAAAATAGATGAAATTATAAAGCATAAAAAAAATCCTCATTAAGAGGACTTTTAATTTTTTATTTCTTTTTAGGAAATTTCTTCTTTACTTTCTTTTTCCCTAAGATGTCTTTAGAAGTTTTAGCTAGATATTCAGATTGTCTTCTGAATTGGTTAGCAAAGTCATCTTGTCTTGTTTTATCATCCGTTGGATACAGTTTATTTGTCATATTATTAAATTGAGTGAATGCTAAAACAGATGATTCCATACCTGGGGTATCATTACCCTCTATTAGATTCATTGTTCTAACTTTTTTGGTAACATCTTCTGGGTTTTTTGTATTTTTAACTACAAACTCAACAATATTAGGGAATTTTTCGTGATGTAAACTATCAACTAAATCTTCAATATGTTTAACATTACCTAAATCATCATCAGAAAAACCAACTTTTGCTTCCATACCTAGGTTTTTAGCAAAGTCATTAATCTTAGTCTTGTAATCCATAAGAGCGTTTTCCTTTTCCTTTTCCGGATTCTCAGGAGAACCACCTCTAGAAGGAGCCGAAACACCAACTAAATCACATTGATCTAAATACTTCTTAACCAATTCATTCTTAGATGGATCACCTTTTAATATTTTCTCACCTTCAACTCTATCAAACATATACTCAAACTTTAATAAGTTATTATACATATCATATACTTCGTCTTCGGTTAGAACATTATCAAGTATCCAATCAATACCTAATCTTATAGCCTCTGGTTCGTGACCCCTAGCGGTGATTATAGCAAATATTGACCCATTTGTCAAACATTCAATAAAATCATCCCAAGCCGGACCATAACTGTTACTAGCAATAGCTGCTTTAGTATCAATCAAAAAGGCTTCAACCCCTCGAGGACCGCCATCTCTAAACTCAGAGAAAGCCTCATCAGGATCATTATTCAACATTCTATAATTCTCATCATTTCTGACATCAGCGAAATCAGATGTTGAAACATTAATAGGTACCCAAGAGTCACCATCTTTTTTATCTAGGTGTATTACGGTTGGCATATTTAATATATTATCATCCCAATCAAACGCATAGTAAAGAAGGTAACTAGAATTTTTATTTTCTAGAAATTGATTAAACTTCTTAATCATTTTTATTTTTATTTTTTAGCGTTCTTATTAACAAATGATTGAAAAGACTCTAATTGAACCTCATCATCTTTTTCTTCAAGTTCACCTTCTTCAAAGTCACCTTCTTCAAAGTCACCTTCTTCTTGAGCTCCTCCTTCGAAGTCTCCAAATCCTTGAACTTCTTCTTGTCCTTGAACTTCTTCTTGTCCTTCTTCACCTTCAAATTCTTCTGTTTCAATCGTAAATTCTTCTACAACCTCATCATCTTTTTCAGCTTTCACCATAATAAGGCCGTCTTTTTCTTCGACCTCAATTTCGTATCCAGCAATCTCAACTTTAGTTTTCATATTATATTATTATTTTTTATTATATATTAAAAATATAAAGCCACTTTACATACAATTTTACTAAACATTCACAACATTATAACATAAAACAAAAAAATAACTTTGATAATGAATAACGACAAAGATTTACAAAAATATCTACGTAGTAATAAAATAGGATCTAATTATAGTGATGACTACTTCAAGCAGATACAGAAAAATAATAACACACCAAACATATTAAGTAATAATGAAATACCAGTAGATGTATTCTCTAAATTATTAGATGATAGAATAATATTTCTTTCAACACAAATAGATGATTATGTATGTAACATAATAAAAGCTCAACTTCTATACTTAGAATCCCAAAGTGATGAAGATATATCTATATACATAGATACGGCAGGAGGTTCAGTTTATTCCGGATTAGGATTATTGGATGTTATGGAGTTTGTTAAACCTGATATAATTACGGTTAATACCGGGTTAGCTGCTTCCATGGGAGCTATTATATTATGTTCTGGGACAAAAGGTAAAAGAAAATCACTAAAAAGAAGTAGAACTATGATACACCAACCACTTGGTGGTGGGTGGGCACAACAAGCATCTGATATAGAAATTGAAGCAAAACAAATTAACTCACTTAAAAAAGAATTATATGAGATAATATCAGATAGAACTGGTCAAACATATGATAGAGTTTATAAAGATGGTGATAGAGACTATTGGATGTCGGCCGCTGATTCTAAGAAATATGGTATGATAGATGAAATTTTAACAAAAAGGAAATAAAATATTAAGAATAAAAAAACCCACTCATATTTGAGTGGGTTTTTTGTTAAAAATCAATTAATTTAATCCTTTTTAGCAGTTGACTTTCTAGGAGCTCTCTTCTTAGTAGATTCCTTTTTAACCGTTGACTTTTTATTAGTCGATTCCTTTTTAACTTTAGGAGTTGACTTTTTATTAGTCGATTTCTTAGTATCTGACTTTTTAACCGTTGACTTTTTACTCACTGGTTTTTTAACCTTAGCTTTGATATCCTTAGCTGTTACAGGCTTTTCAACTTTAGACTTGTCCTTTGTTGATTTAGCCTTTACGATTGGTTTAGCCTTTACGATTGGTTTAGTAACTTCTTTAACAGCTTCTATTTTAACTTCAGCCTTAACAACAACTTGTGTAGTTTTTTTACCAAACAATCTCTTAAAAAAAGATATTATACTTTTCATGATTTTAAATTATTTTTTATTATATATTCATATTTTTTCCCTCCCTCTGTAAAAAACCTCGAAAAAACCCAAAATAAACAAAGATTACTTTTTTATATATAAACATGAGATGAAGTTTAGATATGATAAAGAAACAGAAGAAATTGTCGTAAGTGAAGCTACGAGAATCGAATACCACCAAATGGATTTGTGGTTATCTAGACACGTTAAAGGTTATCGATATATGCCAGCATTCAAGATGGGTGTTTGGAATGGACAACAATCATATTTTAAGGACGGTAGAATAAACATCGGTCTTTGGAAAGAAGCTTTGAAAGGTTGTAAAGAAATCGGAGCACCTTTTATATTAGAAAATAAAGAAGATTTCCCATTAAATAGAGATGTTACCTTAGAAAAAGTTCATGATTTTTGTAAAGAATTTTTTAAAGAACATAAAGTTAAGAAAAAAGATGGTACTTGGATACCATTTATACCTTATGACCACCAAGTTGAATCAGCTTACAAAATATTAAAGAATAGATATTGTATGGCTGAGGTTGCTACATCAGGTGGTAAATCATTAATCATATCAATTGTTATGTTTTATACACTTAAACATACTCCTAAAGCTAAATTTCTAATAATAGTACCATCGATAACATTAGTTACTCAATTTTATGATAATATTGTAGAATATAACCATGGTGTTAATAATTTAATAGAAATGGATGATAAAAAGATAGACCATATAGAAGGAACTCATGTACCCTTTGATTTAAGGGTTGAGGAAGTTATGTCAGAAAGACCAAGAAAACACACAGGTACACAAGATGCTAATATTTATATCGGAACTTATCAATCATTAGAAAAATGGCCGAAAGAATTCTTTGACCAATTTCACACAGTTGTTACTGATGAGGCACATGGAGCTAAAGCAAAAACGATGTTAAGTATATTAAAGAGAACGTTTGGTAAAGCATATTCAAGGTTTGGTGTATCTGGTACATTCCCTGAGGATGATACTTGTGAAATACTAACAATACAATCAGTTTTAGGTCCTAAGATAACAGAAGTTTCTGCTGATGAATTAAAGAAGAAGGGTATAATATCAGCTATGGAAATAAAGGCTGTCATTATGAATCATAATGACTTAGAATTCGCAGATAGAATGGAACAAATAAGGAAAGGTGGTTATGGTAAAGAAGCTTTTCAAATAGAAAAGGAATATATTCATGTTTCGGATAAAAGATTAGACTTTATCAAGAAGATAGTTGATAAATGTGAATCAAATACACTTTTATTATTTCACACGATTGAATATGGTCAAAAGATAATGAATAAATTATCAGAGGAATTACCAGATAAAGAATTTTATTATATTGATGGTGGTGTATCGGGTAAAAAGAGGGAAGTTATTAAGAAACAAATGGAGGAAACTGATGGTAAAGTTAGAGTATTAGTTGCTTCTTATGGTACACTATCAACTGGTGTATCTATTAATGCTATATTTAATGTGATATTTGTAGATTCTTTCAAATCAGAGCAAATTATAATACAATCAATTGGTAGAGCCTTACGTTTACACACGGATAAGACAAAGGCTATGATATTTGACTTAGTAGATGTTTTTGATCCGAAGAATATGAATAATATATTATATAGACATTTCAAAGAGAGAGCACGTATGTATGATAAACGAAAATACCCATATAAAACAATTAAAATAAACTTATAGGACAGAAGATGTGATGGCAAATATATAGTTCATGTCAAATTGGTCACTCTTCGTAAAAAACCCTGTATCAGATGCAGAGAAATCTATAACCGGAACAATAGATAATAAAAACCAATTCAATAAATTAACAGTATTTGGTACCGTAAATGGATTTCCCAAACCATTCACAACAAATAGTAGTGTTACGATTGATGGTAAATCAGCACAAGAAATAGTTGATATTGGTGAATTTACCATAGAGGGAACCCAAGAAGCAATTACTCCTTTCACGGGTGATGGTCCAGGATCCCTTAAATACGCAATTGATATACTATTAAGTGAAATGGCTGGAATCATAGATGATATCTATGGCACTACTATTGGACCAAGATTGGTTTGGGAGCCAGCACCAGAGGAACCAAAACAAGAAGAAGAAGAACCACAAACTGGTACACAGAGCACACCACAGAGCGATCCAGAACCATCAAATAAACAAACATCAGCGATAGTAGATCCAAAGTCTATAAATACAAAAATAACATTAAGTGTTAAAAGTGGACCAGGTGTTATAATTGGTATTACCGAAAAAGAAGTTGTCAATGGAGAAATAGACTTTTCTGGGTTACAATTCGATAAACCAGGTGATTATATTATAGCAGTAACACCAACATCACCAGATCTTGATAGCACAGAATTTTCAATAACAGTATTACCGGAGGATGAACTTATAGAACAGGATGATAGTGGCCCAGATGAAGTAAAAGTAGAAGGAGATAGACCAATAATTGCACAGATACGTAAACCAGAAGTAATATTACCACCAATTCAATATAAGGTCACCGAGGACGCACAACAGAATACGGACTCACAGGGACAAGGTTATATGCCGTTTTTATGGTATAATGCACTACAAATACCTGAAAAGGATATTAAGTCACTTGAACTTTATCACGAAGGAATATCACCAACGGTGATTGTAACATTCAAAGATACGCTCGGTATTATGAAAGCTGAAGGTGCTCCACTTGATGATACTAAGTTTGAAATATTTCTTAATTCTGGATCTGAAAATTTAAAATCAATACACCTAAAATTTAAGATTAAAACCTTTCAAAGAAAGAGGAAAAATTATACAATATCTGGATCTATTGACTTACCCAAATTTTATGAAATAGCTTATAAATCATATACCGGAACATCATTTGATACATTTGATATGATATCAAAAGAATTAAAACTAGGATTTAATTCAAATATAAATAACACAAAAGATTCGATGAAATGGACAAATACAGGTATGTTGTTTAAAGATTTTGTTTCCAATATTATAAAACACTCATATATATCAGATGACTCTTTTGTATTAGGTTATATTGATCATTATTGGTGTTTTAACTATGTTGATATAGAAAAAGAATGGAATAGAGATATATCATCAGATGTTGGTGTTGATTCATCAGGTTTATCTACACAAACAGTGGGTAAAAGTGATGAGAGTAAAATAATACCCCTCGCTTTATCTAACGAGCAGAGTAATCAAAGTAACAACTTATATTTTTCATCATACAAAATAAGTAATAATTCAACAAGCCAATCACTTAAAAAGGGACAATTTACTATTACCAAATACTATGATAGTAATAAAAAAATTATGCAGATATTCAAAATTGACTCTTTAACTACAAAAAAGGATGATGTTGTCTCATTAAAGGGAGCACCTGGTGATGAAAAATCATTTAAAGAAAATTATAGAACTAATTTTTTAGGCAGAGTTGATATGGATAATGTTCATGAAAATTATCTCTATTCAGAAACACAAAATAGAATTAACTTAGATAACATGGTTAAAATAACAGCCGAGTTACAATTACCACAACCTAATTTTAACATATATAAATATCAAAAAATACAAGTCAACTTTACAAATACTAAAAGAACACCACAAACAGAAACAACAGAATCATATCTTGATGAGCGGATGAGCGGTGAGTGGTTAATAATAGACATTAGATATTCTTGGAGATCTGGTAAATTAACACAAAAAGTTAAAATAGCTAGAAAAGAATTAGGTAAATTAAACAAGGAATTAGACATACCAACAAAAGCAAAAGAGGGTGTTGATAATGCAGAAACAAATGATAATCCTGTTGAGGAACCTAAACCAAATGAGGTCTATAATATTGGTGAATCATATAGACTTAGTGATGGTAATGGTAAAATATACGAACTTATAGTTTCATCATTATCAGATGATGGTAAAGAAGTAGTAGGTGAATTAATTGACGTTTCTGATTAATTTTATAGCGGGGGTTAAGATAATTATAAATATACAATATGGGAATAGTTAAAGAGGTTAGAATTACAGGTGATATAATGGTCCGTGTGGTTGAGAATTTTAAAAATAACGGTAAACTTAAAAGCAGAATCGTTTATGGATTAACTCGATACGTTAATGATTATGATACCGGTCCTATTCTAGGTGAAGGGGATTATAAAGGTAATAGGTATAAAGATATGAGTTCCGATGAAATCATAGCTGATTGGTTGCATGTGAATTCGGCCTCGGGTAAAATACCCAAAGGCTCTGAAATAATACAGGACCCCTGGTCAGTAAATATAGCTAGAAAAAGAAACTTCGGATCCGATTATTATCATTTAAATAATGGAACAAGGGTAGATATTAGATGGACATCACCAGACTTCGGCGCATCTTCTAGTCAGGTCGATGAAAATGGAGATACTACATACTTTGGGCGCACTGTTGGTCCATATACTATGTTGGGTGGTGAACAATGGAGTGATGATGAAGGTAATGAATTAGCATTACCTGATGGTGTATCACCCACACAATCCTATTATAGTGATGGTAGTATTGGAGATGGTAATGGTTTGATAATTTATCAAAGTATCAAATCTAGAATAATTAAGTCGGTAACCATACGGACTCCTAGTGACCCTTCTTTTGATCCACAATGGAAGACCGAAGAATCTGTTCTTTATATAACAGAGGATAATTTATTAGAATTATCTACTAAGGTTGGATATGAAACGACTTATGACGATACTGGGAAATCTACCACAACAAAATTAGAGAAGCAAGAAAAGAAATATACTGGTAATGTTGATGATGTTGATATCATAAATGATATACTATCTGCTTGGAATAAAAAAGTACCTAATTATAATGTTGGTCAATGTGAGTTGATAGATCCACAGGAAACATCACTCGGTAGGTGGCCAGCGAAGGATGGGAACACTAATAAAATATTTGGTAATGGTGTGGCTTGTAACATATATAACCCCGAAGGTGGTGGTAGATTGGGGGCGGCTAATTCAACACCTGCTAAAAGTGAAAAAGGTTTATATTATTCAGGAGAATTAGTAGAGTATAAAAGCCCCATAAAATTACTACCAGAAGAAGAAGTAGAAGAGCCCGCGCCTGTAATTACGGGTTCACAAAGCGGTGATGTAGAATCAAAAAAAAATATAATAACATTCAATGTTGAAATTGAGGGAGTGTTTCTTCCTTTATCAAGTGGAAGTGCAAGCGGCGGAACAACTAGTAACGATTCTCTCAAATCATATGAAGATTCTTTATCAATAATAGTAGATTCAAAAATTGGTAAATTAACACTAATCGAACCCGGTGGGTTTGTTTTCCAGGATGATTTTGAACAACTTGGTGAATTGGACGATGAGTACCGAGAAACTGCATTCTTAGGTCAAGAGGAGGCAGAAGCAGAAGCAGCTGAGGAGCGGGATGAGGCGCGGGAACAGAATGGATCCAATGATCCAGACGCTGATCCAGCTACTGGTGAACCTCCTACACCAGCATCACCTAGTAACAACCAAACGAAACGACAGGCGATTTATATTTTGATGGAATTGTTAATCAAGGAGGGCGGGTTTACAAAAGACCAAGCAGCTGGTATCTGTGGTAATATCGATGCAGAATCAAGTTTTAAATTTTGGAATATTGAAAATCAAGCAAATTACATAGTACCCGGTGGGATGGGTGCAAAACGGTGGTCAAAAGAGAACGCAAAACAAGGATCAGTAAAACATTATACGTGTAAGAAAGGTAAATGTCAAGTATTCTCTGGTCTCGGCTTAGCTCAATGGACATATTCAAGGAGATATAACATGGAGAAATTTTGTGGTGAGTATCTAACTAACAAAGGAGTTAAGACTTCAGCTTTGAAGAATGGATTCCTTGATACAGATCCAAGACCACATGGAGGCGGAACTGTTAAGATTGGAAGAGATACTTTAAATAAACTCGAAGTATATTTGAAATCAGTGCCTTATTTATTTGAGGCACAATGTGCCTTTTTAATATCTGAATTGACTCAGAGCTCCGGTAAAGGAGGTAGAATTCAAAAAATGTTCGCTGGTATTCCATCTGGTAATTCAGCTAAGTTGATAAAGAATGGTACTTTTATCAACCAAAAGGGTGGTAAGCCAACACAAACAATAGGTGCTTATTGTGAAGCAATTTTATGTGACTTTGAGGTTCCTGGTTCAGTCGGCCGACCACTAAAGAAGCCTGATGCAATCTATAAAAACGGAGTATCCAATAGGGACTATTACAAACATCACGCTGGTGAAAGAATAAAGAAGTGTGAAGCTGCTTTAGCTACTTATAATGATGTTAGAGCCGAAAAAAATGGTACTGGTAAATACGCCCCTGCTTAATCACCTTAATTTTCAACAAACTTCTATTAGAGTAGGATATTTTTAATATATAAATCATTATGGGAGTATTCGACAAAATCACAGATTTAAAAGAGAAAATATCTAACTCAGCATCAAGTATTATTGCTTTTGTGAGTAATCCTTGGCCACAAACATTAGTAAATCCCGATTTTTCAAAAACTTCTGGATTCTTACCACCAGTTTTGATACAACCATCATTGTCTGTTTTTGGGAAGCAGCAAGAAGCTGTTAAAATTAAATATGGACAATATGAATATGAAGATTGGTTAGGTCAGAAAATAACACCAAATGGTTTAATTGATTTAGATACTACGGATAGATTTAACGAAAGTAAAGATTTACCGAAATCAAGTGCAGATTTAGAAGATATCCCTTATTCCATGAGAGATCATTATATGATATTTGATGATAATAAAACGGATTATTTTAAACACGGTTTACAAATAATTGATGGGTTAACACCAATTGAAAATTCAGAAGGTGCTTCTGATTTAAGATTGAGTCAATTCAAAGCAACACCATTCGAAAATAATGATCCGGTTATGTATGGATTTGATTTAATAATTGATGGTATATCATCACCATTATTAAACGGATCTGTGATAGATTTTTTAAATCAATATAAGGGAATAAATGAAATGGCCGCTAGGATACCAGTATATGAGGATTTTAAGCAACAATTTTTGAAATTTTTCAAAACAAAAGGAACATTAAGGATTGATCCAGAACAAACAACAATGAGTAATAGTGGTGTAAACTCAGCTAGTTTTGATAACTCGAAATCAATTTTTCAATTGGGTAAAAAAGCTTATATGGGTTATTATATACAAAAAATAACAGGTCTAAACTTCTTAGTAGAGAGTAATAAACCAGGAACATTAAAATATATTACTGATTATAGAAAAGATGTCATAACATTAGACTTTTTGGAAGATGTTTCTTTGAGTGTTGGTACTTTAACACATCTTTATAAATTATTATATTGGTCTAAACCAAATGGTAAGGGAATGATTCCTGAGAATCTATTGAGATTTAATTGTGATATAGTAGTTTCGGAATGTAGAAATTTTAACAGGGTTAGAAAAGCAGTAGAGACTGGTAATTTAGAAATAATAAAGGATAATGTATCTAGATATGTTTATTCTCTAAGAGAATGTCAATTCTTTTTTGACCAACTACCTCACCCAGCTCAGATAGACATGGGTAGTATTGCTGCGCAAGGCACAACACCAGTAACATTTGATTATAAATACTCAGCCGTTAAATTTGAAAAGTTTGTACCAACCGGTGATGGTTTTGGTAGCTATGTTGGTTATGATAGTGGTGCTATTTGGAAAATTGGTAACCCAGGAGCAAGAGGAACACAATCAGTTGGAGACACATCAATACCAAATTTCTTCACAGTTGGTAAAAATAAGTTAAGAGAAAATGGTGTTGAATCACCATTTGTTTTAAAAAGTATAAATAAATTAGGAACAACAGAAATTATACTGGCTCCTGAAGTCCTAACCGCTGATGATCCACCGAGTGATGGGGAAAGTTTAGAAGGAGATAAGAAAGCATCTAAAGGAAAGGCTAAAGCTGCGGCAAAAAAAGCTAAGGATAGATTGGTATCATCTGCTAAAAAAGAATTACAAGGTGTTATAAACACAAAAGCACAATTATTAGCCAGAACATTAAATAAAGCAGCAATATCATTACAGGGAGGTACGATACCACCACCCAAAAATATATATGAGCTTGGCCCAGGAGAACAAGGTTCATTATTGAATGCTGGTAGTAATGTGTCACAAAGATTTTTCTATGATGTAAGGGGTGATTTAGTTGGGTTTTTAGGAGACTCATTGGGTGGTGCAGTTGGTGGTGGATTCTCTAATGGCGGTCAAAGAAGATAAGAATATAATGAATAAAGTAGAAGCTAACAAAACATATATAGGTGTTGTCGAAGACAATGCAGATCCTAAGAAACTCGGGAGAGTTAAAGTTAGGGTTATGGATATTTTTGATGAAATGAAGCTAGAGGATTTACCCTGGGCTACACCATGGAAAGATATAAATGGTAATGAATTTAATGTACCAGAAAAGGGTAAAGTTTTAATTGTTGTTTTTGACCAAGGTGATGAATATAAACCAGAATTCATATTCTCAGATCACTACAATGTAAATTTAGAAAAGAAGTTAGAATCTTTAGATGGTGATAATTATAAATCGATGAAGTCTTTGATTTTTGATCACAAAACACAAATTTATGTTAATGATGATGAAGGACTTAAAATAGACTATAAGTATAATAATATTAATATAACAGAAGATACAATTGATTTAAATCTTAAAGATAATAATAGAGATGTTAATATTGGGGATGCTGGTGCTTCACAACAAGCTATATTAGGTAATCATTGGATGGATTGGTTTGATGAGTTTGTGGATAACCTATTGGGTAGCAAAGCCGGTCCTTATTTAGGAAACTTGGGAGCTCCGGTTGTACCAAATCCAGAAATGATATCAGTTCTATTAAAATATAAATCTTTGAGAGATCCGGTCTTTCTATCACATCACGTTAATATAGTAGATAATAATAAAGTAACTGCTGTTAGATGCCACTCTTTCCCTGAAAGACAAGATGATCCACAAGTAGGGGATGCTTGGGATTCAACAAAGGGTCCAGAAGAAGTAGGAGGAATTGAAAATGATATGACAGCTAAAACTGATGAAGATTTCAAACCTCTAGATGGTCCTAAGCAAGAATATGATGAAGATTATGTTGCACCAGCAACGGATGGAGAACCGGACGATGTACCAGCAGAAAACACAAATCCACCAATAGATCTGACATCAACAGAATCTAATGAGGAAGTAAATAAGTGGGTAAGGTTTATGCAATCAAAGGGTTATGTGGTTTATGACCAAGTTGGTATGATGAATATAGTTGGTATTAGAACTAAAGATGATGGAACCGTTTCGAATAAATTTGATGATACTATTTATGTTTTCTTTAAAAATGTGAATAACACATGGATATCGATGGAATATAATGTAACTACAACTCCAGGTTTTATACCGAAGACTAAGAAGTTACCGAAAAATGTTGCTGTGTTAGCACTTGGTCAATATATCGATCAATATAAGATAGGATTACACCAGGGTAAAAAAGATCATAAATGTCTAAAATACGCCAAGAGTATAGTACACAGAAATGATAAAGATGGAGCATATAACTTCAAAGCTAGTACAGAAGAAGGATCATTTGGTATAAATATACACAGATCTAGTAAAGGTGGTAGTTCTAATAATGTTTATAACTGGTCGAAAGGCTGTCAGGTATTTAAGAAATCTAGACAATTTAAACAGTTTATGAATAATTGTGAAAATCAAGTAAAAGTTACAAATAAAGATACCTTTACATACACACTTATCAGAAAAAGTGATTTCGATAAATTTATATAATTGAAAATTAATATATAATTAAAAATATACTAATTAAAATGGTAAATCCTTCATATCTAATAAACATATCTTATAGTCCATCTCATCTTAGTGGACAACAACTCGTAAATGTTGGTGGTGTAACATCATCAGTAAACACATATGGACCTGCTTGTTTCGTTGCTGGTATGCCGGAAGTTAATTTATCCGCTACTGGATCAACATATGAATTAGCTTTAGATAATTTATTAATACTTGTGGATGCAGCTCCTAACCCAGTAAATGGACCTTTAAGTTCTATCAGAACTTGGTAAAAATAATTAAAAATACTTAAAATGGTAAATCCTACATATCTAATAAACATACATTATCAACCATCCGGACTTGCTACTTCAGGAAGAAACGATCCCGGATTATTCATTGCTATTATGCCGGAAGTTAATTTATCCGCTACCGGAACAACATATGAATTAGCTTTATCTAATTTATTAGTACTTGTAGATGCAGCTCCTAACTCAGGAAATACACCTTTAAGTTCTATCAGAACTTGGTAATTATATTGATAGTATTCTTGTTCTTAAATAACCACTCGATTAGTTTGATAAACTATCATAGAACTCGTTATCTCCGTAATAACTAATGTGAGATTTTATGCCTTATAACATTCAAAGTAATAACCTTTACAAGTACTCAACGTGGAATCTAAATATACAATACCCTTTTTGGATTTATTACCAGGATCACTTACCCAAAATTTACCATCTCTAAATTCGGATATCACCATATAATGACCACCATACTTCTTCTTACCACCCGTTTTGTTGTAACCTGATCCTTGCCTACATTGCCATATAACTGGATTTCCACTTTTAATTCTAGAAATCGCTTGCTCCTTACTGACTTTCCGTAATTTAAAACCGAATAACGAAGATAGTGTGTCATTACATTTTTTTTCTACTGTACGCATGGCAGTACCGCTACATGGTGGACCAGGTCGAGCACTGATAGCTAGATCACATATCATTTTTGCTGTTTTTACAGGGGATGTATAAACTCCTTTACCATTCCTTTTTGCCCAGTAATTACTAACCATAGCCAAACTAGTAGGACCACACCCACCACCTCCAATTCCGGAATACCCTTTATCCCCACTTCTATGATCACATTGTATCTTATAACTACTTCCTTTAAAATTAACAGTATATAGCTTACCTGAAGAACCTCTTGAAAGCGCTGGTAAGATTTCATCCTCTATAAACTGTTTTTCCTTCGATAATCCAAATATGACATAATTCCATCTAGTATCATATTGGAAATAATAAGGTACTTTATTATTCTGAAAGGTGCTATCGGATGATTGACGGGGCTCAGAGCACGTAAAATCACCAGTTGATATTACAGCGGAAGGAGGTCCAGTATTATCAACTTTAGCAACCTCCATATTTTCTTCAACCTCTTCTGGTGTATTTATCACCTCTTGACTTCCTTCAAAATCAGACTCCATATATTCAGGATCCAACTCTTCTAGATTATCAAAATCATCCTGGAAAACAAAACCATCTGATGGTGGATCACCTATATAAACTTTAACCTCATCTAAATCTTCTTTAACCTTCAACTCGAAATCTTCCGGTAAAACAACACTCAGTTTAATCTTTGGTGTGCCCTGTGTTTGTACAGATTCTTCGTTTGGTGTAGGTTCCGGTTCTTTTGGTTCTATTTGTATAGGACTTCTATACTCAACCTCATTACAAGAAAAGTGTTTAGGTAAATCCTTACCTTTGGTATTCCCATAGTCCTTATAACAAACATCAAGTGCATCATAATCAGCAACCTTTTTTTTCCAAATAGTCAAGATAGACTCGAGTATTTCCACATCGAGTATTTCCCCATCTATTTCAAACCCATATTGTTTTTCTATTTCTCCTGTGAAGGGGCCCACGAAATCTGTCATATTCTCCTCAAGTGTGAATTTCTCACCGGATTCTTTATGCTCTATCAAGACATATTTCTTTATATCACATTTCTTATATTCTATAATATTTAACGGGTCTTCATATGTATTATCAGATTCAATATATAATCCATAAATTTGACCCCAAGCAGCCTTGTCATCATATGTATTACCCTCACTAAATATACCCTCACCATTTGTATCTCTGGTATTTCGTAATTTCTCTCGACCATTAGGAAGACTCCAAAGAGCACCACCTGACCACACACCCTCTGTACCTCCAAATGTCGCCCGAAGTTCGAAATTCCCAGTTACCGCATTAACTGAGTTAACTGCTTCAGTTTGTGCATAAGTTTTACTAAACTCCAATCTAGATATAGATTGTTTATCACCTATAAACCAAAATATACTGACTTTAGTTTGATTATTTAAATAATATGGATCATTACCAAAAGATCTATACAATGGGGGATTTTGCTCAAAGGGATTTTGTATTATCTCATAATATTGATCATCACCAAATAATTTATAATCATTAACATCAACGATAGAAGAATTTCCTCCAAGTTTAATCTTAGTTGCTTGATAAATCACAGCATGTATAAAGTTTTCAGCAGTGTATAATTCATATTTGCCTTTCTTTTTAAATTCCGTAACATATCCGTATCCACCCTTAGGAATCCAAGCGACTTTATATTTTTTACCACCCTCATGAATAACACGAACCTCTATATCACCCAACCCTGAGTGCCTCTCATCTAGATTTGTATTAATTGCTCTAACTCTTACTGATACATCCGGTTCTTTAGCCATAAACTATTTATAAAATTTATCAAAGTCCACCAATATTGAATTTACCATCTTTTACTGAAACTGGTGGCCTGGGTGTTTCTAATACTACTGGTGGTAGTGAATACCCATTTTTGACAAAATTTTCTCTAGACTTATCTTTACGAGTTGACTTATTAGGGTATGCTAATTTCTCTTTCACTCTATCTTTATGATTAATATCATCATCAACATTAAGAACTCTAAACTCACGTAGGTTACCCAAATCGGGCGGATATTTTAATACAAGTCCTTCCTTTATATTAAGTGGATTATCAATATTATTGATAAAGTATATAACATCCATATCTTCTAAATAATTACCAACTTCATTAGGCTCTAAATTATACATTTCCTGAAACACCAAATCTAATCTCATATCAAACCCCTTAGGAACTCTATATTCTGATAATACTATACGTTGATTATACTTAAACGTAGATGAAAACAAATCATAAAAAACATCTTCATTATCACCTAATTCTCGATACTTATTTATTCCTATATACTCAGCAAGTGATTTAAAGTTCATTTATATTAATTATTTTTATGGGGCAGGTGTTTCTGATTCTGGTGCTGCGGCTGCGGCGGCTGTGGCGGCAGCGGCTTCGGCGGCTACTTGTACTTCAGTAGGGGATGTGGTCTCTCCATCGGTTACAACAGATTCAGGTTCTGATCCACTTCCAGCCTCAGGAACAACCACTTCCACTTCTTTGTTTTCAGTTGTTACTCCACTATTGGTATTATCAACACCAGCGGCTGTATTAGAAACCCCGGGTCCTGATCCCACTGGTTCGGCCTTTGGAGTTGGAACATTCTCAAGTGGTGAGTTGTGTAAAGTTTGACCAGCTTTTAATGATGAAAAATCCCTAATAGTATTCACAGTACGTATATTACCAGTATTAAATTTACTAGCTATTTCACCTAAACCCCAAGGTCTAGAATTTTTCAGAGTAAACTCAACTCTTATTTTAGATGGTAGATCATTAAATGCTAAATCCGCACCAACGATTAATCTGGTGTCCTCAACTAACATATCACCTGAACAAAACATAGGTCTTAATGGGTTTCCAATTGTTATATGCCAAGGTGTTGACGGCATACCAGATAATGCGTTAGCAACACCCATTATATCATGTTTATATTTAAGAACAGTTGATTCAACTGAGCTCTTAATATCAGCGAGTAAGCCTTTGAAGAACGCCGTAGCTAGATTACCTGCTTCAGCAGCTTCTTCTTCTAACCTATCCTCTTTATCATCTTTATCTTCTGTCATGGCTGCAATTAATTCATAAACTTCATCAGCGATTGCATTGACCGCGGATGAAAGTTTTTTAGCAATAAATGCGACAGCTTTACCTGGATCTGTAGACCATTCACCTACTTTTTTAACAAAATCTTTTGATAATCCATAACTTGATTTTTTAGAAGTACCGAACCTTAACATAGTGCCTAATAAATCCTGCCAAACAATTGTTGGATCTATACCCGAAATAAACTTCTGCTCATATTCACACACCATTTTCACCGCAAAGCTACATTTCAAACCACTACCCTTGTCAGCAGCATTGATAGTTTTCCTTTTCTTGGCCATTTTAATTATATTAGGGTTACCTGCTGGTAAAATCTCGATACCTTTAGAATTTGTTGGGAGCTTATCAAATATCCCTAAATTTTTCATGAATTGTCTTTGTAAACCTTCTGTGAATCCAGGGAGTGGTATAGATCCCAAAGCAGCTCCCATACCGCTACCAACACTCTTACCCAAGAAGTCTTCACCCATTTCATTTATTATACCAGTAAAATCAGCAGCAGCATCTTCCCAGTCTTCACTAAATGAAATTTCAAAAAATTCTTCACCCTCTGGTTTCCATGTTATCAACAGCGCCTGTACGTCCGGCTTTCTAGATTTTCCGATAATATCATCACCAATTGCTCCACCAAATCTTCTAGCTATCATTAGTCTATTATTTGGATAACGACCTAAATCTTTGAGATAAGCAAAATCAGATGGTCTTAGCCTTGCTGGAGTAGTTGATAATTTCTCTATTAAATTTAACACACTAGTATCATAAATATCATTGTTGTGTAATGTTGATCTAGAAGTTCCTTTGAATTATCCGTAAGTCCAGTTGAATCCATCTCGGTCCCTGCAGCTTTAATATTACCCCACGCTTTTACAACATTACCACCACTGAATAATGATACCATTCCTCCTTTAGCACTACCCTCATTAGGTTTACCTGTGTTATATTTATTAACATTAACATTACGAGAGTTCCCAGCATTAAAAGTTGACATACCATCTCTAGATGGGGTACTTTTAATACCTATAAGTCCTAGTGGTGATCCTCCTAATATTGCCATATATAATATCTTTTTAGTATATATTAATTATTAGTAATCTCTACTAATAATTATACATCTTTATTTATTTAATAATCGCGAATAATTTGCGAATTTGAAAATTTAGAAAGGTTTGATAGAACATCATCCATTATTTCTGGATTCTTTCTGAATTCGTTGTAAAAAATGAGAACATTGAAGTTATTCTCGGCTAATATCTTTTTAAGGTTTAATAATTTCTCGATTGCAAAGTCTTTGTCAAAATCTGGAATATAGTAAATATCCTTTTTCTTATCTATTGCTTGTTGAATTTTATTAAAGATTAATATTTTGAGGTAAGTCTTATCATCAGTGAAATCGACTTCTTCTTCATCAACAATCCTTCGTATATCAACAATATACTTATTTTTAATTTTGTTAACTTTAACAAACTTATCAAACTTCTTGCGAGTCTTGCAATATACACAAAAGAATTCCATATTATATTTTATTTAATTTTGAATTATCTTTAGTGTATAATAGGTTATCTAAAGACTTTATTATACTTATTGGTGTCATTTTATAAAATTCACATTTGTTACAAGATTTCATAATCATATATATTGAAATATAACATTCTCTTCGAACTTATTAGAATATTTATTTTTAATATATACTATTATGAGAAAATACTCTGATAAATTTCTAAGCCAAACAAACAAGCTCAAAAAATCACAAGTTGGTTTCGAGTTTGAATTTTATTTAAAGGATTTATCTTATTATAAAACACTTGAATTATTGAATCAGGAACTTAATCCAGTGAAAGTTTGGGGATTTAGACAATATCACTCAGACTTCAAACCAGATGCAAATAATTTCAAAATAGAACCTGATTTATCTGGTGGTTCCAATATGGTTGAAATAGTGACTGGACCAATGGATTTTTATAATGCTAAATACTTCTTAATTAAGATTCTAAAGTTCATACAAAATTATGGATATACAAATGAGAAGTCATCAGTACACTTTAATATATCTTTTACTGATGATGATATGGATCTAAATGATCTAAATGTATTAAAATTAATATTAAATACTGATGAAGAAGAGATATACAGAGCTTATCCATCAAGGAAATCAAATGTTTATGCTAAGAGTATTAAGAAAATGATTCCATTTAAGGAATATGATTTTTTTAACATACCAATTGGTGTTGTTAAAAACAACATGAGATTACCAAATGATAAATATTATGGTATAAACTTCACTAACATAAGTAATACCAGAGAAACACAAAGGTTAGAATTTAGATATATCGGGGGTGAAGATTACGAGAAAAATATTGGACAATTAATTTACTTCTTGGAAAGATTTATTATTAATGTTTATGATTCAGTTAGATCTGATTTCAATTCAGAAGATATTAATAAATTAGAAGATTATTTAGAAGAAAATATATTGAATTATAAGAACTTATCAAGTTATGATAATTTTATAATCGATTTTCCAACTATACAAATACAAATAGACCAGAATCACTCATATGATATCGTTTCTGCATATTATGGTAAAATTTATACAAAACTTTATAATATAATAGAAGGTTCGGAAGATATGAAAGAGTGTATTATCAATTATGTAACAACTGATCAAACCATGGAGGTTGTTGATGCTAATATAAAAGGAACATCTACCATAAAAGGATATGAATTAATAAACTGTAATGTCGAGGGTATATTTGATGATTGTTTCTTTATGGGAACTAACATAATAAATTCACAAGTATCTAAATCAAAATTAAATAACTCTGATGCAGAAGATACAAAGATATTAAATTGTAATGTTGAGCGTAGTAAATTAACCAATTGTTATTTTGTAGGAGGTTATTTAAATGGTGATATGAGAGGTGGTGTTTATCGATCAGGTAAACTAGGTCCTTATGCAACAATGGATTCAGATGTTAAGATTGTTACTGATTATAATAACTTCTTTGATACTAAGTTTGATGCTGATGGAGAGAAAGGAACTGATAAGGGTATTATGAAATCATATGGTAAGCAATTCTTAAAGAAATAATGAAATAATGAAATATTTAAAGACATTCGAAGGTTGGGAAATGTTAGTACCAAAGGAAGAACATTATAATGGATTAACAAAGGAATACATTGAGGATATGTTTGTTGATATATCGGATGCTGGATATAATACATCAACATACTTTGATAAAAATCTTATCCAAAGAGATACATCAGTTGATAAAGAGGATGGTAAAATGGTTATAGAATCTATACCTTATATAAGATGTGTCTTTCAGGAATTGGTTCAACGGAATGCTAATGATGTCGGAAGACAAAAAGAAGAATTAGAAGATTATATAAAATCTAGTGAATTTAAAGAAATAATAGAAACCACAAATGATAGATTGGGTGATTTTGGATGGTATATTTCGAAGTCAAAGGTAGTGGGATATCAACTTAAAATATTTATGCATCGAATAGAAGACATAAAAATAAAATACGTTGTCTAATTTAATATATAAAGAATAAAGAAAATTATTATACTGATATGAAAAATAATATGAAAAAATATACTGAGTTTGTAAACGAGGAAGTAGGTTTAAGAAACATAAAAGCTATAACTAAAGGATATAAAGAATGTGAGATATACTTTCACAAAGATTTAGATGGAGTAACATCAGCATTAGCTATGAGTGTATTCTTAAAAAATTACTATCAAATAGAAACAGTTGATTGTCATATCATTCAATATGGTGGATTAGAGTATGCTGTTAAAAACGGAAGACCTGATACATTAAAAGTTTTAGTTGATTTCGCACACGGTAAACCAATGTTCCATATACAATCGGATCATCATGATAAACAAGTTGGTGCTGAGGACACAGAATCAACATATTTCAAATCAGCTAGATCAAATGTTGAGATTATATCAGGTGAAGTTTCATATTCAGATATATTCACGGCACAAGATATAAAAATGATTCAAACAATTGATTCAGCAGATTTCTTGAGAAATAATATTAAGCCAGAAGATGTTCAAAATTCTATATTCAAATATGAAAAGGCAGAAACACCACAAAAGAATAGATTTATGATGGGATTAGTGGTTAATAGATTATTATTAGCTTATAAGAATAAAAGAATAACTGTTAAATCATTAGATGGTAAAAGAGATCACATAAATAAGAATATACTTGAGTGTTTATTATTAGACTCAACTGCGAGTTTATACTCAATGTTTAACAATATTAGACATTATATTAATAATGCAAAAACAAGCGATAAGCTTGGTAGATTAGCAACACCAGAAGAAATAAAAACAAACCTTACTAACTATATCGAGAGAATGAAGGATTACGGATTCGTTGAAAGTGAAAGTGGTGATGTTATGGAAATTGGTAGAACCGAATTAAGCATCCTAAAAAATATACACAGAATGCCAGCCTCTCAAGATGTTGAATTAGCTAAGAAGCTAGGAATATCTAACGAAGAGTATGTTAAGTATGTTGATAGATTATTTGATAAAAATTATATTGAAGATAAACCGAAAAATGTTTATAGCGTTACTTGGTTAGGAAGAAAAGCTCTCAATGGTAAGAGTTCTATAAAGGGTATTCATATTGATGAAGATTATAAAATACTTATGCAATATGGAGGTGGTAGTATGATTAAACCAGGTTCTTATGATAGATATACACCATTTAAGAATTTCCCGGATGCGGAATTTATCTGTATTGTTTGGCCAATGGGTCTTGTACAAGTTTCTTGTAATCCATTTAAGGAGAAAATACTTAAAGATATTAACTTAGGAGAAATCTCTAAAGAAGTATTAGCTAAGTATGAACCAATGATGAGTAAGTATTATATATCATTAGAATCAATTAAGAATGAATTTGAAAATTCACAAGATTGGAAAAAAATGAAGAAGGATGAAGGTGATTCATACGAAGGTGTTGGATTTAAATATTCTGATTTAGAAGCTTTTTATTCTGATTGTGTATTTAAGAAAGAGGGTAGAACTATTCTTAATGTTGATATTAAAGAAGATGGATTAGAAGAAGCTATGAATGTTTTACATAAAGATTTATCTTACGAACAAAAAACACTATTAAATAATCTCAAAATTCCAGTATGGGAAATTGTAATAAGAAATAGTGGAGGTCACCCATCAATTACAAATATCGCTGGTCTTAATCTATTAAAATATAATAAAGCTATGATGAAAATAGCTTATGATACAGATAAATATGTTGATGTATTAAAGAAGATAGCTAGAGATTTTGTAAATGCTCTTAAAGAAAAGATAGATACTGCTAGATCTGGAGAGGATGTTGATTATGATACCAAAGGTGTTAAGTTATTAGGACAAGATACTAATGAAAATTTCGAATATCAATTAGTTAATAACGATGGTACACCATCAACAGTAACAAAAGAAGAATTTATTAGGGCCGGTGCTGGAAAAGGAATGAAAACGGATAGGAAAAGCTTAATGACTATCGATAATACAAATAAAAAGATTATCGCTAAATTTGAGAAATTCAATAACAATAATAAATAATATGTTAGGTGAGATAAAAATCTTTTAGTCCAGTTAAATTATCACTTCAATTTCAACCTCATCATCAATAATATTACTATCATCTAATATAGATTCTAATCTAAGATTACGAATAACTTGTTTATCGTAATGTAATAGTATGTTATTATGTTTCATATTTAAATCTACATAACAATCTAAACCACCTATATAACCAACAAGTGTTAATGGGCCTATTTCTTTTTTACTAGATAATTTTATATGTTCAAATCTATCGTGATACTCTAATAGATTAAAGACATTCATTGATATAACCATATAGTTTCTTCTAGGTTCCATTTTATTATTTATTTTCAATAAATCCTTAACTAATTTACTAGATTTTAATCTATTTCGTTCCTCTAAAGAACTTGGATCATAACATTCCAATCCAAAATCCAAACTATCACAATCAATTCTCATTTAATATTTCATTTATTTTCTCATCCCTCCATTTAGATACATCCTTGATTATCAATTTATAACAGGTAAAGTCACAATCATAAAAATGATAAGACATTGTATGTTTGTATGATTCATCATCTTTTGAAATTTTATAATCCATATTTTGTATAGAATAAACTAAGCTTTGTATTGATTTGTCAGTTACATAAATCTCAATATCATCTTCTTTATCATTAATTAGTATAGGTGATAAATATAAGTCATATGATCTACTATGATACTTTTCTATATCATAAAAGTGTCCCGGGAAAGGCTTGTTTTTATTAATTTCTTTAGTTATACCAAATAATTTTCTTCCATTATATGAACAAAAAACATAAAGAGGTTTGAATGAGTTTGTTTTTAATTTATCAATATAATAAAATATATTATCAGCCACATTACTTGGTTTACCTATCAATGGTTCAGTTTTTAATCCTATACTCATTGGTATTGACTTATCGATCATCGATTGAATACTTTCATCGTATATTTGATTTATACAATTTATAACAAAACTAGGTGAAGTGTTTTTATGTGATATACTACCAGAGTATGATTTATTACTAGATGATTTAACATCACCATCATATAGATATTTGAAGTTGATAATTAAGGTTTCTATTGTTTTTTTATATTCTTCGAAAGATTCTCTCACATTAATTCTAATTAATAATAACAAAAAGTTTAATATATAATTAACAAAAACATTTAAGAAAAATATATAAATATACAAACATTTAAGAATTATGATTATAAAAGATAATATATTAATAATTGAGGTACCAACAGATTCAGTTGAATATGAAATAGATGACTTTCTAAGTAACACACTTAAATATAAAAAATGGTTATTAATTAACCAATTATAACAACAAAAAAAGAATTAATAATATAACTTAAAAATAAATTAATTATTATGATAGAAAATGGAAATGTAGTTAGCGTTCATTATACTGGTAAATTAACTGATGGAACAACTTTTGACACATCACAGGGAAGAGATCCCTTAACGTTTCAAATTGGTTCTGGACAAATAATTCCGGGATTTGAAGACGTTTTAATCGGTAAAAATATAGGAGATAAAGTCAACACAGAGTTTTTAACACCAGAAGATGCTTACGGACCAGTAAGAGAAGACCTAATTGTAGAAGTACCTAAAGACCAAATGCCTGGGGATGTTGAAGTTGGATTAACACTTGAAGCACAATCAGACAATGGTCAAAGTACACCAGTAAAAGTTAAAGAGATTAAAGAAAATCACATTGTGATTGATGGTAATCACCCGTTAGCTGGGAAAGATATCCAATTTGACATTGAAGTTATTGATATTCAAGCAACTGCTACTGAGACAACAGAGGCTTAATAACCAAACATATTGATATAAAAACCCAATCACCAAAAGTGATTGGGTTTTTTTGTTTTTATATATACAACGTGAGTATTATTAATGAAAATATAGCATACGCTAAATCGATATTAAATAAAAATGGAGTCAACACCGATTCCCCAGAATACCAAGACTATCTAAAGATAAGAGAAATATGTGGTATAGTAATGGAGAGTTAAATAAACCAGAAGAACCAATCAAACCACAAGCAGTTGAATATCCTAAAAAGAAAGTCGGTGGATTTTGGAATTTCTTCAAAGGAAAATAATATATAGTTAATGAAATACTTAAAGAATTATAATAATGTAGAGATGATAAACGAATCGGGCGAGGGAGATGGTTGGTTTGAATTAGCTATCATGAGATCTGAATATAATAGAGATGGTGAGTTAAAAGAATTTTTCTTAGAATTGGTTGATTTAGGTGGTAAAATTATAGGAATTAAAAACTCAACACATACTTTAGTTGATGAAAACTTTGAAGTTAGAGATAGAATAAATTACATAGATAAACCTCTTTATAAAGGATATACACTTAGATTAAGATTTGATGATTTATCATCATCAATTAGAGATGTAAATGATAAACAAATGTCTAGTACAATTGAATTCTTTAATGAGTTTTCTGATTCGTTAATTAAAATAAAAGATTTTGGGTATAAATTCAAAATACTTAATTTTTCTTTAGAGTCCTCGGTATTTCAAGGTGATGGTGAACATGGTATTAGATTTGATATTGCTATGTATCACACAGAAGATATTATCCCCTGGGAACACATATTTGCTCCTTACGAAAAATGAGATATCTAAAATCTATAAATGAATTTAACTCAAACGTTTCCAAACCTTGTAGAATGGGATATGATAACGAAGAAACAGATTGTTTGGTACAAACGATAAAGGATATTTGTATGGAATTGGAAGACGAAGGATTTTCTATAAATGTTAGTAAGATGTTACCCAAAAGTGATCAAATATTTGTTAGAATTCAATGGAAAGAATATAAGGAAACACCAGATTCTTCAAACCTAAAAGATATAATTGAGAGGATACGTGACTTAATGAAAATATCAGAATGGTTCGAAAAAGATACCGAAGATCGTGAACATTATCCTATTGATAAATATCTTTCTTTTACAAAAGAAAAAGAAAAGGAATATGTTACATTCGGTGATGGTGTAGCACACACAAACTTTTAATTAAACAACCATATTAAGTTGCTTCTCCATAATAACACTCTTAAAAAGAGAAGATACCGTTTTATATAACTTATCATTGTTTAAAACTTCACTATCTGTGGTTTTCATTTCAGCACAATAAGCATCCATATAAAAAATAAATTTCTCAACAAGAAATTTATAATCTTCATCTATTTTATTTCCATTTAAATGTGAAATAGTAAATTCTCTAAGGTTGTTATCGAAATTTTTCATAAGTAAGATGTTATTTTTTGTAATATATCTATTAACTTTATATTATCACTTTATACCAAAACCTTGAAATTTTAATAAATTTCATCGAATTTATTTTTACCAATTTTAGGATCTACAAATAGATATTTTTTCAACTCTATCGGAGTGTCTACCACCTTCAAATTCGGTCTTCATAAACTCACACACACACTCTATTGCGTCTTCTACCGAAATATATCTCCCAGGTAGTGTTAGTATATTAGCATCGTTATGAAGTCTCGCCATATTAGCTATTTCGGAGTTCCAACATAATGCAGATCTAACACCATCCCATTTATTAGCTGACATATTTATACCATTACCTGATCCACAAACTAATATACCAAAATCACATATATCTTTTTCAACATCTTCTGCAACTAAATGTGCATAGTCTGGGTAGTCACACCTTTCCTCAACAAAACAACCCTTATCACTTATTTCAACTTTATTACCAAGTGTGTGAAGGTATTTTTTAATTTCCTGTTTTAATTCAAAACCAGCATGGTCCGAACCCATTGATATTTTAATCATCCTACTAATTTAATATTTTCTAACCAAGTTTTTAACTCCGTTTTATTTGTTATTTCCATAACACCGAATCTTTTAATATAATCCAATTTATATTTAAGTGGTACAATAACTTTTTCGATTTCGTTATTCTCGTTTAAGGCCCATAAACTTAGGTCTTTAATAACTTTAGGTTTCTTAACTACTTTCTTCTGAGTAGTTTTTTTAGCACTAGGTTTCTTAGTGGTTTTCTTCTTAACTTTAACGTTTTCTGATTTTGACATTTTTAAAGATTTATTTCTTTTATTTCTTGACCATGTAAAAGTTTACATTATATTAAAATAATATAGTCAATGAATACATATCCATATTGACTTGTTCTAAATTATTAATATCAATAACATTTCTTTCCAAATTATCAAATAACACACCACCACCTTGCATTTTATACTCTTTTGGTTTTTCAGCAATTGTCATATATGATATATTTTTAATATCGTCCACTGAATTAACAAACCTGATTATATCACCAGCTATTTCAGCAAAATTAAATTCTATTAAATTCGTATAAGTATAAACATCACCATACTTTGGTTTGAAAATTCTTATAAATTCATCTCCATCATAAGCTACGAATCCATCATCTATTAAATGTGATAAGTAATAAGTAACAACATCTTTAATATCAACATCTTCTTTTATGATTCTATATTTAAGCAAAGGCTTATCATTAATAGTTATATCACCTTTTTTATTTTTACCTATTTTCTTAACAAGGGTTTTCTTATTCTTAAATCGACCACCAAGGACAGTATCACCGACTTTAATATCGACTTTAATAACCTCATCAAATCTTTTTATATGTTTCATGTTGTTCCTTATTTAAACTAATCTATAATTATCAACTATAATTATAATATTATATATTAATTCTGTATATTATATTATGAACACACTTATAAGTACCTTACTTGTTATTTCATAGAAAGTAACATTTTTCGAAGTAGAAAATTAAAAGAAATATTATGAAAAGAAAAAAAGTTTACGTAGATATGGATGGAGTCCTTTGTGATTTTTTCAAAGCCGCATCAGAAGCTTTAGAAAAATATCCTGAGCAAAAATATCCACAATCTCAATGGGGATTTTTTCTTAAATTAGAAGAAATGCCTGGTGCAATTGATTCATTTAGGAAACTAGAAGAAAAATATGATGTTTGGATTCTAACAAGACCTTCATTTAGAAACGTAAATTGTTTCACAGAAAAGGCACAATGGATTTGGGACCACTTAGGATTTGACGTTGTTCAAAGAATGGTTCTGTGTGGTGACAAATCATTATTGAAGGGTGAATACCTAATTGATGATAGTGACGCTGATGGACAACCAGAATTTGAAGGAGAGTGGTTACACTTTGGTTCTGATAAATTCGAAAATTGGGATTCTGTTGTGAGATATTTAATAAAAAATTAAAACTTTCACTTACTTACTACATATTATTTATATGGAAAAAGTAAAATATCCCGAGCCTGGTGGGAAATACAGGCATTATAAAGGTGGTGTATATGAATTTTTATTTATGGCCCCACATAGCGAGAATGGTGATAAGCTAGTTATCTACAAATCAATTCTTTTCGGATCATACCATGCTAGACCCCTCGATAATTGGAATTCTAATGTAGAGAGTGGTAAAAAAAGGTTCAAAAGTATAAGTTAATCATGTAACATCATGATATACTATAAATAATTTTTGCCTTCTGTAAATTTTACTTATATTTGTAATATGAAAAAAAGAATTTTATATCTCGGTGATATCCACGGAAATTTTAACTTGATTAATCAATATGTTAAGCAGTATGATATAAAAGATGCTATCATAATTCAAGTTGGTGACTTTGGTGTTGGTTTTGCTACTCTTGAGAAAGAGCGCCGAACATTAGGATATGTAAATACTATTCTTGAGAAGAATAACATCATGTTATACGCAATTCGTGGTAATCATGACTTCAAACCTTATTTCGATAATGACCCATTTGGATTTAGTAATATTAAACTTATTCCAGACTACACCATCCTTAATTTAGAATTAGATACATTAGGATTTACCGAAACAAAAAATATACTTTGTGTTGGTGGTGCTGTGAGTGTTGATAGAAATTGGAGAAGAACTGATAAACAAAGAAAAGGTGACTATACAATACACCCAGGTCAAAGTTGGTGGAAAGATGAAGTATTCGTATTAGATCGTGATAAAATAGCTAACATGAAAGACATCGATATTGTAGTTACACATAACTCACCCGATTATTGTCCTGTTGATAATAGCATTGGACTTGGTCCTTTTGTTGAAGGTATAATTAGAGATACTGGTGATACAGAATTAAAAACCGATCTGTTATTTGAACGAAATCAAATAACAGATATGTTTCATTTATTGAGATTAAATGGTAATGATATCACACACCACTATTATGGTCACTTCCACAGAAGTGCTACTATAAATATGTATGGTATACAACATCGATTACTTAATATTGGTGAACTTTGGGAAGAGAGAGTATAATTCTCTCTTCTTTTTATAATATATATGAGAAGTCAAACTATAATTTATATTCGTTGGAAATTGACGAACAGAGTAGAGGTGTTTGTTAACCTCGGAAAATTATACGCTCATTATGGTAATGAGCAATTGGGTGTGAGCCGTTGGACTTTGGATAGGAAAGACTTATATGATGGATATGAAAGTGAATACATTGAAATAAGAAAAGTCTCAGTTACATAATCAATCTCATATATTCACAAAAAAAAATAGAAAACTTATTATAAGAAATAGGTATAAAATAAAAAAGATTGTATGTCAAAATCTAATAACAGTGGTTTGAGTTTACCTGTGTTAATTTTCCTCCTATTTTTGGGATTAAAATTAGCTGAAGTAGGTATGGTCGCAACTTGGTCTTGGTGGTGGGTAACATCTCCATTATGGATACCATTTTTGATTATCATATCAACTGCTTTATTGTCAGTAGTTATAATAATAATCGCATTAATATTTGGTATGTCTCTGACCGATATCAAGGAGAAAGCTCAGAAATATAATAATAAAAAAAGATCAAATATTAAAATAAAATAACTATATTTGTATTAAGGTATTTAATTTATACCGAAATTAAAAAAGTGTTTAATCACTCTCATATAAATCACTCGCGGTAACTTGTGATGAAAATTGGGATAACTTTTACCGAGGTTATGGATTCTTTATCTGTTTAATCCGCAGTAGATTAGTATTAGCTATACCGATACGGTTGAATTAAAAGGTGTGTAGTAGAGTAAATGAAATTGTGAACTTCTGGACTCGTAAGAAAAGAGACTGAAATTATATCTGATCACACAGATGTAAATCAGTTTCTTTTTTATTTTAAATAACTTATTAATTTTTGATTTTTATATCATCAACCTTCTCAATTTCAACCTCTTCTAGGTCTCTCAAATCACTAACCTCGGTAACATCACCTTTTTTTCTTTTCTCCTTCTTAAAGGTAAACCCAATATCACCAGACCCATCTGTTCCGAATGTACCAGGTAAGGATCCAGGTTGAGCAGCAACTACACTACCAGAACCAGCAGTGGATGCTGCTACGTAAGCATTTTCCGTAAACTTTTTGTATGTTCTCAGATATCTCATATAAGATATATATTAAAATGAAAAAGTTAGATTTACATGGAATTAAACATGAGTTTGTGTCAAGGAGGTTAGATACCTTCTTTTGGGAAATGATGCAAAAAAATGAGATTGAGATTGAAATTATAACGGGTATTAGTAATCGTATGAAAGAAATCGTTAAAGAAACTTGTTATGATTATAATTTTAATGTTATTGATCACCCTACAAATTATGGGTGTGTTATAGTTAGATTAAATTGAAACAAGTTTATTTACTCTTCACCTTCAATATTATCACTGATATTTTTAATCTTTTGTATAAATTCATCAGACAAACCACCTTTATCCATTTGTCCTGTAATACTATAATCAGTAGTCATTGAATCTCTTTCAACTTGTAAACAAAATTGAGCTAATAAACCAAGTTCATCATCTCTCTTAGCCAAGTCAAAAACTTTAGAGTTTAATTCATATTTAGATTTACCACTAATTTTCTTACCAGTATAGTAATCATAAAAGTATTGAGTTCTTCTATTAGGACTTCTAGTTCCGGTTCTTCTACCAGTGTTAGTTGTGATACCTAAGATATCAGCATCTATACCTTCAGATATTTCTCCTGATTTTTCTATTTCATTGAATCTCTTTATTCTCATAATAAAATTAATACTTTCTGTATATATTAACTTTTCAATTCAATAATCTGCTCAAGTTTATGTTTTCCTATATAATGAGAAAAAAGATATAGATTATAGATATTTAATCGTTGTTGGTTGCGGAGGCGGTGTGTCATGACTCATGAAACCACCATTATCAGATAATTGCATATCATTAGCAATATTTTTTACAAATGTATATGGATCAACATCACTTGATATAGCATCTTCGATAGCTACTTTATAATTATCTAACAACTCTCGAACACCGACCGCAGAGATATTATACTTACTAAATTCTTGTGAAACAGCATATAAGTATTCCTCAAGAGTGTATCTTGATTCAAAAATTTTATATGGTTTAATATATTTCATAAATAGTATTTAATATATATAAAAACTGAAATATAATTATGTTAAAAAAGTATTTTGATTTCATAAATGAGTCATTAGAGTTAATATTGGAGTCGGATGTCGTTTATTCTGATAAATTTAGACTCACTCTTTCAAAAATAGAGAACCCAGTATCCAAATCACTTTTAGATGTTGAGAATAAAGATTTAGACGTTAGGTCTAATTATTTTGATATAGTAATGGATAAAAATGATAAAGTATCATTTATACCAGATAGAAGAGCACAACAAATACTGAGTGAGGAAAATATTAAGGTTAGATTTGTTGGTAATAATGGTGGTTGGTTAACTTTTAATAAAAATGAAGGAGGAGAATATAAAAATAAAACTATTTTCGATGCTTTAGGATTCACACCTGGTGAGGAATTGATAAAACCAGAAAATGATGAACTAGGAGAAATTATTAAAGAAACAGTTTCGGAAGAATCGGGTAAGAGATTTGTTTATGTTAAATTCCCAAGTACAGAATTGGTCATAAATGCCGAAAAGATTAGAAAGGTTGATGATAGATTGGATAAAATTTGGTCAACGAATAGACAAGAAGTTAAAGTAGGTAGAGCTATTAGAGCATTACTTAAAACTAATGATATAGAATTCCTTGATAAGGATATTGAAGTATTTGTTAATTTATATAAAGCAACAATTGATAAATTTAATGATAAATTTTCACTATTTGAAGAAGTTACTGGTGATAAAATAGGATATTGGTATCACTATTCACATTACTCGACAAGGAGGGGCGTATTAGGTAGTTCTTGTATGTCCGCTGTTGATGAGGAATTTTTTGATATCTATATTTCTAATCCAGAAGTTTGTACTTTGGTTATTTATAAATCAGATGATGATACAGATAAAATTTTAGGAAGAGCATTACTTTGGAAATTGAGAGATGGTAAAAGATTTATGGATAGAATATACACAGCCAATGATTCTGATGTTCAATTATTTAAGGATTATGCTAAAGAGAATGGTTGGTATACAAAACGTGGAAACGCATCCAACGCCAATGGTAGTTGTATTGATCCTAATGGTGATGATACAAATTTGAACATAATCGTGGATATAAAACCAGGTGAATATGAAAAATATCCTTACTTAGACACTTTGAAATATTGGAATAAAGATAATGGTACACTATCAATAGATGAATGTGGTAATTGTTATATATTAGAAGATACTGAAGGCTCACATTATAGATGTGAGGGATGTGGTGGTGGAGGCGAAGTGGAATGTTATGATTGTGGTGGTAGTGGTGAAAGAGACTGTCCAGAATGTGACGGATATGGTACAGAAAATTGTTCAAATTGTGATGGTGGAGGAACTATAACAGAAGAAGGATCTGATGGTGAAGAACATGATGTAGATTGTGAGGATTGTGATGCTAGGGGTAAAGTAGATTGTACTGAATGTGATGGTAATTCAACCATAGAATGTTCTGATTGTAGTGGGAGAGGTGAACGACCTTGTTATGATTGTCAATAACCATAACCACACCTTTTAATATAGTGGTTGATAAATATCCTTTAGCATCAGCGGCTTTATTTTTCAATAAAATTATATGATAGAATCAAACACTTCAAAGAATATTGTAATTTACTTAAATAAACTATTAAAATTTAATTTTTGTATTAACCCACAAAATGTGTATGTTAGTCCATCCTGACTTATTATTAGATTCTAATAAGTAACCAGGTTCTATAATTAATTTATCACCTACCTTTATTGAGGTCGCTATATTTAATCTATTCCTAACTAACCCATTTGGTGTTAAAAAAACCTCTGTTTGTATTAATGGATTGAAATTTTCAAATTTGTTCAATTTGTAAGTACCTCTTATTCTCAGTCTATAAATATCATCATCAAATTCTTTTATTTGATATTCATTTCTTATTCTTACTTTCCAATTCTTATTGAATTTATAAAAGATATCCAAATGTGGTCTAATTTCAGAAACACGAACACCCTTTTTAGTTTCATATAACTCTCTGTAATAACCACCAATAGATAATTTATCACCTACTTTATATACCAATCCAATATCACCATGTAGATATCTTATTTTTTTGTTTGTATGATTGAACCTTTGTTCTAATTCCATGTATACCTTGAATTTATCACTTACACCACCACAAACATTCAGAGTTGACCAATTTTCATAATTTATTTGAGAAATACCACTAAATGTGAATAACATTAGTAATGATAATAATTTTATTTTAAGATTCATTTATTTTATACATTTTTATTTGATTTTATATATACCTAAAAGTCAAAAAAATGTATAAAATGGTGCTATCTTATTGTTACTATATTGTTAAGATTCCTTAATATGTCATATTTTACCGATTATTGATTTGATGGATAATTCTACTTCTGAGTATGTCGGTAAATATTTTCCGGTGTAGATAAAAGCAATTTTAACACCACTTATATCTATTTTACGAGTAACTTCTCTCATCAACCTTTTTATTCTATTTCTATCAACTGCTCTTCTAAATTTCTTAGATGAAACAGCGAATAGGAATTTAGTTGAATCAGAAGATAAAACTTTAGCAAATACAAAATCACTTGAAACTGGATACCCAGTTGTAAACAAATTATCGATTTCACTCTTACCTTTAAGTATTAAACTCTTTTTCACAATCACAAATATAAGGATAAAGTAATTAAATAACAATTAAACTTTTTTGATTATTCTTTATATGATTAATAACTAAATTAAGAAATATGATAGATTACGGGAAAGATTTTAATAAGTACGCAAAGAGTGAGGGGTTATCTTCTATGAACTTACACTATTACCAAAAACAAATGGAGAATAGTATGACACCATACATACTTGAAGAAAGAGAAATGAGAGTAACTCAAATGGATATTTTCTCTAGATTAATGAGAGAAAGAATTTTATGGGTTGCTGGTGTTGTGAATGATAATATGTCAACTGTTGTACAAGCACAATTGATGTATCTTGATTCCGTAGAAGAAGGAGCAGCGGAGAAAAGAGATATTAGGATGCACATTGATTCACCAGGTGGTTCAGTTAAAAGTGGATTATCTATGGTTGATGTAATGAGATATATCGATTGTGATATTGAAACTATCAACACAGGTATGGCAGCATCTATGGGTTCTATTCTATTATCATCTGGTACAAAAGGCAAACGTTCATCTTTGAATTTCTCAAAGGTTATGATTCACCAAGTATCGAGTGGTGCACAAGGACATGTTGCTGATAATCGCATCTCACAAATGGAATCTGAGAAGTATAATTATATCTTATTTAAGATGTTAGCTGAGAATAGTGGTAAATCTTTTGATGAAGTATTAGAAAGTGCTAGAAGAGATAAGTGGTTAAACTCACAAGAAGCTTTAGACTTTGGTTTCATTGATGAAATCATTATAACTGATAAGAGTACTCCAATTACTGGATTACTTGAAGGGTTTGATGATTACTACGCAAAAGAAGTATTACCCCACTTAAAATAATAGTTTAGACCACCGATAATATTGGTGGTTTAATTATTCTTCTTCGATAGCAACACCCAACTCTTCCTTTTCCTTTTCGATAAGAGCTTTTAATTCTTTTTGATCACCAGGAAAAACTTCAAAATTATATTTCTTACCAAGAGATACCAAGATAGCTGTGATTGGTATAGGTAAAGCACCGGTTGATATTATCCTAACAAGGTCTTTGCTCTGTTCTTTTAAGAATTTCTTTTCGTTGTTAGTAACATCTTTACCAGATATCATTTTGTTTAGAATCATAGCGGCTTGTTTTGTCTCATCACTCTCACGTTTAAGGTAAACCCAACTCTTATTACCGAATGATTTAACATCATCCCAAGTAAGATTCCTTATTTTATCCACTTTTCTTCTACTAAAACTCTTAAATTTCTCTATATGACCCATTTATTGTTTTTATTTTAACTAATATGAGTATTATATATTAAAAATGTAAAATTTTATTTTTTATTAAAAACTTTTCACTATATTTGTAATATAAATAAAAAGAAAGACATTCAGAATTAAACAACTTTAATTCATTTCCTTCTCTAACACGATGTTAGCTTTTCTACTTGAAAAGTGAATCCGTGAGTCCAGGTTTAGCAAGTTCTCAGGTGTAAGAAAATAGTTAATACTTGTAACGAGGAGTTAATAAAACCCACCGCTGTAACGGTGGGTTTTTCAATTTAAATAGATTTATTTTAATATATATCTATGTGAGAAAATTTTCCCAAATATTAGAAAGTAAAGAAGACTTGTTATCAAGAATAAATGCTGATGATGATAATATCGAGGAAATATTTATCGATATGGTTGATTTGGGATATACTTATATGATAGATCCTGTTTACATATCACTATCAACAGGTTACCCACACAGAAGAACTAGAGATGTTAAAGATTATTATCCAGGTATCGAAATAGAACTTGATAGAACGATTAATGATAAATCTATATCTGATGGTGGATCTGGTGATGTTAGGAATTGGAATGGGAGTGTTTATTTCGAATCAGAGTTAAATATAATAGACTCTATCTATAACTCAATACATAGGATAAAATCAATGCTTGATGGTAAAGCCAGTGTGTATTATTCAATTAGAAATATAAATCATATTACAATAAGAATAATTTTCGATAGAGAGCAAAGTGATTCCTTTATTAATTATGAAGGTGTAGAAGATATATTAAAATCTTTACAGATAGTGGATGACCATCACCACAGAGGTGTTAGGTACCGTGACCTAGATGGTGCTCGAATAGAAGGGTATTCATTAAGTTTCGATTCTACTTGGAGAAGACCAAGTGGTGATACTTATGAATATAAAGCACAACTTAGAACTTTACCAAATGAAATAAGAATATTAAATAATGATTTACTACCATCGGAATGGGCTATAAAAACTGCTATGGATAGTGGTAAATCTGATAATAGAGAACAACTAATGTCTTTATTCAACACTTGGGTTACTAAGTTTTACAGTAAAATCGAAAGCCATGAATTAAAATTAGTACCAGTTAAAGCATCTAGACCACATATACAATCACATAGTGCCGAGCGGGGATATAAGATTATTGATAATGATGGTAATATATTAATAACAATATTTTATTGGTATGAAGAACAAAAAACATTTAAGATTGTTACTGAACCAAAAAGATTTTCAAGAGATGTTACTAAAGTCTTTGATGTTTATGAATTGTACTTTAGAGTAAAAGTAGAAAAATAATAATTATGATAGTATTAATAACAAATATACTTTGGATATTATATTCAATGTTAGAGGGATTTAGAGAAGGTTTTTATTGGTATTTCAAGGGAATTTCAAAATCTAAAAATGACTTTGAAATACACCCTGTGTTCGCATCACAAAGAGGTATAATACTTATATTAATAGGAGTTATGTTATCATTTACCATTGGGTGGTTCTCTATACTAAATACTGTTGGTATGGCTTTAGTATTTAGTTTCTTCCATAATGGAAGTTATTATGTTACTAGAAATAGAATAGATTCTAAAGTTTATCCATTAAAATGGAAATCACAATCAACAACTTCAACTGCTAAGTTAACAAAGATAATGACTTATAGAAATAGAACTATTTTTATGATTATTGGGTTGATTATACAAGTTGCTTACTTGTTATTTGGACTTCTTTGATTTTAACCTCTCTATATCTTTATTAAAGATTTTAGTACGTTCTTCAATTCTTTTATCGATTATATCATCCCACTTTTTTGTTATATCAATAATAACAGCTTGATGTGTCGGTGTATTATATTCTCGTTTCCAACCAACACCTGCTGGTATGGCGTACCTTAGTCTCATTACTGAATCTGTTCCAAAACTATCTCTTAGTCTTTTAGCCCCATTTAATGTTTTATAAACCTTTGTATATCTAGAGATATCTGTATTGAGTGTGTTATTGATATCAATAATATAATCATACTCACCATCATAAACATAATCATTCTTGTTGAATGATTCTTCGTCTAAAACATAACTCAATATCAAATCTCTAATTTTGGAATTGGTTATTAAAGCAACTCCGTATAATTTACTCATCCTACAAATATATAAAAATTTTATAATATATACACTATGAAATTTGTAAAAACATTTGAGTCATTCGACAAGCCATCATTAAGATATGTTGGTCCAAACCCAACCGCTGATACTATCGTAACTAGAACAGTTGATGGTACACAACAAGTATTATTAATACAAAGAGGTGAGTCTGTTAAGGCAGAACCAAATAAATGGAGTATTCCTGGTGGTTTTGTTGATACTACTGCTAATCGGGGTAATGAATGGGAACCTGGGTTAGAGACTGAGTTACAAGCTGGTAAAAGAGAAATTCTAGAAGAGACGGGATTAGACCTATCGGAAATAGAAGATTCTAAATTCAAACTATTAGGAGTTTTTGATGATAAGAATAGAGATCCTAGAAATAGTGATACATCATGGGTAGAAGCTCATTCGTTTACTGTTGAGATTCCTGGAGATATGGGTAACAATATAATCGGTATGGATGATGCTCAATCAGCTAGATGGTTTTCGATTGAAGAATTAAATCAAATGAATAAAAATGGATTTGCTTTTGACCACGGTGATAGACTAAGAGATTTAGGATTTATCTTTGAATAGCAGTAAACTCAATATCAGTTGTACCAGTTCTTGTATTTCTATCTTCTGAATGTTGCATAGACTTTATATCAATATCAATGTTAATATCATTCAACCTTTGAGCAGCAACTAATAAACATTCTGATATCTTAAATAGAACTTGTGGTGTCATATCTTTTGATACTTTAACATAACATTTATAATTAACAACACCCTTTATTTTTATTTCCTCTGATTTAAAGGTAATTAAACCATCATCCATAAGTTCCAAGAAATTTTCCTCTATAACCTCATCCACTATATTTCTTTCTGGACTATCTTCTATTTTTTCTATCTGACCTATCTGATAATAATTATCATCTTCTTCAACCTTATATAAAAGTGTTAAACATTCATCAATACCATCTGATAAAATACCAGTTAATTTATAAAAAGAAAAGTTTACTATTTCTACTATCTTAGTATCTTTTTGTGTAGATGTAACATGAACAGACTGATTCAAACTATACCCACATTGATCTGATATATTTCTAAGAGAGTTAAATATATTCCCACAATCATACCAAACAGATGTGCTCTTAACCCAACTCTTTTCTCTATATCGAGGCCCGTCTGTTCTATAACTACCAAAGTCACCAAATATACCTTTAGAATGAATATCTCTCTTAGAAACTATGTGTTGTTTTATCATATTTAAAGACATATCAGGAAAACGGATAGAGTAAAAAGTATTAGAATCCTTTAATTGTGATGTACCAATCCTTTTCTTATATCCAATACCACTGGATATGTACATATCATCTTTAGAGAATCCTCTATGTAAAGGTTCCTTACCCCTATTTCTTCTCCAATTGAATAAACCTTCGTTATGTGTTGTTAAGTGTTTCATATTTCTTTCTTCTCAGAGACACCTATAGCGTCGTAAATTTTCTTTTCTATACATTCCATACCTTCTTCTATTGAAGACACCCTAAAGTGTTCTTCGTGGCCCTCATAGTCAACAGGACCTCCCATATAGAATCCTAATATCAATGAGTCTAGGTTAAAAAGTATCTGTAATGTTATAGAATTCTCTATTTCGTGATTTCTATACACCAATGTAATTTCTACATCATCTTCTGTTATACCATATTCAAAATGAGCGCCTTTATCAAAATCACTTTTTAAGGTATAGTTTACTAACTCAGATAATTCTTTCATCTTAGCCTTTATATATGAATGATTAATAGTTGGTTCTTCCACAAACTCCTCGTATAATTTTAATTTATTTAAAGTTTTCATTTGTTATATTATTATGATTTTTTATCAGGTAAAAAACTTTAAGTCACTTGATATTGGTGGGAATGTATCAAACTCAACCTCATCATAAGCACCTCTGTTCCACAATAAATGGAAAGTATAGTCATCATTTATTCTATAAACTTTAACAGCAAAAGACCCATCAACTCTTGGATCCGGAACAACCTCTATTTTATTATCAGTATCATTATAATCAACATACATCTCTAATTCCTTTAAGGCTTCATCCGGTAGTATTTTATAGTCATATATCCTAGATTCATTTAAACTTTCTTCCATAATCTCACCGATTATACTAGTTGAGAAAGCTTCTCTATCAGAAACATCAATGAATAATTTATCAGCAAATTTATTTATAACATCAGTTATACTAGCCTCATTATTAGAGTCATAAGTTTCTCTTAGAATATTTCTAATAACATTTACCATCCCATCATGAATAGACTCATCTATTTTATCAAATTTCTTTAAATATTTCATGTTATCTCTCCACTTTTTTTCATTGTGTATATCATCTGTTTAACTGTTGCTTCATCCATATCATCTTTCCAATCCATTTCTCTAGCAATGTCTTTTGGGTCAGTCATACCTTCTTCGTATAATTCTTTAGCGAATTCCATATCACTATATGTGAAATTTTCGTACTCGTAGTTTTCAAATGTTTTTATATTTTTCATATTGTATATATTAACTTTTAAAACTATTTTGGTGAAATTCTATACAACTCTTTCTATTCGTGAATAAATAAAATTCTTTAATATTATCAAATAAATCATCAACGTAAAAGATTATACCATCTTTAGTATAAAAATCCACAATATTCGATTGACAAGTACTACCCATCAAAAGGTAAAATACTCTTTGTCCTTTCTTAAATTTATTCATTTGAATTGTATTTATATCAAATATATACAAATATTATGAATTATATAGATTAGTATAATTTTTTATATGTGTATAAATAATTAAAACTTTTTAAATTTCTTTAGTAATAATAACATACCTATCTTTATAAAAAATAATTATGTTACAAAAACTAAAAAATTACGCCTTCCAGACAGACTTCTATGAAATTCTAAGAGATCAGAATTCATTAAATGACATGAAAGTAATTCTAATAGATGATGAATTTAGACTAGAATATAAAAAGAGTAATACTGAAAAAATATTATTTCTTTATAAGAGTGTTGAGGATGCAAATTCAGATTTATCACAACTTAGAATATTACATAAATTATTACATAAAATATGAATTTACTTTCTAGTGCAGTTAAGAATAACTCAAAATCTAGTTTCATTGAGATGAGAGGACTGAACGGTCTCTTTTGTTACGATTTTGGAGTCGGTAAGAAAATATATGTACTAAAAGTATCACAAGTCGTATGTGATGAACTTAGAAAGGTGGATTTTAAATTCAATAAAAAAACAAATAAACTTATATGTGATACTAACTCAAGATATAGTGGATCTGGTAGATTTATAGTTCGTTGGGTAGAATCAAAAAAATACAAAAGATTAAATATCTAAAACTATATTTTATTCCTTATTACCAAGTGCATATTTAACACCCATTATCGTACCAATTATACTAAATGAATTTGTTAATAAAATACCAATTATATTGCTCCAAGTTGTAAATAATCCGGTTGTATCCACACCTAAGAATAAAGCTGTTGTGTATATTAAAGTTGTTGATACACCAACTCCCAAAATAACCCAAAGTGAAACTTTAACAATCGTGCCTATTAATTCAAATTGACTTTTCTTTTGTATTAATTCTAAATCATTTTCAGCAGAATTTTTAGCGTTATCAGATTCCATTCTAGCTTTTTCAGATTCTACCCTCGCTTCCTCTGCTTCTAATCTCAATTCATTAGCCTCATCTTTAGATTTCTCTGCTTCATCCTTCGCACTAACTGCTCGAGATTTAGATTTTTCAGCTTCATCTAAAGCTTTTATTAGTTGTTTATTTACTCTATCATTTTCATTCTGACCATTTACTAGTTCAGTATTCTGTGACTGTACTCTTTTGGTTATATCTAATCTTTTCCTTCTTACCTCCTTATCTTTATTGATAGCGGCCTCCACATAAAGTTGAAATTCTTCATCACCATCACAATCAATTAACTTCAAAATATTACCCTCTAAATAAATCCTTTTTGATTTATAGATATCAAGTAATTGTTTCCTAGTTCCTTTATCAACTTTAATTTTCATTATTATTTATATATTTTAAATGGGTTTGTTCGGTTCTTATAACCTTTGTAGTCCTTTCTAAACTCTTCCAATCTAGGTTCTATATCATCTGATTTAATTATCCAGAATTGAGCACCAGCCCCTATAGCCTTTGATTGCTCTTCTACTTCACCTGATGATGAAATTATACCAAGAACAACACCATTACCATATTCGAAATTAATCTTTCTAATTAATTCTATACCATCGAATGATGATCCGATTATATTCAAATCTACGAATACACATTCTGGTTTATCGATATTTTTATTTTGAAAATATTCTTTGAATAGATTTTCTGCTTCATCAGCAGATGTTAAACTTTCTAATGATAACGTTATATCTAATAAGCTACACGCATCTTCGAAAACCAAGTGAAATAAGTCTTCATCATCCACTAATAAAATTGAATCTATCATCTTTTAATTTTTATTTTTTGTTCCGTTTTCTGTCTTATCAACTAATATGTTGAATTTATGATCCTCTAATATAGAATTGTGTATGTGTTTGATAAATAATCAAATTCTTCTTGATCAATTACTAACAAAAAAATCTCTATGAGAATATCCCCCACATCTACTACATTCACCTTCACCATCACCATCACAAGTCTCACATTCAATTGTTCCGTTGTTATTACACTCACCACATTCTTCTCTACCATCACCATCACAATTTGAACAATTTTCTGTACCATATCCATCACAAGTAACACAAGTAACCTTACTGGATCCACCACAAGTACCACACGTTTCCCCATCTATATAACCTTCACCATCACATTCTTCACACTCAACTTCCTCATCACCATCACATTCTTTACACATATTATCACCATATCCATTACATCTACTACATTCCTCATACCCATACCCACGACAATCTTCACATGTATTGTTACCATCACCATCACACTTATTACATTCTTCTCTACCTTCGCCATCACATTCAGCACAATCACACCAACCATCAACATCTTCCAATTTGATATAATAATTTGATTTATCTTTATAATTGCGTATAATACCTTCTTCCCAGTAAAGATATTTCATTGTGTCCATATAAGGAAATTCCTCGCCCCCATTATTACCAATACTAAATTCATAAACTTTTGATTCCAATTGTATAAATGAGCTGTTGTTATAATTATCACCAGGTTCATAAAAATAAGTGTGGGCTCGTGAGTCTTGTTCCGCTTTATAAATATATCTATTCTCTTGAGCATATTTTATAAACAAATCAACATCAGAATCTCTATTCGTGTAAGTTCTATCCATAAATTTCCTACCATCACTTAGGGTCCATATAACAGATCTTCCCATAATTTTATTATTTGCTGATTTCAATACCAATAGATTTACTGATGTATTATGATATAATTCAAGGTAATTTTGAGCATCATCGTTTCTCATACAAGAACCACCAAGTGTACCATCACCACTATAATAATTATCTTCTAAATAAGCTTCTTTAATATCATCTTCACTTGATACTAAACTAAAATTATCCATTATATTATTATTAAAATCATATTGAGATTTGTAAGCATTTACAAACTTCTCGATTTCTTGATCTGTAAATTTAACATCACTTATGGAAGAATTAGTCGCTTTAGTGGTTTTTACACTTCTTGATTTATTATAAAGTTCGATAACCTTTCTAGTTAACCTCCCAACTCTAATACCATTACCTTTGACATTTACCCACACATCATTTATTGTCCATTCTTTTTCCTTTCTTATCTTATCAACTTTTTCTGGTTTTAGGAATGTTATAGTTGAATTATCATCTCCTAAGTTTAGATAACTTATCTGAGTGTCTATGTCTTCCATATCTAACATATAGAAACATTTAGCTATTTTAGAATAACCCTCTTCACTATTATATAACTCATCTATTATATCACTCATTTCCGGTGCCATAATAAATACAGCCTCATTGAGTAATTCCAATAAATCATTTTCCTTTTTTTCTAAAAGAAACTCTGTGTAAGATTTCATGTATTTATATATTAAATAAATAGTCTAATAATTTACAAGGGTATATCTTTATATATAACTACATGAAAAAAATAATCTTAATACTATCACTTTTACTTCCAACTATAACCTTCTCTCAGGTTATTATGTCTTGGAATATACAATATTTAGGAGAATCAAAATTCAAGAAAGATACCATTGTACCAGCAATAGCTGATGTTATGATACAATCAAATGCTGATATAATAGCTATTCAGGAATTGGTGACAAATAAGTATGGGGACTCTTGTATTATACAATTAGCAAACATATTAAATTATAATTATGTTATATCCGACAAGACTACTGGTAGAGGAACAGAAAGATACGCTTACCTTTATAGTAAAGATGTTGAATTAGACACAGCTTACTTAGATGTAACATTAGAGGATTCGATTAATAGAGAACCTTATATTGCTCACTTCAAATATAAATGTGAGGAAATTATAATAAGACAAGTTCACATTGTACCAGCGTCAAAAAACCCACAAGGAGAAATAAAACATTTATATAACTATAAAGATGGAATACTTTGTGGGGATTTTAATCTAACATCTAAACATATAATTTATATACCACTATTGGTAAATTTCCAATGTCCTTTGGTGGGTGAGCCGACCACATTCAAAAGGGATGGTAGTATTAGTAAAAATAGTTATGACCATTTCTTTGTAGAAAGGGGTATTAAGATAAACCATTCTGAGGTTTTTGAGTTTGAATATAAAAATGATAAAAGAAAATTATCAGATCATTTACCAATCATAATAATTTTGTAAATAATTTTAGTGGATATAAAGATTTAAATAGAGATGATAAACTAATCAAATTTTTAGATTAATTTTTATTCTTTTTCTTCTTGTTTTTCTTCTTCTTATCCTTTTTGATATCTATATCATCAACACTTAAAGTATCAGATATTTCGATATTATCTAACACAACTTTTTCAGTAAGTTCCTTAAAGTTCTTTATCTCTTCCAATAACATCATATTCTCTTTTAGAAGTTCTTGATATTTTTTCTGTGATATCATTCTTGCCATTTCAGCTTTTTCCTTTTCTAATTGAGCCATTCTCTGTACCTGTATAGCTATATCCTTTTGTTCTAATGCAAATTCATTAGATTCATTAGATTCCCTTAATAATTCCTTTAGTTGACGAACCTGTTGTTCGATAGTAATTTCACTATTCTTAACTTGATAGTCTAAATTACTAACGATAGAGTCCTTCATTTCTTTTTCATGAAAAACGATATCTAACACATCATCCGCTAATTGAAATAGACTGTCTTTTTCAATTTTCATACTATCTATATTAGATTGAGCATCTTCATAATCGTGTTCATACATATGTTGATTACTTCTGATTATTACCACTAATGTTAATAATAAACAAAATGCTGAAAATATAACTAAAAAATTTTTCATTTCATTTTTTGTATTGTTTCTATGAATTTATCATTCAATTCTTTATAATCCTTCTTTAAGTTAATTACTTCTACTTGTAGAGTCTCTATTTGTGTGGTTAATGTTGATTTATTATCAATATATAAATATCCAATAGCCATTAAGCACATAAATAATAGAGCCACTATTGGGTTTTTTACAAATTCCTTAAAAGATACCATCGGTAATGCCATGTTTTTGTAGTGATTTTTATACAATTATATATTAAATAATTAAACACTTTTTATGGTTCTTGATATAATATAACTATATTTGTATAAATGAAATATAAAGCAAAGAAAAATTAGTTATGACAAATTTAATATTTAAGTTATTTACATTCCAGGGAACACCAGTTAATCTGAACCTACTCTTCCTGATTATATTTATAATAACACCAATACCGATTGCAGTTTCAATTTTTATATCAGTAATATTGCATGAAATGGCACACGCTTTTGTAGCTAACAGAAGGGGTTATAGAGTATATGGTATTGAGGTTGGTTTATTTAGTGGATCTGCCTCTATTGATTCTAATATACACGAGAGAGATTCTATTCCAATCACGGCCGCAGGTCCAATAAGTAATCTAACTCTATATTTCATTGGAATGTTGATTAGTTTTGTTTATCCAAACACATTCATTGATTCATTTATGATGGTTAACCTATTACTGTTCGTATTTAACATTCTCCCAATATATCCAATGGATGGTGGTAGAATTTTAAGAGATTTATTATCAATAAAAAGTAGAAAATTAGGAATCAACCGAGGACAAGCATTTTCAATAGCGGCTAAAGTTTCTTTAGTAACATCAGTGTTATTAATTATCGTTAGTGTTATGTCAGGATTCTTATTTATGGCTCTATTCGGAGCTTACTTTGGTTATCTAGCATTAAAAGATTTAGGGATTATAAAAAATTAATAATATTGTAATGAGTTTAGACTCAATCTTCGTAATCTTTAGGCTTGACTAATACTAATTTTTCTAATATTTTTTCATACTCTTTGTAGGTTATACTATTAGCATCAATAGCATCTAAATATCCCTTAAGCCAATTAATAAATTCAGACTCCGTTATATATTTTCGATTAAGCATACTTTCTAAATATTTTTTTTACATGGACTCAAGACACATCATACACTCTTCTATACAAACATTACAAGCCGCTGAACATTCTGTACAAGTTTCTGAACCACAATCATCACATGACTCAACACAGTCTTTACAACAATCTACACACAACTCACAGATATCTTTAGATCTAGTTGATCCACTCTCACAAGCTGTAGCACATAATTCACATAATAAAGCACATTCTGTACAATTCTTAGCACACTCTTCATTATCATTCTTAGCACACTCATCAGCACACCTTTTACATATCTCAGCACATTTATTACAAGCCTCAATACAAGCATCCATATCACCTTCACTCTGTGCCTGTACTACTTCTTCTTGAGCTTCCTCAAGGTCTTCGAAAAATTTCTTTAAATATTTCATATAATTATATTTTTTATTATTTCTTTATATATTAATTATAATATATAACTTATGTTACATTTAAAATTATTTGAAGAATTCACAAAAGATGATATAGTTACTGTGAGAGGTAGATTAGGTAAGGTCGTTTCTGAAAATGGTGATGATGTTGTGATTAAATTCTTCAAACCAAATAGAATTAAGTTAGTTGGTAAAGAAGAAGTTATACCACAGGCTAAGTGTCTAAGTCAATGTGATAAAAGGATAGTTGGTAGTGATGATAAAAGATATATTAAATGTTTTTTTTGTGGTAAAGAAGAAAAATCTAGGAATAAAATATAAATACTTATAATATATTGATATATGATAAAATTTATCTATCTTTGTATTTATGAAATCAGCGACTACAATATTAACAGATATCAGGAATTTTAGTGGGTTATTTGAAAACTTTCAATATAAACAATCCAATGAATTTTTAAATTTCATCGAGTCTTATTATCAAATACAATCAGATATAGCTAATATTATATCCGATGATATACATATGGGTACAACCGGTGATGGAGTATTAACAATATTTTTATCAGATAAAAATTATATTGAAGGATACGCTTATCTATTATCAACACACAGAGCTTTAAATAAATTATGTAATGACTTTGTTAGTATCACTGGAGTAAAAGCATCATTTGGTATAGGATCTGACTCCGGTAACATATGGGAAGTTGGAACAGGTTTATTAAATACTTATGTTGGGACTGTTATAAATAGAACATCTAGAATAGAAGCTAATACTAAATTATTTGGTGATACTAAAGCATCTATTGGATTCCATTTATATAACAGACTTATCGAACATTTTTACCCAGCATCATTTGATATAATGAAAAGTGATAATTATGATAAATTGTTAGTTGATAATCCAGAAGTTATTTTGATATCTAAAGAATTTATGTTGTTTTATATCTTTGAGATGGAATTAAAAAATATAGAAAAACCAATTCCTATTTTTAGATTATCAGAATCAATGGCTGATAATGATGATATATTTTGGAGAGTTATGTCTAAGTTATTGAGTGAGGATAAAGTAAATGAGATAAAGTCGATTTTGTAATTCGGATTATTTTCCGTATCTTTGTATTATGAGATACAAAAAATTTTCCCCAAAAGTAGATACCAAACGTAGATTAGTAATGACTAGGTTTTATACAGGAATTAAAGAATCAAACTCTTTTTGTTATTTGATTAATCGCATAAATAAAAAAGGCGAAATCGACAAGAGATTCAAATCTTTATATTCTTATGGAACAGATGATTTTAAATCAATCAAAGAATTTTCTAATTCAAAAACAGGTATAACAGTTAGAGTTTTCAAAACACCATTTAAAAGTGTTTTCAAAGTTGAACAAAAAAATAACCCCGTGGAGGTATGGAAATCCATAAAAATATAATGGATAAAATTTACATATATACAGATGGTAGTTCTCGTGGTAACCCTGGTCCGGGTGGTTATGGAGTTGTCATGAAGTTCAAAGGTAAAGTCAAAGAACTATCACAAGGATATATCCACACAACGAATAACCGAATGGAGTTACTTGCTATAATCGTTGCTTTAGAAGCAATTAAAAATACCAAATATAGAATAGAAGTTTATTCTGATTCAAAATATGTCGTTGACTCTATTAGCAAAGGATGGGTTTTTAATTGGGATAAGAAGAAAAACTTTGGCGGTAAGAAAAATGAAGACCTTTGGAGAAGATACTTAAACATACACAACAATTTCAATATAAATTTTAATTGGGTTAAGGGGCACAACGGACATGAAGAAAATGAAAGATGTGATGTATTAGCTACTACCGCGGCTTTGGGTACTGGTTTACTAAATGATAATAGATTAATATAGAAAAGTAATTATTTACCTATCCAATTATCCATTTCAGTTTTACTCGGATATCCTAAAACATGTCCACAAGAATCACAACATTTTCTTATATCAGATGCACCACTTGGATTCATATCTTTAAGTTTTATCGATTCTTCTGGATGTTTACAGGTGTTTTGTACAAATTTCAGTTCCTTTGTCTTTTCCTTTATAGACTTTTCGAGATAACTAGCTTGTTTTTTAATAACTTCTTGTTGATCCTTCTTATGATTATCTTCTCCCATAACTTTTATTTTAAATTAAATATCATTACACAAATAGCAAAACTAACACACCTATATATTAAATAATATATCATTTGTTTATTTTATATCATTTGTTTATATTTGATAGTACCATAAAAAAATCCGACATAAACTTTATATATTCAAATTAATTTACTATATTTGTAATATGAGTCCAGAAAAAATATTACAGATGGTTGATAGAACCATAATACAATCCTTCAAAGGAGGTAAAAATATAGTTGATATAAAAACACAACTTACTATAAGGTCGTTTAATTTCATGAAGGTTCTTCTAAAAAATAAAAATATTGATATAGACGAAGTTATGATTGCTGATTGGAATAACCTTAAATCTTCAAGAATTAAGTATGGTGTTTACTATATAAAGAATTGTAATAAAAGAATTGTTGATTTAGAATGGATATTAAATAATAAACGTAAATTCGATGGCCGAGGAGAAGAACAAATGTTTGGATTAATAAAACTAAAGGATAAATTAAGTAAATAATGGAATTTGAAAAGGAAGTTAAGAAAATAGTAGATACCAATTATGGTGGTGATGTAGATAAATTTTTATCATCAATTAAGATAAAAACATTATTGTTTTTATCTTTGGGTGGACTTGTATTACTTTTATCTATGTTTAGATATAAAAGCATTGGTGTTATTATATCACCAATACTAATCATAGGCATCTTTTCCATGATCATAGGCATGTTATATCATTTCATGTATAACGAGTCATATAAAGCATTAAAGTGATTTACTTAAAGGATATAGCAAAGTTAAATAATGTTAATCTAAATGATTTATTCAAATCAATATCCAACTCAACCACAGTTAACTTACCAAGTCTTAATTCGAGAATATATTTATCTCCTTGTTTAGAACCTGATCCATTTTTCCAACCATTTATTAGATTAAATCTATTTAAGAAGTTCTTAACTTTCTCAAAATAACACTTTACTTTTTTAATTATTTTTTTCATTATTTTATTATTATTTTTCATCAGGATGGTTTCCGTATTTATAATTTCTGATGTTACGTGCTACTGTATCATCATATCTTGATTCATCATCTGTACCATAATTTTCTCTATCATCATATCTTCTTTCATCTTCTTCATCCACTTCTTCTTCATCCACTTCTTCCTCAATGATGCCTTTAATCTGTTGGTTACAGAAAACAATTATACTTGATAGATAATCTTCTGCTTCTCCGGGTGACATATCTTCCAAATCACCTTCTATATCAGCAAATATACTTGTTTGGAACATATCATTCTCTGGATTGGGAATTCCTGTTGGTATAACAGAATCATCTGTGATATCCTCATTAAATCTTTTTAATTTCATTATTAATTTATTTGTTTTATATCTTCTGATCCACAAAGGGTACAGTAGTCTTGCTCTTTAGTATAAGTGAAAAATTCAAACTCACAACTATCACACTTATAGGATATAGGATCATTTACTTTAAATATCTCAGTATTTCTAGGTACTATTGTTTGGTTATAAGCGTAATTAGAACCAGCCCAACTATCACTCTCTTTCAAATTTTTCATTATTGTATATATTAATTTGTATTATCAACATCTTATTCTTTACCACACAAAAACAAAGACTTAACCAATGAATTATTTGGTTAGTATTTTTCGTATGTGAAATATTTAACTATCATTTCATGAGCCGGTCTATCAGTTTCCATATAACCATCTTGTATAGAATTATTTATTATAACATTCATCTTCTTACCCCGTAACTGGATTATAACCTTTTCATCTTTTATTTCCCTAACAACTCTATCATTAAATAATATTTTTATTTCTTTATCTGTCCAAATTACACCATACTTATTAAAAACTTTACTTGGACTTTTCCAACCCAACCAATGAGATTTTGCACCCATCATATAATTATCTGGTGATGATCCAAGATGTATATTCGAATTAACTGCCCAGAATTTACCAAGTAAAGAACGTAAACTCCAATTAAAATAACTATTCCTTTTATTAGTATAACCCTCAAATACATCTATTTCTGGTGGCCAAGAATCAAAAGACCACATCCAAAATGCTGGCCAAACAAAAGGACCATCTGGTAACTTAGCACATATCTCAAACTTACCATATCCAAACTCAGTAGTACAAGATATCAAACCGGTACCAATTGGGATGATAATATCATCAAAAGTTTTTGGATTAGACCTACATTTTAGTTTTAGAACATCGAGGGAGTCTATCTCAATAGCTGATGGATCATACCAAACAATAGGTTTATTTGGGTGATATTCTCCCCATCTCTCTTCACTCAACCACTCATACCCTTGCCAATTTATCATAACTATTACTTTATTTTTCTTGGATATAAAGGTTTTGGAGGTGGAAGATGATACATCACGTTATATTCCCAAGTACCTGTGCTATCATACCCTTGATCACATACACCATGTTCGAATTGTGAATAATTTGAGTAATTAACTTGTGATACCCGAATTAAGTTCTTTGAATAAATTAACATACCTTCCGATTTCAAAAAATCTTCCAATCTATCCAAAACCTCAGAACACTTATTATATTCCTTCTTTGAAAAATTCTCCCTATCTTGCGTCCATTTAGAATAAAGATTTTCTGACCTTTTTGATATTACTTCAACACTAACGAAGTTCCTTAGCATATAAATCATTACTTCATAGCCCAAATCCTTTATCTCTAAAGATATATCATCCACGGTTGATTCCAACTCAACCAAATCAACAGACTCAAATATTTTATAAGTTCTCAAGTATTTCATACTTTATATATTAATATATAAAACTATGATAGAAATCACCAAAGAGGATAAAGATAAGATTATACAATTTATAAAAGATAATGAATTAGATTATACTTTAATAGATAATGGAATTACTAGATTTCATGTAATGGCTGTCGATGGTATTAAATTCCTTTTCTATAAACACGAAGAACAATACATCATAACAAAATATGATGGTAATAAAGATAGTGAGGGACCAAGTGGTGCTAATGCTTATAAACATTATACATTCAAAACATTGATGCAAGTTTTAGAACAATTATCATTTTATGATAAATCTTTGGAAAAAAGTTATTGGTCAACGACTGCGAATACAATTGATATAGGATTTGATCAAATCAATTATATAGATGATTGGCATACCGACTTCACAACAGATGATAAATATGGTTTGGAAGATGATGGTAAGTATAAATTTATAACTTATACTAATAATGAATATAAACCAGAACTATCATCACCATATAATTCATTAGATGAAGTTAGCCCTGTTAATAATAAGAGTTACACACAAGTTGATAACTTACATTTTGAGATACACCCAATCTCTTGTTTACAAGGAAGAGAATCATATTTATTAAAACTACAATGTAATAATGAAAAGGTCCTTAAAGAATATATTAATTATATTGTTAGTTCTAAAAAAGGATTAAAGATGTTATTGGATACCATCTTCAAAGATTTAGAAATATTTAAGAATAAATGAAATACCTAAATAATATATAAACAATGGAGTATATCAAAACATATGAATTATTTAATAACTTTTCTTTCTTTAAGAAAAAGAAGGATACTTCAACAGATTTAAAATATGTTGTGGAGGAATCTCTAATCGAATTAAGTGATTTGGGGTTTACTGTTGAAGTTAAAATGAATATGGAATTGACACCACACGTTAAAATAGAAATCGATAAGATTGTAGAAAGATATACCTTACCAAGTTTTAGTAGATTTAAAGTCTATGATGTTATGGGAGTTCTTAACTTCGCATTACCACTCTTACAGAAAGAATATGGGTTAGAACTTTGGAAGTTAACATATAGAGAATTTAATCATATAGATGACTCTCGTATGAATAAAAAACATTCATATTCCAAATTAAAACATATCAAAGATATGGAAACATCACATATAGATATAATATTAAAATATCGTAAACTTTAATATATTTTCCTTATCTTTGTTATATGTCAAAGAAAATATCAATTAATAGTAGAAAAATATCAGTTGGTGAAAAACTAACTTGTATTTACCCAATGACTGTTCTTTTAACACCTGGTAAGGAATATGAAATACTTCATATATCAGATAGTGATATTCAAATAATGGATAATGACCATGACCAAAATCTACCAATTTACTTATCAATGGATAAAGAAGAGCCCGGGAATATTTTCAGATATTTTCAAATATGGTATTAATCAAATAGTAATAGATAAAAATAATAAAATGAAGATATTAATATACTTACTAACACTTACAATAATATTCACATCTTGTAAAACCACAGAACATTATGTTCATGATGGTGTGGAAATTTTAGTAATAGAGGATACTATAACAATACCATCACATCACTCACACTATGAAGATTATAATTGTGATAAATTTTGTATTTATATAGAAGAGTCTAATTGGTCTTGTACAGATACAATAGTTATTGAAAAATTTAAATATAAAAAAGTAAGAATTAGAAAGGTATTGTAAATAATTTACTTATATTTATAAAATAGACTTTTTGTATAATTGAAAATTAAAAAATAGAGAAATATGATTTATGTAATTAAAAAAACCCTTATCAAAAGTGGTAAGAAGAGCCATGTATTTTTAACAAATGGTTATAGTGAGGTATTAGAAATACCACAAGTAAACGTAGCAAATAAACTTGCTGAAGTTATGAATGAAAATTCTGATAATGGTTGTAGTTATGAGGTTTTGTCAATAGCATCAAATATAAATGGAAAGTAGTTTTATAAAATGTTAGATTTTGATGATTTATATGAAAGGTTGGTCAAAAATTCAGGTATAACTGGGTTTATTAATAAAAAAGACATTATTAACAAAACCAAGTTACACCATTATCATCATTATAAACCAAACAAGAACACTAAAGAGTTTGACTATATGGCTCTTGTTATGAAGAGTTGTATAATGAATAATTATAAAAATACTCAGTATAGAATAAAAAAAATTAATAATAGAATAAAAAAGTTAAATAAATTAGGAATATATTAAATAGATTTGTATTTTTGTATTCAATTATAAACCTATAAAAAGAAAAGAAATGAAAAGAAAAGAAGAAATTATAATGGAAGATTCAGTAAGAGATGAAGTTGAAGCTTATGCTAGAGAGAACTATAAAAAAATGTTCGGTGATAAAGCTCTTATCATAAAGGAATATGAAAATCTTTTTACCATAACAACAAACAAAGATGCTTCTCCACTTATTCTTGGAAAAGGTATTCTTTCGTAAAAATAGGGGGTTAATATCCCCTCTAAAATTATACACATGATAGAAACTTCTTACACAATAGAACAATTCGAATCAGACTTTGAGAATGCTGCTAATTTAGAAAACAAACATGTAGTATTAACTAACGCATTAAATATTTTTGATGATAATGATCCAATTATTAAAGAGTATTTGCTCAAACATAAGACAGATCTTATAGATTTAAAATCTGAATTATCTAAAGAAGAAGATATTAAATGTAATATCGATATCGATAATGATTTGGTTGAGTTATATACTTGTATAAAAGAAATCCCATCTGGTAGTTGTAAAGTTGGTAGTAGATATTACATCAAGGTTGATAATTTATCTGTCTTAGATGAAAGGTGGTCAGAAGTTGCTACTGATGAAATGAGAGAATTCATTAGTAAAATGAAACCAATAATATGGATTTATCTAGATAACGGAATAGGAACTCTAAAATATAGAGAGATATTGAAGGATGAATTAACTGATTATTTTGAAAAATAAAAATGAAAACAATAACCCGGTTGATAGACTAAGAATCACAACTGGGTGTCTTTTTAGAGGACTGAGCTAACTATTATAGAGAATACTACTAAGACTATCAAACCTCTTAAAGAGTCTGTTAAATTCAACACAGTGAGGTTCATTGATATCAGTAAGTTAATCTTTCATTAGACTACTTTAATGAAAACAATATTAAAAAAAATTACAAAATGAATATATTATTACTTATAGGAATTATTGCCATATTATGTACATATTCCTATTTGGGTATTAAGATGAATAAAGGAAAAAAATCAAAAGTAATTCCAAAAAACATAAAGGATGAATTTGTTGAAATAAAAAGCTTCAACGAGGACAAATATATTGAAGACACATTCGAGGACATATTCCATTCAGTACAAATTGATAATTGGGATTTGGGAGTGAACTATGAAGAAATAAAATTTTCTAAAAATAAGGTAGACTTAAAAGTAAAGTATAAAATTGAAGGTGGGATATTTACAATATCCGCAATCTATTTATCAGCTGGTACCTTCTTCTCACACAAAGGAGATATAAAGGAAAAAGATTATAAATTCTTTTACCAAAAGTATGCTGATTATAAAAATGAATTTAATAAAAATTCAAAAGATAATTGTGATAAATCAATGAAGAAAATACACAATATTATAGGTAAATCAACACTAAGAGATACTAAACTTAATAAAATACTTAATAAATAAATTTTTTTAATTGATATAAATTCCGTATCTTAGTAGAAATAAAAATCACTACTATGAAAACAAAAAAAATTCCTTATACATCTTCATCAGCCGCGATTAACGGATACAGAGATTCGGTTATTGCTAAAAAAGAAAATAATGACTGTGTTGTTAGAGCCATTGCATCCGCATCTGGTATGACATACGATAAATCACATAAATGGGTCTGTAATAAATTCAGCCGTAAAAATAAAAAAGGAACATATGGATTCGCACCAGGTATGAATGGTATGAATAATGATAACCTTAGATTAAATCGAAAAACGGTAAATACCATTAATAAAAACCACTTAAAAACTAACAATGGTAAGAGTAAAATGACTGTTGGTACTTTCATAAAAGAATATGATAAAGGTACTTACATACTACAAGTTACATCACACGCATTCACTATCAAAGATGGTGTCGTAATTGGTAACTATGAAGATTCTACTAAAATTAAAAGAGTTGTTAAAAACGCATGGAGAATAGGTAAAAGTTAACCAATAGATTTAAATTAGATTTAAATCTAACTTACCACCACAATTTGGACAGTAGTGGAGGACATAACCAAGGTTATTATCGTTAATTTTAGTAACTTTATCACAATCGAAATTAACACCACATGGTGTTGTGTATTCATAATCCTCCTTCTCCCAATTACAAGTACGCTCTTTGATAAATTCTTTATTTAGATTGTTGATTAGAGTTAATTTAGGTCCATTTTTATCAATCTCTCTCATTTCAATCCCAGACATCCCTGTTGCTAAGAATCGAGTTACAACTGACCAACTCTTATCACCAACATATCTTATTTCTACTAAATCCATAAACATTATATAAGCAATATCAATAAGGTTTATAACTTCTTATACATTGAATAGTAATCACCCATACTATAAACTTCATATCCCATTTTTTTCCAGAACCCCAAAGCATCGGTAATAGAACTTAGTGTGATGTATTCACATCCTTTCTTATTAGCATATTCCTCAATATAGTTTATTAAATTAGAACCATAACCTGTTCTCCTATTCCTCATTGATATTCCTAGAATGTATAAGCTTTTAGTATTTTTTATCGGATCAACTTCTAAATCATCATGTAAATTCCATTTATCAAAAATATTATCCTTTATAGTTACTGATGAATAACCAACTTTTTCATCAACATCATACATACGTATTTTAGTTGAATCAGATTCTTCTATTTCGAATCTTATATCATTGAATTTTTTTAGGTATTTCATACACTATCAGTCTTTTCAGACTCTCTTCGACCCCAGTCCTCACACTCACATTTACCTTTACCACCCTTGAGTACTCCACAAGAACTTAACACTATCATTACAAGACTAAACATAATAATTTTCCTCATTCCTTCCATAAAGTATATATTAATTTGTATTAGTATGATAATATCCTTACATTTGTATATAAATAAAGTAATAATTAAAAAATATAAACTATGAACACAGATTTTGAAATTGATAAAGTAACTGAAATTATTTCTGGTTGTGAAACTATGAATGATTGCGGTAACGCTAGTAATGTTATTGACTTGTATGCTAAAAGACATACGGGATATTTCTATAAGACTATTATTAAAGGTTTTAGAAATGATTTATGTGATAAAACATTTGATACTTACCTTGAAAAATATAAAGTTTAATGATATTATCGAGGGGTGATTATTATTTTTATTCAAAGATATAAAAGATTTGGTTTAATGTCATATTTAACAAAGTATCAATTTACTATTGTGGAGGGTAGTAATAAGTTAATTAATAAATTTAGAAATTTTTCTGATAGTGCTAAATACGCCTTTGATAGATATGGTGATTCAGACGCAGATTCATGGTGTGAGTGGTATTCATACGAAGAAGATATAATTAAATTTTCTAAAACCAAACCAGATAATATTTTTAAGATATCTGGTATTGGACAAGGTATTGGAGATGCTTGGGAACTCTATGTCAAAGATGGACACACACAAGTATGTGTCGGTGAATTTGCTTACCCTGAGTTTGATAAAGATCAACTACTATTAGAGATTCGTGATGAAAAAATCAATAGTATTTTAAAATAATTAACTATGTATAGAATAAAAACTAAAAATATTTTTACTATCCGAAACCGCAAGGCAACTTGTTTAGTTACTACTAGAGCTTTACAACATAGAATACTTGGTATTTGGATAACCTTAAAGGAATATGAATTAGAAAAATGGAACTAAAAATTAAATGTTGTATTGTTTATAAAGTAATTAATTATTTGATAAATCTAAATTCCAATCTACCTATTTCTTCACCATCCAAATCAGGATATTGAGTTATTGATCCTCTTGATTCAAGATTAACAATATTATGAATACTTTTAATTTTATATCCAATTTCTTCTAAGAAAGAAACTAGATGCTCTATATTAGGTTTTATAACCTCATATGGGAATGTATCAGGAGCTAGTAAGCCTCTTCTAACTTCATGTTCGTTTCTACTGGTTAAGAAAACCTCAACACCATCCCAAAAATATACCTCAACACGTATATTATTATCCTCTAACTCTCTTAGAATATCCTCGATTTCAAGTAAAAGTGTTGCCCTGGGGAAACTGTACAACTTGATTCGTCTATCCCTCGGACTGTTACCAAAGGGATTCCCAAATGATTCATATGTTTTCATGTATCTCATTTTGTAAAAGTTATTCTTATAAATTCATCCACCCACATAGTTAAATCATTATCAGATAATTCACTATATTCAAACTTCCTAATATAATCACTTAATTCTTTTTTTGAAGTACCAGGTGGTATGTTATCTGTTCCAAATTCCATCAAGTATTCATATCGATTGCTTGTCATAAATTCTAATAACCTTTTAATAGTTTCTGTTATTTCCTCATCTAAACCAACACCATAATCCATACCATCTTCTATACCCTCACTCAACTTAATAATAACCAAAAAACTATGTTCAGATGCCCGACCCAAACGATCCGTATGATTCCAATTAAGACCAACAAACTTAGGTATATCATTAATCTCCAATAATATATCATCTATAACACTAGACACATCTGATGTTAGATATAACTCATTTATTCTTTTGAGATGTTTCATATGTTATATATTAATAATAATCCTTATATTTGTGATATGTATAAAAAGTATAAAGAAAATATTAACAAGTTTTTAATATGGTTGATGTGTATGTCGATTATATTATACACAGTAAATTTATTAAATGAAACATTTGGATAAAACACCATTTAAAACTTTTGGAGGTTTAAGTGAAAACCTCAATGATATAATGTGTGGTGATTATGATGATAAAATCGGATTAGAATACTTAGAAAAAGCGAAACACATAGGATTCCTTTTGAGTAATTTTAGTATTGATATAGACACTGATCATTCTGTCTTTGATTATGAAGGTATTGTTATAAAGGTAGGAGGAATTAGAAACTCGCTCATGGATGGTTACACTGGTGTAGAATTTGAAAACTATTTAATAAGCTTATTTACGAAACAAGAAGATTTTCTGAGAGCTTATAAAATGTTTGAAAGAGGATATAAAATTAATACAATTATCTTTTAAATATTCGCGTCTTTCCAGTTATATTTAACCTGTCGTAAACGATCTGAATGTGGTTGACTAATACCAACAACTATAAATTCTTGTATCGTGGTTTGTGTATCCTTACTATGTGTAAATTGTTTATTGAAATCTATATTATATGATGGGTATTTTTCCTTAATTCGTTTAACACCCACTTCAATTTCCTTTAATATCTCAAGTTTTTCATTTGCGTCCTTGACTAACTTACCTAACTTATATCCAATTCTATATGATGATCTATGAACCCCTGATGTTTTTATACTACCATCGGATAGATCATCAGACATATTTGTTGGTGTTCCTTCAAGTAATAACCTAATAGACCAACTTTCATTACTGTAATAATCCTCAGCACCATATTCTAAACTACTAGTAATAGGATTTTTCGTCCAACTATTTCTTCCTAAATAACCATTATTATAATCAATATAATTATCTATTAATTCAGCAAAGCAAGATTCTATATACTTAATATCTAATTTATTATCATCAGACTCATCAGACTCATTATATCTTATAAGGTGTTTCATTATAGTTATATATTAAAAATAAACATATCATAAATTAATATTACCACTTTAAGAAAGTATATGTCGTAGATATCTAAACGTAAATCTGGTTGTCTTCCTTCAATCCAATAATTTGGTATTGTTATAAATCCAGTGCTACTCAACGACCAATTTTTTGGCTTATATATTTTTGGAGTAATATTTGAATCGGAACTCGGTTTATTTTCTATTTGAGTAATTGATACACGGGATTTTTCACATAGATAAACCATTGTCCATCTTCTGTTGAGTTGAAATATACCTCACTACCCGATATTATTTCTTTTGCATCCACATCTCCCACCTCATGAAAATACCCATTTTCGTTGGGGTTGTAAGTTATCGGAATCATATTATTTATATCATTATTTGTTTCAACAACTACACCCGAAACTCCTGCTATTAAACCTCTCTTTTTTGTAGCCTTTATAGTATCAGATCCTGCTATTGAGGTCTGAAAGAAAATAGGATCTGTTAGTCTAACTTCATTCGTATACCTACCAGCTAAACCCTTTTTTCTACCAGAAGGTGATGTACTATAAACACCAATCATCCCATTATTACCGTTATTACGATTAGTCCTATTGGTATGAAACCAAAGTCTTTGTCCAACCAATTCATTGGCATCTACATAACCCTCAATATCTTTTCTAGAATCGAATTTTTTTTCTAAAAAAAGTTTATACTTTAATAACATATTTATATATATTAATATAAATTATTTATTTATTGAGATATTGTAGATTTTTTTCTGTTCAAATCTGTTCAAAAACCGATGATCTGTTTTAGTTTATTACCACGAATACTTTTTTTATCATACGATTTTATACGACCAATTACTTCATTATAATCATACATATAATCATCACACCCACAACCACAACCATCACCGGAGCTATTGCATATAATATATTCACCCTCTATAAAAGTTCTTACAGAGGACCAATCATATCCACCCTCTTCCCGATCAACCTTCTTGTTACAGTAGGAGACATAATGTTCTGCTTTCTTTATGGTATTAAATATTATCATATAATAAAAAAACTGATTCGCTTCCTACAAAAAAGTGGAGCTCGCTCAGCTAGGCGAAACAAACAGAGAGGAGAAGTCATGTTTGAAATTTACCTACCTTCACATAGGGTGAATTAGTCGTACCAATTCATATAACAAATATACTAATTCGTTATTAATATATAGAGCAATGAAGTATATAAGTTGATATAAATTATTCGAATCTATCAATACACTTGATATAAAATATCTATTCGCTAACATTTCGAAAAGTATCTAGATATATTTATATATAGTGTATGATTAATAAGTATAGTGATTATATCACAGAAAGAGAATGTAATTTTTTATTGGAAAATAAGACACCGGGACAAGCAGCTGTTCATCATCATAATAAGGAAGAACCGGATGGTAGTGTTAAAAAACTTATGAATCAATTAGGTTATGAATATTCATTTGTGTTTGTTTTCGCTCCAGCTGTTAAGGGATTATATCCTATAATAGAGAAGCTTGTAACAGAAATGGAATTACCACAAGAGATTTCCAAATCAAGTATTGTTTATTTAACTGTTTGTTTAATGGGTATTTTATTAAGTGAACCTAAAGAGAAATATAAAGACTTAATTACCAAATTAAAGAATGAAAATATATTTCATTTAATAAAACCACTTATAACATCAATGAAAGGTATTAAGAACGTTTTTAACTTTATATCATCTAAATTGGGTAAAATAGTAACATCTTTTGGTGAAATGTTTGCTTATACAGCCTTATTTGTACCATTTGCGTTGATATTTAATGATATTGGTCAACAAAGTGATACTTCAATATCATCAATTTTAACTGCGATATCTACTGATGGTGTCGGTAAATTAATAGTAACTGGTATTGGTGTTGGTGTTTTTGCTATAAAACATTTCATGGTTGATATAATCAAAGGGTTGAAATCATTTAATGATATTGGTATATTAGCGGTTAAGAGAGTTATAGATAAGATAAAGAATATAAAGTTTCCTAAACTATTTCCTGATGAAGAAATCGAAACTGAGGTATCATATAGCAAAGAAATAAACCCAGTGGATAATTACTTCAATGAAAGTAAGATATTGAAGTTTTCCGAATACCAACTATCATAACTTGTCTAACTTTATTAAAACCGGAGGTCGATGTCAGGGAATCGAACCCTAATTAGCCATTTAAGACCAATCCTTACGTCTAAGGATCGCGTAACCCACACCACCTCATCGACTAAAATTATAGTATAATTTTTTAATTTGTTTATATTAAAATAGGTTCTGTCTTAACATGACCAATAGTTTCACCAGTATAGTTTGATTCTAAACCCATTGACATTCTTTCCCTTCCCAATCTACAAGATACACTACCCTCTGTTCTGTTAAGTGCTTTGGTTAGATAGTTCATATCCTCTGCATTGTTTTTAATTGCAGCTCTAACTAAAGCTACTTCGTCTTCTGTCCATTTTTTGTAATCTTTCATAATTTTTATTTTTATTGTATATGTAACTAATTTTAAATAGTTTCAACTATAAATACAATATACATATTTTTAGTGTGATATATATCATATGTCAAGAATAAATATTATATTAATATCATCTTTATTACTTATATCAAGTTTTATAATTTTATCAATTTATTCAAATAATCAAGGTGTTTCTATTAGTAATTATAAATTAACTGAAAATGTTGAAAATAACAATGAGGTGGGTGAGGTTGTAAAGGACACATTTATTAGGATAAATAACCTACCATCTAAATTTGATACTGTTCCTGGTGGTAACAATGTTTTTAGAACAAACCAACCATCACTATCTCAATTAAAGTCAATAATAACTAATTATGATATAGATGTTGTAGTTAGAATGAATGCGTTAGAAGGTACTGGTGTTGGTATTAACTCTGAGAGAAAATTGGTTGAAAGTTTAGGTAAAAAGTTTGTATGGGTTAATGCACATTTGGGTTATAAGAAAGATAGTGGTTATGTTGAATCCTTAGATATTATACAACCATATTTAAGAAGGGGTAAAGTTCTTATACACTGCACAGCCGGTGCTGATAGAACTGGATATCAAGTGGCTAAGTATATAAAAGATAAGTATAATTGGAGTGAAATTGATTTATGGAATTATACAATAAAGTATAATTACTGGGATAAATTTATATGCCAAGGGTTAAGGGGATATATTAAATATATGGAAGCTTTCTGCACAATAGACCAATGGTGTGAAAATTTTGGTAAGAATTGTTATCACTGTAAGTAATTTTATTTATTTTTCGTATTATTTAGAAACACAAACTATTTTTTATTAAAAAATTAATATATACTATATTACAATTATATATTTTAAGTCGATTGTAAAATAAATAACGGGATATGGCAAAAATATACGGAAATGCGGAAATACTAGATGGTGATATAAAACTAGATGGTGATTTAAAGTTTATATCAACTGCGGCATTGGAATCTGACGCTATTAAAATTGTTCAATCAGCAACAGCAGGAGTTGCTGCTTCTAACATTACTTTTGATGGAACTACGGGAGGTCTATTCACAATCACTGACGATAAAGATGGTCAACTATTTGGAGTAGCCGATGTAAGTGGTAATGATATTATGTATGCGGATGCCGATTGGTTAATTCAAATGGGAAATCCATTTCAAACGAGTGGTGTTCCTTTAGAGTTAAACTATAATGATGTGACGGGAGATACTACTTTAAGCACAAACACAATAGACGTAAATCTAAATAGTTATACCATAACATCAACAGGAACTACAGCAAGTATAGATGTTACAAAAAGTATTACTAAAATAACAACCACAACCACATCAGATTTTTTAGACTTACCAAATGGTATTGAAGGTCAGAGAATAACAATATTATATACTACTGAAGGTGATCCTACTGATAAAGTAACACTAACACCCACAAGCCTTTTAGGATATACAACTATAACATTTAACGATATAGGAGATTCAGTAGAACTAATATATGAGGCAACAGTAGCTGCGTGGATAGTAACAAGTGTATTTAACACAACAATAGTATAAAAAATATCATAATTATGGGAGTACACTATCATAAAATACCAATAGTAACAAATTCTGGGTTACTTATAGATGCTGACAATAAAGTATCTTATCCGAATTCAGGCAGTACCATTCGTGACTTAGTGGCTCGTAATGATGGAACTTTTCAAAACGGAATTACAGTAGTTGATGATGGAATGGAACTTGATGGTGTTGACCAATGGATTGATTTTGCTGATGAAGACTTTGCCAAGTTCGAGAGGACTGATTCATTTACTATTGAATTTTGGATAGATAAATCTACGGGTTCGGTATTTGATTGGGTATGTGGCAGACAAGGAACTGATAATTCATACAGAGGTTGGGGAGTGTTATATCGAAATACCCCTTTAGGTGCTTTAGGTTTCAGTTTAGTTAATACACCGACTACTAATGGGGTTGCAGTAAGAACAACAAACACGTATAACGATGGAATACACCACCACGTAGTTACTTATGATGGTAGTAGTTTAGTTTCGGGCATACACATTTATACTGATGGCGTTGAAGATACTTTAGTCACATTCTATGATACTTTAAGTGCTTCTCCAATAGCGATTGGTGCAAATGCTAGATTTGTAATCGGTAGAAGATTTAACGAGTCTGCAAATTATTTAGAAGGAAGTCTTAAAAAGTTAGTTATCTACAACAAAGAATTAACCCAAGCAGAAGCACTAGATAATTACGAAGCACAAAAATCAAGATATATAAATTAAAGAAAGTTATGGCACACAATAATAAGACATACGCAATAGCACCGATAGCTGAATTAAATAACGTAGATTATTCACAAGTCCAACAGACATCTGCTGATACAGTTCGTAAGAATATTGATGAAACAGAATTTGTATTAAAATGGGAGGGAGATATACCAAGTAGTGTATCAGTAATTACACCAACCATACCTACATACACTCACGAAGAGATATTAGCAGTAATGGCAACGGTAGAATGGACATTACCAATAGGGCTTATAGAAGGATAAGATGGGACACTTCGCACGTAAATCAATAGTAAAGGACAATCTAAGGTACTCTTTTGATGGTGCTAATTTAATTATGCGTAAAGACGCTACTACTATAAGAGATGTTGTTGAGCATAGAGAACTCCTTTTAGAAAATGGTACAACATTCTCTGACAAAGGTATAGTTTTTGATGGTGTCGATGACCAAGTGAATGTAGCGAGTAGTCCATTAGCACAAATAACTTTAGGAGCAGCAGATAGACCTTATACACTTTCCACTTGGGTTCAAGAAGAAAGAAATATCTTTAGTTCATATATCATAAGTCGCTCAAGCGGTGCTGTGGTAATAAGTATGGGTCGAAATAGTGGACAAGCAGCATCAAATGAAGTGTCGGTTAATTGCCTTAATCAGTTAATAAAAGGTGGTTCGGGTAATGGGTCTATTCCCGCAACAGTTCCTTATAATCAAGGAGATTGGATGAACATAGTTTATACTGCACCCTCAGATGTATTGGATGCTGAAATGTTTATTAATGGGGTTAAGGTTGCTGATGTTAGCGATTCAATTAATCCCATAACGCAGTACGGTACGGATTTAGTAAATAATATATGGGTATTAGGTAGGTTGCAACTAAATGCCTTTAATCAATATACACTTCAAGGAACTCTCGGTCTAACAACTATACATAGTGCAGTATTAACTCCCGAACAGATACTATATAATTACGAAGTACAAAAACATAGATACTTATGAGCACAGGAGGATTTAAATCAGCAATAACAAGTTCAGGAACGTTTCAATCTGATACGGGTAATAAACTATCTGTGGTAACCAATTATCCAGATGTAGTTGATTCAAATATTAAACTCCATTGGGATTTTTCTAAGATAACGGGATTAAATAATCTCGATAATATATTGGTAGTTCCCGACCAAAGTGGAAATGGCTATACGGGAACCTCGGCAGTAGGCGAAGAGTTTATATTTTACGAGAACTATAGCAATCGAAATTTAAGTGTCGGGTACGATGTTACCTCATCTAATGGTGTGCAAACATCTTCATATAGTGCAGATGGTATTTTGGAGTTACTTATAATGTATTCCACATTCGATTATAGCAATGGAAATATATTTTCAATGCCAACTTCAATCAATCCATTAGTTAACGGAATAACAATTAATCACACGACATCAACAACTTTTAGGAGTGTTAATAAATGGCAAGGAACGGCTACGCAAGAAGTTTCGACTTGGACAATACCCGACCAAAGTATAGATAGTTTACACATTTACGCATTGAAAATATCAATATCAAATAAGTTAATGGAATTATTTGTTGATGGTGTGTCTTATGGAACTAAACCAATAAACGCATCTGCAACTGCTATTTTAGCGACTTTAGGCGCTACTTATTTAGGTCACGGTCAATCGACATTAACGGGATCAGGCAATATATTTTACGGGGAAATGTTCGTAGCAGAAGGTGTGTACACGTCAAGTCAAATAATTACGAAGTCGAATCAACTTACTAATAAGTGGGGAAGTAATCTGATAAAGAATATAGTAGATCCAACAATGATAGGAGAGCTTCGAAATGGTTTAACCATAACCGATGGGGTTTTGGATATGGATGGCACGGACGAATATGTAAGTTTTCCGATTCTACCTGTTGCTGATATAGGATCTACCTTTAGTTTTGAGCAATGGATCTATATAAACGCATTTTTAGGCGAGTATCGGTCTGAATATAATGATAATGCTAACAATAGAAACTTTTTAATCAGGATTAATGCGGGTAATCCAAACTTACTAAGAGCGACTGTAATAAACGCTTCGGTGAATGATAATTTGACGGCTACAACTACGCCTGTAATAAATACGTGGTATCACATAGGATGTTCAGCGGTTGAAAATGGAAACGCTAAATTATACATTAATGGTGTATTAGAAGATACTATAACTATAACTACATTGACTAGTAGCGTTACAAATGGATTCAATATTGGGTGTGATAGGTCTGCTGTCGGAAACTTTCTAAATGGAAAGACTTTAGGAATGACAATTCATGGGGGTGTGGAATTATCACAAGAACAATTCGAGAAAAATTATAATTCTCAAAAGTATAGATTTATATGATTATTCTTCGAATCCCAATTCTTTTGCTCTATCAAAAAATATCTGAGCTACCTCGTGGAAGTTCTCATCTTCTGCTGCTAATCCTCTTTGAAAGGCTTTCTTACCAGAGATATATTCGTTCTCACTTCCTTTTTCAACATTTCTACCAATAGCGTTCGCCATATTAACAGCTAGTCTAATTAAGTGATCCTCATCAGTAGCTCTATCATTTAATGTTAGTATTCTAGCCTTATCCTTTCTATTGAAAGAAACAGATTCTACTATTCCATAATTTTCAAATGTCTTTAAGTATTTCATACTTTCTATATATTATTTCTAATAAGGAGAATTACGTGACCAATAATTCATCTTAACTAATTTTTTATATATTGTGTATGGTTGTAATGCCATACCAACAGTAAATCCATATATTGCAATAAAAGCTAAAATCATTACAATAATTGGGTTTTCGTTCATAGGATCTAGTATTATCGGTGTAGTTAAAATACATGATACAATACCAACAAAGGTAAGTAATATCTCTGTTTTTTTATTCCTCCACAACCAAGTGAAATATTGTGGTTGACTTTCTTTTGATAATTCTTCTTCCGTCTTCATGATATTATTTATTTTTTTATTTAATAATTTTTCAAGTAAATATCAGCTTCTCTACCTCGTCTTGTTTCTAACCCAGGGAACTTCTCAAATAGATTACTCTTATGTATTCTCATACTATTAGCACAAGCTTTATAATCTCCTTTCTTTAAGTCTTGTATAAAGTCCGAATTTCTCATACCACCAACACCAATGTTAAATGTTATTGAAACTAAAGCATCAAACATATCTTGTGTTATTTCAACATCTATATCCTTCTCTTTCCACTCCACGAAAACTTGCCTAACAGCATCAGCAGCTAATGTCAAATCATCTTTTAATAATTTCTGAGCTTCCTCTTTACTTATCTTATTACCTATCTTATATTTAGATGTAGTGATATCTTCGGCATGTCCCCATCCAACTGTTATTTTACCATCACCTATATCATACGGATATAATCTTAATTTCTCTTCATCTCGTATAGAATCCCACCCGTTTTGTGTTAAAACAAAATCATAACCTTTTTTGAAATTATCTTCTACAATTTCTTCTACTGGTTCTTGCACTTCTAAAGTTTCTACTTCACTAACAACCTCTATAACAACTGGATCACTTGATTGTTCTAAGTCAGCAGAACTAAGATTTAACGCAAATATTGGTATAACTCCTATTAAAATAGCCTTTTTTGTTGTTTTTGGTAGTTTTGATACCTTTTCAATGAATTTTTTATAGTATTCTTTTATTTGATTCTTATTCAAATTACTTAGATAATTTTTTATTTTAGATGTAAAAGAACCTACATCAATAGACTCATTCAAACTTTCTAACAAGAAATCACCTTTATAGATATTATATTTATTTAAATATCTCATTATTCGTAATGATGTTGTTGTGTATCTACATTCAAGATATATTGATTTCTATGTCCTGTGAAATCCTCTTTACGCATAGCAGTTATGATCATCAATGTGAAAAAATTCTCACCAGGATTTAACTGACAAACTAAATTTAACATATCACCATCAAAACCCTCACCTTTCAACACGAATCTATCACCAATATCCAAATTATCATTCATCAAATCAATGGTTAATTTTTCCATACCCTTTTCGACAATTTCAATTATTTCATCATCATTAATAACCCTATCAATACCATGTCTATATTTTGTATTTCTATTATAATCAAATTTAGCAGTCTTTATATCGAACTTTATATCGATTGGTTTACTAACATAACCCAACTCGGATTCAAATATTTTATATGATTTTATATGATTCATAAAGTATATATTAAAAACTTATTTATAATTTTATAATTGTGTATCGTAAAAAAATGATAAATTATTAAACTAATTATAATAACAACGTATAATGTAAATAACAAGCTCATTTTGAGTAAAGAATAAAATAAATAAATAAATAATGCAAGGAACAGTAAAATTTTTCAATGATTCGAAAGGATTCGGATTCATTAATAATGATGAAACAGGCGAAGATATCTTCGTACACATAACAGGACTATTAGAAGGTGTGGAGATAAGAGAATCTGATAAGGTAACATACACAGAAGGTGAGGGTCGTAAAGGCAAGACTGCTGTTGATGTTGGGTTAGTTGATTAATTAAAAATCAATTAGAAAAATCAATTAAAAAGGTTCTGAGTTTTACTCAGGGCCTTTTTGTATTTCTGATGATTTCGCCAAATTGTGTATATCAAATCTAGTATTTATTTTTAATATATATGTCAATGAAACACCTAAAAAGATTTAACGAAAAAAAGGAATTAGGAACAAGTATAAAAGTTCTTGATAAGATAATTGGTAATGATGGTAGATTAGTTAAGAAGAAAGGACATATAGTAAATATCAGAAGAGGTGGTAACTTAATTGAGATAATTATTGATAAGGACTGGAATTATAACACTGATAAATTAAGAAGAAATAGAGAACATGAATATATTGGTGGTATCGACAAGAATGGATTTTTAGTTGGATTTGATTTTAATGGAAATCACCAATTGAGAAACTTTGATGGAGAAGTGGTTACTGATGAATTGGGTAATCCATGGGTAAGAAACAAAGACTGGGAGGATGAAACTGATCCGACACCATCTATACCAGAATATTCTAATATAATCGATACTGAGGCGAGTGGTTGGGTCAATGTTAAGATTGATATGGAGGTTATCAAAAAGATTAAAAGGTTCTCTAAACCACTTAGTAATAGAACAGGGCTGACTGGGTTAAGAGAAAAGTTAAATAAACTAAATAACCCATTAGGCATCCGCGGATATAATAATTCAAATGCTACACAAGTAATACAACAAAAGATATCAGCTATCATGCTATTGAAATACTTACAAGAGATGAAAGATCATTTTAATGCTACAAGTGCTGGGTTCTTATTTGAGTCTTTTATAGGAGGTCTTCTTAATGGTACGGTACCTGATGATAATAAGAAAGCTGATGTCATTGGTGAAAATGGACTAGATACATATCAAATCAAATTTGTTGATTATGGTGCTGATAAAGGAAATATTAAATTAGTTAGTCAAAATGGAATTGATCATAGAACGTTGGAAGAAGATCAATTATGTGATTATTATATAATAGCTCTTAAACAAGCTTATAAAGTTTATATTTATGTATTGAATTCTAGTTTACCTAACACGAGCGCTAAATCACTTGGTAGGTATATGATAACATCGGGTATAAGTATGTCGAAACTTAAACAATCAAATGAAGTATCTATATTAGACCTCAGTGATGTTGAAAATAAAATATCGAGTATTGGTGAAAATTTAGGAGAGTCACTAAACAAGATATGGACTAACTTATCTGAAATAGAATATAACATCGAAACTATCACTACTGGAGTTGATAAGAACCAAACCTTAGTATCAGAAGAACACTTTGATGGTATATTCGAAGATTCAAATCTAAGACTTACTGAGGTCAGTAACCAATTAGAAACACTTAAAGGAGAAATGTAATTTAACATCTTTCAGAACTAAGTAATATATAATAATATGAAACAACTAACAGATGAAGAAGTAGATGAAGCATTATCATCAATGATGATAGATTCTTCTATCGATATAGTAGAAGAAATGATAGAATCTGAGACAGATGAGTATAAGATTATAGAACTTCGAATGAGAATGGAAAATCTATTAATTCTCCGAAATAAAAATAATATATGATGATAGTAAAAATACCAAACGTAGAAGAACTTAAAAAGAATAGCATGGTGGGTTATATTCACTTTAAAAATAAAACTAATGGTAACCAATCAGTTGCTCAATTTGCAAACAAAGAAAGCTTCTTGAAGTTTAAAGAAGAAAAAATTGATAATGATACTAATCTGGATATTGTGGGTTGGCTTTTCATATAGTAAAAGAAATATAATGATGAATATAGAAGTATTGAGACCGAGGATAGGTATTAGATTTATTCACAAAGATAAAGAAGGAGTGATATTACAAAGTGGGAAAAACCTACCATTATATAAAAGAACGGATAAGGAAGGTACTGGTCCCTTTTTCGGTGTTAGTTATCCCAATAGTGAATATATTTGGTATAATCAAAAAGATATAAGTGAAATTTTAAAACAATCAAATATAATCAAAACTTTATAAAGTTATTATATACCGTCCTATTCTTTTATAAACTTTCCAGTACCTTTAACTCGATCGCCTTTAGTGTTTATGATATAATATCCAGTTTTAAGTTTCTTAATATCAATGTTAAAATCCTCTAACTCACCCATATAAAACTTCTTATAAACTTCTACTCCATCAGAATTGTATATTCGTACATCATGATTATAGTCTCGATGTAATGGATCTGGATATACTAACTCTAATTGGATGTTATCTATTGCAGGATTAGGTATAATATGTAATCCTATTGTTTGATTGTTTGCGATAGTAACGGACTGTGGTGCAAATATTTCAAATACTCCATCATAATCTGTTTGCATCAATCTATAATATGAAACGCCAGTATATGGATTCCTGTCTAAATATGTGTAATCTATCTGACTATTACAGTTACCACAACCAGTGATTTTAGTTACTTCCTCCCACTCATATCCATCAACACTTCGTTGAACTGTAAAGTAGTCATTGTTGCTCTGTGATGCTGTAGTCCATTCAACCACCACATCATTTGCATCGTTAGACTCAACACCAAAGGATAATAATTCAATTGGTAGTGAACCACCACCGCCACCAAACCCAAGCCTCATATTAGGTCTGAGGTTATTTCTCCAACCTAATGGGCCAGGCATTCCACCGTCAGCATAATTATATACTACTGTGTTAGCTTTTGCAGTGTACCTAAATTCAGGATAA